TGCCACCGTGACCACGTTTGCAGTCAATACACCAGAGCCGTTTACCGTCAGACCAGTGCTGACTGATACTGCACCAACAGCTGACGATGTTGCCAGAGGCATATCAGCAGAAACCAATGTGCGGTATGCCACCGCACCATTTGCTGATGAAGGAGCAGCCAGGAATGTGTTCTTTGTTTGGTTACCCCAAGCAGTGATCATATCGGTGGACAATAGAATCACGTCTCCGGTACGATCAAACACTGATGTCACTTCTGATGCTACACCATCAATCTTGTCCCATGTGGAACCATTAAACGCGATAATATCGCCAATATTCCACTGGGAGATACCGTCGATCGGCGTGGTGCCAGCCACTGAAACTTTGTACATCCAACCCTTTGTACCAACACCACTAGCCAATGATGGTGAGTTGGTTGACGCGTTCCAAGTACCCTGATAATTCAGACCGCCAACCACGGCTGGAGGCATCTGGCCCATAGGCACGTAGCCGCTTGAATCCAAGCTCGCCACCCCTCCGGCTACCGCGATGACGTTCGGGTTGACTGGTGTGTAACCAAGCGCACCAGTGACGTCTGATGACTGCAGAACGACTGTTCCTGTGCGACCAAAGACTGTTTGGATTGGCGCTGCGGCAGAAGCACGAGCGTTAGTAAAGTACAGGTTTGTACCTTCTGCCACGGCAGAAGTTGTAAAGCTGATGTTTGCTGTACCGTCGAATGACACACCATTGATAGTACGCGCGGTTTGGAGCTTTGCTGCAGATGTTGCATTGCCTGACAGTGCAGCGGTGATTGTACCAGCTGTGAAGTTACCAGACGCATCACGTGAAACAATTGTCGAAGCAGTATTGTTTGATGTTGCGTTTGAAGTCAGAGAGATGGTACCTGGGCCAGGCGTAAAAGTCAGACCGTTAGTTGCGGTCAGGCTACCAACCGAGAAGCGACCGTTTATTGCATCGCCGATCATGAGCTGGCCGTTTGTTGGAACGACACCGCCTACGGATGTGACATATCCACCAAGCTGCAAACCATTTAGGAGAACAAAATCTCTATTGTTCGTTGACATGAATTAATCCTCAATTAAGTCGTGACATAGGTCGCCACAATGGTTACCTTCTTTGTGGACGCCGCTGTTGCTTGGAAAGTCAGAATCACATTACTACCTGACATGGATACGTCGAATGATCCAAGAGGGTTTTGGGTAGTCACCACCGCAAAACCTGTCATATCCAATGTTGAACCGTCCGTCACAACCAAAAGCTCCTCTGAGTGGAAAGCATTGGTTGAGGTATCTTGAACCTGGCACATGAACTTAACCGTACCACCGGTTGTCGTGTTGAATGTATAGACGGTTGTTACTGCTGTATCGGTAACTGAAGTTTGTTGAGTATCAATGGTTGCATTCTTGACGCTCAAAGCACTACTAAATGAACCACTTGAGGAGTTAGCGGGGACATAGCCAAGAATGGTACTGATATCACCTGCCGTGATAGCATGCCATTCGAGTGTATTGGCTGTTGTACTAACTCTGAGGAAGGATCCAGTGGTTGCACCCGTGGCTGGCCAAATCTGGCCATTCAATGCCACTGCACTTGTTGAGAGTTGCAGAGGAGCTTGCAAACCAGTTCCGTCCTCGACCAGACGTAGGATACCATCTAAGCCACCATTAGTGTTGTTGAGTGTCAACAACGACTTAAAGGTGGAAGCAGGCGTCTTACCTGAAAGATTTGGCATTTCTTATCTCCTCGAACGATTAGTGATATTTATGCCAAGTTTAAGGAGTTCTGCCTGGGTTTGATAGACTCAGACTATTATCAGTGAGTAATTGATAGTCTTATAACCTCCATGAATATTCCTGGAAGGATGACAATATCTTGGTATCTTCCTCAGAGATGGTTGATAGGAGGAAGTTATTGAGTATAACCACTATGGGGAATTTGTGGAGTTCTCTCTGGGTTTCGTAATCATCTAGAGTGTTGATTGATTAACCTCCATGAATTGTCCTATGAACAATTGATCTCATAGATGGTTATATCTGAGTTGTTTGTGGGGAAGGAACCACTAATGGGGATATGGTTATGTGGGAAAGCCACCAGTGGATAGTGGCTTTGTTGTGTGGGGATTACAGTTTTGTTTTGAGTAATGGACTCAGATATAGGTCACGTGGAGTGACTCTGTTCAGTTGTTGTGCGTTCAGCAGTGGGGTGTTGATGTATTCGAAGCCGGCGGCGATGAGTTCTGAGCAGAACCATCGTTTGTCGTTATTCCAATCTGATCTAAATGGCATTCCTGCGATAGCCATGAAGTCATATGGTTTGCCGATTTGGTTGTAGAACCAGGCCATCAGGGATTGTTCTAGTTCTAGTGGGAGTTCGATGTATCGGATTTCTTCTTTGATGACTGGGGTGTAGTTCCAGGGGCGGATTTGGACGCCGCCATTAGCTCGTGCTCCTAGCCATCCTTCTAATGTTTTGACGTCGACGTGAGACCAGTCGCCCCAAGTCCAGAATTTGATGAATTCTGATACTGGGCCTGTGCCGTCTACGAAGCGGATTTCGATCATAGTTGATCTCCCCAAGTTGTTTTTCCTTAAAAATATTTATGGGGAATTCGGTCGAAATGAAGTACTCAGATAATGCGTGGATGGTCGAAGAGCCACTCATTATGAGTGGCTCTTCGAGAATAGTTGGTAGACTTAGATCTGGATAGTTTGTGTGATGCCAACTGCTTGTTGGTTAACCACCAGAGTGTAGTTAGGAATCACATCTTTGATCATGTTTGTTGGGCTGTCGATAGCTACACCATTTACGGTAAGAGCTGCATCGCAAGCTGCGAAAGTTTGAGTCCAAGATGTTGGAGTGTAAATTGACGACATTGTGCTAGTTGTCGATGTGACGGACAAGCTGGAAATACCATTATCGTTTGAGACATTAGATACAGTAATATTGATTACATTTGACACGCCGGTAGTCAAGCAAGCCAGAATTAAATGTGTGCCATCTGTACCTGGCAGCGCATATGCGATCAAATGTTGACTGAGTGGTGACGCATTGATTGCTTGGATGATGCCAGCAATGGTATCGTTTGTTGAATCAATAGTTATCTCAACGCTTTGTGAATTCACGGAGATATTAAGTGTGCCATTGCCCAATTGTGCTTCTGAACTAAAAGCAGCAGATGTCAGGGTTTGAGCTTGCGCCACTTGTGTTACTTCGACGTTATATGATGTTGTTGGAATTTCAGCAGCAGGGATCAGTTGAATTCCGGTGCCATTAATAATTGAATACGTGCTCATTTTAAACCTCTAGTTAGTAGGGAATATTTATCCAAAAGAAAAGAGCCATCCTTAGGATGGCTCTTTATACCTCATATCTGTTTATGTTGCTTTGATTACGAACTTTGTGAATGGCAAAGCAGAAGGAATCAAAGGAGTGCGATATGATGTGGTGTCTGGTACCAGGAAGTTGGTGATGTTATTATTACCACCAGCGATTGATAGCATACCGTTATTACCCATAAGCGTCCAAGATTGGATCATGTCAGAGGTGGTACCAGTAACACCTTGGCTCCAGTTAATGCCGTCATTGCCATACCAATAGCTACCGCCACCGCCGTAAATCACGAAGTAACCGTTGATATAAGCGACGCCCTTCGCGTTAGTTGAAATTGGTGCTGGGAAAGTACGTTGAACCCAAGTATTACCACCGTCAGATGAGTAAACGTAAGTTGAGTTGCCTGATGAGTTGATTGTCAGCAGAGCTTTGCCGTTACCATAAGCTACGCCGGTGATAATGGCACTTGTAATTGAAGTGATACTACCGGAAATCCAAGTTACACCGAGGTCGTTTGACACTGAAACACCACCACCAATAACGGTAATGTCTACCAGTGTATTTCCAAGACTGAACATCGTAATACCAGTAGTGGAACCAACAGAGTTGTTGTTTGGCCAAGGCATTGAAGTTTTTGCTACTGTGGTGACACCGTAGTCGGCAGTCATTACGAAGTTAGCCCCGATTTGACCACCAATAAAAATGTTTTCGCCAACATTACATACGGATGATGGGACCCAAGTTAGTGTAGGTGAGTTTATTGTCCAGTTTACGCCATCTGATGACGAAGCAATAAACACACCATTACCAGTAACTGGTGTACCCCACAAAATAAATTTTGTTGGGGTCACGAATGCTTGGCGCCAGTAAATAGGCACAGTTTGGCTTGTGATAGCTGAATATGTCCATGAAGCACCGCCATTAGTGGTGATAGCTACTGGAACGGAAACAGAAATTTGGTTAAATTGTGTGTTTTCGAATGTGATCCATGTATTACCAACACTCATCATTGGATAGAACACTGGTAATGCCGTTGTCATAGTCAGAGGAACAATACCACCCAATGTTGACATGTCATTTGTCCAGTTTACCACAATTTGAGCACCGCTGGCATAATAACCTACGTTTACAAGTTGATTGCCGTAAACATGAGGGCTACCAAATGCTGTTGTGAAGAACGGGCCGCCGGAGGTATACAACGAAGCTTTAGATGTCCAAGTAATACCATCTGTTGAATACTGTGTGTTAGTCGTAGTGGCGTTAACAATAGTAACAATCATCGCACCATTTGTCATAACTTCTACGTTGGCAAACGTGTTGCTGATTGCACCAGTGCGAGCAGTCCAGGTAACACCATCTGGTGAAGTATTGATGGTTGTAGATGCCGTGCCTGATGGGCCAACAAAGATAGAGAGTACTGAATTCCAACGGAGTGATGAAAAGCCTACTGTTGGACCACTGCGAACAGTCCAAGTTGTACCATCTGGTGAAGTAGCGGTGTTATTAGTGCTAGTACCAGAAGTAACATAAACCCATGATGAACCGTTCCAATCCAAGCCTTTTGGGGTATATGTGGAAGTTGTACCAACAGTAACTGATGCAAATGTTACACCATCTGTACTTTTATAGACAACGTTATTGGTACCGTTTGTGTACTGAGCCAAATAAACGCCATTACCGTAACGAACAATACCAACAAAGTTGCTAAGTGGAAATGTAATTGAGGTTGCTGAAGACAGATTTAAATCTGAGTACATGTACCAAGTTGTGGAACTCAGGAATGCAACATAGATATTGCCATTCGCCACGTTGATACTGTTAATCGTTGTTACGCCTGATGGGAATGTCAAAGTTTTCAGATAGGCGAGAGATGACAAATTACCACCAGTTGTTCTGAACACTACACCAGTTAGACCAATAACAAAATATTCGCCACCGTAAGAGAAACCGATTGGGTTAGAACCCATATTATTGGTCGTGGCCTGTTTTGGCAAAGCTGATGGAATGCTTGTCTTTGTCCAATAGTCACCCATAAATGTTGGGGGAGTAATGGCAGCCAGAGCAGGATATGTAGAGGCGCTAAACTTAGCGCCGCTATCCACATAATTTGAATTTGAAAAGCCTGTTGGTACTTGCAATAGTTGGCCTGTTACAAGTGTTGAAGCACTAGTGGAAGCATTGCTTACTGAACCACCAAATGTAGAAATACCCATGATTTAATCCTTTAGAAACCAGTTACCATAATCGACATATTGGCACTGGAACCAATAACTGTCACTGTCCAGCCCGCCGGCAGAACTGTAGAAAGATCACACAGAAGTGTTGTATTCGCCGAAACGGTCACATTGTTCAGATACGCATTCGCTGCACTAGCTGCACCACCATTTGTGAAGTTCACAGAAATAGTCTGATCAGAACCAGATGAGTTACAAATGATCAATGAATTGACAGTTTCAGTCTTACCTGTTGGGACTGTATATACGACTGTAGAAGAGGTCGGCATCGCACCAAAGTACAGGCGTTGAATGTTTGAGGAGCCATTGCCAGAAACGTTAATAGTGACGCCAGTAGCACTTGCCGAACCCACTAAGCTACCACCATTGAGAATAACCATCTCAGTTGAAATCACCACAGTCTGGCCAGCAGCCACAGAACCATTTGAGAAAATAGCATTTGCAGCACTAGCAGAACCACTCTGAGGAACAATATTTAGATTAACTGTAATGGCTGAACTAGTAGTATTCACCAATGTGATCTGAGTGAGCAACGTATCCTGACTAGCAGTTGCCAATGTAGCAGATGAAGTACCCAATACACCCTGATATGTCAGAACTGGAACTACTGATGACCCATTGGCGTTTGACCATGTCAATTGATTACCAGTGCTTACTGACAATACTTGACCAACACCAGGTGTGACTGTAGGCCAAATCAGACCATTCAGAGCAATCTGAGTGGATGAAAGACTGAGAGGAGCAACAGTACCATTGCCATCCTCCACAGTACGAAGCGTTGAGTCAAGTCCTGCACCCGTATTAGTGAGCTTCAACAACTCCTTATACGAATCCATCACTCGACGATTGAATAATGATGGCATTCTTTCCCTCCTAATGAGATATAATACCATCAATATTTATGGTGAACCTTACAGGATATTACAACCACTATTGCTCAGAAGAACTATATACCATCTTCCTCCTCAGAGGAAAGAACTCTCCATCCTCAGAGGAAAGAAACATGGCACCCGAGATTCTTTTAGAAAACTCGAAATTCTTTTAGAAATCCCCCTATAACGACCTTCCACCCGAGATTCTTCAATTCTCCCTCAGAGGAACCAACTACCATCCTCAGAAGAAAATACTAACCACCTCCACCCCTCGAGGAATCCTCAGAGGAAAGAACTCCAATAACCATCTTCCCTCAGAAGAACATAACCACAATTTCTTATACCCTCAGAGGAAAACCACAAAAAACATTTACCAGCCACTAAAATCAATTACAAATCACACTTATGGCTTAAAATCAATTACCACCCTCAGAGGAAAGAACCGGTCATATACCATCCTCAGAGGAAGATAGTTTGTTGAATACATTTCCTCAGAGGAACTATCTTTCCTCCTCAGAGGAAGAAACCTGGTTTACAACTTGAATGCCACTTTTCCCCGAAAGAGTCCTACCAAGTTCACAAAAATATTGACGACACAGACAAAGAACACTATGGTGACGTGATTTTCGTTAATATGATGTACACACGGCGTCATCCTTTTACCATCTTTGATTCATCCTCAGAGGAAAAGATGAACTTCATCCTAGTTTCACCATTTCACCTACTGTTTCGTTATCGTGAATGACAGTTGGTGACGGTTCGCCTAACCGTTCAAATACTGTTCCATTACGAAAAAACGCGTCATCGCGGTATCGTTAACATGGCATTGAATAAGCATTGCTAAATATCATCACGAATATTTCATTCATGCTTCAAAATGTGTTCTAAACGATGCACCATGTTCATATTCCTTTCATCCTCTGAGGTTTCCTCAGAGTCGCTATCTGAGTTGTTCCTCTTCCTCCTCTAGTCTTTTCATTCACTCATTCTGTCCTCTGAGTAATTTTCATTACCACAGTTTCTAATCCTCTTTGATCTCTGAGGATTATCACTACTGTCGCTCTCATTGCTTTTATTATCTGAGTTGGTATTGCTGTTCTCTTAGGAAAAAGTCTGTATTTAATTTTGCGTCTTTTAGTGACGTATAACAGTGAGTGTTATCTGAGATGTGGTTATCTGAGAAATGGTCGGGGCCATTATTCTTGATATTGGTGATTTTCAAGTCTGAGGTGGTATTATCATTTAAGCTCTGAGGGATTTTCGCGGTGAAGTTTTTCTCAGAATTGCGGTAATCATCTGAGTGGGTGTTAAGTTCTTGGTGATGTTTGCGCGGGAAATTTATTTGGTAGCTCCTTCAGATTGGCTTTTCTTTTCGCGCGTGGTATTTGAATTTTGCGGAGAATTATTTCCAGAATGGTGCGGAGAATCGAACTGTGATTATGATGAAAACCTTTGAAAACCGTAGAAGAGCCTTGGTGGGGAAGCAGTGTGGGATCTGAGTGCAGAGCTGAGCGTGGTAGCGGAGAAGCGTGGTGAGCCTTGTGCGCGTGATGGTGCGGGAAATGATGTGAGGAGAATGACCCATAGAATGGGGAAGAGAATGGGGAAGGGAATTGGCTCTTGCGCGTGGGGAGCATTTTCCAGAATGAAGTCTAGAATGGGAGGGTGAAAAGAATCATTTTGCCACTGAAATTGGGGAATGGCTGTATAAAAATTTCGCCAGCTTTACGCCAAATTTCGGGATTTAGGGTTTTGGCCCGAAAGACTTCCTGGAAAAAGCCAAAATTCTGGTCGCCGTGAAATCGTGAATTCCAGAAAATGACATGTCAAGAAATCGCCTATGGAGCGATTTTCACGTTTTCCAGAATGAGTCTAGAATTGAGTCAGAATATCATCTAGAATGAAACCAGAATAGAAACAGAAACCGCCATACCAGCCATCTACCACTCTTTCACCAGAATATCTTCTATGGCGAATTTTTCTTTGAAATTTTCTTTTGAAAGAATGGGCCATTATTAATGGCCCATTTATGCAGCAAGATAGTTAGTATTACAAACTATCAAGTGGTTGGTAGATTATATCCATTAGCGTCTGGTTGATTGGAACCTACTGGTGATATCCATGTTACGTTTGTGATTTGATCGTAATCGGTCATAGCATTTATTTGAGTAGCCAGAGTTGCCTTTTGTTGTAGGCAGGCCAGTATTTGTGCTTTACCGTCTCTGCCTACTTGTTGGATCTGGGTGGTGTTGTGACTAAGATATGACCAGGTATTGGTTGAGTTAGCGCACCAGAATGGGGTTGACCAGGATGTTTCGTTTGCTTGGACTGCCAGTACTGAGTCGAGGACTGAGGCTGAGAGGTTCTGTTGGTCCAGGTCTTCAGCGGGATAATGTAGCCAGGTTCCTGTAGCGTTTGAGTTGAAGCCCAGATAGATTTCGCTCTTGCAGGCGTCGTTCATCTGTTGGATCTTCCATGCTTTGTGATCGTCTAGTGAGTAGATTGGATCTGGTGTATTGCCATCGGATAGCCATGTTTCGTAATCATCCCAGTGACGAGAGCCTTGCGGGATGATTTCATTTGTATCCTCGTTGATAACGATAGTTGGATCTGCTGTTAGTTTGTACATAGTTAGGAGTCCTTATAGATCAGCGTCAGCGGTGGCGTGGATCACATAGGTATTATTAGCCGCGATTGTGGTTGGTGTGCCTACTGTTACGCCTGCTGCTGATATCTTTGAAACTGGTAGAGTTTGCGCCTGTACTGCGCCTGAAAGATTTGTCCAATATGGGGTCGAGTTATTACCGACTGTGTAGAGCGTTACGGTTGGTAGTCCTCGCATTGGTACATCAAATGACCAGTTAGCCCATTGTGAGAAGCCGGTTGAACCTTGGCTGATTGTTAGAGGTGTAGAGTAGATACCAGTGTTTGCTGCTGGTGTGGTAGCAGTTGGGAATGTTTTGCGGTAGAAGCGCAGACACTGCATGATTTCTTGATGTGTAGTTTGCACCATGTATGGTGTTGCTGCTGGTCCTGCTTCCAGTTGAACCTGTACCAGGTAGAATGAGAATGCTTGGCTTGTTGGTAGAACGAATTGGAGTGCCAGATAATCGTTACCGTTTGTACCGAGCGTGCCTGTTGTGGTTGGTAGGTTGAATGTGGCGGTTAGACGTGTGAAAGTTGAGCTGTTAACGGTAAAGTATTGAGTTGGTGTAGTAACGGTTGGTGATGGAGAACCGCCTGTTCCGAAGCATTGTGCTAAGTTTACACCAAGCTGGAATGAGCTTTGGGAACCAGCACCAAGAGCGACGCTGAATGAAACCGTACAAGTTTGACCGTTCAGAACGTAAATGCCTTCACAGCGGTGACTCAACATCAAAGATGTGAGGTTTGGGGCCACTGTTTGATTCCAAGAATACACACCGTATGGTCCAAGAGATGCGGTGAGACCAGCTGGTTGTGTTCCGGCCAGTGCTTGGCCGATCGTGAACGTGCCTGGTGATGTGCCCGCGTAATCAATGCGCCATTTGTCTGCCGTGTATGTACCTGACGCTGGAGTTGTCCAAGAGTTACCACGCTGCCAGACGTCAAATTGGCCATTCAGAATACGATTTCTGCGGTACGGGACTGACTGAACAAATGCGGTTGAAGCAATTGAGTTATCGTTCTTCCCTAGTGGGACCACATTTGTCATTGTGTTGGTGATGTTCACACCTGAAGAATTCGAAATCACTTCTGACGAATCACCTGGTGTGATCAATGTGGTATTCGCATTACCATTTGAAAGAACCAGTGAAAAACCGCCTGTGGTATTGTTGACGACTATCCACCATCCTTGTGATGGGAGAGTGACAGTTGCATTAGCGGTAAGTGTTCCTGAAATCTGCAGACAGGCATAATTGTATTGATTTGCAGCCAATATCGTATCGCCTGAAATTGTTATTGCAGTGGTACTGTTGCTCACTATCTGAACGAATTGTGTGGTTGCAATTTTGTGGCTGCTATCACCAGCTGGTGGTGTTGGTGCTACTTGGCTTGAAAGGAAAATACCGTAAGTATTGTGTAGGATTGCGAAACAAGACTCACCAGGTTGCAAGGTTAATGGTGAACCTGCTCCATTCGACATGACGAAAGTAATAGGTTGTGAACCACCATTCCAGAGAGTTGCCGAATCTGATTGACCAATACTTGGTGGTACTGATGGAAGCGTAATCGTTGCTGCGGTTGAACCCTGGAAATACAGAACTGAATACGCACATTCGTCTGGGGTCAATGTCAGGTCACCAGTAACCGTAAAGGTATTCACCCCAGTTAATACTTGGGCAAGCCATCCCATGCTAACTGGTGCGAGACTAGGACTTAGCAGTGTGGTGGCGGGAACAACTGAGTTTGAGAAAGCCAATCCGGTACTCAAACCAATAACAGGTGCAACTGATGATTGCGGAATTACGATCGAACCGCCATTTGCAGTCGTTAGGGTAATAGAAAAAGCACCTGATGTTTCATTAACAACTAACCATTGACCTGCATTTGGTAGCGTAACAGTCACATTAGTGGTAAGAGTTCCGTTCAAAACGATAGTGCTAGAACCAGCTTGGGCGGTAGACAGAATCACATTAGCGTTTGATAGCGTAATGTTTGATACACCTTTGGCTATGTTTTGAACGAACGCCGTGGTAGCGTAAAGAGTAGAACTGTCACCAGAAGTAGCTGTAACGCCGGTTGGTGAATTCATACCACCATAGGCGAGTGAATTCCAGGCTGTTGTGCCGTCTCCGATTTTGAAGTATTTGGTGTCAAGCTCAAGACCCAGTTCGCCTACTGCTAGAATCGGATTTGATGCTGTCCATTGTGCCGCATTTTGTCTGCGGAATTGAATAGTGCCTTGATATGTGAATGCTGCCATTACGATGTTCCTCCGTCTATGACGACAATTTGGTAGAACAATGCATTGGTACTCGCATCCCCGCCGTCAAAGTTCAAAATTGGTGTGTTTACCAGATCATTGTAGTCACCACTTGTAGCCACATTTGCCAATCCATTTATGTCATTTGCGATCAAACAATGCCATTCAAAGGCATTGTTTGCTGGATTGATTCTTAGAACTTTGTTTGCGGCGAAGCCATTTGCCGGTATATGATAACCGTAAAGGCCAATTGCGTTGGTGCCTAGTTGAAGACCTGAAGGATTTCCTGCGCCATCTTCAACATTTCTGAGCGTTGCATCTAAACCAGTACCAGGATTGGTGACTTTTAGGAGTTCCTGATAAGCAGAACTAGGCGAACGCCCTTTGAGAGATGACATTAAAAGCTCCTTTATTTTCACATATTTAGCAACTATTTGTTGTCAAAATTGCAATAAAAAGGGCTCCCGTTTGGGAGCCCTTTTCTAGTTAGGAGAACTTATTACCAGCTGATTGCCATGACCGTTGCTGAGTCAGTAGCGGACATGATCTGATTGATGAGATCTTGCTTCTTTGTGAGGATGGCATTTACGCCTGTGAAGAGGTCAGCACCTGCTTGTTGAATCTGTGGAATGCCGTGCTGAAGATAAGCCCAGACGCCGCTTGAATTTTGCACTAGCATTGGCATTGTAGTTTGACCTTGCAATTGTGGCAGCATTGATGCGGCTACGACTGAATTGTAATGTACCATGTCTGAGTCTTCGCCTGAATATGTGTATGTTGAACCCAGTGCATTTGACGTGATACCAGCTGCTTTCGCAGTGTCTGCAGCAGAAACGATGATGCCATATTTGTATTGCTGCGCGTCTGCCAGAGCGATTGGTTCTGGAGTATTACCATCAGCCAACCAAGCTTGGTAATCACCGTTTGAAACGTCTACGTATGAACCATCGGTCAGATTGATGACGGTATTTTGATCGGTCGTAAGTTGGTACATGATATTCCTTAAAAGTTTGTGGCTTCGAGAGCCTCATCTATTTAAACTAATGAATGAAAAGAGCGATCATTCGATCGCTCTTTGAAAGTAAGCTCTGTTTACTGGTTAGGGAATGCGCTTGATGGAACTGTGAAGTTACTTGTGTATCGAGCGACACCGTTTGTGATACGGAAATCATCGATATAGCCATTCCACGGAGAACCACCCGCAGAATAGTTCTGAGACGTACCACCAACAATGAATGGACCTGAGTTGTACAACAGTGATCCACTCAATGTACCGGTGGCCACGCTAGTGCCATTCAAATACATTGTGAACGTATTACCGTTTCTAACGACGGCAATATGATACCATGTACCAAGTGTAAGAGTTGGTGTATTCAACTGCAGAGGCCAAGAACCCGATGCGGTTGTTGCATAGAATGACAGAATATTCGTCGCACTATATTGCATTTCGCATTGAGTATATTCAGTAGAAGCATTTCGCTTACCAAACAAACCACCAGAAGCCACAGACGCTGACGCATTGAACCAACATTCGACGGTGAAGTTGTTTGAATAGAAGTTCAGATGTGGTGCATCTGCCAGCCACAAACCACTGTTTGAACCATCGAAATACATAGCAGAACTACCGTATTTTACTTGTGTGGTTGATACCTTAGTATTGCCTACCGTTGCCACATCGTTTTGCATTGCATTGTCGATCACACCCGTAGCACTTGCTGATTGCGCTTGATACAGAAGAACTGTATTTGGCACGTTTGTTGCTGGTGTTGTGCTTGGTGTAAAATTAGCAGTGTACAAAGCAGTACCGTTCACAATGCGAACATCCGTCATGTAACCTGCTGTATATTCGTTGATAGAACCAGAAGCGTTGCTTACGCCGATATACAGAGGGTTTGATGAAGTATTGTTGAGCGTACCACTAATAGAACTAGTTGTTGTATCTTGGACACCATTTACGAAAATACGTGCTACTGTGCCCTTTCGAGTAATAGCAACGTGATTCCAAGCGCCTGGAATAACCTTAGCAGTTGTACCAGTAAAACCAGTATTTGTTCCCCCAATACCGTATGAGAACGCAATGAAACCAGAAGTGGTTACTTCAATACGGAATGCACACGCAGTTGCGGTGCCAGATGTCCAATAGGACATGTGGCTGGTAGTCGCCGCAATAGACTTCTGATACACCCAGTATTCGATAGTAAAGTCATCAGTAAACTGATAGCTAGTGCTGTTTGGTGCTGTCAAATAACCCGTTGAACCATCGAGATACAGTGAACCTCCATATGCTGTTGCATTATATGGTGTTGCATTATCACCGAATGGATTGAAACGTGTAACTGCCATACTTCCTGATGGGGTAATTGCCCAAGCATTCGTTGACGTATCAACAAAACTGTTTGATTGGCAAGTCAACAAGTTGGTACCTGTAATCGCAGTAAGTGGTGCTTTAGATGGTGTAAATGCTGATGTGTAAACTTGAGAACCAAATACCACACGCAAGTTGCTGATGTAACCTTGCCAAGCAGGGTTTGTGCCAGTGTTGTTGTTACCAATAGCAGCTGATCCAGTTCCAACGAACATGTTCGTAACACCGTGGCTCATAGAGCCACCACTCGTTCCATTGAACCAAAAGTTTGTAACACCAGAGCCACCAACCTGCGTAATTGCAAAGTGATTCCATGTACCAGCAGTCAGACTAATGTTTGATGAATTCGCAGTTGCAATAGTTGTGCCATTACTTGAAACTTGGCAAAGAATTTGATATGCGCTGCCAGTATATTGAACACCCCAAGCTAATTCAAAATTGCTGGTGCCAGTTCTTCCTTTTTGCCAAATAACAAATTCACCATTTGAACCTGTCGTTGTTGGTAATGTGGTAAAGTTAACCCAGCATTCTATCGCGAACGTCTGGTTTGCCATACCAGCAGATGTGGAAGCTCCATATGTCAAATACGACACAGGAGATGAAGCCAAAGAGGTTGACCAGTTTGTACCATAAGGAGTGAATGTTCCTTCAGCTGTTGGTGTACCAGTCTTTGTCAATGCAGTAGATGTGATAGCTGATGAAGAAAACGTAGCTGATAACCCCGTATTTGCGGCACCGTTTGAACCATCACCATGAATCAACATTGAAACGTAGTTGAAGTATGGATCGGTTGCCATACTGTTGCCAAAGGCAGTTGATGATGGTGTAAAGTTGGCCGTGTAACGTGCGATGCCATTTGTGACGCGTACTTCATCAATATAGCCGTTGAAGGTCCACAATGCACCGCCAGAGGTACCAGTTACACCAATAACCGTTGGTGCAACCTGAGTCATCAAATTGCCACTATATGAAGCAGAACCGATGGAAACACCATCAAGGTAGAGCGTGACTGTTCTGTTGTTGCTGACCGCAGCTACGTGGTGCCATGCATTCGCGCTAGGAGCAGTTGAACCACTTAGCTGGAAAGCCCAGCTACCACCTGTAGAACACCAAACTTGCAAACTACCACCATTTAGAGTAAACAGAACAGGGGCATAGTCGGTACTGGTATTTGCTCGTGTTGACAGAATACCACCACTAATGTTTGCTGCTGCTGGATAGATCCAAGCTTCTACTGTCCAGTTCGGTCCGAATGGCACCGCTTCAGAAACTGGCATCTGGAGGAAGTTCGTTGATGTACCGTTGAATGACAGACTACCACCGCCAAACTTGGATTGTGCTGTGCTAATTTGCGCAATGCCTTGTGTTACGACGTTCTGTTGTACTGCTGAATCGTAAATGCCTGACGTACGAGCAGTTGAACCGTTATACAAGAAAACTGTGTTTGTGGTTGCGGTTAATGGTGCTGTATTCGGTGTAAATGCTGCGGTGTACAGAGCGGTGCCGTTCACAATACGAACGTCAGTCATATAACCGTTGAAATAATTGAATGGTGATGCATAGCGAGCACCAATAGTTGTTGTTGTTCCAACCGTATATACCGTTGAATCTGTTGCAGACGCTACCAGCTTTCCATTGATGAACATGCGATTGGTCGCCCCTTGACGTGAATATGCAACATGGTTCCACGTATATTTTGGCAAATCGGTCGATGATACATCCGTTAGAACAGCCGTAGAACCATAGCCCCAGCTCAACGTTCCTGATGTTGCATTAAGGCCAATACCAAAATACCAGCCATTTGTAGCAGAGGCAGAGCGAGAATCAATTATAAACGTGGTCAATCCAGATTGTGGAACATTCAGATAAATCCATGCCTCAACCGTAAAATCACCAGAAAAAGCCACGTTGCTTCCTGCCGATGAAGTCAAATAACCAGTAGAGCCATCAAACCATGCTGAATTGCCGGTTGATGCAACCGGAGCAGAACCAGCAACCGTACTGAAAGGGTTGAAACGTAATACTGGAACCGAACCCGTTGTGGTAAAGGAAAATGCGTTTGAACTGTTATCAACCACACTTCCATTCTGCAGTGTCAACAGTGATGTACCACTTACGGCTGTCAATGGACCTGTTGGTGGTGTGAATGCCGATGTGTAAAGAGCGGTACCTTTCACAACACGGAAGTTTGACATATAACCCATGATACCATATTGAGTTCCCAATACGGCTTGACCGATCATACATGGCTGATTTGAGCCCAAATCATCTTGGTTAGAGCTTGTGCCTACTTGAGTACCATTTTTGAACAGACGCCAAACACCTGAAGCATCACGCGTCAGGGCTACGTGATACCATACACCAATAGTCATTGCTGTAGCATCAGAGACCACATTGTTTGCTGGGCCATCGAAATATGAAAGATGTCCAGTTCCATCAACACGGAATGTCAGTGCTGTACTTGTGCCACCAGTGCGAAGATCACAAATATCACCAATATTTGAATTGAACGCGGTGTTATTGATCCAACATTCAATCGTAAATGCACCAGTACCGAAACCAAATGCGGTGCTTGATGCTACAGTCAAATTGGTACCACCACCTGCAAAATATGCGGACCAATCGTTACCACCAGTGAGGTTGTCTGCAAATGGCCCTGGACGCATAGTTTGTGGCGAACCACTAACGGTCAACGTGGCGGCATTGGTACTATTGTCAACGAAATAGCTGTTCTGGCACGTCAGAAGACTCGTGCCACTTACGGCTGTCAATGGACCAGTAGGAGGTGTAAATGCAGCGGTGTAAAGCGCTGTTCCCTTTACCACTCGAACGTTGGAAATATTACCAGCAACCCAGGTTGACGTATTATCAATCGTTTGTCCGATGCGAACTGTTTGTGTTGAGCCTAAATCGTCTACCGCAGTAGTTGTTGCTACTTGAGCCCCGTTTTTGAACAGACGCCATACTCCGCTTGCATCTCTAGTCAAAGCGATATGATACCATTGACCAAGAGCTAATGCTGTTGTGTCTGTTACAGTTGCATTATTTGGACCGTCATAGAAATATAGTTGGTTGCTGGTGTTAATGGCGATTGCTGTACCTTGATGTGCGCTTGGGGTTGTTCGCACGTCAATAATACCGCCATAGGTTGATGTGTTTGTGGCAGTTTGCAAAAACCAACATTCAATTGTAAACGCACCTGTACCAAAACCAAATGCAGTAGATGCGGCTAGAGAAAGATAATTTGTACCACTACTTGAAAAAAATGTGGACCAATTTGAACCGTAAGGTGAGAATGAACCTTCGGTCATTGTGCCATTTTTGGTAACATATGGTGAGCTTGATGCAACAAATGTATTGTTCGCAGCGTTGTTTGTGCCATCACCGTGCAAAAGTGCTGCCACATTGCTGAAGTTGGCATCTGTTGGAGTGGTTCCGCCACCGCCACCAAGAGTGCCTTTGACCGCAGCCATGAGTAGTTGATTGCTCATTTGAAATTCCTTCCTAGATATGAAATGGGCCCGTAGAAGAACTACGAGCCCTCTTTCATGGATTTATTACCAACCCTGTGTCAACGTTAAGGACGGTATTCTATTCCGTAGTGAGTTGGTACATCGTAATTCATTTAAATCACTGCCCTTTTGAGCTACTACTATTTACACTACAAAAGCATGCGTCTAAAAAGTATGTATTACATAATGATTACCAAATAAAAAGAGCGATCTTTTCGATCGCTCTTTTTGATAGTAAGGGAAACTTACTGGTTAGGGAATGCTGTTGTTGGAGGAGTAAAGTTGGCTGTATATCGGGCTAGACCGTATGTAATACGGAAATCTTGTCCAAAACCATTTAGAACATAATCAGTACCTGTTGTGAACGTGGTACTACTAGCTCCTACAACTAATGGCGCAACTGGATTCATAAGAGCCGCACTTGTTGTGAGGGTTGCAATCGAAGTACCGTTTAGATAAAGTGTGATTGTAGAACCATTTCGAACTACGGCAACATGGAACCATGAACTCAAAGGGATACTAGCAGTAGATACAACGTCTAAGTCCCAAGAGCTTCCTGTCGTAGATCCAGCCATTTCGAATTGACCTTGGTTTGTTCCCAAATATATAGGTGAATATTGAGCGACTGCACTACGATAGGCAAAAAAACCATCATGGTTTGGGTTGGTTGAACTAACACCATTCACATAAAACCATCCTTCAATAGTAAAGTTTCTTGAACCGAGTGGCATATTTTCTGTTCCTTTAAGCGCCACCATTCCTGTATGAGTTCCGGTCGATGTCGCAAACTGAATGGAACTACCACCAAATTTGTACTTTGATGTACTAATTTGGGCACCTAGTGTTTCAACAAGCTGTTGCATGGCATTGTCATATATACCAGCATTTTGTGCCTTGTATAAGAAGTTAGTACCAATGTTTGCAGTCAATGGCGTAGTTGGCGGTGTAAATGTTGCGGTATACAACGCGCGCCCATTCGTAATTCTCAAATCTGAAATATAACCATTGAAATAAGTGGATGTACCATTAATTGATTGACCAATCAAAAGTGGCTGGCTAGAACCCACGTTGTCTGCTGCTGTACTTGTTTGAACCTGGCTACCATTTTTGAATAATCGCCATATACCGAATGCATCTCTTGTTAATGCGACATGGTACCAAGTATTTAACGATAGTGCCGTTGTATCGCTATATGTTGTATTGTTAGGACCATCATAATAATACAAATGACCAGTGCTATCGATTGAAACTGATAATGCTGTTGAACTTACCGATGCTCTTAAATCGACAATCGCACCATTATTAGGACAAAATGCATTTACATATACCCAGGCTTCAATTGTAAATGCACCAGTACCAAATCCAAATTGAGCTGATGACGCATAACTCAAATTGCTACCTGAACCAGCAAACCAACATGAACCGCCATATGTTGTGGTTGAATATGGGGTTGCATTATCACCGAATGGATTAAAACGAGTTTTAATCATTGGACCATTTGCAGTAATTGCCCAAGCATTAGGTGAATTATCAATATAGGTGCTTGATTGGCAAGTAAGAACATTTGTACCAGTAATGGCTGTTAGCGGCGCCGAAGATGGTGTGAAGGTGGATGTATACACTTGGGAACCAAACACAACACGAATATTGCTAATATAACCCTGCCATGTTGGGTTAGTACCTGTGCTGTTATTGCCAATTGCGGCTAATCCTGTCCCCACAAACATATTGGCAATGCCGTGGCTCATAGAACTAGCACTTTGACCATTAAACCAAAAATTGGTAGTACCTGAACCACCAACCTGCGTAATTGCAAAATGATTCCATGTTCCGGCTGTTAGGCTGATGTTAGAAGAATTGGCACTAGCAACGGTTGTGCCATTACCAGATACTTGGCATAGTATTTGATATCCACTACCTGTATTTTGAACACCCCAGGCCAATTCAAAATTCGATGTTCCTGTTCTACCTTTTTGCCAAATTACAAATTCACCATTTGACCCTGTAGTTGTTGGTAATGAATCAAACATCACCCAAGCTTCCATGGTAAATGTTTGATTTGCTGGGCCGGCCGATGTTGATGCTCCATATGTCAAATATGATGAAGTGGAGGTCGATGACAAGAAATCCGACCAATTAGATCCATATGGAGTAAATGAGCCTTCTGTCAACGTACCAGCTCTGGTTAGAGACAACGAACTTTGTGGCATAGTTGCCACAGCAACACTATTGTTATATGCATTTTGGCCAGTACCATGAATTAATAATGCTACATAATTGAAATATGGATCACTAGAAATACTATTTGGAAATGCACTGGTTGGCGCAGTAAAGGTGGCCGTGTAACGTGCAACCCCAATAGTGATGCGTGCTTCTGTTATATAACCAGTAAACGGTAAACCGGTTGATAGTGAATCAGCACCAATCGTGAAGTTGTCGCCCGTTCCGACACCAATCGAACCAGTTAGAGTTGTTGACCCAGCCAAGGTACCATTTACAAACAAATATAGAGTAGATCCTGAACGTGTAGCTGCAACGTGTGACCAAGCATTAACTGTTGGTGACGTAGATGATGTAAAATCAGATGAGTTATTCCAATGGAATCCCAATTTACCAGCATTTAGATAAAAGAGCCAATCGGTGTTCACTCCGTTCTTTTGAATACCTAAAATCTGGCCGGACTGACTAGAAGCAGTTGGGTAAATCCAAGCTTCTACCGTGAAGTTGGATGAATTCAACTGCAATGCTGACCCAGGTGTTCTCAAACTAGGATATACACTATTTGTAAGTGTACCATTGAAATACATTGATGAGCTGCTGAATTTGGCTTGGGCATTGCTTATTTGAGCAGTACCAATTGTTTGGATATCTTGTTGCATGGCATTATCGTAAATGCCAATAGAGCCACCACTTTGTGCATTATACAATAATGTTGTATTTGTGACTGATGATAATGGGGCGGTATTTACTGTAAAATTACCTGTATACAAAGCCGTACCATTTACAATTCGCACATCAGACATATAGCCAGAAAAATATTTCTGAGCGGTGAAACTAGAATTATTATTGTCTGCCCCAATAAACAAAGGTTGTGGCGAATTATTGAACGAACCAGAAGCTGTTGCGGTAGTCGCATCTTGTATACCATTAACGAACAAACGAATAGTGGATCCTTGACGAGTTACAGCAATATGGTTCCAAGCATTAAAGGACATTTTGGCTGTTGTGCCGGTCACACCAGAATTGGAAGATCCAATTCCATATGAAAGGCTAAGGAAATTACCAGAATTACCAAAAAGGAAGGCACAAGAGGAGGCTACACCAAAATCCCAATAACTTACAAAGGAAACTGATGACGACGATGTTGGATATATCCATGCCTCTATAGTGAAATCACCAGTAAATTGATAATTGGTGCTTGAAGGAGCAGTCAAATATCCGGATGATCCATCAAACCATGCTGATCCACCATATGTTGATATGCCATAAGATGTTCCATTGTCACCGAAAGGATTAAAGCGTTGAGCCTTAACAGTGCCATTTGCCGTTACTGAATATGAATTTGAGCTTTTATCAAGTATAGCGTTTGACTGGCATGTCAAAAGAACAGTATTTGTGACAGCAGTTAATGGTGAAGTTGAAGGTGTAAAAGCTGCGGTATACAGAGCTGTGCCATTCACAACACGCAAGTTACTTATAAATCCATTCCAAAAGTTGGCGACGCTATATCTAGCACCAATAGTGGTAGTAATTCCGGCCACATAATTGGTTGAATCAGTAACGGTTGAAACTACAGAGCCGTTAACAAACAGTTTACCAGTGGTACCATGGCGTGAATATGCCACATGCGTCCATGTTCCAACTGGAATATCGGTAGACGACGGATCTGAAGTAATATTTCCAGCATTATTACCCCAGCTCAAACCCGTAGCGCTATTTAACGCTGTACCAAAGTACCAACTAGTAGTTTGTGCTGAAGTACGAGAATCGATAATGAACATAGGCGTTGTCTGCGCAGTCAGCAAAAATACCCAACATTCAACTGTGAAATCGTTAGTACCAAATGCTAATGAACTTCCAGTTGGCGCAGTCAAATAACCAGTTGAACCGTCAAATTGATTGCTCCAATTTGAGCCGTATGGTGTAAATGTACCCTCTGTTGTACCATTTCTTGATAAAACAGAGACGCTGGTGGCCACTGATGTGTTATTGGCTGCCGTATTCGAGCCATTTCCATGTATCAACGCCGATACATAATTGAAATTGGCGTCTGTTGGGGCAGAATTTCCACTACCTTTTTGTCCAGATGCCATCAAAAGTTTTAAATTACTCATTGTTTCTCTCTAAAACCCATTGTGATGATAATTAGTTTGGTATTTATTGAATAGTAAAAGAGCCCCATTTGGGGCTCTTTATTACTCAAAGAATGATTTACCAGCCAGTTGAATAATCATAAGATGCAACAGCAGCTACAGTAGTTAAAGCCATAATATTGTCATGATGTGCTTTTTCATTTGTGAATGCACCTTGCACTTGCGTCTGGATTTGATCAATCAAAGCTTTTGCATCGCTAGGAGCCATACTCAACCAACCATTAATACCTTTGAAGTCGATTGTGGCTGTACCATTTGAAACCACATTAAGAATTGACATAACATCAGAGTCAACTGGAATCGAAACACTATTGTAGACAACAGGTTTATATGCAACTCCATATCGATAAGCCGCAACCTTATTCAACAAGATTTGTTGAGCTTGATCTAGTGGTAAATCTGTTTGAATCCAAGTTATTGAATAGGTACCATCGGGATTCTGTGTTGGTGTACCTTGCGAGAATGATGAAAATTCAGACGTTGGGCAAGGAGTGAATAGTAATTCTGCTACCCCAAAGCCAGCAATATCTGCAGGTGAAAGAACTGCTGGGAATGAAACCAATGGATTGCGAGCACGGAATTCTTGCTCTGAAATTGGTTGCATCGTTGTTAAATCGAGTAAGTTCATTTAGAAATCCTTATTGAATATTCAGGCCGATCACGAAGACCATGTAAGTTGAAGTTGTGACGTCATACTTCACACCCAACATGTCAACGCCTGCTGATGTGAGAGTTGGAGCAGTACCTGCAGCAAACTTTGTGGAAGCTGGCCATGTGATTGCGGCTGAACCACCGTTTGTCACACGCAGATAAACCACTTCGCCACGGTTAGCGGCCAATGTGTTTGTGAATGCGAATGTTGTCGCACCAGTAATTGTCATTGTCCACTCTGTAGCTGCTGACAGATCAAGTGTTTGAGTGCCTGAAACGTTACCCAAAGCTGAAACCGTGTAGCTGTATGAATCACTCTGTGTACGACCAGTTATTACTGGTGATGATGCTGATGCTCGAGAAGTATCAGTTGGGTGAACGTGATCCGCACGAGCAAATGTCGTACCGGTACCAACTGCTGCCGTACCAGCTTGCAATGGTGTGGTTGATGATGCTTGACCCAACACGAATGCAGTTGTTGCCAACTGTGTGGTATTGGTATTGACTGCTGCGGTTGGTGCGGTGGGTGTCCCAGTCAGAGCAGCTGAAGCCGGATTTACTGGTGTGTAAGTCAACGCTGTGGTTACGTCTGAACTTTGCAGTGTGACGGCACCAGTACGCGTATTGAATGACGAAACACCTGAGGCATTCACAGCACTTGTTACGAATGCTGTAGTCGCAATCTGCGTTGTATTCGTGCCTGCCGTTGCTGTGGGCGCTGTTGGCGTACCTGTTAGAGCGGCTGAGGCTGGGTTTACTGGTGTGTATGTCAAAGCTGTGGTGATGTCTGAGCTTTGAAGTACGATTGCACCAGTACGACCGAATACTGATGTGACTGGGGCGGAACCAGCACCAGCAATATTACGCCAAGCTGTGCCATCGAAGAATACGTAATCGCCGACGTTGAATGTTGTGATGCCATCCAAATAACTTGTGAACGAGAACGGACCACCAGTAATTACACTGACTGTTCGATCAACTGTAATACCCACGCCAGGGTTAATATTTATGATGATACCCAAGAATGTACTTGAGCTGCTGTCTGTAACACCCATACCAAGTGAAAGACCGGTTGTGCTATTCAATTGATATGAATTGAACGAACCGCTAATACCATGTGGAATACCGATCGACAATGATGCGCCAGCTGTTGAAACCTTGTACAGTTTACCAGCTGTGCCGGCACTAGACATCAACTGTGGTGTGTTCGTAGTCGCATTCCATGTACCAGTATAGTTCAGCATGCCTGAGTCATTTGACAGCTGACTTACTTTTGTAGGAACGGCTGAAGAGGTAATAAAACCACTATCATTTGTAAGTTGGCTAACGGCTGTTGGAACTGAAACTGTAGCCCATGACAGGTTACCGCTTGCATCGGTCTTCAAATACTGACCGTTTGAGCCCAGTGATGTTGGCCAAAGAGCGCCGTTCAGAGCGATTGCTGTTGATGACAGCTTGAATGGTGAAGAATTGCCAGCACCATCAACGACACTGCGCAATGTTGAGTCAAGTCCTGCACCAGTATTATCAAGCTTCAACAATTCCTGGTAAGAATCTTTTGGAGCACGATTAAAAAGTGATGAAGCCATTTTCTCTCCTTAAAGAATGGTTCACTGATATTTATTGAAGTTGGAGAGGGAGAAAAAGCGCTCCAATTGAGCAGCCAGATGGTCGAAAGGGGAACAGTGTTCCCCTTTGTTTTACAGCTTGTCCCAAGTTGTGGTAGCTGAATTCCAAGTTGTAGAAATCTTGTTCCACATAGACTGGATCACGTAACCAAAGACCTTACCGAGGTTTGGTGCCAAGTGTGAAATCTTCATGCTCTTATCTCCCTGTATGCCACAGCGGCTCCGATATTTATCGTGTCACAGGCGAGAATAACTCGATGCAGAATCCGTATAAATGACTTTCTTGATATCGAATGCAGCGATTGCCATCTTACAACCGTCACAGGGGCAGCTGAAACCCCAGCTACCATCTTTCATTACGCGCGCGACGTAAAGTGATGATTTCTTCAACTCGTCAGTTGAAAGGTGGTTAAGCGATTTCCGGATAGCACTTACCTCAGCGTGAAGGAAGTATTTCTCTTCTTCCCGACTGAACTGTACCTGGAATGGATGGCTTTTGTATTCATTCCAGCCAATCGAAATGATTTCGTTCTTGTAGACGATCGCTGCTGCGTGTTTCGAGCCTTCATCTGGTGCGTTGTCCAGTGCTGCTCTTACCAATAATTGCATGATGCGGTCGTGCCTCTTCTGACTGGGCACTTGTTCTGCCATTCGTAGCTCCTTGTGCGCAGAAGTCTACGATTTGCCAGTTTGGAAAGCAAAATGCGCCACCTTATGTTGACAAGCTGCCAGACGCTAATAGAATGCAAACAGTTTTACCTTTTATAAGAAGAACAATATGCCAATTTGTCTTTACCTTCCTGCGTTCGTTATTTCCTTCTATTCGATTCTGGCTTTTGCAACTGGTATCGACGGCTTCTCGACTCCACTCGAAACGTATTCACCTAAGAATATTGTCGAGCACCTCAAGTTCAGTCATCTGCTGATAGCGTTTGTGCTCAGCGCATTACCCTACTTGAATGTAGTGTTTGCTTTGATGGGGAGCGTCATCCTAGTTGCTGGTGCAGTCGTCGAAGCGTCCTTCTGGTTGTTCTCAACAAAGTTCATGTCACGCAAGGTCTTTCAGCCCAAGCGCAAGACCAGCAGGGGCGAATAATGAATCAGCTTCTCTATGTCGCCTACATGGTGGTAGTTTGATACGTTGCCGTAAACTGGGCAACGTCATGGACAGATCATTATCAACAAGAAACAGGCGATGATCGTATGCGGTTGTGGCTGACGATTCCCGAGTTTCAGCAATTTGCCTCAGGTGGGTCGATCTTGTATGCAACGATCGTTTGTTTGATCCCTGGTATCAACATTCTATTCATGGCTGCTATGCTGATTACCTGGTTATTCATGGGCAAACTCACTCACCGCTTTATATCTTGGCGACCATTCAAGAAAAAGCAGTGATTGTATGGCACTTGCTCATCTGAACCGTTTATGTTAGAATGAAGACATGAAACTACATATCATGTCCGATCTGCACCTCGAACGCTGGAAGTTTGGTGACTACGAGCAGCCTGACTGCGATGCAATCGCTTTGGTTGGTGATATCGGTCCCGGTTTCATGGGACTTGAGTGGATCAACCAAACGTTTGGTGGTGGCATCCCAGTGTTTTATGTGCCAGGTAATCACGAGTTCTATGGTGAACCGTTCAATCTGCACAGTGATCGGCTCGAGTTTCGTGCCAAAGAATATGGCGTGGAATTGCTGCAAAACCGTGCAGTTGAGCATAACGGCGTTCGTTTCATCGGCGCAACGTTGTGGACTGACTACAACTTGTACAACACCCGCGACCAAAGTATGATTGCTGCATCGCAAGTCATGAGTGACTACAAGGTGATTGATGTCGACGACGAATGGTTTAACGGTCAGATCAAGCCGTACATGGTTCTGTCGGAACACGAATATTCGCGGAAGTTCATCATTGATGAATTGAATGCACCGTTTGAGGGGAAAACCGTCATATTGACGCACCATGCCCCTAGCGAACTGAGTGTCGGAGCAGAATACAAGGGTTCGAATCATTCACCCTATTACGCTTCTCGTCTCGAGAACTTGATGCTCGATCACAATATCGAGCTGTGGTGTCACGGTCATATCCATTCATCCAGTGACTACATGGTCGGCGATACGCGCGTTATAGCCAATCCTCGCGGTTCAGAACGTTCACCCAACCCGAATTTTGATTCCAAACTGGTAATTGAAATCTGATTACTGCTTGATTGCCATATCGTTCTCCGCAACAATATGGCAATCTTTCATTAGTCAGGTCAAATCATGAATTGGGATTGGGTCGGGGTAGTTCTTGCCGTTTTCATGGTGCTAGTCATCATCATTGCTGTGCCGATGTCAATCGCATATACGGTCGAACTTGTCGGCAACATCGTTCACAAAGAGCCCTGGCGTCCTACATTCACCAAGCTAGGTGGGACGCTGCTGGTCATCGTCAAATTCTGTTTCATCCTGCACAAAATCGTCGGCGTGATCTGGCACGTTTCGCCTTTGCTCGGTATCACGCTGTATATCAAGTAACGCTTGCTGCCAGTTGTAGATGAATGTATCATCTGGCTAGTTAAAAATGCAAGGGAGTGTCAGTGGAAACGCCAACAGAAATCTTTCCGTTTGACTTGAGCAATGCTGTTGCTGAGCATCTGTTCACGCAATTCATGCTCAACAACAAACGAATGACAGACCAGATTGAGCATCTCACCTGGTCGGAAGCCCGAGCCGTGGTCATCGATCATCAACAAGTACAGTTCGAAACGTTCACCGTCAACGTCAATTACGATTCGTACGACTTCGACAGGCGCGATAACGAACGTAGTTGGACCATGTTTTACTACAATGGCGAGCTCGACAAGTATATCAAAGAGCACAAGGTGCGGTTGGCTCTGCATGAGTTTGAGCGCCGCGAAGAAGAGCGCTTAAAAGCTGAGTTGCATGCTAAAGTTGCTCAAGTTTACCGCGAAATGTTTGGGGAGGACATAGCATGACGCTTGATGAATTGATTGAAGGAATGACCCCCAAGTTCGCATTCCTGCTTGGTGGGCTGACAATTGCACACGGTGAACGCAAGCGTGCCCGCCAGATCGAAAAGGAACGCAAAGCAGAACGCGATAAGGCAAAGGAAGCACGAAGCAGACTGTTTGGCTTCTATGGTTCTGATGGTGAAATATCGCATTTGGATGATTGCGAGCAAAGACTCCGAGCTGCGGTTTCTGAGCGGGTAAGCAAAGAAAAGCACTTCAAGAAGCTCAGTCACGAATTCCAAGAAGCTGGTGGTGACCCTACTCTGATCGAAAAGTTGCAGGAAATTCTGAACAAGGCTTGATCGGTTGCCAAATGGTTGTATCATTTGGTACATGGTAAACAACAAGAGGGGTTTAAATGTTCACACTTATTCTCGTTCTGACCGCAATGTACTTTCTGCTTACCGTCATCTGGGAGTCGAAAGATGCAAACATCGTGATCAAAGTTGGTCTCGGTATGCTCACTGCAATGGGAGCGGTGCTGATCGCAGCACACGAGTGCATCACAATCAACAACTTTCAGATGGCTGGGCTCTACAACAGGCAGTTGCTGCTCGGATACTTCGCAATGACCACGATCAACTTGCTGTGGTTTGCGATCATCTGGACACGTAAGAACTGGCTTAACCTTGGTATCAAAACCGGTTTTTTCTTCCTTGCATTCAGCACGATCTTTCAAATGGCCGTGATCACTAAGATTGTAACTATCGGCTAAGGAGCGAAAATGACACCGCTGATGATGATTTGCTTGCTGACAGTTGCATGTTTGCTCACGATGGTGTACACGACGCCAGGTTTTATTCTCGTGGGGTTCAAGCTGCCAGCAGCTATGGCTCTGGGTTTCGTGGGTGCGACCATCGTGATGTGCATTCACATGTTCGACTCGTACGGTGAGGCTCTGATCTGGTCGAGAGTGAACGCTACATTGATGTGGTGGCTGATCCCTAGTTGGCTTGTTTTGCTGACACCGTACAGCAAAAAGGTACGAGCCGCTCGCGCAGAGATCACGAAATCGGTCAAAGCCTACAAAGAGCAGAGACGACAGCGCTAAACTGGCGAGAAGTTGAGTACAAAGATGGCACGCAACCAGCGTGCCATTCTGTTTTTCGTGTATCATACGTGCTCCCAACATAACAATAAAAAGAAAGGGCTATGTTCGTACAAGGCAGCAATGTCGAGATCCAACGAAACGATCTCCTTCAAGAAAACGCGTTCAAGATCAAAGCAACCGGCAAGGCATTCAAAATCCTTTCGGATGGCTTGTATGCTGATAAGATCAAGGCAGTCATTCGTGAACTGAGCTGCAACGCGTTCGACGCTCATGTGGCAGCGAAAACGACTGGTGTTCCTTTCGAGGTTCATTTGCCAAACCTGGTCGAACCGCACTTCACCGTGCGTGACTATGGTATCGGCCTGAGCAAGGAAGCGTGTCAGGAACTGTTCACGACATACTTTGAAAGTACGAAGACCACCAGCAACGATTTTATCGGGGCACTGGGGCTTGGTAGCAAGTCGCCTTTCAGCTATGTTGACGCATTCACTGTAATCAGCCGCTTCAATGGTATCAAGTACACGTTCAGCGCTTTCATCGGCGAAGATGAAATGCCGAAAATCGCGTTGATGGGTGAAGAAACTACAACTGAAGGAAATGGTCTGGAAGTGTCGATGCCAGTTCGTCGCAATGATTTCAGTGTGTTTTCTGATCGCGCAATGACCGTGCTGAAGCGTTTCGACCCGATGCCAACAATCACTGGCAATGTGATCAATCTTCAGGTCGAAGAGCCGGTGATGCAAGGCTCGTGCTGGCAATTGATGAAGGGCATGAACCATTATGGTTATTCGAACAAGGGTGCCGTCGCAATCCAGGGCAAGATCGAATACCCGTTGAACGTTGATGCGCTGCACGATTCGTTGACGCGTGCGCAGTTGACACTACTGCGTTATCCATTCGAACTTGATTTCGACATTGGTGATCTGGAAATTGCAGCCAGCCGTGAAGCGCTTGGCTACAAGCAACCAACAATCAATGCGATTGCGAATAAGCTGGATGTGTTGATCGCAGAACTTCCAAAGGAATTCCAGACCAAGTTTGACAACGTCAGGACGATCTGGGAGGCACATATTGAATTCGCCAGCCTGTTCAACGGCAATACAAGTATGTCCTACATGCTGCGCGAGTTGAATTCGAGCAAAGCTCTGACGTTCACTGCACTTGGCAAGCAGATCGATTCGTCGAAGGTGAAGGTCAAGTACGCTGATTATCCTAGCATTGTGGTGCAAGAGTTTCATTCGTACGGACGCCCATCGACCACCACGTTCAAAGCTGCGGGCGAGGCAGCGAAGAACAATAGCCGCCATAATTCAGAATATTTCTCGATTGAAGCTGGCAATCATTGCTTGTTCTTCACGAACGATCTGAAGGTAGGTGCTGCTACTCGCGTTAGTCGCTTTACCAAGCAACGAAACAGCACGACAAGCTTCTTGGTGAGTGGTGATGAGGCAGACATCGAAAAGTTCTTCAAGGACCTTGGTGAGCCTCCTGTGCATGCCACGAGCGAGCTGCCAAAGCCAGTCAAATCGCAATCAACAAAGGTGAAGGCGCGTTCGTATTCATTGAAAGATCGCCGCTGGTCAGTTGATAATGACATCGATCTGAACGACGATGAACCTGGTTTGTTCCTGTACTACGCTCGATGGACGTCGCACGTTGATATCAAGTCGACTTGTGGCACGCTTACTGAACGTGTCCGCAGCTTGGGTGATTACGAGTTTGGGAACTTCGTTCAGATGCTGGTCGATTACAATGTAATCGACAAGGACACGCGCATTGTTGGCTTGAACAAGATTACGTTCGACAAGCTTACTAAGAACGAAGATACGGAATGGGAAAACTTTGGCCACGCAGTCTCTGACGCATTTGTCAAGACTTGCCTTAGCAACCAGACCTATATGGATGAAGTGGCGGACATGAGCGCTGCTGACCAAGTTCGTGCTGATTATTACGTGACTCAGATGGTTGATCGCTTCAAGGAACAACGTGGCAAGCTTGATGTGGCAAGCCCTATTCACGCGTTCATTGACAAGATCGAAACAGTGAAGAAGGTTGATTCATCGAAGGTCCGCCGCTTCCTGCAACTGGTTGATAACATGGGCCACACGCTGCAATCGTCGAATAAAGAATTCAACTACACGGACGATCTTGAAGCTCTCAAGTCACGTTATGAAATGGTCACCGTGTGCGAGCCATATTACTGGGCTCGCCACATGGACAAGATTGTCAACTACGTGAACCAGATCGAAATGCTGCATCGTGCGCAGAAGGGTTAATGAGTAAATAGATGGCAACTCGTAACAGCGGGTTGCCATCTAGATGCTTTAATTGGCAAAGTAGTAGAACACTCATAATAACAAGAATAAAATGGCAAACGAACGTATCCCTTTCAGTGTCACGCCTACATCAGTCATCATCATGATGAATGGAAAGACGTACACACTAACCGAAGATTCACATATCAACTACGCCAAGATCCGCGAAGCTTTGAAAACCAAAGACTTCGACACGGTGCGCGAATTGATTGACGTTGCACAGTCGATCAATGTATTCGGCAACGGTAAGATCAAGGTAGTCAATGGCACTGTCATGTACGGTGACGTTGAGCTGCACAATGCTTTGACTGAGCGTTTGGTTCAGCAAATGGAAGAAGGCTTTGACGTCGATCCGATGGTCAAGTTCCTTGAGAACCTCATGCAGAACCCGTCCAAGCGTGCGGTCGATGAGCTTTATCGCTTCCTTGAACACAACTCGCTGCCGATCACGGAAGATGGACACTTTGTCGCATACAAGCGTGTGAAGTCCGACTACACGGACTTCTACACCGGCAAGATGGACAACTCGATCGGTTCAACACCAGAAATGCCGCGCAACATGGTTGATGACGACAAGGATCGAACCTGTTCGCAAGGTTTGCACTTCTGCTCGCTCGAATATTTGCCGCATTATCACAGCGGCCAGGGTCGCATCGTGATCCTCAAGATCAACCCAGCAGACGTGGTTAGCATCCCGACGGATTACAACAATGCGAAGGGCCGCGCTTGCAAGTATCTGGTGCTGGAAGATTACGAAGGCGACGAAACGACTGAGAAGTTCACATCTAGCGTTTACGAAACTGGTGATGATGCCAACACATCGAGCGAATGGGACAGCGAGTGGTATGCTGACCTCTACGCTAGTTCGTCGAGTGAAATGTTCGATGGTGACTACGTGGTTTGCTGGAGCTGCAACCATGAACTCACAGAAGACCAGCTGGCTGAGAACGATGGTTTGTGCCCTGCTTGTCACGCAGAAATCGAAGATGACGAAGACAAGGCAACGGTAAACGTCCAGGCTCCAGTAAGCACCACAGCGCAGTCTGGCACGCCGGCAGCCCAAGCTCAACACGCGGCTCAGAACACGCCCCCGCAGGGGATTCTGTACACCAAGGAACAAGCGGCAAAGCTGCTGAATATTAGCGCTGATGCCTTGCGCAAGCGTCTTGCTCGCGGTGTGTCAGTACAGCTCGTGGTTGTGAACGGTGCTGAACTTGTTCGCATTCTGTAAGCTATAACACGCAACAACCTGGCAGGGGCAACCCTGCCATTTCTATCATGATTTTCAAATTACTCGGAAAACTAGTCGATCGCTTTGAATGCAAACGCCCGCCATATGCTACTGGTGTGGAATGGGAAGAGTGGCAAAAAACTACAAAGAAGCAACAACCAATTCGTTACTTCCTGTTTGACACCATTCCGACCTTGTGCCGACGTTTGAACATTCGTCGCTTACAACCGGTGAAGTATTGGTTCATTCATAGAACAACCAATCGTATGCATGTAGTAAAGCCAAAAACGTTGAAACCGGGCTATACCCATCGTGAAGATCGCATGCTTCATACGTGCTTTCACGAGCTAACTACTTATGTTGAAGGTTCATTGGCTGCTCGTAACTTTTCATATTGGGAAGAAGGTCGTCCTGAAGGCAGGTCGGATCTGCGTTGGAAGTTTAGTTCAAAACGTAGACGGTCTACGCTTGCCAATCGCATTGAAGCTGGTGTACAGTATTTGGATTGGGAGATCAATGAGCCGATGTGTGCTGGTTATCAAGCACAAGCCGCTAAAGAATTCAAGGATCTGTATTTGTGGTGGACTGTTCAACGTCCTCAACGTTTGGACGCGTGGAACGATGAGAAGCTAACCAGTCTCGAATCACCAGAAGATCGTACCCAACATGAAGGCCGGTTGTTCTCTAGTAACATACCGGCCTCTACGCGTTTGTATTGGGACTGCGCGACAGAACTGAATCAGTTTTATGAAGATCAAGATCAGAAAATGCTTGAAGCTCTGATCAAGGTTAGGCAGCGCCTGGATTAAGCAATTCAGACAAGATAGCTGTCAAGTCACGACCCAAGGACTGGAATTCCACGAAATTGCCATTCTCATCAAAGATGGCATGCACAATCCAGTCTTGAATCTCTGTTACACCGTTCATCATCTCGAAGTGCAATTGGAAACGACCAGTTGGGCGGTGTGCATCCAAATTCATCAGCATGTCATGGTAACTTTGACGGTCTGATGCCGGGATACTTTCCAAAAAGTTCTTGCCAATCACCTCTTGCTCCGATACACCAAAGTGATCCAAGTAGGCTTTATTCACTCGCTTAATGATACCAAGCTTGTCATAGCTTGCAAACATGTCAACGCTGTTGTTCACGAAAGCATTATTGACACGTGTGGCGTGCCCCAGATCGTTTTCAAGCTTGCGAATCTCTGTGATGTCTTTCAGCGTGATGAGACTTGCATTGCTTGTTTCCCACTTGATTAGTGTGCTTGAAACCAGCAGCTCAACCGCTTCACCATTAGCTTTGATGCCTGTTACGACATAGTTCTTAGGAGAGCTATCACCGTTCATGCGAGCGGTGTGGTGGTCGTTCAGTGTCTTGATACTTTGCTTGTGGAAGAAGCCTGTTAGTGGCTTTGCGATGAAGCTCTCACTTGGATAACCAAGTACGCGAGTGATTGCTGGATTAGCGGCTACAATATGATAGTTCTGCACCACAATGATACCGTCGAAGCTTTGTTCAAATACTGAACGGTAACGACTTTCGTTCAACTTCAGTTCACGTTGCATTTCCATAGTAGTGCTAACATCTCGAACCAAAAGCATTGAAATGTTAGAACCGTCCATGCGTTGCATATGAGTAATTGAACCGTCGATCCAGAACAGATCACCGGTCTTGCGCTTTCCACGCAAAGTCTCAAATGGCGTGTTCATCAACGCATCTGGGTGATACGCCGAGAACATGTCAAGGATTTCACGTGGTGAAATCGATGGCTCACCAATTTTACGGAACAGCAGATCGATTGAATGGCCTACAACGTCAGTTGACTTCCATCCAAAAATCAACTCTGCCGCTGGGTTGAATGACTCAATCTTGCCGCTGTCTGAACAGACGATCAGTGCGTCTGCTAGAAGCTTGGATGTTGTCTCAATTTGACGCAAGCTGTCATCCAAGCGTTCCTTCAAACGGAAAGTCACGTCGTGTGCGGCATCGGCAGTTGACGTAGCTGCTTCAAGTAGAAGCGCTTGACTGTCATGAATCTTCGCCATTTGTTCAAGCTCACGATCCTGCTTGGCTTGTTTCTTCTTACGATTCCACATGGTAAAAATCCTCACAGCTTGCCTTTGATCTCAAACAGAACGAACTTCAAGCTGTTCAACGCTTCACTTAGCGTTACGTTACCCTTAGTGTAGTCCTCAATGATTTTGTCGATCTTATCATCTTTCTTTTCGATCTCTTCAAGCAAACGCTTGCGTTCGTACCACAGGAACAAGATGATTATGATGAGAACTGCGATAATAGCAGCTGGTCCGCCTCCCAGAAGTACGCCGAAAAGTTTTTCAAATAGTGTGTCCATATTGCCGCCCATCGCGAAAGGGGTTTATCGTATTTATGGGTCCCACTCGCTCACTTAAATCGCCTGTTTAACTTACATAATGTAACACTCCAGATTCTTTAGCCAAAAGAAAAACGGCTAGGTTGCCCTAGCCGTTTAAACGAATCTTGTGTGCGTTTACATGAAACGCAGCTTGAAGAACATGGCCATGTCGCTGTCTACAAACTCGAATGCCAGTCCATGAAAGTACATTTTCTCCTTGCGATCGTCGAACAGCCCAAACATCCTGTAGTCTTTCGGAGTAAGTTCATTGTCCGAAAACCACTCTTTCAACTCGCTAACGCTGTGATCTTGCGTGATCACTACACGAAACTCCTGCAGATTTTGGTTACGGGGGATGCGCGTTGCACACTTCCGAATCTTGTCAGCGTTGAAACGGCTTGCTTTTGCTTGATTCCAGTTGTAGTTAGTCTGTACGATCATTTCCCTTATTGGCTCCGAAAGGGATTAAACAAAAACTGCGCTTGGGTGAACATCAAGGGTTTTGTGCTGCCGTCCGACTTTTCGATCTTGCCAGTAAGACTTACTGATGTAACTTTTACTGGTCTCCCACGCGTCTGTCGTTGTTTTTGTGCATCACAGAAGCAAGTATAGCTGAGCTGTGGCTGCGTCAAAGCATTTGTAATAGTATTATCCGCATCGATTTGCAATTCTGCAACACTACACATTCGCCAAGCGATTCAACATCCCAGTTCCCACCCAGTAAGAGTTGCAGCTTCTTGGCAACGAGCTTACCACCGTCGTTCATACTGACGGCAGCTTCGTTCAGATGGTACTGATTGAACAGGCGGTCCTTTTGACCGAATGACAAGAACGTGAGGTGTACAGATTCACCCGCGCCACACAATGACAAAGACGCACCTTCAAGAATAACATCATTAAGATCGCTTGCGTGGAAAAATTCATGTATTTGACTGCCCAATTCAGCAGCCATGACGCGTGCAACAAGCTTGACGTTAAACGCTTGGGTGCCTTTAACCGTGCGAAGGCGCATGCGCCAATCATTGATGCCGGCGAGGGCACCAACGTCACGTAGAATGTTCTGAATGGCTTCTGCAAGCTTGTTATTCAGAGGCAATTCGACGAACACCATATAGTAGCCACGCACGTCGGGTGCGGGTGAAATATCGGTGTCGAGCAGATCAACATAGCTCTTCTGGATGAAGCGATTCAAGTCTTGTGCTGCGCTGCGGTCTTTCACATAGAACGCGAGCACAATTGCGGACTCGTCAATCTTGCTGTTGTATTCGTCAATGCTAACCACGTCGCTAACCAAGTTCTTGAGGTCATTGCGACGCAAGCCTTCATTCAGCAAATCGCTCGCAATTGAATCGGGGCGTGCTTTACGTTCACTCATTGCCTTCATCTCCACCAGCTTCTGATGCGTCACTCTGGGTGGCATCAATGCCGTCATCCGCAGTGTGGTATGCAGTGTCAGCGTTTACACCATCATCGACTGAACTATTCACATCATCAGCGTCAATGCTTTGATCGTAGAAGTCGACGTCAGAATTGTTCATGCCGCCAAGCAACTTGCGTGGAATCTCGATATCGAGAACCCAGCACAAGTGTTGATCGTCATTTTTAAGCTTTTCTACGGGGACTTTGTTGTACTTGACGTAGATACCGTGCTTGAGTAGTCGAAGCGCGGCACGAGGATCAGGCATCCCTTCGTAGTCGTATCTGAGTGATACAGTCACCCAGAACTTACGGATCTTTGGGCCCTGCACTACTTCACCGTTGAACCAGTGCTTGAACACGTAGATGTCCAGTGAGTCAAGAATGTCCTCGACTTGGATGAGAATATCCAACAGGTGAGGTGTTTCTTCGATTGTTTTGAGGTCTAGTTTGTAGTCCATATTAATTTCCCGCTTCAGCTATTTATGTATGCCGGAAATGAAAAGGAGGGTTGGCCCCTCCTGTTAAGCCAACCCTCGGTCCACCTTAGTGGAGTGAAACTTACTTAGCGAACTTCTCGAATGCTCGTTGGAAACGAGCAGCCTTCTCGTCAACAACTTCTTCGCCTTCGTCGTATAGCGCCAAGATCTCTTCGATAATTGGGTGACGTTCAACATCACCTGCATCGAACTCGAGAACTGAAATGTGGTCTGACTTCTTGTCAGCAAAGCGACCGATGAAGTCCTTGAGACCGTTCTTTTCAAAACCACGATCGTGCTGGTTAACGTCACCAGTAATGATCATCTTGCTGTTTTCACCAATACGGGTAAGAACCATCTTCATCTGATTTGGTGTTGAGTTTTGGCACTCGTCGAACAGAACCACAGCGTTTTTCAGTGTACGACCGCGCATGTAAGCCAGAGGAGCGATTTCGATCATTTCGTCTTCGATCATCTTCTCAATTTGCTGTGGTGTGTAGTATTCCTTGAACACATCCATGATTGGAATCACCCATGGGGCCATCTTTTCAATCAGTGTGCCTGGAAGGAAACCATGTTCTTCATCAACCGAAACTGCTGGGCGTGTGATGATAATCTTGTCTACTTGCCCTTCCTTCAATGCCTTGATCGCGTACATTGTGGCGAGGAGTGTCTTACCAGAACCAGCTGGGCCGGTTGCGAACACGATGTATTGTTGTTCGTCTTCGAGAGCTTTGATGTATTTTTCCTGTGTGAGGCTTCTTGGGATGAGGTCAACGCGACGTTTGCGTGGGACATAGCGTTCGGTTTCTTGGACATCGTAACCAGGTTTGTACTGTTGGGTGTTACGATTTGCATTGCGTTCAGCGCGTGGGTTTGGTTTATCAGCGCGTTTAGCTCTTTTGGTCACTCCAGCCTCCAAATGCTTTAGGATGTGAATTTGTTTAAAACTACTAACTTAATTGGCTGTTCTTCGTTATTTATGTACGCAGTTAACGACTTTTGTATAGCTTTATCTCAGCCAATTTCGTTATAAATGGAACCCTTGGTGGTTTCCACTTGGCAAAAAGCCAGCACCAACAGGGTTTCTGTCAGTTGCTGGCTTTTGTTTTACTGCTCGATTCTTCAAAGTATTGCTTATGTTACGTCTGCTACTGTTTCATGTTCATACTCCCAATCATCACCTAGGAGTACATTTACGGCATCGAAAAAGCCTTCTGCTCTTTGCCTGCCTTTTTCGTGATAATGATCACCGTATTGTGCGACTAGCTCATCATCTTGAAATATTTCAATGTAACAGTAGTCGCCATTACAATCTGGGTCACTTTCCAGATAATGCACTACTTCTCTGAATACTGTCATTATTCAGCCTTTGCTTTTGCCTTGCGCTTTGGCTTTGCTTCGGCAATAGGTTCTGCTTCAACTACTTGGGCAACTTCAGCAGTTGTGCCCAGAGCGCGTTCAACCGTTTCGTCGGTGCCGCCTGTTTGCTTGATTACGGCTGCTACAGACTGCGCCAAATCCTCTGGTGCAATTTCCACAGCAGGGGCGTCAGACGTGAGATCGAGAGCTGGCAGGCCCTTTCTGGCGCGTTCCTGAGCTTGTTGCTCAACCCAGATACCAACAGCCTCGGTGGTCTCTTTGCGGTACTTTGACAGGTAATGCTTCATCAGGTCGTCAGCCTTGATATCTGGGAAACCGTTCTTGACGACCGTTGCTTCCATAACGTCGATAACAACCACTGCGCGGATCAGGTCCTTTTCCTTTACGCGATCAACGAAGTTGATGCTTTCATAAACTGACCATTGCCCGCCGTTCAGATCGGCCCAACCCGGTTTTGCAGTGTTAGCACCTTGTGCTGGGCGGTACGAGTTGTACACCAGCATGAAGGGGCGCTTCGAGAGATATTTCTTGTTGTACATTGTTCTTTTTCTTTTAAAAGTCTTCGGTCACTTCGGAGAGGTCTTCGATATGAATGTCTTTCTCGAATCCTACCGAGCCGCCATAATAGCCATTGTGCGAGTTGCGGACTTCAATGTCAATATAACCATACGTCGTCATCAAAGTCCAAAACGCCGCTTCTTCGACTTCTTGGCGAGTTGATTCGCATGGCGTCCAATCTTTCTCTTCGATAAAGAGAACCACACAACCATTCATCCCATCATTAACAGGCAATGACACATGATTAAACCAAACGTCATTGCAGCAGGAATTCAAGGCCGTGAACACATAGTCGCCATCAGTAGTCGCAAAGACTAGGTGATAGTTATTTGGATCAGTGTAGATACCAGTGATAGTACGGCCGATGATGGGATCAAATGCTGTTGCCATTTATTGCTTAGTGATGTTGATCAATTCAACAATTGTTGCCGCCAAGTTGATCTCAATGTCTGCAACCAAGCTATGGTTCACCAGACCCTTGCGGATAACCAGCAGTGCATCGTTTTGTTGTTCTTCCGTGTTGCCCCAGAATTGCAGATTCTGGTACATGAAACGGTAGATATCGTTGTACTCTTCAGGCTGCGCTTGTGCGACTACCAACTTACGTGCTTCAGTGTATTTGCCTGATGCAAACAAGTTAGCCATTTCCAGCATGTAGTCTTTGCCGCCACTATCAGCTTTCTGCGGCGATTGCAGCTTACCGTCACGCACGTTTTGCTGAAGCAGGTTGATACACTTGCGCAAATCTGGGTGCGTCATATCAACGTATTCTTCCATCGTTTCGATGTCAAACTCAATATTTTCTGTTGCCAGAATTGTGCCAATGCGCACCATGAATTCGCTCACATCGAGCGCTTCAAAGTGGAAACCTTGGCAACGGCTATGAATAGCCGGGATGATTTTGTTTGGGTAGTTGCACGTAAGAATGAAGCGCGCCGTGTCGTGATACTTTTCCATTTCACCACGCAGAATACGTTGCGCAAGTGGTGACATTGAATCAGCTTCGTCAAGCAATACATACTTGAAGTCGCCAAGCGGCCATGTGCTAACAAAGTTGACAATCTTGTCTTGCACCACGTCGGCATTACGTTCGCGCGACGCGTTGATCTCAAGAATGTCACCCTTGTTCACGTTCAACAACTTTAGCATCATCAACGCAAGTGACGTCTTACCGGAGCCTTGGACTCCACTCAGCAGCAAGTGTGGCAGTGCGCCATTCTTGAGCCATTGTTCAACTTGTTCACGTTGTGCGGGATCACGCCACACATACTCTTCGAGTGTTTGCGGGCGATAGGCCTCAGTCCAAAGCTTTGTCATTTTTTTGTTCTTGTTATTTGATCAGTTCAGATGTGTCAAGCGGGCAAGTATCTGTGACAACTTCTACGCTGTCTGGATACTCAACTTGCCATAGTGTAATGGTTTCCCCTTCCGGAGTCACATATTCAAAACCATTAGTCCAACGGCCATGCTTGACGTAAATCCACTGACCGGCTTGCAGATCGTCAACTTGTGGTCCAACGAGATAAACTTGGCACCAGCGTGGGCGAATGCCGTGTTCTTTCATATTGTCGTCACGCAGAATAATACCACCTGTTGAAACGCGAGCGCCCTTTTCCATGTTTGTGACATAGACAACATTGCGAAGGGGACGAAGTGTGCCTGTAACGGCTGATGAATGGGTTGCCATCTTGTTATTTCTCCTAATCCCGCTATTTTATGCCACATGTAATGGCATGTCAAAATTCGTGCCAGAAAAAGGATGGGTCGGTAATTGCTTACCGACCCCTAGGAGAGAAAGAACAATGGCCTTACTGCTTAATCGTTGAAGTCATCCTTCAAGATCTTCTTGCCGCTCTTCGGTGCAGTATTAACCGGAGCGGCAGTTTGTGACTCAGCTGACTTCTGGGCTAGAGCCTTAGCTTGGGCCATGACTTCAGCTGGGGTCAAAAAGGTATCGGGTGTAACTTCCTTCAGGCTGACGCGGCGGACAGCCTTCGGGTTCTGATTGTGATATTCCTGTGCCACTTCTTCACGACGTTTCAGAATCTTACCACCAGGGCCGAGAATATCGCCACGGGCATTCATATTTGCGTTGCCGATCGCGATTTTTGTCTCGTTCTTGGTCAAGATTGGTGTGACATCAAGACTCTTACCTTTCATCGTTTTCACGCGGTTCATAGGAATCTCCTAAAGTAATCTACTGTTTTATTTATAAAGGTGATTCTTCAGTCTCTGATGAATTCCTTGATATCCAGCTCATACAGGATGGAGTCAACCTTGTGTACACCGATCAAATAAAGAGCATAGCTGGCAACTGAGGAGCCACGCCCTACACCCCACCACACGCCTTCCTCACGCAGGGTAGAGGTCATGTAGATCAAGAAGCTTAGAACGTCTTCCATGGCATGCTTGCGAAACAGGTCCATTTCCTCAGCGATCCTCGCTCGTTCAATGTCAGTTTTGCAGCGTTCCAGCAGCCAGGCTTCTACATCAACAACTTTTTCATCTTCTGGCATCAGCCAATGCCGTTGCCGTGCTTTGTGAAAGTCCTCGGGTGAGATATCAAGTGGTTGCGCAAAACTCATGCTCTTTTCGGGAGCGTCAAATGTTTTGCACCACTTGTTATAAGTCTCGATTTTCTCGGACTGTTCAGCTAGGGCGTCTGGTGTTTGGAAATGTCCGTTGTAGAACATTTCCAAAACGCCTTGTTCGTTTAGAACAACTCTACCCCAGTCATCAATCTTCTGTGTCGCTATTGTCATCTAGTCCGCCACTAATGATACGTGGTTTAAATTCAGGTCTGATGATAATAGCAGCTTCTGAGTCTGTCTTCAAAAATTGCTTTTCGATAAAGCTCATATCGTAGCCAAAGCTTGGTGCCTTGGACAAGTCGGCATTCTCGCCAGGAATGACGTCAAAGGTGGTACCATCATTGCGTTCCCACCATGGCTGTGGATGGAATGAACGAGGTCCCACCCATTCAACCATAGACGGCAAATACATTGATGCGTGACCCGCGAAACCACAGGTCAGATTCTCACGCGAGTCGCTGTTGATTTCGACAAAACTGAACATAACGTAGCCACCACCAAGCGCATTCAGCTTACTTTGGAAGATCACAGCAAGGAAATCCTCTGTTGGATCTTCAGGCATAACCATTGGGAAATTGCCAGTACGTTGACGACCTTCATCATCGAACATCATGTCGAGTGCGAACTCGTTGTCACGGCTAAACATGATAGAACTGCTAACAATGTGGTCGAACCAGAAATGGATTTTCTCGAGTGCGACTGATAGTTGCTGCTCATTGCAGCTTTCTTTGACATGCACTTCGGTTTTGAGTGAGTGCATATGGGCTGACAAAACATTGTCAATTACTCGAAGAGTCTTGAACTTGAATGTCATCCAACTAAAAGAGTCTGGGAGTAAATCGTCGTCATCAAATCCGCTCATAACATTCCTTTGTGCGGGGCAATCCCCAGATTGAAAGATAAACTTGATGACCGCCGCTGTGGTTGAACAGCCAATGGGGCAACGGTCATCAAGTTTATTTATTAACTACTCAGTTAAATCTTACTGCTTTTTGCCAGTAAGCGGATCGATTTGGTCGCCTGGTGTTTCAGCAGGCTTCTTGGTCTTCGGTGGGAAGAATGAGGCAAACTTACCACTATTGACACCTGACTTCTTCTTTGTCGTTGTCTCCACTTCCTTCTTTGGACGGAGATCAGGTTCCGTTTCGATGATGTCTGGAAACATGCGATCACGCATTTCATGCAAGCGAATCAACATGCGTTCTTGCTGTTCATGCTGAAGAGCTTCCAACATGGCTTGCATTTGTTCAACAATTTGATAGCTGCCCATACCGTAGGCAAACACCAATTTTCCTTGGAGATTCGTGATTTTCTTCACGATCTCGTCATCACTCATCTTTTTAGGTTCAAAGCCAGGTACGATCATTTCATGCGATTACTTTTTGCCGGTCGAGCCAAAGCCGCCGGTGCCACGATCGCTCTTAGCAAAATTATCAACAACGTTAAATTCAACTTGTTGAACTGGAACGATAACCAGTTGTGCTAAACGATCAAGCGGGTTAAGTGTAAATGCTTCCTCAACGCCACCAGTCTTGCGGTTCCAAACTGAAACCATCAGTTGACCTTGATAGTCAGCATCAATCAGGCCAACCAAGTTGCCAAGAACGATACCGTTCTTGTGACCTAGACCTGAACGAGGCAGGATCATAGCAGCGAAACTTGGGTCACCAATATGAATTGCCAAGCCTGTTGGGACAAGCACGGTCTCACCAGGTTGAATTGTTATTGGAGCGTCAATGCAAGCACGCAGATCAAGACCAGCGCTACCAGGAGTTGCGTAAGTTGGCAGCATGTCGTTCATGCGTGCATCTAATACTTTCAGATCGATTTTCATAATTCTTATAGTTGATTGATCGCTGACAGCATCAGCGAGTATTTATTCTGGTAACCAGAAATGAGGATGGTTACAGTATTGCCACATCAAACAATACTGTAACCAGGGAGACGTGTCAAAATGCGCTTAACGCTTGTTTGACTTAGGCGGAGTTGAAGGTGCTGGTGTGAATGCCGGATTTGTGATACGATGATATACACCGCATTTAGGGCAGTAAAAATCTATACTGCGGAAAATCAAGTTCTGAGGTTCGAACGATGACTTGTTACCGCAAGGGCATGTATAGGTGAATGGACCCAAATAGAGCTTGCCAAGATTGGTTGACGGACGCTCTTCAGTTTTGCGTCGGTCAACGTCTTGAGGGAACTTGATTACTTTCACGATGTGTCTCCGCGTGCTCAAATATTTATTTGTGATTCCACGGAGACAAAATGCAGTTTTAACCTCCAGGTGAATCTTGCTATACCCTAAAAGTTGAAACTCTTACCACACCCGCATGAACCTTTCGCAGCGGGTAGATCATATGTCAGTTTGTAGTTGAGGCCATCGCGCACGTAGTCAACGGTGCCACCATCAAGATAGACGGCAGTCAAGCTGTCATTGACGTGCAACCAATAAATTGGTCCATCAGGTTCTGCTTGTGGAACGCTCATTTCTACAGCGATCAAGCACCCATTACCATTGGTTGCGTTCCGCTTGAACACGTAGTCGATTTCGTAGCCGTTACAGCCAGACGATTTTGCTTTCAATTCGATGACGTTCTCGCCTGCTGCTTTCAATAGGCGAATAAAGTGTGAACGCGCTGCTGGAGTTACTGTCAAGTGTTTCATGCGGGTATTTAGTATGAAAAAGTGAAGCCCGCCATTATGATATGGCGGGCCCCAGTTGTAAGCAAGTGCCTACTTAGATGAAGCTGTTGTTTTCGGTGTCGTCCTTGCGCACTTTACCGCTGAACTTTGCCAGCGTGAACTGCTTCTCGATGTAGTCAAGCAAGCCTTCCTGTATGGCGTCATAACCACGCGCACAGTGCGGGCCGTATTCGACGTAACCCTTCTTGTTAGCTTTCTCGCGTTGGCGACCTTCCAGCTCGTCCTTGCCCCACCATCCGAAGTGACGCTCGAATGTCAGAGTGCCACCGCGCTTGCCCCAAAAGTTATACAGAGAGCCGCGCTGCCCGTTGGCGCCGTTGTCGAACTCGATGAAGCCCCAGATCTTGTCGTTGTTCGTCGCTGGCCTGTAGCACCAACCGACGAAATGCACTTTGTACCCCATATCAAGACCTCCCTTAAAAAGAAGTGTTGTTTATCAGCAACATCATTCTAAATGTTTTTGAGTTCATTCGCAAGTGAATACTGACGAAAGTAACGTTACAAGATTGCAACATTTTGGTCGCCAATGCTTGACGTAGCAATACTTATTTTGTACATACGTTAAAAAACTGGTGGTCTACACGCTTACACCAAAGCAAGATGCCACAAGGTTTTATATGAATCGATTGTAAAACTGCACACCAGTCTTGTAATTATGCAGATTGCAACTATATTAAAAGTGCGAGCTGTTCTCGCATGATGGTTGCAAGATCTTTACACTTTGAACTACTGTATGGCTATACATATTTTCAATAAAATCCTGTACTTACGTGACGTTGAGAGTGTGATTGCTATAACTTTATAGCTAGTTTGTGTTGACGCTGATGCCTGTTGTTCATAACATTGCTACACCTAACGAAGAAAACGCAGCAACACGTTAGCAAGCTTAGTCAAATTAAACCAGTTAAAGGAGTGTTTGAAATGAAATTTGCTCTCACGTTCAACAAGCCGGCAGTGGCTAACTTCATCGACACGGACGTATATGAAGGCATGCGTGTCAAGATCGAAGGCGGTCAAGTGTTTTTCAAGCCGACCAAGTCGGCGCGCGGTAACGGCGTGTTCGCCATCGTGACACGTACTCGCGGGGGTACGGGAATCGAAATCAGCGGCAAGTTTGCTGAAGACTTCCTGAAGAAGACGGGCATGGAACGCGGCACTCACATGGTGCTGCACGCAACCAGCTACGGCTGGATGGTCGCAGAGCCGGTCGGCGCCCCTGGTGAAAAGCCCTCGAAGATCCACCCGTGCGCTCGCTTGTGGCGCTCGATCGAAGAAATGGGCGAAAAGTCCGAGAAGGCGCCGGCGAAAGCTGCACGCGCTCCGCGGGCGAAGAAGGCTGCTCCCGCAAAGGCTGCGCGAACCCCGCGCAAGGCGAAGGCCGAAACGGAAGCTGCACCGAAGCGTACTCGCAAGGCGAAGGCTGCATCAACTGAAGCTGCTGCGAACGCGGCATAACTTCAACGGTGCGGTAGTGGTCCTTCGATGGGGAGCCTGTGAGCTCCCCACTCTTACGTCTGGTGAAAATGAATACAAAAGTCAAACGAAAGGGGAGCTATAGCTCCCCTTTATACTGCGTTAAACGAACGCACTAGCCTTTCTTGTAGAACACGTGGTCGCCAATAACGGTCACTTTGTCGAGCTCTTTGCGCCATTTAGGTGCAACCTCTTGTGTATGGTACCACTTGATGTCGTTGTTTGCTTGGCCACCGGCCATCACAATGAGGTTTACATCTGTTGACTTTGCTTTGCCATACTCAGTCATGACAAGATGTGCAACTTCCAACGCACGACGCCATGAGTCAAGCTCTTTTACTGGTTTTTTCCCCAATGGGAAATTGGTCCAACTGAACTGTTTGTGCCGCCAGACCGTTTTGCAGACGCTGTCGCCCGTTGCTTTGGCACGGTTCATCGTAGTCTTAGCAACCAAAATTTGCCCTGCCAGAGGCTGATCTCGTGATTCCTCGTAGATGTTGCACGTAAGGCAGATGAGATCGTCTTTCCGCACAGTCCCACAATCGAGATTGTGCGCGGTAACTTGCCGGCCGCCAATGTTGACATCGCGATACTGCACGACTTCAACTGGCTCGATCACCTCAGTGTGTTCGACTGTAGGCTTGAACGAAATAAACCCGCAAGCTGCCAGACCTACGAGGATCGGAGTGGGTGCTATCAGCGCTACCCTCGCCGCGGTTCTTGACGTCTTAGACGTCAGTAACGCGTTGACAAGCTTTGCTTTTATCATTTGCCAACCTATCTCAGTAGTTAAGATAGGCGCATGGTAAATGAACTGGCGTTGCCAGTCAACACCTACATCATACTATTACGTTCGTTTACCAAATCGTGCCCACAAAATCAGTGTGGCCGCCATCAGGTTTACGATTGGCAAGCATCCAGCAACAATGAACCAGAACAAGCTTGACCGGTGATTGTAGCCAAACTTGGTGCAAGGGCCATGCACGGCATCGTCGTAAAACCCGCCAAGCATGATGCAGAATGTAAGCACCATGCTCAGCACTACATACCAATGAAATATATGACCAGCTAGGCTCATGCTGTTGCGGTGAGAGTTGCAAGCTTGGCATTGATCGTATCGTAATACTTTTGATCACCGCCAGGACCAGTAATTGTCAGCGTTGGCTTGCGCGCGAGAATACGCTTGAATGCTGCGCGTACATCATCTGCTGTCACTGCTTCGATCTTTGCTAGTGTCTCGTGCGTTTCTGGGTGATAGCCATAGATGAACAGATTCTCGATCATGCTTTGCATCAAGCCGAAGCCACGCTCACCAGATCTGATCAACGAGACACGAAGTTGGTTCTTGGCACGTTGCAGTTCACGCGCATCAACAGCATCAATCAACTTCATCATTTCGTCGATCGAAACGCTCAGCACTTCTTCGAAGTTTTCAGGTGTTGTGCCAGCTGACACGTAAAACGAGCCGGTGTCTTCTTGCAAGTAGGTGAATGCGCCGATCGAATACACGAGGCCACGCTTATTGCGCACTTCGTTGAACAGCGGTGATGACATACCGTCGCCTAGCACTGTCGCTGCCACTGCTTCGGCATAATGCAGCGGATCGAGTGAGTCTGAGCAAGGGAACGACAGCATCAGCGAGCTTTGTTCGAATGGCAGGTCGTCATGGGCATAGCCACCAACGTATTGGGCACGGTTGAACGTGTTGACTGTGCCTTCTTCGATGTTACCGAAATATTTTTCGATCATCTGTGCTGCTTCATCGTGATCGACATTGCCGACCATGCCGACAATCATGTTTGATGCCGTGTAATACTTCTTCATGTACCCCATCAGATCATCGCGCGTGAACGCTTTGACGTTGTCTTCCGTGCCGATGATTGGTCGGCCAAGTTCTTGATTGGGATACAAGATCGAATCGTGCAGGTGGTGTGCCATGCGATTGCGCGAGTCACGACCTTGTGCAATTTCTTGCAGGATCACACCACGTTCACGCTCGATTTCTTCTTCCGGGAAAATGCTGTTCTGCAGGACGTCGCTGATCAGATCAACGAATGTTTCCGCGTTTTCTGCGAGACCTGAAATGTAATAGGCAGTACGGTCCTTGCCAGTGTAAGCATTCATGTCGGCACCGAGGAACTCGATCTCACTGTCGATTTGTTCGCCAGTGCGGGTTGGCGTTCCCTTGAATGCCATGTGTTCAAGGTAATGCGAGATGCCGTTCAGCTCAGGTGTTTCGTTGCGTGAACCAACATTTACGAATGCTGCTACCGTAACGCTTGCAACGTGTGGCAAATTGATGCTTACAACTCGCAAACCGTTCTTGAGACGGGTGATGCGTGAATCCAAACTGCTTCTCCTAAAACTTCTGTTTGGTACTACCTTGAGCGCGTTGGTCATTTACACCCCCGCCTTAACAGGCACAGGGTAAAGATCAGCGCTCAACAGCGTGAACATGGCTGCATTGTTTTCCAGATCGTGCATGTCACCCTGCGGGTCAAATTCACCCAAGAGTGCATACTGATTCATGTAGCGCGAAAGATCGCCATTCGCCCACATCGTGGCCGAAATTTGCTGTTGTACTAGTCGAAACTGCACGGACCACGTATCAGTCTGCAACTTGAACACTTCAAAGTTTGCGCGAGATGCGAACCCTGGATGACCAGGTTGCACAAGCTCTAGCATGTATTCGGTGCCTGCAATCTCCATGAACCAACCGCACGTTAACACCTTCCTGATGCCAAGTGCATAGTCATCAACCTCAAACAGCTTGCCGTCATATTTTGTGACAGTGCAGCCCATATTCACGCTTGCCGTGTTGTAACGAACTACTTCAGCGATGCGCAAGGTTTGCACCAAACCCTTTAGGTACGGTGTGAGCATGCCATAGCCAGGGAGAGCATAACGTACGGCAAGAGTCTTCCTTGCGCGTTCATAAAACGTCATATTCGAAATTGTCATGCTTGCCTCCCATCAAAGTCATTACAAATTAATTATAACACCATTGTGCCAATTGCATTAGAACTGGCATGCCATATTACAACAGTATTACCACCTTTTCTAATTATGCAAAAGCAAACGGCCTCCGCATTGGAGGCCGTTCACTCAGTCGTCTTGCTTATACAACCTTGCAGCGCGTCAGCACCGTGGACTTGGTGCCCTTGTATTCATCGTGCGACTTGACCGAACCCTTCAGCTTCAAGCTTGCGCCAGTGTTGAGACCCAGTGCCTTGCCCGTCATCCACGTGAACACGTTACCAGCGTCATCCTTAAAGCGGTAGATGAAGTACACGCCTGCATCGTTGTCACGTTCCCACTGGCCAACCAGCGTCACATTCACTTCCAGCTTGTCACCGACTGCACCGACGTGATTGCTGACTTGCTTTGCTTCACGCTTCGGAAACAAGTCCATCGCACGCATGTAAGCGCCAACAATGCTGCTTGCGTAGCCGATCGAACGCAGTTCGATCATACCGCTTGCTGCCAGTACCTTGATGTTGTGCTGATAGTCGTTCAGCGGGATGCCGTTTTCACCCAGGTTTGCTGCCCATTCGATCGCTTCTGCTGCGCGAGCAAAGTTAGTATCGCTAGGTACCGGTGCTTCATCTCGATACTTGGGGTTGGGGAACATCGTATTCAACGCGTATGAGCTAGTCGGCGTCACCATCTCTTTCGGATCGATGATCGATGCGTTGATCTCTTTCGCACGGCTTTGCGACATGTAACCGTACTTGTCGATGTGCATTGCAACATGCGCCAAGTATTCTTCCAGGTCGATCCAGCGACGGTCAACACCAACTTCCATCGCACCACGCGCATATTCATTTGCGTAGCCAAGCAACTCGGCCATCTTGGCGATCTTTTCAGGATGTTGGTGGCCCAGGAAGTCTTTCAGGCAAGTGCTGCCGATCTGCTTGATCTCGCCCGTTTCTTCGTGCTGCACTAAGTACGTATCGCGCCGATAGCGCTTGATGCGGCAGTGATCGCAAACACTGCCGCGATCACGGTACATTTCAGGGACGATGAAACCGGGCACTGGGCGAACAATGTTGCCGACTTCGTTCGCGTGATCGAGACGTGCAACAAACGACCAGCCGTTGAGCTTGGGAGCGTCGAAGCCGCTCAGCAAAACTTCAACGTACTCCTGCATATACCCGTCACCAAGCTTCTCAGTGATAGTGTTGAAGGGCACGAAGTAGATTTTCTCGCCCGTCAGCTTCTGGGCTTTCTTGCTGAGCTTCTCGAGGTTCTTGGTGAACTTGGCGAGATTCTGCTTGGGGATCTTGTAGATGCCGCGCTCGTGATTCTCGTTCATCGCTTCCTCCTGTTGTCTACCATAGTCATATGGTATGTTCAAATGAACAGGCAGTCAACAGATGAATTTCACCTACGCTTAACTTTCTTCACCACATATTTGTTGAGGCGATTCTTCATGCGATTCTTTGCATTGTTCAGTTCACGACCCTTGTCTTTTTGCGCCGCACGATACGATTCAATCGCCGCCAGGTAATCCTTTTCAAAGTCCGTGAATTTCGTTTTAAACTCTGGGGGCAACGAACGCAAGGAGGGCAGCAACTCAGACTTGAATTTGTCAAACTTCCGCTTAGATGAATTGACGTGGCTGTTTGCACCGTCGCTCACCGCTGTGCTTGCATTGCGTTCCAGCTCACGGATCGTCTCAGCTTCGGCCATGATGTCATCCCAATCGGGATTCTCGAGAATCATCATGAGCTTCAGTTCATCTTTGTTCTGTTTGATAAAGGTGTCCTGAATCATCATAAACGCAAGCGCTTCACCATCGTCTTCGATATAGATGGTGAACGGATGCCACAATGTTTCCATCATCGCGACATTACAAAATGCGTCAAGCCGGTTTTTATCAACTTCCCGTTGCCACTTTGCATCCGGACACAAGCTCTTGAGCGCATCTAGATCGAACGAGCTTGACGATGGAGTCGACCATCTCGAATACTGGTAATTGTAGATGAAAAGATGAGACATTATTTCTTGTTATATTTGTCGAGATACTTCAGCAACTCTTTGCGCTCTTTGTTGAGCTTAGCCAAAGATGGCTTCAAATTGTCATGGTGTGCTTTCAATCTTGCTTGAAGCACACCATTGAATTCTTTCCACAGCACATCAAGATCATCACCCAAACCGCCGTTCAATCGGTTCATGGCTTGCGTAAAGTCGTATTCTTTGTTGCGAAGCTTAGACACTGCCATAGTTGCTTCGGTACGGCTAGTGTCGTGATCAATCAGCCACTTTAGTTCGGTACCTTCCTTGAGCGGTGTGACCAAGTCCATATCTTGAATTAGCCATGCCAACGAGGCGGATTCATCACGAATGAATTTGTCAGAACACAAACGAAAAGCCAACGCTTCCATGTCATCATCAATTTCTATGATGAAAGAGCCTTCCAGGATTTCATCATTACATGCGCGGCCGATTGCATGAAGAGTATGCCGGGGATATTTGGTTGTGGCATGATACCAATTATATTGGCTGAAGATACGGAAACTACTCGCATACTCACCAATCAGATTGATATCATACGCTTTGTTGACGTCGTATTCTTTACCGCGCTTGTAAACGAAGGTGTACATTTATTTGAATATTGTTTTTCTTATTATGGAATTGTACTCATCCGCCAACGCCATACTCTCACCAACCATTTCCATAAAATAGGTGAGTATGTCTGCTTCATCCAGCTGAAGCGTTGCTTCTGAAGCGCCGCACTCACTTACAATTTTCATATTGTGAGTTTTGGCTATTTTCATCATAAACCCGTTTCTCGTCAAGCAGTAGCTCATTAGAATTTTCACTCGACGATTACGGCATACAACCATTGCGCGTTCAAACAACTCGGTACCAAGACCTTTGCCACGGTGCCCTTCTTCAACACTTAGACCAATCTCGGCACGTTCTGCGAAGAATGAATGTGCGTCCCCTAGGAACGCAATCTCGCAAGCGGCAACAACATTATGATACTCGTCAAACGCTGCCAATACAAGACGCTGAATGCCATCTTTAGTATTGACATGGTTTAAAATCGCATCATCGGTTTGCTGACACCCAAAACGAAGATAGCGATCATCTGCATTTAATCTACACAAATGATCGCTATAATGTTTGAGCTCATGTGCATAGAGCCTTCTTATAGTATTCATCGTAATTCTCAGGTAATGCTTACCGCTGAGAGTAGGCGGCTATCTGTTGCTGGCCTTTTGTTGGATTATGCGCCACCAACTCCCTATTTGGTGGGGTTCCCAACGTGTCCACTAGCAGCGCTCACTCCGCTAGTATCCAGCGCGACTGCCTTTTTAGACTGCGAGCAATGCAGTAATGCTACGGCTACTAACCACTGATCATGTGGTGGAAACAAGGTGACAGCTTGCTTCCGTTAAGTCGCTTTATCGCCATAACACCGAGTAAATGTCTAGCCGCAATCTATGCAGCGCGTTCCATGGTTTGGCGTGGGCGGCCGAAACCAAGGGGATGAACGCTAGGTCACTGGGACCAAAGACCTTATGGTTTACTCTCGTGCTCCGCCCCTTATATGACGGAATACACTTGCCATATTAGTTGCGCCTTTGTTTCGGCGCGTCGTCTACATCACAGACTCTATTCTATACAACTGGCAACCTACGTCAAGCTTACTTTTTAGAACGTGAGTTATAGATGGCAAACTTAGACAGCTTCTGGCGAATCGAGACTTTGTTCTTGTTGGCTTCTTTACGCTCAGCTTTCACTTCATCTTTAATTGAATCATGAGTGGCGGTGAAGTCAACTGCCATTTGCTTCACGGTTTTCTTGAACTCATCTGTCACAAGATCACCATACGAATTGAATGCGTTTTCAAAACGATCAAGTTCGCGTTTCAGAGAAGCAAGACGCTTCAACTTTCGCTTCTGTTCAAGTTTCTCTTTTTCCTTGTCTTCTGACTTGGACAGGATTTCGAAGATGGCTTGCGTTGACATGCGATCGTAATCAATGTCCTTGAACACATAACGCAATTGTGATTCGTAGCTTGACCAGTAGTATGAATAACCACGGGTGGTTTGTTGATTTATCTTGAAATTGCCACCAGCATTTACAATAGCCATCAATGCTTCAGCTTCTTTATCGTCGGAGACTTCAAAGATCATCGCATCTTTCATTTCATTTTCGATTGACTCGCACAGCTTGGCAAACTTATGTCGCTGACCATCTTCCCAGATGCAATGATATGTGCTAGTTGGTGCAAGCTTCTTGAACTTTTCAAAGTCAAAACGCTTTTTCAGCTCAGGGTAATTCCAGTTGGAAAGATCGCCGCGTTCCGGCAGGAAAACAAACAAATGCATTTTCTAATTATTATTTTCAGCATGTTATAGCCCAGGTCTTGGCCTGGGCACCCATCAGTTTTGCACTTGAGGGAAGAACTTCGGTACCAACGTGATCGGTACAAACGGCTCAATCAACTTGAAACCGTGCGCCGCAATGCAGGCGTTACTGTGAAAGGGCTTTGCACCCTTCTCACGATCGATACTCCACGTGATGTGGAAAGTACCATTATCAGGTCGATACAGCACGCCATCAACACGGACAACCAAGCATTGCACGCGATTATCGTCACAGGACACGCCTACAACTTCACCACGCGTCTCGGTCGGGAGCGGATAGTCCGCAGTGACGCCCGCTTTGAGCGTCACGTGGTGAGCTATTACGTCAGTATAAACAGGAGGGATGAGTTCCAGCAATTTATCGCGGTCGTAAGCTGGTAATTCCCATCCAACGTAACCACGTTGGGGTTTATCAGCCGTTACCGTTTGATCCATTGCTTCTCCCATTCACATTGAAGTCCGCGTCATACAACCCCATCTCTTGATTGATGGCAGTCATCTCTTTCAGCGGTGTATAGTCTTGCACAGCCAAGTGAGCATTGTCAAGGTCTTCTTGCGAACGGCAGTACACAACTGGCTGGATCTTATCGCCAGTCACTTCTTCGATGATCTTGGCGATGATACCCCAGTCACCGTTAGCCAAACCTGCACCAATCAAGGGCAGACCAACTTCCATTGGTCCCACACTTAGGTATTCATCCAGCGCTTTGATCGTGTTTTCAAAAGCCTCACGAATGCCGAGGTATTTGACGTACACTACGTTCGGATCACGACCGTAGAACTCTTGCGTGATTGCGTTTAGCACGAGACGATCACCGCCAGAAATTGTATCTTTGCCAAGAGCAGATACAACTTCACCAACTTTCAGACCATTAAGTTGGTGATATTTGACGTAAGCTTCGTAAGCAAATGGGCAACGAACACGCATAGTTGCCGCAACGCCTGAGCCCATCACACCTTGAGCATTACAGCCATGCATGATTGCAAGCCCAGAATGCTCGAACAAGTCTCCGATTCTGTATTCAATTTTCATTTGATGAGTTTCCCAATAGATGGTATCAATGCGATATAGTCAGCTTCTTCGTAGCATCCCACGGTTTCGACCGCATCCTCATTGACGAATTCGTTGCCGATCATTATAGCACTACTTAGGTTTCGTACACGAATGAGTCCATGCACAACCCTGCCCGATTTTAGGTAGGCGATTGCAAACTGTTTGTTTGAATACTCCGCAAAATTGCAAGCGGTGACTAAGGCGCTGTCGCGGGCCATATTATAGGCAGGTTAATTTGAATTGAACTGCTTCTGCATCTGACACGTTTTCAAGTACAGTCAGAAATTCGAAACAATGAGTATCTTCGTAGAAGATCAAAGCAGATAGAAACCGCCAATCACCACCAGTCGCAACACCCATCTCGCTGTAATATCGACCAGCTTCCATTTCGACAGTGTCAACTGCCAGTATTTCTTGCTGCAAAGTAATGAACGTATCGATATACCCAGTTGAGTCTTTCATTAAGACATTGGGTATGTTAATCGTAGAACGAATGGCCTCAGATGTACTCACGTTTTCTGACAACCAATCAACACAATTCATGAAATATGCATACCAATCCGCCCATGATGCTTCAACACCACAGATCACTTTCAAAGATGCCATTGCATTCACAACTCTAGTTCAAGAATGCAACATTGTAACATAGAACTGGCAACCTAACTGACACTCAAAACCATTTCAGTTGCCACATAGTCATCAGGCATAACTGCCAATACCCACCAATAATGTGCAATCTCAGGGCATAGGCTTTTGTCATCAGGTGCAGTATAAATCTCTGCGCTCTCGGCTAGATATAAATCCATGCCAGAATTCCGAAATCCCAAATGAAATATCGTTACACCATTCAATGCACTATCTGAAAGATCTACGTGTTCAGATATTGTTTCTGCTATTGTTTGACATTCATGCACTGGTTTATTCAGTGTATTTGAATAATACTCATATTCGTAATTGGCATCAATCCATTTGCTATATCCAACAAATGTTTGTCGAGCAACAGTCATGCCAGTAAACTTTTTCTTTACGATAGCCATCTTAGTCTTCAGTCAAACGAAATTGCACGGCAGTAGTAGCATCCGGAAAACCGATATACACTTCACGATGCCATAAATTGTCTTGAGTGTATGACATGTGAAACACAAACCAATCATCACCACATGCAAAAACAGAAGACCAAAGATCATACCGATTAGTATACAAATCTGGTAGATGCTTTTGAATCAACGCCTCCAACCTGTCCCATTCATTGCTGCTAAAGGTATGAACTCTACAGTCAAATTCAGCACGTTCACGAACCGAACCAGCAGTCGCTTCTAACCATTCAATAGCATCTCGAACGTATTGATAACTCTCGTAATGATGGAACTCACGGTGCAGAATTTCGCTCATATCGAACTAGCCACCAATTTCAACTCAAGAGCAATATACTCATCTGGCACATTCAAGAACATTCGTATCCAAGAACCACCAGTCCATTGTGACGAAGTCAGAACAACCACTGAATAACCATGTGTCGAGCAATCAATTGAATGAATGAAGTGAGCTATCTCCCAATCCTTTTTCTTTAGACCAACATTGGTAAGAACCCTAACCAATGACGAATCAAGATTTTTCGAGACCAAAACATTATGGTCTTGAATAAAATGGCATCCTTCGTTACCAGTTTGTTCTTTATGTTTATGATATAACCACCCACGAACTCGTTGGTAATACCCCTTGCCAGATGGATGGTTCTCACCCATAGGATAGTGCAATTCAAATATCATTTCATCATTTCCATAATCAACGATTATTCATGGAGGTTATTCACTATGTCGCCCCTTCGTGGGCTCTGATGGATAGCATTGAAACCCAGGTAGAAGGCCTCAATAATCGCAGTCGTCATCTGGTTCATAATTTGCAAATGCTAACTTAGCCTGCACTGCTAACGTATCATCTTCAATGAACACGTAGACGGTACGATTGTGTATCTCGTAGAAATCATATGATTTGGAGGCGTCCTCATCCGGAATCATAGATCGCACCAGCGCCCATCCATCACCAACTTGTATGCAAAACGACGCGGGTGGTTTACCAGGGCCCATCAAGTGTCCATAGTAGATCAACCCTTCTTCGCGAGCTCTATTACCATGGTGGCTGTAATCTGACTTCAGAAGCAACTTCTGGGGACTAACATTGTTGCACAGCCATTTATTCACGTCGCTTGCTGTGAGCATAAGCTTCCACGCAGTTTTGGCTTGAATTTCAAATCTGTTCATCTATTCTGTCCATCCATACCAATTTGCATTCCACCGCAATCACATCATCAGGAATATGAATGAAAATCTGATGCAAATGCTTTATTCTGTGACCTTTAGGCAACGTTAGGTCGATATCAAAATGTGAAGTCTCGATAATGTAATAGCCAAATCTCGTGCTCTTGACCCACTGAAATGTGCTGATGTTCCCAAGATCCAGATTGAACCGATTGATAACTGATTCCATTCGGTCTTTACTGGCAGTATAGAAAATGTCATATTCCTGGAAGTCAGGAATGTTGCCATATTTTCTCGCTTGTTCCTCAATATCAACTTCCATGAAGTAACGATCACGTAGCCATTCTTTTATTTCTTGATAGCGCTTTATACTAACGCGGCCATCATCGTAGTTGATCGTAATCATGAATACATTAACCTGCATTGAACAGCCAAAGACGGATCAGCAATGAAAACTTCAGTCTTGTATATAAGCTGTTCCGTCATATCAACACTTGATATCACGCAAATCATCCACTGATCACCCGCGACTACGTCGATTCTACCAAGCTTGAGTGGCAACGACGGCAAAGGCATACCTGTATGGTGTCTATAAATTTTGCTGGCTTCCACGTAATCAGATGCCTTTCGGTGAGAATACACATGATAATCATGCAGGCAATAACCAACATTATCAGTCAACCAACTAAGCAATTCTTGTTTCTTGCTGAACTGATCTTCATACGATTGCTGAATGATTGTGAATTTATTCATGTCAATGACAATCTCATCTGAACCTGAATTACATCACTGGCAACGACAAAGATCGAATACGCACTCCCCCGACTATGTAATACTTTGAATACATCCCACTCGTCACCAGAATAAATGGCATATGACTCGACTTCTGGAATGGGTGCCATCCGCACCTTGTCGTGAAACAGCGATTCACAATGCTCCCACGCTAATGGATCATGCGCAGCACGCATAGGACCAACCGCTTTATTCAACTCAATACGCGGTCCAATTTCCTGCTCCAACCAGTCAATAATACCATTCGCAACCGTTACCCATCCACACGGTTCGTGATATAAAAATTCTTGAACACTCATGAAAATAACAACCTGAACGCTACAGCATGAACAACTTCATCAATCTGAACATGAAGACTGTACGAATGCTTGGTCTCATAGAACGAACCACACACCCAGATTGACCATCCAGGACCACTCTCAACTTCAACTACATCAGGTCGATAACTCAATTTGAGTGTGGACTCAGCACGGCCATTTAGTCTCTGAGTAGCAAGCGCATATTGAGAATCACCACGATTGGATAGAACGCCATGAGAACAACTAACATTCTCCATCACCCAATACCGCATAGCGTCAATACGTTCTATTAACCATTCAACATTGTATTGCTCAGACCAATAATCAATCTGCATCTCACCACCTCAAAATAACAACGCACACTGAACAGCTATTAACGGATCAGCAATAGCTACGTCAATGATAGAAAACCCTTCCCGATCACCATGAGAATAGAACACAGAACCAGCTAAACACCACTCCAAACCTCGAACCACTTCGAATCGATAATTCTTGCTAACATACTTCCTGATACAAGACCTACGACCAAATACTTCCTCATAGACTTCAAAGATACGGTGCCATGCTCTATGAGCACTATCATCAGTCTCGTATATGACACTGGCGTACTGTGAAAGGCCAATAATCGTATTCAACCAATTTTCCATCTGATCACACTGGAGATTGTATTGGCCTATAGGAACAACTCTCGTAAATGTTTCCATCTCTTCTTCTCTATCGCCAATTCTTCAACGAATAATTCATGAAGGTTATGATCGATGGCTGCGCCTTTATGGACGATGTGGAACCCAGGCAGAAGTCATTGATTTTCCCACTCGAAAACCAATTTGAATTCGACTGCTACGGCTGTGTCCTTGATATCGATTACGATGAAGTCATCCCAGTTGTCTGTTTCATATGCAATTTGCGCAACAAAGAATTCATCACCATAACTGTAATGGTTGATATACGCGAGTTCATTTGCAAATGCCTTATGCTCATCTGGCAACTGCCATCCAAATGATTCTGCAAATTCATATACACTGCGCAGTTCTTCCTTTTGTGAATCCAGATCGTATTCTTTGAAGATTAAGTCATCAAGCGTTATTTCAAATTTGGTTGCGAGCCAATCACGAACTTTGTAAACACGTTCTAATATGTCATCGGCACGACTGCCGTTCGTGTAATCAATGATCCGATTCACGTTGCTGCCTCGCGATTGTTTCCAGATAGTTGATCTTCCAGTGAGCATGCTTCACGGCGTCAACCACAGAGGGATGGTTAGCTTGGTCTATGAAAAGAGGGTCGGTGTGTAGCTCGTCTAGCCAAGCTCGCCAATCGTCTATATTGCAGCTATCTTCAGGGGCGCGTGTGATGATATTCATATGAATCTTCCAGCCATAGAAATGGCACCTTTGTTTGGTGCCAGTTTAACATGTGTGTCTGGAAGAGTTGTTGGCTTATTGCCACTCTTCCAAGTGGTCTTCTTGCCATTCGTGCATGATGAGTTTGAAGAATACCGCTAGATTTTCATCTGTGAAGTGAAAATACGAATAATACATTGAAGTGCTGCGAGCGTGCCAGTCAATGGTTATCTCGAACCGCTCCTCATACTGCCACCCAGGCCCGCCCGTGTAACGAATATGCTCGTACAGACCGACCTCTTTGATCTTATATTCGGGAAGGTCCAGATAAGAATGAGTGCATAGCCGTTCGACTTTAGTGTAGCCATCAGGCTTCTGCACATACTTGAACAGCCGATACTTCGTTTCGCTTGGTACTCCGGTCTGCTCTTCGAGCCAAGCGATCAGGTGTTTCATATGCCAATGTGACGGGTGATCGACGCTGTGATAGTCAATGTCAATCATGACTGGCCTCTGTTGAAAAGTGCCAGTCTAGCACATTATGCCAATTTGGCATGCACTTCCCGCGTGAGCGCTTGGATGCTTTCGGTGAGTGTTTTTACCGTCTGGGTCAGCTCTGTATTCTGCTTCAACAGGTCCATCATCTCACTCTGCAACTTGATGTTCTGTTGTGCCAATTCTTCACGATGCTGTGCGTCAGCATCAGCATGAGCTTTGTCACGGTCTGACTGGCGAGTTTGTGCCAACAGGATGAGCGGTGCTGCATAAGCTGATTGCAGACTGAATGCTAGGTTCAACAAGATGAATGGATAAGGGTCGAACTTGACGACCCCTAATACGTTGAGTATCACCCAGAACAGCACGATTAGAGTCTGCGTGATGAGGAAAGTTGGTGTTCCGAAGAAACGGGCGAATGCTTCAGCTTTCAGCGCAAACCAGTCGTCACCAAATACTGATGACAGATGCAAGTGTGGAAGATGGAAACGGAAATGGTGTTTGTCAGACATGGTGGTCCCCTGTTCATTTACCACTATTTATGGCAGATGAACAGGGGATTAAAACTTCAACAACTTAGAACACTTTGCGCATGGCGATTGCACGGTCAAACGTGCTGTCTTGCGTGCCATCCGCGTACATTACGACGAGCTTACGGCCAATTTTGCCTTTTTCGTCGTTCCAAACTTGCTCCTTTACGAGCATGACTGCAATGTTCCCGCGGACGTCGTTTTTCTTGTAGAATACTTGGTTGATCTTGTAGCCATTCGACTCGAGTTGCGAGATTTTGTTGGCTTGCTTGTCGGTCATTTGCGTGAGCAAACGGTCGTATTTTGCGTTGTTACGTGCAATACGTTCGCGGCGACGTTGCATTTCTGCGCGAGCAATTTCCATCAGCGCAGCATCAAGACCATCCGGGTGATTCAGCAGCATGTCGATGAGTGCTTGCAGTTGACGTTGTTCGCTAACCATTTGCTTCTCCGTGTTATCTACCATGTATCACATTCTACATTCATATGGCAGGCAGTCAACACTTTTCACATGGTGCTGATAATTAATTTTGCTGCGACTGCGAGTGAATCGTCCTCAATGTGTAGCTCGTAGAAGCTCCAATTTGCTTCATACGTGTCACGCCGAATCAAGCGCCATGAATTGGCAATCAAATGCACTTCCGAATACCACGCTTGTAGTTCGTTCGGAACTGAAGTCAAGGGTATAGGCTGACGTCCTTCATGAATTAATTTCATGAATCCGAACGGTTCATCCGACGCGCCAAATCGATAGATGGTATCATTTTGTGGATCGTATTCGTCCAGCATCGAATACAGTTTGTTGGACATCTCCGCGTCCATGCTGCCAATTTTGATAATGTTCATGGCATGTTCAACCTGAATAGAACAGCCTCGGCATCATCGTTAAAAACCATCTTTGCTCCGTGTGCTATGTGCGTTGTTGACGTAATCGATGCATTTTTCTTCTCTTTAATGTGCTCGATGGTTTTTATGTACGTGATATTGTCACCAACAATTTTGAGTTCGTAGAAGTAATGGCCCTCATCATAATTAATCAAGCGCTCATCGATTGGTAACAGCGTTGATGACTTAATTATCGTACTTCTGTACCCAAAGTCGTCAATCTCGAAAAGCGTGTGAGTGGTCTCACAGCTAGTAGAATTGTTCTTGATCCACTCTTTGGCGAAATGATGACGCTTCATGACGTCACGTGCCAAGCCAGTTGTTGGTATTTCGTATTCAATCACAAAACATCTCCAACTTCAACTGAACGGCATCGTTCACATGCGTATCATGAAAAATAACACTGATTTCGTAAAACCCAAGATAATCGACTTTGGCGAGATACCATTCTCGGCAACGCAAAACATCGATACGACGCATCATCCAATGGCGCATTGCGATATCCCATTCATTGAAACCATCTGGCACCAAACGTAAGTATTCACTTACAAAATGATTCATGTTATTGTAATCCTTGTAGTCAGGCAGCAGTACAACATCATGTTTGCTGTCTGTCATACCAGAATTCGTCATGAGCCATGATGTTACTTCATCATAGAAGTGCATGCGTTCAACTGGGCCAGTGAACATCTTCCGTATCGCTTTCATAGCGTGCTGAGCTCTAGTATTGTCATTTTTCTACCATAGACTGCGCCGGTGTCGATATAAAGCATATTGCCAAGTGCCAATACGTCGGTAACAGGAGTATGGCCTACAATCATCTTGTACAGTCCTGCAACTGGCGTGTCATCCTTATACTGAATTCTAGCACGATCCCACATACAAAACTCAGCATTGTCCTTGGTGCAAACACCAGATTGAAGTTCAGTAGCAAACGCGTCCCAGTCATTATACGGGCAGTCAGCGTGGACAATGCCGATCATGCCCTTGTCTGTTTGTATTTGCATTGCGACAGGAAGCTGTTCCAGCTTCTTTGCGATGCGTTCGCGCGTGTTCTTATCTGAACGAATGAACCAGCCACCACCATTCGACTTGTAAAGGTTCACATTGCATCGACCCTTTGCGTAGTCGATTGCCATTTGGTCGTGATTGCCACGCACGGCATGGAACCACGGTTCATCTAAAATGGTCTCCACATATTCGTTCTGTGGTCCACGATCAACCAAATCACCGACTGAAAATAGCCGATCGTTTTCAACATTGAAGTTGATATTTTTCAGGTGTGCGAGCAATAGGTTATAGCAGCCGTGAATGTCACCGACCACATAATCCCTGCCCTTTTCATTCTTCTCGTAATACTTGAACATGGTTGAGCCTTCTATTTTTATTGTTGTGCCCCGTCTCAGTAACCAATACTTGATGCGAGGAAACCTATTTAGAATTCGTTTGTATGATTTCCACATTTTGTACTTCCAATGGCACGAAGCCTGATACTAAACGTATCAGGCTTATGGCAGCAAATAAAGCTGGTTATGCTTGCTTTGCTTCCATCTGGCGCGCGTATTGCTGAAGCTTAGTACCCTTCAGCATACTGACCGGGTAGCGGAGCAAGAACCACCAGAATACGAGCAAGTTAGGTCGTTTCTTGAGGTCGATGGAATAACCATCTTCATCAATGAAGATCCAGTTGCCGTAGATTGCAACTGCTGCGATTGCGATGAAAAACAGAGATAGCAGAATGCTGAATACTTCCAAATGAACCTCCTACACGACAATGTGACGGACGATGCGGTAATGATTCCAGGCACATTCACCCACCAGCTCTTTGCCGCCAGTGACAACTGCCATCGCTTGGCTGAACCAGCAGTCGCGTATCTGGTTGACCGTCATCGATTCCATGCCAAAACTGGCAAGATGCGCCGCGTTGGTTTTGAGAAACGTTTCAACCTTCTGTGCCTCGACTTGCGACAAGATGCAGAAGCGTTGATACCCGTCCTTTACGATCGTGACTACTGTGACGTCCTGCATTACATCAGCCCTCGGATGCTTGCGGCACGGAGGCGGTCGAGCCGGTCCATCGCCCGCAGTACCGTACAACCAGCAGCAATAACAGCCGCGTCGTGCAGATCTGGATTCGCACCGGCCGTCATCACAACCCCTAAGTCAACGAGGTTGCTGAGAAACGACAGGTACGAGATGTCGTCCATCATTTGTTGATCGAGGTTATCCATTCGGTTCTCCTGTTGTCTACCATATTCACATGGTAGCTTCAACTGGCAAATGAATCAAGCCTTGCTGTCATCCTCGACCATATCAAGCACGCGTTTGATTGCTGATGGTGTAACTGGCTTAGTCAGATGGTCATCGAAACCTGTGCTCAGCGAGCGCTGTCTCGCTTCTTCGCCACCAAAACCTGTCATTGCTGATATAACTGTGTGCGCAAGCTCGGGCATGTTTTTCAAGTACTCACGCACTTGAAAACCGTCTAAACCCGGCATAGCCAAGTCTAACAGAACTATGTCAGGTATAAAGGCTTTTGCGACAGCAATAGCAGTCCTGCCATCATATACAGCCCGCGTCTCATGCCCCATCATACCCAAGTAAAGAGCCATGCTGTCAGCCGAGTCCTTGCTGTCATCGACAACTAAGACCTTGTAGACAGGATGCTCTGAGACCTTACCGTTGCTATCTACAAAGGGGCCAGCAGCTTTTGGAATGTACTTAGGTAAGCGGATAGTGAACGTACTACCACGGCCCCTGCCAGGGCTCATTGCGTCAATAGCACCACCATGCATTTCAACTAGCGATCGGCACAACGTAAGACCAATCCCCAGACCACTTTCACTTGGATTGATCTGAGCGTCTTCTTGCACGAATAGGTTGAATATTTCTTTCAACGCATCGACAGTCATACCACGCCCGTTATCAGTCACTTTGATGATAATACTACGCTCATCATCGTGTACAGTCAGGATGATATGACCCCCGTTTGCGGTGAATTTGCTTGCATTATTGAGCAAATTGCTGATAACCTGAACCAATCGCGTCAGGTCACCATTAACAATGAAGTCACGCTCAGGCACGTCAACGTCGAATTGCTGTCCTTTTGCGCTAAAGTAATGACGTGTGGATTCGACGCTTCGTGCAACAGCTTCACGCACGTCAAGCACCTTGCGGTTCAACGTAATTTTGCCGGTAGTGATGCGACCTACATCAAGCAAATCATCGACCAATCGCGTCATGTGCGAGAGTTGACGGTCGATTATATCACGACAGTTTCGAGTCGTTTGAGACAACGACGGCTCGATTTGCATGATACTGATTGCATTACGTATTGGTGCTAAGGGGTTGCGCAGCTCGTGCGCGAGCATGGCGAGAAACTCGTTCATGCGAGCACCAGAAGCCTCGAGCTCTTCGAGGCGTTTTCGCTCACTCATGTCGCGTTCGATCTTCGCATAGCCCACCAACTCACGCTGGGAGTTGTGAATGGCGGTTATTGTTATCCCGGCCCAGAACATGGTACCATCACTTCTGACGCGCCACCCCTCGTCAGTAAAATAGCCCGTTTCAGCGGCTATTTTCAATTCATGTTCGGGCCACCCATCTTTTACATCGGTACTAGTGAAGAAAACTGAGAAATGCTTGCCGATAATCTCATCGGAGGTGTAACCGTTAATCTTCTGAGCACCGGCATTCCACGATGACACTATGCCATCAGCATCTAGCATGAAGATTGCATACTCTTCAACAGTTTCCACAAGTAACCGATAACGATCTTCTAACGGTACTTGCATAACTTCTTGATTTACTTCAGTGGGCGAGTTCTCGCGCTTGTCGGGAATCTCCATCAGAGGCCCTCAGTAGCTATTCTTTTACAAAATAACACCGAATGCATTTTAACAGCGTACCAAATGAGTGTGCCTTGCGTAACACTTAGCAACAAAAAGCACGGTTATGCGTCCTGCTTAATGGAGTAGATGTGCTCAGTGAACAAGAGCTTGAGTTGCACCGCAACAGCAAAATCATCTATGGTAAAAGCGGTGAACAACGGTTCGAGATCCTGGTTTGTATCGCCAACCTCGTACCTATACCACCCTTTTCCTTTGTACTCCTTAATTACTGACCAACCATAATCAAGTGCGCCATATTCCTCTTTCATCAGCTCACGATTGAAATGATTATTGAGTGCGCGGTAGACGGCTTTGTCAGTATGTTCGTATTCTAATGCATAACTGGTGAAAATAACGGTGTTTCCAACCATGTATTTCAAGGTACGCTCGTGCGTTTCCGGGCTAATTGACGATATTAGCCATTGCATGATTTCATCGACTACTTCATAGCTGCTGAAGCCGTCTATAATGATTTGATATGCCATTTACATGAAACGTAACTTGAAATCCACAGCCATAGTGTCATCGTCAATATGAATGGTGAGACGGCGATGAACAGTGGCAGTGAATATTTTGTCCTTTGAACTTGGACCCTTATTCACATAGCAGTTGACCCCCAGGTTTTCGAACGACCACTTCTTGCCCTTATACGTGACTGTTTCACCAACATATACCGCTGTAGCATAGCTAGGCACCTGATCAAGTAGATCGTACAACGTCTTGTATTCTACTGTGTCAGTAGCGCTGGAGACATAATACTTCTTGTAGTCGAAGAACGGACCGTGATTCAATTGAAGCCACTCTTCAATGTCCTCAATCAGGTTTTCTGTTCGATCTAAGTCTGCACCGTCAAGTTGGAAAGTATGGCCCATAAGTAACCTGGCTCAATGTTAATTTTAGTTCTATGGCTAGGTACTTATCTTCCACTTCTAGAACGTGACTTGCGATAATGTTTTCGCCATCGATCGAATGCTCATATCGATAGTCCATGCACCAGCCATCTCCACTATAGCGCAATGCACGGTAAAAACAATTTACACCACGTTTTTGTGCTTCATTCCTGACCAGTACGACCTTTCGAGTAAAATCAAAATCACAAGCAGGCACGAAAGGCTTTCCATCAATCAGCCACAAACGCTCGCGCCTGAGTTCAGGAAAGCCTTTCTTAGTGAACCAGTCTATGATTTCGAAAAACTGGTCGCCTTCGAAATCACATGAGAAGCCTAGCGTATGCATCGATAATGCAGCGGAAGATGATACGCTACCACGCGTTCAAGCAGCGATTGTTTGGAGTCAGGCGTGTTGGCAACTGAATGATTCCAGATCCAAGCACCATTCACTGCGAGGTTCATGGTCGCGATGGTGCGGTTTTTGACTACCACACGCAGGTAGGGCTTCTCTGTGCTCTTGGTGAGGCTCTGGACAAACCCGCGACGTGCGATTTGCATGGACAGCTCATGCGGCTTGCATCGTTCCGTGCCATGCTCGATGGCCGGAATCACTTGCACGTCAAGCTCACCAATTTTGAATGTTTCGGGTTTCATCATGTCCCCGCAAATAATGTTTCACTTAGTGTAACACCATCTGAACGGGGATGCTAGTTAAGCATGAACGCTGTGGCGAACGTCGGCAATCTTGCGCCGTGCTGGGCGTTCGGCTGATCCGACACCATCAACAGCGTCTCGTGCTCGCTTCGTGTTTTGCGCAAGTGCATCAGCGTACTTCATCATCTTGCGATACACAGGCGATTGCTTTGCTTGTTCATCCGGCACAAGCAGAATGGGACGATACTCTTCGACTAGCTTTTGCCAGCCAATGCTTTTCTTCATGCCCTTCGCACCAAGCGAAATATGCCGATCACGAATCGCGTACTTCACGACCGCAAGCGTCATTTCGACAGGCAAGTTTTCACTAGTCCACTCGACAAAGTTGTCGAAGTAGCGCACAAATTCATCAGCTTCTACCTTGCCCTGTTCTGAACGCAGTAGCTCAACCATAATGAGCGCGCTTTTCAGACCATCCAGCCGGCGAATACGCATGCCCGTCTTCAGTGTGTCCATAAGACGGTCGTTGAACGAGTACCCCTCAGGCCGATGAGGAGAAGCACCATTTACTAAAATGTTGAAGCAGTGATCGATAATCATCTCAAGTTGCGCAGCTACGCGCGTTCCTCGTGTAATTAGCGAATTCCTTCCGCGTTACGTTGCCTTCGCGTTGCATGCAACTGTACAGACGTTTCATTAACTGTGCAATGCAACAAATGAGCTAAAACCTTCGTCCTGCTTTAGTATTACAAATCTGCAAGCGTTTGCGAGCCGACCACTTTTGGCGAAAAAAGCCTTTAAAATCAAGCACTTATGATCCAAATGATCCTTGAATCAACTTCTTGATCTTTGTACGCCTATACAGTGTTGCTAGAACCATACGAATTTGCTACGTTTTGTAACTGGTTCACCAACTTGCTGAAAACTGTGTGCCTTATGCGAACTGTAAGCTTACCGCTCATTTGATATGTGTGCGCTACCGCACATAACTTCAAGAGTTGCTACCATACAACATTACACGATTTGCTTTACGATTCAGCATGCTTCCGCCAGTCAGCAAAAGAGCCCCAAGCGGGGCTCTAGCTGTTCTAGCTACCTACCTAGCTTAGACGCTTGTCTTAGCCTTGGCGATATCGTAAAATTTTATGCGATTGACACGGCCGTACTTTGTAACAGCACCCTTCAGTGCAAGATTGGTGATGTGCTCGTTTACTGTGTGTGCCTTGACGCCCAGAACTTCGGCGATTTTCGCTTGTGTTGGAGCACGACGCGATGAACGTTGCAAGTCGCGCATCGTGCGCAGAACTTCTGATTGACGTGCGGTGAGTGTTGCCTTTGCCATAATGATTCCTTTATTGTTGTAATTGTTTAAATGAACTACTTTCGGAACTCTGCTATTTGTTAATGTTCCGCAATAGTGCCATTTTGCAACCACAAAGAAATCACGTCAAAATTAATTTATGACATGGCGACAAGTTTTTTCAGCATCAAGCCTTCAAGATAATCTGTTTCAACTTATCGAACTTCCTTACCATCTCGGCAAAAATACCAGCGCATCTGGGTGAACGCATATGGACGATATTCTAGCGTGTTACGGTAACCCAGTTCATCAACACCGAGATCGACTACTGTGGGCATATCCTTCTCACCCTTACGCTTCTTGCTCATCCTCAGCTCCAACAAATACACCGTTCACATATTCGTAGATGACTGGCATAGAATTCTTCGCGTCAAGGAACGGCATTTTTACAGCAGAACCAACTGCGATATGTGACATGAGCGCACGCATCACATAAAAGTGATTGACGCACAGCACGTTCTTGTCTTCTTCAAGATAAGGAACAATCAGTTGGTCAAACAGCGCCGAAGCTCGGTCGTACACTTGCTGTTGTGTTTCACCCAGAGCTGGATCACCAGGTACTGTATCCAGATGATCGTCCCAGCCTTGAATGACGCCACCACCATACATTTCCTTCAATGTACTTGATGGCACGTACTTTGTGAATCCGTATTGGCGTTCACGGAAGTCGTGAAACTGATGCAATTCAATTGGTGGGTGATTGGCACCACTCAGAAATGTCGCAGCAGTCAGGAAGGTGCGTGGATACGTTGAGCAGCAAGCGTAATCGAACACGATGCCGTGCTGCTGAAAGTCGATACCTGCTTGAATCGTGTCATGCAACCCTTTCTGGGTTAGAAAGTTAGCTTCGTTTGGTGCAGAACGATGGGCTTTTGCATTCGTGTAGCTTTGCCCGTGACGCATGAGAACTAGTTTTGCCATATGTATTCCTTTTTATGTGGCAAGTATAAAGCCATTCTGCATACGAATGCAACATTCATAAAGAAAGGCACGGTTTACGTGCCTTTCATTAAAGCATAAAAAGCGGGTATGCCTTGGCTTGGAGGAGTGAAACAGGCACACCCCGAACGGATGACTCGAGTATCATCCGGAGGAGACGTGGTTAGTGACCCTTAAAAATATTAGGGTCAGCCATTCGATAACCTGATTGCGTAGCGCCCTGTGTACTGGGGCCGTATCCTGTTTGATCTATCGGCGCAGTCTGCGAAGGCTGCGGCGGCGTGGTTGTTTTGGTGGCGATCGGCGGAGAATAATCATTCTCATGATCACCTTGTTCTGCGAGTGCGGGAACTGCTACCAATGCTGCCACCAAGAGGACGTATTTCATATGCCCTCCATTTAAGTACAGTTGGGATTCGTTCCGCTATCGAAACGAGACGTAAACGATGGTGAACCGGTCCTTAAAAATGTAGGCTGGTTTAGTTTAGTGCGTTGCAGGGATTATGCAAGGTAAATTTTGCGCATTACAACATATCAGCAAAATTTACTTTTGCTTGTAGAGCCAGCGGTTCATCTCCGATGTGAATTGTGCATAAATATTCAAAATAGGAGACGGCCATGCCTACAATGTCAAGCGGCAACATCACACCGGGTACGGGAAAGATCACATTCCCGGACAACAATACACCAACTTCAATCTCGGATTCATCCACTAGCGAATCAGGAACAGATGCATCTGGAAATGCATCCGGAGGGAATGGTTCCGGCTCATTTATCAAAAGCGTAACTGGCCACAACATTTCTATCAACAACAGTAGTGCGGTTGGGATTTTGCAGGGTGTGACGACTGGTGAAGATATCAACTTTGCATTCAAGGCAATTATACCAGGTGATGGTATTCAACTTGCCTCTGATGGCCAGTCAATCACAATTACAGCGACTCACACCGACGATACGTTGGCGCGTGTTGCTTACACTGGTTCATATCAAGATCTGATCGATCTACCAAATCTTGCGAAAGTCGCAACGTCAGGCAACTATCTCGATCTGATTAACCAACCACAATTGTCAACCGTTGCATTCACTGGTCGGTATACAGATTTGTTGAATCTCCCAACAATTCTGCCACAAGTGAATTCAGACTGGCTCGCGACAACAGGCACAGCCCAAATCCTCAATAAGCCGATCTTGGCTGCGGTTGCCACATCAGGTGCATACAATGATTTGACTGGCCGCCCAAACCTGGCCACCGTTGCAACCACTGGCTCCTATAACGATCTTAGCGATACGCCGCCAATTATTCCACAAGTAAACTCAGACTGGAATGCAACAACAGGTATTGCGAAAATCCTTAACAAACCAAACCTGGCTACGGTTGCAACCACTGGTTCTTATGCCGATCTAACAAACACACCAGCTCCATACGAACTGCCTATCGCATCAACCACTCAACTGGGTGGCGTGATGCTGAGCAATCAATTTGCGGTCGATGAGACTGGCGTCATCACGATTGCTGCTGGTTTTGGTAGTGTGAAGTCTGTTGCGATGGCAATGCCATCAATCTTCTCAGTACAAGGTTCACCAGTCACATCAACTGGTACTTTGACCGCAGTTCTATTGGGTCAGCCAGCTAATACGGTTTTTGCTGGGCCAGCTTCTGGTTCGGCAGATATTCCAGCATTCCGCCAGTTGACTGGTGCAGATTTGCCTGCCGCAACAAAGACGAGTTTGGGTACTGTTTACGTTCCTGCAAGTTCTGGTTTGACTATTGGTACAGATGGTGCAATTGGCTTCAATGTTAACTCATTGGTAAGCTCAACGACTGGTTACTTCGTTGTTGATTCGCCAGTCTTTAATGGTACTCCAACGGCCGTCAATACGCCAGCGACAAGCGATAATTCAAATGCATTGGCAACAACTGCATTTGTTAAGAGTGCTCTGACTGCATTCAACCTTCCACCAGCAACAGCAACATCTATTGGTGGGGTTATTGTTGCCAACCCAGATTTTTCTGGTTTGACCGTTGATGCAAGTGGTAACTTGGCCGCGAACGTTATTTCGTTCATGGATCGAACTGGCAAAGTCAGGGTGCAAGGCTCTGATCTAGTCAACCCAGGTAATGGTCTTTTCATTGTTGATTCGCCAGTGTTTAATGGCACTCCATCAGCAGTCAACACACCAATTATCACTGACAATTCTGGTAATCTGGCGACTACCGCCTTTGTCCACAATCTGGTTAATGCTTCAGGCGTTGCTACATTCAACGGACGTACGGGCCAAGTAACGTTGGGATGGGGTGATCTTACCCCTCTTGGTGTTGCTCCACTGGACAGCCCAGTGTTCACTGGTAATGCATCAGCAGTAACACAAGCGAATGCTGATAGTTCAACATTGTTGGCAACAACTGCATTCGTGCATAACCTAGTTAATGCTTCTGGTGTTGCTACATTCAATGGCCGTAATGGCGTTGTCACGCTACAAGCTTCAGACTTGGTTGATGGTACTGGGCGATTCCTGCTTCAATCGCCAAACATTGTTGGTACCGCTACTGTAGCAACACCCACAACCGGTGATAATTCTAATGCGATTGCAAACACCGCATTCGTTCAGAACACATTGAACAGTGTGGCCGTTACCAGTGTGGCTGGTAAGACCGGCGCAGTGACGTTGGATTACACCAACATTAGCGGTGCTGCTCCTATCAACAGCCCAGTGTTTACTGGTTTGCCATCAACTGACGGTGTGACGCCATTCCTTCTTGATCAAATCGATCATACTCTAGCAACAACACAATGGGTCTATGAGGCTTTGTCAAGTGCTCAAACAGTTGATGTTCATACTTGGAACCCAATTCCAGCAAAGTATTACAACTCACCAATCTTGAATTTGGTTGGTAACCTTGTAGTAGATACTACGGTGACTTTGCCATCTTCAGGTCGATGGGTAATCGTAAACAACGCGGGGCCAAGCAATCTGACATTGAGCTGTGGTACTGGTCCAACATTGCAGATGGTTCCAGGTGCGTTCTATGACATCGTTGCTGATGGTGGTATCTACATTGCTGGCCAGATGGGTGTAACTCGTCCATTCAATGACAATACCACATATTTGGCGACAACTGAATTTGTGCAAACTGCACTGGGTAATCTGCAGACCGGCGTTACATCATTCAATACACGTACTGGTATCATCGTTCTGCAACCAAGCGACCTGCAGAAAACGGACGGTAGTGGTGACTTCCTATTGGATTCAGCGTCATTCAAGGGTGTTCCAACAGCACCAACAGCCACATTTGGTACGAACACAACGCAAATCGCCACCACACAGTTTGTGACAACTAACTTCGCTCCACTTGCTAGTCCAGCACTGACAGGTGTGCCAACAGCACCTACACCAGCCCGTGGTGATGATTCTACTACGTTGGCGACTACTCACTTCCTGCAACGCTACATGAGCAGTATTGTGACCGTTGACGTCTCCGATGTATCTCATGGAACAACGTTCACATTGACACCAGCGCAGTACGGTACTGAGATCATACAGTTTATTGGTGTGATGACTGCTTCAGTCATCATCAACATGCCAGCTTCTGGCCAGTGGATCATGTACAACAACACTAACGGTGATTTCACCGTTACGTTGTCAAACGGCGGCGGAGCCACATATGTAGTACCGCAGAACGAATCCGCTTCCGTGTTGTCACAAACTGGCCTTGGTATTATCAATAGCAACGTTGCTGGTGCGGTGTTTACGCCTGCTACTGTGTCTACACTCGGTGGCGTTATTGTTCCAAACGGTGGCGGAATCACAGTCGATGCAAATGGTAATATCGGTGTGGCTGCTGGTAGCGCTTCTAATCTTGGTGGTGTAAAGCAAGGTGCTGGCGTAACTATTGCTGCTGATGGTTCATTGAGTGCAAATGTCACAACCGTTGCTGGCCGAACAGGTGACGTGGTCTTGGCTGTCGCTGATGTGACAGGTGCTGCCCCTCTTGCCTCACCCGCGCTAACCGGTACACCAACAGCACCTACGCAAGCTGCAAACGACAATTCGACAAACATTGCCACAACCGCGTTTGTGAAATCTGCTATCAGCGGCGCGTCAGTCACATCATTCAATACTCGTACTGGTGCCATCACTCTACAAGCATCTGACATCACAAGTGCTGGTGGTGCATTGACTGCCTCACCAACATTTACCGGTGCAGTGACGTTGCCCGTTCCACCAACCTATACTGCAAGTGACTTGCATGCGGCAACCACATCATTCGCATACCAGGCAGGTCAGGGTGTTACCCAAGTTTCAATCGCAGGATTGGTTGGTACACAGTCGTTCGCTTTGACACCAGAGCAATATCGTTTCCCTGTTATTGAAATTACTGGGGCTCCAAACGATACAAACGTGGTTGTTACTTTCCCGGCAAGCGGTCATTGGTGGGTATATAGCACAGTCGATACCCGTACTCTTGGTTATTACGTTACAGTCAAGGGCCAAACTAGCACATCATACGCATTGACCGCTGGTCAATGGTATGAATTTGTTGCTGACGGTGCGGCAAATACAGGTCTGCTCTTGGTTAACCAATCTGGTGGTAACGGCATCAACGCTGTCACATCATTCAACGCACGCCAAGGTGCTGTCACATTGACAGCATCAGATGTGAACACCGCATTGACTTACACTGCGGCAAATGCTGCGACAACTGCACCGCTCGCTTCACCTGCATTTACTGGTACGCCAACTGCACCTACAGCAACAGCGGGAACGAACACTACACAAGTAGCAACCACAGCGTTTGTTCAAGCTGCGTTGCCAAATACAAGCATATTTGCACCAAAGGCTTCTCCAACATTCACAGGTGTTGCGACTATCCCTGCGGCAGTTTACGGTGTGACGAGCTTGGGTAATGTGTCAGGTACTGTGACCATGGATTTGACTACATCGTCCCAGTGGACGATGACTATTACTGGTGCAACCACATTTGCGTTCAGCAATCCACCAGCATCAGGCTCATGGGAAGTTGCATATCTGCGTTTGACTAATGCTGGTTCGGCTACGATTACGTGGCCAACATCTACGAAGTTCTCTGCTGGCACTGCACCAACATTGACTGCGGCGGGTGTTGACTTGCTTGGTGTATTCTATGATACCGTAACTTCAACCTACATGATCTTTGTGATTGGCTTGAACATCCAGTAATGAAAAAAGGCGCGAGTGAGAAGTGGCCACAACCCACTCGCGCTTAACATAAAGGACCGGGGAGTCCTTTGAGAGACCAGCAATTACTCTAACAAAAATAGAATGAAAAACAAGAGTTGACACCAGGTTCATTTGATCATAGAATGTGAAACATGGTAGACGACAAAGGAGAAACGAACATGGCAACGACTAATCTGCTCAATAAGGTTCTCGAACGTGCAGCAGCTAAGGGTTACGATCGGTTCGATGCTCTGGTTTTGATCGCAAAGCTTACGGATACGAAGGGACTATATCAAATGGCCAAGCACTGGGGCGTCCTGGTGCAAAATTCGGCAGCTGATTTTGCTTGCGAGTTTTATTCAACATACAATCGCGAGATCGCAGTTCGCTATTGAACGAAAACGTTCTAAACTAAAGGGGAGCATTTGCTCCCCTTTTCGCCACCAGATTCAAATACAGTCATAAATAGTAGGTATTTAATTCTTTGGGATTTTTATGCATAATTCAACTAGTAGCATGCGCCTGCTGATGAAGCTCTGTGAGGCACCTAGCGCAATGAAGAAGGGCGACAAAATACAACCAGATCAGATGGTGGAAGGCGATTTGGTTGAATTGAACGGCAAAACTCTTGTTGTAGTCGCAAAGAAAATGGGTCGAAAGTTCTACGAGATTTCTCTCTCAGAACCAAGCACTGGCAAGACCTTTACTTGGAAGCCATTTATTGGCAAGGATACCCAGCAAAAGCTGATTTTCTTGGGCAAAGCAGCAGATGGTGATATGCAGGCTGGTGTGCAAAAGCGCAACGACCGTGCAGATGCAAAGTACGATCAATTGCGCCAGAACCAGGATGCGCTGGACAAAATGGATCTGAAACCAGGCATGGAAGTCCTGATTAAGTTCCGTCAAGGTAACTACTGGAAGACAGTTGATGGCGTTGACTACAAGTCAGGCCAAGTATCCGTCGTTGATGATCACACACTGAACGCAAACCCAGATCTGTATCGCAATCCACATCGCCAGAAACGAAAGCTGATTCCTGCAAACTTCATTCTTGATAAGCGTGAAGGTTCAGAACACACATCACAACGAGCGGCTGATTACGCTGACAAGTTGGATCAAAACCGTGATCAGGCTGCTATGAAGCGAGAACTGCGTAAACGCATGTGGTAAAACATGATGGGGAGCAAAGCTCCCCATCATTTTGGGCTTGATTTGCAACCAAGTGAATGTAGACCCGCAAACGATTACCACAACAAGTTGAAATTACCCGCCATCACTTTATCGACGGATGCCGACTTGCCACTATTGTGATCCTTCACAATATCATCTTGAAAACGATACGTGCGGATCTTGTCACCACGCATACCAGAACCCGTTTGCGCTTTGCGTTCGGCTGACTGCGCTGCATTGTGCTCCGCAGTAGCTTTACCGTTCAAACGATCGATGATTGCGACCTTTGCTTCATCAAGTGAGTTCTCACGACTACGGCATTGCGCGGTAGCAACGGTGCCTGTTGGAATGTGTGTGATGCGACACGAGTTCTGATGCTTATTGCGGTGTTGGCCCCCTGCACCAGTACCAGAGTACCACTCAATGCGGAAGTCACGCTCGTTCCAGGAGACGCTTGGTGCGTCTTGTGGGTCAATTACGGCTACAGTAACGGTCGAAGTGTGAACACGTCCGCGCCGTTCGGTTGGTGGAACGCGCTGGATTCTATGTCCGCCTGCTTCGTTTATGAGTTGGGAAAGATCGGTGCCTTCTACGGTAATGCTGACACCAGAGTCGCCGTTATCGGCGTATTGAGTGAGTCAGCCGACTCGTGTGAAGTGCTTGATGTATGCGTTTGCCAGGTCTTTAGCAAACAGCTTTGAATCTTGGCCGCCTTCGGCCCCTTTGATTTCGATGATGCGTTTCATCATGTTCTCCTTTAAGTGAGGACCTACATTCTATTGCCATCTTAACTGGTAGTCAATAGCGTGTAAGCCCGGGATATTTATTGCTGTGAAACTCAGGTGACAGTGGACGCGCCCGCCATGACGTCTTGTTACTCACATCGTTGAAATAACGATCATCGCGAAACTGGCTGTTCACAATCTGGTTGAGCTCACGCGTTGATTGTGGGATCAAGCCATTTCCATCTTTGCCATCAAACGTCATTCCATGTTCGACGACATATTTTTCCAGCGCTTTCCATTTGCGAACGTTTGATCGTCGTGGAGCGCGGAAATGATGACCAACGTTTACCATCTCTTTGCCACATTCAGGGCAAGGACGTTCGGCAGTTTTGACATGTGCATCATGAAAAACGATGCGGCACTTGAAACATGCACATCGGAATGAGAATGCAGTTCGCCTACGTTTCATGAACATGACTGTACTCCAAGCCTAAAAGCTCAGCATACAGTCATATGAACTACGAGTCAACAGATGAATCAGGTATTACGTACCGATCAGCGTCAGTTTACCCATGATCATCATCGGGAATTCGTTTTCGCCACCAGCTTTGTACACCGCATCTTGCATGACTGCTTCGGGCAGTTGCATCTCGGTGACCTTCATCAACACTGCTTGATCGAACTTGAGACGCAGATCTTCTGGCAGTCGATCGGTCTCGATGATGTCCGACCATGCGTCATTGCCCAGCTTGTAGAAATGTGTGACTGCAACTTTCACTTGATTTTCCCCTCTGCGTTTGCCTGTTTGATTTTCTCAATCCATTTGTCCAGCTTGGGCTGAGCAATGGCAACCAATTCTTGCTCGTTCAAGGTATCGCCATTGTTCTTGAACAACAGGTCGAGACCCGAACAGATGAGGTCAATTGCCTCACCGTTGACACCATCAGGGCCAGGCGTCTTATAGCTATCACCGCTTGCAATAGCAATCTCTTCGGCCACTTCGCCCAATTCAGCTTGCATAGCTGAACCGATCGAATACAGGGATCGCGTGCTGTGATATTGGTTGGCTTTCTGGCATGCCGCCAATACAGTTTCTACTAGCGACTTCATTTAGTTCTCCACATCAAATTCCAAAAGTTCTTCGATCAACAGCTGGTAATGACACTTGACAGCATGTAATTGATCGAGCAACTTCTGCGTGATTTTTCCTGTCTTGCGACAAACGTCCAAAGCCTTTTGTAATTCGGCATCTAGCGCTTCGGACCGCAGATGGAACCATGTTTCAGTTCCATCTGCATGATAGCCTACAACAGAAACGACCATCAGCCGATCAGTTTCCCCAGCACGTCGCTTGCCAGCTTGCCGTCATACTGGCCGTTGTAGTTGGCCTTCAGAATGGCCATTGCTTTGCCGCGTTCCTTGGCCGTAATGCCATCCGGGAATTCGGCGCGGAAGATCTGTTCCAGTTGATCTGCCGTCAGTTGTTGTGGCAGATAGCCGTTCAGGATCTCGGCTTCCTTGCGTGCATCCGCGAGTGCCTGTTCGTCCTTGACATTCGCCTGCACTTCGGCGTTGCCCTTCAGGAACTTGCGCACAGTTGCGATGATTTCATCGCTCGTCGGATCGCGCTTGATCACGCGGCCGTCAGCATCACGTTGTTCCTTTTCGGCGGCAGCATCAGCGAGCGTTTTTGCTTCGCCGATCAGTGTCGTCAGCAGCGAAGCGACGATAGTGTTTTTGTCCTTGCGGGCCTGCAATTGGTCCGCTTTAATCTGTTCTAGCGTTACCGCCATCACGTTCTCCTTTTTCTTCACTAATGGTCTTAGATGATACATTCATATAGGACCATCAGCAATGTTTATTGCTTATTGTTTATTGGGTCCCGCACGTATCTTTGCCTCCCAATTGATTGGGAACAATCGGCTTGCCGTGCATCCAATGCTTGACCGTTTGCACATGATTGGGGCGAACATACTTGGCTACACTGTGGCGGAAGTCCGCATACGAGAAGCCGTCAGCAATACGCAGCACGTAACCTTCTTCGGTTACGGTGTCAAGATCAGTAGCCAGCTTACGCAGCTTTTGTTCATCGTAGATGCCATCGTAAATGACTTCTACGGGCGTGATGCTCATCAGCTCAAAATACTCTAGCGTGAGGTTCCAGGGCAAACAGAAGTTCTTGTCATCCCAGATCGAGAAGCCATAGAAGTACGACTTCAAGTCAGGATAAAAGATCGAATGCTCAGCGAACAAGTTTTCACCGCAGACGCGCCATCCCTCTGGAATGTCACCACAGATCTGACCCCAGAAGTTCTTCACCCAGTTGCGGCTAGGGTGATTACGACTGTCCACGCTACGTGCATGGATGTAGTCAGGATACATGGTTGTATTCTCGCCATCCATTTTCTTGGTGGCAATCACACGCTTGCCTGCGAAGTTGGCATTGCAAACATTCGGCGGCAGAACACGGTCATCGCTCGATGGCGTTGGTGACCAGGGCAGATGATATGTGCGCTGATACTTGACGTAGTGGGAGAACAACCCCAACACGCCACCTTGGGTAAGAATCTTCTGCACGCTTTCATCGTTGAACAGTTCGCCCTTCAGCCGTGTACCGTTCGGCTGAACCGGGTTGCCCCACTTGTCGTAGACTTGATCGTCGTACAAATGCGGCGGAATGATCACCTTGGTGATACCGCAAGCATGACGCACGTCTTCGACACTGATCTCAGTGGTCTCACACTTGATGTGATGTTCACTACAGACCGAGGCTCCATTGTCCAAATAATAGCCACCGTCCGGCCATAGCCGACGTTCGAGAATGTGATGTGCGTCCTGCGCAGGTTTGTCGCAGAACACGCATTTGTTATTGTCACGCGCAAAAACTCCTTCGCGAAATTGATCACGCGTCAATAGCTTTTGACTCATTTTCTTTTCTCCATTCACGTGTGAGACCCAGCAGATATTTGGCCTCATCACGCATAACACCCCAGATTGGTGTGCAGTTATGTTGTTCAACGTGCTTGATGAAGTTTTCGAGCTCGCAAATCAAGACTTCATTTGATGGATTCTGGTGAGCACGATCGAGAACTGCGCTGTAAGTTGACAGCACGGCAGCACAATCAAGATGACCGTCACGATGATTTGTCGCACTGACTTCTTGCTGTTTGTTGCGAATCAGGAAGTACACAGGAAACTTGGCATAAAGAACTACCTTCCGTGAATCCTGATTCGCCAACTTTTCAGGGTTGTACCACAGCTTGAAGCGGCGCAACTTGATGTCGTTCAGCCTATTGTCGATGTCTTTGAATGTGGTCATGATATTCTCACCAGTTACTTCATGCTTGAAGCAACGCGGCTTTCGGCTCATATACTTTCTCTAACGTCACGATGATGTGATCGAGCTGCGACAGCGCCATCGCCATATGAGACGGCAACGTAAACAGACCATTCACGTGCGAGTACGCGCTCTTTGCGGCACGAAGCAGCGCTTCATCTGTGTGCTTTGCTTTGTTCCGGTCCATCTCGCCGAAGAGCATGCTGAGCGCGGTGTAGCGCGCAAACAGCAGAGGATTGCCGGCCATGTAGCCACGAATAACTTGTGCGTCCAGTGCATCGAATTCAGCTTGCAACAGCTTAACAAGTTCGTTCTTCATGAAAATGGCTCCAACGTGTTTAGTTGAAGCCAGTCTACGTTCATTTGAACGGCACGTCAAGCATCATGAATGATTGATATTCCTCGGCGAGCCGTCATCGTTGTAATAACGAGCTGAGATTGGAACCTTTTGATGCAAGCGCACATCATCCCGTATGAATTCCTCAGCACGTTCCAATGATCCAAAAGTTGGCGCATTCATAGGCCAATATATGCCCAGCTTCTTCTTTAGCACCTGAAAGGTACCAGGTGCGATCTCATCAATCCTGTACATGATCAATAATCAAGTGGTTTGCCATTTTCTTGAAACCAGTACTCACGTTTCTTAAACTTGGCCTTTTCCTGCTGTTCAGCCTTTTGTGCTAAACGCATTTCAGCATGATTTCGCAATGCTTCTCGTGCGTCCTCTAATGTTGAATAGACAATCACATGTTCGCCGGCGTACGAGTTTTCTGTCACCTTGAACCAAAGGCCAAACAAACCCCTCTCTTTAATGTAGTAGCGATTGGGTTCAAATTCAACAATACGATATTCGACGCGACTGTAGCTTCCTGGCATCAGTAGAGCCTCAAGTGTGACGTGATGCCTTCAAACTCTTCGTTGAAAGCAGGACCGATCGCAAGGCAGGTTACGGTTGGTTGACCGTTAAACACAGTCTTACCACTGTCGGTGATGCGACATACTGGCAAACCCGCTGCAATCGCTTTTGCTTCGATCGCCTCGAGCTCAGCCAAGTCCTTGCAACCCAGAACAGGCTTGGTGAAAATACCTTCCCACCATTCGGCCAACGCAGTGTCGTTTTCCACGACAAGCGTGTATTCACGCTGTTCTTCGGTAGCCGTTACCAGCATTTGAGACTTGATTGCGCCCATTGCGGCGTGGGCAACTTGCGCAGCCAATTTACCTGGCGGCATGTTGAGGTCGCGACGTGCGACGATTACTTGTTTTGTTGGCATCACTTTGCTCCGAAATACGTTTCCAGCTGATGGCGCAGCTTGCAGATGTTGTCTGTTTCACGATACGTGCTGATATACCCCTTACTGTCATGAAGGGACCATTGCATCACGATCTTCTTGCGTGGCTTCCACCACTTGCGAAAATGCAGAGTGAAAATAGTCTGAATGCCAAAATAGTGACGTTCAGTCTCAGTGTAATACTTGACTTCTTTGAGAAGTTCTTGTGAGAGGATCATTGTAGTTCTTTCAACAGAAAGTCGCGAAGCTTGGCTGCTTTCTCGACGGTGTCCTTGTACATTTTCTCGATGGCTTCAGCATCAAGCTTCTTCGTGCGATAGTCGCTCGCAGTATCAGCAGGACGTGTTTTGATAACACCACCACGCCCATCGACAATGCGTTCGGAACGATACGTGAACCATCCGTAATTACCAGCGTCTGTCCACGTCACATTTGTAACCTTGTGAATCTGGTGTCGATGATTGATAACCAGATCACCTGCTTGATACATTTGTTTATCGCGTTGCCTCACTTGATACCCCGCACCAGGTTGAATGCATGTTGATGCACTTGAAGAATACGTTCAAGCATTTCATCCTGCGTCATGCGCTTTAGCGTCTGTCGATGGAACTGTTCATCTGGGAGAATGATGTCCAAAGCATTGCTGATGTCTTGCGGTGTGCATGCCATTTCGTGAATGATCTCGAAACGGAATGCGGCCAGTCCTTCACCCAGGTAATTTACAGCGCAATACGTGTCCAAGTCCACGATTTCTTTGTTCATCGTGGTCCAATAAGAACTTTGTGTTCCAGTCTGGCCGTGTGCAGCTGGCGTGATCTTTCGGTCAGCCATCAAGTCGAGCAGGATGCCCGAATGTTTGTGTTCGTCTTCACCGATGTTTGCAAATACGCGACGAATGCGATCATCTATCACGAACTGATCAGGAGCGGCCATTTGCTGTTCATACGTGTGGTTGAGCAGCATGTCGTAGTCCAAACCACCTTCGATCTCAGTGATCTGAAGCTTTTGAAGCCAACGAGCCATCTTCACCGGATCTGCGCAGCACTTTTTCCACCATTCCTTGGTGAATTCAATATCGTCGTTCGAGTACATCAGCTTGCGGCCTCTTCGTAGTCATCAGAATCGTCTATAAAGCGACCGCGTGGTGTCGGTGTACGCTTTACCTTCTTGCGTGATTGCTCAGGGTCCACAGTCGTTACCGTGACCACTGCATGATTCTTTACCACTGCAAACGCACCGTTACCGAGTGGCACCTTTGCATCACCCAGAGTGGCAACAACGTTTTCAACCTTCTCACTTGCAATCAGCTGGCGAATTGCATCAACATCCACACCCATAACGCGCTCGATGTAACGCAAAATGGCATGATCAGAAACGGTAAGCTTCTTGGGAATCAGCGTCTCGATCAGATCCTCAAGTCGTTTCTTCTCCTCAAGCAGCTCGTTCATACGAGCGGTGAGCTGACGTTGTTCTGCCTTCATTTCGTCAAGACTCACGTCGATCTTTGCGAGTCTTTTCTTCAGCGAGGTGATTTGTTCACCTTTATCAACGTATGCCATTTTTGTAGGTGTAATTTTTGCAGTGCTTGCCATTATACACAAATGGCAAAGGCCGGGAACGCTAATTCCCGGCCTTTTTACCAGTTTGAAGTGGTGATTTACCGCTTTTTCTTCTTCTTTTTCTTCTCATGCTCCCATTCACCAAACAAAACAAGCGCCAATACGGCAACGCCAATCCAAATTTCTTCGGTCGTTGTTAGATGAATCGAGATAGGATGAACGGCAGGCGTTGCTGCAGAGTTAGGGGCATTCGCTGCTTGATGCTGCGCAAACGCTGAAAATGAAAGAACTAGGAGTAGTGTGGCGAAGAGCGTTTTCATACCACTATTTACGATTTCGCCTACGAAGGTACGTGTCAAGCACGACCCATGCCACTAATACCGCAGTGACAGCGAACCACAAAATAATAACATCTCGTGCGTTGTCTGGCATGTTGGCCTCGTATTCAGTTGCCACATGTTACTGCATCGCAACATGCCAGTCAAGCAAATGCCTACAGCTTTATAATCACGCGTTTGCCGATGTGACCCACTTTCTCTACGCCGACTTTGCTGATCTCGTCGAGATAGTTTGTGCGCTGACCCTGAACATACACGACGGTATCACCGTCAATGCGTCCTTCGGTAATACCCTTCAGCAGCTTGTTGATTAGATCGTTGACTGTCATTTTATTTTTGTTCATATTTCTTCATCAAGCGATCAACTTCGATTGATGCATGTACGGTGAGAACGATACAACCTACTATCACGATCAAACCCAGACAAACCCACATTACGTATTCTCCAGATCTTTCTGGGTGATCTTGATTGCTGGCGGAGTTGGGAAGTCACTGACGTCGTACTCTTCGCCATTTTCATCCAAGTATTCCTTGAATGCCTTGACGTAGTCAACTTTGCGATAAGCCTTGACGAAGTTCACAACGGTCGTTGGATGGCCGAAATGCTTCGACAGGTGCTCGATTGCATCAGCAGCCGCTTCCATACGATGCATGCTTTCAGTGCAGTCATGCACATAAAATGGAATAGCGTTGGAGATCCATTGTGTAGCCAGCGCGTCAATCACTTCATGCAGAGTGACCGTTTTATCTTGTAGTGCCATGTTATTTTGTGAGAGCAGTGAATGCGCGAGAAATTTCATCACGTGCTACTTCAATTGCACGATCGGTCTTGCGCGTCCATTCGGAGTCGTTGTAACCAAGAGCTTCGCCCAGCGCATTATTTGCACGGCGGAGGGCACCGCAAACTTCCTGCTTGGTCTGACTAAAATCAATGGAGCCAGCCTTCTTGCCAAGATCGAGAGCGAGTTGCGCTTCCGCATTGCCAGCAGCGGCAAGACGCTCTAAGACGCTCTTGTAGATGAGCTCTGCGTTCATTGCTCTTCTTTCCCGTTGAAAATACAGGTGGCTTCTACACGATCTGACCTTTCACGTTTGCTGATCCACGACGCAACAGCTTGGCATCGCTCTTGTGTTTTGAACTCTTGGAACGAATATAGGTGATCATACGCTGCATGATTGTAGAGCGTACTCATTACGATTAGAAGCCACATTTTCTTGTTCTTATTGTGAATGAGCCGCAAAACGCGGCTCATTGGGCTATTTGGTGCCCCGGGACGGACTCGAACCGTCAAGCCTTTCGGCGGCAGATTTTGAGTCTGCTGTGTTTTCCAGTTTCACCACCGGGGCATACAGCTTACTTCGCTGCGTCTTCCTTCTTGTCCTTGCCGCGCGAACGAGCACGAACTTCGTTCGCGTGAATCGCTGCCGCTTCCGAGCGGATGACCGACTTCTCTGCCGTGCGATCGGTCGGGTGGCGCAGTGCTGCCATGATCTTCACCGACGTCGGAACCTTGATACCTTTTGCGAGCTTCATGTGTCTTTCCTGTAGAACAGTTTGTTTCGAGAGTTCGTATTCTACATTTGGCATGCCAGTTGTCAACAAAAATATGGCAAAAAGGGGAGCAATGCTCCCCTTTTCATTTAGCCAATTGAAACTTAGGCGATTGTGTGCTGGTCGAACATTGCGACATTGTACTGGCCAACGTACTGTGTCTTGTATGCATCCCATGAGTCGATGTCTGCCTTGTTGGCATTGTAGAATGCCATGTAGTCAGCTTCTGAATCCCATGTTGAGATGTATGACAGTTGCAGGTTGTCTGATGATGTTGATGTTGTCTCACCACGGAAACCTGTTGCTGAAGAACGCAGACCTTCAATCTTGTCGTGCAGTGTCTTCATGTCTGCTGTGATAACGTCCATGATGAATGGAACAGTTGTGTGACGACGCTTGTATGTCAATGTGCGTGTAAACATTTCTTTTCTCTCCAAATGAACCAGAGATGATCCCTGGCTCAATATTTATCTGTAGAGATCGCGATTTGAAGTGCCTACTTTTGGCGTTTCCTCATCCAAACTCGACCAATCGTTCTTGATTAGTTCTTGGAGCAGCACATACTTGCCATCAATTTCCGTCACCAATTCATAAATTCGGCCATCAATCCAGTACATGTGAGAACAAACATGAGTTCCACAGCTCGCTTCGTTTGGCCGAATGTGCTTGATTAATTCTCGAATGAATTCTTCTTCCTTACCTTCAAGCTTTCGAGTTGAATATGGCACAATTTTCTCCATCAAAGCAGCAGATGGCCTGAAATCTTTGTAGGGATTATCGCTCAGTTTAGTCATAGCAGATGAGGACGTAGACACCATAGGTGATGGTCACATAAGTTAGTTGATGCACAAGCTGGTCCATACCCATCTCATGCCAGAAGCGTTGTTCGCCAGGATTCTTCGAACCGTACTTCATTTTGACGAAGTCACAGTGATAATGAACGACACCGTCAAACAACGCCAGAAGCAAAAGGCCGACCGGATATTCGATGAAAAGGAAGGGCAACAGAACAACCATCGTTCCTAGCACATGCTCAAGTGTATGCCCAAGTCCCACCAAGTTACCATAGCATCCCTTCGTCTGCACTTGCGCGGTAGTCTGCAAGTAGAAGTCAGCAAAGAAATGCTTCACCTGCATGAGCAGCATGAGAAAAATGAGGCTCATGACAGCACCATGTACAACCCTTTCTGCAGGTAGCCCATAGCTGCCAAATCATCCATAATGATTTGAATACTGTCTTCCTTCGTATCTGCTTCGCCACGTTGAACTAACTCTTCAACGTCTGCTGGTACCGCATGGCCAGTCACATTGATCGGAAATGCCATGTGGCGAATAGTACTCGTTACACCGAATTCATCCACATCGTAAACTTCTTGAATGAGCTGGCAGAGATCATAAATGCGAATCACCAATGCCTGTTCAGTTGGCACTTTCGGGTCTTCGATGATGTTCATTTGCTTCCTAGAATTGTTATTGTTGTGTTGCCAATTATTGCATTGGCGCACCAATCTGTAAATAGAGGGAATAACCACTGTTTTAATCAACGATATGCGTTACAACGAAATTTTAAATGAACTGAAGATGAACCCGGGCCATTTGGCAAAGTTTGCAGCCAAATCAGGTGATGAAATCGTAGGTGGCTTCGAAGCAGAATGTATTTTGGCTGACGTCCGTGATGCGGAAAGTGGACCAGATTATTCTGTGGATGGACGCTTTGGCTACCGAGTTGACATGAGTGACATGGAATCATTCTTTGAGCTAGATTCACGCACTGATGCTGGTATGCGTAAACTTGAGCAAAGTTACGACGAATGGAAAGAATCATCGGTCAAAAACTTCATCGACGAACACGTTGAAGATTTGGCTACGGAAATGGCTGAGGATCACAACCATCGTCATGATGAAGAAGATCACATGGATCCCAAGGAGTTCGAATATGAAGCTCGTGAAGAGCTCAAAGATCGTGCAGAAAACAAGTTGGATTTGAGCTTGCATCAGTTCCTTTGGGAACATGGCCATATCACTGATTGGCGTGAAGTATCAGATGAATTCGATATTCCTTGGCCGCATATGCTTGAAGCTCCTGATGGTTCTGCGTGGGATGAAGACATTGCTTTGGATGCCGCAGAACAGTTGAAACGATATCTGAGTAAACCAATCAAAGTCAATAACGAGTATCATGGTGAACGCAAGGCTGGTTCCTACCACATTGAACCAGACACCAGTTTGACACCAGAAGATGGGACCGATATGGGCATCGAAATCGTTAGTCCCCCTATGAAATTGGACGAGATGATCGAAGATCTCGAGAACGTCATGCAGTTCATCGACTTCAACGCGTACACGAACGATTCCACTGGTTTGCACATCAACCTAAGTATTCCTAACACCGAGGTTGATTACACTAAGCTGGTTTTGTTCATGGGTGATGCTCATGTTCTCCAAACTTTTGGACGTCAAGCGAACACATATGCTCAGAGTTCATTACGTGACTTGAATGGATTAGTGCAGCGAGGTGAAGCGAGTCGTGCGTTTGATCTGTTAAAACAGGGGTTGCTTGATACTGCTGGTAAAACGTTGCGCGATAGAAATTTGGGCAAATATTTCAGCGTCAACATGCAATCTGGTTATGTTGAATTCCGTAGTATTGGTGGTGACTACATTATCATGTGGAACGATATCAAGAACACAATTCTTCGATTTGCTCAGGCATTGAAGGTGGCTACTGATCCAATGGCAGAACGTAAAGAGTACGCATTAAAGCTCTACAAGCTTCTGTCACAAGGCGGAAAGTATGATGGATACAAGGACGCAGTCCAGGTATTCTCAATGTATGGAAGTGGAGTGCTGTCGAAAGACAAGATGCGCGAATACTTGCGTACCCGCGCACAGGATAGAAATACTATGAAGCAGACGTTGTTGAGTCCTGACCAGCAGCAGTTGAAGCAGTAGTCGTATCAGTAGTCGAAGCAGCCGTTGTTGAATCAGCGGCTGTCGTCGTTTCTGGCGGGGTTGTGGTGCCTTCAGATGTGACAGTAGAGGTCGTACCGTCATCCTTTGTCACAGTACCGGTAATAGTAGGCTGAACAATCGTACTGGCTTGCGCAGCAGCCATTTGGCCGGCTGATACGGTTTGAGACGTGATCGTTGGTATTTGTGTCTTCAGCACTGGGGTAACAGCAACGGTGCAATCCTTGCTTACAAAGGTGGCCATACTGATAGGTGAATCCTTTGGATCAACATAGGTATAGTCAGCCAATGCGGTAGTCAGGGCATCCAAGTCTGTCAGTGAACCGCTCGACATTTCACACTTGGTACCACCATTACCATCACTTTCATAGAGCATGAAATAAATGGTTGCAACACCAACTTCAATCTGTGATGCGAAAATTGTTTGGAGATCAGTCTTTGTCATATCAACCTCAAATTGTATGATTATTTAGCGACCGATTGCCATGTACATAAAGCCAAGATCAGTAAGCATTTCAGGCTCAAACAAGTTCCGACCATCGAAGATCGCCGCTTCGCGCATACGTTCCTTCAGAACCTTGAAATCTGGTGACTTGAATTCCTTCCACTCTGTCACAATAAACAGACCACACACATCGTACGCCGCATCATTTGCATAGCTGCAGAAGTCGATACGTGTGAGCTCTTCGGCAGTCAGATCGAGTGCCAACACACGTTTTGCTTCATCAGTGGCCACAGGATCGTAGACACGGACCTTACAACCAAGATCCAACAAGTCCTTGATGATTGTGCGACTTGGTGCTTCGCGCATGTCATCTGTGCCTGGCTTGAAGGCAAGACCCCAGATTGCCAACGTCTTACCGGCAATCGACTCGCCATAATAACGCTTTGCCTTCTCAACCAGGATATGCTTCTGTTCCTCGTTGACTTGCTCAACGGCCTGCAGAATGCGTAGATCGACGCCATTGCTGTCTGCCGTTCGAATCAATGCCTGGACGTCCTTTGGGAAACAAGAGCCTCCATACCCGCATCCAGCGTACAGGAAGTGATATCCAATGCGAGGGTCGGATCCAATTCCACGACGTACTGATTCAATGTCAACATCAGTAGCCTCAGCCAAACGTGACAATTCGTTCATAAACGAAATACGTGTGGCGAGCATGGAATTTGCTGCGTACTTTGTGAATTCGGCCGAGCGAATGTCCATCGTGATGATGCGGTCGTGGTTGCGGTTGAATGGTGCATACAACTGCTTCATCATGTCAAGCGCTTTGGTCGCATTGGGGTTGGCACCAAGAATGATGCGATCAGGACGCATGCAGTCATCAATAGCCGCACCTTCTTTCAGGAATTCCGGGTTGGACACAACATCGTAGTCAACCGAGAAGTTGCGCCTCAGCAGTTCACCCATAATCGCGTCCTTGACTCTGTCACCTGTACCAACTGGCACGGTCGACTTGTTGACAACCACTTTGTATCCGAGCATGTGTTTGCCAATGTTCTTTGCCGCGTGCAAGACATACTTCAAATCAGCTGAGCCGTCTTCATCTGGTGGGGTACCAACTGCGATGAATTGAACGTCGCCGTGTTCAACGCTTTCTTCGATGTTGGTTGTAAACCGGAGCTTACCACGTTCAACGTTGCTCTTGATCAGTGCATCAAGCCCTGGTTCGAAAATTGGTACACCACCGTTGTTTAGGATATCGATCTTTCGATGGTCAAGATCAAGACACAATACGTCGTTGCCAACTTCAGCCAAACATACGCCAGTCACGAGGCCAACGTAGCCCGTTCCAATCACTGTTACTTTCATTGTTATTCTCTTGGGATGGAGAGGTTAAGTGCTTGTATGGTAACGCATTTATGCCAGAAAGAATATTATAAAAATGTTACAGAGGGTGGCAACCGTGTAATAAAACCGTAACATGCCATTCATAAAATACGGTTGCCAATTCGTAATGGCTACCGGACCCATATGAAACCAAAACTTAATCACTTCCGTTCGATCTTTGTATCGGACATACACCTTGGCACACGCGGCTGTCAGGCAGAACTACTAAATGATTTCCTCAAGAATCATAGCTGCGACAATCTCTATTTGATCGGCGACATCATTGATGGCTGGCGCATGAAGAAGAAATTCTTCTGGGCGGAGTCACACAACCTTGTCATCCGTCAAGTCATCAACAAGCAACGTCACGGTTCAAACATCATCTACGTGGCGGGTAACCATGACGAGTTCCTGCGCCCGTGGCTTAACCACATTGCCATCGAAGGCATTGAGATCGTCGATGATTATGAGCATATCGGTGTTGATGGTAAGCGTTACCTTGTCACACACGGTGACTTGTTTGATGGCGTCACAAAGCTCGCCCCGTGGTTGTCCAAACTGGGCGACAGCGCATATGACTTCCTGATCTGGTTGAATCGCCACTTCAACAAGGCGCGCAACTTGTTCGGTCTGCGTTACTGGTCGTTGAGCGCGTATCTGAAAAAGAACGTGAAGAAGTCGCTTGAATTTATTTTTGATTTTGAAAAGAATTTGGCCGATTACTGCAAAGCACAAGGCTACGATGGAGTTCTGTGTGGGCACATTCACACTGGGGACATCAAGCATATAAACGGAATTGTTTATATGAACGATTCTGATTGGGTTGAAAGCTGTGGCTGTATTGTTGAAGATATGAATGGTAACTTCATTTATCATTCATATGCAAATGGCAAATTAGAACCTATAAAGTTACTAGACATCCAGACGAATCAAATACTAGAAGGCGATGCTTTAACCCTTTTTCTTGAACAGCGGCAAGCTTCGTATTAATGCGATATACGTCGACTTCGTGGGTATATGTGCTTTTGATTTCTATTACCAAATTATCTTTTGGAATGAAGAAATCGGGATAATATCTATGAGTCGATGTTTCAAATTCATAATAAATTTCTGGTATGTCTTTCTTAGCAACCAATATCTCGTTTTCATGATATTCAGCTAACAAATACGCCATACCAAACCAAACGGCTCATATCCTTGCAATTCTATTACTTGACCGGAAGGTAATGTGAATTTATGACGTTTCTTGTAACGGTTATAACACATAGTTTCGGCGATTTCTGGTATATGCGAATTATGCCTTACTCCATATTTTGCTAACATGAAATGTGAATTGTTGCCAAAATTATGTGATCTACCATAATTTTCAAGCATTGTTCGTTCTTTCTGAACTTTCACATCCTCTCGTTGACTCACAAATTCTACACCGTAATTCTCCAACATGAAATCTTTTATCTTTTCTTTTGTTGAATTCAGTTGGAATGGATTTGTAACACCATACTTTTGCAAACAGGTATTTTTCGCCAGCTTCGGAATCTGTTGTTGGCTAACAGCAAAGCTTGAATAAACGGTGTAACCACTCGCGAAACCAGGTAGCCATTCAATTATTTCTAGCCTCCCTGATTCTTTGAATTGCCTTGGTAGACCTGATACTGGGCATAGTGGAACAATTTTTGTTCCCTTGCAGAAATGCCAAAGTTTACGATTAAATGTCCAATCTTCCGGTAAATCATCCAATTTAAAATATTGGTGAAGTTCATTGATCCAAGTTTGTCTTGACAGAGCAAAAGCTTTTCTTCGTTTAAGGTTGGTTCCAAACCAGAATTCTTTTATCAGTTCTTTGACTTCTTCTCGTGATTTCATAATATAATTGGCGAGCAAAACACAAATATAACATATAACAATGACATACAAAAATCGACTGACGATCGTCAGTGACGCGTGGGATATTGAAGTAAACGGTGTAAAGCAAGTCAACGGTGTTATCACAACACTGAAGAATTGTATTCGTGAAGCTGAACAGGAAGGGTGGATTGTCACGGTGATCCATCCCGGAATGTTCAAACACTTCACCGCGCCTGGCTATCAAGATGTTATCATCTCGTTGCCGTTCGGTATTGGTAAGATGATTGAAGAAAGCTTGCCGGATCATATCCACATTGCAGTGGAAGGACCACTCGGTCTTGCTGCTCGTAACTGGTGCCGCAAGCATCAACGGCCGTACACAACGGCGTACCACACTAAATGGCCTGAGTTCCTCCAACACCTGTATGGTATCAAGCCTGACGTCACTGCCAAGGTGCTAAGATGGTTCCATAAGGGGAGCGTGAGTGTCCTTACGACTACGGACACGATGGCACGAGAATTAAAGCAGAGCGGTATTACTGACCAGGCGGTGGCGTGGACTCGTGGTGTGGATGCAATCAACTTCACCAATCCACGTTATGAAAATACGATCGGCGAAAAGATCAAACTCGTTAGTGTTGGGCGAGTTAGCAAAGAGAAGAATCTCGATGTGTTCTGCGGACTCAGCCCAGAAAGGTATGAGTTGACAGTTGTTGGTGACGGACCATACCGTGCAGAATTGCAAGCCAAATATCCTCACGTCAACTTTGTTGGTATGAAGAAAGGTGCTGAGCTTGCTGATGAATATCGCAATGCTGATGTGATGGTGTTCACCAGCCTTGCAGATACGTTTGGCTTGGTCATGATCGAGGCCATGTACTTGGGCACACCCGTTGCAGCGTTTGGCGTCACTGGTCCGGTTGACGTTATCACCCCGGGTGTTACAGGTTGCATGAGCAATGACATCGAACTTGCTATCTACGGTGCGACCAAACTTGATCGCAAAATATGCGCTGATTATGCACGAGAACAGTGGACTTGGAATAACGCATGGCACATCATGCGAGATAATCTGGTTTGAAAAAGGCGGAGCAAACGCTCCGCCTTTTATTTGGTGCCTCGAGAGGGAATTGAACCCCCGACCTCACGGTTTCGGAAACCGGCGCTCTATCCACTGAGCTACCGAGGCTTTGATGTTCTGAAAAACTTCCACCACACAATCAGCGTAGCTTGAGCAAGCTGCAGGTGCGTCATGTACATCAACGCTATCTTGCTTGGTGCATATGAGTCAAAAGGCGGAGATGACAATTCAGTTATCAACGTCGTCAACTGCTCAGGCTGAAACTCCATATTACCTTCTGCTACGTTGCGCACCACACGCTCTTGCGGATCACAAGGACACAAACCATTCGTGCCCTCGCACACGCAACCGCACGGTGTATCCCAGATGGAGTTCATACTTTCCGATCATTCTCGGTGTTGTAGAATCCCATAGTCCAGACCACTTCGTCGGGCTTCAGGTCATCGAAATCGTCCGTCGTTTCTTCGATGTACGTGATGATGTATGGCAGCTTGATATACTTGCTGTCGATACAACGCTGCTTCAACTCCTTGATCTTTTCGAACTTGGGTTGAGTGGCGAACTGAAAGTGCAGCATTTCAGAATCGTACGTCACATCGACCGGATCGAGACCAACCGCAATTGCTTGCGCGTGGCCCCATTTCTGCATGTCTGAATGCGGATCGCTCATACGAACCTCCGTTGTTTACCGTGCAACTATAGTACGTTCATATGAACGAAAACGCAAGCGTTAAGGTTGCACGTAACCACGCCACGTGAGGCTGATACGCGGCCCGCAGTTGTGACGGTCGCTCTTCGGGATACGATGGAAGTGCGTGTCCTGCATACCCGGAAGCATCAAGCACAGACTGCCGTGCCCCAGTCGCAGCTTGTAGGGCTCGCTGTAACGCAGTCGCAAAGCGGCGAGCTCGGTTGCATCCATCACGTCGCCGCGCAGCTTGAAGGCAGGATCTGCTTTCATTGCTTCATCGACCAATTCGGGACGACGCTTGAACCAGATTTCGCGTTCCGCACCCAAGCTGATGATCGCAATTGAACGCGTATCATCCATTTCGGGACTGTCATCAGCATGGTAGCCGAGTTGATCGCTGCCATCCTCGTAACCGTTGAGGAAGCAAACTTCGTATGGTCCATGACCGTCTGCGTGCAGCTTCTCACGCATTTCCAGTACCTTGGGATGCCACGGTGCGGGCTCGTAGGTACGAGCAAAGTCCTTCACGCCGTACGTGTAGGACGCTTCCACGAGGTTGTGATAGCATTCACGACGGGGCACTTTGTCATGCCGTACCCATTGCTCTTCAGCCCAGAGCGTCTGAAAGAGTTGGTCCGGCTCCGAAATATAGTTCGGAATGTAGACGATTGGCGTCCCGTTGAATGCTTCCACTTTTCACTCCTTTTTCAATTTGAAAGCGCTTTCCCTGACACTAAAGATCAGGCATGCAAACACAATCAGGCCAATGACTGGCAAGACCCGATTGACAAACAATTCACTCATGAGGAAAATCATTTGAAATGCCTCAATAGTTGATCCATCTTCGATCGAATGTTCTCAACGCCGACCGGGTTCTGGCTGTGAACGCTGTACTTGAAGTCAGCAGGAAACTTTAGTCTGCCCTCGACCAGCCCGTCTGTCATCCAGTTGATGACAAGAATTGAAGTGTCAGTGCCACCAAGATCGTGGTCGAATGCGATCTCATTTGGGATACCATTGTTCCAAATGAAATTTATTGCGTCTTCGCTCGTGCGAACAACCACCCAGTCGTCGGTGACAGGATCTCGTTCGTCGTCAATGAATAGTTTGCTCATAATGATCCGATGATAGCTTCATCTACCTCACAAATCAATAGAATGAACGAAGGACCCACGTAGGGTCCTTGTAAGTTGGCTCTGCAGGTGGGATTCGAACCCACAGCGAGAACGTTTCGCGAGGAATGAGCGCTCCCAGTGTTACCACGTACTCATGCATCACCCGCCGTTCCGGTCTTGCAAGACTTGCCAGGCTTCACCAACACAGCTTCGCACTTGGCCTAGAGGGAGTTTCACCCTCATCCTGTTACCTCTTTCGCGATAAGCCCCATGCTACTAGGCGATGGCATACTTCGCTGGCGTTAGAGCAAGTGTACTGAGGCGAGCTACCGTACTTTCCTTTACACCACTGCAGAATAGAGTATTGATTATTGCGTAGATTCACACCGCAATCAATGCCTATTCACATAAGTTAAGCAGCAGGTGTAGATGATGTGGTACTGCTTGACAGGTCAGTCACAGAAACGGTGATACCAGCCTTGGTGCGACGGTCACTTTCAGTCTGCAACTGAGCAGCATACTTCGTGTTAATCGCGTCAATTTGTGGCTTGATTGAATCATCGTACCACTCAACGCGTGTACGAGTCAAACCATCAGCTGACCAATCGCAGGTGAAGTTGATTGGTAGATCGTTAAATTCAGTAATGTACGCTGCAAGGTCTGAACCTTGCCAGTCACCGAACAGAACGTCAGTTGACGGACGTGTGTGAACGATTTGTGTCTTGATTGTAGCCATGATATTTCCAGTGAGTTATTACGTTATTTAGTTATACGTTCCAGTATGATCTGGTTTTTGCAATGTATTCGGCCAGTTTGGCTGGCTGGTTGTCAGTGAGAATCTTGTACTCTGGTGTGTACATTGACATCTTGCGGGCTTTCGCAACAGGAACACCCATACCGATAGCCCAGAACATGTTGGTTGTCACCATACGCTCGCTACATGCAGGATCGGCATTCAATTCCCATTCCAGCTTCAGAGCATCATAGTAATCCATGATGTCCGTTTGCCAGTGGTTAGGTTTGTCTGCGTATGGAAAGCGATATCCATACTCTTCAGCTGACTTATCAAACTCGCTAGGCCAGTCGCGGCCGTCACGTGCAATAGTCAACGCACAGAATTTCCACGATACTGTGGTAAAATTGTCCTTAATCCATTGATGTGTGCGACGATTGCTTTCCAGCGGCTCACCAGGTAATCCAATTATTAGAGAGAACGCGGCAGATATCTGCTTTCCCCACGTATCATTATACAGCTTTGGTAACCACTCTTCAGCATGTTTTCCACTCCAACCCTTACCAATGCTCTTGCTTCCTGTTTCATGTAATGATTCAATACCATGAAAACCCGTTAACAATCCTGAATTTGGCAAACGTGTGATCTGATCTTCTTTTGACCATATCAAATCAGCACGGAGGTATCCACCCCAGCCAAAGTCATTGTCATGTTTTTTCATTGCTTCAAGTAGCTCAATGCGAGCATCACTCTCATTGATCGTGTCATCAATAATTGCAGTTACACTTGATGCACCAAGCTTCTTGCGTGCATCCCAATCGAGCATCAAATTGTCAATCGTTCGCTCATATGTGCCAGCTTTGCGACCAATAAGTGGATAACCACAGAACTTGCAACTGAATCTGCAACCACGACCAAGGGCTAAAGGTAGAACTTCACCAGGAAGAATCGCGTCACCCTCCCAGAATTGTTCCTGCTCGAGTGATGGATGCCATATTTGCCCAATACCGTGATTGAACGCCTTGATTGCCGCGTCTTCGCCGAAGCTTTTGATTGTAATATCGTAGTCGCCCGGTTTTACGATGTAATGACGAGCACCACCAATCACCCATTTGATGTCAGGACGCATTTGCTTTAGCAATAGTCGTGCGTTGGTTACGGCTTCAGGTTCAGCGTTCCCCCAGAAGGTACTACTGACTCCCACGTATCCGTTTTGGATCACTAACTTACTAGTGACTTCTACTAGTTCGTTGATGTCCCAACGATCAATCCACTCCAGGACCTGAGCTTTACAACCAGCTTTGCGCAACCAACTTGCAACAGAATAAGGACCCAGAGTTCGCATCAACCAATGATTGCGGTTGATGCTGGGGTTCCAAATCACTAATTTGTTCATACCACTCCTTTAACCAAGATACCGTAGTGTGGTTCCTTGTTCTCAAAATAATGAACGTAATTCATGCTGTCGATCAAAAATGCTTGGCCGGTGTCAGCTTGTGTGAAGTACATGTCATCAGGTAAGCAGGTGGTTGGAACAGAATCATTTACTTCATTCCATTTCCCCATCCATGTCATGTCACGAAGCATAACCTTGCATTCTGGTTTCACTTCACGGAATTTCAATTTCCAGTCAGTACCACCAGCAAATAGACGGAAGCCGTAAAAGCCGTCAACATCCATATGCCATGCTAGATCACGATCGACCTTAAACACCAGAATCTTCCAGACATCAACACCAAACTTGTCGATGAAGTTGTCGCACACGTCGACCAAGCTTGGTACCGCTTCCTTGATTTCTGGGAACCAGCCAGCAACTTTATTGTATACGGTGAAATTAAGGTTTTGACCAGTTTGAATGCGTTCACGACGAGCAAAGTGGTAACCTGATACACCAAAAGCATCTTCGATTGGTGTGTATAGATTCTTGCATTGTTGCAGGTTGTTTACCACTCGATCATTGTGCAAGTAGTCATAGTCCTCGTACTTGAACAGATTGCCCGAGTCGATCATTGCTTCGTATGCTGGTAGGAAGTTTGAGAAGTCAGGCTTCTCAAATGAATAGTCCAGCTTTGAAATAGGACCGTCTTGCATGAGCTCCTTGATGCGATTGCTCGCTTCAAAGAAGTTTGGCATCACATTATACTTCATATTCCACCACATCTTGAATGTTTAGTGCGTCAAATGCCCACTGGCGTTCCCTACAAGCAAAACAAGTTCCACATGACAACGATCCTTGTGGACGCTCTGTGCATGTATGTGTCAATGGGAGCAACGATTGCCGTCCAGTCTTGACCATAAGCTCAACCACATCGCGTTTGGTCGACAAACCGAAAGGCATGAACATGTTTTGGTATTGAACCTTGTTGAAGCGATGCGGTTTTTGACCGTCGGGAATCGCATCAGCCCAAGGTGGATTCATTGTGATGCCCGTGTAGAAATAATCCTCCGTCTTACATACTTCAAGGAACGATGGTGACAGGGCACCGTTAGGATTCTTCGGATCTGGCAGCACAACATGCTGAGCAGGAAAATCTAAAGCTTTCAAGATCTCAGCCACAGTGCTGACACTTGTTTTCAAGTCGACCGTGTAAACTGTGACCTTGGATGGATCAAGTTGGGTCGCAAGCTCAGACATGAGCACCATGCTATCCATTCCACCACTCATTGCCACACCGATACGAGTGTAATCCACTGGTACCGGAATGCGAATCATGGAATTGGTTAGCTGTGTTTCAATGTATAGAATCATTTGAACAATAGTCCTTTCCTCAGCAGATCAAATGGATGTGTGCCGAAGAATTGGTTTTTCGTGAACGCGTCACCATCTACATTGATCCATGGCATCACGCCAAGCACGATGTGAATGCGTGGTAACAGCGATTGCGGTGGCCCTTTTGCATAGACACGATGTGGAATGCGTGTATTCCATACGTAGAACTTGCCTACTTCAAGATGCTTCTCAAGTTCAAGCGCGTTGCCAAACTCATCACTACCAGTAATCTCCAACACGTATTCTGGCGACGTCTGCAATGGAATGTTCACACGCAGATTCTGGAATGGAAACTCGTCACGATGATAGTTGTAATTGTAAATGGTATCATCAACTGGATCTATATATGCAACACGGCTACGAGTAAGCTGGCAGTTCAATCTGTCAAGCAACGGTGCATAATGTTTGGCCACCGCAGGATGAATAACAGAGAAGCGATATGTGTCGTGATATGAATTCTTCAGCGTGTCAATATTGCCTGTGCCTTCCGCACGGCTGAAGTTCTGTGTGAGACGAGGATCACCCCATGTTTGATATGCATCATCACCATTTGCTGGGTTATACGTGAGGCTGAACCCTTTGTAAGTATCGCTAATTTTGTTGTTTGAACGCCAACCCTGCAATCGACCCAGATCCTTCTCAATTGCAAAGGTCGCATTCAGCAATTCATCGGCAGTTGGTAGATCAAAGTCAGCCAGGTCGAACTCAAAGAATTGCTGCTGATAATGCGGATCGTACAAACCATGAATGTCGAATGCATCCTGCACTTCTTCAAGCAACGTCTTATCGCTTGATGTGTTTGACATAGTGATTAACCTTGTTTTCAACCTCGTCCTTCAATGGACCCAGGTAATATTCAAACCCAGCTTTCAAGTAAACAGGCAGGGCATTATCTTTAGGATAGGACCAGACCGTAAAACCCTCAGGAGCACGTCTAATAACCTCACCAAGCAGTTGGCCGGCGATGCCTTTACCCCGATGTGAATCACACACGTAGAGGCCCCTTGAGCGTATGGTGATGCCAATACGATGAAAGCTGTTAACACCAACCAACAGGTCACCATCGTAGAAGCCCATGAATGTAGCTAGTCCGACATCGTTTGAGTAAAGACGAGTTATTCCAGCATTTAGTTCTTCTGGTGTGATAAGCACCATAGCCGACGTTTGTTCGATGGGAGACACTCGATCCTTCCAGAGATCTTTCCATAACGTCATACATTCTTCAAATGAGATGTCTTTGATCATTTCATCCGGCTACAGAAAGGGGTCAACCACAATGTTGGATCAGGACGCGCCTTCACATAGTGAGGCAGCTTCACATTCAACAGAATGTGGTTATGACCTGTCATATCATATGCTACTTCGTTGACCATAACGTCCTTGATGTCATTGTTTGGTGACAAGCCAACGATTGACTGATAGTGAGCTTCCATCTCACCTGGGTACTTATGCACGTGATCCAACACGGGTACGTTTGCATCGACCGCAAAAACGATCATCAGCTTGATATAGTCGAGTTGCATGAGGTCAACTGCGCGAGTAAACAAGTCAGTCTTCAGTTCTTCAGGAGTGAATACGTCTCGATGAGCAGCGCCAATACCAAGATCACCACCAGAAAAATTGACGATGATGATATTGGATTTGTTGTTGGGATTACGTGATCGTACAAGACTCTTAACATAGTCGAAGTCCTCTTGCTTGTATTCAAGCGGAAGGTTATTTTTGATCCACAACATTCTCAGCAGACTCCGTGTATGAAATACCAAGCGTTTCCCAACGTAACTGTTCAGCATCATATACCTTTTGCCAAGCCGCCTGCAGCTTAGGAAACAATGCATCAGGTACCACCTCTACAATGTAGAGGACACCCTTGTTGGCACCATGATATGTGACTGAACGATCAATGAATGCGGTGTCGATAAAGCTCAACAGTCCTTTGTATGCGTCTGAAGTGAAGTACGCCATCGCATGTTCGAAATTGTGTTTCAGTGTACGAGTAATGAGTATCACCATTTCTCCAATTTGTGAAAGTTTGTTCTTATGTACGGTATATGTGTCTGTGTCGAATACACCGTTTCCTTCGTCTTAAAATTCTCTAGCATCTCATCAGCAGGAATGAACATCCAACTTTCGCTATAACCATGTTTGAGAAAAATGCGTTCACGCATTTCGTTGTCGATATGCTCGTAACCTTCAAAACCATGAAACTTCTGGCGTTGCTTAATGTCAATGTCAAACCACTGTTTGTATTGCAGATGCTTTCTATCCCGTCCGTCACTGACACCAAACGTATGGAAATCAGTAAACTCTGGGCTACTAATTAACGATGCAATCATTTCGGGTGTCGAACGTAATGGCGACACCGCTCCGTTGAAACCTTGCAAGTAGGCTAAGATAGAATAATCTTTTTCGCGCTCTTGAATGTGAGTTGCACCGTTGACAATCTTAGGCTCAGGATGGATTGCGGGAAGGATTGTGAATCGTTCCATGCTCTCAACCATAGCCATGTATGCCTGGATGGGCAGTTGTGGGCTAGTGCATTTGTATGCAGCAACAAAATCCCAGAACCACTTTGACTCCCAGAAGACATCGAGATTGATGTCCTTGTAGACAAGCTTGCAGTGCGAGTCAAGCTCAGGCACATAGGCAAGGTCGTGTTCATTTACACATTTGCCTTCGTACAGGAATCGATACGCAACACCAGTCACATCTTTGCCATGTCCAGCCATCCACTTGGCCATCACTTCACTATCAGCTCCACCACTCACAAGAACGGTAATACTTTGCGGATACTGATCGGCGATCCTTGCCAACTCTTCGTTGGGTGTACCGAAATCTTCAGCTTTACCCAACGTGATTGCGAAATGATCGTTGTCAATCTGGTGGTATATGTTGTGCATGTCGATATTTACTATTCTATTTCAGGATTAAACCGTGCGGAGCGTGAACACCAGAAAATGGAAAGTCTTCAATCTTTATAATCAAACCAGATGTGGCTGTTGGATCAATAATGAATTCGTTGCATTGCCAATCATATTTTTGGTCTGCGTTATTCAGCAGATTGTCAAAGTAGGCAAGGAAGAAATTAGGACAAATATATCGATGAAGCGTAGTCCAAAATGCGCCAGCTCTTACATTGAAGTCAAACACACGTGGTAAAGGTTCAGCGGGAAATGCCTGGAAACTACCAAATGTTCCTCGTGGAAAATGCCGTGCGAAGTCAAACTCATCAACGTTGGTGATTGTGTTGTGAGTCGGTGCGTTTGCGTTGGCGTGTGCTCGACAGAACGTTGTCATCCAGTGTTGCGCGATACCGTCATTCATGTAGTGGTGATACATGAATCCTTCGTTCTCAATAAACTCTTGAAACACGTAACGACCAAGTACGCCAGTGTGGTTTTGTGCCCATTCGAACCGATGTTCACCATCAGCCAGCTCTTTGCGCAAATAATCTCGGAAGTGTCCAATTGAATCATACCGTTGATATGCCCAAGGATCTCCACCCAGGCTGCCCGAACCGTTTGCTGGTTTGATGATGATTGGAAGACCATCAGGGACTTCGTTCAGCTCACTCCAGGTCGGAATGTCTTGCAGCTTGTCACTGAGACGGCCAAGGTTTGACTTGTGCGTTGATTCAAGCGGAATGCACTCGTGCCCCAGTTCAGTGTTGAGCGCTGATACAGCGTCACCAAGCGCGTCCGTGCAACCGATAAAGAAGTCGATGTCTCGACCCTTCGCAAGCGCTACGAGGTCAGGAACCGCAGCCGCAACGAACGTATTAGGCACGTCACGATGCAGTGGCCCGCGAGAGAAGATTAGAGGGTGGTGACCGACGGCTTGAATAGCGTCGTAATAGTCAAGAGCCTTTGACTGTGCAGAGCGTGCAACCCCGCAGAGAATACCAATTTTCATGTTTCACTCCAATACATTCAGTATTGTAGCGAACACGAACCATATTACCTAAATTCGTAAAGAAGGCCAGATGGCCTTCTCATCCTGCTTAGTAGGGCAGCAAACCTGCAAACTGCACCGCAAGCGTGAGCTGATATGGTGTTTCAAGTTCCTTGAATTCTCGCCATTCATCGGGCGTACAAGCGGGACCATCACCATCAACTTCACCAGTTGCGTCGTCACCAGTGAAATATGGCTTCATCTTGTCGGTCACGTACTCGAGAATATACTCGGGATCAGACCAGTTTTCCTTTTCACGTACACTATCGCCGATCTTCTTGTCGATCGTAGGGCCGTACTCTTCAAAGAAGAAATCAAAGGCCGGGCGCGCCAGCTCAATAACTTCCTGGTGTTGTGCTGGGACCTCAATTTCATACCGCTTGAGACGCTCAGCGAGAGACAGCTCACCGCTGGTTTCTGCTTTCTTAGCACGCCGGCTCGCGCGTTTCGCAGCCTTTTCCGCTGCGATTGCAGCCATCTGGTCCTTGAACGCTTGTTCCTGTCGTGCTCGAACGGATGAAGGGTCATTGATAACGGGTCCTTTCCAACCTTTTCGGTACTTAACCTCTTGATCTTTCTCGAAACGGTCGAACGTATTGTCCGGATACATGACAAAGTGAACGCCTTGATTCTGGCCCACAGCAGCCACATCGTTACCGTTCACCACCTGTTCTTTGTAAATCTCACCGCCGATTTTCGTAAGGCGGTCGATGCGATCTTGTACGAGCGAATTAAAGTTCATTGTCTCTTGCTGTGGTGATTCTTGGTTGAGAAAATTATAACGAGTTGCGTTTGCTCAAGCAAACGTTCTTTTACGAGGAACTGCTAACCACGTACCATCACCGGATTTCCATGGCTTTGCATCTTTTACTCCCCATGCATAATCAATTGCATCTTCATTTACATATTGCATAAACCAGGGTTCACGTCCACATTCAAGACGCAATTGCGTTTTGATAGTGTGATCTGCCTCAAGCAACCCTTGATGCGTATGCCATCCACGCATCAAGTCCTTGTCGTCTAGAAGAGTACGCGGGAAGTTTGTCTCGACGAAGTGCAACATGTTCGCAACGATGTCTTGAATCGAATGAGGCCGCTTCAACATGGGGTGTGCGGCTCTGTACGCGGTCTCGACGTCTTGAAACATGCATGCTGTGCTGAACGAACCTGGCTGCAATCCTAGAACGATCCACAACGCGAACGAATCGATCAGATCAAGTTGATAGATGCGGCGATCAACCATTTACGTTCACCCGCATGCTTTCGTCCCAGCTAGGGTGGCCAAGGAAGTACCATTCGGCGAGATACCCGTAAGTCTTCACGTACTGTTCAGCACGTTGTAAAAGGTTGTCACCGCTGAACAGCGCAAGCCTCAAACCTTTGTAGGTGACAATGAGGACATCGTACGGCTCCTTCGTCTTGTCATTGACACGTTGTTCAGCAACAAAGTCAAAAAGCGCGTTCATAACATCCTCCTGTAAAAACCAAATGATACGAAATGGTCTTCAGTTAGTCAATGCTTAACGATAAGCGTAGGTGATTTCTGTCTTGCCATGCGGTGCCGGCTTGCCATCTTCGCCCAAGTTAACAAACACAATCTTATCAATTGATAGAATGGTCTGCTTGGTCATTTTGTTGCGAACCTCACAACGCATTGTGATCGATGTGCGACCAAAATGGGTTGCCACAATGCCAAGTTCGATAATGTCACCCTGTTTCGCGCTGCTGATAAAGTTGATTTCTGACATCAACTTGGTAACGATCTTTTGATTCTGCAGCTGAATCATGGCATAGACTGCTGCTTCTTCATCAATCCACGCAAGCAAACGACCACCGAAGAGTGAACCATTTGGATTCAAGTCTTCGGGTTTTACCCACTTGCGGGTGTGAAAGTTCATCGGGTTGGTTACTTCGATCATTTTCTTACCAGTCGAACGTAAAGCTGGCGATGTTATCAGCCAGAATTTCTTCCTTCAGAGCTTCGACAACCTCAGGTGTGTCTTCAAACTTTTCGGTGAACATGTATGCCGCATCTTCACCTTCAGCAATAGCATTGAAATCTTCTTCGAGGTTTTCGACGAATTCGATCAAGTCGACTTCCTGGTGACGTTCACAACTATAGTCAGTATACCAGTTGAAATCACGGCCCAGAATTTTCGAATCCCACACATAACTCTGGTGTCCCTTCAAATCACTTGGCGCCTTGATGAACATATCCCAACGATCATCAAGTGGAATGCTTTTGTCCGACATGATTTTCTTGAAGTCAACTCGCAACTGGTTCGCACGCTCTTTCAGTTTGCGGGATTCTTCTTGCATCTGATCAATTGCCAGCTTGAGGTCAGCGATGTTTGCCATCTTATTGTTTTTATTATGGGCTAAAAAGGGAAGCCAATTGTGCTTTACAACTGGCTTCCAAGCAACACTTAGTTGGCTTTATTCAGCAAGAACTGAACGATCAGTGGAACAGGACGGCCAGTCGCAGCCTTGTTCTTACCACCAGTCGAAGCAGTACCAGCGATGTCGAGGTGTGCCCAAACAGTGCCATCTTCGACGAAGCGACCCAGGAAGCAAGCAGCAGACGAACTACCACCATCGCGCCCACCGACGTTTGCTACGTCAGCATGATTCGTTGACAGCATGTCATCGTATTCCTTGTCCATCGGCATGCGCCACACTGTGTCCATTGCACCGTAGCCAGCGGCAATGAGATCTTTTGCCAGTGTGTCGTCCTTCGTGAACAGACCGCTATGCACTTCACCCAATGACACACAGATAGCACCAGTCAATGTTGCCATATCGATGATCAGTTCTGGTTTGACGAGCAGGTTCTTTTGTGCGAATGTCAACGCGTCACAGAGAATCAAGCGACCTTCAGCGTCGGTGTTGTTGTTTTCGATCGTGATACCTGACATTGACGTAACGATGTCGCCTGGCTTGACCGCATTGCCTGATGGCATGTTCTCGCAAGCAGGGATGATGCCGATCACGTTCTTCTTCAAGCCGATCTGTTGGATCGCCTTGATCGCACCCAGAACTGTACCAGCACCTAGCATGTCGTACTTCATTTCGTTCATGCCAGAAGATGGCTTGATCGAGATACCACCTGTGTCAAACGTGATGCCTTTACCAACTAGCACAATTGGAGCTTCCATGCTGGCGTTAGGACCAATTGCTGAATCTTCCGCACCGCAGTATTGAATGACAATGAACTTAGGTTCTTGAACTGAACCTTGCGCAACGGAGAGGAACGAATTCATACCGAGCGACTTGATCTGTTCAAGACCCAGAACATTGACTGATGTCATAGGCTTACCAATAACGTTCGTGTCAAGCTTCAGCGCTTCGTTTGCCAACCAAGTTGGTGTACACACATTAGCAGGCGTGTTGCCCAGATCTTTGGTGAATGCCATCCCAGCAGCAATTGCTTCACCAGTGTTCACTGCATCTTGCGCAAACGTGATGCTTTCGTCACCGTGAACCGTGACCGTAATGGATGCCGGGAAGTCAACCGGCTCAGCCTTGCTCTTGAATGCGTTGAACGAATACTGTGCGACGCGGAGCTTCATGGTAAGCTCACGAAGAGCATCGAGCGCACTTCCGTACTGGGTGTTGACTTGCTCAACCAAACGCACCAGAACGCTGGCAAACTTGCGGCCTTTGATAATTGAAGCAACTGCTTCTGCTGCCTTGTTGAACGCATGGCGATCGAACTTGGCTTGCTTGCCCAGACCGATCAATGCGATGCGAACGGCTCCCGAATCTTCCGTGTATGTGGTGCGCGGCTTGGTGTAGAACTCCGTGAACGTATTGCCCAGCTTGGGGGAGAAGTCACCATCAGCAATACGCTTGGCAATGAATCCGTTCAGTTCGAAATTGTACCGATAAGCAATGTCACCCATTTCTTCGTCATCGAACACACCGATGACTACCATGTCTTCAACAGTCGCAGCGTCGTATGCGGGCTCCAGAACTACTTTGATATCCATATTGTTTTTATGATCCAAATGAAAAGGACCGCATAGCGGTCCGAGAAATGAAACAGCTACCTTGCCAATTATACAACAAATGGCAAGGTTATGCGTTATGCGGAAGTGTGCGTTGTGGCGGGGATAACAACAGACTCGAACGTGGTAACGATTTCGCCGTCAGCGTTGATGCCATACACTGGAATCTTCAACGCGCCTGCTGACTCGATCTCGTGCGTGACGCCTGTCGACTTGTCCCAGCCATCGAGCTCGAGAATAAACAGCGCGTCACTGCGTTCGAGCAGCTCGAGGCTGTAGTTCCTCCAGTATTCCCAGTCACCAGGCAAGTCGCAATACTTGAGCATGAAATGCTTGTAAAGCGGCGACACAGTGCTGAACCCCTTCTTGATCAATACGGAATCGGTTCGACAAAACTGTTCCATTCGTTCTTCGATCACACGCGGATCAGGGTCACTGTACGGCGCAGCGAGATACACAACCTTTCTTTCAAACATTGTCGTCTCCCTTAGAACGAATTACCCATCCGCTTCAACTCTTCACTTTCGATTTCATCACGTATTTCAAAATACTTGCGAGTCCACTCTTCATCACCACGTTTGAATCCAAGGCTATTAACGTCGCAAGTATGCAACGTGCATATCGGTCGCAAATGCGGTTCCGCCGTGCAGCCATTTGGGCCCATCAACGGTAGCTTGGGATGGTCAGTGCGTTCGAGTGTTACTCCCCATTTGTCCTGCGCATACATGATTGTTGCTTCACAGTATTCGCCTGAGCAGCACGAATGAGGACAACGGCAGTTGGCACACTCGTCCTTCGTGTGCTCGTACATCGAACGATACAAACGAATCAGGTGTTCCATCTCTACCTCAGAAAGTGGTGCGCCGTGAGGGATTCGAACCCCCGACACCAGGCTTAGAAGACCCGTACTCTAATCCGCTGAGCTAACGGCGCATATCGCATACGATAACACCATTTGAACATTAAATCAGCACGCCTTCACACGAATCGATCGTGACATAGAACGACACATCATGAGGCCTGGACTGCGACTCGTAATGCACCATCACCTTTGTCATCGCTTCATCCGCGTCTTCAGCAAGCACCAAACGCCGCAGCTTATCGTGCTCAGGGTCACTCATATAATGCACCGTTTGCAGCGTGAACTCGACCAGGAATAGGTTGGCGACTTCCATCAGAACGTCACCCATCGCGCTTCCTGCTCACGCTCTTCGTCCGACGCATCTTCAGGGTGAAAGAAAAGCGGCATACCTTTCGCCATCATGTGGTGGTTGATGACCGCCTGCATCTCTTCCCCATTCCGGTGCATCGCTTGGTGAATACGCGCCAACGAGTCAGGACAGAACACGACTGGTTTTACCTCGTCTAGGTCTTCGATATACACATCCTGACCAACAACCTTCACGTCGATCTGTTCGGTATGAGTATCGCGTATGATGGTGAGACCTTCCAGAACAATGACCGGCAAAACTTCTTCGATATGAAACATATGCCCTCCGGATGTCTAATTCTTATACAGCAAAAAGCGTGCTTTACAGTTTCGTAAGCAGCTTGAGCAGCAATGGTGATCCCTTCGGATTGTCTAGTTCTTTGGGTTCTCCCTGGCCGCCGACCAGGTTGTTGAACGTTTGCACGACAAACATGTCGTGCAAACTTGGACAATACGAGTCCAGAATGAGAACGTCTTCGAACTTGCTCGATGCTGGCAATTCGTTATGCAGCTTTAACAACTGTCGATGGAGATTAACATCAGCCATCGACCCCGAATTGTCAGGAAGAATGCAATACAGATTCCGATCACGTTCAACACTTGACAACGACGGTAATACCAAATCCAGTGTTCGCTTCGTGTCCATCACAACCCCCTTCGTCTACCATAACCAAATGGTACACTCATCTGGCTACGGAAACAAGCACTTACAAGAAACCATCAGCCAACGCCTTGATACGAAAACACTCATCACGAAACGCTTCCAGTGCAGGAGTCATCAACTCACCCTCCGCCTCCAAATGCACGTCAAACGCACGAAGACAACGACAATGCATCAGGTAATCATTCTCTTCTACCATCATCCCTCCTGCCCAATCTGCAACCCATGGCAAAACGCCATGAACATGTACTCCGTCACACCAGGCAGACGCTTCTCCAACATAGCAATGTACGCAGGAGTAAACTCAATATCGAACTTCTCCTTTGCCTCAATGTGCGAATACTTCCCGACACGGTACGGTTCCTCTTGATCGTCCGCTATGTCACTCATACTCCTCTTCCCCTAAAGTCAATCAGTCTAGTATCTATTCCAGATAACATTGTTCATTGAACAATTCATGGAGGTTATTAAGTATATCTAATGATAGCCATTAATCAATAGACTGATACTACCAAACCCAGGCAGAACTCTTCAAACTTGGCTACCGCTTTACGATGACTTGGTAGTTACCATCCGGCAGATCGCCAGTGTAATCGAGGTATGTGTTCACCATGCTGTCGGCTCCGCGGAAGCGTTCCACGGTCAATGTACCGACTTCGTTCTTCACGTCGAATGTCTCTTCGATCAACTCCATCGCGTCGATTGCAATGTCGGCACGTTCACCCCAATCAATCTCACCGGGCTGGCTAATCGCCTTCTGCCAGCGTGCAATCAATGCTTCGGCGCGTTGCTGCCGGGTTGGTTCGCTCATCTGCTTGCTCCTGTTGTTTACTGTATTCAAATGATAATTTCATTTGAATGGAGAAGCAAGCACGGAATGAACGAAGGCGCCACTAAGTGGCGCCTTGCTTGCGTAACGCTTACGCGTTAGCTTTGAGAAACGTGATGATCTCGGCGATGATCTTCTTTTGCTCGTCGATTTCGACAAGTAAATCATCGTTCATGTATGCTTCTCGGTCCATCTTTACGATAAGATGTTTGCCTTGGAAACGCTTCATCACATCGTAAAGCGCAAAGATTGACTTGCTGTCACCATACCAGCGGCACGTACCACGCTTACCCGTACCATGCCAGCCATCGATGGAATACACAACTACGCCGTGTTTCTCGAAGTCCGTCTGGTACATTGCCGACGCAATTGAAGTCTTCTGCTTGTAGCCCTTCGACTTCATCAGCGCCAGGATCTCCTTGCGACCAGCTTCGACAACTTCGTTCACTGCGGCGATTTGTGCATTCATTGTCTGCTCCTTGCTGTTGTCTACCATGTATCACATTCTACATTCATTTGGTAGCCAGTCAAGCCGTTATTCGTTTGAAAACGTTCCTATTTTTGCCATCAGCATGACTACGCCGAACACGGCGACGATGACGATAGCGAAGATACCGATGATTTGCAGGACGGGATGCATTTGGTCTCCTTATGTCTAGTGACCAAATATTAGACTCATCTAAGGGGAAAATCACCTAAAGATGGCAACCCTCTGCTTGTACGTTGGTGATATTCTTGCAGTTCAGGCTCGGTGTCAAACAAACGCTCTTTGACACCATCCGTCAGCACGTAACGGTAACCCAAGCGTTTGTCCTTGAAGCGATAAACTGAAGAAGAACCAACTTTGTAGAGAAACTCGCGTTGATGATTCACAGACACACCTCCTGATTAACACGGTAGCTTCATGTGAATGTGAAGTCAAACGTCTTCGTCGTACGGCATACCGGGAACACAGCAGAAATCAAGCAGAGCTATGATCGAAACAACAACGATGATGCATACTGCTATGATGAATGCTCTCATTGGTTGGTAACTGGAAAGATGTCAGGATGAGCACGTCGCGCAAGACGTGCCATTACTTGCCGCTGCAAGATGTGAATGTGGTGCGCGAATTCATCACGGTCGTTTGGATGACTGTTTGATAAAGCCACAAACGCATTAAAAGCATCAGCAAGCTTCTCGACTACCGTGATCTCGTCTGGAGTCATCTCAGACATGAAGAGCTGCCTTTACAATGTCCAGGAACTCATGCATCACAAAACCAATTTGCGACACAAAAAGGTAGATGAACGAACCCAGTAACAACCAGCCTAAAATTGCTCGTTTGTTCATTACCAACTCACCAGTAAGTAACTACCCTTGCTGTTAGCATGAGTGTAATAAACCACCTTCGCACCAAGATTCAACTCATGAAGACGTGTGATGATTTTCTCTTGCATGGGAGTCAACCCATCGTCATTGTTGAGTTGATCGAAGCCAAATAGATAACATTTGGTATACGAAATCTGATCCTTCATTCGTACAAACGCACGTTTCAAAATCTGATTTACGACTTCTTCTACCGCATTGTCTTTCTGACTTGCCAGTCTCTGCGCATAGTGTTCATTGTCTGCACGAATAGCATTCGCTTTATGCACAGCATAAGTTTCGCTGAATACTGAACAGAATTTCGACCAAATATTCATCACCAGCTCACCACCAGATACCGTTCATCATAGCTTTTCGATCGCGACCAATATTTCTTGGGCACATCCTTGACTTCAGCTTTTAGATCAAGTGCTTCAAGCCGCTCGATGATTCTTTTCTGGGCTGGCGTCAGCTCAGCTTGATACACATTGAAACCGTACGATTGCGTCCTGAAACTCGTATGACCTTTTGATTTCTCGACGTTTGCGGTACGCAACAGACTTAGTACCGCGTTGTCGACTGTATCAGTGTTCTTCAACATGCCAGCAAGACGATTGATACGATCTTCGACAGGCATTGCCGGATCGATCCCTTCTTCAGGGTCTGGTGCGTGATTGAAAAAGTCAAAGATGGACATTATTTCCTCAGTGTTAATGCGTAGGGTTGCCATTCATGGTCGATCCATTCGTAACGTTCGAGTGGCCCATGCTTGACGAAACCAACTTTCTGGAAGAACGGTTCGACGATGGTGCGACCATACTCTGTGTGCGGAACCAGTTCGATCAATCGATTACGATCTGGGAAACGTTTCGAGCATTCGTCACGAACAAGCAACTCAAGTGCTTGACGTGCAACACCACCTTTGCGCAATCCGGGAACGACGCCAGTCCATCGCAAGTAAACGTCTGTGGGTCTTTCACCAAGACCGTCTTCCGGGTGGTCGTCACTCAAAAACAAACCAGTCGTACCGACTACTTGATCATCGAGAACGATCAAGTACACTTCACCTGTATGCGAATCTTCGGCTGATGCTTCGTGTGCAAACGTGTTGTACGGTTCCGGCCAGATCGTCTGGAGTTGCGGATACAGATCAAATGGACTGCCTTCCGCCGTTACTAGCTTGATGTTCATCGTTGTTCTTTAAGTGAAAGATATTGCCGTGCTACCCAATGCATGTTGTAGAAATCATCGTCAGCAAACATTCTCACCATATGATCGAATTTGGCTTGCCCGTAATCAGGGTCACTGTATTCTGGGTATCTATTGAATACCTCTCTCAACTCTGCTTCGAGTTGTTCCAGCGTCTTACCTTCTATGCGGGCGTAGTTTCTATTGCCGTAGTCGGGAGTCATTTGTTGAACAGCTCGCACAGCTTGCCGTTCAATTCAGAATCTGAGCTGGCTGTGAATGTTGCGACATGAGTTGAATTTGCTACGGTACCAATTCGTGCTTCGAAATCAACGTTATTGAACGACTCAACGATGACAACCGTGCTGTCATCAGTGTTGCGGAAGATCGCGAAATTTTGGTCTACTGCCATATCAAAGTGATACATTTTATTCCTTGTGAATCTGCGCAAATTACAGCATTGATGGGTCAACCCTGCGGACTTGAAGTGCATGCACGTGCGCGTTCCAGTTGCCTTGATCAACGCCCATCGTCTGCATGTAACAGTTGTTCAACGGATCAAATACGACACCACCAATTGGTTCCCACAGCAAGCCAATCATGTTGTTGACATTCTCTTCGAGAGTGTCTGTGTTGCTTGCTTTTACGATTCGATATTTTGCGTACATACCATCCCCCAGAGCAATAGTCTAGCGCGGAATGGCAAGAAAGCCACCTTAGGGTGGCTTTCTTTTAACTTAACTGGAATCTAATATTGACTTTATTAGTCAAGGTCGATCCCATCCTCGTTCCTTGATCTAAAATATTTTCTTAGAGCGTCGCGGAGTTCTGGTTTATTACCAACCAAGAAAGGCATACCATCCTTGTCGAATGCAATGTCAGTGCGTGGGTCGAACTTAGTTTCAACCAATGTTGCCCAACGTTCAACATAGTAGCGCTTCTTCTTGCTGCCGTGCCAATGGTGCATGAGTGTACCTGGAACATACCCTACGTCCTTTTGGATGTGAGTATCGCACAGTGCTTGGAATTCGGCCGCCTTTGTACGGTAACCGATACCCATTTGTCCGTGGACGCCACTCCAAATATCACCAACAAAAGCCCAGGCCATATGGTGATCCCCGGCACCCATGGGACACCAGTCAATGAATTTCTTGATACCGTCCATTGCATCACGACGGATTGCCCATGCGTAGCCCGCATGCCAGTACTCACCACCATATTGTGACATTGGAGGAACACCTTCCACGTAGCATGACAGGAATGAACGTGCTGGTTTGCCTACGAGCTCGTGGTTAGGACCGAGGTCAAGTGAGTGGCTCCATGGCTGAACCACTTTGTAATGCTGCAGAGCTTCGATTGTTTCTTCTGCCCAATCAGGACGTGAAAACTCAACGTCTGCATCAATCCATGCCGCATACTTCCAATCAGGATACTTTTCGTACAAATGTTGGAAACCACGGTTCATCATTGGCTCTTTGAGCCACAGTTCATACTCAGGACCACCGCGTAGCTGAACATGGTCTGGGTTGTTCATGTCCGTCACATCAAAAGGACGGTCGCCGAACGCGTGTTCTACAGTAATGAGTTTTACATTCTCATGCTCTGCCATACGAGCGGCAAATTCTTCGTAAAGGCGGATACGGCTATCGTAGCGGACTGGGTTGCTGATTACAGCGACGACATAAAGGGTCCGGCCATTATGTCCTTGGCTAACTTTCTGATCTCGGTGACTCATTATTCTTCTTCTTTTGGGATGGGATTGGCGAGACGGACGTCTCAAACGTATTTATAAACTATTCTTTTAATTTTCCGCTCAACCAAGTATTAGAATACAGAAAAATTGTTACCAATTCAACTTTTCTAATATTAAGTTTTTGTTACCAACCCCTTGCACAGCCAGAAGGCATAAGGCACTTTTGTAGTGCCTTTCATTTGATTAGTCTGGGTTATTGGCGATAAAGTTATTCATTGCATTGTATGGCAACTGATTGGGCGTGCCATTAATCACCAAACCCCATGTTGTGTCACCGCTATCGAGCTCGTAATACATGATCGAATCAATGTTGTCCGTCTTCCTGTTCGCATAGTAGGACGACATCTTCTGCGTGATGTAGTCGGCTCTTGCTTGCTGCGTGACTTCAGGGTTGGCATTCCATTCAGTCAGCATGAAGGGTACACCATACTTCGCCTTGCAGTATGCTGGTAAGTCAAAACCAGGACCGGCACCATCTGTGCCAATGTTGAAGATATCACCGTACACCTGGTAATTGTGCCATGTCGTGATATCCCAGCGAACGGTAGGATGGCCCGTTGAACCATCGGGTTGTGTACCATTCCACAATGCATCACTTGCCCCGATATCAGCCACGCAGAAATTGATACCACACTGCGCAGTAGGTTGAACTGACTTGACACCAGCCATCATACCACGCATCAAGCCGCGCATCAATGGCCAGTTCGCATTATTGAAGTCTTGGACTTTGCTACCTGCTTCTGCGGAGTTGAGGATCATCTGTGGGCGTCGTGTGAGTTCGTTGCCACATTCATACATGGTCACACCAAGAAGAGCTAATGCCTTTGCGGTTGATGACCCCCAGTTATACCCTTCATTGTATGCGGCTTGTTCGTTCACCCACAGGTTACCGTTTGAATCAACATAGTTGGGGTCGATACAGACGAACAAAGTCTTGTCAGTGCCCTGGAATGCTTTAGCTAGGTTAGCAACTGCGCCGAGTGAATTGGTCAGATTTTCAACAGTGACGCGATAAGTTGTACAGCCCAGAGCAGTCATCATCGAGATAACTTGAGCCGGCGTGTACGTGTAATCGAAGTGTCCGTTGACACCGTAGAAGATTTTCTTCTTAGTGATTGATGATGACCCATTCGATGTGTTTGAGCCATGCGAGTTGGTGTTTGTAGGGGATGGTGAATTAGCACTAGCTGCGGATGTCGCCGATGCTGCCGAAGCTGGCACGGCTGCTCCTGTACTGCCTGTGGTTGCGGAACCAGTGTTGCCTGGTTGTGTTGGATCAGAACCACCACCACAAGCGGCTAGAATAGCGGTACCGAAGATAGTACCTGCTGCTGCGAGGAAATTACGTCGTTTCATATTTTACTCCATAAACGGCAAGCCAATTTTAATATGGCAATGGAGTGGCAAACAGAAACTTGGTTGACTTTTACATTTTGTTGCGCCGGATGGCACGATAGCTCACCAAAAGGTGAGCTATCATATTAGGGGGCCACGGTGGGACTCGAACCCACAACCAACCACTAGCACATAGTGGGTCTCTAGCCAGTTGAGTTACGCAGGCCCATTGAAATCAATCGAGTGTTAGAAGCTCTTTTTCAACAAAACCTGCAGATAGCAATGCTTGCTTTGCTGCATCATCAGTATCGAATGTATGTTCGTACATCGATTCAGTCAACTCATAGAGGCCATCAGGCAATGCTGCCTCAGTGTCTTCGTCAAGACCGTCACCATCAAGACATTCTTCGTGCTCCCAGAAGTCTTTGCTTGCGATTGCGATGCAAGTACCAAACATCGGGTCAGTGTAAAGTTGAAAATAACCAATTGTCATGATCAATGTCTCGTTGAATAAACTGGAGCGTGGGGCAGGAGTCGAACCTACACTGTTTAACGAGCGTCCCCGTTAACTGACAGCTTCCGGATTGCTATCAAACTGGCCTCAGCGACCAGTGCCTCTAACCTCTTGGGCTACCCACGCATAAAACTGTTTTAGGTGATGGGCCTTGATACCCACTGTTCGTCGATGTGCCACACTTCATTACGATAAAGGAGTGACTAGTTCCAAGTGTGATATGACCATACGCCTCGTCGTCCGCCATTTCCGGTCAAGGCTGGTGGGACCGTGAACACTTAGTCATTTCGTTGCCGGTCCATCCCGGCTGCACCTAATTCGATACGTCTTCGAAAACTTGATACTTCACTTTCTGGCATTGCTAGAGTAAACACTCGCGCATCACCATGATAGTGATTCGAGCAAAGACCATCGTGATACTCTCGAACCTTGCATTCGTTTGTCCGACCGTCATAGCAGACGTGAACGTCGATGATCTTTGCTTCCATGGCTTTACTGGAGCCTCACAGACGCTCTGGTTTATCAGGGACGATGTCGGAAAGCTTCAACATGATACGGTACTGTTCCCACGCTTCCTTTACACCTTCATGATCGGAGAGCTTTGTTGGGACCAAATCCATCCAAACATGGTCCTCGATGATTCTAACTGGCCTGGTACCAAAGTTGCGCGGTTGATGCAACCGACCCGTGGTCCACAGTTCCAAGCCGACTTCCTGGCACTTTTCTTCGTCGAGGTCCATCAGATAATGCGGAACGTACATATATTCGGCGATGACGAACTTCATGTCTTCGGGTTCGGTCATGCGAGTGCGGGTGATGATTGCAACCACATCATTGATGTCAACATCACCTTTAACAATGTCGCGAATACAGCGTCCGAATGAGAAACCAATCTTCATTTTTTCTTGCTCTTTTTCTTTGCCGCTTTCATGCCAAGCTTGATATACTTCTTCAAGAGCTTGCCATGATGGACATTTTCCTTGACCGCCTGCAGACGAATCTTTACATCAAGTTCTTCTGGCAGGTGGACGATATTCAGAACTACGTTTGCCATGTTAAACGAAGAAAACCAACACCAAAAGAATCAACGGTACATAGACTAAGTCCGCACCATGACCGCTTGCAATTGCACCACCGATCGCTGCTGCTATGCCTGCTACTGCAATACCCGTACCGATTGTCATCGTTTCTCTTCTTTGTTTGGAGCACAGGGAGGGATTCGAACCCCCGGCTTTACGGCTTTGCAGGCCGTTACTTTGGACCACTCAGTCACCTGTGCATTAATCTGGTCTACATCTTGTTGCCAATTCTACACGACTGGCAACTAGCGTCAAGCTTACGAAACCAGTTCGCTGTTTGCTTTTCTGAACGTTTCCGCCAGCTGCGCATCGTCGATGTAAATTCGCAATTCCACCAACGCACTCATGCCGGCTTTCATTTCGAGAAACCATACACCTTCGCGTGGTTCACCCAGAACAGAGTTCATGAATACGACTTTCTTGGCGATGTCACGTTCACTGATGTACGTGTTGAAGCCAAACTTCGCCTTGCGCGGCTTGAATTCACCGTAGAGTGCCATTTGATTTTCCTGAGGTTGAGAATTAGACGCCTTGTAGTGCGAGATGATTGACGTTGACGCAGTCAATCAATTCGTCCCAGTGAACATCAGGATCGAAACCAGCTTTGTCATCCAGCAAAATGCTGAAATAAAACTTCTGATCGAAGCAGCCAGTCTTCGTGTTCTTCTCGTCTGGGTTCTCGTTGAAGTAATGAACGTTGATACCGTTTTCAGCCATGAAGTCGATAATGGCTGGCTTCTCGTGATCATGACACGACGACCACAGAATGATTTTGCTTTCAGGGAGACTGGCGATTGTACGGAGACCTTCGCGGGCAGCGGCATTGATGAACTCATAGCCACCATTTTCGTAGTTCGACTTGAGGCAAACACCATGCAGGTCGATTGCCCAGTAGATCGTGTCCCACTTGCGCTCGATCATTACTTCATAAGCGCGATTGATTGCTTTTGCGATCATAGCCATTCCAAAAGAAAAGAGTGCCATATTGTAGCACTCTTTTAGGATTGGCAAAACCAGTTTATTGCCTAGTAATCACCCCGTTCGTCTTGACGACCCAGTTGGCGATATTCGGTTTTGATTTCGTCGATGTAGTCGTCCAACGTCAGCACGTGGTACTTGATCGACATCGTCGTACCCGGAATGACCTTCGACATTTCAGCAGCTTTGGCTTCAGCCTCAGCTTTGTCAGTGTAGATATTTTCAGTATCACCACTGATGCCATCGTACTGGCTGTACGTGACAAGGATAAACAGATCGCTTGCTGATACCGTGCTCATTGAATCTCCTTCAACTTTTCGATGACCTTGTCCCAATGCAGATCGTACCGATGACCACCATCTGCCGTTTCCGTCAGCGACTTTGCGAAGGGAATGTTGCGCTTTGCAACAACGGAATCAAGCACGTCATCGTCAGCAGCGAGAAAAAGATCGATCAGCCCGCCGTTTTGTCCGTTTTCGATTTCGGCCTTCATCGCCTTCCATTTGGCGAGGAATTCTTCTTCGACCACAAAATCTTTACCAGTCGAATAATTCTTGTTCACACCAAGGCGAGCAACCATCGTAACGTCGGGTTCCGTGCTCGGGTTAACCAGCACGCAAGGAGCATCGAACTTGGTGGAGAAATAGTGTGCGTAGAATCCGCCGAGACTGGTGCCAACAAACACGATCGGATAATCTTCGTTTTCGCGAATGATTGTACTCACCACTTCGATCACTGCGTCGGGATCAATGGGAAGATCAGGGCTGATCACATGATCGTCACCAAACACGGCTTTGAGCGCCTGAGACTTTGCGCTATTGCCCGAACTTCCAAAACCGTGTAAGTAGATGACCTTCATGCTCGACTCCCTCTTCAATTTCACAGTTTCATTATATGAACAACTGCGAGCGACGTCAAACGATTATTTGGGGAGCTTAATGTTACTTGGCAATGTGTGAAGATCGACACCTGAGGCCACCAGCTTGGCCGCTGTGTCCTTGTCGAGATTCACAAAACCGTAGATGATTTTCGTATGGCGGTGACCTGAGATGAGTCGATCGTAATGGTAACCATCAGGATCAAGCTCCAGAATCTCCTTACCAGTCAACACATTAGCCAACGTGTTAGGTACTGGCTGAGCACCAGACTTCTTCATTACATTTTCAGCTGGACCGCTTACCTCAGCCCAAGCACGTTGACGTTCAACGTCTTCGTCCTTCATAAGCATGTAGTCGCGTTTGCCACGGCTCGAGCCGTCAGTACCACTCGCAATACTCTTTCGACCGTTCTGGTCTTTGTATAGCATGGCCGCGAACACATGGTCATCGCGAACGCAGAGTTTCCAGAGACCAGTCTTCTGGATCAACTCCTGTATGTTAGCGGCCGTGTGGAAGCCGCCAAGTTTTTCGTAACTGCGGACCATGATAGCCCAAACTTGGTCCGCGTATTTTTCTTTGGAATTTACGTCGAAGGCATTGACGTAATGTTCAAACAGTTCTGAATAGCGCATAACCCGCCTTTATGTTATAGACGGTTATTTATGCGCTGGGGAGCGTTGCACTCCCCAACTGTTCATGAGATGAAAGCCTCAGCTGGTTGAATTAGCAAGTCCGCTTGAGAACAGTGCGCCAAGTCGTGGTGAACGGTGCTTCGACGAAATTGTCCTTCGTCCAGATCAGCGCGTTATTGCACCAGAATTCGAGGTTGGGATCGTGGATGTTGGTGGGTTCTGCTGGGGCGTCATCACCGGTCCAGGCAGACACGAAGAAACTTTCGTTGGGATTGCGACCCTTGCGCAGCACTACCGTGATAAGCGGCGTCAACGACGGAACTGCAATAGCGCAACGTGAGGGACGCTTGCGGTTGTGGCGCAATGCAAACAAGGTGGGTTGATCAAGGTCGACTACCGTAGCGGACACCCTACCGTTCAGGCCAACACTGCGGCCCATGTCAACGGTCCCCTTCCAGAACTTTTTGCCGTCACGCGCAACTGTCATCATACCGAAAGCTTCATGAAGAATTTCATCGGCAATCGGGTGAGCTTTCATGTGCTCAACACCGGATTCGGTGATGATGATGCGGTGGTTATTTCTGGCAGGGAAAATACCTTTTTGCATTACGTCACCTCCATGTTGTGGTACGGGTGATGGGATTCGAACCCACAATCCTCAAGGGCGGCAGATTTTAAGTCTGCTGTGTATTGCCATTTCCACCACACCCGCATTGAATTAGAATGTGCGCTGGATGAGCGCATATGCGTCTGCTGCGCCAGTAGTGTACGCGATATTCAACAGACTAACAATTTGTGCCACATTGTCCTCGTGATCTCGTATTTCACGAATCTCGGTGTCCATGTAATAGATGTAATACTTATCGCCAACTGCCTCCCGCAACCACGATGGCAATCGCGACGGTTTCAGCTTAAAACTGTAAGGCTTGCCCAACGCACGGAATGTTTCCAATACGTCAAGGGGCATTTTGACGATTTCGCTCATCACATCCTCTAAGGTTTAAAGACGTATGATGGTACGTGTAACAATATACTACGTCAATGTTACATCGTTGTGTGGCTGAGATATTAAAGGCCGCAATTGCGGCCTTTACATTTTGCTAATTGCTTAGTCGTTGATAATAAGCATGCGCAGATTTGCAAGATGACTACGTGCGCCACGCACACCTTCGGGGGGCAGGCTTCAGACGCCATCCTGCAACTTCACGATCTTCGCCTTGCCCGCTGTAGTCGATGCTATCGACCACGAACACGATTTTGTCACCCGTGCGCTCTGAGATCAGCGTGATGCCCTCGTCACAAGCGTCGTCATAAACGCGCCCAAACACAGGGCGACGGCTGCCTTGGCTAAGCGTCGAGATCTCCACCGTGAACAGCTTGTCCTTGAACGAGAACAGATCCGTCGAAAACGTGTAAGGGGTCAGCAGCATGTTCATCTCTCCTTGTTGTCTACCATGTTTCAAATGATAGCTTCACTTGAAGGTGAATGCAAGCACTATTTGACAACCAGATCGGTTATGAAACTTGCTGATCTCTGCGCAGAGCAGTTGAACGACGCTTTGTCCAATTGTAGCCAGGTTCAACGTCACTTGCGCCCATCTTACCAACACAGTTCGGGTTCTCCGAAACCATACCGACGAACGCAATGCCTTCGCCTGCATGTTGGCGCTTGCGCAGGTCTTCCATGAACTTGAGCGCTTCGCTCATTTCGTTTGATTCAAAGCTTTCGCTTTTTGCTTCTACAGCCCCAGTCACATTCTGGGACCAATACACCATATACATATTGATCTCTTTTTGTCTTTAGATATGTTCATTCTATTTAAACAATCACTTGAGATCAACAAGTATTTGAATGGCAAAAGAGGACCAAGCGGTCCTCTGTGCATCAGATGCAGTCGTGCTTAGTGACTGCTATCGGCTTCTTCGACGAACTGAATACGGATAATCATGTCATCCTGATCGAGATACGCGAATTTTTCCGCTTTGTTGAGCGTCAGGTTTTCCGTCACCGCGCCGACCATGTCAGTGTCACCATCGAAGAATGTGTCGAGGATCTCACCAACAACCTCGTCTGTGAGATCAGACCCGGTATCGATGTAATCAATCGCGGTTGCAGGCTTGCCAGGTGTAATCATTACAAAACGAAACATTCTTACCTCCGTTGTTCACCAGGTCTCACACAATATGACAACATTTGCTTGAGGTCAACCTTTGTTTTCGCTGTTCTTTCCAATATGAAAACCGTCACAGCGCATACATTTGTAATTGCTGAAATAGACACCACGTTTCTTCGCCATAGCGGCGGCAGCTTTCTGCGCACTGGATTTTGAGCCATAGCTGATCTTTGGCTTACCATCTACGTTCTCATGCGATCGACGAGAAAGCAAACCGAAGACATGGCCCTTCAAAAGGTTACGGACTAGCCGACGCCACGGCAGCTGGTCCTTTAAAGCCAGGTAAATATTTTTGACTTTTAACAATGCAATACCTTGATAATGAAATCGTGAATCTGGGAGGCGTGAACGCAAGTCTCGCGATCCCAGTTGGATTCGTTGATAACCCAATCGCGGAAATCTTCAAATGTAGAAAACCAACCCATGAACGTTTCGACTTCATCGTTGGAGATACCATTATCACCGGACGCAGCAACGTCAGCTTGCACACCGGCAACGCGATTAGCGATATACTCGAAAGCACGGGCTTGGATTTGCTTTTGGTTCATGGTTATTCTCCTTGCTTGACGATGACGTCTTTGTACAATTCAATCACAGAAACAGTCTGATCGAAATCCCCATCGTACGGATCTCGTTTAGTTTCGACACCAGCATCGAGGATCACATCAAACAGATTGCCGTTGCCATCCTTGATCATGATCTCTTTGTCAAGGTAGCAGTTGCTTTGGATCAGATCGATCAGTTCTTGTCCCGTCATGTTTAGCTCCTAATGTTTACCATGTTTCATATGGTACTATAATTAGGCGATATTAGCAAGCATTTGAAAATAAAAAGGGCGCACATGGCGCCCTTTTACCAGCTTACTGCTTTGTTTAGCTGTACGTGCTTTCGTATGCGATTTCGCCGACCACGTTGCGTGCTTCTTCTTCGGTCTTGAACGGACCGCGCCATTCACCACCACGGCTACCCGAAAACTTGCCGTAGTAACCAGGCTTGCTGGTGTACGTTTCCAGCGTCTCGAACGGGAACATACTCTCGACTGCTTCTTGCGTCTGGCCGCATAGCAACCAGCTATCGCGCAGTTTTTGCATGCGTTTGTTGTTGGAATTGACATCCGTCTTCTTCATGTCCGACGAGTGCTTGATCGTGATCGTGGGCATCTTCTTCATCTTGCAGCTCCTTTGTGGTTTACCATGTTCAGATAATACATTCGCCTGAACATGGCTGCAAGCGTTTTTAGAACACGGTCGCAAGTGCGACACGACGGAGCTCATCACGGTCTGCTTGGAACAACGAAGCCGTAACGGGGCGGGTGGAAGGCCATGCGTACATAGTCGGCTCCGTCTTCATAAGTGAATACGGAATCGAGTACACATAATTCCACTGATTGTTGATGGTGTCCCACACGTGAACACGAGCGTGACACTGAAATGCGTTGGAGTCAGAGCTGATGTCATACTTCAGCTTTTGCACACGACCATCATTGTGCGTGTAGATTTCAATCTGGTTGAAATCCACGGTTTGCCGGCCTTTCGAAAGGGTGGTAGTTATCGGTTCAATCTTGGCGATTTTTGCATTGTCCATCATCATCGCCATTTTAATTAGTGACGTCGTGCGTGCCATTTGATATCTCCTGTTGTTTACCGTGTTCAAATGATACATTCATTTGAATGTGGTTGCAAGAGATTTTAGATAGGCATCAACTCCACATTGTAGGCCGTAAGCGGTCTATTGGGTTTCCCGTCGGATCGCATAGGCTGTACCTTTGACGTCTGCGTCCAAAATGCATGCGCGGCCGTGGTCGATTCAAATGTCATTGCTTCTTTCACGTCAGTAGTGGTTGTGAGAAACCCTCGTCCCTTATGCGCGTCTGGGTCAAAGGTCTTGACAAATGTACCATCTACGCTTGTTCTATGCCCTGTAGCGTCGCCTACAATACGAATAACTATCATTTGAATCCCCCTCATGGTCGCATACGAACACGATAGTCTTTTACAATCACGCCATGTTCTGATGTGCTGCGCATATGCGAGTGCCACCAGAATATGCCTGACTTGCGTCGCTTGAAATGTCCAATAACAGAATGCAGCCTCGGCGGGCTTTTGAGCCACTGTTGAATAGCTGCTGCGCGCCTACCTCTACCGGACGGTATATCACGAATGCCGCCGAGAAATATATCAAGAACCTTGTACTCGAAAAAGGGCACTCTGCCGGCTTTACGGCGCTTTTTATTCAGTTTCTCGGAAGGCCGGACTGAAACCTCTTTTACGTTGCGGGCATTGAGCGCTAGTAACGCTGCTATCGTGACCGTTACTTCTTCATGACAGTCACGAGCCAAGGTATTAATATCAATACCTTGTTCCCTGTGGTCTCTAATAGAGTCAGGTAACAATGGTATAAAAGCTGTTTTGAACGATGAGCGTTCCCGCCCCTCAAGTATTACTGGTGTAATCTCGTTGTTACGTGGTACCCAAATCCCAATAGGTGAAGGCACCCAAATATCAACGTGATCATAATATGATATTGGTTGAAGCAGAACGCCGTCAGTTGAATCGTCACCTGTTATCTGTTTTACTATCGGCTCAAGTACGTCAAGCGCTTCGCCGTCAGTAACAACAATCAATCGCTTGGACGAAGGTGATATTGTAGACGTACTGCTTCGCGTCCCATAAAATTCATCTGCGTTCGCTATAACCTTTTCGTCTATGGTGTTCACGGTTTCATACTCAAACACCATGACTGGGTACGGGCACTTGGTGAGCTTGAACAGCTCAGCATCAATATGACTTACACCGACGCGTCCGTGCATGGGTAACAGAAACTTGACCCCGTAACGAAGTTGGTCGATGAGCAATTCGACCCCGAACGCATCACGCCGCGAATCAGGTTTCTTCGCGTAGGCTTTCTGCAGACGTTCCAACAACTCAATGGCTTCTGAAACGAAGTTCATTTGAAGCGCTCATATAATTGTCGTCAGTGTATGGTACAATCATATGAATACTACCGCAAGCTTAAACGCTTTCGGTCACAATCAAAGTGCGGGGAGGAAAACGAAGCGGTTGCTTGGAATCGTCGCAGTAGACTTTGCCGTTCTCGACGCGAGTAACGGTAATGATCTTGATGAGATGCAGGTCAGCATGTCCGCCGCTGTATCCCTTCGCCAGCTTCGCGCCGACTTTGATCTCACGACCCAGCATGTCGATTGCATCCTTGCAATCTGCGCTAATGACGTTCATTTGCTTCTCCTGTTTGTTGTTCACCATGTATCACATGATACATTCATATGGTAAAAATACAAGAGACCCAATGAAGTAAAAGATGGTCTGGGTGGTGGGGATCGAACCCACGGCCTCCGCGTTCCGAACACGGCCGTCTACCGCTGACATTACACCCAGATAGAAGTTGGTAGGATAGGTCGGACTCGAACCGACAATCGACTTATTTTGAGTAAGCCAGGTATTCCAATTCCCTTCACTATCCCATTGTTGGTCACCCCTGACAGACTTGAACTGTCGCTCCATGATCCCAAATCACGTGTGCTTGCCGCTAACACTAAGGGGAGATATGACGATGAGCCTAAAGGCTCATGTAAAGAAAGATGGTGCCCAAGAGGGGACTCGAACCCCTACGCCCTAAACGGGCCACGGACTCTCAATCCGTGATGTCTACCAATTCCAACACCTGGGCAAAACAAAAGAGCCACAGGACATGGCTCTCTTTTAAAACTTGTACTGCTACTTACTGCGGAACACGCTGCACATGGAACGTGCGCAACACTTTGTTGGGACCGCACGCCATGACAACTTTAAAAATTGCTTGCTGCTTAGTACGCGTATTGCGGAAGTAGCCAAAACCACATTCAACAATAGTACCGGTGACAGTAACGCGATTTGCACGACTAGATTCAGACAGCTTGATGGTGAACTGCTGTCCAACAGCTTGGGCACCAATCCGGTTCGCCTTCTCCATCAGTGCTTGATCCGCTGCGTTCATCGTCTGCTCCGTTTGTTTACCATGTTCAAATGATACATTCACTTGAACATGGTTGCAAGAGCTCTTAACTATCCAGCACTTTGTTCAACGCAGCAACACGTTCATGCAGGAAGTCGCGTTCGATAACTCGGCTGTCGTATGACAGTGGGCGTTTGCCCGCTTTGATTGCTTCGATGCGAGCTTGTGCCCTGCGAATCTCTGCTTCCAGCTTTGCTATCTCGTCTGCATCCTCTTTGTCGCACTTTGCGAATGCTTCGTCGAACTTCTTCTGCAGATACTTGCGGATACCTGCTTCATTGGTTGTCAAGTTTCCGTAGAAACGAGTTCCGTTGCTAATGTCACCCCACTTACGTCCATCGCGTTGACCGTACAGTTTGCGCTGTTGTTCGTAGTCAAGGCTGAGACGTTTGCTAACGTCAAGCCCAGGGGCAGTGGTGAAGCAATAGTCGTCGGCGCTCGTGACAACTTCTTTCTTGAAGAATTGCAGAGTCTGCTTGTAGTGATAGATGTTGTCCCACAGGTCGATGGATTCGAAATTGATCACCACATCGCCTACGTTGAACTTGCGCGTCATGTTGTTCTCCTTGTTTACCATACTCACATGATAAGTTCATATGAACTTGGTAGCAAGGTTTATTTGGTACCCTGGGAGGGATTTGAACCCTCACGCCTAAAAGGCCACGCGTTCTGAGCACGTGATGTCTACCGGTTCCAACACCAGGGCATTAAAACTATTTTGCGAATCGCCAGCCTACACACCACAGGTCAAGTCGCACAAACCATGTTCCGTTGTGTTTGCCGAAACCAAATCGGAGCATACGGTTGTCTTTGTCAAGAGATATTTTTGTTATCATTTTGTTAATGGTGGGTAAGGTGGGATTCGAACCCACAGGCGACTGCTTCTGAGGCAATCAGGTATTCCAATTCCCTTCACTTACCCGCTAATGGTGGACCCCAAGGGAATCAAACCCTTCACAGACGCATTGCAAGTGCATCTCGCCACTCTTGGTACATGGGAGCCCATAAAACTTGGTCGGGATTGCAGGACTCGAACCTGCAGCCTCCGGTTTCCAGAACCGGCCGTCTACCAATTGACATTAAACCCCGAATAAAACTTGGTGAGTTTGGGTGGATTCGAACCATCCTGAGCGCTTTCGTATCGCCTCTTACCATGACATTTCCCCGTGCCTGGACACACCATAAAGATGCAAGCGGGAGTCGAACCTGCTTATGCCTCAAACTCATATCAGTGGTCGGTGTGGTGGGATTCGAACCCACAAGCATTTGGCTCTCGACCAAATAGGTATACCAATTCCCTTCACACACCGATAAAACTTGGTGGATACGACGGGGTATTCTCCCGCACATGGGCCCCGCAGGGGCAGGCGCATATTTTGCCCGAGCCGATGTAGTTTTCAGGACTCCCTAACATACCCATAAAACTTGGTACCCCAGCAAGGAATCGAACCTTGGTATGCGCCGTGTAAGGACGCCGTTCTACCATTGAACTACAGGGGTGTTGAAAAAGTGGAGCGGGTAGGGAGAGTCGAACTCCGCGATCTTCAGCTTGGAAGGCTGCTGGACGCCCCTTGTCCTGTCTACCCGCATTGAAACTTGGTGGGGGCGCTAGGGATTGAACCTAGACCTGCTGAGTCAGAGTCAGCCACGCTGCCATTACGCCACGCCCCTATTAAAACATGGTGCCTAGAACTGGGATCGAACCAGTGTCCTCGAAACAAACCAAGAACCACCGCGAGACGCAGGTGCGTACACCTGTACGGGTTCAGGATTTCGTGCTCTACCTCTGAGTTACCTAGGCAAGGTATTGGTGCCGCCCCGCGGATTCGAACCGCGCTCTCCGGATTTTCAGTCCAGCGCTTTCACCAAGATTAGCTTGAGCGGCATTAAATTCTGTTTCCGGTTACGGGTTCCGGATGCTGCCCTATCATTACAGCCGGTTTAAAATGGTAGGTCGTAAGGGAGTCGAACCCCTGTCATCGCGTTCGTAGCACGATATTCTTTCCGTTGAACTAACGACCCATTAACTGGACCCACGTGGTGGAGTTGAACCACCGTAATTCGGCTTCGTAGACCAAACACCAGCTCCGCTGGACGTGAGATTAAAAACTTGGGGTGACTAGTGGGAATCGAACCCACATCTCCGGATTCACAGTCCAGAACTCTAACCATTGAGCTATAGCCACCATCGACTAAACAACCTTGAAACTGGAGTGGGCGCCGGGATTCGAACCCGGGTCTCGTCCTTGGAATGGAAGAATGATTGCTGAACGTTTCCTTGTCAGGAAAGCTTTTCTTACGCGTGCTAACCACTACACCACGCCCACATTTAAAACTAAAATCACTGGGGTGAGTTGGAGAATCGAACTCCAGTCGCCTGGTTCACAGCCAAGCATTCTAACCACTGAACTAATCTCACCATTGAAACCGTTACAGCTTGTCAGGATATTGCGCATCGATATGATCGATGTACGCAAGCGGACTCATACCTGGTTCAAGGTCATGAACCTTGCTGAACCCGTTTTCCTTCGTGACAAGTGCATCCTCAGGCTTGACTGCACCAGCATACTTTCTGAAACCAGGCTTGTTCATCAACTTGCCTGTTGCTGGGTCAATCGACCCCCAATCCGTCCAGTCAGTTTTGCTCTGACCGTCAATCGGTTCTACGAAATACGACTTACCAGTACGTTGACTTGTTACAATGAAGCGTCCGGTTTCGTCTGTATTTGTGAGAAACCGTTTGCGTAGGTCGGGGTCCATATTGGAATCCTTCTTGTTAGAGTTAATTGGTGCCCTCGAGGTGAATTGAACACCTGTATCCGACATACCAAGTCGGCGTAATTGCCACTATACGACAAGGGCGTTTCTTATTTCCAAGGAGTTGGTGGAGGAACAACAGCATTTTCTGGGGCTGGAACTCCAACACTACCAAAGTCTGCTGGTGAACAAATCTCCAGGTACTCCATGTCAGGCGAGTAATCATACAAATAATGCACTAGCCCGGGAACTTGATGCACAACATCGCCTGCTTCAACAAGCGTAATTGTGTCGCCATACATGAACTTGGCCCAGCCTTTGTTCATGATGACAATTTGAAAATCTAAAACATGCTGATGCCAACCAGTACCTTCTGTAGGTGGTTTGTTGGCTTTCACCAAGTGCGCAATAACCTTACCGTCAGTTGCGTCCTTGATACCTAAATCCTTGTACAGGAAAAAATCACGCAGTCCGTCACCTTTCCATTCAGTGTCGGCTGGTTTTACATGCGAAAATTTCATGAGTTCTAACCTCAAAAAGTTAAATTATCATTATAAACTTCTTGGTTAGAACTACAATATTGGCGCACCCTACAGGAATCGAACCTGTATCCAACTCTTAGGAGGAGCTGATTCTATCCGTTGAACTAAGGGCGCGGCAGCTCAAACAATCACTTGTTCAAGTTTATTCCACACATCATCGTACAATACGTAAAGCTTGCTTCCATCTACTTCGATTGGAATCGCTTTACTACCAAGACCAGCCATCCCCGCAACCTCACCAGGTATGACCATACGCCCTGTCACTTTGATGATGGCCGGCGCACGAATGATCCTGATAACATTGTCGATCACGTTACCATCAGCATCTTTTTTACACGCTGGGTGGTAGATTCCCACTCGTACTTGAATATCTTTCTTGGTCTTCCAGACCGTACCTTTCTTCAGTAATGAACGAATACTACCGGTCATGATAAACCTCAAAGGAAAATCATATGATACGGTAGCATTCATTTAATGTCAAACAAAACTGGTACCCGAAGTTGGAATCGAACCAACGACCTACGCGATGTCAACGCGTTGCACTACCGCTGTGCTATCCGGGTGTTGAAACTGGAGCGTCATGAGAGGATCGAACTCCCGACCTGCTGGTTCGTAGCCAACTGCTCTGTCCACTGAGCTAATGACGCATAAATCTTGGCATCTCGTATGGGAGTCGAACCCATCTCTGCAGATTGAAAGTCTACTGACCTAACCGATAGTCGAACGAGATATAAAACTGGAGTGCCATACGGGAGTTGAACCCGTCTTCCCACCTTGAAAGGGTGGTGTCCTAACCGATAGACGAATGACACATAAAAATCTGGAGCCCCATGTGAGAATCGAACTCACATTTCTGGATTACGAAACCAGTGTTCTAGCCATTAAACTAAAGGGGCAATTATTACATATCAAAAAGAATATGACTCACAAATGCGACAAGTTGTCCTTGTTGCAAGCCAGATCCTAATTTGTGACCAAAAACTGCTGAAAGATTCTTTATGGTTCCAGTTGTACTGCCAACCTGGACTATACCATTATTTTGTGAAGCTTGCTGCAAATCGCTAAACACTTGGTCAATGCTAACCTGTTGTGTTGCGATTAACTCAAAGTGATTTCCTTGTTGCTGCGTTACTACGTTGGATGGAACTTGATACATAATTATCTCCTTTTGTGGAGATAATATACCAACCACCAATGTCAGTCAAATTTCATTTTTCTACCAACCTGCCATCCATTTTGCAGGTATGATTCTAAATCTGTTTTGGCAATCTTCTTTGCCGCTTTCTCTACGATTGAGAATATCCAACAAGACCCAAACTGAGAATTTTTCTCACCTTGCTGGTGTTTGTTTTTCTCAAACGTTTTTGTTCTTTTCAGCTTTGCTTCTGAAGTGTGTGCTTTCCTTGAAGCTTCAATTTGCCGCGTTCCGCCTTTAACAAACAGGGTGTGAGCAATTGTTCCGTCGGCATGTAAGTCAGTTAAACGCTTTGCTGACGCATCCAGATGCTCCTGGTAACGTTTGGTGTCTGATTTGAACTTCTGCATACGTGCAGGGCCACCGACCTTACCAGCGTCACTTGCGGTCTTTCTTTTAAGCTCTGGGTTTTCATTTATATGATCAAACCCACCTTCCCCACCCACTTTTAAGTTCATACAAAGCGGATCAGTCAGTTGCTCTTCGCAAACTAACTCAGCTTCTCGAGCTTTCAAGGATTTGCGATCAGGTAAAAACTCTAGAATCTCACAAACATGATTATCTTTACCATGTTTGTTAATCGAATACCAAAGCCTTTTACCGGATCCCACGTAACCGTCATTAAGGTCATCTGTGGAATGCATACCGATGTAATACTTACCAGTTACTATACACGTTGTTTTGTATATGTAATGGTATTTTCTTCTTGCTGCTTGACGCATTTGCCAAATCTCCTTTCGGAGTATTTAGCGGAAATGCGTTGATTTTGTTCAGTGGCGTCCGATACGGGAGTCGAACCCGTCTTTCCAGGTTGAAAGCCTAGCGACCTAACCGATAGTCGAATCGGACATGAAATCTTGGTACTGTCAGTGGGACTTGAACCCAACATTTGCTGATTGAAAGTCAGCGGTCCTAACCTTTAGACGATGACAGTATTAACAGGATGGTATTTTTTACGTGCTCCCATTACACCACAGCGGGACCCTACCCCACTGCCGGGACTCGAACCCGGACCTTTCTTTTTTCCAGAAGAATAAAATAAATTTGCTGAAACCATCCAAGGGTTCTGGCAGTGGGAATGGGATTCGAACCCATGGGGCTTTTTAGGACCCGACGCCTTTCCAAGACGTTGCAATAGACCGCTCTGCCATCCCACTATAAATTCAAATCACCAAGCCACGAAGAAAGGCGATTACGATTGTGCTGCGAAACCTTCTTCACGTGCGAATGCCACGACGCCACGGACTGCTTCGAGTGCGAACTCACCATGGAGTCGCTCCACGCGTTCTGCGGGGGTGGTCTCACGTCCAAGAGTCTCAGGGCGAGCCAGTACGAGCGTATGCAACGGCAGTGCGGAAACGCGTGCAAATGTCAGCGTCGTCATGATTGCTCTCCTTGAGAAAATGGTTAAAAGGTACTACGTTAATTGGCGGTAGCGGAAGGATTTGAACCTTCGGGGCTTTTTAGGACCCGCTAGTTTTCGAGGCTAGTGCAATAAACCGGACTCTGCCACGCTACCATAAAACTTACTTGGTGTCTTTCGATTGCTCTTCGCGCTGTGCGCTAATGAAAATGCAACCTTCAGCACCACATCCACAGACGATATGTCGTTCACGTACAATCTTGTCTGCGTCTTTGATTTCACCACGGTTACGAAGTGAATTGAAAACTTCCGTTGTATGGCGTGCTGCTGCCATATCTTTCTGCGATAAGCGTCTTCCGCTCATATCGTTCTCGTTATTAGTGGAGGAAGGTAAGGGATTCGAACCCTTGGGGCTTTTTAGGACCCGACTGTTTAGCAAACAGTTACAATAGACCGCTCTGCCAACCTTCCATTTAAAACTTGGTAGTCCCCCAGGGATTCGAACCCTGCCGTCGCAGCCCATCTAGCCGCTCTCCCGAGGATATAAATCTCAGCCGCTCAACCAGAGCTAAGGACCACTGCAAAAATTGGAGCTCCGAGCTAGATTCGAACTAGCGGTTTTACTGCTTTGCAGGCAGTTGCCTTGGACCTCTCGGCCATCGGAGCGTTGAAAACTGGAGCGGGTAACGGGGTTCGAACCCGTGACGTCTTGCTTGGCAAGCAAGTACTCTACCAACTGAGCTACACCCGCATGGTGTATAACTGGATGCACTTTAACGAGGTCAGATTAACGGTCTGGTGTTTGAAGTTGCTGTAGGCATCCAAAACTGACAGGAAGCACTTAGTCATGTAAGAAATGAGTAAGATTGCTGTAGGCTTCCTAAAACTTGAATTCTTATAACAATCAGCACTAGGTTTGCAGTTTACCGCAGTGGAGGAATTAACTCACGGTGATCAAGCCGTTACTTCATTCCATTCTCACGACCAAACTCAGGACCAAACAAGGAGGCGCGTCGGGGGCTCCCGAAACTCGTAAGCGGCTTAACTTCAGTGTGATACACTGTCCACACATACCTACCCTTGCCCTCTGAGCGCTTTACCACTTGCACTGCAAAAACGGCCAGTTACTTCCTAACGCTGACTGCTATAAAAACTATGATACACTTTGTTGCCATTTATGCAACAGAAAACTGGCAGAGCTGCAAGGAATCGAACCCTATTGACTACCACCCACCGATTATTAAAGTCGCTGGTTTTGGAGACCAGTAGCGGGGAACAGCTCTGTTGAAAACTTGATACTACTAAAACTTGGTAGGGGCGGAGAGATTCGAACTCTCGACTTCCTGATTAAGAGTCAGGCACTCTGGCCAACTGAGTTACACCCCCATTGAAATACCATTTGATGTGATCCCCATCACATCACCTGTTGAACACGATTCTGAAGCTACTTGCACATATAACGCTGAGTAGGCGTCACGTGCTTTTACTTACCGTGGGTGATCAGGTTAACCATATCAAATGGTACTTACGGAAACTTGGTGGGGGCACTGGGATTCGAACCCAAGCCTGACGGATTAAAAGTCCGCTGTGCTAACCGCTAACACCATACCCCCATTGACTGGTTGGGGCAGTGGGGATCGAACCCACGACCTTGAGATTAAGAGTCTCATGCTCTACCGCTGAGCTATACCCCAGTAAACTGGACTACAGAATCAGTAAGCTGGTACTTTCAATCAAGTACAGTGTACAGCTTACGACTCCCATGACTACATTTTTGTCTGGGAGTCGTCGAACTTAATCTGCTACGACTCCCAGAAGTTTCGATGATTTTCGTTTCATCACAAACTCCTAAAGAGAAAATTAAATTAAAGTGTCCGAAAAATGTACACAAATTTCGGACAAAACCAACAACAAAGCCTGCATTTCCATCAGAGCACTTGCAAAAGCAAATGGTGATTCACGCAACTAGACGTGATGGACTGGTTTAGCTCAAAGGCCAACCTAGGAGTATCAGGTCCCACCTATGGTTATTGGTAAACTTGGTTGCGCGAAGCAGGAGTCGAACCTGATATCACCAGCTTATGAGACTGGTATGTAAACCGTTTCACTCTCGCGCGAAACTTGTTGGTACCCCGCAAGAGATTCGAACTCTCACCCGAAGACCGGAACCTAAATCCGGCGCGTCTACCAATTTCGCCAACGGGGCATCAATGCAGACCTACTAACGTCTGCACGAAATACTGGTTGCGGAGAGATGGATTCGAACCATCGACCTCCAGCTTATGAGGCTGGCGAGCTACCGGGCTGCTCTATCCCGCAATTGAATTCTGGTTGTCAGTACTGGACTTGAACCAGTGACCTATCGCTTATCAAGCGAGTGCTCTACCAACTGAGCTAACCGACAATTGTCGCATCGCACTCGCTAAGGGCAACATTAAGCATCCACGCGCTAGAACAAGTTCCTGGCGTATTCTCCGAATGTCATCCCTTACCAGCCATCATGCGCTGCAATGCATTTGCGCATAATGGACGAGATGCTACGTCCCTAACTGTAACCAAGTCTATTACCAACAAAACGTAGCAATACTGTTGGCACACATTGGCTCTGTTACAGCCCAGCAAGTTACCCTGCTAGTTTGTTGCATTGTACAGCTTTTGCCATACTTTGCAAACACAACATGGTTGTTCCAGAAAGAATCGAACTTTCGTTAATGGCTTATCAAGCCACCGTTCTACCATTGAACTATGGAACAATTGAATTCTTGGTGGTTATAGATGGAGTCGAACCATCATTACCGGCTTATGAGACCAGTGTCCTAGCCATTGAACGATATAACCATAACTGGATGCACTTACGTTTTCACCGAAAGAAAGTATAAGATTGCTGTAGGCATCCAAAACGGGTATTCGACATCAAACTACCAAAAGTAGCGATACAACCAACCACTTTCTTGTTTATCAGTCATACATTCGATTGGCGCTAATTCCCACACATCATTTTCAGTTCTGCGTCGAAATAACTGCATACCAATCTCTCCTAAATGTGGCTCCAGAACCAGGGATCGAACCTGGGACCAACGCATTAACAGTGCGCTGCTCTACCGCTGAGCTATTCTGGAATTGAAACAGGACTGCATCGCGTACTCAGGCATTCGACACATTCAAATGCTTTCCTTTCCTTACTCTGCGGAATACCGCTAGAGATGATGCAGCAAAAACTTGGCTCCGCACACTGGGATCGAACCAGTCTAGCCACTGATTAACAGTCAGGTCCATGCACCTTGCTCGGATTCTGCGGAACTGTCATACAACAAAACTTGGTGCCTGGAGACGGAATCGAACCGCCGACACCCTGATCTTCAGTCAAGTGCTCTACCAACTGAGCTACCCAGGCAAAGACCATAACGATGAGAACCTAACACACGCCTTAGCAGTGCGTACCCGCTCAACGTTACGATCAAAATTTGGCGATGCGTAGGGGATTCGAACCCCTGACTCCCGGCTAGACAGGCCAGTACTCTACCGCTGAGTTAACGCACCATGCGGGAGCAGCTTCTACTCCCCGCGCCCTGCTGTCGAAACAACAGGACTAAAACTTGGCGACCCTACGGAGAATCGAACTCCGTTCCCCAGATAGACAGTCTAGGATAATAACCAATATAAGATAGGGCCGTGAAACTTGGTGAAGTGTGAAGGAATCGAACCTAATAACCAACCACCCCAGTATCATGGTAACGGGTTTACAATCCGCTCTGGGGAACACACTCCATTAAAACTTGTGCAATTTGCTTTGCTCATCCGGGTGGGATCGAACCACCTTTTTATCCTCGAACATTTAGGCGCATTCGATAGCAACACGCTGGAATTACGCTACCTTTAGCAGTCTTCTTCTGCGCTTCGGCCGAATAACCTGCGCAGTGCGGATGATAAAAGCAAACTACTGAAACTTGGTGGAGGATCCAGGATTCGAACCTGGGAACCCGAAGGAACGGATTTACAGTCCGCCGGCTTTAACCACTCACCCAACCCTCCATTGCAACTTTACAACAAATGAAACACAAGTGCCTGCATAGCTGTTATCCTCTTGTTTCATTTTACATCTGGCGGAAGCGGTGAGATTCGAACTCACGGACCTTTTTAGGGATCGACGGTTTTCAAGACCGCTGCCTTAACCCACTCAGCCACGCTTCCATTAATTCTGGCAGGAGCGCCAGGGTTCGAACCTGAACTACGTGAGTCAAAGTCACGGGTGCTACCATTACACTACGCTCCAACAGCGCTTACAAAGCTGATTACAACCACGGGTTTGAACCGCGATCAACTTAGTAAGCAACCTGCACAACGGTTCAGCACAAACATCATGCTGCTGCGTCATGCAGTTGTGTCTAGGCCTAATTGCCCTAGACTGACGGATTTTATACATTCGTTTGCAAACGAATCTTCATCCTCGCCGCCGCCCATTTAGCCAGTTTTTACGTGCGCGCCTGGGATCTCGTTTCCCGTCTACACGTTACTACAAAGAACATTGATGCCTTAAAACACGAAACCCCGGAAACTTTCGTTTACCGGGGTGCCTTGTTGTTGAGACTGCGCTAACTTATGCGCTGCCTCCTTGGCACCCCTTCCAATCTGACAGACTAATGCTATTCTTCTCACCATTACCGAGCCAATAAGCTACAGGCATGGACGCTTTCTGTCCTTGCTGCTGCTCTGGTCGATAAAAGTTAAATGAATGCATTTCGTCCTCAAAAAGGAAGTTAGTTAAACAACACGCCGTTCATTACAGCGTGCATCGTACTCTAAATCTACTGCTTTGCGAAGTCAACAACTTTTTGTGACAACGCGGAAATCTTTTTGTTGCGCGCAACACTGTTCGCTGCAACATGTTTCACATTCTATTTAGCAAACTATGGCAAGTCAATAACTTTTTAACCATCTTGCTAAACTTTTTGCAAACGCTGCATCAGCAACGTGTTCACATTCTATTTAGCAAACTGACATCAGTTAATAACTTTGTTGCCACTTTTTGCTGCACTGCTCTGTTCCGCAGCGCATGTTCGTACTATACGGCATGCCATTCCAGGCGTCAAATATATTATTCTGTAACCTGGTAATGACTTGTGACAATGCCCTTCTCTTCATGCCCTCTCTTGTGCTCAGTACGCCACCAGCGCACTCCGCCACACTTGAGCTTGCATTCCCAATGCAAGGGCTTCGTCTCTTCCCATTCATGCAAGCAACCGCTGAAACGCGCTTCCTTGTTATGACAGAAGTGCCCACGCACATCATGTAGTCTACGGAAAACACCCACACCTGCTATAAGTTTTCGCAAACGTGGTATTGGGTTCAGCTTGATCTTGATGACACTGTGCTTGAGCAGCGGTGCAGCACGTCTTCCTATCATGGTCTGTGCGCGCCCAACCTCTGTTGTATATATGTCCTTGCTCGCTCTATTAAGGAAGAGCAGAATCGCAATAATGTTGCGCAGATCACCAGCTAGGCTTCCCGCCATCGCAGTGACTAGTTCTTCTTCATATTCCTTAGTGCATTGCAACTTGATTGAATGATTGCGACGAAGTGCGCGAAGACCTTCCTTATCATGTTCTTCAATTAGCTGGTTAGCCGCAGCACCCCAGAACATTTGATCAAGCCCCAAACGCGAGATATGGGCCTTGTGACAGAAATCAAGTTCCTCTTGAGGAGTCCACGGTTGAAACAAACGGTACTCGAATTGAATGCAGACTGGGTTTTCATTTGCTTCGCTCGGATTGCCAGCTACTACTCGCGCAACGGGACCAGCAATCAGATATCCCACTCGCTCATCACTGTTACTGGCCGAAGGTTCACCAGTCACGACTTCGTATAAGAGGCGAGCATTGAACTCGATCCAAGTTTGCTTGAAGGGTGGGATTGCGAAGTCTTGAGCATCCGCAATGATGCGGGGCATTGTGCGTATGAGTTCGCCAATGTAGCGAACAGCGTCGTCATCAAGTACGAATCGGTGAGCCTGACGAATGTGATCGCACGTGGTTTGCACGAAGTGCGGCGCATCAATGCGCGTCTTCTTAGCAGTCGCGAGATAAAAGTCTGCGAGTAACGGCTGTCGCTTCACCGGAGACTCCGCTCATATGATTACTCATTGTAACTTCATATGAGCGGAAAGTCTAGCGTTAGATTTTAAAAAGAACATGATCTAACGTAGAATCAACATACAACTATAAGAACGTGGCCAAAGCCACGCATATCATGACTAGAGAAGAAAAAAGACTACGAGCAGTAGCCAATGCTCAAAAGAAAGCCGACGAATTGGCCGCATACCTGGCTAACCCAAAGCTTTGTCGAAACTGTAAAGTTCAGATTGATTTCAAGAAGCGCAACACAAATGAATATTGCTCAAGTAGGTGCTCTTCTGCAGTCAACAGCTCATTGCGATCAACACGTATCAAGGCAAATAAGAAATCTTTCGAATGCATTAATTGCGGAACCTTAAAAGTATATAAGAGTGAAAAACCTGGTAGGTATTGCTCAAATACCTGCCAACATCAATACCAAGAAAAGCAGCAGTTCGCATTAGTTGAAGCTGGTAAAGCTAGTAACTCCGGTCAAGTCAAACGATATCTGTTAGCAAAATACGGCAATATTTGTATGGACTCTGAATGCTGCTGGAATCAATCGAAGCGCCCAGTAGTAGTTGAGCTCGAACACCAGGATGGTAATTCAGATAACAACACTCTCGAAAATTGCATCTTGTTGTGCCCAAACTGCCACAGCTTGACGCCAACATACAAGAACAAAAACATGGGAAATGGTAGAGCGTATCGCAGAGCACGATACGCAGAAGGAAAGAGCTACTGAAAATGACGATGAGCAGCCTAGGCTGCTCATCTAAATTCGCAAATCAGTGGTGCCGGCTGTGAGACTCGAACTCACGATGGGTTTCCCCGCCGGATTACAAATCCGGTGCAATAGCCACTATGCGAAACCGGCTTACTTGAATACAACAGTTTGTTCGACTGGATAACAACTACTGCCCAGCTCACCAACAAACTTACTACAAATCTATTTAGCAAATCAACAACGTTCGCTAACTTAGCTTCAAACAGGATGGTTTGTGCATGCAGGTTTGAAAGTTATCGTTCAGTCTACATAGCAGGTTGCCTTATCTTCACGTGCTCATGTAATTTTCATTACACAAGGGAAGCCTTATCAACAAGCGTACACCCACTGAACTATCACGTATTCTACGTGCCTATCTTGTTTGTTCTCGTCTACAAGCTGACGCCACATTCTTCGCTGCGGACGCTATCTAGCCTAGCATGTTTTACCAGTGCGCTTTCGCACACTGCACGCGTACTAGCACAATCATTTAGATTTGATATTGCTGTACCCATCCAAAACGCCAACTATCCAAAAGCCAGCGCTTCGAAACTAACAGGATTGTGGTCTCCCTACACTCTTTACCGGGCCAGGATCTTCCCGGAGAGCTCGTTTCTACGAGAAATAGCTGCATCTCACACCGCAGGCACTCTTTCGAGTTCGACATCTAAGTCAGCTTACGGATTATGCAGCACGCCATAGTTGTAAAGTATGGTTGCTGTAACAATCCTAAGACTGCAATTCTAACAAATCTACCAAACAAGTCAATAAATTTGTTGAAACTTTTCTACTTCGGCGCTGCTTTCGCTGCGTCGTCTACATCATATGCCAATTATGCATGCCTGCTGGCAACACGTCAACAATTAATTTACCACTTCTGCGTTATGCTGGCTGTTTAGCTGTACGTTTTCCCGATAAATATTAAGTCACGTGATTTTTCGCGCGACATAAGGAGAAAAACATATGGCTAATGTAAAAAACTTTGGCTTGGAAGGCGTAGCTTCCTCAGTTCAACTGGGTAAGGGCGGCGCTACTCTGCAAGGTTCAGCTTCAAGCGTGGCGGTGAAGACAGCTGATGGTTCAGCTCTCGTAAACCTGCAGGCGGCTGATCCTGTTGCAGCACAAGACGTAGTCACAAAGGGTGTTTTCGACGCTCTGAACGGCGGTACTGTTCAATTGGGTAATCCACAAGACGGCACATTGAACGATGGCGCTGTGCAGTTGACAACTTCAACAACAGTCACTACCGCAGTTGACAAGCTGAACGAGATCCTCGGTAAGCTGGTTCCAACCGCTCCAGCCAACTTCCCTGGCGGTCAAACACTGTCACTGTCAGGCGCAGGCACAGCTCTGCTGGCTAGCGGTTCAGTTGCTGACAACACAGGCGGTGGCACGCTTCCAGTTACAGCAGGTAGTTCAGTCACACGTGTGACAGCAGCAACAGTTTCATCAACAACCATTGGTGACAACGGTTCAACAGGCTTCGTTGGTCCAGGTGACAGTGGCACAGTTCAAGCAGTGGTTAACGGCGCAGTCGTTGACTCACAGGCAATGAGTGGTGGTGTTGCTAAGAGCACAGGTGTTCTGCGTATCAGCAATGATACAGCGTACCCAGCAGCCACACCAGGTTTCTGGTACAGCTTCCGCGCAAGCATCAGCGGTGCTTCAGCCACACAAGGCTGGAACCGTATTGCACTGAATGACACAGCATCAGGTGCAACAGCAACAAACGATGTCTACTTCGTTCGTGACAACTTGACAGCTAACCCAGTAGTTTCATCGGGCACAGTTGTTCAAGGTACAGCTGGCACACTTGCTTATTCATCAAGCGTTCCACACTATAACACAGGCGCAACACTGACAGTTGGCTTCACAGCGACAAACATCGCAGGTGAAACATACTCATCAGGTAACATCCTGTCAGTAGCAGGCTCAAACGGTATTCTGTCAACTGTTGGTTATGCTGCCGGTTCCGGTGGTTTGTCAAGCCCAGTTGCTCGCCAAACACTAAGCTTCACAGCATCAGGTCTGAGCATTCCAGTTAGCGGCACTAACGTATTCGCATCAGGTCAGATCACAGCAACAGCAACAAACCCAAATGGTTCAGGCAACGCAACATTCGGTCCAAACATCCTGGTGATGAATGGTACAGCTTCAAGCAAACTGTATGAAATGAATGTTCCAGTTACAGTCGCAGTGAACGGTGGCCCATCCGGCAACTCAACACGTGTGACAATGAGCAACGGTGACAATCCAAGCGACGACAAGTCTTCACTGACTACCGGCGACTGGAATTCATCATCAGCTTTGCAAGTATGGGATGCAACAGTGGTTGCAGGTGTTCTGAAGAACGACTTGACAGACTACAGCACTTATCTGCCAGCAGGTCCAAACCTGACAACACAAAACGCAACACAGTACGTGACATTCATGTTCCGCCGTACAGCCGTGTCCAAGTTTGACATTGCAGTAACAGGTACATATGCTGGTATGTGGATTAAGGCAGTTGGTCTGACCGAACAGTACACAGCTTCAGCAAATGGTTGGTACTCAATGTCAGCATCATATGCTGGTTCAGGTTTCCCAGGCGACCAGGCAGGTGCTAACGGTTCACTGGGTTGCGCATTGGGCGGTACAGCAAGTGGCAGTGGTTCATTCACAGCCACACTGGGCACACTGAGCTCAACAAACGCGACAAACAACATCATCATGGTACGTTTCAAGCTGACAGCAGGCCAGTCAATCACTGCCCTGAGCTTTGTACCAGCTACACACTAATCGGGAGATTTTAAATGGCTATTTCTGACTCAAGCAAAGTCGACCTGATGTGGAAGAAGCTGGTTTACGGCGTTTCCAAGACAGATACATCATCAGCAAAGAGCGGTTCAAATGAAACAGTGTCATCACCACTGCCAGTTTACGCTAACAGCATTTGGGCACAAGCAGGCAGCATTCCAGCAACTCCACCAGCTTCAACAACATCAGTTGTTAAGCTGCTGACAGGTGCTAATCGTGTTGCAGCCACAGAAGATACAACAGCAACACTGAACGCAACATGGAAGACAGGCCAAACAAACTGGATTCCAGCGTCATTCGGTGCAAACTACACCGTTAAGGTGTATGTTGGCGATCCACAGACAACAGGCGTTCAGATCTTCCCAGACACAAGCGGTACCGAATACACATTCGACTACAATGCTGGTGTTCTGAACTTCCCAAATAGCTTGCCAGCTAACATTGCAAACGGCATCTACGTCGTCGGTTACCAATACATTGGTACACTGGGTCTGACAGGTACAGGTGCTGGTGCAAAGAGTGCAGTAGTCGCTGACATCACAGCTCGTAACGCAATCACAGGTCAAGCAGTTGGTGACATTGTGTTCGTTACCGATGCTTCAGGCATCCCTACTGACGCTAACCCAGGTCAGTATGCAGTGTACATGTGGACAGGTTCCGCTTGGACTGTGATTGCAACACAAGACTCAGGCGAAGCAGACGACAAGGTTAACTCAGTTGCTTTGACATCAGCTTCAACTGGCACAATTGCTCTGAGCACAGCTCGCGCTGGTGCTACAGTGACATCAGTTCAAATCAACGTAACAACAGCATTTGACGGTGCGTTCGCAATCTCAGTTGGTACATCAGCAAACAATGCATTGCTGGTTGCATCATCAGAGAACGACATGCAAACAGCTGGTGTTTACCAATTGAACATGTCCCTGATGGTTTCTCCAACAGCAGCAACAGCAGTCAATATCTACGTGACTGGAACAGCTACGGTTGGCGCAGCAAACGTAACGATCACTTATGCTTGATAGGTAAGTGAGTTGGCAAAAGGCCCCACAATGTGGGGCCTTTTCTTTGGGCTTGTGAAAGCTTAGATCTTGATTTCGTGCGAGCCGAACGAGATGCGCGAAACCCAGTCGATGAACTTACGGGACACGAAGATCACCTTGTCCACCAGCACAGTCAGCACGCGCGAGAAGAGCGTCGACAGAATCGTGATCGGCCATTCGAACACAGCAGAGGCCAGGATCGTCTTGCCTTGCAACGTGCGCGGCGGAAACAGTTCGGCCATCTTCTTCGCGATCATGGCTTGCATGTCTTCGATCATCTCGTATTGACGCAGCGTCCACGTATCGAAACTAGTGTTCACCTTGTATGCGTAACCGAAGATCGTTTGCTTGTTGCTCGTTGCGAGGTCAAGCTGCAGAACCTGGCGTACGAAGTCGTCCGTGAGATCAGTGTCAGCGAATTGCACCTTGCGTTGATCGTTCATCTGTTTCAGAATGTTTGCACGGTAGTTGGCAAATTTTTCCGAGTCCATGAGATACGGCAAAACGAGGTTTCGATAACGTGTCTTCACGTGCATACAGTAAAGCACCCAGTTCGCGAACGAAACGACCACGCCGATCAGCAAGTAGACAACAATTGGCAACAGCACAGCATGCGCAATTGCACTTGGCTGTCGAATCAGATCGAAGACCGGCACATGAGCGAACACGCCGATCGAAACGAACATCGCGACCATGGTGACGAACGAAACGCCGTAATGCTCGTTCGAATAAACCGCGATCGATACGACCAGTAACACGAGCGCCGCCGCAACAGCAATCCACTCAATCAGAGTGAAAGCCACCGCTCCGGCCATCAGAGCTGCAAACATGTAAGGAACCTCTTGAAATTGTTATGAAAGGAAACAGCGCTGCCATTCTGCAATGGCACGCCATTTCATTCAAGCGTTCGTTACCATCTTAAAACTGAAGCGCCAAATGCCTAGACGCCCCACATGAATCTAGTCCATGCAGGGCGTTTTCGGCAGGTAAACAACTTCAGGAGGTGAAGTGTTAAGTGTTAGATTACACCCGTCTCAGGATGCAGTCAAGCACTTTTTAGAACAGGATCAGCGAAGTGCCGCATTCACTGCAGAACTTGGCTGTCGCCTTGTTCGTTCTACCGCAAGTTTCGCACTTAGGCTTGGCCTTCACCGTCACAGGTGCTTCGACCTTCTTCCCTTCTGGGCTTTCACCCAACAGCTTGAGCGCGATGACGTGTTTCGTGCTCTCTACAGGGAACCAAGCCGCAGTCTTAAATGATTGCGAGCTGTGGGCGCCAGGTACGGTGATACCAACTTCATTTTGCACCGCAGCTTGAGCGGTGTATGCGGTGTTCACTGCATTTGTTGCCACTGACGCAGACGCAACTGATGCGGTTGCGTTAAGAGTGGCGCCACGCAAGATACCCTTTGTAACGGGTTCTCCAGCAGTGGTTGAAGTGGTGAAGGTAACGTCGTTACCGTAGAAAGTACCATCATACAGACCTGGTGACTTGTAGACCCAGCCATTGTTGTTCCAAGTGTTGACTTGTGGGTAAAGATATTCGAACTGATATTCGACACGGATGAACCCGTCATCAACTTTGGAACCACGGTGATTTTCAATCTCGGCAGTGCGTTCGATGAACTTAAACTTGTTACCTTCCTTCAGGTTCCCGTTCTTGATGAAACGCTCGAACTCAATCTCGCTATGAGCTTCGATTACGAGTGCGGTGCCTTCTGTTGCATCAGTACCATCAACATGAACCTTGACCTGAACACGACGTGAGTCCATGTTTTTGATCAGAATGCTGTAGTGGGAGCCAAATGGGATGTAGCAAGTGTCCTTTACTTCGCGCAGAACTTTGCCATTCGCCTTGACGGCGACGATGAGATTTTGATTGAACATGGTGTGGTTTCCTTATTGTACGGCCTACGGAGTAAAGGCCTTATGTTTTAACTCCGTTTCAGGTGTTGAGTTGTTCGTCTCAACGGTTTCAACTATAGGCTATTGCCAACCTATAGTCAAAATCTATTTAGTATCAAGCATCGACAATCGATTCAAGCATGACATCGAGGCTTTCATACATCTTGACACCGAAGCGATTACACACGATGTCCACGTTACCCTTGCGCCAAAAGCCTTCTGGGCAGCATACGTGCAGTTTTTCTGGATAACGAGCAGCGACGATACCGAGCTCGAGCAGCGTAATGGGTGATTTTGTACCTGGTGCAAAGTACATGATGACAATGTCCGCTTTATCGATGTGATCGAGCTCCCAGTTCACCTGTGTGTTGAAGTTGGGCTCGTCAATCTCTTGACGCCATGATGAGTCCCAGTCCGAACGACGTGGATTGTAGATTACACTGGCGAAACGGTCGAGCTTGCCGATGGCATATGTTTGCCAGTCTTCGGACGCACCCATTTCGATCGTCCCCGCCAGAAACACGGATGGCGCTTCCAAGAGCGCTGGCTTGTTGAAAAAGCACGGTGGGTATTTTACGATTGCAGTCATTTTATTTTTCTTGTTAGCAGACTGTGGAACGACTAAGGGCTCCCGTAAGGGAGCCCGTCGCCGATGGTAACAACCTACAGGAGGAACTACATGGTAAAACCAACAGGATCCCTTTACATGTCTAGCGCGTATACCAATTTCGCCACAATCCACTTTTAAGGGTGGATTAGAAGGGTTCGAACCTTCACGTCTTTCGACACCAGATTTCCGATAGTTTGTTTGCTGTACGGATCCTAAAATCTACCACCAGTAATACTTCGCTGGTGGGAAAAACTAACTGGATGCACACTTGGTTTCTTAGCAAAAGAAGAGTGTGGTTGCTGTAGGCATCCAAAACCTTAAATTCTTCCAGTGTTCGTGTTTAACACAAAGAGAACACTGGCAACCTTTGCGTTAAGTCCCAGCTCGTTGAGCGCTGAAACACTAGGCCTTTTAACTCTCACTCGACACTAGCTTCTAACATCTAGTGCAGACCTAACTACCTTAACTCTATTCTACTGCTATGGCAACCTAACGTCAAGCATTTTGTTGCCACTTCATTTAACAGGATGGGACTACTTTAAGGCCGCTGCTCTGCCAACTGAGCTAACCATGCTTACCAATTTCTTAGTAATCATAGTGCAGGACTCGAACCTGCGACCCGCGGCTTGGATTTAGTGATTGCTGAATCCATCCTAAAACTTGTGCTTTATGGGAAAGGGCTGAGGTGATCTTCAGCTTGCGGCGGCCTTATTCTCCGTGTTCCGCTGTACGACAGGATCCCTGCACATTCGCGAACAGGTTGCCCACTAGCGCATCACCATTGCGCATTCCCTTCCCATAAAGCTTTTGGAAGGCTCACCGATTTCTTAGGTGTTCGGCGCTTGTGAGGGCTACCTCTTTATCAATCAGCACGCTGACCAATGTAAGGGTTCTTCACAGCTAAGTTCACCCATCTCGTCGGTGAGTCTTACAAAAGCTTCACCTTACATAAAGCATAGCAAATGAATCATTTCAAGTCAAGCACTTAATTCATCTGCTATGCTCTCACATAGCCACCAAATTGCCATAGCAGGAGTGATGCTGCTACGCGTTACCAGGTCGCTGGACACTGTGACTAGACATCCGGTGGTTTGTTATGCCCAAGGACTGTTACGCCCCCACCGCATTTGCCATTCTGCAGTCACCAATGACCAGCGTCAAGCATCAATTACCACCTAAAATGACTCATGCATCGTTGTCATAGTAGACGATGAGCTTCGCACCGACAGCTTGCAGTTCCTTTTCGACACACGCACGGAAGTCGAAACGGCCATCAGCGTAGAGCGCGTAATCATCCTCTTCAGCTTTCTTCACTTGTTCATGAAGCATTCGAGCTTGGGCATCAGCTTCGCTGGGAGAAAGCCACGTATTGGGCTCTGCTACAACCGTAACACCGTTGAATGCCTGAAAATCAAGCACCATAAGCGTCTTCGCGTAACCGCTGCTATTCGACATTCTCTTCCCCGGTGAGTTATCGTATTCATATGGTAAACGAAGCACAGTTGCCAGTCAAGGTTCTTTGGCACAAAAAAGATGCCAGAGTGCTTGGCACTCTGGCCGCCAATATTTGGCTGTTTTCACGTCTCATCATGAAGAGCCTACCAAGAGGGGGAACAGATGGCAGGTTAACGCTACATCGAGGAGGGTGATGAGGCGTCCCAGTCAGTATGCTACATGCCTTAAATAGGTGCAAACTGCTGACATTTTGATTCTTACAGATGCATTAAAAGTGTTTAAACACTTTTCTTTTTCCTCCAGGACGAAACAGTGAGCGAAAATGCAGAAGCACCAACGACTGCCGTTGCCAACCAAGCAATTGTGATTTTTAGTAACATGGCTAATAGTTGAATTCTAAGTAATTTCTACATAAACCAGCTTGGAATTATACTTAGAAATTACTGTTTTATGCGTTTTAACGTCAGCCATTGGTAACACTATGTTACATAAACGCTTTACGTAACTTTTGCACAACTAAGCAGCCAGTCATAGCGAAGCCGCACTTTTTACAGTGCGGCTGTCAAACAACCGTTTGTCTACTTGTGACGGAATGTAATGCGACCACGTGACATGTCGTAGGGCGAAATGTCGATCGTGACTTTGTCACCTGGGAGGATGCGGATGTAATTCTGACGAATTCTGCCGGATACATGACCCAACACAACATGCCCATTCTCGAGCTTCACACGGAACGTAGCATTAGGGAGGTTTTCCACAATCTCACCTTGCATTTGAATCACATCATCTTGTTTCGGCATTTGTCCTCAGAATGAAAAATTGGAGCGTGTGACAGGATTCGAACCTATGGTTTTACTGCTTTGCAGGCAGTTGCCTTGGACCACTCGGCCACACACGCATCGTGAACTGCTATTATGAATCTTTGTTGCCACTAAGTCAACTACTTTTGTGCAGCCAAGCTATTAACCTGGCTGCACTTGGTTACTGCTTAGAACGCGCCGTAGTCGAAATACTTCGGCTGAACACGCTTCATCAGCAACTTGTATTCGCCGTCGCCGAACAAGAACGTTCCAGCTTGAGCATCAACCTTCAGCAGGTTCGATTGGTTGAACTCAACGCACTCCCATTCCCAGTCGTCACGGTCATCGCTGCCCTTGTCGTCGTAGAAGTTGATCGAGATGTCATCTTCCGGCGACAGCGGGTTGCCGTTCCATTCCTTGCCGTGAATGCGATCGTCCGGCACTTCCTTGTCACCACGGAACAGCTTGACATCGAACTTCGAACCACCGTCGAATTCCGGCGAAGCGTTCAGCATACGCAGCGCTTCTTGCGGTGTTTCACCGTAGCGGTTCATTTCTTCGACCAGTGCCTTCAGCATGTCGAAGTTGAATTCGCGGAACAGTGCTGCGATCTCGCAAATCTTGTTGATGAACTGCTTGTTCTGCAGGTTGTCCTGGCAGTATTCCGTGATGAAGTCTGCACCCAGGCCCTTGAAGTTCAACATGTAGTAGATACGACCCGGACGGTTGCGCATGTGGCTGTCAACACGGAACTTGTCATTGCACGTGAGCACGAACAGCTTCTTGCTAGGGAATACTCCGTCCAGCAGCGTCAGGATTTCTTCCTGATCATCGCGATCATACACTTTCTCGAACTCGTCGAACAGCACCATGCAAGGCTGGCTGATGTCTTGCAGGAACTTATTGAAGGCATCACCCTTCCAAGGCGTGTTGATCACGATCGTCGGAATGTCCAGGGCCGCACATTCGATCGACAGCGTCTTCGCGAGCAGCGACTTGCCAGAACCCTTTTCACCAGCAAGCATGACGCCAGTGCTGACCGTGCGTTCACGGAACGTATTGATGATACGACCAGCATTCTTAGTCGTATCGCCGTACAGCTTCTTGAGCGGCGTGAAGCCGTCGATCATCTCGAGATACAGCGCACCAGTCATCGGGTTTTGCTTGATGATGTAGTTGCCGGCGGGCAGCTTCTCGTGAATGTCCAGGGAATTCGAATCAGAAACGTTGAACGTGTTGCCGTTACGGATGAAATATGACATTTCGTTATAGTTGTGTTGTTTGCGACGAGTCACATTGTACGTATGGCAACCTTGCTGTAAAGCCTTTATTGCCACTTTGTTGTAAACGTGGCAACCTGCTTCTTTATACGAATGACGATCTCGCCCGATTCTTCAGTGACTCGCATGTCGACTTTCATATTCACTTTGATGCCAAACTGTTCGCACACTTGTCGAGGAATACGTAGAGCTAGGCTGTTTCCCCATTGACGAATGAACGATGAGAACATTTGCACTCCCTGGTTGAATGTAAGAGTCATGGTAAGCCTTCCATGGTACATTCAACACTAGGCTCAGATGCAGAAAGAGCACCGCTTGGGTGCTCTTTGGTGACGCGTTATGAACGCTTACAGATAATCGCGGCGCGTTGACGATCTGATAAAACCACGAACAGGAGCGCCCTGATTGAATCGATAATTTGCAACTCGCCAACGTGCAGCCGCATTCTTGGGACCATGATCCCATGCGAAATGCAAAGCACCGTGAAACCTGATCTTGAACTGTGCATTCAATGGCAACACTTTGCCAGTTCTCAAATCAGTGTGTAAACGTGATTTGTGCCGATCTCTGACGTTACTGTAATAATATCGAACAATCCCATTGGCTCTAGCTAATGAGATGCGATACCTAGTGCTCTTCGAACACCCGTCAGGCCTCAGGTACTTACTCACAGTTCACCCTTGAAATCGAAATACAGATCAGTTGGATCAGGTTTCTTCCAGTTCAAGATCTGGCCTATTTCAATGTCAATGACAAACCGTACATAGTCGCCACCACCCAGATTGATGCCATGCATCATGCCGTTAGTTTCGCTGCGCATCACTTCCCGACCATCAGCATCCTTGCCGATGATCGTCGCCATATCGCTGCATTTGGCATTGATGGTAAGCGTCTTGATGGTTGCAGCTTTGTTGCGGCCATCGACTTCTTCATCAGCTTGCAATTCTTCACCACGCTCTTCATCAAAATCGTTTTCAAACATTCCCATGATTACCCCACGTGTTCAGCCATCTTGTCCAGGTCGATCAGTGCAACCTGCAGATCGCCATTATATGACAAACGGATCTGCACGCCCGTCGCAATGTCTTTCACTGCGAATGCAACTTGCAAATCGCCCTTACCGCGCTTGATGTCAGCCTTGTCGATGCTTGCTACTGCTTCATCAATCTCGGCTTTTTCGTTTGCCAGCAGTTCACCATCCCAATCACGATCGTCCTTGTTGAAGACGACCACCGCGGTGAATTCTTCCAGCTTTTTCTTCTTCTCGAGATCCGAATACACTTGGCGAACACCACTGCCATACTTCACAGTCAATTCACGCAGTGACCATGAACGCTTGAGCGAATTGACAAGGTCAATCTTGCGAACCACTTGCTTGGTCGTTTTGTCAATCTCGTGAATCTCCCACGTATCAGGAATGTCAAACTTCTTCGGACCACCAGTGTAATAGTTGTCGTATCGATCGTTACCTGGCAGATTGTGGTAGTACCCGCTCCATTCCATCACTGCACGACGCACGTCAGCAAGACGCTTCCAGTTCTTGCAGCCCTTCGGGCCTTTGTTTGAATATTCTATCGAATACTGCCAGGTATAATACTGCCCGCTCAGGACATGTTCTGCACCGTCGCTCTTGTAATACTTCTGCGTAGCAGTATCGAAAATGTAGTAGACCGGAATCACGTCCTTCGGATCGATGTTCACCGTGCCATCTGCATTGGTGGTCGGTTGAGCAGTCAGAATGCGTTCGACTTTGCCATTCACATCAGACAGTCGTGCCCATTTCTGGTTAATGCCGTCGAACTTGATTCTGCACCAGATACCTTTTGTCCAACCAGGACCATACGTTCCAGCCTTTTCTTCCATCTTGAATTCGGTACCAACAGGAATCACATCACCGAGATCATCTTCGATAGTCGTGACTGGATAGACGTGGCCATGCGGGTTGGTCACTTGCTTGGTGGTGATTTTCGGCAGCTTGATTTCGGTCGTGACTTTCCACGTGGTGCCTGGAACGAACACTTGACGGAACGTGGGACCCTTGCTCGTGGACTCCTTGCGTGCTTTTGGTGCATCCGCCTTCTCGATGTCATCTACGTGAACAGCTTTCAGACCATCCGCGTAACGGAAATACAGGCCAAGCTTTGCTCCCACTGGTGCTTCGTGGCCAAGAACAAACCAGCTTGCCGTCTTGCCCTTGTACTTGCGTGCTACTTTCGTCACATTGATACGATCTTTGTGATTAAACAAATCGTATGCGTTGTTGTACCAATTGGGATTGGTTTCGACGTACTCAAGCAACAGCCCACCAGCTTCGACTTCAAAATGCTCGTCGTCTTGAATGTCGGTGCCGTCCGGCCATTTGGCCGTTTCTGATACTACTTGGTTGTTGATGAAGTAGATGTACTTGTCACCAGTCGCCGCCGAACGTCGACACCAGCGCATGTCAAGTGGAACGGAACTTTTGATGATCGCTTGCAGGTTGCGCGGGATCTGATGTTCGCGATACTGGTCACGATATTCAAGCACCATGTCTTCCTGCAGAGTTTCCGCAGTCCAAGTGCAAGTGTGAAGACCATAGTTACTTGCGTCAGCCACAAAGACAACCGAACCAGCGGGAAGCTTCATGACTTGAATCGTGGCGCCCATGCATTCTCTCCGTGCATTGAAAACGCCATTTTACAACCTTTTGGTTCCACGAGTGCCACAAAGTGGCAAATACCTACATCTCAGTTGAAAGCTTGATTACACGCTGCCCAAGATCTGCTAGAACGACCATGCGAAACGTACTGTTAGCATTCGCTTGATACTTGGTGACACTTTTCTCGCTATCATGTGTCTTGTAATCAAATCGAAACTCTTTACATATGATACGATCCAAACTGTTCATGACATCCAGAAACTGCTGCGTCGTATCGAAGTACCATACAACGGACTGCATACTGGAACACTGTGGCATGCAGGTGATACGCTTTGTTATCTTCCCCAACATTGGTCCCTCCGCTCAGTAATTTGTACGTTAGCGCACTTATTTTACAGTCATACTAAAGTAAATGTGTTGCATAAACGCAAAAAGGTTTTACCTATTAACTCAAAAAAGCCAATAGGTAAAACCTTTCTATTTTCTTACCAAGCGCTGCTAACCAACTTAAACGCCACCGCGTCCACATCATTATCGATCTGCACAATCACGCGCATCATCTTGCATCCAATGTTGATGAGTTTATTGTTGTCCCTATTCATCAACTGTATCTGTGCTGATGCATCGATCCAGAACAGCTTTGCACCGTCGTAAATGTTGCTTGCTATATGGTTGTAACGCAAGTTTGTGTATTTGGAATGGTCAAAATAACCATCCATTTGGTCAAATGCTTCTTTCTGGTTCCGACACGGTGACCAAATACGTTCGCATTCGGTGTAATTTGAATCAAGCCATGTTACTGCTTCTTCAAACAACTTGCTCAAATACTCTTCTTGTTGAACCTGCGAGCCATTCGCTTTAAAGGTGAACAGATTCGGTGCCGTCATAACTGAGTTTAAAAAGAACCGCGTCTTCGCTATTTGGAAATTCAATCACCACATCATAATAGGTGTCATCACGAATGATGAATTCATTCGTTCGTTGGGTGTTCCAAACATTGTAATTATTGCCTCGATTGACTTCTAAGAAAACAATCTCTCCTTCCAAGTTCAATCCCTTTGAGATTTCATGAAACTCGGATAGTAATGAATAATATATATTTTTCTGCGAAGATCTGGCTCCCCAGATTCCAGGGTCAACACGACCATACTGTTCACCCAACTTTTTCAAGGTGAAATTCAGAAAATCTGAATGAATCCTGTTTTCTTTAGGATACTCATGTGTATAGCAAACTACATTTCTCATAGTGCTAACTTCAATGCCACCCCGTTGCTGACATCCTTTACTTCAATAATGATCAGTCGCTCACGCGACTTACTCTTCCCGCCATAACCTTGCAACCATAGCATCCGCCATTCTTCATTGTTGCCGGTAACACAAGTGATATGATCAACAGTAACATCATCGAAGTCCTGCGGTATCTGAAGAATATGCTTCAACATGATATCGTAATACAACGAATGAAACTTCAACTTCTCGTTGTCATCATCAAAATACGCATATGCCTGCACGTTGTCATTCATCGGCGAAACATTGGTAGTAAGCCACTCCCGAGCAGCGTACCAAATATCCAGGTTGGTATTCTCAATTATTATTCTATTCATAATACGCTCAACTTGAATGCTACCGCATTTGTGTCATCGTAAATGATGGCAATGACATGGTAAAAGTCCTTCATGTACCCCGTACATGTATAACGACCATAATGTTCAACGTCCCATCGTTCAAACTTCTCACGATACTCAACGTACCACAACTCCCCATCACCACTGCTTATTTTCGTACAATGCCATATTGTAACACCATCGTTGAATCTATCCTGGTACTCTGCAGCCACTTCACGAACATTCGGTGTATCCTGTGGTCGATACTGATAATCAACATCCCATCTGCGATCATCATATGACCCATTGGCAATGAACCACTCATGACCATTCTTGAAGAGCGGATACACATCCGTCACTGCCTCACTCTTCAGATTGATTACTTCCATGAAATTTTAGGTAACTCGAATTCACTACTGATTAACTTGAATCGAACTAATTCAATCTCAGAACCATATACGTAAATCCGGCGAAAGAACTGGTTAGGAACACCATTCGGTTCCTTCTGCTTACTGATCACTCGCCATACTTCAATGTCACCACATCGAAATCCCATACAGTCGGATGGTTTCCAATAGTCAGGTAAATCAGATATCTTGCTCAATGGGAATTCAGTTTGCATTAGATCCACACACTTACCATCACCATGCTCCCTGTACCAATCTTCAGCCATTAAGAAGAAGAACATGGTCCGTGTACCAGTCTCAAATCCAATTTCGATCTTGTCCATTATTTCAACGAATAATTCATGGAGGTTAATTACTTTTATCTAATGACTACCTGGGATCAATAGAGGAAAGTAATCAAACCCAGGTAGAACTCTACGAACTTGCCAACTTATACATCACAGCATCAACATCATTCTGGAATAGCAGAACGGCACGATACTTGAACATTGGGTTACTACCTTGGTAATAGTATGTGACCTTTAATACTCGATACTCTTCACCTTCCCATAACGAAATCAAGAAAGCGTTATCTGTGGGGATGCCACTATCGTTCAGCTTCTGCATCATCTCCCCAGTGTTGAATCCCGACAGATCGTCGTTATGCGTATTGCACCATTTTTCTTTTGATAGAACGTATTGACGATGTAGATATTCGAGCCATTCACTTAGCGTGTGTTCAACAGCACTACTGTCTTCCGCGTGGCACTCGAATCTTTTCATGGCATCATCAACTTAAAAGCGACCGCATCAGCATCTGAGATGGGAAACTTGAACTGAACAATAAACGGATATGCGGTTTTATAGGTGATTTCGTTCTCGAGGTTGTACAGCAGAATTTGCCATTTATCAGCGTCTAGCACATAAACACTCGTGATGCGCATATCTGGGTCAGATGGTAAGAACGATTTGTATTTGTCAAGTCGCATCTGAGCGTGAGCATCAAACGTGAATCTCGAATATGAATATTCTTGTGTATGCGCACCATACGCATCAGTCAATAGGCTCAATGCCTTTTGTGCTTTCTCTTGTGCTAGAACAGCGTCTGGAAAGTAAATTCTCACAGCATCTCCAGCTTGCAGAGAATCGCCAGTTGTTCATCATCAATCACAACAAACACATGATTGTGGTAAGACCGACCATTACCATCACCTCTATCTTTGATAACGTATCGCTCCCACCCAGGAGCCGAATCGTAGATTACCGTATGCAGCTTTGCAAAGTCGTAGTCGTCATCAGCAATGACGGGACGCAGCTTGTCTACGACCGTTTTGAAGTCGGTTTGAGTGCCTTCACCAATGAAAGAATATCGTTCCTTCTTGGGCTCGTACGCGTGAAAATAGCATTCATTCCGGTGGTTGAACTTGTAATAACCCTTACCCTCACTGATGTTGGTATAGAGCCACTGATCCAGATCTGTCAGCAGGGTATTGGTGCCTTTTTGGAATACAATCTTATTCATTTGCCATCAGCTTGAATGCCACCGCGTCGCTCGGATCATCAAACGCAATCATGATGCGATACATATCACGTCTGTAATTGTCAAAACGGAGTTCTGAGCTTTCATTTTCGTTATAGACAAGTATGAGACGACGCCATTTGGTCGTAATGTCGTGACCTATATAGTACACGCTTTCGAGCCAGTTGTCTTTGGCATCTTGATAATAATGGCAAACTTCATCCTCTAGCACTTGCCATTCCACCAATGATTCTTCTGGTGTCTTTTGGACATCAAGTTCCTTGAAATCCTCATCACGCCCAAGACGTTGTTTGTACTGGGTGTAACGTATTTCGCCATCAACTTTGTTCAGCAGATAATACGTATCGGTTGAGTCGAGTTGAAGCAGCAAATTCTCCAACCTTTCCAATGCATCACGGAACTCGAAAACATCACGATACTCATACTTGATTGCGTATGGTTTGTACATCACATCCTCAACTTAAATTCGATTGCGTCGAGTTCGTTGTCGAACTCGTATACCACGTATGCTAGACCTTCACCTGTATTCTTGCAAAACCAGTATCGTTGCCACCCGGGTCCGTTGTCATACATCATGTCGTTGAATTCACAAAACTGACTAAGATGTTCACCAACCAATGCCAAACATCTATTGCTAAATTCAACCGCATCAGCATCTGTTGTTAGAGCGACTTCTGATCGAAGGGTAGCGTCGATAATGGTGTTTGAGTCTGGTTCAATCTTGTAGGTGCAAAACCGTGAACTATCCATGTAACGAAGAACTATACGAGTATGGCCTACTGCAAAAAGCACTTTGTCAGACCTGCGGATTTCTTTCCACATTTCGTTATTGGCGAAATGGCCGTCGAATGTCTTTACGATTTTTGTTGTCACAGCATCAACCTCATAGCCACAGCATCAGTTGCTTCTTTCATCCAGATAAAGACGTCAGACATGATTTCATTATCTTGTTGTGTCCCAACGATCCAACGTTCCCATCCAGGCCCAGTGTCCAGACCGAACAACAAGTATTCACCATGATCAGCATTCATGTACGACTCAACCTTATTGATCATCATGTCAGAAAATGCTTTGGCTGATATGAACGAAGTCACTACGCTTTCAGCGTGCAAACCCTCGCGCCGATACGAATATGGCATGCCTGGGAGAGCCATAGCCATTTCAAATTCTGTTGGGTAGTGCGAGAACAGATAAATACCATCGTGCCCATGGTGCTCCAACAAATAGTCAGAGGTCTTGTCCACCATGTCTGCGTACTCATCTGAGTATGTTTCGAAATTGTAATGAAGATGAAGCTTAGTATAGTCTTTCATTGTAATAATTTGAACTCCACAGCGAGTAGATCATTATCAATTTCAACAACCAGACAACCCCGTTCTGCATATGGTAAATTACTATTTTTACGCTTGACGAAATACAGGCTTGCCATTTTCCACCCTTTACCTCTGATTACTCTACCGAAATAATACTCACAGCTATATTCCTGTGCAGTCTGAACAATGAAATCTCGATAAAGTTCAAATGTGGTATCAGTTGATGATACACCATTGATACGATAGCCCACACGTTCCGCAAGCCATTCTACGGTTTTGTTGGCTACGCTCTTGTTGTCATAGTCGAACTGAATAACAATGCGATTCATGATGTCATCAACTTGAACGCAACCGCGTCAGTGTCGTCCTTGATCTCAACAATAAAACCCACATAGGACATCAAACCAGGTATCCAAGTATCAATCGTATAAGACTTATACGAATCACATTCTGCTATGCAAGCACGAGAGAAATTGGAGATGTCGAATTCTTCAAATGTGATCTGCTTAATTGCCTTCTCTTCTGGCGAATCTACCTTTCCGCTGACCCAAGGTGCATGCTGTACTGTGCGGTTAGTGACTTCACCACGTTCTATCTGCTTGAGAATCTCTGCCCACTCCCTCATTGCATTCTGGTCTTCATCCTCTTCCAGATACAAGCTGAATCGATTATTTGCCATTCATATACTCCGAATACGTTAATTTGAATTGCAGAGCTAACATCTCATCCTCAATGCCAATATCCAACACAAATGGCGACACTTCAAATACGGTAGGATACGCTCTGTTCTGCGTTGCGAAAAGTTCCCATCCATCACCAACCGTATGAGTGATACAACCAATGGCAGAAAAAATCTGGCAGAAATTGAAATGCAAAACACATATCTCGGTAAACCGTTTATTGTCAACATCAAACGATTTTACTGACGACCGTTCAAACGGATTAAACACTGACTCAGAACTCTTGATCGGTCCAATTTCATCAATAAGCCAATCAAACACCGACAAGAAATGCTTGTCATCAGTCCGGTGTCCAATTAATCGAAACTTGTTCATATCACCGCCAACTTGCACTGAACAGCTAATACATCATCTTCAATGCTGAGGAAATAACCAATTCCAAAACCAACACCAGACTGCTTAAAAATGTAATATTCAACAACAATCATCTCCCACCCAGGACCCTTTGAATGGCGAATCCAGTCAGGATCCATATCAGAAGGAATCCAGTCTGCATATCCAGTATTCAATCTATGCAAACACACTTGATAATCAGTATTGATCTTGGTGGCAGTGTAACTACTATCAGGCCAACCAATATTCGTCTCAAGCCATGCACTAATGGCTTGTATATCCTTACTCGTTACATTGGACGTCTTCGCTATCACTGCCATTATTTCAACGAATAATTCATGGATGTTATTAAGTTTATCTAATGATCTCTTCTTATCAATAGGTTGAAACTACCAAACCCAGGTAGAAGTCACCACTTTTACAATACGGTCAGTTTCAGTTGGATCAAATCCAGTTCATTGTACGTCATGAACAAGAAGTGATTTTCCAAGTAGCCATCCAGGTTGTAATGCCAAAACGCAAACACTGCCCATCCATCACCCACAGCTCTTGCAGATGCTTTCGTATGCCACAGACCACTCCACACTTCATCCGCCATCATCATGTAGTGGGCAACGACGTTATCGAATTTTGGATTATGCTCCCTCAGATATCTCAATGCTGTTGGGTTCGATTGAATCTTCGTTGAACGCATTCTCTTTCTGGCATACTGCCCTATTTGCTTGCACTCAGAAACATTCTCCGACAACCATTCGACCGCCAGATCGAACAGAGCAAGTACCTCAGGTTCTCTAAGTTGCGCGTCAATTCTGTGAGTCATTTGGTACATCAAAGCATCTCCAGCTTGAATAGCAAGCCAAGAGTTTCATCATGGAAGTCGAATGTGAAATGGCACACACCAAGGTGCGACCGGTCACTGTTAAACCGATACGTGGTTTCATACATCGTGCAGCCTTCAAACTGATATGTCCAGCAGCATTCAATATCCCAGGGCTCACATTCGATGCCTTGAATTGCAATTATTGGATCAGCGTATTCCTTCATTTCTGGCCATTGTACCGCCAGCTTGTTTCGACCTTCATGCGGAACAACATCACCCCAACTATTGCCATCTGGAGGGTTGGGAATGAACCAGTCCCCAACAGAGTTGATAAACTCTAGCCCCTTGTGCCAAACGTTGTTCTGGCCGTATCCAAAACCGGTAATGACGTGATGTAGTCGATGCATGATTATCCGTACAGCAGTTTGAGTTCTGTTGCCTCTAAGAGATCATCGATCAACACCAAGTACGTGTATGAGATACAACGGATATCGTCGTAATGATCTCCCTCTGGATCATCTTTACTCACAACCGGTGGTGGGTCGATTGAACGAACGCAAATGATTTCCCATCCTTCGGCTACGGATCGCATAACCGTGCTCAAAAATTGTGTATCAAACCAAGGATCGAGATTGACAATTCGTTCGCGTAGATCGTCAGGGAGGTCTTTCCAGTCGTACTTTTGTTGACTGAATGGGCGTCCGAGATTCGTTACCCATTCACACAATTCACGCGACTTATTATCATAACCACGATAGTCGTTGTTTTCGTCAAACCGATACTTGATGAGATGCATTAGAGTGGCAATGTTACGTTATGCTTTTTGGCCAGTGCGAGCAACGCTTCGGCGTTACCGATCGCATCGTTCACCGGGTTGTGGTCGTGCTTGGTTGTTCGCAGCTTCTTCCAGTTGTTTGCTGCCTTGTAATTGCCTTCAAGGCCAGCAGCAAAGTCACCGATACGACGTGACGAGAAGCCAAACGGATTTTCACCTGCGAACTTGTGCAGGTAATAGCACATGAACATCCAGTCGAAGCCATTGTTGTCCGACACGAACACGGCATGGCTATCACCTTTGTTCTGTTTGACAAAGTCGACCGCTTGTGGCATAACGATGTTTGGTGCCAGGAACGTGTGCGTCTCTTCACGGGTATGACCGCTGACTGCTAGAGCCTCAGGCAGCCAATAATCACTAACCGGAGCTACTTTACCATAGAAGGTAGGCGCCGCACTCAAGTCTTCTTGCACCTTCACGATACCAAACGAGATCATCGAATAGTCGCCTGGGTATGGACCGTCGGCTTCGACGTCAACAATAAACAATGCCATAGTTAGCCTCACAATAATGTGCCAATTGTAGCAATGAATAGAAGTCAATATTGTGTTTAAAAACCAAGATTGGCAATCTGCCAATACAGCATCAGCCATGCTGAACGATCGAATGATCCGTCATTACGTCTACGGTTAATTTGGCGGGGGCTGGTGGTGTTGGCTCGACTAACTATAGCACGGGTAGATGCTCGAGCAAATGAGCGCTTGGTGGCTCTTTGGTGACGTCTATGAGATGGGTTGATGAATATGAATCATCAACCCAGACTGTTAAGCGATAATAGCTTAATATGAACGGTAGTAACCGGGATACACTGGTGCAGGCTGAACGATGACCGGTTGTGGTGCGACGTAAACGGGCGCTTGCTGGTAGATGACTGGAGGCGGTGGGGCGACATAGGTCGGTTGTGACATTGCACCAACTACCGCACCCGCAACCAGACCACCTACGATAGCAGGTCCAACCCAGTGACCTCCGCCGTAGTATCCGTGCCCGTAACCGTGATGGTAGTAACAACCATAACAACCAGCGAATGAAGCGCTGCTGGATGCAAGGCCCACTGCCACGAGCAATGTTGCTAAAAGCTTCTTCATGTTTGTCATTCTCCTTGTTATAGATTGACGCTAAATGATAACACAAATGGCATGTTCATCTGTTACGGCTGCCATTCTTTTGTAACCAAAAACAACGAAGGCCCCTTTACGGGGCCTTCAAACTTTACATCAGATCAGCTTAGAACTGGTAGCCTGCGCCGATCACTGCACCGAAGTCACCACGGCTGTTGCCAGTCACTGCGCCCTTCACAACCCAGGGGCCTTGCACCGTCGAAACACCGATCGCGTAACCCGTTGCACCGTGATACGTGCTTGCTGCTGCCGACATCATCGAACGGTGATTGCCAGTCGGTTGCGGAAGACCTGCCACTGCCAGTGCGCTGCTCACACCACCGTACATGTCTTGACGCACACTGTTGATGTCTGCTTCAGCTTGGTTGAAGCGTTGGTCCGTGTACTGGTTTGCCGCCCCCAACGTTGCTTGCGACGATTGATCCATGTACTTGGCCACCGCACGACCCATGCTGTTCAGCGAGCTGTCCGTGTAGTCGTTTGCCGACTTCAGCGTAGCCGCATCACCAGCATCAGCATGTGCGTTCGCACTTTGCAGCGTCTGTGCCGACGATTGATCCGTGTACGACTTTGCCGAGGTCAGCGTCTGTTGTGCCGTCTGCTGGACTTCCGTATGCGTTGCGCTGTTCGTCTGCAGAGTCTGGATGTTCTGCGCGTTCGTTGCAATGTTGGTCGTATTGGTCGTCACTTGCTTCTGCACTGCACCGACTTGTTGATCGGTGTATTGATTTGCCGCCACACCGACACCGTCAGCATACGTATTCGCTTGAGACAGACCACTAGCCACTTGCTTGTCAGTGTACGTTTGCGCAGCGTTTGCCGCATCGCTCACTTCCTGATGAGTTGCGCCGTTGACTTGCAGTGCATTGATGTCCGACGTGTTCTTGCCTTGCTGCGTTTGCAGATCGGTGATCGCTTGCGTATTCGTGCCAACTGTCGTCTTCAGTCCTGAGATATCGGACGTATTGGTCGTAACTTGAGTCTGCACCTTGCCGACTTGTTGATCGGTGTAACCGTTTGCCGTCGTGACCGCGCCAGTGGCTGCATTCGTGACTTCAGCATGCGTTGCCGAGTTTGTCGTCAGACTGTCGATCGCTTTGCCTTGCGCCGTGCTTTGATCTTTCAGGCTCGAGATATCCGCCGTGTTCGTCGATTGCTGCGTCTGGAGCGCCGTGATAGCTTGCGTGTTCTGGCTGACGTTGCCAGCATTCGTAGTCACTTGCGATTGAACACCTGCCAGATCGCTGGATGTCGCCAGACCTGTTACCGTTCCAGTCACAGACTTGCCGTTCGAGAGAGTTGATGTCACGGTCGATCCAGAAATCGAAACGCCCGTCACCGACGCGCCATCAGCACCAGTTGCGCCCGTAGCACCTTTCAGCGATGGGTTATTTGTGATCGCCGTCGCAATTGCACTGTCCGTGTATGCGTTGGCAGCCGTCAACGTATTTGTTGCACTGGTACTCACCGCGTTGTCAACATAGCCTTGCGTGGCACTTTGGCAATCATGCGGGTTGCCGACGCACGCGTCGGCAAATGCCGGTGCAGTGATCGTTCCCATCACTGCGGCTGCAAGGAGCGAACGCACAAGAATACTTTTCTTCATCTAAACCCCCTTCTAAGTTGTTTAACTGTTTACTTGCCACATTCAAATGATACGTTCACCTAACAATGGCAGCAAGCGTTTTATTGAATGTTTTACCAACGCCCCCGCCGCCAACGTATTGCATCAATGGCTAGTTGCGTTGCCTTTTGTACATCAGGATGGTAGACAGGCAAATTCAGCTTCTGTGCTTGATACCTGGCCTCACGCTTGAAGTGCAGTTTGTCACGAGCCTTCACGTCCTTCTTGGGGACCTTCTGAGCTTTGGACAACTGCTTGCGATATTGATACCGATCACGTACTTCAGCCTCAGTCAAGCCAGTACGAGCCATGATGCGGCGCAGTTCTTTGCCTTCATTCTTGTTTGGCGCATGCGGCGCACCATCAGGAATGTTCTCATACGTGCGCTCACGAACTCTCACGTATTCCTGATCATCCTCGTCCCATTCACGAGTCACCGTAACGTAGCTACGTTTGGCGGCACGAACTTGATTCTTATTCATTTTCACTCGCGAATTGGTAATGAGTGCGATTATAGCAAAGAACTATTGCTAAATCGTTGTTAATTGGCACGAAGCCGCCTAATTGGCGGCTTCCGTTTGCTGCGGAACTTGCTCAGATGTACATGCTAGTTTCTGCGTTGCGGGCACGCGTTTCTTCGAGATCGAACTTGTGGTTGCGCCAGCAGAACGTGTAAACGTCCAGACGATGCTTCTTTTCGTTGCTCGAACCCTTGTAAGCGATGATTGTCACCGTCTTGTCGGTGATTGACTCGATCACACCGGTGTATGACAGGTTGAAGCTGTCATACTCGGCGATGTCGCCGATTTCGAACTTGCGTGCAATGGTGACTTGATTAGAGCGTTCGACGAAGATCTGAATGCTCTTGTTCTTCTCGATGACAGCCAGGTATTCGCTTTCCTTCGGCTCGTAATGCTTGCGTGCTTTGGTCATCACGCGCTTCGCATTCTTGATCGCTTCGAGCATTTGTTTCTCCTGTTTGTTGTTCACCATGTACCAAATGATACATTCATTTGGTTATTAGTCAACACTTGAATGAATGATGGCTCCCACAAAGTGGGAGCCATCATGTAATGCGTTGATGCTTACGCGAAGAGCAGCGGATCGATCAGTGCTTGGAAGATGGCGTTCCGCATGTGGCCAGTGCCGCCAGTGATGAATGCGCTCATGATCTTTTGCGAGTGATCTTTGAACAGCTTGGCGTAGATGTCGTTATGCGCGAACTTCAGCTGAATGCGTTCCTGATCGGCTTTTGTCTTCTGGCTGAGAATCACACGATCTTCTGCGGTGACGATCAAGTCTTGGATGCCCGCATCCAGACCCTTGCGCCCGCTGTCCATGAACTTGAAGAAAAGATGCTCGACGAAAAAGTCCGTCAACTCGTGAACATTGTTCTCGTTTACCGGCTTGTCGTTGATTGCAACAAAACGTGGCATATCACCTCCTATGTTTACCGAATCATTCCAAATGATATGCTCACTTGGCTACCGAATCAACTACAGATTCGGGTCAACATTCAGCACGTAGTGAAACATAGGGCCAAGCGAAGCAAGACAAAACGCGATGAGTAGAATTTGATCCATCATGCTTCCTTGCCGTTGTATTCAGAATAGACCCACGTCCATGTTCCACGCGACGGACCCTTGTCCTGGAACGGTTTGCGCTGATACGGCTTGCCTTTAGCCTGTGCAGCAGCTTCGGCCGCATCTTGCCCAGCTTCGTGACGTGCGACATCCTTTTCACGGTTGTAATACGAGTACTTGAACACCAAGTACATGCGGATATTACCGACCGCATACTGGGGATACCGCTCGTTTTCGTCTTCTGACAGTTGCGGCAGCGCCGTCGAATAATCGTGGTTATGCGGTGACGGCGCGGCGAACAGTTCGTAGACACCAGTTGCACCGGGTCGGCTACTCTTGACCTTCATGTTGTTCCTTATCGTTGACGAAATGCCTTCAGCCAAAAGGTAGCGACAGCATCAGAAATCACTTCTTCAGGCATATTCTCGGCGGCTTCTAACAGCTTGCGCAGCCATGCCATTTGATTTCGGTCTTGCGTCGCATCAGGCAAACTGGTGTATTGTAGCATGCCAGTATGCTCACTGCGTGGTTCCATTGCCTGCTTGATGAGGTTGATGTACATCTGGCGTGCAGTCAACGGGCCTTCCTGCGTAACTTCAGGCTCGAACTGTTTGTAGTAGCGCACCTTGACACGTTTGCAGTTCTCGTCGGCCACATCTTGTATGTTGAAGAGGCTCAGTTCGTAGAATTGAACCTTGTGCGCGTACTGCTTGGGCAGCTGATACAGAACTTCGGCTATAGTCGGGTAGTCTTCATGATGCTTGAAGTAGACCCATTCTTCACCTAGCTCAACCAGCTCTTCGTCGCGATAGAGATGAAATGACAGCTTGAAGAACTCGGCAAGGTTGCCAGAATACATCGAGATCTGGCCAAGGTCATAAGCATTGAAACCTCCGCCGCGTCGACGATCCACATACTTGATCCGCTCGACGAGCTCCTTCGCGTCAGATTTCGAAATCTTGTCCCACTTGCTGTACGCCATGTTATTCCTCCCCGAAACGGGCCTGAAGGCCCTTGAGATTGCGATCGACATAACCAGCTTCGTTGAGATCGTCCAAGATCATCATAAGACGTTCACGTGCGATGGCTTCGTTGTAACCGTACACTTCCATGTGAGTGACCGTGTACACCAGATCGATGCGTTCTTTTACGTACGACTGTTGTGTCGTTGCATCGATCACAGTGGGACGACACGGGTATGCGTTGATATCACCAGTGAGGAAATTGTAATGCACATACTTGGTGAAGTGTTGAGCAAAACGCCCGACCACAGGTTTCTCTACCACGATGCAGGTTTCATTAACACCCTGCGAACGATCATATGAGTTGACAGCATCCTTCAACTTTATCGCAGCAACCCTGTCATCGAAGGTTCCCAAGCTTTCCTCGTCATCTGTTGATGTACCGCACAGCACCTCCCAGACTTGGCTCATAATCCTCTACCCAATGAATGATAGCCAGATGGTACACTCATCTGGCTACTTTGTAAAGGTCTCGGCAAACTTTAGTGCAAACGCTACCAGTAAGGTGTCATCATGAATTGTGATGACAACCGAACCGGACAATATTCGTTTTCGGTGGTGAAATGAGACACCAGGTAAACTTATATTGCGTTCGTCCAACACACAGTCCAGCTGATTTGCGTTCTCAGGGAAATGGTTTTTGAACCAGTCGACCACTTCAGTCAGTTTCGATTTCCATTGCTTATCAGTACTCTGGCAATGGATCATGTAATTACGTTGATCGACTTGTTTCATTTCTCAACGTTTGTGCAATAGCCATAAACCTGATTGAGCGATGTCCAACCGTTTGTCCCACCCCTATTATTACCGATCAGAACTCGCTTACCGTCCACCGCTTTGACAAGATGCAGATATTGATTACCCATCACCTTGCATAAAACGATGTCGCCCTTTTCGGGTTCGCGATCACCGCGTGGTTCAACCGTGACAAGCTCTCCATCATTGACAAGCCCAGTCATCGAATGACCGCGTGGGCGAAACTTGACAGTCTCGCCTTGAAGCAGCTTGTTGATATAAACGGTTGCCCAGCCCATTATTGCTCATCCTTCTTGGGATACGAAAACAACTCGTTGTCGAAATTATGCGGATTGGCCAAGGCCAGCAGAATATCAGCGTGACATGGCTGCGGATGGCACCAGCATGCGAGCGTCTTTCCAGTCAACTCTGGTAGTTGTGCCAGCAGCTCGTGATTCGACATCAAGTAGTCCTTGTACTTGGCGATTATTTGACTGCGAGTTCCATGTTCACCAATGACAAATGGGTTTCCCCATTTACTGGGTCTTCCGACGTACACGTCATAGAATTCCTTCTTGACGTGTACGACTTTGGGCGTGTTTGCCATGTTATTTCTTCGGAGCGAATTCCTTGCGGAGTTCGTCGCGCATGTCAGCAATCAACTTCACAGCCTCAGCACGTTCCTTCTTGCCTGCTTCGATATGCGTTGCAGCAGTGCGGCTAGATTCGATCAACGACTTCTGCGTGTACTTCATCGTCTCGATGTCATAGCTTGAACGTTGGCTCAACTTGGCAGCAGCAATTGCATTCTTGCCGTTGAGATCAGCCAGCTTGCGTTGCATTTCGTTAGTCTTGTCCATGATTGTATTGCCAAGCTCCAAACGTTCCTGCAGAGCTTGACCCATCGACGCAAGACTCATCAGCTTCTTCCAAGCAGGCAACGTCTGCTCGCGAATGACTGTGAGGTTGTCAATGCTGTCCATGTTGCCGTTCTGGATGCGGCGAATTTCAGGTGCAGTCAGATAGGCCATGTGCTGTGAACGACGCAGACGATCAGCTTGCTTGTCGATCTTGTTCACAAAGTCTTCTTGATCGCTGATCTTCTGCACTTGCATTGGTGTAGGATCTTTGATCGACTTCATGTCGTTCAGAATTGCTTCTTGTTCAGCCTTGAACGTGTCAAGTGCTTCAACAGTGTAGCCAAGTTCTTCGTATTCACGAAGGTTAGCTTCGTACATGTTCTCGAGGAACACATTCTGTTCTTCAGCCGCCTTGACATTTTCTTCCAGCTTGTCACTGATCTCGGCAATCTGATCAGACACCGTCTTGAAGTGTGACATGACTTCGTTCTTCGACTTCTTGAACATGCCAGTCATCTTACCCATCAGACCCTTGCTCTTATCGAGGTTCAAGTCATCAGGATCAACACTGTCAGTCAAGTTGATGATCGACGTCAACTGTTTGCCAAACTCACCCATGTGAGACACGGTCGTGAGTTCCAGCACTTCATCACTCAGGCGCGCTGTCTCTTCGGCATGATTCGCACCAAAACTGCTCACTGTCAAGCGGTTAACGCTTCTGAGCGCTTCCATTTGACGTTGGACTTCCGGGCGTCGAACAGCAACGGCAGACGTTTTGGTGGGCATTGCCACGATATTTGCGGCTTGCGGTTGACCAAGATCAGGCAATGCCTGTTTGGTTTTCGAAACCGGCTCAAACGTAATTTTCATTTTTGTTCTTTTAACTGTTTAGCAGCTTCTACCAACGAATTGCAAAGCTTGGCATCAACTTCCTGATGCGAGCAGCGTTTCAACATAATCTCAATGCTGATCGACTGCCATGTAGGCATCATCGTGTTCTGCAGGTCATTCACAGAATCAATGAAGCTTTCAATGGTCTGCTTTGCAGTGTCAAGCTGATTGATTCCTGCTTCGTGCAAGCCACGCGTTTGATTGATCGCAATCGTACGCTTATTAACCCAGTCATCATCAGCTACACGTCCGAGCAAATATTCTTCGCACACTGCAAGCTCATCCAATTGCTTAGTGATACTTGGCATGCCATCGATCAAGTGCTCAAACTTTTTGTTCAGGAATTTCGCATCGTTCACACAGATCTTTGCAGAGGACATCAGATCGTCAAACACGTCACGAACTTCCTGCACTGATGGAACTTCAACATTGCGACCCAACACACGATCAAGAATTGATCGTTGTGGTGGCAATACCGTTTCAAACACGTGACTGATCTTCAGCTTCAATTCACTAAAACGACTGGAGACTTTTTCGAGATCAATCACCGCATCCTGAATGGCATCAACTTGCTGACGTACAAGGTCGGTCACAGGTCTACCAAGACTTGCAACCGACTCGCGATCTTTTAGGTCGATGTCACCGATGTGCAAGTCAATGCGTGTTTCTTTTACTGTTGGATGATTGCGTTCAAGCCAGACTGCTAGTTCTGACTTGGGCTTCTCTTCAGCCACCAATAGCTTTGCGTACTTGCTCATCTTGGGAGGGGGCGGAGTGGCTACCACCCCAATTACTTTTCAGTCAGCTACTTGCAGACCGAACATCTTAACGAAGTCTTCCAGGCCCTTCTCAAAGCCTTCACCGACCGTCTTGAACGTCCAGTGACCATCGTTGTTACGCTTGATCTCGGCGAATGCGACCGCCGTTGCACGACCACCGTCTTCTTCGAGGTCAAAGCGGGCGAGCTCTTCGCCACCCTTGTCCATGTCCATCAAGCGAATATAAGCGCCATCAACTTGACCGAACGTTTGCTTGCGTGCCACTGCGTCATAGATCGTGACGACGAAAGCAATTTCCTTAGCATTCTCAGGCAGTGCCGACAGACTCGGAATAACGATTGTTTCGAGGTCAGTTGCAACAGCACCACCAATCTTCTGGTCGCCGCTATGCTTGATGACACCACCCGGGCAGCTTTGCTGGTGATAGAAGGCAACCCATTCTTCGCCAATCGACATTTCATCCGCGCCCAGCACGAATGCCGTCAAGTCCAGGTCGAAGTCGGCTTGTGTGTCGTACTTCTTACCCTTCCAGCCAATAGCCACTGCAATATTGTTAAGCAGAGAGCCGTCCTCTTTGCGAAGCTTGAGGCCTTCGCCCTTCTTGAGATTCAATGCCATTTTATTCTTCTTTTGTTTTTGTTAGGCGGGGAATTACACCCCGCCGTTATTCTACAACTCTACTTGCCAGTTGCAACCTTAGTTGGCAACTTGCTCCGTCTTGGCTTCAGCAATAGCATCAGCCTTGTTCGCACGAATTGAATGATAACCAGCAGCAACGATCAGCACCGCACCGATCAGACCAGTGAACCATTCCGGCACTTCGTACGCAGTATTCACGAACATAATCGCAGCCAGGACACCAATAGCCCAGAACGCACCGTGTTCGAGATAACGCAACGTGTTCAGCACGCCACCTTCCGTCAAGTAGATTGTGAGGCTTCGTACAAACAGCGCACCAATACCCAGACCAGCAGCGATCACGATAAAGTTATTCGACAGTGCAAACGCACCAATCACACCGTCAAAGCTGAACGACGCGTCGACAACTTCAATGTGAACTAGTGCCGCAATACCAGCCGATGCAGCAACACCAGTCGCAACGCCGCTTGCCATAGCCGCTTCATTTTGACCTTCCATCAGCTTCTTGATACCACCAACGAGTACGTTAGCAATGATACCAACCATCGAAGCAATCACGAATTCGAATTTGTGATCGGCCGGAACGATCAGCGAGAACAGAGCAACCACGATCAGCGTAAATGCAACTTGCGCCATTTCGATCTTGCCGAGTGCAGCCAGCTTCGTTTCGATAAAGCCGACCCAGTGTTCGTCCTTTTCTTCGTCGATGAATTGCTCAGCGAACAGCATCATCAGGAACGCACCACCAAATCCTGCGATTGTGATGTGTGCCGATTGTACGTGCGCAGCATATTCAGCTGGCTTTGCGATTGCGAGATGCAATGCTTCCAGCGGCGAGATCCACGCAGTGACGCTGACGATCAAGATCGGGAACAGCAAACGCATAAACGCGACAGCGATCACCATACCCCAGACGAGGAACCACTTGCGTTGTTTCTCGTTCATGTTTTCCAGCAGCGTTGCGTTGACTACCGCATTGTCAAACGACACACTGATTTCCAGGATGGCAAGAACGGTTGTTGCGACGAGACCACCTTCGATGCCGTAGAAAAACGCCATCAACGCGATGATGATCGGGGCGAGAAAAAGTTCCGCCTTAAAATACTTCCAAATCGTATTCATGATTTTTGATTTTTGAGATTAGGCCGAAGCCGGGGCGAACTGCTTGATCCACGTGCAGAACTCTTCGTTCAGCAGCAATGCATAAAGCTGGTCGTCAGTCATGTTGTGAATGTCGGACAAAGCCGCAAACCCAACATTTGGTTCCGACTCTGCGAGATTCTGCAGGGTTTGGAAACGTTCACTACCAATGCCAAGGAACATCCAGTAAATGTTCTTGTCACGGGTGCTTGCGATCAGTTGCGCAGTGCGCTCAACGTCGCTATAGTCGTTTTCGCCGTCAGTGTTGAACATGACGAACATAGGCAGATTCGGATCAGTTGCGGCAACTTCTTTCTTGCCAAACAGTCGGCCAAGCAAACCTGGCTTGCTGCCACCATCCGGGTGATCGTATGCGTTGATCACGGCTTCGATCGCGCGTGAGTAAACAGTACCGCCACCGTGGAAGTGCGGAATGAGTTCCTTCTGAACATACGTGCCAAATGTGTCTGGCGTTGCATCAGCGAGCTTCTTAGCTGATGTGTTGAAGATGAACTGCTCGAGGCTTTGGTTGTCGTCGAAACGCACGGCAACAGCCAACGAACGGTCGACGGTTTCTTGCATCACACCGCTTTGATAAAGACCGCTCATGGAACCTGAGCCATCATTTACCATCACTACGCGTGCGATGAGGTTTTCTGGGACGTTGAACTTCTTGAGGCGGAGACCTACCAGTTCGGTCTTCTTCTGTAATGAAAGAGCCACTTTTGTTTTTCCTTATTGTAGCAGCATGCTACGAGTTAATGCCAAACCGTAGTGTACAACAGTTTGGCAACCTTGCTTACGAAGCTGGTTTGAACTTGATACGAACTGGCTCTTCGTCTACGGAGAGACGATAGATGCGGGGCTCATGCCCTTGATTGACTAGATGATTAGCATATGACTGCGCATCTTCTTCATTTGCTCGATAACGCATGTTACCGATATTGAGGGCACCGCGATAGATTGACGTAACGAAATACATTTGAATTGCCAGTTACGAAGAAAGCCATATGTTATGAACATATGGCAATCTTGTAAATGCAGAACTGGCTAAGCTGGTGGAAGCAGATGCTTGAAGTGAACGTAGTTGTCGATCACCCAATCACGAGGCGAAACAAATTTGCCGCCTGTTGCGCTGCCGTTACGAACTTGATTGCTGTACGGCGGGATCTTCAGCAACAGATACATGGCCGCACCGTGGACGTATGGTACACCTGCATCTTCCCAAGCGTCCTTGTACTGTTCGACCTTGTCGCCATCGCAGGAGATTGCGCCCTGCACAGAATACAGATGTGTGGGGATCTCGAGGTTAGAGAAGAACGTGCCAAGATGTTCGTCCAGCCACTTGTAATGGTTGATATAAGCCATTACACCACTTCCAGTTCGTATGCTTGACCAAACGAGTGGTGATCATCGAACAGCTCTTCTTCGCAGCTCACGTGCGGACTGTTGAACTCCACGCTCAGCGATTCCCAGTCACGAGCACGCAAACCAACGGAACGCGTCCAGTTGACCTTGATTGTGGTTGATGTCGCCGGGTTATTGAACCGCATCGTCAGCTCGTCCACCTGCATGTCGTTGACAATCATGCGGATCATGTTGTAGAACTTCTGCGCTTCTTGCTTGGACAGGATGCGACCAACTTTCGTGTACATACGCCCTCCTATTTGTTCACCATATAAACATGGTACGTTCATATGGTGAACGAGTCAAGCGAGGCTGTCTTTATCAAGACAACCGAACATGCGGAGTGAAGCTTGGCGCATACGCTCACCCAGTACACGGTCATTGAACTTGTAAACGTTTATACGCATACGGCCGTAGGCGAACGGACCATCATCACCCACCAACAAGTCGACTTCACCTGTCTCTAGAGCTGCTACAGCGTCGTCAACGTCCCAGGAATACGTGACCGATCGTTCTTGCTGGAACGGTATACTCTGTAGATGGCCGAGGTCAATGAAGAATTGTGCTTCATCCTTCAAACTCAGAAAGAACGTGGGTTCACCGTTGAAGTATCGATATACGTTGCCACGTTCGACGACTTCGAGCATGTTTTCACGCACGTATGTTGTACCACCTTCAACTTGGCGGTACTTGTTCACACATTGTACACGATACGTGGTGATACGGTCGGAGCTGACATCGTCGTATTCAATGCTTTGCACAATGCCATATTCAAATTCACTGCGTCCACGGAAAGTGAACTTGATGAAGTCTCGTTCCCAAGCACGCGTAACAGGGAGATCAGCGATGAACGTTCGATTCTCGAGACGGTCGTCTACCACGTCGTGCCCTTCCGTGTTGCGTTCAGCGCGTGCATCGGAGAGTCGCCGATTGTATTCAGCCTTGTCAGTCATCGAGACTTTCCACATGTTGGGACTCGATGTGGTGCCGTCTTCCCATTCGACGATAGCACCTCGGTCGATCTCGTAGATCCCAGGCTTTCGGGCCGAATAGCTGCCAATACGTGGTGAATAATGCAGAACGCGGTTCTTGCCGACAATCACACCCTTCGTTCGATCCTTTACGGGGTCGCCTTTTTGCGCGTAATAGTCTTCACCACGATTGAAGATGACTTCGTCACCAACACGCATCACATTTTCAGTAAACGACATTTCACCTCCTGAAAGATTGACCGGCTTCGCGCAGCTTGACTTGATCGATGATAGCCGAAAGCTTGAAACCTTCTTCCATCACACGTCGTGTTTGCTCGTCGTCACGCATCAACCAGATTATGGTTGCGAAAGCCCCTCCTATCTCGATGATGCTGGCACCACCGAGAATGACGGGGAAGAGTAGGCTATTCATAGCTGTATTCGGCCGGATCGACGAAACCAGCTGCGGCAACGAATAGATCATCAGCTTTGGCAAGGCTTTCGATGTGATCTTCCATTTCCAACCATTCGAGCATACTCACGCCATCATGCTTGTCCATGGCGTCAATAGCGTGGCCACCGTTGAGGCGGGCGTCGATCTCTGCGCACACAACTTCATACATCGGATGCATTTCGTTGGCCTCGATCTTGGCCAGCTCCAGGTCAGTCATCTTCTTGACCGACGTCAGTTGCTGGTAATCGAAATCGACCATTTCTACTCTCCTTGAATGTTGTTCGCCACACGCAAATGGTAAGTTCATATGAGGGTGGCGTCAAGCGCTCACAGTTGAGTCTTCATCTTTCGCATCATCTGCGCAACGGAAATGCATCCAGCTTCGCGCCCGCGTTGATCCACAATTGACATTCTGGCACGATCACCGCGCATTCCCGTACCGAATTCACGACCTCGTTCGGTTGCTTGCTTTGCAAGTTCCTCCAGAAGAAAGCCGGTAAACTTGCGCAGTTCATCCGTAACCATGATACGTTCACGGACACCCTGCGCCTCACCGTTTGCGTCGATGATGCCATCGGAGACATCGAAACCTGCTTGGCGGGCCAGTGCGAAAATGTCGATCTTCGTTGCCATCATGTTCTCCTGTTCATTACCATATTCAAATAGTAAGTTCAGGTGAACATAACGTCAAGTGCCTGAAACAGCAGCGTAGAGGATTTCGATGCAGACGTCTTCAGTTTCGAAGTCAACGTCACGCTCTGGGTTGTATTCAACCAACTCAAAACCGACTAACTTGGTTTTGTCCATGACTTCGAATGCCGTAACAACTTCCCACGCATCAAGCCCATTTTCTTCTGGAGAACCAACGCCAGGAGCTTGCTTCGGGTCAATCGAATCAACATCAAACGTGATACCAAATCCGATTGTGTTCTTTGTAACGATTTCTATTGCCTCGCCCAAGCAATAGAGAAAACCTTTCTGTTGTACTTCTTCGATACGCATGACGCGAACACCCATGCTGGCAAGCAATTGTTCCTCGCCTGCTTCGCTGCTACGGGCGCCGATCACCACAACGTTTTCTGGCTTGAACTTGGGCAGCGCATCAGCAATGCTAGTCAACTTATCATTGCCCTTACCTAGCAAGTGAGCCAAGGGCATACCATGAGGCGCACCACTTTCTGATGTTTCAGGTGTATGGCTGTCCAAGTGTGCATCGATCCAAATCAGGCCGATGTCACCACGATCACGGTAGGTTTTCGCTATCGCACTCCAGGTACCAATAGCACAAGAATGATCGCCGCCGATCACGACAGGGAATACTTCCCGCTTCATCACTGCATCAACTGCTGATGCCAAGCGTGGCATGTAATCTTCGACAATAGCCATCTTGGATCCGAGCGACGCATCTGACGTGACCGTTTGGCCTAAGGCGATTGTAAGTTTGTGGGATTGAAGATCTTGAAGACGTTGCTGCAATGCAGCCGGGCCAGCTTTGCACTGGACAATTCGGGCACCTTCGCCAATCTCGGCGAAGACTACTTCGATATGAGACATTAGAACTCCCAGACGATGTATGGCAATTGGCACGGACTCAAGTATAACAGTCCGTGCCAATTTTTTGTTTGCCTTATTTAGTTCACCTGGGGTTCATGCCCAACATGAAGGAATGTGAACGGGACGATAATACTACGCATGCGCTTGTGTCCCCAGTACATGAACAGCATCTTCTTGCCGACTTCGTCAACAACAAAGTCGAACAGTTCGCGTTTGTTGATCTCGCGCATGTTTTGCGTCGACTCGACGGTGAACAACATGCGTTGATAACCAACTTCGTGGGTGTCTTCGTAGCGGAATGCGTTTACGCGGAACTGAATAAAGTATTCGTTGATCAGCTTGCGTGACGACAGGTCGAAGACACGACTGTCATGTAGGCTGAACTCCGTGCCACCCAGCACGTTTTCAGTGTAATGTCGTAGGCTGGCGGTAGCAGCCCAGAACGCTTTGTATTCAGCGTTGACGTCCCCGGTATACTTCGGATCATTGAGCTTACGGTGAAGCTCTGCCGACGTCCGGGCGTATTGTTCGAGCATGCTTTCCCCTTACAGTGAAGAGATCACCATCAAAATGTCGTAGCCTGCATCACGACGACCTTGTTTCATAGCACCTTTCTGGCCCCACGGATCTTGACCCTGGTACCTTGGGTCGCTGTCATCGCGGGTGATGTCGAATGCTTTGCCCAGAAGCAATGTTGAGAAAAGTTTCAATTGTGCTTCGGCAAGCTCACTGTCTATCACCAAGTTTGCTTGGGCGGCAAGGGCCTTGAGGTCGATTTTCATCAGTTCTCCTTGACTTTGCGGGTCCGAACTACTGCGCAGTGAAAGCCGGCCGTTTTTCTGTAACCATGTTGCTGGTTATAGCAATCAGCAAAGGCTTCGGCTTTTGCTTTGTCGTCAAACGTATCGAGAAGGGCATAGTCAGGGCCGCCGATACGGTCGCCTTTCACTTTGTGATACACGTAGAACGTGGCCATTTTTGCTTTCTCCTGTTCATCTACCATGCAAGCATGGTACTTTCATATGGCAACGAGTCAAGTACCAAATGATGAAAAGTCCCAAAGGAGACTTTTCAATTGTAACGCCTGCTTCGTCAGATTACTTTAAGAGAGCAGCCACGATCGAACGAACTGTTGCACTGCTGACGCCATTTGCTTGCGCGATCTCGTAAGCAGTCTTATCGTCTATGGCTAGAACTGCTCGACCCGCTGCAAATGCACGCTGAAGGCCAGCGAGGTCGAATGATGCACCGTGAGCCTGTTTCACATTGAGACCATACTCGTCAACTAACCAGCCCTCGAACGTAACCGCATTGGCGCATTGAGCTTCTTGTTTGATGCGTCCCGTACCTTCGCAAACGAAACACTCTTGATCGGTACCAATATCAGGATCACGAACCATTCGTCCCGTACCGTTACAAGCAGAGCACACTTCACCAGTGTTTGCAGTCATATTGTTCTCCTGAATGATTACCATGCCTCGCATTGTATATTCATTTGGCTAGACGTCAAGCTTTTTCATGAATGAAAAAGCAAGAGCGGCCAAAACGGCCGCTCTTGGATCACTACGTTCTAAAGGTCTTACTTCAGGTCATAGTAGGACCAAAGACCTTTGTTTCCAGCCTGCACAACTTGCCATTTCGGGTGCGTGCCGGTCGTGTCCTTCAGGTCCGGGAGTGCTTGCGCTTCGCATGCACGCAGACGTTTCAGTTGATCGATCTTCTGTGCGCTGTTGTACACACGCGACACGAGCAGAGCTTCAGTTGCGACCGTTTCGACACCGCGTTGGCCGAGGTTGCCATAGCTGACACGCGCGGGCTTGTACACTTTCGACAATGCTGCCGCTTGTTGCGGCGTCACCGTGAGCAGCTTGAAACGATTGTCGAGGCTTGCGACCGTCGAGAGCGGGGCGCCGCCGACTGCTACGAACGCGTCGATCTTGCCGGCTTGCAGCGCTTGCGAAGCTTCGTCGTTGCTGTTGAACGTGATGATGTTGTAGTTGATCTTGGCGAGTGCCTTGACCACTTCGGCAGTCAGCGCTGAGCCGCCCACCGCGCCAATGTTGCGGCCGTTCAGATCACCGATGTTGTTGAACACGACTTGCTTGCCGCCGATCGAGAAGCCACCGAGGCTCATGCCGCCTTCATGCACGCCGTCAGCTCGAGCGACGAAGTGAACTTCTTCGGGGAAAAGTGCCACGACAGTTCGCACGTTGTTCAGGTCGTCTTCGCTGCGTGCGCGCCAGAACAGTGCGTCGGTCTGCACGATGGCAGCGTTCACCTTGTTCTGCTCCAGCATGTCGAGGTTCGCGTTTGAGCCGTTCGACGGCACTTCTTGCAGTTGCACGCTACCGCAGCGCGATTGCAGTTCCTTGAACATGCGGCTGTAGGTCAGCTTCTGGTCACCCGTTGCAACCACCAGCGACTGTGCTTGAGCCACACCCGAGATCGCGACGATCATTGCCAGGCCCACCGATACACGCGTGATGAAACGTTTCATATTCATGTTCACTACCTCCTGTAGTTGTTGAATCAGTTGCGATTGTTGATCGAGAACCCGCTCATGCCGTTGTCATTCGACGGTTGCGGCGCAGGAGCCGACTGTTGCGTTGCTTGCGGTTGCGACTGCTGAACGGCCTCGCTGCTGCCGCTTTCCGTGTTGCCTTTCAGCATGTACGCGCCAATTGCCACGATAATGGCGAGCGCTGAGAAAATCAAACGAAATTTCATCATGCCTCCTTATCGTTTCACCGCAACGGGGTCGGTGACATTCAGCAGACCTTCCAGTACGTCGCCGGTGTTGTTTTCGATTGCCGCTTGCGGCTGCACTTGCTTCATCTCGACGTCGATCACATCGTCGCCGACAGTGCTGTAGTCCAGTGCGATTGCGTTGTCGAGATCGGAGATCACGTCGTTCATCGCACTACGCACAGCATTGAGCGCTGTCTGTTGCTTGATGAACTCGATCGGGTCAGGCTGCTCGAACTTCTGCATGGCACTGTTAGCTGCTGCTGCCGCAAGGGCCATGTTCCATTCGGCTTCCGTTTCCTCGATCTTGTCGGAAAACTCGTCGAGCTTCTTCTTGCCCTTCTGCAGTCCGCTCAACTGCTTTTGCAAGACGTAGCGCATCTTCGCCAGCTGCTTCTGATACTGCGGCGCTTTCGCCGGATACTTGGTTGAGAATTCTTCGACCTTGTCGGCATAGTTCTGCGTTTCCGTGTTGAACGCTTTCACTGCAATCGCACGTTCTTCCAGCGCCTTCTTCTGCGCGATCCACTGATTTTGTAGTGTCTCGATAGGATTCTTGGCCGCTTCATGCTTGACTGCCTTTAGCCCCAAGTTCTTGAACTTCATCTCCACCCAAGGAGCGAAATTCACGATGGCCAAGCCGCCCACGATTGCAACACCAAGAGCAACCACGCCCTGAGCGGCGAGGACGATCACCGGCTCCAGAACTGCAATGGCACCGATCGCAAGGCCAAACTTGAGGGCAGTAGCAAGCTTAGTAGGTTTCGGATCTGCCACCATTGCCTCCTCTAAAATTGGTTAAACATTCAACAAGCCGCATTGTACACCTAAGTAGCCACTTGCAAAGACTGGCTGTTCATTTGTTGTTGCCACGCTACAAATGAATCTTCACTTGACTTATGTTATGCCAACAGTGGCAACATTTCCTTGAACGTAGCTTTCACTCGGGAAAGGCTGCCGCTCTTCAGCGCTATTGTAAAGCCAAGCTCAGTTTTGGCGTTCGACACCAAGCCATGTTCGCTGAACAGCTCTGCTTTCAGTTTCGCATTCTTTGCATCAAGAGCAGCTTGACGAACAGCCTTCGCTTGAGCTGCCCGTTCTTCCTTCAAAATAGTCTGTTCGAGATTATGAATAACGCTCTTCTCAAACTTCTCAAACGCATATGTGATGTCGCCATCGACAGTTGCCTTTGTAACCATAGTATGTGTGTTATAGTGATTGAACGAATAATTGTAGCGTTCGTAATGCTTCTCACCACGATAGCCAACACGCGTCGATTGCAGCATGATTTGATTGTTATTTGATTCCGTAATCTCCATCACCACATTGATCGTCTTGTCGTTGTGCTTAATGATGAATCGGAACGAACATTCCGCATGATTAGCCCATTTAGAATCTGGTTGAGAAAGTCTGAATGAACCATTAGGACGGATCACCGCTAACTTGCTGGCAAACGTCTTCTGATTGTCGCTGAGCGGTTTTTCTGTATTAGCCAGAATAGCCTGAAGCAGGCTCTGTTCTGCTGAGGTCGAGTTTGTTGTCATTGTTGTTCTCGTTTTGCGTATGGATCACCTTTCAGGAACACTGCCAACTTTGCAAAGTCTCGTTCGATTTCACGACGTGACTTATTGTTCCAGTAGCTATCCGACTCCTTGGCCATCTCGTATGCTTTTTCTGTCACATCATTGATTTCAAAACCATGATTGTTAATGATTTCCTGCATTGTTTTGATCTCACGCAGCTTTTTTCGTTCTTCGCTCTTGCGCTCTGATTCTTCTAGGCGCTCAGTGCGAATGATTTCTGCGGCCGTCTGCTGAGCACATTGCTTTAGCATCACTTCGGGGTTAAGATCAGAGGCATTGTCATATCGCACAGCCACCATGGCGTTACCGTGATAGAAATGATCAGATGTGGAATTGAAGTGAATCTTACCACCCTTGAACCCCGCACGAATACAGCTAATGTTGAGCTCCTTAACGATCGTTATCACTGAACCACGTCCCCAATTTTCGTCATCTTCGTCATCATCCCAGTAATCGTCATACAGACATGTTTTGATGTCGATCAGAACGGTCGCGTTGATGATTTTGGTTTCTTTGGTTTTCTTGTCGTAGTATTCAAGCTTGGTAATGAATTCCGCCTGCATGAGTTCATCAGTATCGTAATCAGGCACATCATTGATACGAATTGTACCTTCTCGTTTCTCTGCGATTTGCTGCAGAACACGCTTCAGGTCGCCATTAACCGGGTGTTGAGCCGTTAGAACAGCGGTGAGCAACTCACCTTCAAGTTTCTTTCCCATTTTCTTCTTGTTATTATTTGATTAAGTCAATCAACCTGCAGAACAGTTCGCGTTGATCATCAACGGTACCGTCATGTTCGTAATCCGAAACTATTTGGAGAATGTTTCGCGTCTTCTCGGTGTCTTCGAGATTGAAATGCTTCAACCACGCTTTGTAGCGACGTTGCATGATCTTCAAATACTCAATCTCACGTTCAGCTGCTTGATGTTCTTGGAACTTGATTTTGTTGTATAGATCGAAGACTTCTTTCTCGAACATCTCAAACATTTCTTGGATATCAGCTTTATCAAGGTGATCAATACAATCAATATAACTGGAGATTTCTTCGTGAATATATCGCCCGTTACTTTTTGGATTGTACTTCTTCGAACCAATTTTGATATAGTCGAGTTCTATGCCTATATCAGCTTCGACAGTTCCGTCGCTGTTGGGATATTGCCACACATTAAGAACCGCATGAATAGCCATGCTAATTCCGTTGTGCTTGGCGAGATATCTCACATTGACGTTTTCGTATGAACCGTCCCAGTCAGGGTCGTCGATTGAAATAAGCTCAAACGTCGCATTGCGAAGTTTTATGACTCGATTGAGTGTGGGGTAAAGGTAAACGTTGCCTGGCTCTGGATTCGACAGAATCAGAGCCAGCAGAGCTGTTTCATACTTGGTTGCCATTTCTAGTTGTTATTAATAGGCGTTGTGACTAAAATTCTAGCACAACGGTGGCAACTAAGTGTGAACGTTACTTCAGAAGTGGTAAGAGCTTTTGAATTGCGGTGCTGATACGCGCCAACGTACCGAGTGGGGCCACTGCTTCGTATAATGCATCAAACGTTGTATTGGGTGCCGTGATGTTGAAAAGCTGGTAGACCTCGGATTTTACATCGTCGCGCTTTTCTTGCAATTCCGCACGTCGTTCAGCGGTCAGCTTTTCCCGCTCTTCCCTGCGAGTACGCTCTTCTTCTATACGGCTTGCGACAACCCGCAGTTCGTAGTCACGCAGTTCGACCATCAACAACCTGAGGGCTTCGTCGAATGTTCGTTCACCGTTGACGAAGTAATATTGTGCAAGTGTACGCCGATCATATGGCGCATAGATCTTCTCAGACACATATCCGTATTTGATGAGTCTGATTTCGAGCCGATCGCCATTTACATATGGAAGGACTTCCATTTTAACACGTCGGCCAGCTTCGGTTTCTGCAAAATATGAAAAATGAACGATCGGATACTTGTCATTGTCCGAATCTTTGCCATTGACAATTGGGATGAATCGACCGTTTGGATATTCTTCTGCAAACTTGCGATAGACCGCTTTCACGTCACCCCGAGTTCCAACATTCATGGTGTTGAAGAGATCAGGATAAGTGAGAATCAGCTTGACGAATGATTGTTCGGCCTTGCTCGTCATGCCGCAATTCCTTGTGCGTTGATACTGCGGTAAATTCGCATCTGAGTCGTCAACATGAATTTGATGTTCTCGTAGACTGGTTCTTGCTCAGGAAAGTTGCGCCGTGCAAGCTTCAGGAATGTGAAGAAGTGTTCTTCCGTTTCGTCGCAGTATTTCACCTGTTTCTCTAGCGTGAACACACCAGCCATGGTTCGCATGTTGTGGACACGATCACTGCCCTTCACCACAGACACGCGGTAATTATCGGACAGTGGGCCAAAATACGCGTCAGGTGTTTTCTTCTCACCACGGTATTCTTTAGCCAGCAGTCTACAGTCAGTAGCAACGATTTCATCAGTCACTTCACCAATTTCTTCGAAGCTGATCTGATCGCCGTAGTCTTCACCCAGGTCGTGCAGTAGGGCATCAGCAATGGTGCGAGGAGCGTCTGTCAGCAGCTTCTCCATGGTCAGGAGATACAACGCGATTTCAATCTGGTGTTGGAACTCGGGCGTCTTGCCGTCCTTGCGGAAACCTGTGTGATACTTCAGACCGAGATCAAGAGCACGAACAGCAATGAACCAAGCAGGATCGAGTGATGCACGCCCCATCAGCTGATAACGAAGAGCCATCTTGAGCTTTTCGTAGTGCAGGATTTCGGGGGTTACGATCTTCTGCTCGCTTGCCATAGCAGGCTCCAAGGTTAGATTAGGTATGGCTGATGATAGCTTCGCGGTTGCCAGTTTGCAAGCACATCTGGCAACGTAAATATTGAACTAAAAGGAGATAACATGAAAGACCCGTTGCTTGGCTACCTAGAATATGAAGCCAAAATCAAGCCTGAGATTGCTGCGCTCGTCGCTCGAGTTGATGACATGACAGATGAAGAGATTGATGCGGCGCAAACACCACTGCCGTGGTTCAAGATCGCGTTAAAACGTTTGCGCGATACTCGCCGTTACGAGAAGATGCGTGGTGAGATACTTGATGGCATGCAAGATGGGTTTTCACCCGACCCGATGGGTTATGCCGCTGAATGGAATGGTGGTGAAGTGTTCGTTAAAACGTCAGCGAACATGCTTATAGAAGTCACGGATCGCACCTTGCTGTGGTTCCCTGACGCTGGTGGTATGTGGGTCGAAAGTACATACTGCTCGACCGTGGATGCTCGTATGGCCAGTCTAAAGTCGATTGGTCGTATGACTAAGAGTGAATATATGGTGAAGTACAAAGAACAGTTGCAGAAGCGACACGGTGTTTACCAATCACCCGAATCACAATCGTCTTCACCCTTTAGAGTATACCGCCACTAATTCAGATAAAACCTTACGGTATTGGTTAATGCGTATTTGAACCACTTCAATACTCAGTATTTGTTCTGATGTGAGCTGAGGAAATGCTGCTTTAGCATGGCTGATAATGTGTTTAATACGCATGCCGTTAATTTCTAAACGTTCTTCTGGTGTCATAGTTGTTATACTTTTAATGCATTCTTTTCGTTAAGAAATCGGCTTGACACTACTGCGTTAAACTTGGTAATCCAAAACTGTTCCCGGCGCTTTAGGTCTTCAGCATTAGCAACATATTCGAGCACCACACGTTCAAACTGCGTGATACCATAATGTTCAAAGATGCGCTTGAAGAACTTGCCAGAACCTCGGTAATCGTCTGTGGCTTTACCCTTGTGTGAGCCAATGTAGAACTTGTCTTCTGGAATGCATCGCCACATGTAAACGAAGCCCGCATACTCTGCGGGCGCCGTTACATTCAACGCTTGGATGTCTTGCAGCAACGGATTTTTATGGGTGGTGGAAACAATGGTCTTCATTCAACCATGTTATAGTCACCACCTTTGGTCTGTCAAATTACTCCGTTGACGCAATACCGTACACTACTGCCCCAGCGACGTACATCAAAGGCCCTAGCAGAATGCCATAAAAGCACCAGCGTATGTATGTCCACGGTTTACCACGTAATGTGATAGAGATCGTCATCGGCAACAGGTTGAGCCGAAAGTTGTAATACAGAAAGCTTGTGAGGCCAATCAAGCCCCACACAAGCAGAAAAACAGCAAGAGGATGCATCAGAAATTACTCGAATCAGTTTCTTTGTAACCACGGAACCATACCCAGCCACCTAATGCTCCCAATACAATCACAGCTAGGAGCATATAGTCGTTTGTGGTCATCACTTCCAGCCCCTGAAAAAGGACATCAACATCGCAAAAAATACACCGTAAGCGAATGTCATTGGACCGAACGCAAGCATGAGAATCACCGAGTCCAAAAACTTGAAAGGGTGTTCTGTAACCATTTGGCCTGTTCCCTTCCAGTTAATACTGGAAATGAAAAGCATGCCAATTGCACCGAGAGCGAGCCAGCAGACAACAACCGTAGAGAGAATAGTATGCAGCACAATAGGCTCCAATGAAAAATGCCAGTCTAACAGACTGGCAACCTTCTGCAACCTAATGTGGCAACTTACTGCCGACCGCTGAGGGGAACAGTTTCCTTGCCCATACGCGCACGGAGTGCATTCTTCTCTTCTGCAATCTCGATCAGCTGGCGCCAGTAATGCATGATTTTGGAGCGCACTTTCTGCATATGAAAGTCGTCGAGTGTGCCATTGCGCAGGGCCCACTGTGCAGCCATCGTCATGTACTTCGCATCGTTTGCACGGAAACCGATCGTGTTGTGATGCTTGGTTTCCCGATTGCGCTGTTCATCTTCCGTTTGGCGCTGGTAAATGCAGATCAAAGCACGCACAACGGCCTTGTCGTTGTTCAGCAGCAGCGAGTGAATTTCAGCTTTCTTCGCGTTCAGTGCTTGCGTCTTGTTCATTGTGCTCTCCTGTGTGTCTACCATGTTCACAGTATGTGTTCATTTGAACGCACAGTCAAGCACTAAATGAACATGGTTACTTCAACGGAGTGCCGTCACGCATTTTGACGGGTTCATACAGGTCCCAGCCCACGATGTAGATCGGAACGATGATAGTTTCGCACAGCAGAATACCGACGATAACACTGCCTGCCGACAGTTCGTAGATCACATTGGGGTCGCGTTTTGCTTCTTGGTTGGCAAGACCAAATGCTTCGTAGGTCGTACCGTTGATGCGTGTGTCCCGCGCACAGCCGCTGAGGAAAGCGGCCATAACTAGGACCATAAAGGCTGCAAGGATCTTTTTCATGTTTTGTTCTTATAGTGAATGGCAAGTTGCCAAACACTAAGATACGCCTTGCTGCCTACAAGTCAATTATTTGAGACGAGAGATGGCTGCCCATTCTGAGTTGCTGAACTCCACACGAGCGCCGTTGGCGAACTCGATCACGATGTCTTCTGCGTCGCAGCTGATTTGCAGCGAGTCATTGGCATCGTAGACTGTCAAAGCGCGACGCACAGTGTTGTCATGATCCAACTCTTCCTGATACACGGCAACAGCAATGTCGCCAAACACTTGCTGAACTGCTGGCAAAGAGTCATCGCGCTTGATAAATGCTTTCTTGAGCTGGCCGTGACGGAAGCCACCAACTTCAGCGATCTTCTTGCTCAGGCGTTCCCGACGAAGGTTGAGATAATATTCGCGACGCTTGCTGATTTCACCCCAGAGTTCATCATACACTGAGCTGCTGAGACCTTGATAGACAGTTAGTTCGAACAGCCGCTCACTGAGCTCCTGCACTTGCTTCTCGTTCATGAATTGAATATCGTGCATGACTTCGTCCATGCGCTTACCTTGAAACAGTTGCTGAGCGTAATGCAATTCCATGTGGCTTCTCCTATGAATTTGCCACATGATATGCTGGTTCAACTATTGAATCAAGCGCCAAATGGCAAAAGGCTCCCTTTTCGGGAGCCAGACCACTGCAATAATCAATTACTTGAAAACTGCTACTGATGCCTTTGTGTTCAGACCGACATTATTTTCAGAATGAACCATTTCGTTATCCTTGAACTGCGCAATGTTCAGAACAGTGTACATACCTTTTGATGCATGAGTTTGGTCGTGGAATGCTTCATATGTTTCGCCAACTTTAGCACCAACACCACCACCCGCTGACACTACAAAGAGAATGCGATTGCGACCATTCTCTTCTTTACCGCAAATATAAACAGTGCCGCTACCCCACTCTGAAATAGCTTCAGGCAACGTTACCACACGCTTGCCATACAGTTCCATAGTAGCTGGTAGAATGATCCAACCACGTGACATACGGTCCCAGCTTGCTTCATCAAGCTCGTCCATGTCGTCGTCAACTAGATCACTACGTGTGAGGTCAGCTACGCTGAAGCTATGATCGCCATCAAACATACGCACGACTGCGAAATACTTCTTTGAGTCGAAACCAACGATCTCACCAACTTCACCTTGGCCAAAGACATTACCAGTTACCTTGACTTCGTCACCAATGTTCAACTCGTCTGGGTTGTATGATTCAGAAATGATTTCAAAATATCGCATAAAGATATCTCCTTGTGCGATTATTTATGTTGGGATATAAAGATGGCTCCTACAGGAGCCAATGCGGAATTACTTCGGGAAGAGCACTATTTCGACGTGACGTTGCGCTCTTCGTCACGTGCTACCATGTCCCACTTATAGTCAAACAGGTAGTTGTGGGCGTTGCCCTTGAGGTTGTAGATCTGATCTGATACGGATATCTTAACAAACGTGCGATACCCCGCCACAGCTCTTGTGGACGTGCGGTGAACTATTTGGTTATCAAGCCGCAGCAATGACTTAGGCGAATATGTGACGACGTTGCCTTCATCAGCTTGCGCAGACATATCAAGCATCGACTGATGCTCGTCTTCGCTTATGTCAAACGTCTGGTTGCAAAACTCGGTGCTATTTTCCGGTGCGCCGTCATACCATATGTAATTCAGGTCATCAGTACCGAATCCATCGATATGCCATCCCGGACGATTACCCAGGTTTTCAGGAGTGACATAAAGGTGCTTGGCGGTGATGTAGATGTATGGATCGAAGATGAACCTGGTCTCCGCAGCATCACACATCGCTCTGTTGATCAAGGGCTTGAAACACAACAGATTGTCTGGTATGCGAATACCCTTACCAGGGATCTGAATAGGCAGATACTGCACAAACATCATCTCGGCTTCGTCGCACTCAATAATGCCCATATCCCGAGGAAGTCCACCAACAATCATTTGTTCACCCCTTATTAGTTGCCATGTTCAAATGGTACAACCACCTGAACATGGTAGCAAGACCTCACTGAGGATTTACCTCCTTGCCAACTTCACGGTAAAACTTCTTCATGACCTGCTCGACCGTCAGGTGCGAGAAATCCGGATACTCGAACCCAGGAAACATGGCGTTGAGCGCTGATGCAAACTCCGGGTCCTCGTCGTAAATCTCCGCCACAGTGAGGAACGGCAAGTAATCATCCACCACCTTCCAAGCTTCATGCAGTGTCATGATCACTCCCCCTTAATAAAGATGAACGTTGGAACACAAAAATTCATCAACCGCTTCAAAACCATTGTCCTTCTCCGCCTGAGCAATCAACTCCTCAACTTCCTTACCAGGAGCACCCAGAAACATGGACAACCGGTTAGCATCCAATACCATCTCGATGGCTTCATCGTTACCATCACACTCGTCTACGTCCGGAGCAATGGCCTGCCATACTTGCTGCATAGGACCACGTACCTTCTTGAGAAACTCCCCATCAAGCTTGATCATCTCGTCCTCTCCTATGTCGTCTACCATATCATTATGGTACGTTCATATGAACCATCTATCAAGGCATTCTTCAGGAATAATTCATGGAGGTTATTAACTTTATCTAAGGAACACCATGATCCTATAGGCAAAGTATATGGAACCCAGGCAGAACTCTGAAAACATGATGGCACCCAATGGGTGCCATCATGTCATGTTGATACTGCTTAGAGATCGCCGCGGAGCCAGCCCTTGAGACGTAGTTCTTCTTCCTGCTCTTCGTTTATCTTCAGGGCGATATTCGTGTAGTTACCGACCGGGTTTGCTATTGACACGACGGCGTCAGCCAGGTTATGTCCATTGACGAACGCTTGAACGTTGAACCAGTTGCCCGGTACTGTGATGACGACTAGCTTCATGCCGGCACCAAATCAACAGCAGCGACTTCGATGATGTCGATGAACGGAACACGACCGATGCGAACTTGGTAAAACTCCATGCCCTGGCGTTTCATACAGCGCATCTTGATGGAGCCCGTTCGACCTAGCATATTGCCGTAATCCTTCACCGTGTCGGTGGCGATCTTGACGATTGCATTTTCCTTGAAGGTCATCTGTTCTCTCCTTTATTCGTCGTTGGGGTCGCGATAGTTCTTCATCGCGTTGTATGTTTCAGAACAGCAGAAAGAACAGCATACAGGAGCGCCGCAAAGCAAGCATCCCATCTCACGATACGAGTACACGGTGTTGTGCCCGCAGTGCTCACACTCTTCGCCCGTGCCCTTCTTCTCTTCCGTGATCGTTGCCATGTTTTCTCCTTATTGAGTGAACGTGTAGAAGATGCCGAACAAATTCAGCTCTTCAATGTAGGCGCGAGCGTCGAGTGTGAAGAACTTGCCCTTGCTCATCATGATGTTTTCATGCAGACGAACGTTGTCCGCACACACGTTGAACTTGGACATCTGGGACATATTAATCGACAGTGTACCAGCCATGTTCATCTCCTGTTCATCTACCATGTTTCATATGGTATGTTCAAATGAACAGAAGAGCAAGCGGTATTTTTGCCAGAATGAAAAAAAGAAGGATCATGTGCAGGAGGACATGATCCTTCAGAGGCCTTGCTGAAGTTACCAGACGGGCATGCCTGGTAGAAACACGATACAGTCACGCAATACGTGGCGCAAGCATAAAAAGAGGGCCATAGCGTTTATTCTATGGCCCTTGTACCTACGCGTGTGCGGGAGCTACTCCACACGTTACCAGCGTAACGCTATGAAAATGCGAAATCAATACAAACCTGTCATAAAAAGGAGACCATGACTTTCATCATGGTCTACGCAAGGGATCTTCGCTGTACGTGTGGAACGTACAAGACAACAATAATATTTTTGCAATCAATTGTCAAGGCGACATGAAAATGAACCGTCTAGCGCAAAAAAAGAGGGATCATGTTTACATGATCCCTTTTAGGTTCCGGTTGTTCAGAAACTATCACGACTTGTCCCTGGCCGTGACAACTTACTGTACAGCTAGTCTTGCTCGAAATCAACGTTGTTTTCTTCAATCACGTCAATTACTTCACTAGTAAAATTCTCAATCCACAGCGCAATCATTTTGCAAGCTAAAACAATCGAATGCGGCATGTTCCAGCATTCCTTCTTCACTTCATCAAAGTCGCTGTTGAACATTTCAATATGGTCGTCAAGCTCATTCTTCCATGATTCTGGTGTTGCCGCGATTGTATTGCCAGGGTAGTTCGCATTCCACTCATGACGCTTTGCTTCAGTGTAATTGTTCTCTATACGCTGTACAGTTACGTCATACCACGTGTCAAGAACACCATCGACTAGTGAGTGCTCAGATTCATCACCATCCATGTGGCCGTCACTATATCGAAACCACACTTCTTGATTTTCAACATAGACAGAGATGCCAGTTGCGTGATATGAACCGCAGCATTCACAGTCTTGCAGAGGTCCTTCGTAGTTCACGATTTTGATTGTTGTCATTATTATAACCGTGCAAAGAAAAAGCCAGTCTACATGACTGGCTTTTATTTTGTGTAAATGTGATGCTTACTTATTAGTTGTCTCCCTCGCCATCTTCATCATCTTCATCATCTTCATCTTCGTCGTTTTCATCGCGGATGAGAGCGTTGAGCACGAGGTCATCAAAAGCGTAACGAGGCTCTTCAACATCAAAGTCCAGGAGCTTGCCGAAAATACCCGAGTCATCACCAACACCAGATCGACCTAACACTTCTTTGTCGAGCGGATACTTCTTCAGAATTGCCAAGGCCGCTTCCATCTTTGCAATCAGTTCACCGTTCACCATGTTCATTCTCCTTTGTTTACCGTGTTCTTATGGTAATTTCAAATGAACATGATTACAAGCGTTATTTGAACTTATCAGTTACTTCAACGCGACGACCATCTTCAACCGTGAAGACCTTCAGGTTGTCGAACACGCGAGCGAAGCCGTAATCATAGTCGACGGGATACCCCAGAACATGCTTGATAAGCCGTTCGTAATAAGCGCGACCACGCGAGTCTTCGTCCGTGCTTTCGGCTGACGTGAGACCCCACACTTCCTTGGTATCAGTTGACAGCTTCTCCCAGTGGTCTACGAAAATGTCGTGCATGATTTCTGCGTAGACTTCGAAGTCATGTTCTTCGTTGCCCATGCCTGGGTCTTCCCGCGAGTTTGTGCTACTGAAGAGGTGGGCAAGTTCGATGTAGAAGTCGAGATCTTCTTCTGTGAGATTGGTGAGCACTTGCGTCTTGTAGTTGTCAGCATCGTTTTCCCACGTCTCGATACGCAGTTCGTACCCGCCTTTCGCAAGCAGATCGCTCACCGGCGGAACATCCCGGCAGAAGCTCGCATTGCCAGTCAGATTGCGAACTTTCTCGATGATCTCTTCAGCGACTGCACCATCCGGATAACAGCTTTCACGACTGGCGACTTCATTCAGAACGGCTTGAATGATACGAAATTGCTCTTTGACTTCCATCGTGCCCCCGTAAAAGAAAAAGCCATTCTAACTGAATGGCTTTCATTCTGCGTGCAAAATTGGCTAAATTAGCTTCTTTATGCGCCTTCTCTTTGATCCTCAACCCCTGCGGCGATGAGGTTTAATGCTACTCGCTTGACTGCATCTTCGTATATACCAAGACCAGTTGTAGACCACAAACGAATCAATTCAAAAATGTCTTCTGCTGCGTGTGACACTACGTTGTCTCCTAGTTACCAATCAACTTATGTATTATGGTATGGAGCTAGATATGCCAACGCAAGCGCATTCTACTTAGTGTTTTCGCTTACGTGCTAATAGCTACAGTAAGAATTACTTAGATGGCTATGCGATTTATGAGACGTTATGGGCCCGAAACGGTTGCAGTTGAAATAAACCAACTTAGGTTTCCCGTCGTACATGACTGATGTGCAATATTCTGCACCTTTGGTACTTGACGAATAAAAATCTGCACTCAGAAGCACATTCACCATGTTCCCGAAAATTTTCGGTTAGTTCAACTCATCAACATTGGAAAAGCCATTCAAATTGAATGGCTTTTCCACAACGAATACGATTGCATGTTACTTACTGTACATGATTTCTGTTGTTCGTTTTCTAGACAGTTGATTGATAATTTGATCCAAGCGCTCTTTAGCTTCGCAGTATTCTTTCCAAGCGGGAATCAACGTGATGACGTCTGGATCTGGGTGATTGTTGAACATGGTCCAATCAGTGGGTGGTACATACAAAATTTGTACCTGAGCATGTAATTTGAGTAATCGTGGGATCGATACCTTTGATGATTCTTTTACATTGATCGCCATTGTTGTTTCTCCTTAGACGTTCAAATTGTAAGGTTCACACTTACAGAACATATATGAATAGTATGTTCATATTACTATATAATGCAAGCGAAGAATCAAAAGAAAAGGCCTCAGCGAAAGCTGAGGCCTAAATTCATCATGGTAAACGATGAAGGAGAAAACTGGTCTCGGGTGTGGGATTCGAACTCACGTCACCTGGTCCCAAACCAGGCACACTAACCAGGCTGTGCTAACCCGAGATATGTAGTTCCGTGTTCATGGTTGTATCACAATCGTCTACAGCATACATGAACAGAGTGTCGACCCTCTTGGAACTACGGGGGTGGAAGTTCCGCATCCGCGTAGACTTGGAACTTCCGATCACTGTGGGGGGGGGGGCCAGCTTTCGCCAGCGCCCTTAAAATCTTGGTGGAGGTAGACGGGATCGAACCGACGACCTTTAGCTTGCAAAGCTACTGCTCTCCCAGCTGAGCTATACCCCCATGGTACATCCTGACGGGATCGAACCGCCGACCTTCGCCTTGTAAGGGCGTTGCTCTACCAGCTGAGCTAAGGATGCATTTTCAGAGACGCAACAATGACTGCTTTGCTGCTGTTCCGTAAGTGTTTCACATTCTATTTAGTTCTGTGCCAGTAGTCAACAACTATTTTCAATCGTTTCAAAAATATTTACCAACTGGCTTGGTTCGCGCTGCTAACACGTCACATAGTACAGCGCAATCAGAACGACAGCAATTTACCCACAGCGCTTTCCAGCATGCGATGCAGCTCGAAGCCAATACCACGTTCCAGCTTTGCAATCTCTTCGTTCAGCTTCTCGGGCGTGCAATGTTCTTGCGCCTTCATGAAGAAGTGTTCGACACAGCCGTACACTTCTTCACGCCACCAAATGCTGTGCTTGGCCTTTTCGCCCAAAGTCGAGTGTAGCATATCGATCCGTTGGCCCCAGTCTTCCACACGAAGCAGCTTGATTTTACCGGTGATTACGTACTGTGCAAGCAATTCACCCAAGAAGTCCAGATCATTCTCCAGCATGCCCATCCGTGCAGAGCGCATCGTGCAAAGCATTATCAACAAAGCGTTGGGATGCTTGCCGAATCCGTTGATGCGACCACGTTCAAGCTTAGGTTCTTCGCCCGTCATGTGCTTGTAGCCTTCGCCAATCTCAGAGATTAAGTTGTATTCAGACACTTGACCACCAGCTTGGATTGCATGCGCCATACGGTGAACCATTGTCCACGCATTCATCGGCATAGCATTAGGGCCAGTAACATTAGTCGTGTGGCACAAATTGACACAGTCGGGACGGATGAGCTCATCGGGGCGGATCACATCACCACGCAAGCGGTCACCTTCCGCATGCACAAGATACGTGCCCAAGTGAATGTTGATGTTGAACTTGAAGGGCGTTACGTCGAACTGCCGATGAATCTTGGCTAACCCGGCTTCTGAGTGCAACAGCGCAACATCGGCATTGGACCAGCCTGCGCCTTTGCTTACACAGTTGTTCTTGTCACCATGAACGCCGAGATGTACCAAACTCATCTTGTTCTCCTGTTAATCACCACAAACCAAGTTTAAGTTCATTTGGCGCAGGAATCAACAGATGAATCAGTCGTTGGAATAAAAGAAAATGCGGTCTTTGCCGACAAACATGTGGAGATGGATACCATTACGGTACTTGATACGGTCGTGTGCAATCACACCTAGGATACCAACGATGAGAACAGTACCAACAGCAAGACCGCAGCCAAGAACGAGCTCCATGACGTTGCTCCAAAGTTATGACATTCAGATGATACTACCAAGTTTGGCAAGTATCAAGTGAATTACTTTGGCTGCACAGTCAGGGAAAACTTGATCATGAGGGCTTGTTGACGAGCGTTTTCAAGCTCAAAGATGTCGGACTTGAAGCAGAAGTCTGGTGAATCTTCCTGCTCACGTGTGAGGAAGGCAATACATTCATCGACGAATTGGTCGATGTCTTCTATGGTCGCATTGGGATCATATCCCATGTCCTTGATGCGATCAACGATTTTGGTCTGCATGGTTGGTGTAATTCTTCAGCTTGGTTGCCAGTTTAATTCGTTTGACTTTCAAGCCATAAGCCTGTGCGGACGACGAAAGTTCCCCATATTTATAGCCTGCAAAACGTGTCAGTAGGGTGAGCATAATGTGCATGAAAATGCCACCATGCTCTTCGCTATCCTTCTCATCAATCATGTTGCAGAGAGTATGGGCCAATTCGTGAAGAACAATTATATTGTTGCGAGACCACTTTGGGAGGTGTATCTCAGTATGGAAATTGCGAGCGTAATTACTACCACGACCATCAACCACTTTAGGCGCGGTGCCCTTCATATTCAGGGCTTTCCAGCATTCTTTTACCAATTCACGGCATTGCTTTAGGGTGATGATTGCTTCATCGCGGAAGGTGAAACGGGACGATTCCCATGAATAACAGAGTTGCGTTTGGCCCGCAAAGTCACCCGCGCTTGGGGAATTGGCAGCACGTAGGTTGCTCATAATGCGGGCTCCTGTTATAATTGGCATCGACCACGCAAATATTTAGTGGTGAAAAACGCCAATTAACAGCGCACACAAGATGAGCGACAATAAAGATAAAAAGGCTTCATTGTGGGAAGCCACGAACATGGGCTTCAACGACCGAGACACCGCCAAGTCACCAGAAGACGTTCTGGCAGCCCTCCAGTTGATTCGAGAGGCCCGGAAGCAGCTTGATGCGGCAGAGGCCCTATTGCTCGGAATTCAAGCCAAACTACAGGTGAAGTGATGGACTACAGAATTGAGATCAAGGTCTCAGGGCCAGGTATGACGATCAACACTGAAATGGCATTGATCGAAAAAGCGCTGCGTGATGCAGGCATTCCTGTGGATGTGGTGAACGAACACCCGGACTCACCGACCAGCAATCAGCTGAGTGAGAGTCACATCGAGTATTGCAGGAAGCGAGGTGTGAAGCTGGTGGCTAATCACTGCCCTTGGGGTGGTTGAAACACTGACGGCGTCCCCTGGGGACGCCGTACTTACTTTTGGAAAGGAATTACTGGTGTCGGACCATCTCGGGAGCCGGCATCAAGCCGTTGGGAGCACCATCGTTTACAACCCCTCCCATGTACTCCGGGTACAAAACCTGAAACTCGAGCAGCTTGTCCTTCAACTCGTCGTTTGACATGCGGTCGAACCCCGCACTCTTCGGATCACTCTTGATCTGATCACCCAGCAGCTTCAGCGCAACCTCCCGCGCGAACACCCACTTGAAACCGGCCGGTACAGTCATCGGCACCAGGTCAGGATAAACGGGATCATTCAGGAACTCTGCTACTTGCTTCTCTGCATTCATAACTCACCTGTGGTGTTTGAAATGCGTTAATGAAACCGTTCGTAACATCGTCGTTGACAACTCCACCGTATAGGTGGTAAGGAACAGCGCCCTCAGCTAGAAGGCATTCACCCAATTCCGCGTTGTTCATCGTTGAATACGTGAGTCGCAGATCTTCAGGCATGTCATCTTGCAACATTTCTAATACGAAGATAGCAACAGTGCGGGCGAAAACAAAACACCCTTGGTTTGCGTCGCGGATAGGGATGGAGGTCGGATACACTAGATCATGTTCTTCCAAACTCATCACCTCATACAACAAAGGCTGACCCACGGCGGGTCAGCCTTGTGTCAGTAGCAGCATAGCTTACGCGCTCTGCGTGCCTTCGTCCTTCTGCTTCTTCGTGCTGGCCTTCTTGACAGCAGCAGTCGTGCTCTTCGCCGCCGCCTTGGCCGCAGGGGTGTTCGCAGCTTCCGCCGCGGTTTCAGCAGCTTGGGCTTCACCGTTTGCTTCACCAGCTGCCGTGATCGCTTGTTCTTCAGCGCTCAGACCGAAGTGCTTGGCGAGTTCGTCCGCGCTCGACTGTACCGTCGTGTCGCCTGCCGACGTTTCCGAGGTTTCGGTCACGTTCGTTTGCGGTTCAGCTTGCGTGTCAGTCGTGGGTGCTGCCGGCGCTTCAGGCTGCGTAGCAGCTTCCGTCTTCTTGCCCTTCGACTTACCGCCCGTCGCTTTCTTTGCGGCCGGCTTGGCTGCCTTTTCCGTCTTTTCCTTTGCAGCTTTCGCCGGTTTCTCGGCCTTTTCAGCCTTGGCGGGCTTTTCGGCCGGCTCTTCCTTCGCGTCCGCCTTCACCGCAGTTTTCATCAGCGCGGAGTCGGCGACGATCAGCGTGGGCGTTGCGTCAGTTGCATCGTCCGGCAGTTCGCGCAGCGTGAACCAGCCGTAGCCTTCGTCGTTGAACAGGAACGACGCGCCGAGATCGGGACGGGTGTACTTGAGCTCTTTCAGGTAGCCAGCGGGAATTTCGACCAATGTCGCGCCGCTTTCAGCTTTTGCAGTGCGTGCCTGCAGGTTCTTTCCCGACACGCGGTAGCTGGGCCGCAACGCCAGGTATTCGACACCACCGCGCTTCTTGATGTTCACACGAAGACGCGTGATGCCTTGCAGCAGTTCAACTGCCGCGCCATTGAATTGCAAAACCAACGAGGTCATGTGTAATTCTCCTTAAATCTTCATCTGGTCCTGGGGCAAAAAGCTTGCACAAAAATATTTGTGTAAATGAACTTTAACATCATCTGCTCACCTACACAAGCGCTTTATGAACATTCTTTTAGCAAACGAACAACACTTTCATTTAAAACTGGTAAAAACTTATACAACAGAAAAACGTGAAATTACTTCTTTAATCCCCAAAACCTCAATACCAGAGCGGTCCTCCGGGAACACAATCATGCCAAGTACGGAGAACGGATCAGAAACATCTACTTCTGGTTTTAAGCCAGGTTCAAAAAGCATTTGCATCGCATTTCGATATTTCGCACCACAAAATTGGTAATTCATTACCGAAATACTTGGATCATAACCAGCCCATACCAATTTGGCATACGTCTTCATGTCGACTAAAGCAGCGCGCGTGATGGCTTCAAGCGGAACACTGTCCTGATAGCCACACGTTCCGAGCGCTTTTAAGCTTTGCCGCCAGTCATACATGTGAGCGCGTTCACGATAGTACATCGTTCGCTCTTCCATGGTTCCTGGCACATCATCTTTGCCGCGATTCGTCTGCTCCACAGCATCTTCATCTGCGCAGAGCATGAATTCATTCAGCATGTCGGTGTCGATCTCTAGCACGACTAGACGATCATCATGTTCTTCCTCACAAGCTTGCGCCGAGAAATACAGCGCATATGAGTCAGTCAGGTAGACCGTTTCATGATTGCTAGGGATACTGTGATCCCAGTTGCTCACCTGTGTTTGGTTCCGCGGGGTGAGCCCGTTCTTCAGGATACTGGGAAGATGACGGCTTGCTGTGCCGTGATAGAGAATCATGCTTTCGTCGCGAGCAGTTCGAGAGCTTCGGGGTCGAGAACGCAGAGATCGCCGTCCGGGAAATCGCGGTTTGCGCGGTTCAGCATATGAGCACAGTCACCGCAGTAGAACGCATATGAACCACGGTTCCACCACACAGCGCCAGGTCTCTGGCACGCGGTACGGTTGCAGCTACCCGCCTTCTTGCCCTTGTCTGCTTTCTTTTCGGGCTCCGTGTGAGCGATCAGCCCACGTGGGCCTGCGTTGGTGAGGAACATACCACGCAGGCTGGAATTTCGTGCAGACGGGATACCTTGGCGACGCGCCATTGATTTCATCTCCTGTTCGTTTACCGTATTCAGATGATATGTTCGTATGAATATGGTGTAAAGCGAATTTTCAGCTGTTTTGAGCCAGAATGATCGCGTACAATTTATGGCTCACCATTCGCAATTTGTCGGCGTCGACCTTCAAGTGTGCAAGTGCCCGCGCGATTTCATCAACTTCGAGGGCACGACGAGCCATCCGAACGACCGTGTAATCTTGCAGATCATCACGTTCAACTTCATCAAGCAAGTCCTCATATTGCTCGTAGGTGAGCTTGAAGCCTTGCTTCTGCTGGCGATACTGGCAGTAGAACGCATGCTTGTTGATGTCGCCATTGATCTGCGGATCGGAAAGCTTGCAGTAAACGCACCGATAATACGGATTGCCTCCACCAATCGGTTCGGTGGGATAGTTGTGATCGTATGCCATGTTTTCTCCAAATGGAGAGAGCCCCCTTGGGAGCCCTTCCGCGCCGACTTACTTTGCCTTGTACGTCTTCACCTTTTTGCGGCGAGCAGCGATACGCGGACGCTTGACCTTCACATCGCGAACGTCGAACGACAGCTTGATCTTCGCAGCGTCCGTCTCGTCGGACAAGTACACCTTGTCCACGTAGATGATCTTGTTTTCGAATTCCTTCGGGCGACCCTTGACGCGCGTCGAATCCTTGTGCGTATAGCACACCACCTTGTAGTAGCCCTTCGCGTTCTCGCGGAGCCATGTCAGCACGTCTTCCGGAGCAAGCTGGCTGTTACCAAACCAGAAACGCACCGGGAATGCGTAGTAGTGGCTGATGTCGCCAAAGCGTTCACTGTGGCGGCCGAAGTCTTTGATCGTTGTGGACATTCTGTACCTCCTCACGTTGTTTACCATAACCAGATGATAAGTTCACATGAATATGGCGTCAAGCGTTTTGTTCACCTAACTTTGCGGCACCCCGTCTGTGTACCCGAAGGGACCATATCCACGAATGCTCACCAGGTACGTATCCCAGCCGCAACGATCGTCGAAGCCCTGAGGCAAGAAGCCAACGTCGTCCGGGCCAAAATGCGTCGCCATGCGTTCGTTGATCTCTTTCAGCAAGTCTTCCTTCGTCTCAAAGTTGAAGACCGTGGCCAGTGATTCCGCTAGGTTACCGCGATGTTCACGTGCTCTCATTTACAAAACCCTTCCTTTTGCGCAATGCGGCGCGTCATCGTCAGCACCGTAGTATCGAGAATGTCTTCGTGGCGATGCATACCGCTGCCTGTATAGGCCACCACCTCGAAGTACGTTTGGTCACGACCACCAGTGAAATTACCCTGCTTGTAGTGGTAGTTGATGATCAGTTGCCGTTCGCTGTCGAAGATGAACGCAACTTGTGCAGTTTGATTGCCTGCACGATGCTGGTCCACTCGATGTACCACCTTCGATGCGCCAATTTCGTTGGCCAAGCTTTTGATGCCTTTAACATCGATCAAAAAGCAGTCATAGCTGGTTTCTTTCACAGCTTTGCGAACTTCACGCTTGTATTCAACTGTCATTTTGATCTCCGCTGTTTACCATGTTCAAATGATACGTTCAAATGAACACGGTAGCAAGCGAATTCATTCATCTTGTCCACGACTTTTCATCGCACGTTGCACTTCTCGCTTCACTTCGCGATCCTTGATCGCTTCGCGCTTGTCGTGCTGCTTCTTGCCCTTAGCAAGCCCGATTTCAACTTTGACCCGCCCACGATGATAGTGCAGGTTCAGTGGCACTACGGTGTAGCCAGCGGTTGCCACTTTGCCCGAGAGCTTGTCGATCTCGCTCTGATTCAGCAGAAGCTTCCTGGTGCGTACCGGATCAGGCTTGATGTGCGTGGAGGCTTCCGGCAACGGGCTGATGTGAGAGCCCAACAGGTAGAACGCACCGTCACGGAAGAACACGTAGGCTTCCTGAAGCGAAGTACGCCCAGCGCGGATGGCTTTCACTTCCCAGCCCTCCAACACGAGACCAGCTTGAAACTTGGTCTCGATGAAGTAGTCGTGGAAAGCTTTTCGATTTTCAACGATCGACATTTACAGTCAGAGCCCCGTATCGAATAGAATGTCAGACCACTTGTGGCCGGTTTCATCATCTTCCCGCGCGTTGAGTGGGGAGACGCTTTTGACCTGGTTGCTGAAGCCGTTGTGCTCGACCCACACTTCAGTGGGATCACCAATGTTGTCGGTTTCCGGCCAGTCCTTTATGAGCTCCTTCAGCTCCTTGACAGTCAGCCCGTTGGGAAATTGAACGATCATGTTAGTCCTTGACGTTGCGGTTGCGGTAGGCATCGCCACGGTAAGCATTACGGCGACGGGCGGCGTAAGCACGTCCACGGTTGTTGACGACGGGCTCGATCTTACCGGTGACGCTGTTGATGATCGCGACCGGGATGTCACCGAACGTCTTGATGAATGAGAAACGACGGCGGGCCTTAGCGCCCTTGATAGCACGAACATGCACCTGCTTCTCGATAATCGGCACTGCAATGTCTTGCCAGATAACCATCTTTCCTCCTTTGTTTACCATTGCCCAGATGATACGTTCACCTGAGCAAGGCTGCAACTGATTACTGAGCGGCTTGCGCTTTTTTAGCTGCGTTGCGCTGACGGGTGTCGAACGCTTTGAAGCGACGCACAAGCTCCTTTTTGACAGCTTGCGAGTTTTCCGAGCGATATGCGCCAGAATTGACTGCCATGTCGAGCGCTTGCATTGCACCCTTGTGTGTGCAGCGGAGTTTGGCGTCTTCCTGCTCTTCGGACGGTGTCTCGAGCAGAGCAGCGAGGTACTCTTCGCCATACTGGCCGACGTTTGCGCATTCCTTGCGGATGAGTTGGGCAAGTTCGTTCAGCGTCATCTTCTTCAGCTCGTCTTGCGTCAGCATCTGTTGCTCCTCTGTGTTGTTCACCATGTAAAGATGATAGTTTCATATGAACAAACAGTCAACGTTCAAATGAATTTAGGGGCGAAATATTTCGCCCCTAATGTTTACTGCTGAAGCAGCAGCTTAGAAGCTGAAGTCGTGATACGTTTCGCGCGAGCCAATGCGAACACCACCACACGTCGACTTCTTCCAGCGACCAGTTTCCGGGCTCTTGTACACTCGTTCCCACATTCCGTTTGTGGCAGTGCGGAACGTTTCCGTGCGGCCATTCGCGTTCGGCGAGTATTCGTAGTCTTGACACTCGCTCATGCCGTTCTTGTCGATGCGCTTCGAGTGATCTTCTTGAACCGTGATGTACATCTTGCCGCGGATCGTTTCCACCTTCGTGATCGTACCAGCATGGCGATCCGTGTAGGACAGCAGAGTAGCGCCCATGCCAACTTCCGGGGTCGGTTGTCCCTTCACACCACGTGCATAAAGGTGATTGACCAGGCTGCCAGTTTGTTGTGCGTAGCTCATTGCGTTTCTCCTTTGCTGTTTACCATGTTCCTATGGTATGTTCATTTGAACATGATTACAAGCACCAAATGAATTATTTTTCTGCTTGATGAACATTCATCTGGTATGTTAACCTGAAAGTAGCCAGCTTTTCACCATGATGAGCTCAAAAGAAAACGGGAAGCAATGCTTCCCGTTTTCACAACGTTCGTTTGATTTACTTCTTGGCTACATCAATTACCTTTGCCACCCCGCCAATGTTATCGGCTTGTGTTTGGGCCGCGTTGGCGTTGCGCCACGCGATCACTTGTTCGGGCGTGAGATGCGCAGCATCAGCAGCGGCTCGAAGTGCTTCTGCGTCAATTGACGCTTTCTGCCGAGCAAGTTCCTTGCGTTGTGCAATCAGCGCAAGTTCAGCAGCATTGCTCTCTCGCTCTGCGTTGAACGACGCAACCTTGTTCACCTGTTGCTGAATAGAATCTGGCAACTTAAAGTGTGTCGTCGTAACGTTCACTGACAAAAACGCATCAGGATAACGTTGATCCAGCAATCGTTTGAATTCAGCTGATGCTTTCTCGTCATACGCTTGTGTATTTTTGGCAATAGCAACCGGATTGTCAGTTTCAGTTACCGTTTGCATCACACCAGGTGCCCACTGTTTGATGGCCTCAAGCCCGATCGTTGTATATTCTCGATTGCTACCATCTTTGTATGTGTCAAGTTCATGTGTGGTAGAATAGAACTGTGATACATGCTGTGGATTGAGCGTATAAGTGACAATGATATCAAGATCATCCACAGGCACGCCATCAGCATCTTTTGGTGTCAGGTTATTTACCACTACCCTTGTGGGTGTGGTGTCGACTTCGGCGAGGATCGAATCGAAGAACATCCAGTGAAATCCAGGTGTAGCGACCTCAGGGTCGATCTTGCCACCCCAATGCTTGACGATGCCAATATTACCTGATTCAATCCGCGAGCATCCACTCATCGCAAGAATGATGGTTGCAAGCGCAGCAAAAAGTGCTAGAGTGCGTTTCATTATACCTCCGTAGATTGTTTGGTGCGCCATTATATATGAATGGCAAATGAAAAGCGGGAGTATTGCTCCCGCTTTTGCCACTTACCGCTTACCAGCCGAAACGATCGCGCAGCTCTTTGCGACGTGCGCGCGTATCAGCACGTTTCGCACCAGCGTCAGCAGCTTCCGCCTTGTGCGCGTTGTAGCACGCGTCCAGCTCGACGTTGAATCCCTGCTTCTGCTTCATCTTGATCGTCACACCAGCGTGCTCGTAGCGCACCCAGCCCATGCGCGAGCCGACGCGCGTGTACGACGTGGTAGTGCGGAAGCCCTTCAGCTTGCATTGCTTGTAGTCGACTTCACACACCTTGAAGTCGTATTCATCATCAGCAGTGATGACCGTTACAATGTCGCCAGGACGCACGTCGTTGCCGGCCAGGTTCTCCTGGTACTTTGCTTCGCGCTTCTTGTAGTCAGCTTGCAGCTTGTCGATTACCTTCTTACGCGAGGCGGCCGTTGCCTGTTTCGCGATTTTCATGACCTTTGCCAGCTTGGCGGCAGTGTCGACACCGTATTCGATGCGCATCTTCCACCAGTACGAGGAGCCGGGATTCTTGCCGCCCAAGCTTTCGAAGTTATACGTGACAAACGTGCGCGTGCGTTCGATCGACACGAGACGGGAGCGACCATACTTCACATCGTACTTCGTGTTCGCTTCGTATTCGACTTCAGCGCCAACGACGAACAGTTCCGAATTCTTGGTCATTTGCTGCTCTCCTGTGTTGTTTACCATGTGTCACATTATGTGTTCATTTGGCTACGTTTGCAAGCACTTGTTGAATTAAATGAACAATTATTTTTGTGCATATGAAAAAAGAGCCCACACAGTGGGCTCTTTCTCAATCCTTATCTGGATCGAACCGCTCAGTCTTCTTGCGCGGTAGCTGCTTGAGATCGTACGTCTTAGAGCGGTCATACGACTCGCGCCAGCGTTTGTACACCCGCTTGATCTTAGCACTATTGCAGCCGCAACCACGCAGGCGTTTCAGTCCTCGACGTTTCATGGTTCCTCCTCAGGTTAAATTCACCTAGGGGAAACCGTCCTCTGCTTGTTTCATGTTGCCTCCTTTTACGGCTTCAACAGATCGGCGAGATCGTCGAAGTAGTTGGCGACTTCCGAGTAACCTGAACTATGACCATGTTCCCATGCGATATCGAACGCGCGGTTCGCCTTCGGGTGGGCAGTCACACCATGTTCATCGAACAAGTCAGCCTTGAATTCCCGTTCCAGCGCGTTCTGCAGATCGCGGTACTTGCGCGTTTCTGCGTAATAGGCATCCTTGTCGAAGTCTTCTTCGATGATGCAGCCAGCGTCTCGATATTCCTTCAGTGCATTGGCATCGATCTTGTTCTTTGCTACGCCATTCACGATCGTCTTGCCCTTGCTGTAGACGAACAGGCTTCGCAGCGTCACCGGTTCGGGTAAGCCATCGGAACAGCATTGTAGTAATCGAAATTCTTGAGACCCATCTTCATTTCTCCTTGAGTTTGTTTACCATGTTCAAATGGTAAATTCACCTGAAGAATGAATCAAGTGTTTTTCACTACGTTGTCAGAAAATGTCAGCTTGAACTGCATGGCGATCAACTCATCGCGGAATGCATAGACGTTGATCAGATGCACAAAGTCATCACTTTGGCATTGTGCAGCCAGCCATGCCTGAGCCTCGTCCTTAACACGCGGCGCAATGAGTTGATACTGGAATGGATAATGGCGCCGCAGAAGCGTGGCGCTGTTTTCGTTGGGTTTGCGGGGTTGAGCTTTAACAAAGTCAACCCATTCTAATGGAGTCATGCGATACCGTAAGTTAATTTAAACATTGCTGCGTCACCAAGTTCCTCGAAACACCAAATAGCACTGATGCCTTTGGGCGTCGATACGATGGCACCGAATTCACCTGTCGTGTTGTTATCGAGAAATTCGTCCAGGTCAGCGGTCTTGCGACCAGCTTCACGGAAAGCTCGGCGGTGATCATCGGTCAGCACCACATAGCCTTCAGGGACAAAACCGAGATCATCAACACCACGGATGATAGCTGGCCAGAAAACGTCACGAATGTTCGCGTCTGCGAGGACCTGTTCTAGCCTCTTCATCTGCGCTTGGTTCATATCTCTCTCCGTGGTTTACCGTAGCCAGATGATACTTTCACTTGAACCAAGAATCAACACCACGTCAGCTTGAATATAGCAGCTTCGGACAGGTCTTCAAACACCATCACCATAGCGATATCGGTGAATGCCGGTGAGGTTAGTCGGTGAAATTCACCTTTAACGTTATCAGCCATCCAATCAAAGAAATAGTCAACAGTTAGGTTCGGGAATGTTTCGTTGCTGATGACTACAAATCCCTGTGGTTTGAATGGCAACGCTTTCAAAATCTTCTCGAAGGTTTCAAGCTCCCAATCACGTTGGCTGAACATGGTGGGCTTGCAACCGTAAAACTCGTTGAGGGTCTCAGTCAGAGTTTTCATTCAAATGCAAGCTTGCAAGCAATAGCATCGGCCATCGACTCAAAGTAGATGCCGTTGCAGAACTGGGGATTGAAATACCGACTCGCCAAGCTGTCGAACCATTCCTTGTTATCCCGCACTAACTTGACTGCGGCCGTATTGTAGCAGCGCAATACACAAGCAGGAGTCCAGCAAATCGTGGTAAGTTTGAGTCTGCGTACTTCTTTCACATTAGGACGTTCATCAATGAAATCCTCTACTGTCATTATTTTAAGCGCCATCGACTAGCCATGTAAGTTTGAACATCAGTGCAACATTTTCATCAGTGAAGAACCAATACTTGTCGCTTTTTCGTTGAGCGTTTCGCCCTGTTCTTTGCACCAGTTGCGCATATTCTTTAATGCCCCACGGGTCCAAATTCCTGACACGTAGAACAATCGTGACATTGTGTTCCAGCAAGCGTCTGGCGAGTTCTGGACGATGTGCTGGGTTTTGATAGCGCACGTAATCAAGAACAGGAATTACAGCGCTGCCATCGTCGTTTAATGTGATTGCCATATGGTGAAAAGGGGAACTTTTGTTCCCCTAGTGTAGCACAGCACTGGCAACCTTAGTTGCCAGTTGTGGCTTAGTGACGCGTGTTCAGCTTACCCTTCGACATGTCGGAGTAGAAGTGCTTCGTCACGTCGGCCACGAGATTCGGGCACAGCGTCATTTGCATCGCCGGCGAAGCAACCGGGGTGTACACATCACCACCATCCGTGCGGCCACCGATCTTTTCTGCCCACTTTTCCATCACGGCGCCCAGCTCGCTCAGGAAGCGCGTCTTGAACTTCAGCTTGCCGTTACGCCGACCCCAGAAGTTGACCAGCTTGCCGTCGATCTTCGCGATGCCCCAGATTTTGTCATTAGAAGCAGCACCGCCTGCGTTGCCACGTGCGCCTTCGTTGTAGAAGTGACCAAACTTGAGGATTTCGACGTTTGCCATGTTCATTTCTCCTTAAAGTTGTTGCAGCGTTTTGTTTGCTGCGTTGCGTCTACCATGTATCACATTCTACATTCATTTGGTAGGCAGTCAACAACTAAATGAACATTTTTGTCATTCTTTTTGCGCCAGCTTTACTTGCTGTTTGTAGCGTTCCTCCCACGCTGCCATCGGCCATGCTACCGACAGCAAGCAAATCAAGCAGAAGCCCTGGAACACACGAACGCCGCTGTCGCCGACGTACCATGAGCCCCCAACGCCCCAGATCATTTGGCTGACGCCACACAGCATCGCAATCCACGACGTTGCGATAACAACTCCCAGCAAGATTTTGAGCTTCATTCTATTCCCCTATACAGTTGTTGTTCGATCACTTTTCCCAAGACCAGTTCGCGTTATGCAAGCGGGCGGCCACAATGCTGGCATCGCTGTAACACACCAAATAATGATGTCCTTCTTCTTTGACGACTAGTTGAGGATTTGAAGAGCACTGCACGTTCACGGTCGTTGCGCGTTGAAAGTCTTCCAGCGTGCGATGGCGTCGCCGTATGTCAGGAATCTGCGCATACAACATTTCGGTCACAGTCGGGTAGTAGCGCTCAGCCGCATCAGCTTGGATGCTCTTGCAGGGGGATAGACCGTATGTCATCGAGACTGAATAGGGATACGTATCCCTATTCAGTGCCGTGGTGGCAATTACCGTAATCATGTTGTTTTAGTTGCCAGAGATTTACAAACTTCCGATGCTAACTTCATCGCAAGCACGGCGTCAACGTTTAAACCCGCGTGGCTATGATGGGATTGCCATGTATGCCGAAGTCGCCTTCGATGCCAAGTGCCTTGAAACCGGCTTCGATCAATGCCTCTTGCTCATCTCCTACTTCGACAGTCATCTTGAAACCATCGTCGAATTCGACTTCGTATTCTTGCAAGCTCATGTCATGCTCCGGTTGTTACCATGTTCAAATGGTAACATCAAATGAAATGCCAATCAAGCATCAAATGATTTCGATCTCGTCACGTTTGACAGTACAAGCCGTATTGTTGGCTTCAAAGTGATACTCGCCGTTGCCCTTATCGATCAGCAGATCGCTCACCGTACCCTTCTTCAGCACGTCGCCGTTATCCAGTTTGATACGCTTCTTGAGCTTGGCTTTGAGCTTCGTATTGCTGGTGTACGCACGGACCATGTCGCTCAGTTTCATGTTGTTCTCCTTTAACCAAGAATGCGCCGCTTAACGCAGGTGCTCGAGGCCAGGGTGCTCGAATGCGCGTTCGAAGATCCAGCATTCGCCGTCTTCACGACGGTAGGTGCCAACGTGCTCTTCCGTCGACCCATGCTTGTCTTTCACGTCGCCAACATAGTAATACAGGAACAAGCCGTGCGTAACCCCGGGTTCGTTGCCTTCCTCGTCGTAAGAGCGCTTGACGATGTTCACGCCAGGGAATGTGTCAGCAACCAGTTCATCGAATGCTTGCGCCGTCAGTTTACCGCTAAACAACATTCCAATACGGGGCATGCTTGTTCTCCTTGTTGTTTATCATGTTCAAAGAATATAGCCAAATGAAACAACAATCAAGCGGAAAAGCCACCGAAGTGGCTTTCTTTGTTTGCGTTTTCGCTTATGCTTGCTGCACAACCTTGCGTGCGGCAAGATGATATGCGTTGGCGGCGTTAATCATCACCAGCATCGTCAGGCCGCCGAAGCTCAGTGCTTCATGATGTGCAAACACCAACACACCTTCCAGCAGGATCGTGAAGCCCCAAGCTTTGTAAACGTTGCCACACCACTTTTCTGCCCAGCTTGCAACCGACGGAGCCGAGAACATCAGCGCCGCAGCAACCAGAATCCAGAGCAGCGGTTGTTGAGCTGCTTCGTGGTGTGCGATCACAAAACTTGCAATCGGGAGAAAACCACTTGCGATCGCAGCAACGAACTGGCCGATCGTGCGCTTTTGTGCAGCGTTGATCTTGATCGGGGCGGCCGTCGGTTGCTTGCGCGAACCAGTGCGCTTCGACGCTTGCGGTTGTGCAACCTTCGGCTTATCAACTGCCGGTTTTGCGTCCTTCAGCGCTTGTGCAGCAGCACGACGAGCACGGCTACGAACAGCGCTGGGCGACATCGACAATTGCTTGTCCGACTTTGCTGCCAGTTCCACCACGTTAGCTGCGTTTGCCATGTTTGCTTCTCCTTTGTTGTTTACCATGTATCAAATGATATGCTCAGGTGAATGTGGTTGCAAGCGCTTTATGGAATAAATGTGGCGAGTGGTTTGAGAAAGAACGCGCCTAATACATCAAGCTGCGTGTTGGCGAAACCAACCTGGAACCAATGGTAGCCCAGATAACCATCAACGAGAATGTCTACCTCCACGTTGTCGTTTTTGTAGCGGATATTCGTCTCAGTTTTCTCATACCAATCTCGGTCGAGATCAAGATCACAATAAGTCTTGAAGAACTCGTCTACTGCCACTTTTGTTTGTGGAAGATCGTAAGAAATCAGCATTCGGTTTTCTGGTATCGGTATGTTGGGTACCGGCCCAAAATTCATGTTTTAGTAACCGCGTTGAGGATCATGTCCAGCGCGTGCAGGAATTCATCACTCTGCATGCGTTCAGAACCGCGCAGGAGCCTCACCGTGATGATGGCGTTTTCAAGATCGCTGTTGGTATAGTCAACCCCATTCCACAGCGCGATGGCGCCGTCTTGCGTTTCGTGGGGTTTGCTTTGATGGCCGCAGAAATGGCATTTCAGAAAAAACTTGCCAATCTGGTGTACGTGAATGGTCTCTTGATTACCGCACTTGCAGGCTTTGAAGGATGAGGACATAGCATACTCCTAAGACAGTTGCCATATCCCCATACTATTGCAGAAAAATTATGGCATCAAGAATTTTACTTGATGTGTTGCTTGATTGCATTCACCAATGCGACACGCATGGCATTGCGATGCGCTTCAGCGGCTTCAGCGTCGGTGCGAGCGTCTTCGACCGTCGCATTCTCAAGTGCCGTGATCGCATTCATGATGTCTTCGGGAATGTCGAACTTCTTCGCCATATCCACCTTTGCTTTGGTGATCTCGGCTGCGATCTGACGCAGTTCATCCGGCCCACCAACGGTGAAGTTAACAGTCACATCGCTTTCCAGCGAGCCATATTGAATGAAGCAGTTAAACACACCTGCCTTGATGATTTGTGCGCCGTAACCACCGTCCGACATGACAGCTTTACATTCGCCCAACATATGCACACCTTCTGCACTCCAGATACCACCCATTTGTGGGTGGTCGGGTTTGATCAGTTCACCATGTTGCCGAATGTACTGATACAGGGCGTTGAAAACTTGCGCCAGTTGAATGTTATGCACTTTCATCTTGTTCTCCTCGTCGGTTACCATGTTCTTATGGTAACTTCACCTGAACCTGGCTACAAGCCTAATGCACGACATAAAGATGGTTGAACATGCTGTCGTCAAACAGTTCGTCACGTTCTTGGCATTCACGTGCGAAATTGAACCGCACAAGCATACACAGATACAGCACATCATCTGCTGTTAGCTTGAAGTGAGAACCATCAAATGGCAAGCCAGAAATGCGAAGGAGTCGAAGAAGCTCGTCATCTGTGAGGCGATGATCCCGTTTCACGTTGCGTACTTCAATCGACCCCACAAACCGTCCGTCTTCTCGTGTCAGCATAACGTTTCCTGATCGTCTTAATGTTCACATTGTTGTTTCATATGAACATTAAGTCAAGCAGGAAGCCAGTTGGCAAAAGGGCCCGGGATTGCTCACGGGCCTTTTGCGCATCACGGACTTATTCCGCTGCGGCAGCCTTCGCCGGCTTCGTCGAACGCGTGTTCACCTTGCCTTCCTTCTGCGCTGCGGCGAAGCCCTTCGCGACGTCTTCCATGATCGTCGGGCAGGTCTGCTTGATCGCCTTCGCCGACGTGATGTCCACGTACTGGATGCCCTTCACGTCCTTGCCTTCGAGCTTCAGCGCGAACAGTTCGAGAGCTGCGTCGAGCTCCGTGCGCTTCTCGGTCTTGAAGCGCAGCTTGCCACCACGGCGACCGTAGAACTTGACGAGGCGCTGTCCCTTGCCTGCGCCGATGTAAGCCAGACCCCAGACGCTGTCCTTCGACGGCTTGCCGCCCTTCTCGCCGCGTTCGCCATCGACCAGTGCGTGTCCCAGACGGATGATTTCGACTTGTGCCATTGTTCACTTCTCCTTTAAAAGTTAGCTGCGTTTTGCAGCAGTACCTACCATGTGTCAAATGATAGGATCACCTAATTACCACGTCAACACCTTTTTCAGAAAATTTTTGACTTTTTGAACGAGGTTACTGGTTTACTAACAAGGTTCAGAACTGGTAAGGCTTTCCCTGAAATTACTGGTTACCAAAGGTCAAATAAGCATTCAACGCATCGTTGTATTTTCCATACACTGTTGCAAGAATTCCACCAAATACAGTCTTGGTTGCCTTGATCTTATTGACGGCCTGCCAATTGTGAAACGCCTTGGTATCAATGGCGGAGCGGTCGAACAACACTATGTACCTCGAAGCGTCAAATTTCTTATTGGCGTTCGCCATTCTCGAATAAAACTGCCGCACAGCAAGCTCAGCTTTGCTGTGAAGCTGGTCCTCAGGCATCAGGAACCAAGTTTCAAACTGACGTATGATTGCAGTCATGTCAGCACCAAGTAAAGTGGAACGCGAGTGCGTCGTTGAAGTTCTCGAACAGTGCAACACGATTGATAAACCGTAGCGACCATCCGCCAGTGCAGTTCTCTTTCGCCCATCGATAGATGGGACTTGTTCTAGCTTTGTCTGTCTCCAAACGCAACGGTTTTGCCTTGGTTGCCAAGTCGAACATAACTAGATCACCAACAGCATATGCCGGTGCGAAGTCATGCTGTTTTTGCACCAACTCGAAGAGCTCCTGGCGCATTCTCGAACTACCACATTGGATGAGATCTGGGTACGCAATCCAGTCATCTATTTTGAAAAGGCGTGCGGACATATTAGAACCAGGTCATGTAGACAAGCAGAGCGTCAGTGTACTCTGCAAAGAACATGGCTTCATTGGAAATGTTCAGGAAATGACGACCTGTCATGTTCCCTTCAAACCATTGACGCAATGTTGACCACTGCTCGTAGATTGGGTCTGGCTCAAAGCCGTATATCATGTACACCGGTACGAAATGTGCGACCTTCCACACGTGGTCGATCACATAATGTCTACCACGAGACCCAACCATTTCTGAGTGTGGCTCGGCTACCCAGTCTTCAACCTTGAGTAGCCGTACCGTCACAGTTTGTCACCGTGTGTCATGTAAAACTTGATCGCGTCGATCTCACGTTCGAAGAACACTACGAACACGCCCGTACCGTTGCGTGAGCGGGCGATCATCTCCTGACGACCTTCGCACTGGCCATCCAACCATTCAACCAGTTCCGTCATCGCCCACTTGCGTTTGTGGTTGAATGCGATAACGAGAGCGCAAGCGATCGGGAACGTCATCGACTCAACACCGTTCAGGAACCAGCTGCCAGCATGTTCGACATCACCGTACAGGTGATCGAGTTTGCCAAGCTCGTTGAAGACGTGGGGTTTGAAGATTTGTACGTTCATTCGGCAAGGTATGGACTGAACCACAACCCCTCGTGTTGAGCGTTGAACTTACCTGCCTTGTACATTGCACCAGCTTCGTTGTACCCGACGAACGCGTCAGCCGGGTTAGGGCTTAGCCATTGCTCACCAGCCTTGCCGGTGTAGTACAGTTTTTCGCCAGTTTGCTTGTTTTCTGCCACTACACCATGCGTACTCATTATTATTCTCCCGCACAAAGGTTATTGGACTTCAGATGATACGTTCATATGAACATACAGTCAACCCCAAGTCAGCAACCACAACATTGCTTCATTTTCGTCTTCGAAGTAGATAGCAGGTGGGATAAAGTCAACACCAGGGTTTGTGCCTACCTGCTTCTTTATTTGTTCGTGCCGCCAATCAGGACATACTGCGTAAAAGTGAAGATGATGGTCGGTCAACAATACTGATGATGGCTTGAACAGGACATTGCCCATGTTGCGCGACATCCAATTCTGCACTCGGTTTTCACCATACATCTCGATGAAGTCAGGGAACGAAACCAGCTTCATGTTACTGACCCTTCTTACCCAAGCGAATGGTCATCGTCTCCCGTAATTTTTCAACTTCGAAGGTTTCGCCCTCGAAATAGCTGATGAAATCCTCCGGAAGCTGTTGCAAGACGAGGTCTGTTTCGTAGACCGAAGTGTACGGCATGAAACCACCACGACCACCCTCTTCGGTGGTGATGACCTGGATGACTGCGTCTTCAGGAAATTGATCGAGCCACTTTTGCAATTCGAGTCGCGTCACACTCATCTCGTTCTCCTGTCGTTACCATGTTCATATGGTAAGTTCAAATGAACAATCAGTCAAGCGCAAGATAGAATTGCATAGCATCAGAATGATTCTGGAAATACGCAAAACCAAGTCCGTCCAATGCATACTGCTGAATGCCTTGGTTCTTCAGAATTTTTTCGTAAACACTGGGCGCTTCAATAGCAGACGCGACAACGAATTCAATCGTTATCTTGTTTTGGCGCTCCAATCGTCCTATGTCAATGCGGCGTTTTTTGCGCGTCTCGCGTGATGCACGCTGCTTCAGAAAATTGCCCTTGAAGTCGTACTCGACGCCGACAAAATCTTCAACGGTAAAGAGCTCAGCCATGACGATCCCCTAGCATAATATCTAGGGGAAGTGTAACTGTAACAGGCAAGCTCGTAAAGCTTACGCCTTCTGCTGTAGTGCTTCGAGGACCAGCGGGTGAATGTACTTTGCGACTTTCACTTCCCAGTTGTCGAAGCCGACAAACCCGCGCACCGCTGATGAACTGATACGAGTTTTGTCTTCGGGCGGGATAACGAAAACATGGTCGATTTCGCTTTCGATATCCATGTTGAACCCTTGAATGTCTTTCTCGTAATCGAAATCGACACCGTTCCGAATACCGCGCATGATTGTGGTAACGCCCAAGCGCTTCGCCACGCTGACGGTGAATTCATTTTCGACAACTACAAACTTCAGCTTTGCGAACAGTTCAGGTGTCAGAGAATCAGCTAGTACACGACGAGCCAGGTCTTCACGCTCAACAGCATTGAACATGCCCTTCTTTGCTGGATTGTAGGCGATTGCAAAGTAGACTTCATCGAATGTCTTGCAAGCTCGTTCGACCATCCACTCATGGCCACGGGTGATGGGGTCGAATGACCCCGTTGTCATACCAATCGTGTACATTAGATCCAACGCCCCCATTTCTTGATGATGTTGTTTACGTTGCGCTTCGCGTTGTCCTCGAATTGCGAGAAGTGCGGCGAATGGAAAATCCGTTCACGATCAGCAAACGTCTTCATTGCCACGACTCGACCACGAGCAAATGTGATGACGTCGTATTGGTCTTTGAATTCTTGATACACCGCTTCGTCGAACGCATTAGCTTCTGCTTCAGTTCCGCCGAGCATCATCAAGTCCACGTCCAAGAACAGTTCGCAATCAGCTTTCAGTTCAGGATTCGAAAGCAAGTATGGAGACGTGATCGCATGGCCTTTAGTCGCCATGATGAATTCGGCAACCGTGGCCAGTGTCGGTATACCAGCTTCAATCTCGAAGCCCAGTGCTTCTGGCAGATGCTCCCTGAACTGTTCCATCATGAACTTGACACTCCACGCTTCGTTGAAGGCGTACAGGTCCTTGTAAGCGCTGTAGACAGCGTCGTGATAGATGATTGCCAGTCCCGCAATGCCCGGATAGTTAAACTTTTCGACGTTGTTCATGAACCAGCGGTACATCTGGCGTGGATGATCAGCGTTATGCCAGTGCCGACTCGTATCGAAATACTGCTTCATTGCATTGTCGAACAGAACACCAGCTTCCTTTTCGTGACCGTAGAATGCACCCTGGAAAAACAAACGCAGATCTTGCAGCGAGATACGATCAGCAATGCGCTTCGCCTCGTCCTCCAGATCCTCGAGAGAAATGTTGGTATCAACCGTGTCGTCGGCCATTGCGATCTTGACACGCGTGCTCAGTTGCGCTGCGCGGATGCGTTCGATCTTCTCCTGCGTGAAGCCATCTCGCGCCATCACACGCTGCATCTGCACGTCATCTGCGCAGTGACACGTGATGACAAAGTCATACTTGCCGCTCTTGCCCATTTCGTACAGAAGCGGGAACTCCATCACCAGATGTTTCTTGTAGTCGTAGTTCGCCAGCTTCCAACGCATTGTGTCCTTGGTCAGGTCTTCCAACCACAGACGATCGGCCGAGTTGTTGAACACGATGTCCGACACCTTCTTGCGGTCGGACGTGCCGAAGCGATTCTCGAGATCAAGCTTGAACGCTTTGTCGTTGTAGAGGTCGCGAACCATGTCGTCGATGCTTGCGTGCTCGTAGTTTGCCGCCAAGTGTTTCAGCAGCAACTTCGTGAATGTTGTCTTGCCACAGCCGATGTTGCCAGTGATGGCTACTCGCATGAATGGTCTCCCGTAAATGAGGCCATTCTATATTCGTTTGTGACTACCGTAAAGTCTATCAACAAATTGAAAAGGCTCCCAGTTGGGAGCCTTTTCATTACCACGGAAAATCAGCCTTCTTGATCTTGACTAACCGACCATCAGGGTGCCACCAAACGACACCTTCAATCGGCTTATCACGCAGATATTCCATGATGCCATCAAACGTGCGTGGGCAGTCTTCCAAGATATCCTTGCCGTGCGGGACAAGAATGTGCTCGGTCAAGCCTTCCGGATTAGCACCGTGCCGCGTCCCAATCTTGGGGCCACAAGCCTCGTAAGTGCCATCAGGAATGCCATCAGCATACTTACCCTTCAAAGCCCATTCAACAGCTTCGCGAATCCACTTCGAATCCGGACCATCAGTAGGTACCCAGCCTGGCCAGTGACCAGACTTGGGATCCGGGTTAGGTTGGGCAGGGATGAAGTCCACGGGAGGGGTTCTCCCAGCCTTAGCGTCGTAACGCTTAAAGACTCGACCATCCTTTACCAACACGGCCACGCCATCCCACTTACGAGTGGCGTAACCTTCCCCAGAAACAACCCATTCAGTTCCGGGCGTAACTTCGTCACGAACCTTACGGTCACCATCGTAGTTACGAACAAACAACGAAACGGTCTTCTTCATGTACTGCTCCTTAAAAGTGATGAGATAGTTTTCGAGTCCCATCAACGCCACCTTTAAGGCTTACTGCAACTTCCTTTACTGCTAAGCCATATTGTATATATGGCTCATACTACAGTCAAGCACTACTCGCTAGGGCAATCGGCATAAGGTGCCAAATCAATTCGAATCTTGCCGTTTGTTGCCACTACATGTTCGTAGACCTCTCCACTTTGCGTGAATTTCCGCAAGCGTTCAGGATAGAACTCGGGTATTCTTGCGCATAGCCATTCGGTAGCCGCCACGCAACCCATCCTACGTCTTTTCGACCCCCATTCTTCAATGGCTGCATCTAAAGTCATGATTACTCCGGAAATGACGATGGCTAGGTTTTACCCTAGCCATCTTGCTATGCCATCAGCTTACGCTGCCAGCTTTGCTGCTTGCGCTGCCGCGATCGAAGCTTGCGTCGGGAACGCGAACACCTTCTTCGGGTCCGGAGCCTTGTACTTCGGAGCCTTCGGGGCCTTTGCTGCCTTTGCTTCGGCGCCCTTCGCCGTTTCACGCGTGTTCAGCTTCTTGTTCGTCGATGCCTTGTGGAACATCTTGCCAAGCGTGTCTGCGAAGTCTGCACCCAGCACTTCGTCGCGTGCTGCTGCGTCGAGATCCTTGTACGCGAAGCCCTTGTCCTTGCCCGTCAGCTTCACGTCCGTGTAGAACGCGAGGACCTTGTCCATGTCTGCCTTCTTGTACGTCTTGAAGCGCAGCATGCCACCGCGACGACCACCGAACGTTGCCAGCGTCGTCACCACGCCGAAGTTGATCAGCGCAATACCAAACACGCTGTCCTTCGACGGTGCGCCACCGTTGTCACCACGCTTGCCAGCAACCAGTGCGTGACCAACACGAACGATTTCGATCTTTGCCATGTTCATTTCTCCTTAAAGTTGTTTACCAGTTTTGTTTGCAGCGCTTTGTCTTCGCTGCGTCGTCTACCATGTCGCTATATTATGTTCATCTGAAACTTGAATCAACAGCTAAATGAACAAATTTTCAACTTTTTTCATCTGTTGTGGCAACACAACATGGTTCAAATTATCTGCAACCGTAGTCGTATGCTACCAAACGTCCATGACGATTGAATCCTACTTGACCTCCGTCAACACTCCAAGTCCAGTCAGACTCGCCAGGAGGCGTACCCAAGTGCTCTTCTACTTCTCGTACTGAAGCATGGCGAACGCATTCCATAAAGACTATGGCAATGTCACCAACATAGACAAGACGTGTTCGCGCGTATTGCACATACTGGGGATCACCATAATTCTCACCGTTGGAAACGGATCCTTCCCAGTCATTATCAGCAACACCATCCCAGTTCATGGGAATCTTCACGACATAGTTGGTGAAAACGAATACCATACGGTTGCGGCCGCACAAAACATCCGGAGTTCTGGTTGCATAACGCAACGCCAAGTTTTTCACTGTTTCATTGACTTCCGAATCATGAAATTGAATCCAGTCGTCAAGATTTGAAATATCAGCAGTCATACATATTCACCACCAAAGCGGAAGTAGAACGCAAGTGCATCAGCGTGTTTCAAGAACATGTAGATGCCAATACGGGTGATTGCAGCGTATTCCGTGCGCACCCCGGGCACGTCAGACACATTGTCCATGCACCAGTCAATCATGTCACACCAGCCGTTAAGCGACGTGGCTTCTTTGCCGGTGATATGCACGACATAGATGGTGTCAGGACTACGCATGCCACGTATGGCCTTTCGGATCTGTGTCCAATACTCCTTCTCGAAGCCATGCACGAAGGCGTCGATATCCTTGATCTCGGTTACGCTAGACAAATCGAGTCCCCCAAGTAAGATAAAAGTGCAAAGCGTCAGTGTATTCTTTGAAAAAGAAGAAACCAAGGTCATCGTCAGTCAAGTATCGGCCATCCATGTACTCGATAAGCCAATCGGTGATCTCTTCCCTGTTAGATACAACAATGACTGTGTCGACATCGACCAGATACACGGTTGATGGGAAATCACGCAAAGACTGTTTCATCTTTGCGTAATCTTCCATGAAATAAAACGTGTTGAGCAGCTTGTTCAACTCATACTGGTCAAGCTGCCTTATCTGCGTGCTCACTTGATTGCCTTTTGCAGTGCAGCGATCATCATCTGGAGTCGATCTTTCGACTGGTGACGCGCCAGAAGTTGAGCAGCTTGTTCCATGTGAACCTTCGCAGTTTCTTCGGAGCTGCCGAAGATCTCGAAACCATATTCTTGGAATTCGAGCAAGGCGCGTTGCGTTTCCGTGCGACGTTCTTCTTGAGCTGCTTGATAACGTTGTGCGCTGTTCATCATGTTCTCCTGTTCATCTACCATGTTCCTATAGTAGTTTCATATGAAACACGAATCAAGCACAGAATGAACGAAGGCCCCATAAAGGGGCCTTGCTATGCTGTTGCTGATGTTTACAGCAAACCGCGTTCTCGAATATTCACCACTTCTACAAAGGTCCATTCAGACTTAATGGCTTCGGCGGCGGTCTGAGCCTGTTCTTCAGTCTCGTGTGTGGATTTGACGTCGCTCAATCCACCCCAAGGGTAATATTGATTCACCCCAATAACCCACCAAATCTTGTCCATTATTTGATCTCCTTTCTTGGAACCAAAGTCCACTAACTCATGCGATCCAGGTGGGTTAGATAAAACTGAATCGCGTCGACGTGGTCAGTAAAGAAATAAAGACCAACATCAGATTGTGCGAAATACAATTGCGCGGGAACGTTTGATGCTAACCAAGTCAGCATTGATTCTTGCGCATCAGCAATCCAAGCACGCTCATTGCAATCGACCACGAACACTTTGTCACCACAGATATCACGCACCGCTTGCAGTACCATAGCGATGTCTTCATCACCAACATTGAACTTCAGAAATAGCCTGAAGTCCTGGCTGTCGATAACGTATTCCCTGACTTGGTTACTCGCCATCGCAGGAGCACTCAACATCAGACTTCTTGAAGCCCAATGCCTTGCGGACTTCCTTCTCCGTTACTTCATCGACCTTGATCGAGAAGCCATATCCGCAGTGCCGACCGTTTTCACCTTCATACACGCGAGCTTGCTTGATCAGTTGCATGAGGTTGTGAAACTCCCGGGAGTCTTCACACCACACTTCCATCTCCAGCTTGATGCCCTTCACTTGTGCCATCTTGCGCTCCTTTGTTTACCGTATTCATATGGTACATTCACATGAAGCATGAATCAAGTGTGCTTACTTGTCAGCGTGGCGAGTGATGAAATTCACTCGCATGTGCTCAGGTGCAAAATACTTGTTCACCATGTCAATCACAGTTTGCGTGTTGTATGACTTGCACGAAAAAACGTCGAAGTAACTTGTTCCGTCAAGTTCCATGAAGTGGCCACAGATGTTTGATGTTGTGATGAGCTGCATCAAGCTATAACCCTGCTTTGGATCGCCTGGGAGTAGATACTCGATGATAGGCTCGCCGTGCGCTTCCATATCGATAGCGACGACCAACTCTTTGATGAAGTTGTAGATTGCTTCCTTGCTGGCAATGCCGTTTTCGACCTTGCAACCAGCACAGTCGAGCATAAGGTGGTAACCGAAATATTTCATAATAACCCCGTTCAAATTAAGGAACGTTTTAATTCGTTCGGGGTTATTTATGACTACTCTATGGCTGTTACTTTTTCTTCTATTTTGCCATGCATTCGAGGTCTTTCTGCGTGACCGTCAGCGCAAGCGCTATCTTGAAGTGATCGACTGCACCAGCTAGGAATGCAGTCAGCTTCATCTTTTCGCCAGCAATGTACACATGATTCTGGCCGCCGCCTGCCGTTCCGCCTTCATACTTCTCCCAGCGGAACAGCGGCTTGCCATTCGGCGCAAGTTCAGCCGTTGTTGCGTTGAACGTGGTAAGACGAACATGATGATCCGACCAGGAATTGTAAGCAGGCGAACCTTCATACGTGCTACCAACCACACGCGCCAGCTTCAGATCGAATTGCGCGAGAATCGCCTTGATCCTCTGATAGTTGTCGGTTTGCTTGTGAAAGTTGTGCGTTTCGGGATCACAATCGAACGAACCGAGCGGAATACCATTATCACGGCTGGGTTTCAGATTGAAGCGCGACATCGCTTTCTCCTTCAAGTTGTTTACCATGTTCAAATGATAAGGTCAAATGAACATGGTGTCAACTCCTTTTTACCTACAGTGAATGTGCGAGGCGCATCAGCTTTTTCTTCACGTCGATGCGAACTTCCTTTTGAATCACGGGCACCGTTGTCACTGCCAGAGAGTCGGCAATAGCCTGGAAGTCACTCACTCGCACCAATTTGGTACGCTTCACGATATCACGCATGATCGTTTCCAAATGTGCTTCACACGTGAAGTGAATGCCCTTGAAATCATCCGAGCGATCATTCGGAAAAAGATAAATTTTTACTCGTGTTTTCATATTTCTCCTAGCCAATAATGGTGGCATTATTTTTGGCTTCAGCATATTGACCATAATTTTTCATATGGTATGTTAGCCTGGCTGGCGAATCAAGATACTTTCTTCTTGCGTTGCTGCCGTTCTTTTTCCGTATCAGTCAGCAGTATTGCCAGCTTGAACGGATCACGTTCGGCCAAAGCAATGAATTCCGAAGTACGCAACATCTGGCCCGACACATACACGCGGTTTTGTGCGCCGCGTGGGTTGTTGCCTTCGTATTTCTCCCAGATGAACTGAGGGTAGTTGACATCCCCTGCGATGACAACAAACCGCATTTGACGCAGTTGTTGATCGTCAGGTTGACGCGGGCACGCGCTCATGAGCGTGAGCTCGATGCCGTGAAGCCCTAGCACCTCTTTGAGCTTTTGGTAGTTGTTGAGTTGCTGCTTGAAGTTGAAGCGTTCCGGGTGGCCGAAGAAATGGCCCTTCGGAACCATGATTGAGCGGCGTCCGCCGATAGGCAAACGGTCGGGGAACGTGTTCTCACGCATGCAAGCTCCTTGTGAAATTATCGCCTTAGATGATAATTTCACATGGTGTACAAATCAACTCTTGTACGTGAGGTTTGTGTAGATGTCAGCGTCGCACAGTTCTTGCCCAACGCTTTTGAATACATGCACCATACGACCAGCAGCACGAAGTTGATCTGCGATTTCATCAACTCTTTCGTGTACGATAGCACCGTTAGAAGTGAGTAGAGGGTTGAGTGTGATGGACCACTTACGATCGCCCCATGCAGCTAAACCTGCTATGTCATCTTCACTGTCGTTCAGACCAGCTTGAAGCACATAGTTGATACGGATATTGCAGAATTTTTCTTCACACAGTGAAACATAGGTCGCCAAGTATAATGCATGCGGTGTATCACACATGATGTTTGCACGCTTCTCTAAGTCGGCCGCGTGTAGAGATATCTGCAATTCTGTGAGGTACTGATGTGTCGGAAGCTCTTTGATACGCCAGGGTGCAAGCCCGCTAGTTGAGAAGCGTAGGCCCCCTATAGGCAAGCCAGAACGCGATAATTGTTCAACTACCTTAGTCACATTGGGAATGTTTGCCGTGACTTCACCTTCACCCGTGAACGAAAGCAGAAACGGTTCACCAGGAGCGTGGGCCGTTACAAGACGAACCATTTCATCAGCCGTCAAGTTACGTCCAAATGGTTGCTCTGATGAAACGCAAAACTTACATTTCACCGGGCAACCGATCTGGGTGGGAATACTAAGAATCCGCTGTCCCGTCGTATTGATCGACAATACCGGCACTTCATATGCTTTCTTGTCTATCAATCGCTTGACTGGGATATGGCGAAGGTCAACATTCACTTGGCTGGCCCTGACGAACAGAACAAGGTTACAATGCCGTCCTTTTCACGTGTGACGATCGACTGTGCTGACTTCACCGCCTGCATGCAAACTTCCATGCTGGGCTCGGGATAGGTACGATCATACGTGCCATAGCCAGGGGAGGTGATCACGTACACCAAGTATGCGGCGGCCAGCATTACAGCTTCCCGTCGATCTTTGCGATCGCGTCGTCTTGCGTATGAACGCCGAGATGCTTGTAGATCGCATGCAGGTTGCGATGATTCTTCCCGAACCATTTGTCGCACTTCATGCCAACGAAAAAACCGACAGCCAGGATTGCGAGCTCACTGAGACCCAGAAACAAAAACATGATTTCCTCTTGTAGTTGAGATTACTTCTTCTTGTTATTCAGGTCACGAGCAAGCTCGTCCAACGCTTCAATCTCGAGTCGCGCATTGCGCTCATCTAGATCGAGGTCAAGCATCCGATCAAGCTCCAGCGCTGTTGTGATCGCACCCGGACCGTAGAACGCATTGATCGCAAGACCACCGTGATCGTTCTCGAGGTAATAACGTACAAGCTGATAACGCTGTGAGTTCTCGAGATGTGGAGTCGTTGCAGAAATCATCGTTTCAATGTGTTGGTTGTTTTCCAACACCGCTTGTTCAAGTTCAGTAAGCTCACCATCGATTTCTTCTTCTGCTTCGATTCGTCCGTTCAACTTGCCCCACACATAGCCAAATACGATCCCCGCAATCACAGCCATCAGAATAGCGGCGCACATCAATGATACATCGTTCACTTTGTTCTTCTTATAAAATGAAAAGGTGCCATATTGTGGCACCTTTCCAGTATGGCAACAAGCGCGATTTGCCAGCTTATTGCTCAGCCGTTTCCTTTGATTCTGCCTGAAGCTGCTTTAGCGCGATTTTGCGGAAGAAACCCTCGAGGTCTTGCCGGCGCATTGCTTCGTAATATTGATTGCGCAGCTCTCGGATTCGTTCGTTCACTTCGGTGTAATGCAGTGCCATGCCAGTTCTCCTGTAGTGTACCCGGCATGATTCTACACTCATATGAAAGCCTCCTGTGGGGCTGTTGCCATTACGCAACAAACAGGAGGCTGGCTGCTAACGAGACGTGAAAAACCTGTTACACGAGTGACTCGCGGGGCTTGTAATCATCCAGCTTGCAGATCTTGTACTGCTGTTGTTCAGGCAAACCCTGTGTTATCTGACGCACCCTGCACTTCACATACATCATGCAAGTAGTCCAACCAGCTTGACCGATTTCATCTACTGCTATGCGATACGCGTTAAGTTCTAAACGCTCATCATCACTCAGATGTGTCATTTGTCCCCCTCATTGTTGACCGCTCTCACGGTGTATCAATTGTAAGCAAACAAAATTGCTTTTGTGTTGCGAGCGCGAAAATATTTTGCGAAATCTAAAGCAATAAGGCATTGACTTTTCCTTCAAGAGTTGGTGCCTAGTATCCACCGCACTGTTAAAGTGTGGTGGGCCCATATACCCCGACGGGTATTCATTTACTGTTAAACGGTGAAAGTAATACTGATACTACTAGTTGGAAAAATGATGACTTCTGCCTGGGTTTCGAACTATCAGGGTGGTAGTAGATAACCTCCATGAATTATTCGTTGAATACTGGCTCAGACTTTGGTTACGGGGATAAACAGTTTATCAACGAGTTCTTTCACATATGGTGTAAAGGAGGACTCGATTAATACGAGTGGTTTGAACTCAGTACCGTACTCAAGTGTTTTAAGTTGGTGTGTAGACGTGTCTATGGTAAGAAAGTTGCATGAATCCCACAGAGCTATAGCCACGTATTCGCCTTCACCGAAGTACCATCCGTTATGGTGCAGTTTTTCTTTCTTGATTGGTTTGCTTTGCGATTTCATTGTCGATCCACAATTTGAATTTCACGATATCCATTTGTGGGTGATCGCCGAATTCGACTCTAAGTGCAGCCAGAACTTGGAGATCGATATAACCGCCGTTTCGTTTCAGGAAGTGGTTGAGGAGGAATGATAATCGTTCGTGATCTTTTACGCATTCAATTGCAAACCGTTCTTGAGCTGCTTTGGTAGCTTCGTTCAATTGAATTCGTTCATTCACTATTGTTTGTTCTTCATTTGCTTTATCCCAGCCGCTATACCACAGTTCCTTAGCTTCTTTTTCGAAGGTTTGTTTAGCTAGTCTAGTGTAAAACAGGCGTTGTGAAAGTGTGAAGGAGAAGCCTGTTTTGTAGGGATTTTGTTCACGAAGTTGGTTATTTTCACGTGCTTGATGCCCTTGGTTGAAGAATGTTGCTCGTTGTTCTTGTTTCATTCATCACCTCGTGTGTAGCCGCGCGAAATCAACCATTGTTGCACTTCATGTAGATGAAAGATGGGGCCTGAACGGAGGTCTGCTATGGGCTTGGGGAAGTTGATGTCACGTGCCCTCCAGTTGCTAACAGCTTGACGGGAGGTGTGACACAATTCGGAGATTTCCGCGATGCCAACCAGGGTTTGTTCACCGATCTTTTGGTTGAATGCCTCCTCCAGGTCGCGGTAGTCCTGGAACTTTACATACTCACCAATTCTGCTTTCATCCATCTCATAAGCGCGATACATGGATGGATTGTATCTTTTAACCATATTTGCCTTTGGCGTCATTATAAGACGGCGTGGCGCTTACCATGAGCGACCATACGTTCCGCGTATATGCCGTGATATGAGACGCTTGAGCGGCCATCTGGCCAGTGGCAACAACAGGCATGAGTTTATAGCCGTTGAAGATTGAACCGTTCATCAAGTCACGAGCGAAGCTGAGCGACAATGTTGCTTCGAGGTACTTGCATCGTTCCTCTAGTGCTTTATAGTCGCTCAGCTTCACAAATTTGCCGTCACTATCATTTATCATGACGGCATACGTCATCTTGAATGTGGTTTCGACCCGCAGTGCAGGCGAGTAACGGTGAACCATGCAACCCTCGGTTAGATTTTCCGAGCAGCCGCTCCTATCGTAAGGGCACGCATAACCAAATCGACGACACACTGTTTGTCGCTTTCGTACATGCTGACATTGCCACAGACTGCCCCAACAACGAACGGCGCTTTGACGATTACCTGCTCACGAGGAACTTTGTCCCCACAGCCTTCTATGGTAATACCGTTGATGCGGCATACGTTGTCGAGATAGTCGTCATCGACAAAAAGACGTTCCGGTTCTTCAAGCACGAACGACAGCGGGTCCTTCTTGTCACGCGGCTGCTTCAGCTTTTCCATCCTCAGCTTGAGGCCTGCTTGCACGTTTGCCTTCAGCTCAGCCAGCCGGCGAGCCCGTTCTTCCGCGGCGAGCTGTGCCTTCATTGCTTCAGCTTGTGCCATCCGTTCCTCGAACGAAAGCTTTGGACCGGGACGGTTCGCAATCACGTAACGTTTCAGCTCCAGGTAGCCACGGATGAACTTTTCCTTCCACACTTGCGAACTGGCCCAGTGCGGTTTACCTGCCCCACGTTTGCTGCTGGTGAGTACTGCCGTACGATACGTCTTCATCGTGCGCTCGGCGAACGAGAATGCGGCTTCTTCGCCTTGCGTTTCCTTCACCGAGTTGATGCGGTCGATTTCTGCCATTTAACCCCCTGAAACGATTGTGCTGTCGCTGCCTTCGAGGACCGTGCTTTCTTCCCCATAGCCGAACATTCGTTGTTCGCGATGAACGAGCTTCACGCTGACGCGGACTTCGTTATCACGTTGCTCAAACGGCGCCCCGTTATCTACCCTTACCTCCAGGCTCATATTGTCCCGGATGAAGCCGACGAGTCGGTTTTGGAAGCGCTCATCTTCGAAGAGTGCGTCGAGAAATTCGTTGTTGATATCCACTTTCTGCTCCTGTTCTGTACCATTGCCGTTATGGTACATTCATATGAATATTAGAGCAAGCCGGTCAGCAGATTAAAACCTGTTGATTGACTGAAGGTGGCAGCTATGTACATAGCTGCGCCGCGAATTGGCTTAACAATGCGTTCTTCACAATGGCCATCCGAATACAGACGATCATCGCCATCTTTCTTGAACATCATCGAGCAGAACGGCAGATATTTCATACCCCATCCACCATACTTTTCTTTGTAGTCTTCCATGTCAAACACAACGGTCCATCGCGGACCAACTGGTTTGCCATATTTGTTCAACTCACGGAATTGATCACCCTTTTGCAGGTGCTTGAGCTGGACTCGTTCCGCTCGGTTGACATCTTTCCACCACATCATCTCGCGTGGTGTATAGCGCCAAGGAATGTTTAAGAGCTTGCGCTCTTTCGAGGACAAGCTCTTGGGTTTGCAACTTTGCTCGAGCAGCAATTACAGACCACCTCCGAAGTTGCGGCGTGCCAGCGAGTTCACGTACAGGACGATTACTGCTGCGCCGACGGTCGTTGCCATGATCATTGCTGCGTGTGCGATTGCGTGCATTTCTGTTACTCCGTTGTGTTGTTTACCATGTATCAAATGATACGTTCACTTGAACATGGTTGCAAGCACTTTTTGATTTAATCGTTGGGTTCCATGCGACACAACCGACCAGCAGATTGCTCGCCGAATTCGATTGTCAGTTCGGCCGGTTTCGGTTCGACGATCGACGTGCTCTTGCACTTTTCGCACTCGACGATGAGTCGAAAGCCATATGGCTGATCTTGATGAAAGATCCTGAAGCTGCCACTTCCGCAGTTGCCGCATGCCATCGGCTCAACGTTTGTTAGCACGGTGCTCTCCTTACTTGATAACTGCGTATTTCAGGAACAATGTCGAAAAGACACGTTTCTCGTTGCCGTTCTTGTCAAGCATGACAACGTGCGGTTCGTTGTGATCGTCGCCATTTTCCTTAACCATGGTTTCGCGCACGAACTGAACGTGGCCATAGGGGCCATACGACACTGCGGTGCCTTCCTTCATGTCGCACAGTTGTTCTTTGGTGATCATGCCATCTCCTGTTGTTTACCATGCTCACATGATACGCTCATATGAGCGCAGTATCAAGCATCACTTGTAATGCTTCAGCTTTGCGGCCACAGTCAGCGCAACGACTTGAACTGGCTTCACGTGTCTGTGCTTTACGTGCATGAGATCGACGATATTTCCGTTCGGATCGTATGCAGTGCAGACGCCAGGGTTAGTGTCAATGACTGTGTAACGGCCACCAGTAGCTTTGCCGTTGCGATCGAGCAAGCGGAACTGCTCCCCTTCCTCCATGCACGCCAGGGTGACGTTTTTGGGGATGGTGTTGTCGAGTGTGTGAATGAGACCTACGAACATGATTGATCCTCCTTACTTGAGAACAAGGTAGCGATTTTCATCGTCTTCAACGCCAACGAACTTCGAATCGCCAGTGGTGTCACCCGGGTGACCTACAAACAGCACAGGCTCGACGTTATCGGCCGGCTTGCCGAGCGCGTAGACCTTTTCAATTTCAATGTTAGGAGGTACATGGTAGGTGCCCCAGTAGGGGCCACCATCCTTCTCGATAACGACGAGCGGGTTACCTTCGATTGCCTGCAGCATTGCAATCAGATCGTTTTTGCGAATAAGCATACCACCTCCTTACACTTGTTCCTTCCAGTCGCCATCCAGGTATGCGGTGCGTTTGTTTACATCTGCGCGAACAAACTTACCATCCGGGTACAACCAACCAGCGCAGTCGCGCGTGCTGAGTGCAACGGCGAGAACACGCTTACCATCTTTGGTCGCGTAGTAGATCTTACGTGCATGCCAGCCAAACTTGGCCATTTTTTCCAACGAAACCATCTGCGCTTCTGATACGTGGTCGGCGAAGTTGTAAACATAGTTGCTATTGCGCATTGTGTTTTGTACGTGCAACTTGGCGAGAACAGCTTCTACACGATCATACACATCCAGATTCATTTTGCGCTCCGTAACGTTTACCATGTTCATATGGTAAATTCACCTAGTGCCTTTTGCAAGCGCTAGGTGAACATGGTTACAAACTTTGTTGCTTAGTCGGCGTCGAACGACGATACGAACACGCGTTGCCCGACCAAGCGCTCCAGCTCGTAGCTGGCCTTGATATTTTCCGGAAAGCGCTCGCGTCGGAAGCTGATGGTGAAGTTGTAACCAGTGCCGAACCCCGACGGGAAGTAGCAGTACGTTTCACCGCGCTTGAGCTTGTCCACCATCGCTTGCTTTGCTTCGTCGGTCATGAACAGCGCAACAGGTCCCAGGTCAACGCGTTGGCTCTTCACCAGCACCGCTTGACGTTCCTTCGCGCGTTCAACTTGCTCAGCAAACTGCTCGGGCAGCTTTGCAAGCGTTTCGTAATAGAAGCTGTCTTCGACGCCGAGACGATTGAACGTGAACGTGCGACCATGCGCCTTGTAGTTGGTTGTACACATGGGACTGGTGCTGTCTCCGAAGAACTCGAGCAGGATTTCGACACCGTCGTTCACCGGGAGCTCCATCTTCAGCGTGGTATTCTTGTTACCTTGCGTTCGCGTTACAGTGCCTTGCAGGATCTTTGCGAACGCTTCCATCTTCTTCTGGATGCTGTCGATGTTTGCCTTTGCCATCTCAACTTCTCCTGTGTTGTTCACCATGTCGTTATTCTGCGTTCATATGAACAAACAGTCAAGCACCAAATGAACGAAAAGTTGAAGAAAAAGCCCGCATTGTGCGGGCTTTTTACTGCGTTGCGTTGCTGCTTACTTGAACACCCAGATCGGATGTGCCGTGTGCAGACCTTGGTTGTTCTCGTGCGACACGATCTTGCCACCCTGGATGTTGATGACGTTCACGATCTCGACACGCGACATCATTTTGCGCGTTTGGTCGTGAATCGCGTAATGCACTTTGCCGATCACGAAATCGTCGCCCAGAGGGCCACAGCTTGAGAGGAACACCAGCTTATCGTCGTTTTTGCGCGCGACGTAGACCGTGCAACGATCCCAAATTTCGCTGAAACGGTTAACGCGTACTGCACGCAAGTTGAACAGCGATTGCGTTGCGGGAAGCAGTGCGAGGTTTTGTCCCATGTCTAACTCTCCTTGTTGTCTACCATGTTTCAAATGATACATTCATTTGGCAGAAAATCAAGCGATTATTCGTCGCTCGGGAGAATCAAAGCATCCAGCACCATGCGGCGGCGCGACTGTTCGACCAACGTTTTGATGTCCACACGCGGAAGGCCCCTCACATCAGTCATCGGAAGAGATTCAGGCAGACGTACTTCAACAACTTCCCAGCCAGCTTGCTGTGCGATTTGCTTCATGATGGCCGACTTAGTCATGTTCATCTCCGTTGTTTACCCAAGCCAGATGGTACATTCATCTGGCTAGGTATCAAGCTTTTTTCGTTCGCGTTTTCGTGATGACAAACTGGAAGTAGCTTGATTGCTGATCAATCGATTTGCCATTTACGATGGGATACTTCGTGTCCCATTCGTACTTCACCTTCTTGGGATTCCGCGCATATGGATCCTGGTACATGTCGAGTCGATGATAGTGACCTAGACTGCGCCACGTGCGTACTGCCATTTCACCAATACAGGTGCTGCTGTGGATCTTTTTCAACACGTGAGCGGCGCCGAGATAGAGAACTGTTCCGAGCCCACGTCCACGGTAGCCGCGCTTCAGATAGACTGCGTACACCCCGTAACCGATCTTGCGCTCTTTTTTCTTGTTGAGCGATATGATACCGACGATCTGCTTGTCGCGATTACGCTGCAAATAAACGTATTGACTCCAGCGCGTACCTTTGTCCAGGTGAAAGAGCGTCAGTCCGTCTTTTGTGCCGAGATTAGTGGCTTCGTTGCCGTTTGCTACGGCTTCTTTAATTTCGTCCTTGAGATTGTTGAAGCCCCACAGGTCGTAATTTTCGCCTTTTGTAATGTACATTGCCAAATCAATATTGTTATTGTTATGGGAACTGCTGAGCGCATGATACATATGGCAACTGAAGCGTCAAGGTGCCAAATGACTATTTCACGTCTATTCTGGTTAACTGGCAACCTGTTGTAGAATGGCAACTATTCATTTACGAGTTAAAACAATGAAAATCAAACTCCTTGCTGTTGTGCTCATCGGCGCAGTCGCCCTGACAGGTTGTGAAGAAAGTGAACATGCCAAAGCTCTCATGGCCAACCCTGAGATCACGGTTGTTGGCACGTTCGACGGTTGCACGACAAAATATGTCAACCGTGGCTACGACAATCTCTCATTCTATCAATCGAAATGCGGTGACACTGTGGCTACGACGTCGAACTTCACCGTGTCACACGGCAAGTCGAGTTCGTTTGAACGTCGTGTGGCCATCACACAACAAATCGCCAAGCTTCAAGAAGAACAGAAAGCAATCGACGCTGACCTCGCTGTTCGTCATGAAGCGCTCAGCAAACTAAGCCCCGCAGAACGCTCCGCACTGGGTCTGGCAGCGAGCGACGCGCAAGGTCAATAATGAAGAAGCTGCTCGGACTACCCGTTCTGGTATTTGGTTACCTTGGGTTCTGTTTGGCAACCCTGTTCGTGTTCATAGGGTCATTCTTCTATTGGCTCGGTTGCCCAGCCACCGCTCATGCGTTTGATAGCGTGTTTGACTGGTACCTGATTCGTTTTCTTCGCACTATGAAATGGTGTATGGAATGAACGGATGGTTTGACGGTAACCCGTATGAAATTGCCGTGTTTGCTGTTATAATGGCAATCTATTGCTGGGCCAAATTCTCAAAACCAAAACAAAAACAAAATGAAAAAACTGATCGCTCTTCTGGCAGCTAGTCTTGCCATTATCACTGCTCCTGCATACGCTGTTCAAATGGGTGTGCAATGTGCAGCTGACGTTGAATTCAGCCCGAATGGTGGCGGCGAGCAATTGGTCGTTCGTGCGATTCATTCGGCGAAGCACCAAATTCTCGTACAAGCATACAACTTCACCGACCCCGCAATCCTGCAGGCTTTGTATGATGCAAAGACAAAGGGTGGTGTTGATGTACGACTCATTCTCGACAAGAGCAATGAGCAAGCGCGTTACGCAAACCTGATCAAGCCGTTCCTGGCTGCCGGTGTTCCAGTGTCGACTGATTATTCAGTGGCAATTGCGCACAACAAAGTGATGGTGATTGACGGCACCGACGTCATCACCGGAAGCTTCAACTTCACGACAAGTGCGCAGAAGCGTAATGCTGAAAACGTAGTATGGTTCGCTCGTTGTCCTGCTATGGCGGGCCCGTACACGCAAAACTGGAACAATCGTCTTGCTGTATCTCGCCCGTACCAGGCACAATGATTTCAATCTTTGCTTTCATCATTATCGCTGCTGCGGTATATGGCGTAATTCAAGCCATTGCATCAGAGATGATTGATGGTCTTATGGAGTTGGTTAAAACAAAATGTCAACATTTCTCGAAATAATCGCCCCCAATATCAATTTGGAAAGCGACCATGATCACTTCTCAGCACTCGAAGTGAAGTACGATTTGGCCAAAAATGTCAAAGGATTGGAGATCATCCGACACACGCCTGCTCTGATCTCAGATCATGGTAAGCACTCGCCGGAAGTCGTGACAGCTGAAGTTCTGAAGCTCATTCGTAGCTTGCCTGCCCGTGAAGCAACATATAAGGGTGATGACGAGAACTTTGCTAATTACATGGCCCTGCAGGCGTGCCAGTCAGCTAACCATATCGGCGCAAAGAATCACCGTGGGGCTGGCACGTGTGCAATTGTGTCAGTAAACATGTTCTACATGATTCAAACCCACAACGTGGCGATGGACGTCAATATCCGAGCAGATGAGAATCTGCGAGATGACGAGATGATCGTCACATATCATCGCGATGTAAATGAATCTGTGGTTGACGGTGGCTTGGCTGTTGTCAAGCTCCCCGACGGTGATGCGATGTTGTGTCAGTTACCAAACTGGGAGAATTACTACGAATATGTCAATTTCAGCAGATCACGGATCTAATCCGAATTACATGATCATTGATACTGAATGCCACTACATCAAGGGTCTTGCATCACCGTACCCACTTTCTGAAGATGTGGGGACCATCTATCACTTGGAGATGGCACAGCATGGTAGTGGTCGCGTTGGCTTGCAAATCACCAGTACCGAGCTTGAATCGGCCGCAGCGTTCAGTGGTAGTGATTATAGCAAGATTGCTGATACTATCCTTTGCATCATCTTGACCAGTGCTAGGAAAGAGTCGAGGACATACGATGTGAAGCAAGCCATCACAATCGAACAGTTTTTGACTTGCAGTTCAAATTCAGCCCGAACTTTGACTGGACATTATTCGAAACGGTCAGCCGCAAATAACTTGGTGATGTCTAAGAACCTAGCAAAGTCATTCGCACAACTTGAGCTGTACAATGGTGTCACCATTTACGTCTGTGATCAGATGCCAGATAATCAGTTCCTCGCGTGCTATAAGTCTGACAATCAGGTTATTGACAGCGGTATCAAGTTGGCTGAGACGCCTGACGGTATGTATCATGCGTGCTTCATGCCGGGCTGGGAGAATTACTACCTGCTGATGACGCTTGACTATGAGGGTGATCTTCGCCTAGAATGAAGTAACTCATTCTGGGAGAGTGCCGTGTACACGATGATAATCATGGGTGCGGCTGCGTCTTCGCTGGTTGGCAATGGGGTGTCGTTTGAGAACCAATCGCTGTGTGACCGGGCGGCAGATGCAATACTGCACTCGATTCCCGTTGAACAAGCCAAGCAAACACAAATCATCTGCGCTCCGCAAGGTAATGTCTATCAACCACCCGCACGTGGAAAGTGAAAAAGAGGAACGCTAATGCGTTCCTCTTTTATTTGTGGACTACGGTAAGCAGAATGTAGCAGTTGATTGTCAGAGCTGCAATGGCTGCTGATGTACGAACCATTTCCATACCGATTCTGAATTTTGTCATCTTGTCCATAACCATCTCCTTTTCTAATATTTATTGGCAAGATGCCATTCGTGTATAATTCCATAAAACTATAACAAGAAATCATGGAAACGTGCGGTATTTGTGGTAGGGAATTGGGTGACATCAATGTTGATGAACACCACCTTGTCCCTAAAACATTCAAGGGCAGAGAAAAATTCAAAGTACATAGAATCTGCCATACCAAAGTTCACAGCGTATTTTCTGAGCGTGAGCTTTTCAACTACTATCATACATTTGAACGCATTCGCGATCACAGTGAAATGCAGAAGTTCATCAAGTGGGTTGAAAAGAAAGATCCTGGTTTCTACGATAAAAACAAAGAAACGAACGAGAGAAATGGGAAACGTAGGCGTTAGAGAAGCTGCAACTTGGTTGCAAGATCATGCGATGCTCATAATCGTATGTGTTAGTTTTGTGACAGTGTTCACTATAGCATTTGCTGAATTGACTGGTATTGCCGACAAGTATGCGTCAAAGACAGCAATTAGAAAAGCATACATTGATCCAACAAATGGCCAATGCTACATGTACCAAGGCACAAAGCTTATTCCTTGCCCTGTGCCAGCCACATCAAAGTAGCATTTGGAATTCAGTTCATTTGCTGTTATCATGCTGATGTTCAAAGTACAGGAGGGATTATGGCAGCAAATGAATTGAAGATGCGGTGGGTGGCTAAAGACGGCTCCGTGTTTGTAGAAGATACCACGGCGGTAAAGCTGGAGGGCCAGAAAAAGACAATCATGGTGCAAAAAGCGATTGCCTTCAACGTGGGTAAGGAAATGGCAGATTACATCGTGAATCTGCATAACGAAAGCCTGCTTCAAAACCATACGAACAGCGGGACGGCACATCAAAAGACAGTAGCGGCATTACGCCAATAACCCTTTATTGCAGTAAACAAAGGAGAGTTTTATGCTCTCCTTTTCGTACCAATATAAGAATAATAAAATGGATTGGGATCAGTATTTTATCAGCATGTGCTACTTCGTAGCCATGAAAAGCAAAGACCCGTCAACAAAAGTTGGCTGCGTTATCGTGGGGGAAGATAACGAAGTAGTCTCAACAGGCTTCAACAGTTTCCCCCGCTTGCTCAACGACAATATCCCAGAACGCGCCCATAGACCCCTCAAGTACATGTTCATTGAGCATGCCGAGCGGAATGCGATCGCAAACGCCGCGCGTATTGGAGCGTCAACCAAAGACTGCAAGATGTATATGCTCTGGTACCCTTGCGTTGAGTGTGCGCGAATGGTTATCCAGAGCGGTATCAAGGAAGTGATCATTCACCAAGAGTTTCCCGGCAACGATCAGCATGTCGGCCACTGGCAAGAAAGCATGGTTGTAGGCCAGCAAATGCTGCAAGAATGCGGAGTCACGATTCGTTGGTGGTCGGGCGAAGCAATCACGCCAGTCGCAACATATCAGGGAAATTCGTTCCCACTCAACTCCCTCAAGTAATTAACATAGCAGTTAATAGCCATTGGCGGACGCTAAATCCACCAATGGCTTTTTGTTTATTGGAAGTGCTAAATAAACATATCATTTAACCCTTTTCCGAGGTATTTCATGGCAAACCCAACAATGCGCAGCTATGTCAAGCTGCTCGAGTCCGCACTGCGCGGCGAAGAAGTTAACGAAGCTGGCGCATTCGGCGCCGAAACAGAACGTGACGCAGATGGACGTCTCGTACACCCAGACGTTTCATACGACGTCAAGGGCGGTAAGTCACCAAAGATCACAGCTACTCTTGGTAGCCATACATCAGCGATGTTCACCAAGATGGCTCAAAACGTTCAGAAGGCCAAGATGATGGCTGAAGAACTGAAGTCATTGGAAGAAGACATCAAGGCAGAAGCACGTGACATGATCGGTGATCTGTTTGCTCCTGCTGACGAAGCTATGATGCGCGTAGTTGAAACTGTTTCATTTGCGATCGAACTGAAGAAGGCCGCTAAGGACGTTCCATCAACCAAGTATGCATCAGTACTGGAAGAATTTGCAACCCACCTGACACCAGAACTACTGAAGGTTCTTGAGTCACTGAAGGCAAAGTACACATCATACGCTGACAAGGCAGGCGCACTATCAATCTCAGCAAAGACAGAAAGCGTTGAACTGGACGAAGGTTTGACTGACAAGTTTGCAGCATTCTTCGCAAAGCTGGCAGACGCTGTCCGCAACTGGGGTAGCCAATATGACGCAAAGATTGCCGAACTGCGTTCACAGTTGGTTTAATTAGTAGTCCTGGGTGAGTTTCACTCACCCATTTTCTTTATTTCCAGATATGCCAAACAAGACACTTAAAGACATGAGCCAGGACGAGCTGAAAGATCTTCGTTCAAAGCTCCAAAGTCAAATTCAAGCTAAGGGTCCACAGGCTACCGAAAAAGAACAAAAGCTGCTCGACATCGTCCACAAGATGCTGGACGATACTGTGGCAACCGCAAATACCAACAAGCAGCACAGCGTTCTAGGTAGTCACGCCCAAGCTGACATGAGCAAAGGTCAGTACCGTTCTTTGAATGACAAGTTCGAAGACGGTTCCACTGAAATCTGGTTCGTCAAGCCAGGTTACAAGAAACTGTACAGCCAAGGCATTTCTCATATGCGCGCTGACGGGGTCAATCCTCCAAATCCACAAGATTTGGAACAAACACACATCCACCTAGGCAATGTCGCCGACACCAACCTCAAGCGTATTTTCGCTATGATGCAAGGTGATGAGTGGTCACCAAACGGCGAAGCTCGTGAACTGATTCGTGGCAAGCATCTCGACCATACTTCAATGATTCCTGGTGACGTGATTGTCACGCCAGATCGTGCAGTTATGGTTGACCGTAACGGTGCTTTCTATGACATTGGTACTGAAAAGCCAGTACATGAAGACTTGGACTTCTCCGCAATCATCGAGGGCCGTATGGACTTTTCTGTTGCGTCTGAGATCCTTTCTGAAGACGAGATGATCGATGAGTTTTACAAAGACGCACCAAACCCAGAAGGCTACAAAGAAGGTCAAACCGTCTTTTGTGGTTCGCAATCAGGTGCATTCATCCGCACATATCGCGACGATGAAACAGGCACTTTGATGGCAGCAGTCAAGTCATCACGTGGCGGCGTTACTGCGTTTCCATATGACAAGATTGCCACCAAGAAGCCAAGCATGTTCAACCGTATGAGCAGCTACATGATGGGTGAAGGTCTGCAACACGGCAAGAAGGTTTACTACCAAGGCAAGAGCGGGAAGATCGTTGACTATGTTCGCGGTGACAAGACTCACATCGTAGTTGAATTGCCAAACGGTCAAATGGATTCATTCCCAGTAGCTGGTTGTTCATACACACCAGTAGCCGAAAACATTGCTGACGCTGGCTCTGCTGGTGCAGTCAATGCGGATGGTGCTGTTGTGGAAGCCCCAGATATCAAGATGATCAAGCGTTATTACTTCATGACGCGTGGTACACCTGATACGGAGAAGCCGAAGTTCGGTCTTCGTGAAGACAACAACGGTGAATGGTATCTGCCTCGTTACAACACAAGTGGCGCCGGTTTCGATCGCAATTTCACAACTTGTGTTCGCAGCTTTGGTGAGCCATACAAGGTAGTCAACGTTTAAGGACTGACATGCGTATTGATGAAGTCTTCGGTGATCAAAACGTCCCAACAAATCAGGTTCGTAACGAAGCTAATACTTTGGTCAAGGGCATCTGCTCTCAAGCAGATGTTGACCTGATTACAAGCTTCCGTGATGGAAATATCTACATGGAAGTGAGCCTGATTCGTTTGCCAAAAGAACTACGCAAGCAGGGTATTGGGTCTCAGATCATGAAAGCGCTTTGTCAATTCGCAGATCAAAAGTCAATCATCATGGCCTTGTCGCCAACCTCGGAATTTGGAACCAGCAAGGCTGCGTTGACTAAGTTCTATCGTTCTTTTGGCTTCGTTCCCAACTCGGGGCGATCCAAGAACTACCAAGTGATGAACACAATGATTCGTTACCCAAAAACAACAGAATCAATATATGAAACTATTTGTTCAATAGGTTGCCACTATTCATACACAAATGGCAACCGGTAAGCTACACTTCACTTACCGTGTACGTAAAAGAACAAAGTATCCTCTAAGGAGCAGACATGCGTTACAGCGAATTCGCCACGCTGACTGAGGCACCAAAAGATGACATGGGTGATCTCGTCAAGCAGCAATATGGCGAAACAACATACGGCACTTGGACCATCAAGTATAACAAGATGCCAAACAAAAATGGGAAGTTCGGGGCAAATGCTTTCCACGTCCGCAACGAACCAATCAAAGTCGTAGCTGACACACACGAACAAGCGATGGCCGAAGTCAAACGCAAGATCGACTTCATCCAGAAGGCAAACGACACAGCTCTGAAGTTCAGCAATGCAACGCTTGACTTCAACGTTGAATTCACTCGTGACGTTATCAGTGAAACTGGAGTCACCGGCGTACGTCTCGCAAAGTCAGGCGATGGCGTGTTCCTGATTGTCTGCGGTCAAGAATACTTTGAAGCGTTCGGCAACGAAGTTTTTGGCACTGGCAACGATCGCTTCATCCGCTTGTTTGATCGCAAAGTCAACAAACAAGTCGATGGTAACAGCACCGCCGGCGTTCTGTACGGCGCAAAAGTCACAGCAAACCAGATCAAGTCTCTGGGTCTGCAACCGTTCGGTCGCTATGCAGTTGAATTCGAGAAGGATGATCCTGAATACGGCCACAAGATCTATCGTCTTGTGTTTGACAGCGTGACGCAAAGCAAGAGCGACAAGGTTCGCTTGCACAAGCCAGGCTTGACTGTTGCAGTATATTAAGCATCTTGAATGAATAGAAAGCCGCTATATGCGGCTTTCTTCGTGATTGAAATTTGCTAAATATACCAGTAAACATTAACATGGTAGTTATGATGAATAAGACACCCGCCCAAGTTCTCCGCGAGAGTATGGACCTGATTAACAGCGTTACTACTCCTCAAGTCGTTGATGAAGCAGCTGAACCTGATTATCAGTTCGAATACACAATCACCAACCCATTCTTCGATATGGAAGATGAAAATTCTCCTGAGGAAATCGATGTTGGTGTTCGTGCAAGTATTTTCGGAAAAGACCGTCCAGCAACATTCGATGCCCCTGCTGAATACGCTGAAGTTGAACTCGAAGCCGTTTATGATCTCGAAAACGGTCAAGATATCATCAAGCAAGTTTCAGATCGTGATATCGAACGACTGAAGCAAAAGGCTCGTGAATACTTCGATGAAAAAGCCGATGAGGCTGCAATCGATCGTTACGAGATGAGCCGCGACGATTACTAAATAGATGTATATAAAGTTTTCGCCTTAGGACCGTTGGTGTTAAAGCCAACGCAGGCGTCATTGGCGGTTACAGCCATAGTCTACTGATTCGCTACCAGTAACTAGAAAGTGATCGAAAGCCAGTCTTGCAGCTGGCTTTCACCTTTTCTACTTCCCTTCATGCTAAAATGGCACACCATCGAGGTTGCCATGCTCAAACGCATTTACAGAAAATTCCTGTTCAAGATCCTGTTCCGCGGGAAATATGTTGAAATAAACATACCCGATCGTATTCGCATCACGCCCGTGCTTCTGGGTTTATACGGGGTTCGACATGATTATCATGGTAATACAGTTCCACATTTACAGAAATGGTTATCAGAACATATGGAAGGTCCATATGAAGTGTGGTTGACGTACAGCAGCATCTACGTGAAAGTGCTTCTTGTATCAGACGCGATACTCATCAAGCTGTCGGATCCATTAAATGATACGCCAACGTAAATGAATCTTACATTTTCATAAACACTTGCATTGCCGTAAGCTTTTTGTTAGACTAAATTTTGCCACTTCCTCTTGCAAATGGCTACCGTTCACTTACAATTGGCAGTGTTTTAGGTAACAACACTTTCCGGTAATCATTACAAGAGGATCTTAACATGCGCATTTCCCGTCTGGCTGTCGTTGGTATTGCTTCGATGGCCTTACTGTCGCTCGCAGCATGCGGCCACAACGATCAACCTCAAGCACAAGTCCAACCGCAAGCGCAAGTCGTTCAACAAGCTCCGCAAGTCATTCAACAACCGGCTCCCGTCTACGTTCAACAACAACCGCAAGTAGTTGTCGCACAACCCGCTCCCGTTGTTGTTCACGACAACAGCGCTGCCAATCTGATGGCCGGCATGGCGATCGGCTCGATGATGTCGGGTCCTCGTGTTGTTCACCACTATCACGATGCTCCTGCTCCTGTCATCGTGAACAAGACGTATGTCAATCGTACGTATGTTGCTCCGGCACCTCGCACGTACACGACACGCACCGTGACCACCACGTCCTCGTATCGCCGTCGTTAAGCAATCATCGGCGCGAGTAGAAAAGGCGAACCAAGTGTTCGCTTTTTTTGCGACTGTAATATTCGCAGTCTATAATAGGAGGTGCGTTCCTACGCTCGTTCAGCAATAGTGCTGGCGAACTCCATCCCAATAGATCATGTTGCAATATCTCCAAAAGATTTTCGGTCTCAACTCAGTAGCTGAGGCACAAACAGCAGTTGCACTTTATGAAGTGAAGCAATACGCTGGCCCAGGTCTTCAAACAACCTGGTATACAACAGCAGTTCACGAAACAACCCACGGTTACACCTTCGTGGACAAGCAGTCTGGAAACGCAGTGTTCGTGTCAGGCAACATCAAGATCACTGGCTTCACACCAGCGAATGTGCCATCAGAAGCTGAACAAGCTGCCACTGATACTTCAACAACAGCGACGGCTGCATAAACACATTCGACGAATCCTACGTCAAGTAGGCAAGTAACAAAGAGCGACGAAGGTCGCTCTTTTCATTTGGTGCTTGACATCATGTTCATATGAACGTATCATCATTACATGGCGAACGACAGGAGGAATGAACATGTGGCACGGAGTGAAGCAAGTTGCAAAATCACATAGACTTCCCGAAGAAGCGTTCGTTCAGTTTGCCCGCGCAAACGAAAACAAGTACGGTTTGATTGACTGTGAAGCGGACAAGGAACCGATGGTGAACACGTGGTACTGTAATGACCTCGTCCGTGACTTCCGCAAACAATGGAGGGGTTAAACATGAAGAACCCGTATCGCAATACGTATATTCGTGATTTGAACATTCCTCGCTGGCCTCTGTTCCTGCGTGATGCGATGAAGGCGGTTGCTGATTTCCATCGCACCATTGTAATTGACGGTGTTCCCCGATGGCCGTCGAACAATCAAGTCCCTCCGACCGACCTGCTCGAGCTCTGGCAGTACAAGGGCTTCCCGTTCGACTTCGAGAAAGCTGAGGCAACGCGTAGCGCAGAAACGTCAGCCTTCATCGACGAATACGTCAGAATCAACGCTGTTCGCAAGCCCAGCGACGAAGAACTCTTCGAGATGCGTGCTGCATTTGGACCTGGTACTACGGTCGTGAATGCTGTTACCGGCCAACGTATCAAAATTTAGTCATAAATTGCTTGCAGCCATGTTCAAATGAACTTATCATCTGAACATGGTAAACAACAAGGAGAAGCAAGCATGAAGACGCAAGTGACGCTCAAGAATGCAGAATTCCTCCAGCGCAAGGTTGAATTGATCGACTTGCTGCGCGTAAAGCTTGGTGCGGATCGTGTGGTGATCGCCGAAGAAGATGTTTTTATCCTCAACCTGAAATGCGCCGAACTCGAACAAGCGTTCGAAGCTGAAGGCCTTGGTAACATGACGGTTATGGGCATCAATCGCGAGAAGGGTAACCACTTCTTGTGGGAAGATGACAACGAAGGTGGTTACGGAGAAAATTACTTCTCACTCGAATGGGATGGCAAGACGCTGACTGCTGATTGCGGTGGCCACCCGATCAATGAGTGGACGGGCGCATGTGCAGCCGCGTCGGCGTGCTCTATGCGGACGAATTCGGCCAATAAGTATAAACTGCTTGACACCATGTTCAGGTGAACGTAATATCTGAACATGGTGAACGAGATAGGAGAAACGAAATGGCATACGACGCACGCGTCGACAGCATCGAACTTCGTCGCGCAATGCAGAAAATTGTCGAGCATGCTCGTGCTCCTCAAGGCTCGCCGTCGCGCATGTCGAAGGAAGAGCTGATGAAGCTCATCGATGTACTCGACGATGCGGTGGTCGATCCGGATTGGACGGTGTATTATCCGTGATCTATTCCCTAGTCCATGATGGTTACGACGTGGAGCTTTATCGCTCCCGTCGCACGCTTGCAAAAGCAATGGCACGTGAAGCCATGTGCCTTGAGCGAGATTCCGAAACGCCATCGACCGAAAAGGAAATCTGGCAAGCGCTTGGCAAGGAGCGCATTGTCCGCTTCTACAAAGTCGACGCAAGTGACTGGACATACCGCGCAGAGCAGCAGCCAAGGCTGAAGTAACAAAGTTTTACACAAAAGACGAAGGGTGTGCGTTGGCACACCCTTTTGCCATCTATATTACCAAAAGTTGATGTGTTGATTGTTCATTTCATATCCGTAACATAACGGCTGCCATAGTAGTTGGCAATTTAAAGAGGAAATGAACATGAAGAAATTAACTTTGGCGCTGGCATTAAGCGCTGCCATAGCTACATTATCAGCATGTGGAGGAGGTGGAGGCAGTGATCCCAATAGCACCGTCCCAACGTCATCGACGGGCATGGCTGGAGCTCCAAGCTCAGCTAGTTCTCCAGCAGTAACGTCAGGTACTGGCTCCACAATCACAACTCCATCAAAACCAAGCGGCGGCTATAACGGCACAGCATCAGGTGGCTCAAGCACAGGTTCCGGCACGAGCACACCATCATCTACCACTTCAGTAACTGCCGGTTCAACTTCGACGCCAGCACAAACACCGTTGAATATGAATTGCTCAGTTGCTGGTACAGGCGCTCCCACGTCGAGTACACTAGTCACAGCCGATACACCAAGCTCTGACAAGACGCGTCTGTATCCACTCAATACTGCATTCACGATCAATTTGTCAGCTGCACCATCAGCCGCTGATACGCTGAATTGGTCAGTATTCGACACAGTTGGTAATGCGGTTGCAACGGGTTCTGTTCCAGTCGTTGCAGGTGGTAACTCAGTCAGCCTGAGCTGCAAGTCATCACTCGCTGGCTACTTCGCAGTCACTGCTTCACTATCAAAAGCTGGCGGTCAAGTGTTGCAAGCAGGCACACGCCCAAATGGTTTTGCCACATTTGGCGTGATCCCGAATATGTCGGGAGTGCTTGATACCCCCGTGTTCAGCAACTTCGAGCAGCATCGCTTCGGCATGCAGGGGTTCAACGACAATGGCCCCATGTTGGCTGCTCTCGGTATCAAGTCAACGATTGATGATCGTCAGCAGTCAGTGACTGAACCAAACGGCCCGAACACGTTCAATCCATCAACCTATCCGCTCGATCAGTTCTACACGTCTGGCGACGTGATGCGTATTGTGCGTCTCGATGGTATTCCAGCTTGGGCAAGTCCAACAGGTGCAGTTTCGTACGGCACACTTCCATCTGATCTGAATCAATATCAGAACTATATGGCACGTGTCGGGACAAATACGGAAGCAATTCGCAGCTCATACTTCAAGACTCAGGCGAACAATTATTACCAAGTCACATGGGAGCCTGATGTTCAGTGGAAGAGCAGCGACGCTGACTTCGTGACTCTGTACAAAACTGCGTATGCTGGTTTACATTCGACTGATCCTCATGCAGTTGTGATGGGCCCAACTGATGCATTGATCGGCACCACGTTGACACACTTGCAAAAGCTGGCACCACTTGGCTTTGCGCAATACATTGACGGAGTTGCAACACACGGCTACTATGATGCTGGCACGTCGCCATCTCACCCACCTGAGCGTCGTTCAACTGATAGTGATCCAGCAGTAGTCGCAAGTTCGTTGCCGAATACTGTTGCTGCCTTGAAGGCTCAAATGTCATCAATGAAACCAGGAATGAAACTGTTCCAAACAGAAGTTGGTATCAGTTATGACCTCGGTACTTCGTACGGTCCAAACTACCCAACACCTAACGTTCTGTTTGCTCAGGCCGCGGTAGTTGCGAGAACACACATCATTCTTCTTGGTGAGGGTGTTGACCAGACTTACGTGTTCTATGGTCCAGATTACAACGGTGAAGTTGGTTATGGTACGTTCTTCGACTTGTCCAATCCACAAGGTTCGTTCGGGACAACAAACATCAGTCCAAAGCCGGCAGCTATGGCAGTGTCAGCAATGACGCACGTGCTTGATGGAACGAAGACGCTTGGTCCAGTTAAGGGTATTCCTACTGGAGTGTATGGCTTTGCATTCCAGCAGCTTGGTGGCAACAAAGTTATCACAGCGCTGTGGACACATGCTAACTCAGTATGGGATGCAAGTGTTGGTTTCAGCACCACGTACCAAGTTCCATACACACTCACAGTTGACAGCCCAGGCACAAGTGGCACCGTACAGGTTGTTGACATGATGGGTAATGCAACAGCTATGCCATATTCTGACGGTAAGATCAAACTCAACCTGACTGAGGCTCCGGTCTACGTTGTCTCGAACAATCCATCGGTATCGGCAGCTAACGCAACACTACCTCCACAATAACACTTGACGCCATGTTCATATGAATATACCATGTGAACATGGTAAACAATAGGAGGAAGCAAATGATTACGCCGTATCAATTCGCAATTCAGAACACAAAAGCATATCTTCGTGGTGCAGAAAATCGTCGTCTGGTGGAATCGCAGAGCCCGGATGCAATGAACACGTTCAAGGTTGCTGAAGTTCTGGCGATCGCGTTCATGAAGGATAAAAATGAGGTGCTGGCTGACCTCATCGTATAAACGGTAGTCGTCGAAAAGGGGAGCAAATGCAAGCATTTGCTCCCCTTTTCGTTAGTTCTGATAATCAATAAAACTGACCGCGGCTCTGATATGTGGCCACTTTGTCTTGTTCAAAGCGTAGCTCCGTCTTGAGCCTTTCCACTTCGTCTGTTAGCACATCAACTTCGGATTCAAGCTTGTCAAGGATAGGCTTGATGTCGTTGAAGTAGACTTGGTGCATTTCCGCGTACAAGAAATGGCGTTCATCGTCAGTCATTCCACTTGACATTTCGTCGTGCTTGTCTAGACCCCAGTCATGTCGCATAGTCAGACACATGGCCAGCACGATTGGGTTATTCATCTCAACCATTTTTCTCTTCCTTCATCTTTTCGATTTGTTTCTTTGTTTGGCGCTCGATCCATGACACATATGCAACAAAAGAGCCGACGATCAGCGCGAAGATAGCAACAATCATTTTCTTCTCAAGGTAGTAATACTTTTGACAGTGCGTCTCGATAATCTATTCCATTGGCGCCAATAATAATGACAGTCGCAACCACAACTACTGCCAACACTCCGAACGCCATACCGGTGATTTTCAAGGTTTCATTTTTCATTTACGTTCTTCTTAATCGCAATTCGATGTAAAACTACTTTCTGTAATTCAACGAGTTTGCGTTCCAGAAGCGTAATGGGAATGACGCTCCGTTGACTAAGAGCCCCTACAAGGTGATTCTCGGATCGTTTCGACACCCGCGCAGCATGCACAGAAGCCAGACGCTTGGAGGCTCTTCTGCCTGACCAGCGACGCTTTGGTTGCATTATTGCTCCAGTGGGCCGTTCTTTGCGAACTCGCCAGTACCGTAGTAGTTAGCAAGCTTCTTTAATTTCTTGGCTTTCGCCTTCGAGATACCTTCGGGCGTGACGCCAATTTTGTTGTTGACTAGAATGTCAACGATCGCAAGCACGTCGCCAATTTCTTGTTCAAGTTGTTGATACTTTGGCACCGCACCCGGTGTATCAGGATCAATATCGGTGAGACCAAAGCGTAATGCTTTGGATACGCACAGACCAACTTCCTTGCATTCTTCAGACAGAAGATGCAGGTTCATATTTATGTTGTTGAATTGTTCTAGTTCTTTTGACATGGGAAACCATGTTCCAAATAAAATGGCGGAACACTGTCCGCCATTTTACAGAACTATACCAACCCAGCCTAATTGTTTAGCGCCGGATTCGGTGCATTGTTGCCAAGCATCTGCTCACGCAGCCACGCCACAAACTCGGCGCGCGCTTCTTCGTATGTCTTCTGCTTGCCTTCGATCGCATAGCTTAGATCGTCGAACGTTTGTTGCAGTTTGACTGCCTGCTTGCGTGTCATGCCCAGCAATGCAAGCATTGTGCGATCGCCGAACGTTTCCCAAACTACACCGCGTGAATCGATGCACTTCTGGAAATTGTCCAGCTTCATCTCGGCAATCTGCTTGCGTCGTGATGCACCGATCAGATAACCGATTGGACACGAGACCTTACGGCCTTTGTACGTTCGTTCGTATTCGCCCATCACATAGAGCGATATATGCCCGTTTGCGACAGCATTGTACACCTTGATGATGGCGTCGTGATATGTGGCCGGGCACATGAAGCCGTCAATCTCGACCTTGTTAGATCTGGTGCTCACTTTCTTCCCCTTTGTCAAGTTCTGGATTAGGGTAATCAGGACGGTTCGCCAACAACGATTCGAGAAATTCGTCGTAGGCGAGACGTGCTTCTTGCGCATCGAGTCGCTCTTTTGGAAGTCCCTGCGTGCGATGCGCATCCAGCAGGTTCCAATACGAAATGAGTTCGATGATTTCGTTCATCTCCATACCGAATGCACGTTGAAGCACAACTTGCATATTCACATGAGGAGATGACGTGACGATGAACTTTTGAAACTCTTCGTCGGTAAGCATGTGGCCGACCGGTCCACGTTTGTCGACTCGACTGTTGGGACCAAGTTCAACATATTCGGGAAAGCCAAAGCTGATCTCACCGTACTTGAGTGCGTCACGCAGCTCTTGCAGACCAGCGTGGTAGCTTTTGGGGATGACTTTTGCTGTCATTTGAGCTCCCGGCATGCTGCGGTGATTGCCATCAGGATCTTCGGATCTTTTGTGTACGGAAGCAGACCTGAAAGGAAGTCGACAAACGTATCTTGCGACGCGGTGATACGACGTGCAAGATCATGAAATCCGGCCTTGAATTCTGCTTCGTCTTCTGTGCAGTATTCGCAGACGCCAGGGTCGCCCTGGATCACTTTGGTGAAGACGGGGCAGTCGGGAGCACTGTATTTGCAACCGTGTGTTGCGCAACAGTGCGTCTTATGCACGCCGTACTTAGCTTGATCCACATGAACCTCCGTTCGTTACCATACTCACATGGTAACTTCATATGAACAAAGGATCAACAGTGTTTCAGGATGAATGCTACGAGGTCAGAATCATTGGTGGGGAGCTTTTCATATCCCCATTCACCGTCATCACGCTCGCACCATACGCGAATTGGTAAGTCGGCCCAGAACGTTTTCAGTTCTTTGGTCGTGTTGATCATACCAGGCAAAGTTGGTTCAAACTTGATTAGTTCCGCACCAACGAACTGGAAACTACGTGACGAGAACAGCTTGCCATGTGTATTGTACATCTTCTTCCACAACTCAGGACACATCACACCACTCAACGCCAAACTGCACGGTTTTGACTTTGTCCTCGCCAAGGTTTGATAATGGATCATGATCGGAATATCCATTATCCACTTGTCACCTATGCGTTGAATGCTGTAGAAACGGCGATGATGCTTGAGCGATCGCATGTCGTTCTTCATGCGCTGATCTGTGTAACGATAGTCCCAGTATTTCAGCTTATTCATTTGATAGTATCAAGGCGATCGCGTCAGCGTCTTGACCAGGCAACAGGATAACTGGTTCGTTTTGATCGTTAAAGGCAACACGAGTGATCGTGAAGCCTTTCGTATTCATCCATCGTTGCGTGTACGACAACGCTTCTTTAAGCGTTGTACAGTTGAACTCGCATTGAAATTCGTTCTCCAAATAGCAGACGCGCCAGCCTGGCGTTAGATCGTCTACTTCATATCCGTCATTGGCGTCAAATTGGAGGACGTGGAGTTCTTTTTCTTTTTCTGGGTATCGTGTCATGTGTATGTCAAAACCGTTTGCAACTCTACTAGCTCGTTGCGCTCGATTTTAACACACTCATTGCCATCCTCGGGGTTCGGATAAACCACGATTTGGCGATCGATCCACGAACCTTGCAGCTCTTTCACGATCATGAACGCGTCTTTGAAGAACTCGTACGTATCAGGAATGCTGCCATTCGGGAACTCGCGTCGATTCAAGCCGACGATACCATTCGACTGCACGAACGCAGATAAACCCTCCCTACCATTTTCCATAGGGACGATCACGCTCCATTCCTTCTCGTTGACCTTGATGATGTTGTAGGTTGATTCGGGAGGGATCTGAGGGGCACCCCAGTTGAATGCCCGCAGCTTGACGAAGTGTTTCTTTTTCTTTGCCATGTCAGATCTCTGTGTGGCGGTCGCGTTATTCGTCGTATTCGTTCGTTGCTTCGAGATCGCCCGCGAGCACAATGATTTCCTTGCCCGATGTGATGCTTTCGACCAGCACTTCGGTTGCATGACCCTTGATTGCACCCAGCCTCTTCACGCGCACATCAGCGCCAGTGCGCCGGAAACGATACGTGTTGTTTGCGACGACGTCTTGCAGTTGCATGGTTGTTCTCCTTTTTGGGTTCCTGATTATACGCGTTCTGCTTGCTTGTGCAGCAGCTATTCATATGATATATGGTGCTTAGGCGCCAGTCAAGCGAAAGGCGAGACTAGTCTCGCCTTTGTTACCACTTCACTTGCTTTACTGGGTGACGCTTACACCGTAGTCAGCGTTCATGCTGTCGATCTTGCCCTGGAAAGGGATGATCCAGTTGATCCATGTACCGCCACCAGGAAACTGACTGTTGCCGACGTAGATTTGTGACGAGTTGCTGCCGACCGTCTTCTCGATGTCACTGTAACCGTACACGCTTGGACCGTATGTAAGATGCACGTTCGTCGTGTAGATAGCACCGTTGACCGTCAACACGTCCAGCGTCGTCTCGTACTGTGGATTGTACGGTAGTTGTGTTTCGCTTGCCTGGGTGAACGTGTTGTCACCAGCATTCTTGAAGATCGTCGGAATGAACGGGTTGGGATTGTTTGCGTTCCCATCGGGAGCAGTGCCGGCCAGGAACAGATCAAACTTGCCAGTGTTGTTGAAATCAATCAACTCAGTCGTATAGATCTGCGTATTCTTGCAAGCAGCGCACGTCAGGCGTGTTGTGCTCTTGGTGAACGTGCCGTCGCCGTTGTTCACCAGGAAGTAAGGCATACCTGACACAATCGGATCAACTACCACCACGTCAGCATGGCCGTTGCCGTTAAAATCAGCGGCGGAAGCACTGTGGAAGAAACCGGTGAAGGGAAGTGTCACGTTCGTGTACTGGCCGTTCGGTTGACTGAGCAGAATGTGTGGTTGTTCACCCGAGAACGGAGGAGCATCGAAGCCATGGCATGCAAAGAACACGTCAGGCTTGCCGTCACCGTTGAAGTCAGCCACAACAGCTTTGCGTGGATGCAGGCAACCGACGTTGTTGGACAGAATGTCCGACGTGTGATCGACCCACGCACCATTCACTTTCTTGTAAAAGTGAATGTGGCCGTACTTGTTGACTGTAGACGGATCTTGTGAATTGTATTCAAGGCTGTGCGTCACCATCGAATACGTACCGTCCTGGAAGAAATCGGCGAATGCAACAGCATTACCAGCGCTTACTTCGCTTGGCAGGGATTGTGGGCCAATTGCTGCGGCTGCGGTGATCTTGTTGAGGTATGACGACTTCTGCACCGGGATGGGCGTTGCCGGCGTGGGATTGCTGGGTTGCGACGGGTTGCTTGGATTCGAAGGTGTCGAGGGATTCGACGGGTTTGCGGGTGTCGAGCTGCCACCGCCCCCACCACCACACGCGGTGAGAAAAGCGGCTAAGAGTACCACCAGGTATTTTTTCATCTGACTCTCCTATAGAGTTATTAGCAACAAGATGGTAAGGTGGTACCATTGCCAAGTCAACAGAAAGGTGAACAATTACCAATCACAAAAAGAGCGAGCATATAGCTCGCTCTTTTCTTACATCAGTTGATGCTTACACACCAAGCTGATCGTAACGCGGCGTCATCAGCGCTTCGCGCATGATGTCAACCGGTGTCACAGTCGTGCCGCTCAGGATCGAGCGCAGCGTTGCCGGGCTGTAACCCGACACCAGCGCCGTACCACCCTGATCGAAGCGCACCGGAACGTTGCCTTCGCGAGCGTTCAGGTTCCACCAGATGATGTTCGGCAGTTCGTAACCAGCCGCTTGGAACAGCGTGCGAGCGGTTTCGAACAGCGTGCTGCCTGCATGCGACGCGTTGAACTCCATGTCGCTCAGCACCATCAGGTATTTCGGCATGTCAGCATGCGCAACTTGGTTGCGTTGTGCCACACGCAGAATTTCCTTGAACGCCGCTTCGAGGTTCGTGCTACCACCCCAGTGAGCGTGACGCATCTGATGCTGCTTTGCGACGATGTCGCCCTTCAGCACTTCGATCGACGGGCTCGTCGAGAACGTCAGGAACATGTCCTGGAACGGGCCCGTTTGCTTGTCTGCAATGTACAGACCAAGCGCGATTGCCATATCCATGCACGTCATGCTGTTCGAACCACCAACCGGGCACGTCATCGACGCCGACACGTCCACCATCGGGAGGATTTTGTCATCACCGAGGTAGTTCGGCAGAGCATCCCACTGCGCCTTCGATACCGCCACGTCACCGTTGTGCATGCCCTTCAGCACGTCATACGGATACACAGCAGCAGCATTGATCTTCGCTTCGCCCTTGCTCAGAGCGTCCTTGTACTTCGCGTAAGCATCAGCAGCGTTGCGGCCGAATGCCTTCTGGTAACGCGAAGCTGCCAGCGACGGGATCTTGCCGAACTCGATCGAGTTCCAGTCCTTCGCGCACATCTTCGTTTCCACGACGTTCGTCAGACCAGACAGCAGCGTGCGGTACGCACGCGGCGTCAGGCCCATGAATTCGCGCAGCTCGTTCGCCACCTTCGAGTGCTTCGACTTTTCACGCGGCATCCACTTCGCGCACAGCGCATCACCATCCTTCAGCGCACGGTCGATCAGTGCGAACGACGCATGCTTCAGACGGTCAGTCGTCAGGACGAACAGGTCATCCCAGCGGCCATACACCGGCACGAACGGCAGCAGGAGTTCTGCGTCGTTCGGGTGGTTCGCTTCCAGGAACGACAGAAGCGACTTGAACGTTTGACGTTCACCGAGACCACCACGGATGTCTCGAGCATATGCCAGGCAGCGCAGTGTCAGGCCACGGTCGGCAGCATATGCGCGTGCAAACGCACCCGTGATGTCCTTGCCGCGGCTTGCGCCGATCGAGAAGAACAGGTCCACGACTGCGTCGAGGCTGGAAATCAGTGTCGCCGCGCCATTCGCGGTTTGACCGTAAACTTCAGTTTGTTGAACAGCTTGCTTGAACGACATATGATTTCTCCTTTTTCTTGGTTAAACGGGGCTGGCCTTTTGGCACACGTTGTTGATTTCAGCCCCAACAATTTCATCTACAAAGTAGGCTCAACTCTACAGATGAGTCGCCAAACAGTCAACAAAAGAATTGCCACTTTATTGAAAATTGGTGTTCGTTGTTTTGCCCTACGAACCGTTGAACGAACATTGCAGTCTGCACTCAAAAAGAAAGCGATGCAAGTATAATTTGCATCGCTTCATAAAAATATCAGTACGCTAGTTTCGGCGACCGATATGAGGGGATTCCGTCCAACTTGTCGACGTTCACCAGGTGAATCTGCCGACCAGTGTCTCTATAAGTAAGAGTCACGTCTTGCACTACGTCATCAAGTAACGCAATGTTTCTCGCATCCGGGTACATCGCGTTTGCGAAGTTGATGAAGCCTTGCTGCTTTCCACGTGTGTTGATGTAATCAGTGACACCCTGCCCAACTGATCGTGGATCAAACCAGCGATCACCAGTGAACTTGGTGTCGATCTTCATCATTTCAAGCACAGATGGCCATGTTGTTATGCTTATGCCGAACGCATCTGCGAGGCCAACTTTGATCTCTTTCTCGAAGATTTCTTTGTCCGCATCGTTGTAGATGGCGAAACTAAAAATGCCGACCTCGGTGATCTGGTGCTCTTTCAACCAGTCACGCACTTTCTGAACATTGGTGAAGTAACGATCGTGCCAACTGACGATCACTGTTTCTTCCAAATCCAGAAAGACTTTGTCGTACATTCATTCCTCTTTGAAAGTGATTTCGACGAATGCTTCTCGAATACGGTAGCGCCGTGCATCACCACAAGCATCACGCATCCGTTCCAGTTTTGTTTCTGCTTGTGCCAGCGTCCAGTAAGGACCACCGACAACTTTATTCAGATCACGACCAACTGTATCAACAATGAAATACGCGTCAACGTTCATGAGACCTTACTCTTTGCGTGCAGTACGGCAAGATTATGTGTCTAAGCCACCAACTTGTAAAGCAAAATCTGCAACAAAAATACTTGTTCAGCAAAGTTTGCTTGTTCGCTGCATCCCGTCTCATCGTTCAATGAAGAACGGTTGCCATATTCGCAATACTACACGAAGACTGGCAACCGTCAAGCAAAAAATGGCAAGCTTACTTGAACGTAACCTTGAAACACACCTTGTTGCGAACCGTGTCGATGGCGTTACCCAGGAAGGAATCGCTGAGTGGTTCACCACCGCCAATTCTGGCGTTGTACTTGCGAATGCGACGTTCGGTCTTCCAAGTTTGCAGTTTGACACCGACGAAGCCGACGATCAGCATGATGTAAAAGATTATTGCAACGACTGCTGGCCCTTCTGCTCTTGGTATCGTTGCGTGTGTTCGCGAAGCGACCCATACCTTGTAGAAGTAATACAACATGTCACCAGTGCAGAACAACGCCGCTCCAAGGAGAGCGATAACGCACGACAAGCGTAACATGCCCTTCATGACTTCTTTCATGTAAGAGCAGAAACTCTTCTCGTCATCTTTCCATGCGTCACCGAACTCAGTCGCCAACCAATAATGCCAGCTGTTCTTTTTCAGTGTGATCGTTTTCATTCTTCTTCTCCTCGTCTGTCTGCAAATACCGCGTCAGGTGAAAGCTCAGGTTCGTCATCAATGAGCTTCTGCAGGGTTTCTGCATATTCCATCAATGCGGTTGCCGATACTTTTGTGACCATGTGTTGTCCGCCAAATCGAACGCCGACAATATGCCCTTCAATTGTAATTGTCCATGAATGAACAATCAATGCCAGTTTGCTCAGTTCGGCAAAGTCATCTGGCTTCATCATCTCAGCCCACACCTTTGATGACGAAGATTTGCTGCGTGTAATCAACTGGTAGTGATAGAAAACTGATGTGCGAACAAGGTGGTTTAGACTGTGCTCAAAGCAGTGATTCGTGATGTTGGAAGCGTCTGACTGCGTAATATACGCTTGCCAGTATCTCTTCAACTCGACGATCGACTGCTCGAGATTACGTTTTGATTGGCCCATGCTTCTTGTCCAGTGCCGCGAACAGCTTTTGTTCAGGGCTTGCGTGTCCTGCCAGGAATTCGTCGTACAGCTTGCGCAGCGATTCGGGCATCTGCTTGGACAAACCAGCATCGAAGGCATCGATTAGTTCGCGATTGCCCTTGTTGCTGGTCATTGCCCAGCTGACAAACATCTTCATGTTTCCGTTATTAGAGGCCATGTTCTAGGTGATCGAATTGTTCTTGCAGTTGTTCGACGAATGTCGCCAGCTCTTGTATCGTAAGTTTTAACCTGCTCGTGTTCATAGAAACGCTTCCACCTGAACACGATACAAAGCCAGGAAAAACTTGCGACATGAAAAACTGCGAACCTTCACGTGACCGGCGAGTGATATAGTCCCACTCACCAGGCTTCTCAATCAAGTACAGATACAGTGAACTGGTGGAGTCCTTGTTCAGAGTGTCGATCATCCACACTGCATGATCGATGCTTTCACGTATGGCCGCATCTAAACGCTGACAATCTCGTGGTGACAGTTCGTCTCGTTCTCCAAGCTCCTTCAGTACTTTGAGGGCTATGGACGGACTAAACAGTATCTTCATCGTCGTCCTCGTCGTCACGCGACAGCTCTTCTTTGCGGTTGTGAGCGGCGATGACGGCGTCAAGCTCCGTCCGCCCGAAACCGACAATGTGTTCACCGATAGCGTTGCACCACAGGATCGCTTTGTATTTCTTCTCGTCGACCTCACGCCATTCGTAATCGACCTCAGCACACGATGACGTGAGCCTGGCTGCTAGATCGATCGTCATACCTTCTCTACTATACATGAATGCTCCAGTTGCTTTATCGTTCATATGGTAAGTTCATATGAACGATAAAGCAAGAGCACGGATACCCGTGCTCTAAAGTAGTTTGTACCTGCTTTACTGTACTGCGAATGTTTTCGAATTGTAATTGTGCTGCATCACTTTTTCTTTGCCGTGCTTGACGAGTGATGTGAGTATGTTGCTCAGATCGGTGACAGTCCCACTTACTGGAATCGTATGCGGTGCGTTGTTTTTCACTTGATCCCATTGTGGATGGCTGACAAAGCGGGTCATCACGATGCCGACGTCATGCGATTTAGCTAGACTGATCAAGTTATCGCGATTGTGATCTGCTTCAATAAACGTAAGGTTCAGTTCATTTCCAAAGCGCTGTCGGATCGTAGTGCGCTGGCTGCCTATCAAGCCGAATATGAGGACCTTTGATCGCATCTTCCGGCGCACGTCTTCTGGTGTGACGATCTGTAGACGTCCGCGTTCACCACGTGTCACTTGTACTTGCTCGATCATTGATGCCATCTTCGTGGCGAACATTTCTTTCGCCATCGTTTCAAGCTGCGGGCCTATTTGCTCAGTGAAGAAACGTTGAGACCAGATGCTCGTCAGTTGATCTAACGGCATACTGTACAGGTCTACTAGAGGGGTTTGAAGAGCTTCTGGCGGGGAGGACGTAACTAGTTCAAACTGCGGAACTTCTCGTTGTGTCTGGGGCTCTTGTGGAGAATCTGCCTGTTCTTCTTGTGATTTCCGGAGCTCCCGTATTTTGTCCATGTATTCGTGAATCCATGGGACGCGTGCTAATGCATCCAAGTTGTCACGCCAAAGTTCTTCAGGCAGAACTTGCTGTGCTTCGCGTACTGCTCTGATCACTGATGCTTCGGGGTACAACCTTATGTATTCAATTGCCGCTTCAGCTACTGCGAGCTTATGAACATGTTTCCAGTGAATGCGTTTTTCTTCACTCATTTGACTTCACTCCTGATTATCACGCCACGCGGTACCCACCGTGGTGGCGTGAATCAGTATATGCGCGATACTACGCAATGTCTAGCAGTAAAGTAGAAGATTCACCTTTAAAGTAGCACTAATCTTGCCTATACAAATGATAATAATTAGGAGCCCAACCATGAGCGGGGCCGTAAAACATCCAAGCACGATTGGTATCATGTGCGCAGTGTCGCGTCGCTTGGCTAATGATCCCCTTCTGATTCATTCGCGCAAATGACTGCTTGATCTGATCAACACGAATGTTTAGGCGAACTGCCAACTCTTCTGCGCAGAAACGATTGTTGCCAAGTTCAGATACCACTGCATGAACTGTTTCAAGGACTAGCGAATCTAGTCGATCATTCGACCCTCGGTATCGTTTGAATTTTCGCTTTACACTTTGGCGCTTCTTTGAGTTACCAAAACGATTTACTTCATTCGTTACAAAAGATTGTTGTTTTGTTGGATCAGCCGCCTTACTCATCCAAATAACACGTTCATATCGTTCCATTTGATATATGGTTATTATTATTGTCTAAGCCTGGTGGGTCGCATTTCACGTTATAATGCCAAATATTATATCGTACCAATTTGCGATACAAAGCTACGTTTATCGTTTTTATTATTTCTACCGCTTCTTTAAACAGATTAGAAGGCACAATAGTATATCCATCAGGCAACGTAAAGCCATCTATCGTTCTAAGTTTTGGCGAATGCAAACAGTTCCACGCTTCTGCTGCTTCTTCTTTTGAAGCATACAATCGTTCATTGCTCAAACCACATTGTGTACATTTGAAGCGATAATTACGGCGGTGTCGGGGATCAATAGAACGTACCACGCCTCTCCCGTTGCAAAGGCAACATGGTAGCAGCTCTTCCGCTTTCATCTGTAACCTCTAATTATGTCACTGCGGTGATGGTCTCTCCCGATTTTAAGCATTCACATTGTTCAAGTATGCTCTTCATCATGAGAGGCTGATTTCTCTTGCGCCCCCGTTTTCCATCTAGAGAACCTGTTGGCGAACATACGGAGTTCTGATATTTGTGCGTCTAACTCGCGTATGAATCCGGACCATGCTCCCCAACGCGCCGACAGCTCCTTTCTCGAAGCGGCCTTTTCTTGTACTCTAGCACGCAGATTTGTTATTACGCGATTTAATACGTCGTCTCCGTCGTTAAACCTAACATTTGTGCTACAAATCGCAGCTTCCGGCGTATCATAATAGCCTTGTAAAACGTTTGCTCTAGGAAGCAAGCCAAGCGTAGCTGTACATTGCGTACATGAAATGCAATATTTTCTATTGGTGGGGACCAAGATCAGCTTAAGGCTTCCACCACAATACGCGCACGGTTTCAGTTGCGAATCATATTCACTTAACATCAACACTCCTCAAATCACCTTCAATTATAGCTGAAGATGATTTGCCGTGCTGCTGGCACGATGAGCCACAATTGTGGCTCACAGGTGAATTCACTATAGGTTATGCGGTTACTTTCTTCTTGCCAGTCACTACCAATGCAAGACCAAGCATCGCGGGGAATGTGAACGCAATCAGTGGAATTAAGTACATGTCGCCTCCTGCTTTCTTATGGTAGCCACATGGTATGTTCAAGTGGCTACCAAATCAAGCACTATCGCTTCACTGGCTTGGGAAAGCGATTGACTGGCAGAGGTTTCCAGTAGATGTCACGCTTTTCGTTGGTGCTGGGGTCGGAAAGGTATGTGCGTCCGTTTAGATACGTCGCGTAGGGTTTTGAACGAGGGTTGTCATCGAGGAAATAGAAATTCCCTGTATGAACGCATGGCTGCCCGTATAACCCGTTATTGTCGTTTGCGTCAAACCAGATCACCGGAATTGACGCATTGTCCAAATGTTCGAGCCGGTCGGGGTGATGTTCCCAAATCGACAACCAACCACCTTCGATCATCTCGAGCACTTCATCGGCTATTCGCTCGTAACCATCATCGTCACCAGTCCTGCCGATATTGCGCTCGATCACTTCGATGATGGTGTTCTTGTCAATCAGGGCCATTGCGCCTCCTTGTTACGTGACTTCCTGGTTTTGCTGTTTGCGTCTAGCTTTGCCAAGCTCACGAACGGCCAGCAGAGTGCGGTCGCAGAAGCCAGGCGGGTATTTGGTGAGTGAGCCAACTTCTGAACATAGGATGACTTCCTTTTCATTATTCGCATTCACGAAGATGAATTGAATATCATCGTGTTCCAATTCGCCACGCACTACGCGGACGCGAAGCTCATTGATCAGCAGTTCACTGCCAACACGGATAACAGTGTCCATGCCCAGCAGCGTCTTGCGATCCTTGGTGATGGCAACGTAGGCGTCCACATGTTCCGTCAGAACACCATCTGGACAAACCTCGCCTTCGATAGGATCATAATGAATATAAAGCATCGGAACCCTCGGTTGTTGACCTTGTTCAAATGGTAACTTCACATGAAGCAAATATCAAGACAAGCTACCATTCATTAATGCTTTTTGTCCGGCAATCCATGCGTTTTGCCACATGATCCACTCTTCTTGTACCGGCTCCCATTCGTAGTCCGGCCCAACACGATCGAGCAAATGTGGTCGTCGTTGTCGATAAATGCGCTGAAAGTGTTCGAATTCATTGCGCATGACTTCGAAAGTTCTTTCAGGTGTCAACATAAGCTCCCTCAGCAGAAACCAATAATAATAACACCACGTAGATGAACCTACGTGGTGTCTGCTGAGATCAGGTAGCAGCTTATTCTTCGATCGCCTTCTTGTGCGATATCAGCTCAAACGCGAGTTCACCCCAGGCAGCGCCCATGTCTTGTTCGATGATGTTGCGGAACGGATTTGTACTCCGCGACGGACTACGAGCCGCACGCATAGCTTCGTCTTGCGTGACTTCGCAGAGTGCGTTGAACTTATACATATCGTCGTATTGCGTACACTTGCCTGCTTCGAGCAGCTTCAGCAGTCTTGCGGCCGCGATGCCTTGTGCAATAGTACGCGACGTGCTTTCAGCCCAGCCCAGCGCATACAGCGGATCGGCCAGAAACGATTCCGCAAATTTGGCCTTCGCATCGTCGCCAGTCTTGACTTTATCTTGCAGCTTGCGCGTGATCGCCTTCAATGCTTCCGTTGCCGTGCTTGCCATGTTTGTTTCTCCATTGTCGTCTACCATGTTCCTATTGTGCATTCATATGGCTACTACGTCAAGCAATTTTCATATGGCATGAAAGCCACCGAAGTGGCTTTCAATTGTGAAAGTGCTCGCTTAGACGAACTGGCTCATCGCATCTGCTGCGCGATCAAGCGCGTCCACTGCGTCTTGCATGGAGTCGGTAGCTTGTTCCATGCTGCTGACGAGGCTGTCCAATTCGTCGTGCAGTTCGCGCAGTTCGTCGCGAAGCTTGTCCATCTCCGCCATCTTCGCAGCAATCTTGGCACGTGCTTGGCCGATGATATCACCCGGCAACGGGGTGGGTTGCGTTTCTTCTTCGGCACCAGCATACACCTTGATGGTGTCACCCTTGTTCTCGCTCATATCACCTCCTCACCAGTCAGATTTCATGGGAAATGCTTTGTCAAGCAGACCGTATAATACGTAAAGCGGCTCGCTATCGGTTGCGCCGAAGTCGCTCCACGTTTTCATAACCACTTGCGTTGCTTTGCGAACTTGACTGCGCGCAAGCGTGCGAGCGTCTTCGTCAAGTGCGATGTCGGGTGTGTAATACGTGCGAAGTGCATCTGAGAACGCTTGAGCGATCTTACCAGCTGCTTCTTCTGCACCTTCCATGCTGGTGAAAAGCTGCCAGTCAGATGCGGTGGTCGGAATGCCTTTGAGAATCGATGCCATCGTCATTGCTCCTGTGTTGTCTACCATGTTCAAATGATACGTTCATCTGAACATGGTTGCAAGTGTTTTAACGACGGATTTGAACGTTGTCTGCTGACCCTTCTTCACGCGTATTCCAGACGATACACGTTCCGAAGACCTTCGGGATGGGCAAACGCAGAATTGCGTTACCGTAATTGGGGCCGCCCTGTTCTTCGGCGAGCTTTATGGAATAACGAGTCGCTTCCAGCTTGCGCTCAACTGACTTGCGAGAAACTGAGCCTTCGGGCCAACGGTTAGCTTCAGCTTCGACCTTGTTGAGAGCTTGATTCAGCGCTCGGATATGCTTGCGAACTTTCGGCGTCAGATTTGCCATTTCTTCTTCTCCTTGCGTTCTTATCATGTTTCAAATGATAAGTTCACTTGGTGAAGAAGTCAAGCAGATGATTTGCGGTATTTGTATCCCCAGCAGAATGCCCAGGGTCCAACGATCAGTCGCCAGAAAGATTCACCTTCACTACCGACCACATGATTCAGACTGAATACATGGTACAGTCGAGTACGATAGCCATCACGTTTGTTGTGTTTGGTGTCATACCAGCAGCGTTGACGCAGGTTTTTACCACGCGTAGCTCGTACGAAGATCATCGCAGTCCCTTTGCCAAAGCTAGACGGGAAATAGGCCGATCACGAACTGGCGACTCAAAGCGTTGCCAGCCACTGATCACAATTCGAGCATCTTTCCGCACATGATTGGGCAAGTCTGCAATCATCTTCTCGATGATTTCGAGATCCTTGCTGCCAGAAATATTGCCACCGTAGAAGACTTCCAGGCGACCATGACCGGACGCGTTATCTGCGTGCCACGTATATGAAACGAAGTATTTGTTGCGCATAGCTTTTGTTATGAGTAACCCCGATTGCCATTATACGGCAAATCGGTCAGCGCAACAACAGAACTGGCTACTTAATGGCATCCATTCATGCTCGTAATGCTCTTGAACGAGTTGAGGATCGGTGCCAGTTTGCTTCGCGATAAAGTCACGAAGCTTCGCCAAATGCGCTTGGTTACGCACACGCAACGGTGAATTGACAGGAAGTTGAAGAAGAATACGATATGATTCCTGTGCGAGAGCAAGCACTTCATCCATATGAATCTCCGTTATTTTCATAATACATAGTACGTTCATATGAAACAGAAATCAAGCTACAGACCGTTTAGATGACGCTTTAGATCATCCAGATTGTCGAACAGTTCACCTTTGTGCCTGCTACTGCTTGGTCGGTATTGATACTTTTCGCCAAGCTTGATGATGTTGCCGACCATGTTGTTACCCAAGTAGACTTCAACACGTCCTGCATGGATCTCTTTGAAGGTGAAAATGCTATCGTCATCGTCGATCATTCCGCTCTCCTAGAGCATCTTTGTCACCACTTTCACATTGGGCATGCGATCGTAAAACGGTTGACACTTGATGCAATACTTGCAGCCAGGCGCTGCTTCACGTCTAGCTTCTGGGATAGGGTCGCCACAGTCGTGGCATACTTTTGATGATTCACCTTTGTGAATCATCATGCGGGCTAGGGCGATCGCGTTGTCGACGATCGCTTGCGCATTTTCTTGTTCTTCGTCCGGCCTACCGTAACCGCTCATGTGATAATTCCAAAAATGAACGCCACATTATACAATGTGACGTCCTTTGTTGCAGGAAGATTACAAAGCAGAGTTCATCAGGTAACTTACAACACGGGCAAAGCTTCGTGTTCACGCCAGAACAAAGCCTGCGGGGTATCGTGCTTGTTTGTGCTAGGATTCAGCTTGAACTGATACAGGCCCAGCCCACCGTTTTGAAAGTGTGCCGGCGTCTTGTCCGTACCGTACACGAAGTATCCGCTGTGGTGTCGATTCTTTTCGACGTCGGGGTCTGTCATGTCACACCATACCACGATCTTCGACATCTTCGGATTCTTGTCGTTCGCCGGTGGAAGCTGCTCGTGAATCGAAATCCAGCCATTCAAACTACTCATACACCTCCTTATCTGTTTTTGCCTTGCATTTCAGCCGAAACGATAGCTCGAGCGTTTCTGGTGCTATCAACCGTGTTCCAGTAACGATCCTTGCAGCTACGCTTGCCAGGATGCGTTTTCTGATTGTTACAGAAAATTTTGTGATACGTGGTCTTCTTATGCATCTTGCGGCAGTTAGGACAGGCGATCATGTCACCAACTTTTGCTGCCTTCGCAATATCATACAGATCACGCTTCTCTTGATACGACTTTTGACGATCAGCTTCACGCTGTTCATCGGAGACAAAGCCGACATGGCGATTGCGTTGATGCACTCCACGCATCGCTTGTGCAGCTTCTTCCTTCGCCCGGAACGGGAAGATAACAAAGCCACCGTCAGGAGTTTCGGCAAAGTCTTCGTCTGTGAGGATCGAGTCCAAGTACTCAGCTTCCGTGCCGTCATCATTCCAATCGTGACTCATCATCTTCTCCGTCGTTCGTATGTGTGTTATGATACTTTCACTTGGCTACAAGTCAAGCGAAACGTTTCATTTCAACATAAGTGCTTCGAAGTGGTCGAACGGCATGACTGTAGTACGTGAGCGAACACTTGGGTCTGTTATATCTTGTTTGAATCGTTCAACAGATGCTTGATCGGTCTCTTCTGCATAACCCACGGCCAGAAATACCACCTTCTCTATAAGCGGTATGCAAGCATTGGTTGGAGGCCTAGCGTAAAGATCACTTACCACGTAGATGTGATCGTAATTGAAATAACTCTCGGGCTCGAGACCTTGCAAACCAAGCAATGCTTGATTCAAGTCTGAACCGCCTCGCCCCAACGTGCTGAGCATCTCGGCTTTGAGCCCTTGGGCCGAACGCGGATTGCACCGTATTTCAGTATCGAAGCACGCAATATCAGCATTCATCACGTATGCAAGCTTGATGGTGCGCTCGATCAGTTCCATCGGTGTGCTACCCGAAACATCCAAGTAAACGAGATCCATTCTGTTCCTCCCAAAGTTGAAGGCTGGTTCTAATCAGGACCAGCCTTGCTTTTAGCCGTACTGCTTGAGTGCTGCGAGCTGTTCGGGCGTCAGAAGCTTCTTTGCTTCCTCCGCAAGGGCACGCTGACGCTTCTTTTCGTCAGCTTCTTGCTGTAGACGGCTGAAGCGCTCGACTACAGCATCGACTTGCCACTGTTCGGATTCAACGGACAGAACGTCGCGCTCGAGATTTGCATCGCGCCAGTCTTCCATATCTGCCGCACGCTGGCGACCGAACGTGAACACAACCCCCGGCAGGCCAGCTTCGCTACGCATGTAGGCGTAGGATTCGGGCAGGCTTGCATATACATCGCACATGACGTCCATACCCTTGTTCTCGAGTTCCTTGCACTGAACCATCAGGCCGAACAAGAGTGCCGGCATTTCTGCACGGCGCGCCGCCTTCGCTTCTGCTTCGCGACGCTCACGTTCAGCACGGTCCGCTTCGCGATCGGCTGCGGTTTTGCGACCCTTGCGAGGTTCGCCCGTCAGCGTTTCCAGCGGAGTTGCGGTCGTTACATGCTTGCGTTCAACTGCTTTCATCTTGTTCTCCTTTGTTCATCTACCATGTTCAAATGATAAGTTCATATGAACATGATTGCAAGCGTTATTTGTAGCAGTTCTCGATCTTCGCTTGGATGCTCTTGATGTACTTGTCTTGATCCTTGCTGTCAACTGTGACGTCTACCGCATTGTAGCTGCTCATCGAGCCGACAAACACATACACCGTGTCCTGATAGCGACTGAAGCCAGTCACACGGCGACCATCGACCGTGGCGCGCATCGAGACTTGGATCCAGCACGGTGGAATGGACGAAGCACTGGCGCTATCACCAAAGGACGGGTTGACTGCTGCACCCTTCGCCATAGCGTTTGCGGAAAGGACGATAGCGAGCATGGCGATGATTGTCTTCATTTAATCTCCGAAATGAACGAAAGCCATATGGTAGCACCATATGGCTCATTTACAAGCGGATATCGTTTATGCCGCTTCTTTCTGTGGTGGGGTTTGCTTTGGCTTCTTGCGGCTTATGATGAAAGTGGCATCAGGTTCATCTTTCTTGAAAATTGCCATCCAATTTTCCGCAGTTACCTGGAGGCACGTTCGACACAGCGTCCAGATGCCAGTGGTTGGGTTGTATTTCCACAACCCAGTTTCATGTTCGGTCATGAGAAATAATCCTCCGCTTGTTGCCAACTATAGACTTTCGCCCACCTGTATTCACCCTTAAACCACTCTACCGCTTCGCTTCTTGGCATAGCGATGAAGCTCAACTTCACATCATCAGCTTCCAGCGGATACACGTCATCACTACTATACAGATTGCTGACAACAAAAAGTTCAGCTGCTCGCTCTTGAAAGTATGGATCACGCACAACTGAAGCCAGCACGTTACCTATAAATGCACTAGCGGTAAAAAACCGGTCGTGATTCTTGCTGATGATTACGCGTGCAATACTTGGCAGCATAAAAGGAGTCACCATGTGCGTGTCAAAGAACGAGACTAATGAGTTGTTGCGTTCTGCAAACCACAGCGCTTTGTTTACCAAAGCCAGATTGCTCGATTCAGACGCATCAACTAACGAAAGCTTCATGTTGCGGTTCATCTCGTTCCCTGCATGAGTAAGGTGTAGATTATAGCTGCAGGCGTTTTGTTTTACACTACTTAGAAGCAACAACACACGTACCAAGCAGTTTCTGTCCGGCCTTCAGCGCAGCGACGTCATTGTGGTAGACAAAAGCAACCAGCTTCACTGCTGCGTCTTCTTCACGGATCGAGATGTCATCACTGTCACGAATGTGTGCGATAACGTCTTCTTCGGGTTGGCCATTGATGCGGCCTTCTTGAATCATGGAAACCATCTGTGCAGCGTCACCACATGTTGCAATCGGAGCAGCCACCACATTCACAGAAACTAGCGCAAGCAAGAGTGCAGCAATCTTCATCTAATCCTCATATTTGTTGTTCACCGTAAGCCAAATGATAAAATCACCTGGCTGGTGAATCAACTATTTTGTGAGGACTATTTCGACATGAGCGCCAGCGTCAGGCATTGCACGGTGCCTTTCACTTCGACAAACAGCGTGGTCGGATCACCATATTCAGATTCGAGAAATGCACAACGCTCAGTGTACGTGGTATCACCGAGCAAGTCGTGTTGTAGATGCTCACCTACAGTGAGCAAGCTTTTGTCAAGCATTGTCGTCATCATATCCCTCTTTCTTTCGTACTTCCTTGATGTGTCGGCAAAACTGCGGGCGCCGCATTTGAAAGCCCACGCATTCGCAACGCCACACATCTCCTTTGCGGGATACAGTGTACGTGTTGCCCTTACTGCCAGCAACGTCCCAGGTTTGAATGTCTTCCGCGGGGCGGGCAAGCTTGCCCGCCAGGTTGAACGCTTTGCCTGTTTCGTCCAACAGAGACACGATATGCTTGATTGCGATCACCGCATTCGGGTGATCCTGCTTGCCGGTGAACACGCGAATAGTGCCTTCAGGGTCCCATTCTGCGCTGCGTACCAACTTTCCTTCGACCACGTGATCGACGAAAGGGGGCTTGAAAAACTGCCAGCTCGTGTCTTCGCGAATCGTTACGCGGACCATCGAATTGTAAGCAGGCAGTTTCATGATGACCTCGGTTCGTTTGTGATGCTTCTATTCTACGTTCATATGGCGTAGAATCAAGCTAGAATCACTTCCGTTCCTTGCGTTCTCGGGTGAAATCAACAAGCGACATTTGACATTGATCCACCTGTCGCGCAGCTTCGCGTAGATTGCCAGTTGCGCGTTGCAAATTCAGCAACAACACATCTTCATGTGTCATGGTAGTACCAGCAGGTTGCTTGTCTTCGTACAGCAATGGATGGAAATGCAGCGGCCAACATTGAGTGCGGTTGATAAGACGGAACTGAACAGGTACGTCGCCATCGGGATCAGCTTCAAACTTGAGACTGATCAAACCGTTGATCAGTTCACTTAGTTGATCGAGGTCTTGCTGAGAACAAGGAGCCCAACCACCAGCACTTAGGTTTCGAGACTCGAGAAACGCATTTACTTTCGTATCGAATTCATCACGTGACATTTTCCACCTCCGTTTGATCGAATACAATGAGGCAATGTGAAACCGAATCACCAAACCGCGCTTTGATGATCATCTTGATCAAAGTGTCAAGGCTCTCAAATTCTATCGAATCAAGTTGCGGCCCACTTTCGGGCCGTTCGCATAGCATGTACGCTTCGAGGCAATCCTTCATGGATTCGATCTGCACATTCCGTTCAAGGAACGACGTTAGCTCCACCAAAGCGTTCACACCGCTTACATGTCTCTTCGAGAACTGGCTCGGTAGCGCGGGAGTGACGACGTAAATTTCACTCTCCTCTAGGCCACAATCACCAGCGTATCGCCAGTGAACGTCGTAATCTAAACCTTCCAAGCTTTGGAGGTCCTGTAGGACCTTTTCCGGCTTATCACCGTCCCAGTTGATTTCTTGGTTCGTTTTGAGGTTCTCGATTGCGCCGTAGACTAGATTTTCCACGTAATTCTCCGGTAAAGGTCATATTCATATGATACATTCATATGAATATGACCACAAGCCTACATCTTGTCGTACGTTGTTTCCACGTAGATGCCGAGTTCCTTCTGCTTCTCGATCGACCAGTCACGTGCTTCGTAGCACATTTCTGCGGTGAACCAAGCGAAGTGGCATTCTTCCTTCTCGATCTCGAAGAAGTTAGCAAGCGCTTGATATGCATCACTGCGGCTCATCTTGCCACTGCGCCACAGCTTTTCGAATGGATCTTTCGACAGCTTGCGAGCTTGACGCGTTTCTTCGTCAGCCAGCGTACCCAGAGGAATGTTGGTTTCCGGGTGCAAACCCACGTATGATCGGCAGTCATTGCACAGATAGACGTAGGGCCAATCACCGTACTCTTTGCCGTTGTAGACGACGCTGTTACGTTCCAGCGTGATATGTGTACCACCGCATAGATGGCACTTGGTGGGGATGGGGAGCGGATTCAATACCCGCTTCACGGCATCAGGATTGGGGCTGGCAGGCGTCCAATGGTTAGTCTGGTGGTAGTTCTTACCAGGACGTGCTTTCTTCTTCATCTGTTCTTGCCATTCGTAGAGTTTCATCCACCAACCCCTTGTAAATTATCATGTTCACATGGTACATTCAAGTGAACATGAACGCAAGCCTTACAGGTGGTCGTTTTGCGGATCGTTCAGTACCGTGTCGATCACAGGCTTGATTGCGTTGAACGTGAACGGGCGGAAAGAGAACACCGAATATGGAGCACCAGCACAGTATCGACTGCAGAAGCGTTCAACTTTGAACAGTGGTCCATTTTGGCACGTGTCAATAGTCTGCTTGATAGTCTGCTGCTTTGAATCGAAATACTTGTAGTTGATGAACAGATATGGCTTCGTGGCCAGCTCAGGGGTCGAGACTGGACTCACACACTCAACCGTGATCCAGTCCAGACCACGGCTCTGAAACGTGGTATTGTACTCGTTGCGGAATTGATCGCGAATGAATGAATTTTCACCCATGTCAACAAAACTCGGCGATGCAGGAGATTGTCCACAACCAACAAGGCTCAGTGCAGCTATTGTTATTATCGCTCGTTTCATTTAAAGGTTACAATAGATCTCCACAGTTCCTATTCGAAAGCTTCGCTTATGAAAGTGGATAGGGTTGTCGTCTTTGATGGACACCCGTTCGGTGCCATCTGCTTCTACGATGGTAAATTCTTTGCTTTCGTTTATCAATGCCAGAAAGGCATCTAGGTGGCGACTGGCAAGTTCGTTATTGGGGAAGAGGGAATTGTGCTGGACATTGGCGCGTATTATGTCATCGTGACACAGGAAGTAATACCTAGTGCCATCGTTGAACGCAATAGTGGAGAGTTGGTTGTAGAAATCCATGACCTCTGCCTGGGTTTGGTAGCTTTCTTTAATTGATTCATGAAGATCATTAGATAAAGTTAATAACCTCCATGAATTATCGTTGAATTATGGTAGCACCAATAAGAAGATAGCTACCATACAGACAGACCACAGTATGATAGCTATCAATGCTCTTAGGAAGGGTTTACTTGAGGGAGGTTCTGACATTTACGCTGGTTGCATGAACTGCAGAGCGATGTTTTTTGCTTTGTGGTACTGTTTGAGTTTGTCTTCGTAGAGGAAGACCATGTAGGCGAGTTGCCGGGTGTAATCGATGAACATTGCGGCTTCGTGTTCGATTTGTTTGATGTCATCGAGATTGGGGTGGATGTTGGTTCTGCGGAAGAGTTCGCCGGCGATGGTTGATCGCATTTCGACTTCGTAGTTGGAGGCTTGGTGTTCTTTGTTGAACTCGTTGGCCTTTGCTTTGTTGCTCAGGCTGCGGTATGCGTCTTGGATGAAGACGTCCCAACCGTCGAAGAGATCGGAGTTGGATGATTGGCGATTGAATTTGGTGGGGGTGAATTTGTATTCACCCAGGATTACTTTCATGATTGTGTTCAGCACATTCTTCATGTTATCTCCTTGTTAGATGAACGATTGCTTGCCATTGTAAATGAATGGCGATATGAATCAAGCAGTGACGTGGAGTTTGCCGATGCCGTTGTGGAGGGTTTGTTCAAGCCAATGCAAACCCAATGCCAACTGTTTGCGATAGCTTGGGCCAATGCAAGTGCGTTCGAGAGAGCTGATAACCTCGATGTTTGCCAGCCGCCCAGTACGGCGAAAGAGTTCAGTTTGCAGATGCAACGTGATACGATGCGCATAGGCTGTCATGGTCCGGTTGTTGACCTTGATCAGTTGCGTGGCGTCAGGTTGAGCGCACAACAGCGTGGCGAGCTTTTCCACGAATTGCTCCCACTCAGCATAGTTTGCTTGTTGGGCGGGTTGTGGTTGCCCGTATGCAACGTTCACGAGTGCTGTCATTGTGGTCCCCCTGTGCGATATCAAGTTAGTGCAAAACAAAAGATTTTACAACAACTAAACTTGATTATTGGTTCATTTGGCGCACCAGTCAAGCATAGAATGAACGAAGGCCCCACACTGTGGGGCCTTCGTCTTTAGCTAACCAGCTTATGCTGCGAGCTTGTATTCAACAGGCTCAAAAGCATCAGCCGTAACGCCTGCACTAGCGCGTTCGCGAGCACCGTCAAATGCGTCTACTTCGTTGCAGAAGTGTTCACCATTTTCGAACACGACGTTGTGGATGATGGGTTCACCACCCCACATCTTGCGGTCGATACTACGGATAGTACCGTCCGCTTCACGCACGTTGATGATGAAGCCTGACAGGGACTTCTTCTTGCTGTCGGTGATAGGTTCCTTCAGCAATGCAATCCAGTCGCCGTTGACGCTTGCGTCGCGGTTAAACGACATCGCCACAGCTTTTTGCGAGAACGAGAATTCGTCGCGACCAGCTTCGTGGGTCAAGCCACCGCCCATACCAAACAGGAAGCTACCGAACGACCAACCAGCGTCATCGCACGCAGCCTTGAGAATAACAGGGATGCTGTGCAGGTTGATACCGTCACCTTGCAGAACGCCGATGTATGGTACCAGTTCCTTGTAACCCAGCTTGTTGATGGTGTAACCGAAGGTGTCACCAGCCAGTTGCAGGATCTTTGGAACTTCGACTTCAGGAACACCGCTGTCAGGACGCAGAACCAGCTTTGCGCCTGCTGCGCCGCATGCTTCGATGCGAGGCTTCAGCTCAGGGCCACCGAGGAATTCGGTGATGAAACGGTATGCGTTGTAAGTGTCGATAACGACGCTAACGATCGGCAGCCCTTTCAGTGTACCGGCCTTCATGCGACGAACCTTTTCTTCCAACAGTTCGACCGCCATCACTGCTGCGCCGAAGTCGTTCTTGGTCTTCGCGTCTGAGTTGGCACACATCGTGCTGTGCTCAGTTGCGTCAACCGAACTGGTGTAGGGCTTCTTGGTGTTGTACAACTTCTTGATGTTGATGTTTGCGCGGCTGCAATCGCTGCCCGAGAACAGCATTGCGTGAGCGATTCCCGCCCATTGCGCAGCTTCATCGGAGTCAGCACCACGGTCACCAAAGTTGTGAAGTTGGTATTGCACCATAAACGGGTCAGCACCAGTCTTGACTGCATATTCCATCAGCTTTTCGTACACAGCACGGCTGATAGACGACACGGTCATGAACTTCCAGATGATACGTTGTACAACGGTTTCAACGTAGGATGGCAACCATGCAAAATCAGGATGGGTATTGACGACGGTCAAAACTGCGGTGTTCGGCAGAATGAGAGTGCCATCCGGCAGAGCTTCGATGCGCAGTGGGAGACGACCGTCAAACTCATCAACAATCTTGCGCCAGCCTGCTTCATTGATATCGTAGCCTTGCTCGCCAGCTTCGAGAACTGCTTCGTCGATCATGGCGTGGGTGATGCGAATTGTTGCCAGGAACTTCGCAAGGTACGTGACACCAGACGTCACCAGAAGCTTGCTCACACCGTTTAGCTTGCGTGGAACCACGCTCGACTGCACGTAACAAACACCAACAGGCAGTTGCTTGTAGTGACCGAACTTGTAGCTGTCTTGAGCCAGAATGAAGTTGTTGTTGAGAAGTGTTGCTGTCATGATAAAATTCCTTTATCTACGAAATGCCCCAAGTCTATCTCGGGGACTTTGGGTTAAAAGTTACTGCTGGTGCCAATTGTAAATTGTTTTTTAAATGGCACAATATCAAGGTGGCTAAATTTTACTTAGCCAATTGGCCCTTTGCCCAGAGCAGCATGTCATAGTGATCTTCGAAACACTCAACACGCTTTACTTGGTGAATCGGGCGCCAGATCGCTTGCTTTGCGTCGTCGCGACCTTTGACCTTCGGCAAACCAGGAAACGCCTTGTCGTCGAGTAGAATCAACTGTGCTGTCGTGATAACGCGGCCACGACGTGAACGCTTCTGATGAGCAAAACGCTTTTCAGTTACAATGCTACCACGCACGGCTAGTTCTGGTACCTTGATGCGTGTTTCTTCGACTAGTTCGCGGATAGCAGTGTCTACTACGTCAGCATCAGCAGGTTCCATCTTACCGTCAACCATTTCTGGTTCGGCACGCATGAATCCACCAGGCATTGCCCACAGACCCTTTCCAGGTTGTGACTTGCGCTCGATCATGAGCACATGGCCTGACTTAATCACGATAGCGTCGCCGGTCTGGAAGATCGGTGGGTACTTACTACCTGCACGGGTTGCCAGCTTGTAATTCTTGATGTAGTTGGCTTCCGCGACAATATAGTCGTAAGCTTCCGTGTGCATGAATTCTTCCAGAAAGCTGATCGTCGATTCTGGGCAGACATGCCGGAAGAAGTCTAGGTTGTTCTTCTTGCTGAAATACAGCTCTCGAATGGTAGTCGCATCCAGCACATCGAATTGCGGCGTCAGGATAGGCGTACCCCATTGCGGGAACATGTTGAGATAGAAACTTGATTCGTCCTTGTTATGGCCGATCAGCTTCGTATTGCCGTGACAATGACCCTCGACTGCATCGGCGACCCATGTCGCCCATTGCGTGTTGTTATACATGCTGTTCTCGACAGACATGAAGTTCACATCGCAGTTGTATTTTTGCTTGAAATCAGCAGTGATGCGGCGACCAACCTCGATCCGTTCGTCTTGATAGAACGGATTGTCTTCGTCGCGCGGCTGATTTGCCGAACCATAAATCAGGTTCAGCGTACCGCATTGCATGGCCGCTTCGCGCATTGTGCGCTCGTGAGCATTGTGCTGTGGCTGGCCACGAAGAATGAAGTTGATTGTGTCGACGCGTTCTGACGCAGGTGTGATGATGTTCATCGTCATAATTCCTATGAGAAAAAGGCGATAAGCGGTCTATCCGCAAATCGGTGAAACTTGAATTGTAAAACTGTGTAGGAGAACAACTAAAGATGCATTACAGCGTGATGTCCATGGTTCCCATGAACTCTAGCAGCTTGAATCTTCTCTCACCGTACTTCTATTTATAAACGCACTTAATGAAACTGTCAAAATTAGATTTCAACTTCATAACCTAATTCTGACCAAGGCTTAATGTCGCTCAGCTTGTCTTCAAGCGTCCAGTATTCCTTGATCGAAACAGTCTCACCTTGGTTTGTCACCGTTCGTGTCCGCTCATAAATGTGATCGAGCCAAACAGTTCGGTCACGATACTTGATCGGAGTGAACGCGAAGACTTCCTTCCATTCAGTAAGTCTTGTTCGTTGCTGCCTTCTCTGGCGAATGCGGCCGGGTAAGATGTCTTCGAAGATGACCTCCTATTGCTTAGTTGCCAGTCTAACTTAAAACCTGCTAAGATAGTCCATCAAGGTGGTATATTCCCACTCAACCGGGTGAGTAATCGACTCTACACGATAATCGGCATATTCCCATGTGACCTTCAACAACACTTGGCGTCGATACACTTTGGTGAGCCAATACCGCGTACCATTTATAACCACCGGCTTCCAAGCAAACCACTCTTTCCAAGGAGTGGTTATCTGCTCATATGGTATAGCATCCATTGCTGCTTTCCATCGTTGCTGATATTCACGCTTGATCAAGGAACAGTTGGTGCGTTGAGAGCGCGAGCTTCCTTGTCATCGCCAACAATACGTAGTGCCATCTGTTCAATGTCACGGATCTTTGACATCGTAGGCCAGTCAGAAGCCCAGAACGTTACTTCTTGGGTAACGCAATTAGTACCACCGCTACCTGAGCCGCAGTGAATCGACGAACCAGAAAAATAGTTAGAGAGCAACGTTGTGCGATTCTGATTCTTGTTTGCTGGCGGCGTAAATTTGATTTCTAGCTGTGCATGCCAACCTGGATATCCTCTCGGGGCACCTGGTTTGTCACCACCCCAGTTAGTCACACCACCAATTGGACACCCGTGTGAGTTTGAACGATGTTGACTATATCTCAGCAAACTTAGGGTGATCTCAGCAGGGCGACGCCATTCGTCATAATTGAATTGTTTCTTGTTTGTGACCCAATCATGATCGTGAGCATTTCGACAGAAATATTCCCAGTTGTCGAACAAGAACTGCTTGAACTCGTCGAAATTGGTGATTTGCTCACGCATGTTCGTGAACCACGCAGTGCGTGCTGCTCTGATCTTGGCTGCTCGCTTTTGCTCTAACGAGGCGGCAGCCAGCACACGGAGATGGTTGAGGTATTCATCCGTGTGTTCAAACAGCAAACCCGTTCGGGGGCATTTCCAAGCTTGAATGATTGGCATATTAGGAGATGAAATCAGGTAGTTGTTTGGAGTCGTCAGGGCACATGAGCTTCATTACCTGCATTTGATCCCACGAGTTAGCGAGTTGCGGCCAGTCTTTCTCGAGAACGAAGAACTGCATGAACACTTGCTCTTCGCCAGGATAGAATTCATGCACACTGCGCGACGCGGCCTGCACCCTGAAGCCTGTGCCCTTGAAGTAGGTGCTGGGTTCAAACCAATACGTCTTCTTCAATGTTTTTTCTTTCTCACCGTGCCATCGACGATGGTATGAATTCCGCGTTTTGAGGTCGTCGTGCCGAAGAATAAAGTTGGTGTTACACAGCCAGCCTTTGTAAGCTTCGCCGTTGAAGCGATATTGGCCGTGACTATAGCTGATTTTTATATGCGTGTCATCATCACGCCATGCACCTAGAGTAATGATGGGGCAACGTTCGGGGTCGAAGTCGCCCTGCTGGTCGGGGGAGTTGCGCCACGCGTTCAAGCAATAGTCGGACCAGTTTGCCATGACAAACCTACCGAGCTCGTCCATCGACTCGATGCGTGCTTGCGCCTTTTCGAATACTGTCTTCTTCGACATAACTCCCTCAAGGATTCTAAGTTATGCCAATTCTAACGCCGTTTGGCTAGTTTTGCAAGCTCAAGTGAACTTACCACCCAAGTCGAGTGGTGTTGATGCGACCAACGGTTGGTTGTAGGTCTGGAACAGTTTCACCCAGTTGACAAATTCGGTGAGCTGCATCTTACGTGATGCATCCGTCACGAAATGCGGCTGGTAGAGGCCTAGGGCTTTCATCTTCTCGGTGCAAGCGTAGGTATCGATCATGTCACCAGTAAGTGCTTCTGACATCATCACGTTGGCTTTCTTGCCAATGATGCTTTCCAGTTCATTCAAGAACTGTTGCGTCGAAATGGGGTTGCCGGAACCGATGTTAATCACCTGAGACATAGGCTCAGAGCTGAGGTTCAATGAGCCACTAAACCTAAGACGCGCCAACAGCTTTTCGACTGCAAACGTGACAGTTGATATGTGCGTAAAGTCGCGCGTGTTCTGTCCGAAATTGTAAAGCTGAATCGGCTCATCGTTCAAGATCGAGTTTACGAACTTGTAAGGGGCCATATCCAAACGTCCATAGTCGCCAAACACAGTGAAAAATCGAAGCCCGATTGTTCGCATTGGATAATTGGCCGAATATGAGTGTGCAACCAGCTCATTCGACCGTTTGGATGCGGCGTAAAAGTTCAGCGGTTTATTGACGTCAGCATCTTCCTTCATCGGAAGCGAAGCATCAGCGCCGTAAACACTGCTTGAAGATGCGTAGATGAATTCACGAACATTGCTACGGGCCGCAAACTCAATAACGTTGGAGAATGCCAACATGTTTGATGTGGCATATTTGTGAGGACGAGTGATTGACGGTTGAACTCCTGTTGCAGCAGCAAGATGAATCACTGCATCAAAGTTCTCATAAGAGAACAAACGTTCAACGTCTGCATGATTAGACAGATCACAGTTGTCATAACGCAGAGCAGGATTAGGTGTGCGATATGTGGCCAGCCGTTTGACACGCATTGACTTCAGCATGTCAAGTTGATTGGTGGTGTAGATATCACCCAAGTAGTCGCATGCGACTACGTTGTAATAGGTCGACAGACGTAGTGCAATGTGATGGCCAATAAAACCAGCCGCGCCAGTAACGAGTATTTTTCTAATCATAAGCATACTATACGGCAGTATGCTTGTTACTGCAATTTAAAGGGTCGCTAGAGGGTCACTTAGAACGATATGCCCGTCAGCACGCTTCATAATGTTGTCAGGATGCACATCAAACTTATGCGTGCCCTTGTTTATGCCGATAAGCTTCAGAGCAGCAACTAATTCTGGGTTTTCAGCAACCAAACTTCTTGCAAGCTTCTTGATCTGATCAGGTGTATAGCGACTCAAGTAGGTGTCACGTCCATTGATCCACTTGCAGCAGATTGTCATCCAGGCTACAATTTGTTTGTACAACTTAGTTTTGTGGAATGACTCTGGGATGTCTTTCAATCGTTCGACTTCTGCAACATAGAAGCCGTCATGCACTGTGAGAGTCTTGATATGAGGGATGTACGGGTTGGAGACGCCTTCGCACGCTTTAGCGTATGTCAGCCAACCATCGCTGGCTGCACCGATCTTAATGACGTCGCCTTGTTCTTTTGCGAGCACAATTGCAGCAGCACCGCGTCCGATGATTGAATAACCATCTTGCTGTAGCTGTTGAACGGTCGCTTTCACGCTGGGTTGGGAGAGGTCGCAGGCTTTCATAAACCATATTTATGAAAGCCAAGTGATTACGATCGTTCGTCGATTGCTTCGGAAAGCTTGAAATGAATCTCGATCATACCACCATAAGTGTTGACAAAATAGTCTTCACTTAGGTGTGTGGTGAACAATCCTTTGAGCTTGTTGAGCGACCAACCAAGTGGTTCATCGTCAAGAACAACAACCGCAGCGCGTTCCGGGTATTCATTGTATTCGACTTTGGTTGGTGTCAGTCCAACGTGGGTAAATGCGGCCAGGATATTCTTCTTGGCTGCATTTTCGCGTGCTTCTTCTTTGTCAAACTCATCAATCTGAGCATCCAGATCAGCATCAACAGTTGCGTCTTCTGTGACACCGGCGAGTTTGCGTAGCCGACTTAGTGAATGTGGCATGTTAATCTCCTTTTGGCATGCCATTTTACACTAATGAATATTCCCGCGCGAATAAAACCGTATCGCGTAACCATACTTGACGCTTTCAAAGATGATTAGTCAAGCAGCAATGCAAGCGTTACACCTACTTACATTTTAAAAGCGTGGTATAAATACATCTTCTCCGCCACTAAATATTCATGAGGGCTTGGCTGTCCTCATTTGAATAGGAGAAAACAACATGGCAGACATCACAACAAACGTTCAAAACGTTGCTGATCAAGCTACAGCAGTAGTGGACCAGGCTGCAGACGCAGCTAAGACAGCAGTTGCAGAAGTTGCACAAGCTGTCACAAACACAGCACCAGCAGTTCAACAAGTCGTAACAGAAGTCAAGGCAGACGTTGCGCAAGTTGCAGCTGACGTGCAACCAGTAATTGAAACAGTTAAGGCTCAAGGCTTTTTCGCAAAGATCATTGCCAAGATCCTGTCACTGTTCAAGGTTCTGTAATCACTGTTAAATCATTTAGACCCAAATGATGATTGGGGGCCAATTGGCCCCCATTCCTTTATGAGTAGACTGTTTGCAACAGCCAAATCATTTTGTTGTCAATGTCAGTTAGTCTGCGCATCAACTCATAATCTTCATACGCTTTATCGATAGCTTGTTTCAAGCTTTCAACTTGCGCACGTTCCATCCCTTCGCATTTATTATCATATGCTTCACCTAGTTCAAACTGAAGCTTCAGCAATGTCTTTGCCAAACCAAAGAAGTATTCGTTGTCAATCCAAATACCAAAACCAGCTTTTCGAATAGTCTCAAGCTGTTCTTGATTGTCAATCAAGACAGTGATCCAATATTTTGATGCATTAAACCAGCTTTTGACTGGGCGATAACCAATCATTTTTGGAATAGCACGTTCAAGCAAGGCGAAGTTCTGTTCTTCTTCTGTCATTTGTCGAGGCCATGACATCGGTTGAACATTGACTATGCTCTGAGCTATAAGGTTTGGAACCACCTTACGAATCATCGGTAGCATAACCTTCATGTTATCCTGGCTCATGAGCCACTCCGACGAATTGCTTCTTGGCGTTCTGTTTCATCCTCTGCATACGCATCAGCGAAAGCATGCATGAAACATTGCAGCTGATGCACGGACAAATACTGACGCATCGTGCGAACGAATTCTTCTGACATCTTTTGATCGAGAGCGATGTCATCAAGCTCTTCGACTTTACTCAACCATGCACCAAATTCCGCCATATCGGTGTCGCCATGGTCGACGTGTAGTGTGAAACGTGTCTGGTGGTGCGGATACACATTGAGCGTATCCAGGGGGCGCCATGATGTGTTTGGAACTTGGAGTTCTTTTAGTTCTTTTCTTACCGAGTTATCCATCGAGTTCTCTTTAGAATGATTGCCCTGTTGTCAGTGGCAACCAGTCTTCGGATCATCTCGTATTGCTCGAATTTCTCTTCCCGGATTGCCATCAGCTTTTTCATTGTACGTCTACTAGCCATGAAAAACAATTTATACCAAGGCTTGTCGACTGTTTCTTTGCGAATAGCCAAATCCGAATCAAGCGCTTCTTTCATTGCTTCACGCAATGTTTCGCTCTCTTCGAGAATCTTGAATTCGGGTCTGCATCCGAATGAGGATCTGAAAAACTCTACTGCGGATGAACCAGGCCCTTCAGTTTCAAGGGCCGTGATATACATCCGCAGCGAGGCATTATCAGACAGGATCGGTACCTTCGCCACCTTGCTTGTCGTCCTTGCTTTCTTCTTTTTGTTCGTCGCTTGCTTCGTACTTGCGTGCCAGCACGTTGTCGATGTTGACTGTGCCGTCTGCATTGTGCGTCACACGAATGTCGGTCACCGTGGCAACGTCATCCACGATTTCTTTGGGCTTGCGAGCCGAGAAGCTGCCGTCACCGGTGATCTGACCGTCCTTCTTCAGTTGGTCGATCATGTCCTTCATCTTCTTGTCAGCTTCCTTTTGCTCATCCGTACGGCGGTCCCAACGATCGTTGCCTTCCGTGAGGTTTTCGAGCTCTTCGATCGTGCGCGTCTCGCTCACGTCGTAGTAGTCAGGTGCGTCGAAGTCGACCATCGCATCATGGCGGTCCCACGCAGCTTGGGGTAGGAGGATCGTGATGCCGTGTTTGGCGATGAATGCGTCACGTTGGGCCACGTCTTTGTGCGTGAACACGTAGATATCATGTCGGACCCGTTCGAATTCTGCTGTGAACTTGTCCATGAATTCCGTTTCGCGGCGGTCGATGAACGTGTCGTCATCTGCAGCCAAACCTTCGTACCACTTGATGAGGAGAGGGGTGTTGCCGTGGCTGGCCGTCACAACGGTCATATCTGAACCGCTGAGGTATCCGTAAAGCATTGATTGCTCCTGTGTTGACTAGTTTGCCTATTATAGTTTGGCTTACGAATTAGTCAACAGCACATAGCAGCCATTTTGCCCATTAAAGAAGTTTTGTATGTTGAGGTGGTATGTACCAGGTGAAACCTTCAGGCTGTAAACTGGCACCTCAGGATCAGTACCCACGGCGTCACCAGTGTGAAGGCATATTTGGTAGAGTTTGTAACGACGGGCAGCCCAGCTTGAAATCATGTCGTTGTTCCAGACAAGACTTTCACCGTATGGAGTGATGCTGAACCAACATCTGAGCGACCAATCTTGTACGCGGGCGGTATGAATCACATTCACCATGATGTAGCTGTTCTCAGCTAAGGTGAATGGAATAGCAGCAACACGCATGGCTTCGATATTCAGATAGCCATCATCTTCTGGGTTTATGATGTCCCAGATCTGTTCAGGTTTTGTTGGATCGAAGTTAACGTCTTGTGTCATAGTTGAAATGGTGAAAGCCCGCACATATTTATGCGGGCTTTCAGTTACTGCTGGGGAGCTTACTCCCGAGGTTTCATGAAAGTGTGTCCACCTATTACAGCGATACGTTTAAACCTATTTGCCCAGGATGGATGAACCGTCCTTTGCGCATAGAAATTCAAAGCGCCTGGTACAACTGGATCAACTAGATTCTTCTGCACAATGTAAGCAGCGAGAACGCTGTCATACCACTGTTTGTAGATTTCTGGTCTAATATCACCGTTGCTATCACGCAATGGAATTTTACCAAGGTTTTGACAAACCCAACTAAACTGACATATGCCTGATGTCTTTTGACGGACGATAGCGCATAATGTACCGGCATACTTGCCGCTGTCTAACCTATTTTTCACAACTTCTGTTACTGCCACTTTGTTCTGCAAACTTTCCGCTCGCGCTTCAAAGAATGCATTTTGTGCCAGACAGTACATTGTAGGGTCCGTTTCCTTCAAGTTCAAAACATAAGTTTCACTTAGGGACACGGTTGCCCGAACGTTGTCGACTTGCTGTTGCGGAGTCAGTGACGCTTGTGGTTGCAACGTCTCCTGCTGAACTGGCGATGACACTGGTGGTATCATTGCTAGTTCAGCTTTCGAGTTATTAGGTCCAGCTTCAACATTAGGAGCCACAATAACTGCAACGGCCAAGAACGACAACATTGATAAGAAATGCTTCAACTTAATCAATGCTCTCACCTCTCTTCCGAAAAAGATAACGGGTCTGACACCGAAGTGATGGCAGACCCGATACATTTATTTATAGGATGTCACTGATGAGTAAAACCACCTTATAAGTGGATCACTCGATAGGTCAATCCCTATATCGTCAGCGAAGGACTTAAAGCATTAATGCAAAACCATGTCGCTCAGCAATGGCGTCCAATTCACTGGTCCATCTTTCAATGGGAATCACGTCATGAACGTCTTGCAGTTCAACTAGTAAGTTGACCACTGATTCATCATCGACATTCACGCCAGATTGTATAAGCGCATCAGCGAGACATTGTTCGCTTGAACGCTTGATGTGACCTCGGGAACGAGGAAATAACAAACACACTCCCGTTCCTTCAATCTGTTGCTGATAGTGCTCTTCGGCGATCAAGCAACCAATTGCACATTTGTGGCCCCAAGGGCCGTAAAACAGAGGACGATCGTTGTCATCAGTTGAACGCCAATTTTGGGTCAATAGATGATTACGAACCTTTTGGTAAATTTCTTGCTTCGACAACACGTAAGACCTCAATACAGAGTGATAACGTCTGTATTTAAGCCATACTCACGTGCGATTGAAGTGAATCGTTCCTTCCATTCCCACTGACCGAAAATGTCATGAACGTTCTGCAGCTTGCTGAGGAAGCTGGGGATTTCCGGGTCGTCAATATTAACACAAGCGGCACGAAGTGCGCTCTCCAACGCCGCGATACCGATGTCCATCGACTGTGGAATGCCCTGCTTGTCTGTGCGACAAATGTATCGCACTGGGATTCCTTCCATGCGTGTGGTGTAGTATTCGTCACCGACCAAATTACCGATCGGACAACATCCACCACCATGACCACGATATGCACCGCCACCGCCCTTGAGAAGACCTGCCTTCGCTTGGGTGAACAGGTGATGTACTGCTTTGTCAAACAATTCTTGCTTCGTCAGGTACTTCATTTACGGCCTCACTGCCAGAAAATGGAGCGTCCACCAGGAATCGAACCTAGGATCCCAAGTTTAGAAGACTCGTATTCTTTCCATTGAACTATGGACGCCTATGTCTGTGCATTACTGCACTGCCATTGCATTCTAGCAATATGGCAACTGAAAGCAATTATTATTTGCCAGTTATAGAACTGAGGATTGATCTGCGGCTATCTACTTTGCCGTTGGTGCGGAGGGTTGGTGGGATACCACCTTTGTCTACAACGTTGCCAAACTTCTTGGCTTGCTTTGGTGTCTCGTCAACACCCACGTCACAAGTGGTGTTAATGCCTGGCACAATAGTACCGAGTTCGTCAAGACGTGTGCGGAATGGTGCGAAGTCATTAATGTTCATGTTTCTATTTATAAGATGAACATCAATGGCTGGCACGATGCCAGGGAAGGCCCCTGGCATCCGTCTAATTCAGCTTAGAACAGCTTATGGTAAGCTCCTGAGTGTGGCTCAGAGCCTGCGATGTAATGCGAACGGAGGACGCTTGGCAGCTCGCCAGAAAAGCCTGTGGGTCTTTTGGAGCTTCCGTGATTTTCACGTCATTTCGGATCAAATTCCATGCAGCGGCTATAAGCCCGCTATCCACGTTCACAGCAATCCACACAACGAAAAAGAAAGCCAGTAGCTGCGGCAATCCCATTCGCTTGAACAGGTCACGATCATCTATCGCCCATACTGTGCCGATAGTACCAGCAGAGATGACTAGCGATACTCCAGTCGTACATGCAATAAACTCAATGAACGGTGTCATGTGACTGTTTGCATGTGATGATGAACGTTTGCATGTCGTTCTGTTGAGTGACTTGATACCGCATGGACGGGAAGTCGCAGTTACGCATGAACGCCGACGCAGAGTTGTTCACTGTTTGATAGTTATTCGCGCCAGCTTCACATCCGGTAAGCGACGTGATCAGCACAAGCAGGATCATGCAAACAAAGATAGGCATAAGCTGCTTGATCGTTGCTTTGAATGATGGATTGAGCGCCATATTAGTGAATAGTTGGAGGAGTATCGCTGTAGTAAAGCTCGTTCATCGCTTCGATGATCGCAGGGTCCGTGACTGTGACTGCTTTGTAATTGCCTTGCGCATCAACGCTCAAGAACACATCACCATTTTCACCTGCTTCTTCGAAGGCTTTGATGTATTCAGGGTCTTGCATTGCAGCCAGCACACGTTCTTTGATGAGTGCAATCTCGTCTTCGGTGTAACCACCGCGTGAGAGAATGTCTTCAATGTGTCCGTCTACGTCGAAAGACATGTCCGTCTCGTAATCGTTGTTATCGTCGTCAAACATTAGGTGGTACCTTTAAAGTTGCATTATCACTATAACGATTGGCAACCTCGAATGCAACATGTATTTGCCACATATGGCAAAAGCACCATTGCGGTGCTTTGTTTTGGATCCTCAGCGCATTTCAAGCTGCGCTGAGGACACTCCATCCCATGCCAATGAACAGTGCTTGAAGTATTCAATAGCAATCGCGCCAGATCAGTAACGCGATGCCAAATGTTACACATACTTACTGTACATTACAAATAGATTATCACATTTAAGTGGTAATTGTTTCGATGACTTCGTCAAACTCACCGATGTCAGGTGCTTCAAATTGCTTGAACATGTTTGACAATACGTATGCAGGGATAACCTTACCTTGCGACAGTCGGTCTTCGTTCTGGGTGCGTGCCTTGACCAGGTCTTGTGGCAAGTTGAATACAACTGCACGCTTCTTATAGCTCTTAGGAATACGAGCCAACTTCTTCGCACGAGACTTGATAGTCAAGTTAGTTTGATCCCAGATAATGTTCTGTTTGTGTGCGATCGCGGCAGCCAAACGGATATCGAACTCGCTCTCGACTTCCGAATACTTGAAGTGATTGAACGCTTCAGTATAGTTGAGACCCATTGCTTGGCCCCACTCAACGAAGATAGCGTCTGTGCTGAGCACAACATATGCGCGATCAGTCTTCTCAAGATAGTTCTTGATCCAAGTACTCTTGCCCGAACCCGCCGGTCCGATCATCATGATCATATCGTTAAACATCGAACAGATAGTCCTTTATTATTTGAATTGGTTGATCTGCTAGTAACACTTCAAAGTGATTAAATGGGACTGCTACATATTCCGGCGCATCCCACGCCGTTTGACTCTTGATGGTCACTGCTCCATCATTTGCTTCAGTAAACATTGGGTTACCACCCTCAGTGGTAACCATACTCAGCGTAGGACAACCGAGAGGTGAATTGCGTAATGAAGTCAGCAATGGACTGTTAGTGCTGATTGTTTCAAACATCGCATGTGGGTTGAACCATTTAATAAGTTCCGCCGCCTTATTGCCACCAAAGGGAGTGCCCATTGTGACTACACGATCAACTAGGTTAGTCTTTTGTGCGATCAAGGATGCGATGGCACCACCCAAGCTATGAGCGACAATGCTCACATGTTCGCCACGTGCTTTAAGCCGTTTTACTTCTGCGTCAATGACTAAAGAGATGTTCTCGCTTACGCTGTATGACAGGAACTCAGCCTTATGTGGTGGCAAGTTCTCTTGAATACGTTTGAACGTGGCAGGTGTCGAAAAGGCACCATGCACATAGAGAATTGTTTTCATAGATTTCCTCCGTTTCATTATTTACAGCTCGTTCGGAGGGTTAAAAGTTAGTCTTAAACTTCTCACCAGTCTTGGTGCTTGTCACTTCAACTTGTGGGAGGTACCAGTTCTCAATCTTGTCTTCGTCTATCTTGATGATCTGCGGATCGTTTTCAGCGTTGTTATAGTCTTTGCGAACTACCGAGAAAGCACCTGTCAGGAATGCTTCCTTGTCAATCTCAACACCGTAAATGCGTGTGTCATTCTTATCGTTCGGATATGTGAACCCGTTATGGCGACCATAGTTATGATTTTGGGCTCGCAAGCCAGCGGTGAACGCCAAATAGAACTTACTATTCACTTCAAACACATATCGCGCCGAGAACCATGAATAAGCAGAATTCAGTTCCAGAAGAGCAGAGGGTGAGCTCGGTTCCAGTGTGATGTCATGCGTGCATTCAGCAGTGCTAATGAAGCAGATATGCTTGTCATGGTATGAACGATCGTCAGTGCGGAATTTGTTTACTGCCTTTTCTGCTTCAGTAAGTGAGATCTCGGTGTCTTCAAGAATTCTAGCCACCTTTACAGTGCGAGCTTTGTCGAGAATTGGTTCATGTTCTTCGTCGCCTGACTGTGTGATAGCAACGATGTACGTCTTCTTTGGCTCCACTGCGATCTGATGCTTTTCGGTGTACGATTGGATACGATTACGAAGATGCCATATAGTATGGCCACGATCATCCTTCTGGTCGTCAAACTCACCGTCATATTCACGGAACACTTCGTAGAAGGAGCCGTAGTACGTGCCGATACGACCGTCACGTAGTTCAACCTTGTAACCCGGCTTTACCGTCTTCAAGTTGACGGATAAGCCAAAGCGTTCTGTGTTCTTCACTGCGTCCTTGTACGGATCGCTAGTGATAGGCAACAAAACATTGTCGGTTCCGTCGCGTCCCCATGCACAAGGAACCATGATTTCACCATTGATGACTGTGTTTTCACTCATAATCTCGATCACGTTTTCAACCGAGATTTCGAGTTCAAAACCACGTGGGTCTTCAATGCGAATGAGAGTTGTGCCATTACGGCCCCAACCACGGCGAGCTGAGTCTGCAATTCGGAAGCCAGATACTGGTTCGTTCTCGAAAACAACGGACTTCAGCTTGCTGCTTGACGTTGCTCGATCAATTGTTGCGATACGCTTCTTGCCAGCTGCATCTTCTCCGTAGGGAGTAAGATAGCCTAAAGGCGCACCACTTTCGGTATCACATCGGTAGAAACCAACGTATGCCTTGTCAAAGAGTTTGATTGTGAGTGAGGACATTTGTTTTCTTGTTATAAGTCCAAGTTCGTACGACTGAAACGGGCCGCTTATCGACATAGCGAAATCAACAAAGCGTAATTCGTGATCGCTTCGTCAAGTTCTGCCTGATGTTTTGCCGCGACGTCCGCTGCTGCCTGTACTTGTTCTTCTGCGATACGTTTCTTGATACGTTGAATTTCAAGCCACGCGTCCTTGACACCGTCGTTGTTGAAAATCAACTCAGCTTCAGTCGTGTCGGTATCGAGGTTTTTCCCGTTCTCACGGGCGATCTTGAGGTATTCTTTGGTCATTTCTAGTTGTTATTATTTGCCAAGCCTTGCCAGTCTACTACAGTTTCCTTTAGTGCAACACAAAGAATGGTAATGTACAATACGGCTTCAATATTTCATGGAGGTCAATGTGAGTGAACTAGAGTCAGGCGACCATCGCCTGATAGGTAAGGAACTTGACCTCTTCCACATTCAGGAAGAGGCAATCGGTAGCGTGTTTTGGCACCCCAACGGCTACACGCTGTTCCGTACCATCGAAAACTACATTCGCGAGAAGGTTCGCAAGGACGGATATCGCGAGGTGAAGACGCCCCAGATGATGGATCGCAAGCTTTGGGAAGCGTCAGGCCACTGGGCCAAGTATCGCGAGAATATGTTCGTGGTTGAACAAAATGAAGAAGTAGTCCATAGCCCAGATTGCGTTCGATACATGGATGATGGTAAGGGTGGTGACTATGCGGAGTTTTGTAATTGTGCAACCACGCCTTCATATCTGGCCATCAAGCCCATGAACTGTCCGGGGCATGTGCAGATCTTCAATCAGGGCATTACGTCATACAAAGATTTGCCAATCCGTTTGGCAGAGTTCGGTGCATGTCATCGCAACGAACCATCAGGTTCGCTACTGGGTCTTATGCGTGTTCGCGCATTCACGCAAGATGATGCACATATTTTCTGCACTGAAGATCAAATCAATGACGAAAGCGTCAAGTTCTGCAATCTGCTGTTGTCCGTCTATCGTGACTTTGGTTTCAACGACGTCAGCGTAAAGCTTTCCACGCGCCCTGCTGCTCGAGCGGGTAGTGACGAAATTTGGGACAAGGCTGAAAAGGGACTTGCTGACGCAGCTTCAGCCGCTGGTCTCACGGTTGAACTGCAACCTGGTGAGGGTGCATTCTACGGTCCGAAACTTGAATTCACATTGACCGACAAGCGAGGCCGTCAGTGGCAATGCGGAACACTTCAGCTCGATCTAGTTCTGCCTGAACGGTTGGGGGCCAGTTACGTCACCACGGAAGGAACGTCCGCACACCCAGTAATGCTGCACCGTGCGATCCTAGGCTCTGTGGAGCGTTTTATGGGGATCCTGCTTGAACACGATGAAGGCAAGCTTCCGTTCTGGCTTTGTCCTGTTCAAGTCGGTATCGTTCCTGTCAACGAAGCGCATCATCAGTATGCGAAGAACTTGATGGAACAGCTTGACAATGAAGGCGTGCGTGTTGAGATGAATTCAGATGCATCACATTTCAACAAACGTATGAAGGGCTACTTGGGCAAGCGTGTGCCAGTAGTCATCATTGTTGGTGACAAAGAGAAGAATGACTATAACGCGACACTGCGTTATCGAGATGGTACGCAAAAGACGATGGCTTTGCGTTCTGCTGTTGATACGCTGGTCAAACAAAACAGACCAGGTCGTTAAAGAAAAGGCCCGCAAATGCGGGCCTTTTTTACTTCGGATCAGCTAGTGTGTACATCACTGCTTCTGAGCTGTCTTCAAAAATCCAACAATCACCTGTTGCTTTAATTCCTGAATTACAATTGCTCATAATCCAGCACCATTGTCGGAAAGTCATATCGTTCGGCAGATTGATGTTGCGACGAACTCCCATTGGTTCACACATCTTCACCACTGATCCCGAAATGTGCGTGTGATCAGCAATACGGGGCAAACACGCTGGCACATCAAGCTTGCCTACACGTTTCTCATAGGCATCCCACCATGCTTTAACTTCTGCGTAGTGTTCTTCTGCAACCATCAGCGTTCCGCGGAAGATGACTTCATCCGGGTTTTCATACCGATACGTGGACAAAGTCCAGGGAATTGCAGTATCAGTGAGTTGTGTCCACGTTGCGACATGGAAATACATTGCACGCATATCCAAGTCACATACTGCAACCAACTTTGTTCCTACGGGGACGGGGTGAAAGACTTCGGTGAACCGATCAGTCCAGTCAGGTTCACGTCCATAAACGTTATACGGTGAAACGGCCGCTACTGGATCGTTACTATCGCTAGCCTCAGCAACACAATCGTCATCGTCATCATAACGATGTTTATTGCGTGTGGGTTTCACCAGTATTTCATCACCTAGAAACCAGTCTTTGACTGCTTTACCATAACGCTTGAATACGTTACCGCTTCGTGTTTTATTTGTTGTTTTTTTCTTTTCCATACCCAAAGAGCCCCAAAGCTGGTCTCTAAAAATCGCCAAATCATCCAGATACGATCCACCCGGAAGGGTTTTGACGTGCGATCCTCTCCCTTGATTCTGCATCAAAGACATTTAGGATTCCTTCGACAGCTTGTAAAGCACAGCGTCGCTGTCTTCGGTGAAGAGCCAGTAGTCGTTGTTAACTATGTATGCTGGTCCGCAATTTTCTACAATCCAACGCCATTCAGCATGCTGTTCATCACTAATGAAACCTGAATACAAGCCACGAGACTTCACTAGTAAGCCATCAAGGCGCATGCCATCCTTGAGTTGCGGAATTGACATGTTGATATCTGGAAAGCGTTTGCTGTAGACGTTCCACCACGTGAGGAACTGTTGCTTCAATTCTTCAGAGTTTACGAAGAATGTACCGTTATAATGACCATTCGGGTTCTTCTCGTCACCATTGTGATCGACCATAACAGTCCAGCCTTCAGTTATCCGCTCTGCAGCAATCCACACAGCCAAATGTGAAAGTAGGGGTCGCAAGTGCAACGTCACAACCGGAATCATTGTTTGACCATGCAGCGGACCAGACGGAATAGCTTTCACCCAGTCAAATTCAAGCCCACCAAATTCAGCCCAAGGGTTAGCTTTACAGTCGTTAGTGAAATTGAACTTGAATGACTTCATAGAAATCACCAGTGAATTTGACAATTCACTGTTTTCAATTTCGTCTTCATCTACACCCAAAGCCCAATCTCTGATCTTTTCGTAGGTTCGTTGCAGGACGTTGCGACGCATATTTTATTTCTCTTCGTAAATTGGCGAAAGCTTAAAAAGCACTGCGTCGGCAGCATCACCAAACACAAATGCTCGCTCAGTCACCCAGACTGGACCAGAGCAGTTCTCAATGATCCAAAACCACTGTTTAAAAATCGGGCCCCATGGTTCAGCTACACGTGCATAATTGTTGTAGTTGAAGCCACGGTGACTGATTACCGTAGCATTAATGATAGCGGCATCTGGCAAATTAGGCAACAGATCGTTGCCACTTGTTCCGAAACGCTCGTTATATTTGGCTTCCCAATCGAGGAATCGTTCCATCAATCCTTTCGATGTGTACAGCGCGCCGAAGTAATATCGTTTCCATGTAGCAGTGTCAAATGATGCTTCAATCTGAAATCCGAACTCTTCATTTGGTACACCATGAAGTGTTTGCCAAACATGCACATTGAACATGAAACGTCGTGCATCTTCTCGCGTGACAACACTCAAATTTTCTGGGTTGCGCAACAGTGTCAACGGAATATCATTTTCAAGAAGCCATTCTTTGTGGCCACCCGCAATATGTTGCGCAGGAGTAAGTTCAGCATTCTCCTTACCGTCGTCTTCCTCTTCGGCTTCTTCGGCTTCTTCAACCTCTTCTTCGTACTCGACAACAAACCAACTACCAACCCATTCGAAAATGTTTGACAGCATAGTGTCAAACGCCGCCCGCGCTTTACTCATCGTTGTTTTTCTCGGTGTGAATGTCAAGGGTCAGCTTGTACATAATCAATTCGCCCTTGTCTTTAAAGATCCAATAGTCTTCTGTGAAGAGAACTTTGTCTTCCGTGTTCTGCACAATCCATACCCAGCGATCGAACAGGTCATCAGTCACAGTTGGCATACCATACAATGAACCAAGTTTCTGATTGTGACGGATCGGATAGCCGCTGATTTCAATGCTTTCGTGAATTTGTGGTAGTTGATTGTTTTGCCACTCGTTACCTTCGTAGCGTGATGAATAGCTTTCCCACCATTCGTTGAATGCTTCGAGTGCTTTGCCTTCACGGATCAACAATGTTCCTTTGTTGACACCATGTCCCTGTTCATCCCAGATCACGCCATATTCTTTCTTCTCGGGTTTACAGCATGCCTTCCACACACTCACATGAAACATGAATGCAAAGGAATTGTCGCAAGTCATGACCGGTACAAACTTTTCACCGAGCGAAAAGAAACCACGGGGGAACTCGATAGGCAGTGCCCACTTAAAAGCTGGCACCAAGTATCCAGCATTATTTGGATACTGCGGGTTAACTGATGGCCATGTCGTGGTGGCCATTGGCGTGCCCGTGAACGTGCCGATGCTAGGTGTACCTATTGGGTACGGGATGTAAGGATTATGTATGGTCTGACTGCTGATACCACCGATGTTATTGATGTTGCCAATAATCGATTCGTAATATTCCTGCTCCATCTTCCTCAGTTCGTTCTCAAGCTCATCCTGTTGTTTTCGCTTGGAGATTTGATCGAAGAGATCGCTTATTTTACTTTTCATATGGCTTGACGCCTCCTCATTTTTATTGTATATTGGCATACAAGTAAGCACCTATCAATATTTCTGTAGGAGAATCAATGGACCAAAGCAAAACGATCGCAATCCTGCACCATTGCGTGAACGATGATCTGTTGCATCTCCGCTCGTTGTTTCAGGCGGAAGGCTTCGACATCAGGATCGTAGGCGGCGCAGTTCGCGATATCTTGTGCGGTGAGACTCCCAAGGATATCGACCTCTGCACGGACGCATACCCGGACGAAGCTATCGCAATCTACGACAAGGCTGGCTTGAAGCATGTGCCGACTGGCATCGATCACGGCACCATTTCGGTTGTGATGGACAGTGGAGTGTACGAAATCACCAGCTTGCGCTACGATACCGAAACTGATGGTCGTCATGCAAAGGTCACGTTCACGCGCCAGTGGTACGAAGACTTGGCGCGGCGCGACCTCACGATCAATGCAATGTCGATGACGTTCGACGGTGTGCTGGATGACCCGTATCAGGGCGCGCAAGACCTCGAAAATCATGTCGTGCGGTTTGTCGGTAGCCCCGAATTGCGCATTCAGGAAGACTACTTGCGCATTTTGCGTTACTTCAGGTTTGCTGGTCGTTTCGGCTACATGATGTTCCGCGAGGATCAGATCACCGCGATCAGCAAGCATGCATCAGGTCTTCGTCAAGTGTCACGCGAACGTGTGTGGCAGGAAGTCAGCAAGATGATGAAACACTTTTCGGCCAGCGCAGTATATGACGAAATGGGCAAGGCCGGTGTGTTGGCGTACTGCGATCTTCCACCGATCAGCGCAAAGAAGATGGAACGCTTGGGCAAAGCATCTACCTTCTCGCAGAATGCGGCGGCTGTGTTCGCTACGTTGTTTGACAGCCCTGATGATGCTGTATCATATGCGAAGAAGCTCAAGATCAGCACGGACGATATGAAGTTGATGAAGTTCGTCGCGCATGTCGTCAACAGCGGTACTGGTGGTGATCTGTTGACCGGGATGAAGTACGCGATCGCGATCGACAACGTTCCGTTCAACCACGTGATTGAAGCGTTGAAGGCGGTGGGTGAAGTTGTTGTTGCGTCACACTTGCAAGTCTGGAGACAGCCTAAGTTTCCAGTCAGCGGTGATGACATGATTGCTGCTGGTATGAAGCCAGGGAAGGAAATCGGTCAAGCGCTTGACAATGCCAAGCACTTGTGGTTCATGAGCGATTTTACGGCAACAAAGGACGACTTGCTCGCTCGCGTGTTGCCCAAGGAGGCATGATGGCAAAGAAGAAAGAGGTTGGGCCGCCAGTTCACAGCATTGAAATTGACTTGTCAAAGGGTGATAAGCACAGTCACCCTGACATCAAGGCAGACGGCACGCTGTACTTGTGCCGTATCGGCGGAGGATGGTTTATGGGTGCATTTGACAGCCAGTGGTTCGGCCTCAGCTTCAAAGGCTGGCTGAATCCACACGGTCTGCAATTCGACACGCCCGGAACCAACTCATCAAAGTGGGAACGGGTGATCGAACTGCATATCGATTGATCATCGTCGTCTGATGAGGAGCGCCTCGTTTGTAGGCGCTTCTTCTATTGGAATTGGCAAGCGAGGTAATGACATCAACTTGTCAATGTTGATGATGCCGTCCAAGAACAGTACGCCACGAGTATGGTTGACTGGCATACTGCCGTGATCTAAATCAACTTCATTGAGCGCGAACGCGTTATTACCAACGCTGTACGTCATCACTGTCCCATCAACGTCAACTACTGGGCAGCCGTTATCACCGGATGTGTCGGTCAATGCAAACTTGATTGCCAGATGTTTGTTAGCATCATGCTGCTCTTTCCATTGAGTGAAGTAATCTGTGTGTAATGGCAACGCCAGCCCCTCACACTGTAGGAGAATCACAGCACGCGTAAACAGGTGGTAAAGGGGAAGCAGAGGCTCGACAATACGTTGAACAGTCTCTAGAATTGGAGCAGAGAGATAACCATCATCCCATTGCCATGTTACTTGGTCGTTGAAGCGATTGACCAGACTTGAGTTGACACGCCGTCCATCTTTCGTCGCATAGCGTGTGTTGATCGAGTAGACAAAATCGACACCACTGTATTCAGTTGAAGTGAACGAACTACCCTTGATTTTGCCGTCGAGGTACAGTTGTTTGGTATGATTCACCAACTGCTGTTGATCAGCTGGTGAAATGGTGAAGTCTGGAAGGATGAAACCGTATTGCTCAGGCAGTGTGCGTGTCATGCACCTATTTAGTGGTGAGCAAACGGCGCATACCAGACGTCCCACTCATGCGTCTTGAGGTTGAAGTAGCGAAAGCCTTTTGCCAGCCACTGTTCAAAGTTCAGGAACTCTTCCTTCGCACCGTGTGCCAAATTGCGTGCATGCGCGGCAAGATAGTCGACGCGCAGGTTGTACACCGTGTCTTCGTGACCCTTCACCTTAGTGAACCTTGCTTGCCGCAAGCATTCAACCATGTCGTCATACATGACACTCGGATAGAATTCATTCACGAACATCATGAGGCGGTTGTGGATCCCATCGACGGTTTCGGTGCTAACCCAGTTGTCCTTGTGCAGGGCGAACGCCGCATTGACGACCCATTCATCATCGGTGAAGAACGATACGTCGCAGTACGGCACTTTGCTACGCTTCACATAGTTGACAGCCTCAGCAAACGCCATCATCTCGTGGAACCCGCAGAACTGCTGTGGGGCGTCTGCCGTCCCACCATGAAGCTCGACAGTCGTATCGTTGTGATGCGCGACCAAGCCCCAGGAAAGCGTCCAGCGCTTGAATGCGTTGGGCGTTTGCTGACCACTACCGTCCATGAAAACGATCATTGGTGGCCCTCCGGGCGCCCGTCGGTGTATTCGATCGTGTTACGCAGATCGAGAGCTTGCACCTTGGCGATTTCAGCCTTGCCAAACCAGATCACGAATTCACCCGGGTTGGCCGGCGAACGCTGCACTTTGACCTTCTTGCCAGCCTTGTGCATACGTCCTTCATTCTTGCCAATGTACTTGCTTTGCACATCAACCAACAGCTTTGCGGCGCGAGGAAGTTCGTAGGACATTTCATTTACTCCGTTGCGTTTACCATGTTTCATATGGTATAGTCAACATCATTGGCTGTAAAGCATTTTTCAATCAAATGAATGAAAAAGAGGCCCCGCTTGGGGGCCTTAACGTCACTCACCTTGCAAAACTTTTACAGCACGAACTCTTGCTTGTCGACGCGGATGCACTTCACGCTGTCGCACTTGTACGTGCGGATGATGACCTTGTTATCGAGACCGCCTTGCGAGTCCGGGTTGTCGCGCTCTTCGGGCATACCCGGGATATCACCATCGTACGGCTTGCCGTCAACCAGGATTTCCGACTTGCCTGCACCCAGGAAGATCACCTCGAGGTACAGTTGGCCCTTGTGCTCGATGAACGGGCTTTCCGGAATACGCGTGCCCCACTTGCGCGGTTGCAGTTCGAAGCTTGCGGGATCCTTGCCTTCCGCGATCAGGCGTCGCTCAACCATGTTTTCGTAAGCGTTCGACTTCTTGTTTTGGAACACGATGACACGGTGACCCGTCGAACGCTTTGTCACGCGACCCTGGAAGGGGTTGGCCTTGCCGCCGGTGAGCTTGACCTCGGTCAGCGTATCGAGGCCGATGAACGATGCGCCGTTGACGTTTTCGAGGATTTGCTGGAGCTTGTGTTGCATGTTTGCTTCTCCTTTGTTGTCTACCATGTGTCACATTATGAGTTCATTTGAACACACAGTCAAGCACTAAATGAACATTTATCCGATCGCAACCGGGAATTGGTGCTCACGTGCAACGACGACCAACTCAAGCAAACGCGTCAACGTCCGCTCAACGTACTCTTCACTACGGCCCATAGAGATCACACGGCATCGACCAGGTTCTTGGCTGATGAACGGGTCGAGATACAGCGGTTCTTGCTTGCTCTGCAAGTTCAACAGCGTCATGAGACGCGCGTGAATCTCGTCCAGCTTGGACATATTCCACTCACCCCACACGCTCACGTAGCCTTCTTCGTCGTAGTGTAGGAGACTTTGGTCAACTTGGCGAGCAATTGCCACTGCATTGGAATTGCTGAGATTGATCTCTACGAAGGGTTCAGCTGCCCTGATCGAGAACCATTCCGGGTCATCAATCGGCTCCGGTTGGTAACGTTCCAGAGCAGCTTGTTCCATCCAGAAATTCACGCTCATCTCGTTCTCCCGTTGTTCACCATGTATCAAATGATAAGTTCACTTGAACATGGAGTCAACAGTTACTTGACATACTTCTTCACGCGCGGAGGATACAGGGTGTTACCGCCGTTGATACGTGCGATTGCATCTTCGAGCCAGCGAATGCCATATTCAAGGCGAGGGATCGCAAACTTCATGACGTCGTCATTGTGCAGGGCGAAGAACAGATCGTTTCGGCTACCAGTACCAGGGACCGCACTTCCATCTTCGAAGCGATCGGGCTTCGTGAGAATCTCTTCGAGGTACTGCACACGGACGCCGAGACGCTCCTGCATGAGCGCGACGAACCTTTCAGGATCTACACCACCATTGACGACCATCACACCAGGCCACACGCAAACCTGGGTGAACCCTTCGTTCAGCTTGACGTTTTGTTCCTTAGCCATGTTTCCCCCTATAGCAAGATGAATGTGAAATGAGAATTCGTTTGAACTGCATCGTGCCAGCAGGCAACTGTCCCGTCGATGTTGTGCAGCGGTTCACCGCATGTTTTGAAATCACGCAACACGTCGGCAATATTGCCGACGTTAGTCAGCATGCCCGAAGCATGCAAGATAGCGGTTGCGAGCGTTTCATTGTGCAGGTCAATGAGGTCCGAATACACACGCTTCGTGACACCGCCTTTGTTTGCATTTGCGTCTTCGATCACCATCACAGCCATGACACGCTCCTTGTCGTTCACCATAGCATTATTGTGCATTCATATGAACGAGCAGTCAAGCACCAAATGAATCACGCAGTCAAAGAAAAAGCCACCAACCTTTCGATTGATGGCCCTTCTTTGTAAGGACGTTCTCAATGAAAATACAAGCTGGTAATCACACAATATCACCAGCGTATGCGTAAACCATATGTTACACGCGGTGGCTCGTTGTCGTCATATACACCAAGTCCACGGGGCACTTCCGGTGCCGACTTGTATGTGTCAACCCTGAACGACAGCGGGTGAGTTTTGAGCTTCTGCGTGACAAGTTCCCAGAACTTTGGCATCCGGAACACTTGGTATTCAAGTAGATGAATGTCTGCTGTCGGCGTGGGGTCGCCCGTCTTGCCACCCGTGTAGATGTATTCGTACTTGCCATCCTCTGCAAGCTTGCGAATTTCGAGCCCCAGTAGGTCGATGAATTTGTTGAGGCTCGCCTCAGATTGCTGAGCAAGCTCTTTGGCTTCTTGTGCGGTGATCATATTACACCTTGTTAGCTTTTTCGTATTCCTTGCAGCGACGCTTCAGTTCCGCCTTGACGAGACGTGCCCCGTCACCCCTGTAACCAGCAGCGTTGCTGAGGAAATACAGGATAACGCTATATCCGTCATCGGCCCCGAACGAGTTGTTGATCGACATCAGACTGACCATCGCGTTAAGGTAGGGTAGAGCGTGAGGATTGATTTTCTGCCAGTCCGAAAAGATGAACGAAGCGATTTGGCTGATCGTGCATTCTTTGAGACGTTCTGCGTTCATGCTCAACTCCTGTCATTTACCATGTTAAGATGGTACATTCAGATGAACATGAACACAAGCATTTAGTGGTCCGAAAATTCCACTAGATTCACTTGATGAACAATGTTATGCTTCATCGCATTGTCGCTTCGAGTGACTTGTGATGCGTCAACTTACATCTTGGTTATGCCACCTTACGATGGCATAACCTGTGATTCTTTGTTGCATTTGCAACACCTGCAACATTTGCTGCAAGTGCAACACGTGCTTACCAGCCTCGAGCGTCAGAGTACTCGTTGTACGTCGCGTCTGGTAAACTCTCGAAGAAAGCTTCCTGTGCAGTTTGCATACTACCACGAGTGATATACTGCATTGCGTCATTGGTCCATTCTTCGACTGACATGCGATACGACTGCAAATACCGTTGGTCATCGTCGGCAAAGCCGACCGCTTCAACAATAAAGTTCTGATCGTTGACATCATCCTTCACGATCGATTGCCAGTCGTACTTGACTTTGTACTTGAACATAACGCCTTCACCGATACGATCGAATAGATCGTACATGTCTAGCTCGAGAGTTACTTCTTCCATCACACAAAACCCTTGATCGTGTTGCCTGCCTTCGTCGTGATATCAATATGCATGAGATAGAAACGCTTTGCAGAGCTTTCAGGAATCTCAGTCGCGTATTCGTACTTTGTTGCCAACGATCGACCTACGTGGTCTATTTCACGAACCACCAACCCAGTTGCCTGCGTGCGAACACTGTTGTTCCACGAGTTGCCGCTGTTCGGGCTGTGGGCCCAGTAGCAGCGATCGGGATCTTGTCGATCCATCTTGAAGTTGAGATGGTGTTCTGCGTAATACTTCTTACCATCATCCGCTTCGACGAATGAACTAAACGGCTGGCGATAACCGTCATGTAACTCGACTTCCTGCTTGATCTCTGCTTCGGTAATATCCACCTCAGACAAGAGGCCAACAGTGTATCCGGACAGCACATATGCCACTACTGGTCGATAACCATGTGCCGAAAGGTCTTCACAAGCTTGACGATTCAATGCCATAGCCGAAATCACTTCATTTTCGATCTCAGCAACCGTCAACTTCTTCTCGGCCTTCTTGGTGACTTCAATCACCTTGATCGATGGACGACCAACCAAGTACGGCTTGCCATTTTTCACAACCTTGACCACGTAACGTTTTGCGCCTTCTTCGATCTTCAGCGACGAACGGCGGTATGACAGGTTCCCATCCGTGTGAAGCGCAAGCATGTTGCCCAGATAGATACCACGTTCACCAGTCACCAGTTCGACTTCGTCACCAATCGTGACTTCCTTCAACGGAATCACGGCAGCAACCTTCGTTCGCAACACTACCGAATTCTTGTACGGTTCACTGTTCGTCGGAAGCAGAATGTTCCGATTGCCATCACGACCCCACACACATTCAGCGATGATTTCGCCGTCATCGAGCAAGTTCTCGTTCATGCACATCACGAGGTTTTCGATCGTGATTTCAAGTTCGAAGCCGCGCGGATCTTCAATCCGAACGTAGCTTGCCCCGCTACCGTTCCAACCACCGCTTCGACGAATTGCACGACCGATCTTGAAGCCGATCATTGGCTTGTTGTCGAGAATGACGCTGTTGAACGTCTTAGTGCTGCCATAGCCGCGTGCCCAGTTATCGACCGTATCACGACGTTTTTGTCCTGCTTCGTCGTCGTTGTACGGAGTCATGAAGCCAAGCGGAACTTCGTCTTGCGTGCGACGGCCTTGGAAGCCAACGTAAACCTGTTCAGGGATCTTGATTGCCATGATTATCGCGTGAGAGTCAGGAGGAATGCGTAGTTTTCTTCTGCGTCTTTGAGTTCTTCTGCGAACTGTTCATCGATCTTCTTGATCGCTTCTTGTTTCGCAGTAGCAATCTTGCGCTTCAGATCTTGAATGGTTTGCCAACCTTCCTTGATTGATTCACTTGACGCGTGCAGTTCAGGTTCGGAGACGTTCGACGCATCACCGAGGCTCTTTTCACGGAGATTGGCGAGATAGTCAGTGGACATTTTTATAATTTAGGTTGTTGTAAAATTATTTTGTTGCTACCAGTTCATCATTGATGATGCTGTTATCATCTGCAACATCACCAATTGATGGTCCTGCTATGGGTCGCAGCCAATCATCAGGCGCATGGATTTCGGTGACTAGGCCGTAAAAAACGTTGTCAGATGTAAACGCTTTAATTGGCGTTGCTGCCTTACACAACCAACGATCACCATACCCATCGTCATAGTCACCGGCGAATTCAATTACTTCCAAAACACGCCCAACATTTTCTGGGGCGGTGGCCTTAATCAGATAAGCGAGGTCTCCCGCCTTTACCCTGGTGTTCATGTTGAATAGTTAAGTAGATAATATGTGACATGCAATGTAACACAAATGGCAACTTCAAATATGGCAAAAAGCCACCCTTAGGTGGCTTTCTGGTGTATTCTGGTTCAACTTAGTGTGACGGTCTTAGGTGAACCAAACTTTGCAGTCAGATCAGCAAGCGTGCTTCTGAACTTTGCGCCTGACGTATTGTACTGAGGCAAATACCAGCGACCCTTCTTGTCTTTCTTCATGCCAGCAGAGGCTGCCTGAGCGTCATCTACATTGAAGTAGTGCAGGTGTGTCATCTTGATGTCTGGCTTTGCTGGTGACGTTGCTGGTGCTTCTGGTGATGTTTTTTGATCAGCACCCTTCTTCATTGCTCGCAGGGCATCAAGTGTTGCCGCTGCTTTTTCACCATTGACATAGGATGCTTCTTTTGAATTCCACATCAGGTCAAGGACATTGTTGGTGAATCGTGGAGCAGGATCCATCGTATTCCACTTGCGATACCACAAACCCTTTTGTCCATCCCAACCCAAGCGGTTTTCATTTGCCGCCCATTTCAGGTCAATAGGAATCTTAAAGTACGTGATGCGTTCACCTTGCTTACGCATGAAGTTGGGATCATCTTCATGACCCAACTCATGTTGCAGCTCAGCGCGTTTAAATGAACGCTTTGACATACTGCCCCAGTCAGGAGCTTCAACAATATCTTTGTAACGCATTTTACTCACCTAAAATGAGTATTTATTGCAATTCCACGTTACCTTGCGATGTGATCACTTGGAAGTCCTTTTCGTTACGGGGACCTGGCAGTGATCGAGCGCCATGTGACAGCAACGGACCCATCAGGAATGCGACGATCGTCGGGAGAACGTGTCCATCCAATGTCAGGAAAACTATGATAGCAAAGAGGATGCCAAGGAATACGGCTGATTCAGTATCTTTCAACATGTTGTTATTTTAATGAATAATTACTGATCCAACAGGACCAGCAGATTAGCAAGACATCCACCAAAGATCGCAGCAAGAAATACTTGAAATGTATCAGTGGGGAAGAAAATCGCCGACAACAAACCAAACGAAGCCGCGCCCGCAGCGATGCAGGCGCATCGCATCATCTTCGAATACTTAGGTTTTTGCATTTTGTTGTGCTATGATTTCGAGTTCAAGGTGACGCAACATGTTCGCTCGAGCATCACATAGGGCGTTGTGCAGTATTTCGCCATCTGCTTTGATGAAGCGGTTCAACTCCATAGTCAATGATGGAACATTGATGCACATACCATCATTCGTCACCATAGCTTGGCAGAAATTTGCCAGATCTTCGGGCCAATCTGCAATCAGGTGGATGCTGTCAAATTGCAGCAACCAAGCATGCAACTTTCGACGGAAGAGATCAAATGGAATTGGCACTGTGTTCAGCACCGGAATTACATTTTGGGCAACCCACGGCTTTGGGTTAGGACAAGGTAGAGCCTCGTAAAATTCGGAGCCGTCTTCAGCAACCAAGGCCATTGAAATCATCTCACCCTTGAAGTTGTTGAACTCCGTGTCGATCCATATTCGCATGATTGTTATTATTATTTTAGTGGAACACAATGATACAACATTTCTCGAGCACCATAAATAAACAGATACTATTTTGAGGTCGCAATGCGATATAACGAAATCATTACAGAAGCGAACTACAAGAATAAGTTCGACTCGACAAAGATCTATCCATCTCAAGCAGAGTTTGATCGTGCCGTTGCCAAATTTGGTGTATCAGGTGCTAACAAGGAAAGCAAGCCACAAGCAGGTGGTGCAGTTTACATCCTGAATCCAACAAAGGGTGTCATTGGCTATAAGGTACCAAACAATGACTCACCGGAAGGTTATATCTGGTTTGCAGCGAAAGAACCGTTCATGCCTGCTGCAAAGGCGGCTGTACCAGCTCCTGAAGCTAAGCCAGTGAAGAGTGAACCAAAGGCTGCTCCTAAGGTTGAGAAAGCTACTGATGAACAATTGAAAGATGGTTTGCAAGACTTGTTGTCTCGTTTGGCGAACCAGAAATCAAGAAGTATGTGGGGAAACTATGACACAAACGAACCAGAGAAGGATCCATACTCTGGTGGTTTCCATGCTGGTATTCGTCATTGGGGCCACTGGCAACTTCCTGACGATGCAGACCCATCGGACGACGAATACCAGGATTATGACTGGGAAGAGTTGTCGCATGAGTCAGGACGAGCGCTTCAAGAAATTGTTCAGGACTTCAACAAGCGATACCCATCAATGGTGTTCAGTTGGAGCACTAGTGAAAAGAACTGGATTGATCTTTACGTAAAAGCCAAATAACACAAGGCCTCCAAATGGAGGCCTTTTTCATTGTTCTGTCAGTTGATTACTTCAGGTGTTCGTCAAATTCGTATGCGGTCCAGGGAGTAAACTGACCAGCCTTGACAAAGTTTGGTACTTGGACACACCACACACCGTTGTTTTCGGTGTTGCCGAAATCGCTATGCAGTTTCAGCGTCGTGTACGCACCGATCTTGGGCATGTTGGGGAAACGTGTACCGATCAGAATCGCGAATAGCTCACCACGTGCTGACGTTGGTTCTGGGCAAGCAGCCACGAACTCATCTGTCAGTTGGTCTGGGCGGATTTCCAGAGTAACGCGGAGGCCTGCATCCATCAGCTTGTTAGCTGTCTCGAATGCGCGTGGAATGTCCATATCCAGTGGATTACCAGCAGGGTCATACATGAAACCGATCAAAATGTGGTTACATTTGTAATCGAGCGTCATTTGCTTGCACTCTTCATAGTCATATTGACCTGGTGCAATCATTGTGGGTTGCAAGAAATGCTTAGTTGCTTCAATTTCCAAACCACGGAAAAAGCGGACTGGTTGTGTACGATCCATTTGAAATCCTTTGTTAAGTTAGTGAGTGTGATTTTACTGATTAATGCGTAGTTGTCAAAATATCAACGGCGTATAGTGAATATGCCGTTTCTGTTATTTGATCCAGAATTTATTCTTGTCCGTGTACCACTTTGCGGTGAGTGTCATTGGCTTATGAGCTGCTGACTTCACTGCCGTCTTGATGACCGAAATGTTAGGCTGGTTGACCTTTGGCTGTACCAAGTCCTTTGGTTGCACCAAGGCACGCAATGATTGCATGATCTCTTCATCAATGGCCTTTTGAATCTCTTCAGCCATGATATCAGACATTTCACCTTCGAGGTCTTGTCTAAATCCCAGACCTGCATCAAATGCGAGACGAAATGCAATTGCGACTTCTTCATCAAAGATATCAAAATTGTGGTAACAGCCACTCTTGTGATATTCGTAATCCGAATAGTCATTCTGGCTTTGGAACCAGTCTTTTACTTCCTGGAGAGCTTCTTTGTCTCCCTCAATCCACAGCTTCATTATGGTACTCGAACGTTAATTGCCCCGGTACTACCTGGGGGACTTAGTAGTGGTACATATGGCGCATAGAAATAACCAGCATCGACCTTCTGTTCCCCGAATGTAAAACAGTAGCCACGTTTTACGTTATCGAACGCCAGGAAGAATTCCAATGCCACGTTATCACCCAACACTGAAATGTCATACGTCCACAGCTCACCATCAGACCTATGTTTGTTCAAATCCCAACCAAACAGATACCGGCGCATTAATGTAAATGCGGCATCACGTTCAGCAAACCACGAGACAATAGCCTCGTAGTCTGCTTCTGAAATGCCTTCAATGTGAAAGCGTTCCATGTTATAGGCTGAACAGATCGTTATTTGCGATTGGAGGATTAGCGTGACGCTTCTTCGCTTCCTTCTCTGCCTTCTTTTCTGCCTTAGTCTGCTTGGTTTTTACAACCACTTCTTCACCTTCTACAGGAGCAGCTGGTGTTGCAACCGGGAACAGTGTGCGGTTTTCCAGTGCGCTAACGCCGGGACGCTCACCAGAGATCAGATCTGAGAACTTGTTGCCTTGTTTTGCAATCAGTTCGAATGGCTTTTCAGTCACGAACAGTTCTTGCACAAACTCATCGAATTCAATGAAGATGTTTGGCAAGTGCTTGTCAGCGTCAGCACTCAACATCTTGTCTGACACGTCTTCAACCGCCTTTGCTTGCATTTGAACGTTGTGTGCCATGATGTAGAAATAGCTTGCGGTATCCATGCAATAACCCTTCTCCGAAGACGGATCGGCCTGCAGAATAAAGTCACCCATCTTCAAGCGACTGCTGACTGGACTCTTGTAGTGATCTGGCGACGCCAGCCGTTCTGGAGACACACCGTTGTAAATGAACCCCTCATTGCTACCAACATATTTCTTGTGCATTGGGAATTCATTGCTGATCAGGTTCAAGTTCTTCTTGTTCACTGCCCAATCAACCACATAGTTACCGTTCACCGCGTACAAGAATGCCGATGCCGCGTCGTAACTGATCTGGCAGTTTGGATTCACGTGTTCTGTCAACGCACGATTAACTGATGTCAAATATGCGGCTGTTGTCAAGCGGGAACGGCCAAGGACGTGAATCCAGCGATCATCACCATCAAGCAAACCATCGTCACGTAGACGCACAAGCAGACGCATGGTGACTGCAGGATCACCGCCCGTTGAGCCCCCAAGTGCCCAACCTTCGAATGCACGATCGCCCCACTTCTTGGTATCGCTGAATGGTGTAACTGCATCATACCATTCATATGCTTCGTCGATACTTCGACCTTGCAACACATTCAAGAACTTTGTCTTACCTGGTGTACGGTGCTTCATGAAGAAGTTGTTGTTCCAAACCGTACCATTCAAGCAGTTGTGGAATGGATCGTTTGTTGGCAAGCAACGTGGATTCTTTTCAGGATGGACTGGCAGATTTGGGTTGAAGTTTGGATTGACTTGTGTTGGGTCATTCATCATCAACTGTGTTGGCAAACGACCAGTGTTAATCGCCCATGCTGGCCAGTCAAGAACCATGCTGTAGTCAGCAGTGTGTTCCAACCACTTCATCAATTCGATACGTTGATCAATCGCCTTCGAACCCAGGGTGTCATCCCAGTCAAATTGCAGAACGCCAGTTGCAGCCTGGAATCCACCAGAGTCACCAATCATAACCGTCTTTGTACGGTCACGACCTTGAATCATTGGTTCACGTTCGTCACTTGTAGCTGGATCCAAGTAAGCGTGACCGGCTGAATACAGTGCGAACTGGTAATAGAACTCATCCTTGTTCTTCTCGTCAAGGAAGTTTAATGGTGCAAATGGAATTGGTTGGCGGGCCCAATTCTTGGCATGCGCCAACACGTACATCTGACTAATAGATGGCGTGAAAATCGCATGTCCTTTTGGATGTTTAATCATTGTTATTATGTTCCAAGTGGAATTTTTCATTATTATAGCCACATTCCACTCTGAAACGCAAAATAAAAGAGCGGAATAGTTAATATTCCGCTCTATTTAGGCTCACTGTTTTACCAATCAGTCATATTTTGCATCAGGCGCCGATGGCTTTTTACGCGGCTTCTGGCACGCATCACCAAATGGTATATTCATTATGCTTCTTGCGAAATCGCCACCAGCGGGTGACCGTGCGATTGAGCAGCACGCAGAGTTTCCGTGACCTTAGTCTCTGCTATCTCCTTCGTGTAAACGCCGGCTACCCCCTTGCCATTGTTATGCACGTTCATGCAGATGGTATATGCTTCTTCTTCAGTCTTGTTGAAGAGCTGAACAAGAACAGCGATCACAAAATCCATGGGAGTGTAATCGTCGTTGAGCAGCAACACTTGATACATCTTCGCGAAGCGTGTGGTCGTTTTCGTTTGCGTCTGTGTGGTAGTCGACATTATCGGTACTCAGTGAAACCTTAAAATGCCAGTCTACAACAGACTGGCAACTGCATCAAGCAGATTTGGCTTTGTACTTGAACTTCAGATAATTGTTAAGAATCATCTTCATGTTCGTTGCATCAACAACACTGCCACCGTGGATGAAGTATTCCAGATCTTGGGAGAGGATGTTGTGATTCAAGTCCAGTTGCACAAGCCAGCGTGCGATTTCTGCTCCGTATGGCTCGTTCTTGCCGAGATCATAGTTGATGCTGATTGCCTTTGGGGCGCCGAGCTGCTTCATGATTGCGGCAGCGGCGGTTGTTGAACGGGCAGTTTGCCATTTCTTGCCGTCGCGTTGCGGTTCTTTTACTGGATCGATAAAAAGGTTATATGACATGGTATTACTTTATAATTTCGAGTACGGAGTTCAAACGATCATCTAGGGGACAATCGAGCGTGTGGATGTTGTCGAGCTTGTGATGCTTGGTGAATACCAGATCGAAGTGCGCTTCCAGTGCTAGGATTTCTTCTTCTGTTTGGTAGCGGGTGCCGTCTTTGAGAATCTGCGGGTTCTTGGCGTATGTTTCAGCCATCGGCAGATAGAAGACATGAGTGTATCGACGGTTGTAGATGTCTTCAAGCAGATACTCATGCATGTCATTCAGAACGAGACGTGAACGTGCGTCAGTCTTGTCAGCATACAAACATGCGTAAAAGTACGGAGTGAGAATACCTGAATCAGTCACCAGATAATCGATAGTTGATGGTGCAGCGTCTTCCCATTCCTTCTGCTTGCTGCGGGTGCGATACTGTTCCCAGATACTGCGCATTGGACCATTCTTTTGAATATCGAAACGGATCCATTCTGGAATGTGTTCGGCGTTTTTATGTTGTTTTTTCAGGGCAGTGAATACGTCAGCAGCCAACGTTGTCTTTCCCGACCCTGCATTGCCAATGAAACAAATACGGTTGGTCATAAGGTAAATCTCCTAATGCCAATTGTATAAGGCAACTTGCCATTTAGCAATAGAAAAAGGCCACATTTGTGGCCTTTTTCATTTAAGCTACCGTGGGATTACTTGATGTCAAACTTCTTGCGAGCTGACTCAGGAACGTTCTCTTGCAGCACGACAACCAGCAGACCATCGTTCAGCGAAACGCTCGTAACTTCTACATTGCTGCCAAGCTTGAAGCTTCGCTTGAAGTCACGAAAAGACAGTCCACGGAACAGGAACTCTGTGTCAGTGTCTTGTACTTGGCGATTGCCGTTGATGTGCAGATGGTCGTTTTCCACATACACTTCGATCTCATCGCGCTTGAAGCCGGCGACAGCCATTGTCAGCGCGTAGATTGGCGCATCAATAGTTTTCTCGATGTTGTATGGAGGATAGTTCGACAGGTCGATGGAATCGACAAACTGACGGAGTGGTTCGTAACCGATAGTTGAACGGAAGAGTTGATCGAAAAGATCAGGCATGATGTCTCCTTGATATAAGCGAGTTATAGTTATGTGGCACCGCTAGGGCTGCCATGCTGTAGGCCTCACCATGAGCACCTACAGCCATATTTATAACATCATACCTGACAGCTAGTCAAGCCTTACAGTCGTTGCAGATTACGGTCGTCTGCAAAACTCAGCCATTTGTCCAGTGCTGCTTGTGCTTCATCGCCTGTGATTCGACCTTCCTTTGCACACAAGTAGTCAAACAATGCTGAGTAATAATTCTCCCAGCCAATATGTGGGATGCTGCTACCAAATTCATAGCCATCACGGATGAAAGCGGACAGGGAAATCTCACGTTGAACACCATTACGGTCTTCGTTGTGAACAATTTCCTTGACCTTCTCACCTGGGAGAATGAAACCAGAAATAAAGCAATTATGTTCCAAACTCATCAACACCAATGCCGTGTCTTTTGAGTGATGATCAGCATCTGTCCCTTTGTAAACGCGAAACTTGGCGGTAATCGTGCTACCAATACTTGAAGCACTAGGACCACTAACAATTGCACGGCCGGAAGCGCCAATACGAAGATCACGAGCTTTAACGAAAGCCAACTTCAATTCGATTGCATTGCCATAGTGATCAATACAGTCATCACCGTGTTCTGCATACAAAGCAACCGAATGCGCGTATGATGCAGCCATGATGTCGTTCCATCGACGATTCCAGTCTGCTGGGCAAACCATCTTACCGTACGTTGGATGGTACATCTTCACATAATCGTAATTACGTGAGCGTTGCATGTCAGTCATGTACTTCACTTGCAGTGCTTCATGCTCGCCAATCATCTTGAGCTGTTGTGCGTTAGCCATTACTTAACCACCTTCTGGCTAATCGTTGCGTAACCAACCCAGACTTGGGCGTACTCACCCTTGTCTTCCACCAGATTCAATTTTGTTGACGCAATAATCTCATCAGCAGGCATAGCATACTTTCGCTTCATAGTAGCGATAATCTCGTGCTCGATCTTTTCATCCATCTCCATCTGAAGCTTCATGCCCCATGCTGAATCTGGTGCGAAACCTGCTGCCACCTTGTCTTCTAGACACTTGATCTTTCGTGTTTCAGCAAGCGTTGCACGTGGTTTGATGAATTCTTCCGTATCGAAGTCGAACTCAAGCATACCATCATCATTCAGTTCGGCATCAATTGGGAAAGAGCTAACTGGTTCCGGATGAGTGAGCTTGAACAGTTCTGGAGCAAAGCCAACATACGCATAGCTGTCCTTAAAGGAGATCTTGCGCGAACGCGCAGTTTGTCGTGCCAGGAATTTAATCCGATACTTGTCTTCGCTGCGTGTTACTTCGACGTGGGGTTTGTCTTTGAGATTTAACTCTTCGACCAGATTTGGACGAATGTTAATGAAGAAGGTGCGCTTGCCGCTTGAATTGTCGCGAAGGCTCGCGGTGATGATTTTTGTTGTCATAATTATTGTTCTGGTTAGATCTGTCTTCGGTTTCTGTCTCCTATGATGCTGGTGACGCGCCCTAAGCCTATACTGCCGGCTTACCATATTTGAGCTCCCTAACGACATGGTGCATAATACTGACACCACGTAAAAGGTACAAAATTATGTCAACAGGAAATATAACAAACTCAACCACTTATACAGGTCAAGTAACCAACCTACCGCATCCTCAGGGTTCCGCCGTAGGAGCAACTACTAACCATAACGGCAAGGTCTACGTAAACACCGGATCGAATTGGTATCCAGTCGCGAGTCCAACATTTACTGCGTCTGGGTCCGTAATGCTGAACTCCAATGGAAAGAGTGTCTCAGTAGATGAGATCATTGACTTCATGGATGTCATGAAGCGACGGATGTGCATCCTTCTGCCAGACTTCGAGAAGCATGAACAATATCCTTCACTACGTGAAGCTTACGAGAATTATTTGCTGATTGAGAGACTTTGTACGGGCGACGACAAAGACGCCAAATAAGAAAAGAGCGAGGAACGTTCCTCGCTCTTTCTGTATCCGGTTATTTTGCTACATTCTGGCCCGTTACTGCGGCTATGCCTGCCAAGCAAATAACGACTGCCAAATCCCCTGCGTAACTTGGGACATATCTGCGCGTATCGTGCTTCACGAAGGCTGCCAGCCAGCCATTTTGCCCCTTTTCCGTCACGTTCTTGATGCTAAGGTTGAACTGCATTTTGTGCAGTTGCTCAGTAACTCGATAAGCGATTTCAACGTCTGAGCTGTATGCTGGCACGGGTATCTTGTCGTGCTCCTTACCCATCACGTATTGTTCACCAGTGTGAGTATCGATGACCACTGCATACCCGAATACGGTACGAGCGACCAAACTGTCCAATTGTGGTCCTGCTTCCATGACTCTGTCTCCCTCTGGAACTCTCCAGTCCACTATTTACCCGGAGTCATGAGGGACAAATATCAGTAGTTCTCTCTGGGTTCTGTATCGTCCATAAAGGCGCAGCCATCGATCATAACCTCCATGAATACTCGTTGAAGTATTGGTCCATGAGGGGGAAACCAAGTAGATTGCCATCCTCCATGGAGGAGTAGAATAGTCTGTTAGAATGGCACCATAGGAAAATGATGACCTCTGCCTGGGTTTGACACAAGTATCTGATAGAGCCAGTGATACTGGCGACATACTTTGATAACCTCCATGAATAATCGTGATGAATTATTGGCAGAGAGGATGAGGGGAGATAGAGGGAACATGGGTAGTTTGATTCATAGGGAGTACATACGGGATTCTCATGGGTATCAGATTCGTATATGGGATAGGGCTCTACAATGGTTATCTGATTATTATGGTCATCGCCACTATGAGATATTCAGTGTTGATGATCAGTATAAGTTGATGCGTCCGTATGCGGAAGAGGTCAAGTGTGTATTGGGTGTTGATGAATTTGATTTAAATCGATGTTCTATTATTTGGTCGTGTTCTGAGTTTAGTTTGATAGTTTACTTTCATGGATCGGTGTTCAATATGGACTCGGTTGATGTGTTTTTTGATGTTGACGAGTTGGTGTTGGTGCAGATGATATTGGAGATATGAAAAAGAACCCACCAAGCTCTGATGAGGGAAACTTGATGGGTTAAACCAACCACAAGGAGAAAAGCAAACAGCAGAAACTTTTATTGCTGGCCCTTGCTCAGACGTTTTGCAACAAGACGATCGAATTCATCGATAACTTCATTCATTTCAGCCTGATGTTCGGGCGTTCTCATGAACGCAGTGCGACGCATGTAAGCTGCGTGAGCAGCAGCGCGTCTTTGCTGCGCGACCACTTGATTTTCCGGATGGTACGGGTGATTCGGATCATCCATCGGGTGATCATAAACTGGCGTCATCACCACATCGATAGTGCGACGTTCTTGTGTGATCTTGTGCGGAGTGTACGGCACGGGTTCCGGCTTCTTGTGTTTCGACGAGAACAGCGAACTGACTCCACGACAAACACCATACAGCGCCAGGCCAGCGAGACCACCGATGGTTGCGCCAGCGACCGGGAAACTGTGATGTCTGCTCATGTTATCTCCTTTACAGGTTGTCGAACGGGTTCTGCTTGTTCATCATATTCAATGCTGGTACATCCTGGTAGGTACCAAACATCATTGCGTTCAGATCAGCGCGGTCCAACGTTGCTGCATCGCCGATGATTTCTTCTACATCATATTGCCCTTCAAACTCCATCTCTTGCTCATTCATGATTTCCTCTGCGTGTCACAATTTATAATGGCAAGCTCAGTTGGGCTTGCCCAGCTTTCCGCCGCTCCTCACGTTTGGCTTGCTTTTGCCTAGCGACTTCAAGGAGTTGCTCGCTGTATTTACAAATTCTTACATTTCCGTGCTTGTCTGGAGCACGCCAGAATGCAAGATGACCCGCGGTAAGAAAACCCCTTTGCAGGAAGAACTCTGCGTTGCCAACTCCCGCACGTGCGTCAGCAGAGGAAAAACCGACCTTGTTGGCATACTTCGTTGTAAGCATCGTCACTTCATCGAGTGTTTGCCGGCCACGCAGAGCGACAAGTGCTCGACCTACCGCCTTCATGCCACGCGTAGATTCTTCGAGCAGCAATGCTTCGAAAGCTTCGCGGGTGAGGGGTACGTTGCTCATTTGTTACTCCGTTTTTGTTACCGTATTCATATGGTATCTTCATATGAACACGGAGTCAAGCAGTAAATGAACAACGATGAAAAAACGCCTAGAGACACCTTACCAGTACGATAAGTTGCATCTAGGCGCTTTGTAAAGCGGGATTACAGCAGATTACGCTGTCTTTCCGTCCTTCTTGACAGCTACAATCAATGCTGTTATCTGGTTGCCCTGCTCTGTGACAGGTTGTTCCATTCGAACTTCACCAAGTTCCTTGATGAATGTATCGATCACAGCATGTCCAACTTGCTTGTGAGTGATTTCACGACCACGGAAACGCATGACAACTTTCACCTTATCCCCGTCATCAAGGAATTCACGTGCCTTGCGGGCCTTGATCTTGATGTCGTTGGTATCGGTTGCAGGTCGCAACTGTACTTCCTTGAGTTCTGAAGCACTTGCTCGTTGCTTCTTGGCCAATTCCTTCTTGGCCTTGTTCTGCTCATAAACGTACTTGCCAGCATCGACAATCTTGCAAACTGGTGGATTTGCTTCCGCAATCTTTACCAGATCCAAGTTTGCTTGACGCGCCTGCCAGAGGGCGTCACGTGTACTGACAACACCCTTCTGCACGCCATTGGCGTCAATCAGACGAACGCGGGGACTAGTAATGCGTTCGTTGATCTCAATCTTAGATGTCACAAATTCTCCGTGTGATTATACCGCAGCTGATTTGCCTTCGTAAAGTACCTGCGGTTCTTTGCCTTCACGAATGGTTTCTTCTGTAATTACAACCTTGTTGGCACCAGTAGCCACAAGGTCAGGAAGCTTGAATTGAATTTCCATCAGCGCACGTTCAATCACGCCACGCAGACCGCGAGCGCCAGTTTTGCGCTTGATGGCCAGCTCAGCTACTGCTTTCAGTGCTTCTGGTGAGAACTCAAGTTCGACACCTTCCAATTTAAACATATTTGTGAACTGTTTCACAATTGCGTTCTTTGGCTCGGTCAACACACGTACCAATTGTTCGCTGCTCAGTTCTTGCAATGGTGCAATAATTGGCAAACGACCAATCAGTTCAGGAATGATACCAAAGTTCATCAAATGTGATGGTTCAACTTTACGCAGCAATTCGTTCTGATCTGCTGACACTGTCAAGTCTGCACCAAAACCAAGACCACGGTTTTTGTTCAGTGCCTTCTCAACCACCTTGTCAACGCCCACGAAAGCGCCACCAACGATGAACAGAATGTTCTTGGTGCTGATCTTTACGAGTTCTGCGTTTGGACCTTTCTTGCCAGCTGGTGACACCATGATATCGGATCCTTCGATTATCTTCAGCAATGCTTGCTGAACACCTTCGCCGGATACGTCACGTGAACCAGAAGCCGAATCCTTCTTACTCTTCTTGTCAATTTCGTCCAAGTAGATAATACCGCGCTGAGCTTTCTCAACATCGCCACCTGCATTTTGTAGCAAACGACCTACAATGCTTTCCACGTCATCACCGACATAACCGGCTTCAGTCAAGCCTGTTGCATCAGCGATAGCGAATGGAACGCTAAGGCAGCGTGCAATTGATTGAGCAATCAATGTTTTACCTGAGCCTGATGGGCCCAGGATCATGATGTTGCTCTTGTCAATTTCCACTTCGTTGATTATGGGATTGGCCAATCGCATGTAGTGATTGTGGACCGCTACTGCGATGACCATCTTCGCATAGTCCTGGCCAATAACGTATTGATCGAGGAATTCCTTGATCTTGGACGGACTTGGAATGTCGCCCAAATCTGCCGCATTGCTGTTTGCTGACTTACCGTCACCATTTACGTTCAGGATGCTGTAGCAAAGATCTACGCATTCATCACAAATATGGACGCTAGGACCAGCGATGAGCTTTTTAACTTCTTGGGCTCCTTTTGTACAAAAGGAGCAATGTAGATTTTGGTCGACGTCAGACATCAAAATTCCCTTTAAGTTTGGTAAAGGTATTTATGTAGTCCTAACGAAATGATTACTTCAACCAAGGTGTATGACCTGGCTTTTGTGGCTCATCAACTTTGGCAACTTCGTCTTTAACTTCGTCGCTTTGCTTAATGTGCTCACCAATCACGTCAATCAGCTGTTGCAAGAATTCTGGACGGCTTTCCAGAATCTCGATAACACGCTGGTTGTCGTTAGGAGCACGTTGCGTACTTGGAGTCGAATCGTTTGTACCAGCCTCTTGTTGAGCCTCTGGTGCTGTCTGTGCAGCATTATTAGTATCAACCGTAACTTCTGGTGCGATTACATCTGCTTCGCGCAATACGGCGAGAATTTCTTCGTCGCTTTCTTGTTCTTTTGCCACTTCTTCTTGTACGAACGTTGGTTCCTGCTCGTCAACAACAGGCGCAGGAGCAGTGAACACTGGCTCAATGCGTCCATGCAAATCTGCTTGAGGTTGCAGGTTGTTTTGCTGCATAACCACTACTTCTGGTTGTGCAACTTGAGAAATTGCTTCATCAGCCACTTCATCAATCTTTACTGGCATACCACGTTCGTCACCCTTGTAACCAGGCGCATATGCCATGCTAGGTGAAACCACACGCATTTCTTCATTTGTTTGAAGATCAGATGGTTTCGTGGCCAGCGCATCAAATGCAGCATTGACCTTTGCTTTTCTTTCTTCAGCCCATTCACCGAACGAGATTGTTGCGCTAATCAGCAGAATAACGGCTAGTGGGTCGAATGCAAACATAATGACAAGAATAACTAGGCGTACTGCTTTGTCTGTGTCTTGCCAACCAAACAGCTGAGCAACATATTTCACTGGGCCAAGCTTTGCTTCGACTTCAACAGTCTGTTGCTTGAGTGGAAGAATATCAGCATTCAGCTTTTGAATTTGCGCATTGTTGTCATTCATCTGTTTCTGGATGCTTGCGCGTTCCTTGCCTTGACTTGAACGAACACGCAAACTCTGTGTCGTCTTGTTGTTCGCCATCAGTGCATCAACACTGGCGTCAAGTTGTTTGAGCTGAGTGGTCAGACGATTATTGTTGTCTGTCAGCATTTGAATTTGTTGCTGCTTTGCGTTGACTTGAAGTTCAACACCAGCAAGCGGTGCAGCCTGTTCCAAGTGACCCTTTGACAAGAAGCCGTAGATACCGATGGATGTGATCAACATCAGTGCCAGAACAGCGGTTGTCAAGTATAACTTGTGAATAAGATTGACGTTCTTATTTTTCCAGTTAGCGTGTAGCCAACCAGCTGCCACAAGCTTGGATGATTCGAGCACGATCCCCATAATCATGACTGGAATTGCGGTTGCTGCGAAAAGCGCAACCAGACCAGCGACGGAGAACCATGCTGCGGTTGCTGAGATTAGTAGAGCAAAAAGTATCGTTAAGATGCCAGAAAAGAGTTTCATAATGTTGTTCTTGTGGTAGTGGTTTGTAATTATAGCGGTCTCACGACCAGCCTAAAATATTTATAGGAACACAGAACTGATGAAAATCAAAAGTGGTTAACAGAATTTTACTTTCTGTCACGAAGAAGCTTGGCACATATGGCCTCAAGCTTCGCATCGGTGAGATGGTTTTGATACACGAGTTCGTAAAACTCGCGCAGTTTGTCACGATCTATGATACCAGCCTGGAATAGATCACAGGCCAGATCATAGATGTCCTTCAGGATTGGTGTCAATTAAGCAACTACAGTTACGGTGATTTTCGACAGAGCTGTTGTCATATCAGCGGCGAGCGCACCTGCGGTGACCTGACCAATACGTTGATCGCAATAGTCGGCTGTAACGGTAACACCGTTTTGCAGGCTGTTCGTCTTTGTTGGATCGTAATAGGAAACCTGAGCATTGTATGTGGTTGCCATCACTTCAGCAACAACATATTGCACAGCGGCCGAGCCGGTCAGTACATTCCCGCTCGCATCAGTAGTTGTTACTGCTGCATCGCGTTCAAAATAAACGTCAAACGCAAAAGTGGTTGCATCAGTGTCCATAGCCGCACCAGTTGCAACAATGTTGCTGACGTATGGATTCGCCATCAATGCCATGGATTGGAGAATGAATTTCCAGCGCAAATTACCCTGAACCTTAGCCAGTGAGTGGCTCAGATCGAAGTCTGATGGTTGTGTGCCAGCAGCCAGATATTGGGCGGGAGTAGTGTTATCGACGAAGCCCAGGTTCTGTTGCTGGCTTGTGTCCACCGTGTAGGCGGCGATAGAAACGTTGTAAATGGTTGTCATGGGAAGTTAGCTCCTCTAATTTCAGTATTTATTATGTGCCACTTTTTATAAATGGATTGGTGAAACCAGTTTTCACACAAATTGACACATCAACTAAATCAATGTTACAAATACAACCCTAATTTGAGAAACAAATATGGCAAATGATAAAATCGTAAAACTCACTGAAGCCGGTCACGCTCGAGTTCGTACCGAGATGTACCTTGGCTCACGTGATCCACACACTCAAGTCGTTCTGCAGTATGAAAACGGCCAACCATATGCTGAAGAGCAAACATGGATTCCAGCCGTATTCACCGCATTCCGCGAAATCCTCGACAACTCACTGGACGAGGTAGCCGGTCACGGCCATGGTGACCGTATTGACATCACTTACGATCCAGCAACAATGGTGTTCAGTGTTGCTGATAACGGTCGTGGTATTCCAATCGACTACAACGAAGAGCACCAAGTACACGCCGCCACGCTGGCATTGAGCCATGCTCGTGCTGGTCGTAACTTCGGTGAACGTGGACAGCTTCGCGGCACCAACGGTATTGGTGCGTCTGTGGTGAACTTCTGTTCAGAATGGTTCCATTTGGATATCGAACGTGATAATCAAAGTTTCCATCAAGAGTTCTCAGAAGGGCCAACTCTCGATTCTGACCTGGTTGTTCAACCGCCAGTCATCAAGAAAAAGAACACAGCAAAGGCAACCGGTACCCGCGTATCGTTCAAGCTGTCAAGCCAAGTGTTCAAGGACATGACTCTGCCAGAATCGTTCCTGCAAGCTCGTATCTACGAAGTTGCTTTGTGTAATCCGAAGATCAAGATCTATTACAACGGCACTAAAGTAGCCGTTAAAGCAGGTCTGGAAAAGAACCTATTCCCGGGCTTGAAGCCAATCCATATCGGTGTACAGGAAGGCACGTTCACTAGTGACTTCTGGCTTGTCCCTAACTTCTTCGAAGATGGTGAACATCAACACTCACTCGTCAACTCGATTCCTGCGTTCGACGGTGGTGTCCACATGGACACATTCAAGCGTTACTTCTTCTCTGGTTTGCTTACTGCGCTGGAACGTGAAAGCAAGAAGCGCAAGCTGCAACCAAACAGGTCAGACTTGGCAGATGGTTTGCTGTTGTATAACATCACAACCATGGATGCGCCAAACTTCAACTCACAAGCTAAGACGCGTCTGAACAACGAAGAAACGTCACATCATGTCAAGAAGGCACTTGATGATCCTGACTTCTTCAAGAACATCATCAAGAAGTATGGTGACTGGATCGACGCAGTTTACCAACGTTGTGCAGAACGCACGATGAAGAAGGATGCGGCTGAAGCAAGCAAACTGGCTAAGAAGGTTCTACGCAGCAAGGTTGCGGGTTTGATGGACGCAAGTGGTAGCGATCGAAGCAAGTGTATTCTGTTCCTTGCTGAGGGTCTGTCAGCTATCAGTGGTATGGCTTCTGTGCGAGATCCAAAGATCCACGGTGGTCTTGGTCTGAAGGGTAAAGTGATGAACGTTCACGGCGCTACTATCAAGGAAGTGCTTGAAGATGGTGCTCTACAGGACATTATGAATGCGGTTGGCCTTATTCCAGGTCAGAAAGCAAAGCGTGAAAATATGCGCTTTGGTAAGATCTATGTCGCACACGACATGGATCCTGACGGTCTAAACATCGGTGCTTTGCTTACCAACTTCTTCTACACATATTGGCCTGAACTCTTCGATCCAAAGCAAGAGCCGGTTGTACATGTTTTCATGACGCCGTTCATCATTGCTGAGAAGGGCAAACAACGTCAGTACTGGTACAGTGATAACCATCACGAATTCGATCCCGAACAATACAAGGGCTGGAGTATTACTCGCGCTAAGGGTCTTGGTACGCTGACAGAAGAAGATTGGTCATATAGTCTGCAGACTCCCAAGCTTTTCCCGATGGTCGATGACGGTCAAATGGAGCAAACGCTTGACTTGATCTTCAACGGTAAACGCGCTGACGATCGAAAGAACTGGATTGGACTGTAATGGTTTAAATAGTGGTAGTTAACTATCACTATTTGAATAACGTGATCATCGTACAGAACACAATAGCTGAATTGAGCCCAAAAGCTTCCGCACAGGACGTGGGCTCTGTAGTATGCGCAGTAGTACACAATTCACCAGTCATGATGATGCGGTCTTATCAAGACACCATCATTGCGCAACGGGAACGAATCATAAAGAAGATGTTCCCATTCGTGGAATGGGCTAGTGACAATTGTGAAAGTGGTTGGTGGTTTGAATGTGACATGGAACTGAAGTGGACACGCATCAAGTTACATTTCTCATCAAACGCAGATGCCGTGAAATACAAGTTGAGTGGTCCCGATGCTGTCAGTTTTAACATGACGGTGTGATAATGGACTTGCTTGCTAACATTCACTTGTTTGAGGACAAGAACTTCAAGAACAGATTGTCATCTCGTTACTGGATTGACACTTTGCTCGATGAAATATCATCAGAAGAGTTGGCTGAAGCTTTTCACTCCACCTGTCCACATATTGTAGAAGTCAAGCATCATATGAAGATAGCTGACATATACAGTATCTGGAGTGAGCACCATGTTCACAAAGCCTGGTGTAAAGACCACACTAGTGGCTTCTGGATGGATGCAAATTTCCCTGCTCGACTAGGCATTCATCCAATGCGCATCTTCAGCTATGTGTTTGGCTTTCAAGAGATAGCTGACGCAGTAATGTTTCGACTCGCTTTTTGCTAATAATCACAAAAACAACAATAATACGATATGGCTACAAAACAAACACAACCATCAACTAGCGATTATATCAAGGACACATCACGTGAATACTCAATTTACGTGTGTGAATCACGAGCAATCCCTTCAGTAGCAGACGGTCTGAAAGATGGCCCTCGCAAAGCACTGTGGCTCATGCGCTCACGCAGCGACAAGATCAAAACGGTTTCACTTGCGGGTGAAATGATCAGTTCTGGCCTGTACGTTCACGGTGACATGTCAGCATCAGACTCAATATCAAAGCTGGCGGCACCCTTCATCAATAACATTCCTATGCTGGAAGGTATTGGTGCATTTGGTACGCGTGTTGCCCCAATCGAAGGTATTGGTGCCCCACGTTACACCTACGTCAAGCGTGCAAAGGCAGCTGATATGCTGTTGTTCCGTGACTTGGATGTTGTTCCTCTCGAAGACAACTACGATGGCTCCGTAAAGCAGCCACAACACTTCCTTCCACTCGTTCCATTAGTTCTGTTGAACGGCGTTGAAGGTATTGCCGTGGGTTGGTCAACCAACATCCTGCCTCGCAATCTGAAGAAGCTCATTGCAGCAACTCAGCAAGTGCTTGATGGCAAGGAGCCAAAAGGGCTTGAGCCACACTACGATTACCTAAACGTTAGCGTAGCAAACCTTGATACCAATATTTGGGAATTCACAGGTCAAGTTGAGATCGTCAATACCTCAACAGTGAAAATTTCCGAGCTTCCTCCAGGTATGTCACTCGACAGCTTCCGCAAGCGTTTGGTGAAGATGGAAGAGGAAGACAAAATTGTCACGTTCGTCGATGACAGCACTAAAGTCATTGATATCCGCGTAACCTTTAAACGTGGTGAGCTCAAGGGTTGGACCGAAGAAGACGTGATCAATTTCTTCAAGCTGCGCCAGAAAGAAACTGAACGTATTGTAGTCGTTGACTGGAACGGTTCAAGCATTCGTCAGTATGACAGTGCTGAAACACTAGTCAAGGAATTCGTGCAGTGGCGTTTGGGCTGGTATGTCAAGCGTTACGAGAAAATGCTTGACGACGATAGCTACGAACTTAAATACTGGCAGGGTGTGAAGGCGTGTTTTGATTCAAAGCTGCCAGAACGCCTCAGCAAGAAGACGGACAAGGCTGACATTGAAACAGACGTTAGCACAGTCACAGCAAAGATTGGTCTAGATTCTTCGCAAATCGACAAAATCGTTAGTTTACCAACCTATCGATGGGCCAAGGATTTCCTTGAGACAGTGAAAGATCATATCACACGTCTCCAAGCAAACGTCAAGGACTACAAAGCAATTCTGAAGTCCCCAGATCGCATCAAGGAAATCTACAAGTCAGAACTTGAAGAACTTAAAAAGTTGAAATGAGTTACAATTTTGTTCTCGATCATATAACTGAAGACATATTCTTCAGTTTTTCTGAATTCCCTGATAACGGGGTTCAGTACTTGAAATGGTGTTTCCCTTCATTTCATGCATGGTTGACCGAGAACGAAATTGACTACAAAGTTCACTTCGAGTACAGAGCGCCATTCTCAACTGGCGGTGAAATTCGCGCACGATTAGAAGTCGAAAGCGAACAAGACGCCGTTCTTATCCGTTTGAAATGGAGCTGACATGATTCATCGTTTTCCGCAATATGGCCACGCATTGTTGATCACTGGCGAAAACAAGCGTGAGCAAGGTAACTTCACTGAACGAGCACTTGCAGAGCTGGTATTGCATGAACGAGAATCTCATGTCATCCGTCTACGTGTTTGGAAGTGCCGTTACATTACAGTCAAGGAAACTTTGCTGTATCAGCACTTTCAAACCGAATATCCGAGCATCTACGCTGTTTACGAGAAGCAGTATGACGGATATAACTTCAACGCATTCACAGCCGAATACGTCATCATTCCTGACGTCACTGAGGCGATCCACTTCAAGCTGAAATACTTGTGCTAGATTTTGATACACTCACCGGTCTCTATGTGGCCGAAGTCCCATATCCAAAGGATTACGATCATTTCGTTGATATCTGTGAGTGGCTCAAAGACAATGCACCAGATGATTACTCATTGCCAGTTAATGTGGTAACTCGTGCTACTTTCATAGACGAAGTGTGTTACACTCATGCCAAACCTGTAGTAGAACCAAAATGGCATGTCTTCTTCGCTGACATTCATATTGCCGTTTGGTTCAAACTGACCTGGCAATAAAAATGACAACAAAGCTCCGGATCATACCAGCACCAATCACAATCTCAAATACGTTCATCTCAGCAGGTGATCAAACCATTCACATCCCGGTATCTCCGATTGGCCAATCAGCGGCCAACAACATCTCGCTCACCATCAACGGAGCAATGTATCCGTTGACTGATTACGGTAGCCATAATTACCACAACCCGTCATACTGTTTCTTCTATGACGGCCTTCAGGAATACCGAGCAGTGTACGGCGATCTCTATATTGTCGATGGTGTCAACCTCGAAACAATCAAGATCTTCAATTTCTGGGGTAACGATGACTTCCTCAAGTGGTTCGAAGACAATTGTACCAACGAAGTGTTCATTCAGAACTATGGCAGTCAACTATGGCGCTTCATCTTCCGAACGGTAGAAGAACATGATGCATTCAAAGCAAAGATTAGCAAGCAGCGTAATCACAGTTTCAAGATTGAAGTCCCTGCTGATGTAAAGGTAGACTACTTTGTTAAGGAAGTAAGCGACTGGTGCATGGCTAACTTGCAAGATAAGTTCTTTGTTCGAGGCCATGATTGGTTTACCCACAACAACGCGCACATTACTGTCGAAGTCAAGGATGAAGCAGAAGCAGTTATGACCAAGATTGTGTGGGTTGATGGAAATAAAGAAAAGGCGTTGCCATGAATTACAAAGACTGGGAAACCCCACGAAACACCGCCAAATCCGTTGCAAGTGTTCTAGTCGTACCGCAGTTCAGCTCAATGCCTGTGAATCGTACGGTGATACTCGGTAACAGCGACGACTTGAAATCTGCTCTGCAGTGGGCCAAGGATATGTATTACAAGATTCAAACGCAGAATCCCGTTGTCTATCAAGGCAAGGTTCGTGAAGCTGTGATTTTCAAGAAACAAAAAGACGCCGCGCTGTTCAAGATCGTGTGGGGTTGATGTGGATCTCTGGGTGGCAACTGACAGAGTGCTGGTGCGGAACGAAATTCTTGACGATGCCAAGGAATTCAGCCGACATATAGGACTGATCCCAGTGGCTTCGTATACCGTACGAAGCCTAGAATTCAAACATAGATGCATCACTTTCGAGAAGAACGGCGATGCTAATCTTTTCAAGAGTCAATGGATACCAATTATGACAGAAGTTGAACAAAAGTTGCTGGAGAAGATGGAAAGCTTCCCGCACAAATTTTCCATTCCTTGGGTTGGAAAACGCTTGTACGAAATCAAGAGTCTGCTAGAATCGGAGCTAGGTGAACAAAACAAGGATTGGCAGTGGATAGCTAGTCCTGGCGAAGATTTCGCGATCACAATTGGTGCAAAGGACGCCACACAACTTGTAAAGGTAAGGCTTCTACTTTCATGAAAACAGTCAAGGTTGATAGCTCGGCTCTGTACCTTCGTTTGAACGACGAAGAGAATATGGCCACGCTCGAGCCGGTTATCTCCGAGCCGTTGCAGCGTTGGTTGCAAGACAATGAAGTTGACGTGAAGGACATCACGCCACTGATTGGCACTGATGACGGACACATTGCGTTCTTCATCGAGTTTCACAACGATACAGATTCAGTAGCGTTCAAGCTTGGTTGGGACGGTGAATGCGAAACCGTTCCGAACAGAATAAAATGAAGACGCTATAATGCGGAGACTTTGTTCTGCAGTTGGTGCCATGATTCGCAAGTCATCGAGCAAAGTGAGCAGTTTCTTTGCTCGTTTGTATTTCCGGCACTCGGTTTCGATCAAGTACGACAACGAGAGTTACACTGAAGTCTACGACTGGGTGCAGGAAAAAGTTGGTAAGCGGTCTGTCTGGGTGAACTACAACACTGAGACTTGCATTGATGCGAATGGCGTAATCGTGCAAATGATTACTGACAATCGTCTGGAGTTCCGCTTCAGAAAGGTCACGGACGCGATTATGTTCAAGCTGACGTTCGTAGACATCCTGTTTACAAAAACACCGTAGAAGCTCTTTTCGCCAGCCTAATACAATGAAGCCCCGCAATGCGGGGCTTCATCTTTACAGCTTGTCGGCTTAGTGTGCCGTGGACGACCAGAAGACCAGGCCCAGGTAGTTGTCGGACGAGATGCGGACGTTGAGGTCCTTGCTCGTATCCTTGACGACCAGTTCCTTAGTGAACTTGCGCAGCTTGCCTGCAAGTTCCTGATGCTGCTCGGGCGTGAGCTTGACTTGGGTGAGGGGTGCGCCGAAGTCTACAACTACCACAGCGGTTGGGTGCTCCTTACCGTTGACATGAATCGACGGCTTCACGTGAAGATCGAGGTTGGAGAGGAAAGTTTCCAGGTCTTTACGCGTCGAGAGTTTTGTTGCCATTTTTCTGATTTAAATCAAGTACAGCGGACGTTCACTTTATAGGGAATGCATCTGTGCAGTGGAACGTTTTACTGCCAGTTGCTTTCGGTAATGCGTTTACCGTAAGTCGTATTTTACAGACATATGGCAACCTTGCAACATCTTTGCATAACAAATTCTTAACAATTTACCACAATAGGCAGCGTCACCAAAGAGCCACCATGGTCCTCGTAGAGTTTGTTCGACTCCAGGTATGTATATGGCAAACTGGCCCCTATAGGGGCCATATAGTTTATGGTAGCCACAAACAACGATGGCTGGGTTTCCCCCAGCCTTGCGTTTACTGCGTTAGTGCTTAGTCGTTCGACGGAGCACGCACACCGATGATCGACAGCAGGTTCACGAACAGGTTCATGAAGTCGAGATACAGGGACAGCGCACCATTGACTTGCTGGAAGTTGAGTTCGTCAACGTTGTCAGCGTAGTGCAGACCATCGCGGATCTTCTGCGCATCGTAGGCCGTGATCGCCAGGAACAGCAGCACCGTGATGATCGAAACGATCAGCGTGAGCGTGGAGCTTTGCACCAAGAAAATGTTCACCAGGCTGACGATGATGATCGCGATCAGACCAACAAACAAGTATTGACTGAGGCCCGTGATATCACGTTTCGTGAAGTAGCCGTATGCCGACATCGTCAGGAACAGTACAGCCGCCGAGAAGAACGCGAGGAAGATCGATGCCGTTGTGTATGCCGCGAATACCCCTGCGAGCAACACGCCCCAGACCGTTGCAAACGCGCCGAACAGTCCGAGCAAGTAGCCCTTCGATGCGCCCTTTCGCGCCGTCGAGATTGCCGCTGTCAGGCACAGGCTGATGACGAACAGAACGATGAATGCAACGACGTTCGTTGCCATAGCCAGCAGCGGCTTGCTGCCTTGAACCAGGAACGCGATCAGGCCAGTGTACAACAGTGCGCCGAAGACGTAGTTGTACACCTTGACCATCGCCGAGTTCAGCGACGAAGCCGAGAGACTGATACCCATTAGTTTGTTTCTCCTTAAATGGTTTAAAGTAACAACACTGCCAATTCTGTGTTCACTTGAACTGGCAGTCAAGCACTTTTTACTTAGGAACGTTCGCAAATAGCAGAATTTGCACCATGTTCGAAAACTTCAACTGATTTCAGTCGTACCGTCGGGTTCAGTTGCTGGTCACGCGTGTCATCAAGCAGCTTAGTCACGTAGTCAAACACAAGCTCAGCAAAACGTTCGCAACCCACGCCTGGCACGACGCGCAAGTCAATGGAATGCGCTGTATCAGGATTTTCGGCCATAGCCTGCCAGAATGAAAGCATCGGGTCGTCTTCTGCGATTACCATTGTGTGGTCGAACATGTATTCGAGCCATTGCTTGACTGGCTTCAGCCCACCAAAATCCATGACCCAGTTACGTTCATCAAGTGTGTCACATTCAAAGATAAACTTCACACCGATTGAATAGCCATGCACCTTGGAGCAGTGTGAGTGAGTCGAACGCCATTGACGGAAACAGCAGCTCAGGCCCCTATCGTTACCGAACGTCTTGGTTGACAGGAACTTCTTGGATGGCTTTTCGATGAAATAGCCTTCATTAATGAGCGAGCCTACATGTTGTTTGGCTTCATCATCATTCATACCGCTTACGTCTACGTAGAATACACGCCGGTCGTCTTTGTTGACAGCTTTTGCCATTTGATCTCGCATTTCGGCGACGTCTTTGTTCAAGGCTGCCTTAATTTCTTCAGCCGCATCAATACCCAGCGATGCTGCCAATTTCACTGATTCGTCGTCAATGCCAACAGTGAAAGAACCATGCTCAGTGTTATGTTTGATATCCAATTTATTACCTTCTTGTTATGGTTGAAGGCCCCAGAATTTTTATAGAGGGATGACGCCACCTGTCCTCTTTGCGTTTCCGCGACTTACTAAATAACAGTGATTATACTTATGTCGCGTTTGGCAACCAATAATCATATTTACGGAGACAAAGAATGAGTACAGGTATTTTTAAGACAACAGCGCTGCGCGTGATGGGTTCAGCAGATGTATGGACAGCACAGAATCCAATCCTCGAAAACGGCCAGATTGGCGTCGAGATCGATTCAAACAAGGCTAAGATCGGTGACGGTCAAACAGCATGGAACGCGCTTGCATATATCGGTGCTTCAACAAGTGCAGTCACATCTGTTGCTGGTAAAACAGGCGCCGTTGCTCTGTCAGTCGTAGACATTTTGGGTGCCGCCCCAATCGCAAGCCCAGTATTCACTGGCACCGTTTCAGTTCCAACAGCGCCAGCTGGTGATAATTCAACAAAGGCAGCATCAACAGCGTTTGTTGCATCAGCTATCGCTGGTATTCCTGGCTATGTTTTGCCAGCAGCAACAACAGGTACAATCGGTGGTGTTAAGAAGCTTGCCGCAATCGCTGACCTGACAGCAGCACCAACACAAGATGACTTCAACAAGCTGCTGGCAGCAATGCGCGCCGCTGGTCTGATGTAATCAATTTTGTAATTGATGAAGAAAGCCCTATATACTAGGGCTTTCTTTTTGAGTAAAATTATGGAAGACAATGACAAAGAAGAATGGATGCGTGCCATCAACGGAGTGCAACCACTAGATCAAAAGCAAACTATCTCTATGAAGAATGTGCCGGTCTTTACGGGCCCGACAAAGGAAGTTCTAACATATGACCTACACGGTATGACTGTTCAGCAAGCATTCGACCACACCATCAAGCTTTGTGCTCGTGGCTATGAATGCAATATGAGTCAGATCACGATTGTCACAGGAAAGAGCGGGCAAATTCGGCGCGAATTCGAAGCGTGGCTGGAAAATCCAAGTATCAGCCGATATGTTCGTGGATTCCGTCCGTTACCTAACGGTGGGAGCTTCTACGTGTACCTTCGCAAACGCTGATCGCAAGAAAGCCAGGTTCTTATACAGCTTCTTATTCATTCTGCGATACTCTTCAGTATCAGAACCAAAGCGTTCATAGAACACAGCCAAATGCAAACACTCGTCAAGACTGACTGCGCTGCCTTTTGACAGCAAGTCAGTCTTCTTCTTCACGAACAGCTCATATGCAACATCATTTGCATATGCATCAATCTCATGCTTGTTAGCCAGGTATTCTTTCGAGTATATGAGCCCGCGAGCATGCTTACCACTTTTACGAATGCTCTTGTGCTGCTCACGGTGCGTAAGTTCATGGACCATCGCCTGTACGATCTTCATGCAAAGATCAGCGATGAATGGTTTTGACATCACGTGTTTGTCTTCATCATAGAAGAACGTGATGTCAATTGAGGTAGGATGATGGGAATCAGTGTATTCGAACATTCCTTGAACGGCCAGCCCACCGGCATCGTGTACTGAAAACTGGCGGAATGTTACACCATGTTGACGACCCAATTTCTTATTGAGTGCAACGCGTATCGTGCTTGTCTTTACGGTCTTACCAGAGTAAGCAGCCAAAATGGCGCTTACCTGCTTATGGAGTGTTGCTGCTCGTTTGAGAATCCGCTGAGATATCATTTGATGAAGCTTTGTTGAGGGCGTCCTCTAACAATTTATCAAATGAGATTCCCGCCGCCAACAAAGCATTGAGCTTGTCGAGAGCTTCATCTGAAAGATTCAGCTCTATGTATTCGTCCTGAGTGAGGTCAACTTCGTGGTTCTTGAAGCTCTCTTCCGCCCACAGGATAGCCACACTGTAGCTATCGAGACGATTGAATCGTGCTCCACGCGTAGTCACTTCACGATAGAAATCTACTTCTTTCGCTTCAATCACCCAAACATACTGCTCGCCAGGTGCATTGACTGGGGTGATTAACAAGCCAAATACGCATTTTGATCGTTCGTTGAAGATGACAGACACGTTGTTGAAGTCCATCAAGCGAGTGCCTTTCGGAAAACAGTCCCACGCAAACGAACATCCACCTTCAATTTGGTACTTGAATTTTTCGATCAAATAGTCAATGTGCATTTTATAGCTTAACACTTTTTAGGAAATGTACCAAGTCGAAGACACGCACAGGGCGAACAGTACGGTCTGATACTCTGCCTCGCAGAACAGCACGTAATCATAAATGTCGATCAGCGCGTTATGAAGTTTTTGTATCATTTGGTATATTTGTGATATAGTCTCGAAGCGCAAGATTCACCAGTTCATCTATGGTAACATCATGGTGAGCGGCAGCAATCTCAAGTCGCTCACGCTCATCGTCTTCAAGATCGAATGTGACATAATTGAGCAAGCCCACATCAACGTCCTTACCATCGCGCCGTTGCTGCACCATTTGCAGAGCACGATCAAGCGTCGGGATGATATCATGCCAGTCGATGGCCCGATTTCCGTCCTTCAACACTTCTTCGATAAAGTCTGTGTGAATCCAGTACAGCACATCATCATAGAAATCACTCCAGACTGAGATCTGCCGTATATCACCAGATTTGCTATCAAACACAAGTTCAACGTTTGGTGTTATTTCAACTTCATGCGAGAACTGTCCGTATTTCACGTTGTAACACGGACGAATCTCGAAGATGTCATATCCAAACCTAGCCAAGAACTCGTGAAACTTCATTATGACTTCCCGAAGACTTCATTGATTTGCTGGGTGACGCGGACAAATGTAGTTCGCTTGCTTAGTTCTTTCAAAGTTGGAGCACCCGTGTACGTGCAAGCGCTTCTGATACCGCCTAGAATGCCCTGGACGGTGCTTGCAACAGGACCCCGATATGGGACTTGAACTGTCTTGCCTTCGCTGGCACGGTACTCCGCAACACCACCAGCATACTTGTTCATTGCGGTGTCAGAGCTCATGCCATAAAACTGCTTGAACATCTCACCGTTCTTCATGACAATATCACCAGCTGATTCGTCATGGCCGGCCAACATACCACCAAGCATTACATAATCAGCACCAGCACCGAATGCCTTTGCGAGATCACCAGGTACTGTGCAGCCACCGTCAGCACAGATCAGGCCCTTCACTCCGTGCGCTGCGTCTGCGCATTCGATGATTGCTGACAGTTGTGGATAGCCGACACCAGTCATCTTGCGTGTCGTGCAAACAGAACCAGGACCAATACCAACCTTGACAATATCAGCGCCGGAGAGGATTAGTTGTTCGGCCATTTCACCAGTTACAACGTTACCAGCCATGATCAGTAGATCCGGGTAGAACTTGCGAAGTTTTTCAATGAATTGAACGAAAGTTTCTGAGTAGCCGTTCGCCACATCGACACAGACTTTCGATATGGGTTGCTGATGGTACACATCAACAAACTTCTTATAGTCAGCATCACCAATCCCCATGCTATAGAAGCTGAAGTTTTGTGCTGACGTTTGAGAAAAGTGATGAATGAGATCTGCTTCAGAGAAATGCTTCTGCAGAGCAGTCATCATTTGATGATCCTTCAGAGCTTCGAACATCTCGAAGGTGCCAGTCGTGTCCATATTCGCAGCAATGATTGGCACGCCGTTCCACGTTTGCTTTGCGTGAGGGAATTTAAATGAACGAGTGATGTCGACTTCTTTTCGTGAGGAAAGAGTTGATCGTTTTGGACGGATTAAGACGTCCTTGAAATCAAGTTTTACTTCTGTCTCGATGCGCATGTATAACTCCTTAACATGAGCATTCTAAGGAATGGCTACCGTGCTTGCAACATATTTTTGCCATTCATAATGAAGGGGAGCATTGCTCCCCTTCATCTAGCCTACGCTTTTGTTTACGCAGCCTTGATCGGTTCATCTACGATCACCTTGTTGAAGATATAGATCGCTTGATGCGCGTTCTTGAAGTAGATGCCTTTGCCACCTGCCTTCTCCCACGGCTTCAAGTTGTAGATCATGTCGTCAAAAAGGATGTCACCCGGTGCCGTCATGTGAAGCGGCTTTTCCTTGCTCAAACACGTGATCACCTGGAGCTCCTCGCCGTGCATTTCACGGTAAGAAGGTCCAAGATGTTTCATGTAATAAGCGTGCTTGGCTTCAGCAGCCAAGTCGTAGCCGATACGCGGGCATCCAGTCAAGATCCGTGGTTTGTACGGAAGAATGGAACCCCAGTAATATTCCCAATCGGGCATAAGTGGCAGCTCTTCAAAGAACTGACCTTGGGTATCAGCGATCATCTGTTGCCAGACTTCGACTTTCAGGCCCTTGATGTTGACACCGAAGCGTTCCTCGAAGCCAAGATCGAAGTTAGCCACAACACCGTCACCGTCTGAAAACACACAACCACTGAACATTCTTACTTCCCCTTGTTAGTTAGACAAAGCAATCTGTAAGTATCCCAAGCCCATCGTAAACTGATCGTAAAAGCAGATCATCATGTAGATGATCAACACACAAATTAATGTGTCACGAACAGCTTTCATACGATTATGCCATTGCTCTCGAAGGCCAGGCCGGCAGCTCGACCTTCAAACACTTTACCCTGCCGGTGTAACTGAAGCACAAGGTTTGTGCCGACTACAGCCGCTTTTATGGTGTTTGCCGTCATTGACAGCACGTCTGCAAGAACTGTTTTACCAGTCTGTTCACACGTCACTTTAATTTGGTCCATAGTCGTCCTCGCGCCATTTTTCTACTATAAAGACTGGCAACAACCAAGTCAACTGTTATTTATCAGTAGGTGGTTTGCGTTCGACTACTTTAGTGACCATTTCGTTAGCACTGGCCGGATCGTTGACATAACGAGTGATGACGACACGCCCTTCGTCGTCAATGGACCATTGCAGGAGGTCGTCAACTTCAAGACCAAGTTCGGTGATGATTTCTTGTGGCAGATCGAGCATCATTTCACCACTTTCTTCATCAAAATATGTTTGTGCTGTTTGGGCTTGTCCCATTTTATTTTTCTTCCACTGCTGTAATTTGTTCGTAAAACATCAACATGAACATAAAGGCTTCGCTCTCCGTTTCGAAGCCAATACCGTCACTTTTCAACTCTGGGTGATACGTGATTCTCGACGTCACCACATTTGACGTTGCTCGCCATTCCCTAACGGAATCATACAAACACCTTTTCTTTGGCAAGTAATTGACGAAATAATCCCGGTACCCTTCCACACGTCCCGGCTGGTGTCGTTCATCCCATGTCACCCACCAACTGAAACGACTATTCTTCGTCCCAGATGGCATTTGGTATTGCCTCAGCTTCACTGGAACACCTCGTGATGACAGAAAGTCATGTAGAAGTGAATTGCTTCTATCTCTTCTCGGAAGCCAAAACCAGATAGCCCACCAACTCTAGACTTCAGCAGACAATTATAGGAATGAACTCTGATGAACTCCTGCATTTCGTTAATGGCTTTAGAGACACGTTTGTCCTTAGCGCCAAGTTCCGAAATGAAGTTGTTTGTTTCCCAAGTGACCCACCACTTGAAAAACATTTCGTGTTCATCCTTTGTTATTTTCATTTTGCTAACGGTATATCGAGATGAGTCAATCTGAACAGAACCGCATCTGTTTCATTGTCAAACCGCAATACAGCATGGTGTCCAGTTTCTTTGCTGAAATCAACAGTCCAACCCATTATACCAACATGTTCAGTAATCCAAGCTTTGATTTCAGCTTCAGCTCGAGCTTGATTATATTTTGCCCAATTGATCGAATGACGGCTAATGGCCAGTGTAGTTATTTCACCCCGAAGATGAGCAGTAGTGGGCCATTTTAATGGCTTGACATTAGAAATGTCGAATGCGTAAGTCACAGCATCCACTTCAATTTAAAATACGTCGCCAATTTATCATCTTTAATGAGCAAATATGCACACACTCGACTAAGATGAGACCATTCAAAATGAACAAGCCAGGTATCATCGCCTTCTGATGTAGCAAGTTCTTCGGTCAACCACTTTCTGACCTTGCCTGCCCGCAAGATATTCTCAGCTGATTTTAGAGATTTGTATTGATTCCATTCAACATCAGGAACAATGTGTGAAATCTCAAACAACCAACCATCTTGTTCTTGTTCTACCATGTCAACATGAATTCGAACGCATCATTATAACTGGTAAATCCAATCCAAGTGCCATCCGCATAAACCCGAACTTCACCTTCCATGTTCGCCTGGACCCACAACCAGAAATCGTGCTTGAAACTTTCGTGCTCCCATTCCAAGTCAGCATTCACGAAAAATTGACATTTGCATGGCCTGCCGAAGTCGACGAAACGTTCGGGAGCCAGCAACACATCTTTGGAAATCTCAGAATTTTTCGCAATAAAAGCTTGGCGTTCGTAAATCATGTTTTCTCCAGAGATCATCGTGAAGCAGAAATGGCACGAATGCCAAATTGCTTCGTTAATTATAACAAATTTGTAAAATGGCAACTAGACGTCAGAACGAGTCTTTCACCAGGGCAAATTCAACTGCAATGGTGTCATCCTCGATTTCTATTTCGTAGATGAAGCACCAGTTTCTGAATTTACCAACATTCGTCTTAATCGTCATATTCCAACCGTCACCTTCTACGGTGTCGATATTTGGACTAAACGAATAATCTGCTCTATTGGTTGTCCTTGCGACTAACCAATCAATTACTTTGGGCTTGAATGAAACGATATTGTCATCATCCATGCCCTTTGTGATACAAAAAACATTCACAACCAATCCCGTATGATAAGTGCGAGCGCTACAGCTAACACTTCATCATCGATCTCGAATTCGAGATGCATCATGGTGTTTTCAAAGTCGAATCGGTAATACATGTTCCAGCCTTTACCTGGTAGCTTGTCCAAGTAAAATTCATCCTCAATACCCTTAGACTCCATTTCACCAACACATGGCCCAATGTTTTCGGTGAGCCAGCTGATTGACTTGTTGATGAATCGGTGGTGTCCTACAGGAACATCATTTACTTTGAACGTTGCCATTGGTGACTGTCCGCTTAATTTCATCTAGCCAACGTAACTTGAAGGCTAATGCTTCTGTTTCATTCCACAGTTCGACTTTGATGTAGCGATCTTTCCAGTCGCCACTATACACTAAACCACTTTGCCAAGCGTACTTTTTAATTTTTGTTTTGGGATCAACTTCAATCACCGACGGGCCGATGTTCGCGTGGAGCCACCGCTCAACTTCGACGGGCAGGTCACGTACGGTGAAGGGGATGAAGAATGTTGTTGTCATGTGCAGTTGCCAAAGTGGGTTGCTATTCTACTAGCGAGAATTGGCAACCGCAATTAAGGCATTGACAACTTAAACGCTACTGCTGATGTGGCGTCTTTAAAGAGGAAGATGTTGAAGAAGCTCAGATATTCTTCTGGATCTGACGTTTGCATTGCTAAGGATTCAAAGTCCACAGTATTGAAGACATCAACCAGAACTTTATGCTCAAACCCATGCTGCCGAGCGATCCTAACCATATCAGAAATCTTGAAGGGTGCAGGCAATAGTCTACGTCGTTCTGGATCAGCATCAATCCATTGTCTGAGCTTCATATCAGTACCAACGCTTCTTCACGTGTTCCTTGAGTTTGTCAAGGTTACACATCAGCTTGAACTTGACTGCTTGAACACTGTCGTCGAAGTAAACCATGTCTTGGCAGATGACGAAAGATTCATAGCCGAGGTTTTCTATGCACCAAGATACCATACGAGCCACTTTCACACCTTCTGGCATCTTCATGCGTTCGTATTGCTCGCATTTGTCAAGCTCTGCTCGTACCTGGCGTACGGGCATTTTTTGCTCTTTAAACAGCTGGTTGAAATGTTCGCGCACGTTCATCTTATTATTCTTATTGGCGTTTTGAAGCGGATATTTTAGCGCTTTATCCGTCGGCAGCAAAGAGCTCGTTGCCAATTTCCACGACGGTGCAAGCAAAACCCTTGTCATGCTGGAAGTCGCGGAACACTACATCGTTCTGTTGATATTCACGAACTTGCACCCAATGCCGAGCCACCGTGAAAATGCACAGTTCACAGTAATGCTCGACGATGAACGCCTTGCAATCTTGCTTTGTCATGTCGAAGTAGTTGCTGTCTATTGCAAGGCAGTTTAACACCAACATGCAATCATTATCCGTTTTTTCTGCGTTCTTCTAGATACTCAGGGAAGAACAGCTTCCACTGAACCGCAAGGGTTGTGTCTGTGAAAAGGATGTATGAACCACCTTCATGATCAGACGACGTTTCGATCACATAGTCGTAGGTGGAGACTTTTTGAGAATTCATCCAGTTGTATAGATACTCAAGATCATCGTAGCTGTATTCTGGTACAGCGTCAGGAAGCACGTTTCCCGGCGCTCTGAAACGTGCCATGACATAACCTGCTTGCTCGGCAGCTTTTTGAAATTCAGGGCTGTAGGCGAGGCCAAATTGATCAATGGCGACCTGCCACCATCTGAGCGCATCTATTTTATTCATAACCATATGCAAGCTTAAACGTCATTGCGTCATTTGAGTGGGTGAAGAAGATCCGCTTGTCGCCCTTGGCATTAGCGTACTCATCACTCTCCCAGTAATCATCTTCACCAACGTTGTCTTCGAGCCAGCACAGCATGTCGAAGTGCTTTTCGGGTGGCCAACCATCGAAGTTGATCATGACGAACGGATACTTCATCGACATCAACTCGCTATCAATTTCGTCCGAATTGATCATCAAGCCAACGGCGGCAAGGACTCCCACGATTGCTCCCAATGACAAAAGCCATATGATAGCACCATATGGCTTTTCGATGATAGCTATTTCCTATTGCAATCAGGAGAACATTAGCTTGAAGATCAATGCATCATTTTCATCTTCGAAGGCATAGAGCAGGCTAACATTCTCCCAGATCGAAATCGGTTCAATGAACACTAGCGTGAACTTGGTTCCAAATACCCAAGCGTATTGGTGCGTGTCAGTCTTGATGCTGTATTCTTTATACTGATCGATTAGCAGCATTGCAGCCAGCTCATCGCAGTAATCGACGAATTTGTTAGCCGTCATTTCTACAAAATACATGTCAACTCCACATCAATCGTGCCATCACAACATAACTGTCATCATTGATTAATAGAATGACCTTCTCTGAACCCCATTCACGTATGACTTTCCAGCCCTTTCCACGCACGACAATCTTGTCACTCTTGATTTGCACGATCTTTTGCGGGCCGATGTTTTTACGAAGCCAAACGGCAATCTCTGGTGCCTGTTTGGTGTCTTGATCGACCCATTGCCCCATCCAAAGGTAGATGAACGGCAAGTGCTTGGTGATGTCGATCGTGTGCATATTAGAAACTAAGTTTGAATAAAACTGCCAGTTCGTCGTCTTCGATGTGAACTCGTTTCGAGAAGAAAAAGAATTTGTCGTTGGTGGCCTGCTCTTTGAAATTGCGATTTGCGAAGTCTATTCGAACCTTTCTCGAACAACGATCTTTATAGCATTCGTATTGCATGTATTCATACTTCCAACCTTTGCCATTTACCGTATAGGTATGGCGAGTATGATTACCATCAATTACCGGACCGACGTTTTCTGACAACCAAAGAATCATTTCATCAAATGATTGTTCGAATAAGTAATCGTGAACGTCGATCTCGTTTTTCATCAAAGCCACCTAAGTTTAAACATGAGGACATCTCGTTCATCTTGTAACTCTAAAGCCCAGGAACGTAGACGAGCCTCTGGATGTGCCAAACGCAGCGTGTATGATACTATAAGAAGTTGCCATCCGCACCCAATACTGGCTGGCCACGGAATAGTGTAGCGGACAACTGGCCCAACTGATTCAGATAACCAGCTGACCAGATCGTGAGTTTGAGAGAGTGATGCGGAAGTGACGAGATCCGATATGTCTATAATTCCCATGATAGCTTGAACTGAATCATATGAACGTCATGATCAAATTCAAGGTAGAACTGGGTTTGTATGGAGCCATCGCCAATTTTCTGATACAGCTTGACAATACGCCAGCCGTCACCAACAGCGGGAACATCGTTGTCGAACCACCAGGCATTTGCGTAATGAATGGTGCCAACGTTTTCGTCTAGCCATTCAAGCAATGCTTTTGGGAAGAAAATTAGTTCGTTTTTAGTGATTGAAATTGCGCTCACAGACAAGCCAGCTTGAACATGATCTCAAGTGCTGGCTCATCAATGTAAACTTTCAATTCGTCGATAGTGACAATCATCAACCAACCGTCACCCTGATACATGCCGTGCTTGCAGCGAAACAATTTACCGACATTGGTAACTAACCATTCGGTAAATTTTTGCAGTTCGACACTAGAGGTAGATCGGTTTGTTAAATGAATCATGACCAAATCAGCTTAAACATAACTGCCAGCGAATCGTCTTCGATTTCCACGAAGTACGATGTGCGGATGTCGCCAGCAGCATTGCGTACATCATAACGTTTGACCGTCCACCCATCACCATAAGCAGTCTGGATGTGAATAGTCTTTAGTCGTCCGATGTTATCAATAAGCCAATGCTTGATTGGTTGCCAATGTTCTGTCTTAGCGTCACCTACCATGTATTTAGATATATCGATAGGTGTCATGCGAAACTCAATTTGAATGCTACGGCAAGCGTGTCGTCATCGAACTCAACACACCATTGAATTCCCTTCTTGCGTGAAGGGTCTTGATTGAGTCGAGGAAACATGCGCCATCCTTCGCCGATACGATCAGCGATATCCAAGGACGGACCCACGTGTTCCTTTAGCCATGAACGCATTTCACGTCTCTTACTGGCGTGTTCCGAAATGAAATATCGTTCGAGAATGAAATCAATAACGACTAATGCCATTTATAGCCACCGCAGCTTAAACATCACTGCCAGTTTAGCATCTAAAATATGAAGGTAATACCGAGATTCTGATATCGTTTTTGAGTATGGCAAAGCTGCCCAAGGTTGACCAGGCTTGCCACCCCATTCATGCTCAGGTATCGGGTTTTGCATATAGACGGTTTCGTATGTAATCGCCCAGTGTTCGCCACGATTTCTGATTTGTTGAGCATGCCCAGTCTCGATCAACTCAAAACTAGGAAGTCCAAGAATTTCTGGTCCTATGTTTTCGTGCAACCAAGCGAATACTTCGTTATCTGAGTCCTTGACTAGCAGATATTTCCACATCAAGTCCGTGATGTTTATAACCATATAAGCGAAAATCTCCGTTCGCTTTGTTCTTCAACGCATTCAAGGAAGAATCGTTCTTCACGTTCGTGAATGACCCACCCACGACCACACCAACGACCTTCGACTGGTGCTTCAGGTTTGCGTTTTCCACCGATTTGTTCGTAAAGCCAATTCACGCACATTGGAATTGACTGTGAGTTGCGACCATTAAGGTGCTTGGTGATAATTCTTGTAATTTCTATAGCCATTTCAATTTGAATGCCACTGCTAGTGTGTCATCATCAATATTTACATACCATGTATGACCACCTTGGGTGAATTCAACCTCGATAGTCCAACCCACACCAGAGTACGAAAACAGCATCTGGCCTGAGTCGTGTTGAGGACCAATATCCATCTTCAATGCAGTCAACAAAGCTTGCAGATCGCCTGCTGGATTTTCTGGTCCGATGTGAGACGTTACGTCAATCAGGGCCATGTCAGCTTAAACATCACGGCCAATTCAGGGTCATCAATAGTGACGCACCACTGATAACTCGTTTCCATAGGCTTGTCTGACTCATTTGAGATCGCCATTTTGTTCAATGACCATCCTTCACCACAACGACCAATACCAACACCGTCATAAATTGGATCGTAACCCTGCATCGCTCTGCTAACATTCGTTTCCAACCACTCAACCATCTCGTAATAGTTGTCGAACAGAATGTCGCTGAATGCAGGGTATAAGTCAGGAGTATTTTTCTTGCTCAGATATTTCTGAACATTAATATAGTTCTTCATCCGCAGTGATCGCCATACTTGAGTTTATACATAACAGCATGGCTATCGTCATCGATCGTCAATGCGATACCGCTTCGATTTTCATCGTTAGACCGATTGATGTCAATACGCCAGCCATAACCATAATATGGCAAATAGCGGTTATTGTCAGATATTGTCCAACCAACATTATCGTCGAGCCAATCAATTACTTCGACGTAGATTGATGGCTGCGGAGCTTTGTTTATGATTGAGACGCTGTGGTAGTGCTCATACCACATTCTGGTGATGTTGAAGTCCACGTCATTGTTCTTTTATTGGGACGTCCGGCACAATCATTCTAAAGTGAACGGCATCTGCATCATTCTCTAGATGCAAATAGCGTTTCATTGTTACATATCCATGTGAATCGGGTGGTGACATCACCCATTCAATCTCCCATCCATCCCCTTTTGCTGGAGATGCCGGCCGTCCGCTTGGCAAGCGGCGTGTTGCTTGCGCTCCGGTTGTCGGATATGCTGGGCTTATGTGTGCTTGACACCATTCGCTGACAACTCTTGCGCTGATATTTGAGACGTCGAAAGTGACCATACTATTTTGAATTGTAGTTCGTCAAGTTCATTTTCGAACTCGAAGCAGAAGCGCAGACCACCACGGCCACGAACGCGCTTCAGGCTGGCTAGCCAACCGTCACCGATATGAATTCCTCCGGCCATTTGCTTGATTGCGCCGATGTTCGACGCACACCAGTCAATCATCTGGTCGAAACGCAGCGGATCGGTCCCGTTTGCGTTGTCCATCACAAAGTCAGTCACATCGATCATAATACCTCCGAAGATCATTCATTATAGCACAAATGAAGGATCATTTGTAGGAGAATTACAGCCAGCGCAGCTTGAACATTGCGATGCCTTCCTTGTCGCGGAACTTGAGTGTCAAGGTATCGCGCATCAACGAATTATTGTTGAAATACGTGAGGTCGAGCCACTTTGCATGCCAGCGATATTTACCCGATGCGCCGCCTTCACCAAGTGTCTCACGGCACCATTCGACCTTCTCTGCAAAGTTTTCGACAATCACGTGCCATTCATTTCCAACTTGCCTGATTTTCATCAGTTGTTCTTCCCGAGCTTGTAGATCCAATTGGTGACGATATTGCTGAAGCCACGCCGAGGTCATCAAAGTAGACTTACCAGTATTTCTCGCTCCCCAAATGACAGCCTGTCCAGCAGGAATACCATTTTGCCAATTTGGTGGAATCCATGCACCTGGGTTGTGACTCATAAAATGCTCATCTTGAATTGTACGGCTTCGTTGTCATCTGGTACCGACACGAAAAGTTGATACGTTCTGGATGATGACTTCACCACATGCAATACTCGGGCGGAGCTAATCGTTTGGAGGAATTCATCAAATTCTTCACGCTCACTGCTATCAACTTCTAGCAGAAAGTTGTAGCCGATCCTGAAACCATGCCGCATCCAGAATTCACCCTGGTCGACATGTTTACTCCATTGTAATTTAATACCTTTCATGATTCTTATGGTGAAATGGCAAGGGGTTTACCTTGCCATTTTACTACGACTATGATCTCACACAACGATATTATGGCTTTTTCTTGCCATACATGTTGTTCATCAAACGCTTCGCCCAGGCTTCTGGGTCTTCATCCGTGCTCTTCTCGCGCGCTTCCAGTGCTTCCTTAGCAAGACGTCGCGTTTCCTCGCTCATCGGTACAGGTTTCCCTGACCTGAAACGCTCTAATGCTTCGCCAAACTTCAACTTCGTTGGTTTCATTTGGCCAAAGCTTCGGATGCGATCTCGACAATTTCATCGGCATCACCCAGGGCAGTCTTTTCTGTTGATGCGGATGAGATGCGCAGGATGTCAACCAGTGCCTTCTTGAGGCCTGGTACTTGACGCTCGAGGAACTCTTTGCCAGCTGCACCTTCGATCGCATGAGCGATCAGTTCGACGAAATCATTGTACTTGATGTAGTCGCCGTTCTCATCCATGTACAGGCCCTTGTTGCCATCATCGTCGACCTGACCGAGGGTGTATCGTTGCGGAGTAATCATGTAAGCCATCCTGGTTTTCTAAATTCAGTGGGTTCTGCCTGGGTTTCATCGCGCTCCTCTAGAGTCCACGAGCTATCAGAAAGCGTCTCAACCTCATTGAATTCTTCGTGAGGAATTGGCTCTATGACTGGAGTCGAGTTGATGCCAATTGTAGCATCGTCTTTATGATTGGCGTTCATATTAGTAACCATATCTTTCAATACTTGGTTTTCTTCTCTGATAAGGGAGATTTCGTATTGTAGTTTGGCTACTTGTTCTTCGAGGGGATCGATTTCCTCTTCGATGTTCATCATGAAGCCGTGTTCGAGCAGGAGGATGTTGGCGAATACGTACAGTCTTGTGGTGAAGAGTTCTTTGGTGACGTTATTGTGATCGATGTGTTGTCCATCGTGTGTGGTGCCACCGAATACTTTGGCAGCTAGATCCAGGACATTGTCTTTTGCGATGGGTGGGAGGACTAGGCCGCTTTTCTTTACTTGGTTTTCGAGCATATTGATGAGGAACTTGGTGATCTTCTCCTCATAATTTTCATCGCTCGCGTCGCGGTTACCAAGCACCCGCATTAGGGTGTTGATTATTGATTTCATTGATCTTTCTCCGGGATGGATTTCTTTTTGATGCCGCGGATACTTGATCTGTAATCATGTGATAGCAGCGATCACATGAATTTATCATCAAAGTGGTGAATGATACCTTGCTTTGCTGAGGAAGCGACGTTTGTCACAGAAGCTTGGTGTGCCTGTGTCTGCCATCAAGATCACAATCGAGGCTCAAAGCAGCCCGAATCCGTGAGTAGCTAGTATGCAGAAAATCAGGATCAAGAGGCCGATGTTGAAGGGGACGGCTGGTACATATCGTGTCGTGTAATAGATTAGCGCCGAACACGTGATAATGCCAGCCGCAAAGCATGCAAGGCCGAAGAGAAGAGTTGTTTGCAGATATGGGGAGACGAACATCTTACATCACCGTATGTGTACGTGCTCGCCAGCAATCACCATTATCTGGATTCATGAGTGCGTTGAAGTAGCAGTCTGGATCGTAGTACCACAATTCGTCCCAATAAAGTCTTGACACTTCTGGTATAAACGGTTCACCGTCTTCCGTGAACCGTTTCACATCGTACCAACCTGGTATTGCGGGATCGTAAGTGCAGGCAAACCACTCGGTCAAGCTTTCACCCAACCCTAGCATTCGGGGCTCCTTACTATCTAACGAGCCTACCTATTATAGCGGAACGCTAAGGTGAATGCGGTTAGGGTCGATTTAGATAAGTCACGATCGCCACAAGAACGTCTTCAGCTTTCGGATCTTTGAGTGTGCTGAGTATGCGACAGGAAGCTGTTAAAAGAGCCTTGGCGCTGTTTACGTGCTCTTTTAGATGCGGGTAGTCAGTTGCCCCTGCCAGGTGCAGGAAGGCGCTCTGATCAAGTTTGGCAGGCATTCCTCGAAGTAGGTTAGCATGCAAGTTAGTTGGATCTTCGAGTTTACGCCATTCATATAGCTCTTTGTCTCTTGCTACGAGAAGCATGCACAGTTCTTCTTTTGACAACTCGGGGTAATCAATATCAGACATGAACGGCCTCTACGATAGGAGTCACTTCTGTATTCGTTACGTTGATTGTACACGTAAACGTCTCTGCGAGCTCATCTTCTTCAATAGGCAACCATGGTCTGCGATGACACAGCGTGAGTGTACTGGTGCCCGGTTGACCGGCCCAGAAACGCCACAGAACATGACCTCCGCCACCGACAAGCAATTCGCCCTTGTCAGTGTGCGTCCTGATTGGAGTGTGTTCGGGATCTTTCATCTGCATCAGAATTGATGCATTGTTTTCAGCTAGTTCCCACAAAAAGCCCGTGCTAGGGTTGTCTGGGAGAGTGAGAAGAATACCGGAGTCGACCGGTACGGTGATCGTCATGTTGTTCTGCTCTGCACCCAGCATGAAGTGCGTGCAGTCTTTGTGCAAACAGCGTCTTACTTTCTTCTTCTTCATACAGCCTAGAAAGTAACAAAGAATGGTAAATGCAATCACATAAAGTGGTAGGAATGACATTTTAGTCTCATGAATGATAGCCGCATAAAGCAGCTATCATTATTTACGACTTGACGATCTGCTCAATTGGCTTCCGCCAGATTAGCACCATGGCGGTAGCGAACCAAATAAACATAATCGCAGCAACTACCATCTTGTGATCGACAATGAATTCTGCTACCGGAGATCCATACTGCAGACGTACATGAACGGCTAGACTCAGCAGAACCGTCATGCAACCGACACCTGCAATTGCCAGTAAAGTTGCTGCCACACAACGAACTTCCTTGCAAGCAGCCAGTAATGTTGTTTTGAACTTGGCCATCCACGCCTCCTGTGTTAGGTGTGCAATTATAGCAAGAAGGATGGCAAAAAAGTAAGAGTTACGCGAACGTAAGGTGGAACTCGATGGCGGCTGCGTGGGACTTGAAGCAGAATTCGACGATCGCATCAAAACTTGGATCATCAAAACAGGTCAAGCGAACAAAAGCTTCGTTTTTCCCCATGAAAATGATGCCTCGCTGGTGATATACGTCGTTGTCATATCGTTCTTCTAGCCAGCGGATCTCATCGTCAAACATCATGAAGGAATTGAACGGTGAAGTCGTTTGGACCACGTACCATTCACCGTCCCGATCGAAGTGAAAAGCGTTACTCATGCAGTCTGCTGGTTATACCATTCAATGAACTTCGCAGCATGCCCGCCCATTGTCCGCGCGTTTCCGCTGACGACGCGCCACCGACCAGTTGAAGGGAAGAAGTCGACCTTTGGCTTGCCCTTCTCACGGAAGAGAATGCTTTCGCCGTTATTCGTGAACGTGTGCGGGATGCCTGATGCCTTGATCACGTTCACGTTGTCGTTCCACCATTCCTGGTGTCGTTCCTTCTTGAGTTCCTTCATGAATCCCAAGTTGGTGGAATCATCGTCAGGGTAGCTCACGGTTTGTTATCCCTCACTCGAACGCGATAGTAACCACTTGGCAACTCTCGCCGATTAATCAAATCATGTATCAACGCGCACACATCTTCAATGAAACACGCTGCTTCTTTCTTACAGTCGATTTCAACTATGGTCTGCTCGCCTGGATCCAAAGGTCCAGGCCCCAATGAACCTATTTCGTGAATGCTGTCTTGCTTACCACCGTACACGTCAAACGATTTATACGTGCCATAGACCTTCTGCGCTAACTCCTCCAGATGATCCGTGTACACAAGATGCGTATCGGCGATACCTCTCGTCTTAGACTTGGTAGTCGAAACGAAAATACGATATTCCCTCGTATCATTCAGCATTGCACGCTCCATGAACTGCGTTGCGGAACGCCTTATTTTACGCTCGTATGGTGAAAAGCGCAAGCCGTATTCACTTGCGCTTTCTTTTACTCTTTGTATCTGACCCAACCAGGTTCACGGAGTGCTATATCAGGACTAATGGTCTGAACCCGTCGTCCGTCTTTGACGTACATAGCACCAGGCGCTCCTGTAATTTCACACGTTCGTGCTGACATGCTTGCTGCCATGTTAATAGCACCTATGCAAAATTCATCTACAGAAAATGTTGGATAGACTGTCAATGTGCCGAACTTTTCTTTGATAGTACCGAACTCAGGATACCTTGGCTCAGTCCTCATTTCCTTGAAATTCTTGAAATCATTAAATTCAAGGACACGACGTTCAAGCACATTTGACACATTTGAAAAATCAAGTGTCACACAAGCATTGCGACCAGCTAACCAATACTCGTAACTGCTTTGCACGTAATCAGCATGGCGTTGGATGGCTTCACACATTGAATCAATGATGTTATACCATCCGTCACCGCATGCGATACCCGAATAGAACAAACTAGAATTCCGATTGTCCTTCTGCACGAACAGCTTTGGATATCGTGCGTACAGCTGATTCTCCAGATATTCTTTCATCGGTACTTCGTCACGAGTCGTTCCAGTTCAGCAACCAACTTGTCAGCCTTATTGGGCTCAGCTACTGCATTACTGAGGTTGCCGTAATGCTCTTCCAAGCAATTGACAAGCAAGTTCTTCAATGCGTCTTCGTCTGGGGTGTGGCGCAAAGTGCTTGACACATACAGTCCTTCAAGCTGTCGATGCTTGTCTTCAGCCCACTGATCTAGCTGCGCAAGTGTCCACTCACCACGACGAATAGCCTTCAGCTGTTCGCGATTCTGTTCGATGTTGAGGTCACCAGTCATCAAGATCTGTTCGCACTCATCAAGCAGACGCACAACGTGGTAAGCAAATTTCACGTCAAAGCCGTATGCTTCAATAGAAGCGGCCCGCTTCTCATTCTGAGCATTGGTCTTGTTCTTGATCTTGCTCATCTGAGCATATGCGTAACCCTTAAACTTGTGCCAGCAACCTTTGTGCAAGAATTCCTTACGTGCATCACGCACCATTTCGCCGATCTTGGTCGAATGCACAACGCAACGACGTGGTGTGAAGATGCTGTCGATCATGTTCGGGTTGTTTTCCATCAGCAACTGGAAATACTTCACAATGTTGTAGATCGTGATGTCGTATTCTCGACTTGTTTCCTTGTCGATGATGTGGTGATGCTGATATTGTTCGAATCCTGGTGGCAAATTCTTACCGAAGCCTGGCACATAACCAGCCAAATGCGGGAAGATCATTGTCTTCGGTGGGATGCAGAAGCCATAAACGTCACGATCGCTGTCGTCATTGCTAACACCATACGATTCCGATCCCATGATCGTTTCATACATGGTGTTGCTGACTACAAATTGCGGGGCGTCGCTCAGAAGGTCTTTCTTGCGGAGGGTTTGTACGATGCTTGACATGATGCCTTTCTTATTCTAATTATGTGGCAATTGTATTACGATTATCGCTGCGGCACAAGCACCAAATTCAAGCCTTCAACCAGATGCTCGAAGAACTCGTCGTTGATAAGTTTGGTGGTGGCAAACTTGTGCATTTCGACAATAACTTCTGTGTATTTGTCGATCACTTGGTCCATGAATGCTCGGTCTGCATAGATGTCATCGTGAACAACTATCTGTGCTTTTGTCACAATGTGTTCAGCCATCTTTGCGTCAAGCCCTTTCGCAATGAGCTTGTCGCGCACCATCAGCATCACAGTGTAATTGGTGCTGTGCATGATGCCGCTCTGCAGCATGTCATCAAGTTGGTCTAGAATTGCTTTCTTGTAATCGTCGTGCATGTTTTTTTCCAATGAAAAGAGCTGCCGCCATTTTACAGCGACAGCCCGCACGACGCGAAATGTTAGTGGAAGATCAACCAGATCACCAACAGCACGATGATCAATGCTCCCGCCATTTCACTTGGTGTCATGAGCGGAGGAGTGCCTTTGTCAACACCATATTCGTCTTTGTTGTCCCAGCTCATTCTGCTGCCTCGTAAGGATAATTTTCACAAACGCACGTCATCACTTCTTTGGCCGTATCGAACGGGCCTTGGTCCCAGGTCGTGGCAAATTCTTCGGGCTGCTTGTAGCGATTGTAGCTGCGCCACCTACCACAATACCACTTCTTAGTTCCCGGGTTGTACGCGAACTTGTACGAACCCCATTCACTCAGAGTCGATTCGAAGATGCTGAAGATCAACCAACCGTGATAGTCAGGCAGCGGTTTATATAGCGGAACAAGCGTTTCCAGTACCTTTGCCGCTTCTTCCACTTGCTGTTCGTTACCACGCGTGAACTTCACACGAAGAGCGTGCTGCTGCGTCTCCGGGAAATATCCCGAGAATTCAATTCCATTGCTCGGCGCAACCTGACGCATCGCCAGTATGACTTCTCGATAATGACGATCACCACTTGGACCGGCATCTAGAAGCAATGCCCAGTCAACTTGATCTGACGCTTGCATTGCTTCGTACTGCATTTTCCCTTTGCGCTCTTCGACCTTCTTCTGGGTTTCACGGAGAGCGATAATTTGCTTGTTGATCGTTGCCTGCTGCTCGAATAGCGGCCCCAGCTTTGCCTCGATACTATCGTACTCCGCTTGCAACTGCTCAACCGTCATATCTTCGATCTTCATCAGTCTCTCCTGTTCAATATGTAGCCATTATTGGCTCATTTGAACGAATAATCAAGCGAAGAAAAAGCCCCTCGTTGAAGGGGCTTGTATTAGTATATCAGCTACCTACTGCTTAAACGTTGCCTTGAGACTTTGCAGCCAAGTAACGTTGTACTGCTTCGTTGTGGAGCGGGAACGCAAGGTCGTCAGCAAACGAAAGCTTCACCACCTCCAGTGTTTCGGGGCATGCAACGGCGGTTGCCAGCAATGCTTCATCCAGCGTTTCTGTGTAAATGCAGAACGACAGGATCTGGCCACCAGGTGTAGGTGCCGAATAGAACTGATAGAACTTGTTTGCGTCAAGCTTGATGCCGCTTTCTTCGAGAATCTCACGGGCGACCGTTTCTTCGATGCTTTCGCCCTTCTCGCTAAAACCACCCATCAGCGCTCGTTTGCCATAGCCGTAACCCTTGATGCCACGAACGCCGCCAAGCAAGCCATCGCCCATCGGGACAATACCAACACCAACTACATTCGGCGAATCGTAGACTTCACGCTTGCATGCTTCGTTGACACAAACACGGGGGAATGTTTCGACTTGGGTGTACTTTGTACCGCAGTGATGGCAAAAATTGAAAGCTGGCATGTTTTCTTCTTGTAGGAATTTGGCGGTCCCTGTGGGATTCGAACCCACGACCCTTGGTTTTGAAGACCAGTGCTCTGACCGCTGGAGCTAAGGGACCGTTGCGTGTTGCTATAGTTCGTATTCTACTGCCATATGGCAGCAAGTCAACACTTTTACGAACTACAGCAACCGTATTGCTTACTCGTGATCGTAATCGTCAACTGTGACGCCTGATGCAGTCACGCGAATGCTGACGTGGTCGCCGAATGCAAACTGAAGCACTTCTTCGCCGAGCGGACTATCCATGAAGTGGACCAGATCGTCGAGATCTTGAATGCGACTATGACGGCGGTAACCAGTAAACGTCTGGAGGTCAGCCGGTTCATCATCTTCGCTGTCCCATTCGCCATAGTGGTTGATGTCTTCATAGTTCGCAGCATAGACATCACTGACACGGAACACACATTCGTCACCATCGTTGAAATATGGTGTGTACTGAACCCACGTGATCACCTTGATTTCGGGGTGACGAGCGAAAATGCCCTTCAGCTCACTGAGGAAAGCTTGCTTGGCTTCGTTGCGGGCGTTGTCCATCGTCTGTTGCAGACGCATGACTGTGTCTTGAAAAGTTGCCTGTTGAATTTGTGTCATTTTAGTCTTCGGCGCCAAATGGGATATGTTTGCGGTTTGTGCTAGGGTTCGACTTTTGTGTGCCTGACATCCATGGCTGAATAGTCATGTTGTTCAGGTATTGTTCGACGGTCGGAATAAAACCCAAGTCTTCCTTGATGTGCTCTTCAGCAACATCACGCGGACTGTATTCCTTTCCGTCAGAATTGGTACGCACCACGCCGTACATTTGTTCCACCAGAAAGCAGCCAAATGCACTGTGAAGGATTGCACGATGACGAATATCAGGCATGCAAGCCTTGCTTGAGTCGATAAAGTTGTGGATATCCATGTAGTCTTCAGCTACACCACCAAACTTCTTTACCGAGATCTTGGCGTGGAGATAGGGTTTCATTTTATTAGAGCTTGATCAGAACGTTCGTGATAACCGAGTCCGTATCCTTGAACAAGGGATCGACAACAGCATGCGATTCGAGAATGACCACATCGGTGATCTTCGATTCGTCGAACAGCTTCCAGTCAGCTGCGTGAGCGACACCATTCGATTCTTGCTGCGTGCCACGCAGACGGTATTGGTTGTTCTTGTCTGTGCCGTAGACATGCGGGTTGATCACACGGACTGCGCCGTTGTACGTGAACTTGACTTGCTTGCGTTGCGAGATGGCTGCGAAAATTTCTGCGTTCATTATTTTAGTTCTGCGTAAGAGATTGAGCATTCGACAATGAATTGATTGTCGAGGAATTTCACCGGTACCACGTTGTACAGCTTTGCATCTTCAACTTCCAGCACCGGCATATGCATACCAATTGCGACAGGCTGATAGCTGAAGTCGATCACGACGTTTTCCCATTTCTGGCCTACTACGCCTTGGGCTTTGGTCGTGCGCTCTTGATTGAGCGAGAAAATACGACGAAGCAGTGAAGTCTTGACTTCGATTTCACCAGTTTCGACCGTCAATGTTGGTCGTTTTACGAATTTCATGTTAGTCCCAAAGTGATTGATAGTGTTTGCCGAAGAGCTCGAAGCCTTCTTGCACACGAGCAGCATATTCTTCGTGACCCTTCTTGTCATAAGTGTCGTTTTCAAAGAACTTGTTGTCAGCATCTTCATCAAGCATTTGCTCGAACGACCAAATCATCTTGTCCATGATCTCGTCCCACTCAGCAAAACCCGCTTTGTCTGCTTCGTCATCACCTTCTTCGTAGAAGTCGAAGCAAAGTTGCGGCCATTGATGATTCGAACGATCCTCAAAGCCTTTCATGCTGATAGGCGCTCCATGCTTAGTTTCCTTGAGGATCTTCAACATAGGGAGCACGATGTGCGCAAGTGTGTAGTCCATACTCCAAGTGTCATACTTATCGATCTGAATATCGATCTGACGTTGACGCTTTCTGTGGATCCACTCACAGAAGTCTGCAAACTTCGTGGCTGCGAGCTTTTCGCCGATTTTCTCGTGCGTTTCTTCCTTGAAGCCGACATACTTCAGCAGCTCAGCGATTTGGTAAGGCCCCCACCAATTCAAATATGGTCCGATCTTTACTTTCATTGTTGTTCGAAAATAGGAATAACTTCGCTTTCAGTCTCGATCCACACCTTTGCACCACATGACAGAGGTTTGTCAGGTGAATACACAACACGGCAAGGCCCTGTGATCTCAGCAGCGTAAGCGTAGGTGTTAGACTTGTAAGTCTTGATCGTTAGCACGGGCTCACGTTCATCGTTCTTTGCGTTCGACTTGATAATGTGCTGATTGACGTGGACAACGGTTTTCATTATTGTTCTTTTGCGTGGTCGATACCGCATTCAACGACAGTCAAGCTGTCGTCTACAAAATTTAGTGGGATAACACCATACATTGTCAGCCCGTCAATCGTCAGTTGATCGATCTTGGTATACAGTTGTACTTGATGTTGCTCAAAGTCGATGACTGCTTTCGACCACGTGATTCTTCCATGAAAGTAATGTGTCATGACTGGTGGCTTCACCAGCATACGCACATGCCACGGAAGGCTGCGATATTCGGGATCGTCCTTATTGGGACGGTCAATGCCGATTACATCGACAGATTTGACGGGTCTTGAAACAAACTTCATGTGCTTTGTTATTATTGTGCATCACAGACAACATTATACATATGGCAACTGAAGCCACAAGGCAAAGATGGCACCATTGTGGTGCCATCCTTAAAGTTGATTCTGTCTTACACTGCAACCGACTCAACTGCCTTGAGTGTTGCAACGCCGTCAGCGTCAATCTCAAGCGAACAATCTCGAAGACGAATTGAACCCTTCGTACTGTCATGATCCGGTGTTTCTCGCGTCGACCATGGACACAATGCATTGACGTGATGCACGTAGAACGTTTTGCCCTTCGTTTTCAGTACCCACATGGGAATCCAGGGGAACTCGAGGTGCTTCTTGTTGAAGTGAAAGTCGACACGATCACAGTGCTCAATGCTGATCGGGAACGACGCCAGGTGTTCCTTCATCGCTTTACGCATGTTCGTGATGTTACCCATGCGAATCTTTGCCTCGTCCAGCACCGTACAGAGCTTATGGGCGGCTACTGACATACCCTTGAGCTTCTCCCTTGCTCGCGTGTAGGCAACAAAGTGTGGATTGGGCTTGTACTTTGCGTTAGGTGTACCGCGCACAGCTTCCCATTCACGTTCGTGCTCGTTCGTGAGCTTCTCGTAACGCTGCACAGTTTTCTTTTGCGCCTTGATGCGTGAGCTGACTTGCTTATAAACATCGGCCCACTGTTTGCGCCATTCTTGATAACCTGCGTAGGTGGTAAATTGGGGTTTCAGTCCGTAAATGCTCATGATTAAATTCCGTTCCAAGTAAGTTTAAAGAGTACCGCATCGACATGTGATTCGAAAATCACACCAACTGTATAAGAGCAACCAGATTCCCACCCTACGTGGTCGTATTTGCTCGTACAGTTGTCAATACACCATTGTTTCATATCAGCCATTGATCCATATGTGAAATCATAACACTTCACCAGAAACCAATTAGCTGGATATTTCTTACGCACTTCTGCGATGGCGTATGAGTCTTCCCATTCATCTTCACCAACGAAGTCGTCGAAATCAAGTTCGTCGTTCTTCGTTTCCACTTCTACTTCTTTCTTTCCCAACAAATTTTTCAATGCTTGAAACATTGGTGTCTCCATTTTCTTGTTTTTCTGTTATTTGGTCACCAAATGCGAACAAGAACGCCATTGCTTCTAGTCGATCCTCTATTCTCCAAAAGTGGAATCGACCTGACTTCTTGTCGCGACCTCTAAGCCATGTGGGTCTAATGGATAACTGTTCCACCGACTCACGTTTGATACGAGCCATTGCCTTGTGGAAGCTTTCACCGTCGCCGCCAAAAGGAGTCCGAACCTCGTATGTTATTGACATAGCGAGAACCTCTTGGTGATGTGATGAATTTCTGCTTTGCGAGCAGGACCGATACCCAGCGCAGTGATGATGGGTTCGCCTGTAAAAGCAGTGCCAGGGATGATGTGATGCTGATCGATAATCAGTTCACAGGGAATGCCAGCTTCCTTTGCGGCGTCGTACGCCTTCAGAATCGCGTCTTGGTTCTTGGCCTTCAGGCAGATTTTCGTGCCGATGCCGTCTCGCTGGTAAAAATCAGCGATATCAGGACGCTCTTTGAGAGCTTTGAGGTATGCATTGAGATACGCGTGTCCGGCTTGTGCGGCAAGTTTGCCGGCAGACATGTTGAGATCGCCTCGCGTAATGGCGTAAAGACGATATGGGTCCTCTTCAGCTTCCGTTGCGGAATTCTGGAGGAACTCTTGCACTCAGCGATGGTCGAGATGATTCATTTCATTTGCTCCTTTTAGGGTTTCAGTTAGCTAGTGAAGATGTTTCACTAGAGATCATACTCTAGCATCGTACATCTTCACCGTGCAAATATTTATTTCACTTTGTTGCGTCGAGGTAACGAACGGCATCCAATGCAGCTTGACAACCTGATCCAGCACTTGTGATGGCTTGACTATACACTGGGTCGGCAACGTCACCGCAAGCAAACACACCAGCTTTGCCGGTTCCTGTTTGGAACGTCAGACCCTTTGTAGTCTTGATGAAGCCATAGTCATCAAGCATCAGCTGATCTTTGAACAGATCAGTATTTGGCTTGTGACCGATTGCAATAAACACGCCCGGTAGCCGGATTGATGTCAATGCTTGGCCGTTTGTGATGCTGATGGAATGCACACCGTTGTCATCACCATGTACTTCACGTAATGTAGAGTTCAGATGCAGCACAATCTTGCCTTCATTGACCTTTTCCATCAAGTGATCGATCATGACTTGCTCAGCCTTGAATGTGTCACGACGATGGATCAAATGCACCTTGCTTGCGATGTTGGACAGATACAGAGCTTCTTCAACCGCAGTGTTACCGCCACCAACTACCGCAACTTCCTGACCTTCATAGAAAAAGCCGTCACATGTTGCACAGCCTGATACACCACGTCCAAGGAATTCTTGCTCTGATGGCAGACCCAAATACTTAGCTGAAGCACCAGTCGCGATGATCAGCGAATCGCAAGTGTATGTGTCACCAGTTTCTGTTGTCAGGGTGTATGGCTTGGTGTTGAGGTCAACGTTATTGACATAATCAATCACTACATTTGCACCAAAGCGAGTAGCGTGATCCTCGAGACGTTGCATGAGGTCTGGGCCCATGATGCCTGTGACGTCGCCTGGCCAATTGTCAACTGTGGTGGTGGTCATCAGCTGGCCACCTTTGTCGAAGCCAGTGATAACCGTTGGCTTCAAGCCTGCTCGTGCAGCGTAAAGGGCAGCGGTCCAACCAGCCGGGCCACTACCGAGAATAATGAGTTTTGAATGCATATTTTTCCAATGAAAAAGCCCCAGTAGGGTTTCTACTGGGGCTTATTTTACTGGAAAGCTGGCTACTGGCCGAATTACTTGATGTACGGCTTGACGTGCTCGACTGCCATCTTGTAGCGCTTGCCATCGGCAGCTTCGACCTGCACCGGGTATTCGCGCGCCTTCGTGTTCCAGCCGATGATCTTGAACGTACCGAGCCGCGGATGGCTGTAGCTCTTCTCGAGGTCGATACCCGGGAGATACAGCTTCGCGTACACCTCCAGAGCACTGGCCTTGCGTTCTTGCTTGCGACCTTCACTACCTTGCGTCATGAACTCGACCTTCACGAGACTCGACGTCGGCGAGAACGACGCTCCGCGCACTGCCACGTTCAGGCCGTACTTCTTGGCAAACTCCTGCAGGTGAGCGTTGAGTGCAGCGTTGAGGTCACGTGCAACTGCGCGGTCGAACTGTTGAACTTTTTCCATTTGTTGCTCTCCTTTGTTGTTTACCATGCATCAAATGATAAGTTCACTTGAACCGCCAGTCAACACTTATTTGACTATCACTCTCATTCTGTTGGCTGTGAACACAACCTCCAAGTATTCCGATACATAGTTCGGAGCCCACCACTCGAATACTTTGAAACCATCAGCGATGGGGATTGACGTCGTTTCGACTAACCCGTTGCGCTTGACTGCTGCTTTGATAACGTCATCGCTGATGCTGGCGTAATGCGCCTCCAACAGGGTGTCACTGTTGTTCACCAGCATGAGCTGCGGTACGTTCACTTCACGCAGCGACAGCATAATATCGCTTGCTTTTCGTTCGAAAGCTTTGAAGGCAGTGTCGTAGGCCGCCTGCTTGATTCTGCTCATTTACCGTCCCAAATATATCAGTTAACTCAAAAAGAATGAGCTGCCATTTTAGCAGCTCATTCGGTCGTCAACAAGCGAAGTGATTAGGATGGTTCGTGGTCCCTGATGCGCTCGCGTTGTTGTGCATCGTATTTGTGGGCAGACTTAGCACCAGTTCCCGACATGGGCCAGAAACGGTCATCGTCTATGATGCTACGCCGAGAGTTCTGTGATGCTTCCCTGAGGTTGGCATATTGATCGGTGTGAGTGCCAGAAGGATATTCGACAGGCCGATCAGTTTGAGGCGATGCTGTTTGCATTTTCTCAACCACGTTCACAAATTGAATTACCGGGAAACTGTTCAACCAACCAGCTTCGGCACGCTTGCAGTTCTCCATATAAAAGTCGCAGCAAGCGCCCGATACTTCGACAAGCGGTGCGAATATTCCCCATGAAAGCAGATTTGCGTAATTGGTTACGGCTTTTACCGTTGATACTTGGGCTTCAGCAACCAGTGTTGTGAGCCCGTTAATCCGCTTAAACGTTTCTGCCAACATAGCGATCCCTTAATAAGCTAATATGTCAATTACATGCCCTTTCGTTGTTGATCGGACTGCTGATTGGGATGCTTTTGCTGGCCCTGGTCTCTCCGTTGTTCCTGCTGGTTCGGTTTCTGATTCTGCTGGCCCTGGCCTTGATTCTGGCTCTGCGACTGATCCGACTGCTGATTGGATTGGCTCATGAACTTCTCCAGAGAGTTGAGATCCCCGTTACCGGGACAAACAATTGTACAGAGCTGATCTGAAAGCGCAATACATGATTCATAGCCATCAATACAAAAGGGCCACTTGCGTGGCCCTTTTGGGTGTTTTCTGTTGCTAGGCATTTCCTGCCCCGGCATCGCTTAATCCCGAAGGATTAAGCAGCCATCGCAAAAACGTTGTCGTTTGCGGTTACTTCTTTTGTGCGCTTTACGAGCGTCACCTCAACGGATACCTCGTCTAATCTTTATTACCGCCCGTCGAAACCAGGTCGGGCCCATCAGGACAGTCCTCAGAGTACCAACGGGGTAAGCACTTTACGCCTTATCAGTGCGTCGCTTTGCCCAATTACCCCCAGTGTGAACCAGGGCGCTTGTGAGAGCTACAGCCTGCTTAGTTAGCAAGTGCTCTACTAAAACTCTGTCATTCTGCACGCTTATCGCGAATCTGCTTGCATTCAGACCACAAAGACTGTTTTGGTGGACCCGGCGGGAATCGAACCCGCGTCCGAACCGTCTATTCCATTAGATGTCAACAGCATCAAAACAAATGATAACGCAATTAGTTCACCGCGTCAAGCGCTGTTTGCACCCAGGTGGCTGTTATTCACAACACTCCGAGGAAGCGCTTTGAAGACGGCATGGCGATCGTTCTTGACGGCAATGCCTTGAGGTTTGAAGAAGGGAGCCATTGGGTCCTGTCTTGCGTAGGTGTCTTCCATAGCGTCGACCCATTCGAAGAAACGCTTGCGGTCGTATTCTTCGGGCGTTGTGCAGCCGTGCGCTGCGAGGAAATCTTGCTCATCGTGCATGGTCTCTCCTAGTTGCCATGTGCCATATTGTAGCAGTATGATGGCAACCGTCAAGGACCAAAATAGAAATGGTACCAACGTGGTACCATTTGCTTTACTTCTGTGCGTTGTTGTCTAGAATGCGGTTGATCATTCCACTTTCCCACGCTTGTCGATATCGACAGTCCTCGGCGTGATACGAAACGTCCGGTGTTTTCGTCATACACGAACACAGCGGAAAGTCTTGTAAGGCAGCTTGCATTTCTGCAAGCTTATTGGCCTCAATCTCTTCATGAATCTGTGCAGCATGTGCAGCACGCGCAGCAAGAGACCGTTCACAAACTTCGCGGAGTCGTTCAGTGTCATTTTTGCTGAGCATAACCGTATCCCAGTGACCGTACTTTGAAGTATATCCAAATACGTACTTGACTGCAACCCAGATTCGCTTAAACACATTGTGATACTGGTTGAGATACGCGCTCAGGTACAATTCACCTTCTTCTGTATCGAACGTAAACTTGAACGTATGTTCATCACTACCACAATCGCAGTCGAAGTGATGTTTTTCAAATCCTTCCCACATATTATCCCCTTTTACAGCCAACGCAACTTGAACACCATTGCGTCAGCTTCTTCTTTTATATGAACAGTGACAATTGGGTCGCCACCATTGAAGCGGTTGATTGCTTCGTATTCACCTGTCATCGTCTCTTTCATCCACTCGATAACAGCATAACGTTCGTCGTGAGTGCCATACACCCAGCAATGCCAACCTACGATGTCTTCTTCGAATCGTTTTTCAGATCCGAACGGGAAGGACCACCCGTCATGATATTGCCAATAATCAACTCGCATTTGCTGCCTCAAACAATTCAACATAGTCTACATCTGGTGTTTGGATCTCACCCCAGTGGTCGATTGCAAATTCACGGAACCATCCTGACGTCAAGTTCGTGCAAATACGCATCAATGCGCGACCATATGCTTTTAACGGATCAGTTTCCTTACCAGGAATCACGTAGCGCTCAAGTGCGATAACCATCGCTTCTTCACGAACAGTTCTCAGCTTGTTTTCGTGAGACTGTCGTTCAAACAGTTGCTTGTCGATCCACGCTTTTGATGGATCGTTCTTCAGAACCTGGTACATTGGCGTATCGTGATACTTCACGATATCATGCAAGTCATCGTGTTCGTAGACTCGTTTCAATGCACGCTCACTCTTTGCGAAAAACTGTGCATTAGACTGATTTAAGCGTGCCTCGAATCGTTTGCCAAACTTTGCTTCATTCTCTGCTAGGCGGGCGTTGAAGAAGTCGACATGTTCACGAAGAAAATTTCCACAATACGGCTTCATGTACGTCAAGTCAGAAATCGTCTTTTGCCAGTGAACTTGCCAATAGACATGGCTACGTTTCATCAAGTACAGGTACTCAATTGGCGGAACATGGCCAGTCGTGTCGACTGGCACGCCGTCGTCAATGCACAGCGTGATATGCATCGGTGTGAATGTATCGCGCATATCCCACAACATCTGAGAACTTGGGTTCACTTCGGCAATTTCAAGCTCAACCCGACGCCCACACTTCAACAGACACTTGAACTTCCACGGTGACGTGGGAATCATGTACTCGATGTACTTTTGGTTTCTTGTGGCCCAGTCATGTATCTGAGTCAACGAACCAATCATGTCGAGATCATTAGCAGTTCTTAATGCTTGCCGTCCCTGAAGTCTATTCAAATGATTCAAGCCATATGAGCCAACCACAATCATTGTCATTAGTCCGATGATTCGTCTTCGCTGCTATCGTAATCGCCGTCGTCGTATGAACTACCAGGTACCACCGCCATCTCTTTTTCCGCCGTGTCGAGGATAGCTTTCACACCCATCAAAGGAATTTGTCCACTACTCTCTTTGGTGAATCGAGTCTGGCGCACTGTGAGCTCAGCCTCGGCTTCGGCACGAGTCAGTTCAGCTGCTTTGTACCGGTTGACGACGCTTTGGATAGCGTCGACCGTTTTACGGAGGATAGCGAGGGCGTTCGTGGACATATTCAGTTAGTACAGTAATGGCAACCAATGATAGTACACTTTTGTTGCCATTACTACAATCAAATAACCGACTTTAGGACCGAAGACAACGCAGGTGACGTCATCTTCGATGCAATGTCCTTGAAGCAAGGGTCAGATTGAATCGCGCTCATCGCGTTTGCAATACCAATCTTCATTTGGTTTTCGATAGCGATCGCTGCTGAGTCTACTACATTAACGACAGTAGAGATCGCCGACTTGACACTAGCGGTTGCTGAACTGATTGCTGAATGAATGTCGTTAAAGACTTCACTCGCAATGGGAACACCAGGAATCGATGTTGGCAACCCAGTAATCGGATCGATTGGACCAACTTGAGGTAGTGCATTCTTCACAGCATTTGCAAAGTTTGATACCGCACTACCAATTGATGACTCAAGTGCGTTGATCTCTGATCCGATTGAACCGTAGAGCTGACCTAAAGACGATTGGACAGCATGGATTCCATCCGAGATGCCCTGAATTGCAGCACATGCAGAAGGTGCTGAGCCGGGGTTTACCGCGTTCAGACGTGCATTCAATGCGTTCTGGCTTTGCGCAGTTGACAACATTGACATCGCATTCGGTACACCAATCGATTGGGTAATCGTTGATGTCTGAGTACCATAACTGAACAGTTGACTTGGAATTGAAGTCACACCGTTCAATGTTGGCATCACTTGACTAGTCATCTGGGCTGTGATCTGATCCATCGACTGCAATCCACCGCCACTATGAATGTCGAGCATGTCAGATAAGTGACCACGCAATGCAGCAATATCAGCAGCAGCAACGCCTGAGGCGTTGGTCATGGCTGTATCAAAATCAGCGAGCGATGGAAGATTACCCATCGCACTATGAATAGCACCAAATGCAGAACCACTGAAAGGATTTTGAATAAACTGGCTAGGGTTCAGAGCCAGAACACCACTTAGTTGACTTTCGCCAATCATATTATTTTCCTTAACCGCAATCGCTTGTTGGGGAACCACCAGTAATGATAGCTCCGCAACTTAGCTGATCACCAATTCGCGCTGTCCCGAGTGAGTCGGTTTGTACTGTTGTAGAACCACCAACAATAGTGACGGTGCCATGCTCGTGACAATAAGCAGTATCACCCACTCGAGCAGCACCAAGACCGTCAACGGTCACGTCGCCACTAGCTGACGTAATATATCCACCATGGGTGTGACTATCACCCAGTCTTGCAACGCCACCCATTACAGCTTGATGTTTGAATCAACGAGTTCAATAGACGAAGTAGCCTTGCGATACTGTGAAGCAGCATCTGAACGTGCAAGTGCTGGTTCGACCATCAGACGGCTTTCGTGAATCACATAGTCGTCTGAGTCATCACGACCAAGCATGAAAGGGGCGAACTGAACAGCACCTTGACCATTGCCAACTGGCACCAGCTGCATGATAACTGGTTTTGTAACAGTGTATTTGCCGTTATCAAAGCTTGAGAATGTTGCGAGGATTTCCTCACCGTTCATGAACTTGAGAACGATGACGTCGCGTGCGTCGAAAGGTTGAGAGTTATTAACAAGCATTATTGCTTCCTTTTGTAATTGTGGTATGATTATAAAAGAAGATGGCTAGGTATTCAAAATACCTAGCCATCTTGCTGAATAATTACTAATTAGAAATCGAGTTCGTCGTCGAAGTTGACGTCACCACCAATACCAACTGTGTAGTCAGCAACGGTACGCTCGAAGAAGTTTGTATGGCTGCTCAAATCTTGCAGTTCCATGAATGGGAATGGGTTCTGTGACTTGTACTTTGGCAGCATACCAAGACGAACACGACGTGCATCACCAATGTATTGGAGATATTCGCGCATCTGTTCCTTGGTCATACCAGCAACGCCGAGTGACAGTGCTTCTTCAGCAAACTGCATTTCACATTCGATCGCTTCATCGATCATGTCGCTGACTTGTTGTGCGAAGTCATCATTCCAAAGCTCTGGATATTCTGAACGGATCAGGTCAACCAGTTCGAACGCAACTTCCATATGCTTGGACTCATCACGGAACACCCAGTTGGTGCCGCTACCAAGACCATGCAGGTAACCCTTGCTACGCAGGTAGTAGACATATGAGAACGCGCCGAAGAAGAACAACCCTTCGATAGCTGCCGCAAATGTGATCAGGTTCAACAGGAACGTGCGACGATCTTCTTCAGTCTCGAGACGGTCAATCTTTGCTGATTGGTCGAGATACTTGAAGCAGAAGTCACCCTTGCGCTTGATACTTGGGATTTCATCCAGTGCAGCAAATGCTTTTGCGCGATCTTCTGGATCTGGCAAGTACTCGTCAAGCAGTGTCAAGTAGAACTGAACGTGCAGTGCTTCTTCGAAGATCTGACGTGAGTAATACAGACGTGCTTCTGGTGAATTCACGTGCTTGTACAGATTGAGAACTGCATTTTCACCAACGATGCTGTCGCCAGTGGCGAAAAATGCAACGATGTATTGCACAACTTGTTTTTCAGCAACCGTGAGCTTGTCACGCAAGTGTTCTTTGTCTGTGGAGAACGAGATTTCTTGCACTGTCCAGTTATTCTTCTGTGCATCAACAAAGTGATTAAACAGTTTTGGATAGCGCATTGGGCGCAGGGTGTGATTGAACCCCGGATCAAGAATTGGCATTGTTACCTCAATAATTTCTAATTTTTATTCAGCGATGGATGGCTTACTCGTCATCCAATTCTTCTACGAACTCGTGATCGAGCAGGATAGGGAAGTCTGGCTTATTCAGTGCTTCAGTATCGAAGTCACCTACGTCATAGCTCAATGTGATATGGCATTTGTATTCTGGGAAGTCATACGTTGCTCCCTTTGCCATTGCTTCGTCGAAACGCTTATGTTGATATGAACTGTAATAGTGCCACACCAAGCAACGTTTGCCACCTCGAGTATCCCACGTCTCGAGTACGGAAGAGTCTGTATTTACCTTCAAGTTTATGCGTTCTGCCGGAGTCCAATCAATATTGGTGCGTGAATATACGACGGTAGAATGCAGGTCTTCGGGTGATACAGGATCGGGGATATTGTTACGGCGTTGAAACTCGACGATTGCGTCGATGGTTTCTTGTTTGAATTTGACAGCGACGTAGATTCCGGGAGCCTCGCCCCCGGAAGTCACTGTATTGTCAGCGACATCAGCCATTTACTTACCTGTTGCTGGTGTAGTTGCTGATGTTGTTGCGGCGGTAGCTGTGTCAACAACTGCTGACACTTCTGTTGCAACTGTTGCTGTTGCATCAACCGCAGCTTCTGCTGCTGTTTCTACAACTGGCGCCTTCTTTGTGATCTTTGACCACAAAGCCTTTGCCCATGCTGGTTGTGGAATGTTCCAACCGATCAACATACCGATCAAGAGAACGATAAGTGATGTCTTGGAGATCAGGCCACCTGTGATGAAACTGAGAATTGTTTCCATAATGGTACCTCAATATTAAGCCCAACGTAATTATTGAGCTTAATATTTATGGCATCAATATTATTGGCAACTTTCGCAGATTTCTGGCTCTGGTGGATTAGCATCACCACCCTTGCCTTCTGATTGCGTAGTTTGTGTGACTGTGGTCTTCGCAATCTTTGTCGCTGCCTTACCACGCAGGTAGTAGCTAGTCTTCAGACCGGATTCCCACACCATCATGTACATTGCTGACAGTGTTGCAATGCGCTTGTCTTCAGGAATCTTGTTCATGTCCAAGAACAAGTTCATTGATTGGCTTTGATCAATGAATGGACCACGTGCCGCAGCGTGTTCAATGATCTTCTTCTGTTTGATTTCCCATACTGTCTTGTACAGTGCGTACAAATCAGCTGGAAGACCAGGAATAGCTGCCAATGAACCATTGCTCTGCTTCAGCAGGTTAATGGTTTCCGTGTTCCAACGACCAAGCTTCTTGAGGTCTTCAACCATGTAGCGATTGACATCAACGAATTCACCGCTGAGTGTTTCACGCTTGAACAGGTTTTCCTTTGTCGGCTCTGTACATTCTTGCGCACCAGTAATTGAAGCAATTGTCGCTGTTGGAGCGATAGCGATTGACAAGCTGTTACGAAGACCGTGCTTCTTGATCTCTTCCTTCAATGCATCCCAACGAGCTGTGTCCTTGGGGGTCACACCCCACAGGTCAAATTGCAGCTTGCCTTGTGCAGCATGTGTTTTGTCGAAGTCACGATGTGGACCAAATTGCTTTGCCAGTTCGCAGCTTGTCTTCAATGCCTGATAGTAAATCTCTTCCTGAATCTGAGCTGACATTGCAACAGCTTCATCGCTCTCGAATGGGAGACGCAGCTTGTAGAACAAGTCTTGAAGACCCATCAAACCCAGACCAACTGGACGCCAGTGGTTGTTTGAAGCCTTAGCTTCATGCACTGGGTAGAAGTTACGATCAATAACGCGATCCAGGAATCGCATAGCGATGTCCACGTTCCGGTGCAGCTTGGCTGTGTCAAGCTTGCCGTTCTTCACGTAGTTGCCTGCGTTGATTGAGCCGAGGTTACATACGGCCACTTCTGAACCAACGATTGCAACAAAGTCACCGTTCTGATCTGTGCCAATAACGTTGATATTCTGTTCGATCAGATCTTGCGCTGACAGCTTCATGAAGTCTTCACGCTTGATGATCTGTTCTTGACCTGAGCTTGTGACTTCCAGAATTTCTGTACACAAGTTTGACAGGTGAACAACGTAACCATTTGTTGCTTGGTTGCACTTCTTGTTCGCTGCATCACGGAAGTTCATCCAACCGTTACCGGTTTCCGCCAATGTCTTCATCATACGTGCGAAAATCTTACGTGCTGGTAGTTGCAGTGAGGCCTTGCCTTGTGCTTCCAGTTCGAGATAACGTGCTTCGTACTCATCGCCAAACATGTCGTTCAGTTCTGGTGCAACTGCTGGGTCAAACATTGACCACATTTCGTCAGCCTTGACACGCTTCATGAACAAGTCAGGAACCCAGTTAGCTAGGTTCAGGTTGTATGCACGCTTTTCCTTTTCACCAGCATTGTCACGCAGTTCCAGGAACTCCATGATGTCTGGGTGGTGTGTATCCAGGTATGCAGCAAGAGCGCCCTTACGCTTACCACCTTGGTTAACCGCACCGACTGAACCACTCAGTGTGTGCAACCATGGTGTAATGCCGTTCGACTTACCGTTGGTGCCCTTAATCAGTGAGCCGCTTGAGCGAACACGTGAGTAAGACATGCCAACACCGCCCGCAAACTTGGACAGCTTTGCAACATCCTTGTACTTCTTGTAGATATCACCCAGATCGTCGATTGGGGAATCGAGCAAGTAGCATGATGACATCTGGCTGTGTCGCGTTCCTGAGTTGAACAGCGTTGGCGTTGATGTCATGTAGTCATGTGATGACAACAGGTTGTAGAATTCAATTGCTTCAGCAGCAGTGTTTGCAAGACCACAAGCAACACGCAGGAAGAAGTATTGTGGAGTTTCTATAACCAGACGTGAAGTTGGATGCTTCAACAGGTAACGATCGTACACCGTCTTGATACCGAAGTATTCAAATGCGTTGTCACGATCAACCTTGATTGCGGCATTCAGCTTGCGCTTATTCTCCATGACCAGCTTGTATGTTTCATCACCGATCAGGCCGTTGTCAAAACCAACTTGAATTGATTGGCTGAAGCTGTGGATTTCTTGACCAGTAACTTCCTTGTCAATGAAATTTGCCATCAAGCGGGAAGCAACCTTCCCGTATGCTGGTTCTTCAACCATAAAGCCCAGTGCTGTTTGGATACTGAGCAGATCCAGTTCACGTGTTGGAACGCCATCATACAGGCCACCAACAGTCTTAATAGCGACCTTCAAGAAGTCCAACTCACCAAGACCTTGACATACACGCTCGATTGAGCTAACGATCTTTTCGAGTTTTACTTCTTCAAACTCACCATTTCGTTTCTGTACCTTCTGTTGCATATTCTTTTTATTCTTATTCTAGTGGAGGGAATTCTATTTAGCCTTATAGCTTCTTCCCGAGTACTGATATTCAAACTTAATATCGAGATCATCTTTGGCCTCTGATATAAGTGCAGGTGTGGCATAACTATAGTTGAGTAGAAACTCATCGTCAATTTTAACCACTAGAAATTCAGCACATTCTTCCGCAGAGTAAACATACTGCAACGAAAGACGCTTAGGATCCCAACCTGAAAGACGCAACGTTGCTTCCATGGCGACTGCCAAAGCATTTTGGCAGAGATCACCCGAATACAACATTTCCCAAACAGTCATCCATGACTTTGGTTCATAAGGATCAAGGCTACGCTTGTTTAGGGGAGCGAGACCCCACCAACGGCATACCTTTTCGAGTTGTTCTGATTCTGGGAGTGAAGGCAACCCATCACGAAAGGTTGTCCACTCGTTGAGCCGTTCAGAAGGCTCTAACATGAATGGATTCATTTTTAGAACTGAGCGTTAAAAGTTACGACTGAATAATACAGTTTGGCATTGACATTGCTGTTATTAGTATATGTCAATGTTGCAACACCCGCATTAACGGATATAGCTACTTCAAAGACTGATAAGTTTTCGAATGCGATTGGATCAGTATAGCCAAAGTAATCCATACCAACGTCCACACGGTCGTCAAGTACATTACCGGCGCTCTGGTTCATCACAATCGAGAACGTGCCTTTTCTGATAGCTGTTGGAACATTCTCAAAACATAGCATATACCGTACTTCGGCCACATTTATTTGTGCAGCATTCCATACTAAATCAGTTGTGCCTGTTGGGCCCGATGAATTGGCTGGAAGAACAATGCTATTAAATTGAGTCTGCAATTGACTAGCCACATTCTTGATGAATGCTACTGACGAAGAAGTCTCAGTCAGCACACGAATGTTGGCATAGGGGAATTCTGCTTGACGCTCAAGGTCAAACAATTGGTAGTTTGGATCTGAACCAATGAACAGCTCACCCGTATCTTTGGCAAAGCCAAATTCACCAGGATCAAGACCCGGCGGATTCGATGACGTGTTCACCATAGGCTGACCTGGCAGCTCTACAGCAAGGCCCGTGCGAGCCATCATTTTTCCAGTGATTGTTATTGGTGTTGTTGACATAATTAACTACCCTGTTATTCATGTATTTAGTATGAGTGAACTGTTGCTGGCATAGTATTGTTGCGTTAGTCTTGTAATACGGTTTACGTCACTGAGGACCCTCCAATGAACAAAGCCGTCTCTGAGTTTCTCTCAAACGCAGCACCTGCAAACCCTTCTTCTGTAATAGTTACAGACAAAGTTCCTCGCATATATAAAGGAGGGCACATCATTACTGATGTCGAACTTGCCGATGAACTCGGCATCATTCAACAGCAGATTGAAGCGCTTGAAGCAGTGGCAGATAACATCAAGGAGCGAATGGCAAAGTGCGGGCCCGGTCTATACTTTGGCGATGAACACAAAGCTCGGGTATATTGGGATACTGTCACCAAACTAGACGTCGACCGTATCAGACGGGAGATGGGTGATGCGTGGATGTCAGACCGAATGGTTTCTGGTCCTTGCATCATGTGTGAATCATCAGAGATTTCACTACAAGATATCGAGCGATACCGATTGTGAAGAAGATGTATGCATTGTACTCGCAGGACTGCTTCTTCGGCGGTTCTGCACAATGCAAAGTATTAGTTACTGACAACAGCGGGCAAATCACTAAGATTTACGACTTAGAGCCGTCGTTAACTGGTGCGCCTTTTGTTTGGGGATTGTTCACGCCTGGCTGTGTCCATCTTGCTCAGCGAATCCTCCTCGACTGCTTCGAAGAGATCTCCGTGGCCACACGCTTTGAGACGATTTTCAGTGATGAAGTCTTAGCAAACATCCCTATGGAATGCTCGCTAAGACTTATATCGAGCGAGGATATCAAACAGTACGTTACTTCTTTGCAGTTGCGTGGTATGTAGCAACGCGTTGGTTCCACTCGTCAAGATACTTGTAGAATTCATCACCTTCCACTACAAACTCTTCAAACTTCAGATCACGACTGACCATGAAAATAACGATGGTCGAAATATCTGTGCCGAACAGATGATTATGCGCCTTAGCATAGGCCGCACCCTGACAGAAGTAATCTGAAATCATTTCCTTCGTCTTCATCTTGTTGGTTGTCTTGTAGTCCATGATGCAAGGCTTGTCACACCATGTACCGAGCAAGTCAGCAGTACCTGCGTACTCACCAGGATAGTACAGTGGAATCTCAAAGCCCCATGCTTCATCGACATGGATGAGACCACGTTGAATGATAGTATCGGCCATGTTTCGAGCCATTTGACGCACTAGGTTAGAACCACGTGGACGATCAATCTGCTGAATGTGACATTCCAAATGTTCATGCATCAGGGTACCCAGACCTGTTGCCTCATCTCTGATTTGGTTTGCCTTGGCTTCCCCTACAAACTGTCTCCAAGCGTCTAGTCCACTCTTGTCAGCAGTCGCGCTGAGGATGGTTGTTACGCTTGCCAGAGGGCCATCTGGCGTTAGATAGACGCGTTCTCCTGATGGAATAGTCTCGCGATCCATCGTGAAATATGGGTACTTCGTATTATTTAGAGTTGTCATGGAATGAATTATATAAAGCTGGTCAAAAATAGCCAATAAAAAAGGTGGTATTAAAATTTTCCGTAGAAAACCTTAATACCACCAATATTTAACTTCGCAAATTTAAGATGCCAGGACAGCCGGAGTCACTAGGAGCGGCTGACGGTTATATCACTCATCACCGATATTCTTCTTGGCTTGATTCGCTGCTGTAGTTTTGATCTTTTCTTCTTGCTTTTGCTTCTTCTCTGCGGGAACTGCCTGCTCAGAACCGTTGTCACCGTTGCTGAGCTTGATACGGTCACCCTCAATACTTGCCACCAATTTGACTTGATCGGGATCTAAAATTTGCATCAACATTGAACGATCAATGTCAACACCTGTGCCAGAATTTTTCAAATCGTCAAGAATTTGTTGAACGGTTACAAACTGTACACCGTTAGCTGCCAATGGAGTTAAGATGTCAACTACAGCACCACGGACTTGGTCCATGATGCTGTCAGAGTCAAGTGATTCTATGATTTCGTGATAACGCATTTAGATTTTTGCAAGCTTGACACACTGTGATTCAGTAATCTTACCTGATGCGAAAGCGTTTGCAGCATTGACGCGATCTGCTGTGACGTATGCTTCAGCAGCGCCAATATTCTTACCTTCCTTCATTGCAAGCTTGTGTGTCAGGACAGTCTTTGCCCATTGCTTTGTATTTTCACCCAAGAGCTTGTCAAGCTTCATCGCTTCGATGAAGTCGCGCATAGCAATGCCAACGTCTTCAACGTCTACACCATAAGCTTCAGCAACTTGCTTTGCTGCAACTGCTGCTGACAGCTTTGATTCACGAACAAGCTTCATTGTTGCCTTAGCCAGGACTTCGTCTGGGTTTTCACTTTCGATAAGTTCGAGAGCTTGTTCGCTCAGAACAAAACCTGAGAATTCAGCTGATTCCTTCTTTGTACGGCCTTCTGGACCCTGATCAGCGTTTTCTTCTTCACCGCCGAGCAGTGAGTCGATTTCGCCAGCGAGGTCGTCAGCGCCTTGATCACCACCTTCAGCTGGAACTTCACCTACACCAGCATCAGCCGTTGGAGCCACTGGAGCTTCTGGTGCCATTTCTGCATCAGTACCAGTGTTTGTGGCCATGTCGTTTGACCCTGTGCCAGTGACGATGCCTTGCATGTTCTGGATGGCTTGACCGATTTGGTCTTTTGACGTCTTGACTGCTTCAAGTGCTTGGCGCAGTGAGTCTGTAGCGGCATTGTTCAACTGTTCAGCAAACTGTGGACCAAACTGTGAACGGATACCGTCCAACAGTGGCAGCACGTCATCAGCTTCGATCTTAGCGATATCTTCAGCCATGTTTTGCAGCTTGTCGAGGATTGCCTTGGCTGCGAGCACCAGCTCCGCACGATCCATTTCGTCTTCCATCAGACTAACCAGGCTTTCGCTCAGTGTGATTTTCTTTGTCATGTTGTTCTCCGGGATTTCTTTTTGCGGCTAGGCGCTATTTCTCTGAGGTAAACGCGAATAGCTTCAGTAATCAATACGATTTTGCCCATTTCAGGACTTGTTGACGTATGGGTGTTTTCCTTCAAGTACATCTTCTTGCGTTCCATGTAATGTTCATACACGAAGCGAAGATGGTCCTCAGGAGCATCCCAGTCAATCTTGAGCCCATACAGCTGGTCGAGCAACTGGTTAAATTGCTCGAGCTTCTCATGGGTCCGCGGTTTAAAATCCGAAACGTTCATACTGATACCATGCAATAACTTATTACTTTATTTATCTGTATGACGTTTTGCGTCGTTCATTACAGAGACTTGCAGATGGCGATCAGCTTGGAACGCAGAGCAATCGCTTGCTGACGGCATTCTTCGTAGCGATCTTCTGCAACGTTGGCACGAAACTCATCGCCTTCCTTCAACATGCGGTTAATCTTGCGCTTGAAGTTGGCTGCGTCGGTGCGTTGACGTGTGAAATTTTCTTCGAGATCGAGAATCTCACGTACCTTTGGTGTATTGATACCAGAATTGCGATTGAGCAACTTTGTCAGTGCCAATGCGCTTTCATACAAGCTCAAGTCGTGAGCAATAGGTTCATCAGTATGAACGTTAACCACGTCATACGTCTTTGTACCAGGAACGTCTTCGTGAACACGAATCTCCCAGGAACCAACCTGTACACCGGCTTGAGTACGCTTTGTTTCAAGCGCTTCTTTGAGACGTGGACTTTGCTGTACCTTTTCTGCTACTCGCTCCGTTGCTTGATTGGCACTTTCGTAGAAACGGCTCAGAATTTCCTTCATGTCGGCCGCACCAGGATGTGAAGAAATCGCTGGTGGCGCTACTGATGGACGATGCTGTGGTGCGGATTCTTGGATATATTCTGGTTCTGATTCAAGACCACTACCGTTCATAATATCCATCAGACGCTGCATGTCATCAACATCTTTTCTATTCACTGGACCCATTATATTCTCCAAATGTCTGGCAAACCGTTAGGTTCGTAGTATATTTTGCCATCTTTTTGAAGTCTATTTAATAGACCACGCGACACCATCTTCGTTGCTAGTTCAAGCTGGTACTCGTCAAGTTCTTCAGCCGTAATAAGATTCTCACTTTCTTTTAGAAGAGTGAGAATCTCTTGCTCATCAGAACTGACTGGCATACGAAAACCACCAGCAATTTCAAAATAGCGCATTAGTCGCCCAGATAGCTCTTACCAATTTGCTGCAATTGCACTTGCAGATCTTCAAGACGTTGAATCAATGTCTTGTATTCGCTGATCTTCACGTCTGGCAGGTTTGTCTGAATACTTGTCAGTGCATCATCAATCAGTGTGTATGCTGGTGAGCATGAAACTTCTGCTCCAACCATATCACCGCCCATTGCTGAATCAACACCAGCGTCAAATTCAGCACCAAGATCATCACCACCCATACCGTCATCAATATGATCGGCTGTCAGTGGATCTGGATCCATACCAAGATCATCACCACCCATATCCATATCCATTGCATCATTAGCTGCATCTTGAGCTGGCAATGCTGGCACTTCTTCAGCATCAACTGGAATTGCTGGATCAACAGCAACTTGTTCAACATCACCCATCGGCATACCAGCCAGTTCCATCATACGGCGGAGGCCTGGCAGGGCTGTCATGCCCATAACGCCTTCATTTACTTGTGTCTTTTTCATTTCTGTCACACCAAAATCTACACCGGAAAGGAAACCTTCGGCTGTAAGTGATTCTTGGATCTGTGTCCAAGTCGATGAATCAGTATTCAACGCCTTACCATCAAATGTTACTGAATCACCAAAACTTTCGAGAACAACCGTGAACGCGTCGCCACCATTTGTCCAAAAAGAAACAGGGTCGAAACCCTCGTCGAAGGAACGACCCTTATGCTTGCTTGCGGCTTTCGCAACTGTTGTCTTCTTGTTAGGAGTAGACTTCGAACGGAAAATACCTGACATCTCACCATGAGCCAAAGCTGACTTGGCAGTATCCAGTGGCTTTGATGCTGGAATCACGATCTTGCTATCCTTGGAAAACTTCTTGAACTTCTTATCCATGGATTTTTCTCTCAATTGTTTAGTGGCAACAGAGTCGGATAGACTTTGTGCCAACTTGATTTCCTCTGTGTTTTGGCAGTGGATGCGTACGATACTACCAAGACCGAAGGAATAGCTAATATTATTTTCTTCGAGAAGCCCCAAAAGCTCTTCTCGTGCTTCAAACTTAGGAAACTTGCAAGTCAGAGTTACGCTCTCCGTCTTGACCTGTTCTGGTTGCTGAGCAGGTGCATTATCCAACGCACCATCCTTCTGCAACATTGGAGCCAAAAGATCCTTGATCTTACCATGATCACCGTCATGAACCAAGTTCATCAAAGTGTAAATGTCATCAAATGACATTTCACCAATCAGATCCTGAATGTCACCAGGAACCTTTCCAGTGATACGGCTGAGTTCATCAATGAAATTCTTGTCCATAGCAGTCCTAAGTAAACGTCTTTAATTATTTAGCAGGCAAAAGAAAAGGCTCGTAAAAACGAGCCTTTTCAAACTTACCAACTTACCGAATCACTTCGGTCATCAAATTACAGTGTGTTCAGTGTAACAACTGTGTTTGATGAAGTGAATGGTGACACAACGTTAGCCGCTGGGTTCAATGTTGTACCTGTCAGAGCACCTGATGCGTTTTCTGATTCGAAAACTTCAGCAACTGTAATTGCTTCAATAGCTGTCAGCAATGTTGCTGCTGTCCATGCACCTGTGTGCTCAACTGCAAACTTCAGAACTGTTGTGTTGCCTGTCAGGCCTGATGATGCTGAAGCTGCTGCTGGAGCTTGCAGTGCTGAAATAACTGGCTGACCATTCAGAGCGATTGTTTCGATCAGAACGTTCAGAGCTGATGCGTTTGTTGTCAGGTCAACTGTTGTCTCAACTGTGAAGAAGTCGAGCTTTGAGCCCAATGACATACCAGCTGCTGCGTTCTTATTTGGTGATGTAATCATGATTTGGTTTCCTTAAAAGAAAGGGTTTCTAATTCTATTTATAACGGTTAGTCATTTCGCTTAATAACTACCGGCTTATTACCCTTTTTCTTCTTGGTCTTCTGAGGAGCAACCTGAGCATAAATGCTACGAGCTGCGGTCTCCTTGGGATCAGAAGAGAAAAATGGTTGTACCGATGTGGCAACACCGGCCGATGAACTAGCGCCACATGACGCATTCTCATTGAGACAAGCAAAGTCTGTATATCGCATAGTCTCCTCCTTTGTTACCACTATTTACAACCAATTATACGGAAACCTGGTTACAGTGCCAAATTAGGAATCTCCTTACCAATCTCAACCAACCGCTCACAAAACAACTTCCAAATCAAATCCTTCTCCTCATACAACTCAGGATTCCCCAAAATACACGCTCTGACACTCTCATACGTCTCCAACGCCTCAGGACAAATACCCTCACCAAACAACTGTCTGGCAATGAATACTGGGTCGGTAGACGTCTTGGTGATCAACTCATCCTCAGAATATGCATCGATCTCATCCGGGTAACGAGCCATAAAGAATCTCGGAAAGAAATCACCCACAAATTCATCAACATTCTGAGCAGTAACAGGGATCATCTTCTTGACATATCCCTTACCATCCTTCCGCTTAGGAGCAAATCGCCCACCATGAACCAAACCCTTATCATGATTCAAGGTGTACCCCAATCTCCCAACCATCTCCCCAGGATTATACTCATGATCCGATTCCAATACCATGGTCCAATCAGATAACGCCTTCGCCACAGCCTTGATCAACTCAGTTCTATGGCTACCCGAATAACGACTGGTACCAGGAAAAGGGCTCCAATGAGTAAACTCCAATAACTCAACCTCACCCAACATATAATCAACTTGGTGCCATCCACTACCAGGAACTAATACTCGAGTATAAACCTGATTGATAGATGGATTGATCTTCACATTATCACTACCATATCTCTCCATAAGGAAAGATACTAGAGAGTCATACGTCCAGTCAGAAGACGATACCGCTATGTCTACATCACCACTCAGGTCCTTCTTACCAGTAGACCCCAATGTCCTCAAACCATTCTTCACGAATAATTCATGGAGGTTGTAGAACATGTCGCCGTTATCACTGGCTCTATCAGATGTTTGTGTCAAACCCAGGTAGAACTCTTCAAATTTGGCGGGGTCATATTCCTGGTCCCGGAGCTCGAACAGAGTCAGAACCCAGGCACAGATACGGATGCTGGTATGGCGTGGAACATCAACAACGTTGTCAAATGCTTTTCCGCCCATGGTGGGCTCCTTTATTTTCTTTTGGCTTGGGTACGTATGGCTTCATCTCGGGTCTCTGCTCAGGCCCAAGATGATACAACACATTCGTTGCATCAGGATGATCCACACCCAAACGAGCAGCCACAGCTATTGCTTCGCTTGAGAAGCCAATAGTGATGCCATATGTTTTACGTCGATCTACTCCAATCACAAAGTCATTTGGTGAGATCAACTCTTTGTATTTGTTGTAGATCTTCCTGATCTCTGCTCTGAGACCACTGCCATTGTGCCATCTGAGCTTGTCACGCTCAGGCTTGTAATACAGCACGGTAACATGAGGCCAAGTGTAGGCGATTTCCGCTCCCATGTCGGGGCCATACGTTTTTGAACGCCAATCATTTCCTACAAGTTCTTTATAACGTTTGTCTCGCCATTCACGTAGAGGCTTAGTATCCGCCGCCGGTGACTGTGTGTCCATCTGCCAATTCCAAATTAAAACGCATTGCTATTGCATCCGACATATCAGTGAAACCAAATACGATTACTCGTTCATGAAAATCGAACGAACACGCCAAGATATAGTTTCCTGGGCCACCCATGTATGCTTCGACCTGTTGGCAATAGCTATTGATCATGGCATACATCGTATCACGTCTATTAATACGTTTTGTGACATTCACGATGATGTGTGGCCAGAACCGTGGAATCAGAACCGTATAGGGAATACGCTCATCAGGATCAACCACACTTAGTTCGAGCAAACGATACCAATCTCTGATCGTGTTATACCCCTTGACCACTTCACCAGCCATATGTGACCTTGTAGAAATCATCTTTTATTTGAATTTGAAGCTTTGCGGCGACCGCAGTAGCGATGTTCTGGAAGCCTATGACCAATTCCTTTCGATAGGCTACCACCACAAAGTCTTGTACATCTATGATTTGCGCCAGCACGCGATGAACACCCCGGGCCCAGGTTGCGTTTTCGGCCATCGTATAACTTTCAAAGTTCTCCGGGGCGGTAACGCTGATGTATGGCCATTTTGCCTTCACGTCATCACAGAAATTGTGCAAGTGAGGACGATCAAACGAGTCTCTCAGGGCTTCAGCCCAGATACGGATGCATTCTTGTTCGTTATTTGTAAGAGTCTGCAATTACATCACCAATCGTTAGTTTGAATGCCACCGCATCCGCATCAGTCGAGAATCCAATTAGAAGCACATCGTCGGGTATCACCCACCTGGTATACCAATCCCAACCGCCACAAATGTTCTGAAGATGGCTGAAAATAGCTTGCTGTTGTTCATCATCAATGAGGTAGTCGCCAATGTCGTCTGCTTTAATGTAGACGTGGGGCCACTTTTCTATTTCTTCTGTTGTTGGAACAGTTTCTTGATCGAAAGCCCAGCGGAGAATTGGGGGTTTATTTGAGTTCGAAATCGCTGTCATTTTCAATGTAATTTTCAGCCGCAGCTTTTTCTTGTTCGTTGTTGAAAAAGAAGATCATGAGGTCAGCTCTGACCATTAGTACCAGCGGGTAATATGACGATATGCCAGCTTCCTTCTTGATCTGCTTGTTCAGCTTGAAGATGCGTCGCTGAAGCACGCCAGGGCTCATTGGGCCCTTCTTATCGCGCACATAGCGATATGGCCAGCGTTTTTGTGCTTCGTAGATCGCATCGTCTATCGATCTGAGCTTTAATTGATCGTTGATCCAATCACTTACTTTCATCTGGCATACCGTTCTTTGCGATGTCATTCAACTGGGCGCGAAGGCTTGCCAGAGATTCAAGATTACGCAAATGTGTGTTGGGTTGATAGTTGTGCCGATCCCAGTCATGGTAGAGCTTGAATTCCACATCAAGTTCTTTGAGTGAGTTCCAAGCCGCCACTTTCGGGTCACCATTCGCTGCTGCCGCATAGAAGCGATCCATGAGCGAATTCTTGATTCCTTTGGGTGAACGGAAGAGGCCGTTTCTGAACGCGTAGTTTTTCTTGTTCTGCTCGGTAAACCAATTACGGTCTACAACCTTGAACATCCATCCATCTTTGTGTTTGAAGATCATGCCTTCCATCCGCATGAAATGCCCAGGCGAGAAGTTGCTGCAATTTGTCTGCACCATGTGCAAGATTTCATGCTCGAGATCATCAACCGTCGTGATATATCCCATGTTCATCTCACCCTTCAGATGTGGGATCATACCATCAAGAAAATCGAGATTTGTGATATCGTATTCATATCGTTTTCTTGTTCGTTTGATGGTATATCCATCGTCGGTATACGGTACGTCATCAAGTTCGATGCTCGTGCTGAAATGATATGCAGCAAGTGCAACTGGCGTATGTATGATGAGTCGGTTAATTGGGCCGTAATCGATCGTATTTGGCGTATCAGAGAACAGCATCTCCATCTCAAGCATCACACCTGGTGGATAGAATGCATCAGGGTAATTCCAGTGTGGATAGTTGATCCGTGGAAGTGCTTCAATGAATGCAGCATGGGATGCTCGGAACCCACGTGTCCAGAAGTCAGTTCCCCATTCATCTGGGCACGTATAGATGGGAGCGTTCTTGCCGCCCTTGCGCACAGCCCAAGGGAATGCTTCGTCGTTCTTGATCTTCAGATAACTACCGTCAAGCTTCTCTTGGACCTGGAAGTCTTCGATGTGATCGAGTGCGATCTTTTTGCGACGATCGGAGAGTGCAGAAAAGTGTGGGATGCCCATATAGATGCCAATTGTTTTTGCGCACTCTATATGATATTTGGCAACCTCGCAAGCCGCGAGGCCGTGAAAATGGCGAGGAATTATCTCGCCATTTGATTAGTCTTTACGACCGTTTGCTTGTTTCCATCCTCGATCAAGTATTTCGATCTGTGACGGATTTGTGACTTTGTTGCCCTTGCTATCAACCCAGCCATCAGCTTTTCGCTGTAGGACTCGATTCGTCTTTGGGATACGAAACGTAGCGTTCATTGGAACATCGTTCGTCTTGTCCGCTTGCTTAGGTTCCTGAGCATTTGCAGCTTGTGCTGGCTGAGCGGGTTTAGCTGGTTCGACCGGTTCGGCTGGCTTTGCCGGTTGTGCTGGCTGTGCGGTTCTGCTTGGCACAACACCTACCCAATCATCCGGCGCATCATCAGGTGCTGACTGTGTATCCTGGCGGGCAGGTTGCATCGGTTCGGGAGCACCGTTCTTCTGCTTCTCGTACTGATCGTTCAACCAGTCGATTGATTTCTGTGATGTAACTGGCTGTCCTTCAGCAGTCTTCCATTCGGAACCGTTGAACGTGTATGTACCACCATTCGCCTTGACCGTTGCATTGAATGGAATACTACCGTCATCTTCATCAGCTGCTGGCACTTCTTGAGGTTTGCTCATACCAGTAGCTTTCATGTACTCATCTTGCAAGTCTGTCAGCTTAGTAGCAAATCCGTTCTGTGCTGAGAACTGCTTACCATTACCACGTTCGACCCAGCCGCCACCGGCGAGTGGTTCGTAAACTCGAGTAATGACCTTTCCGCCATTACGTTCATCCTTCGTTGCGACCGTGAGTGTGCCTTGCTTCTCATCCCACTTCACATGTTCACCACGAACATTGATGAATCTGCCTTCTGAAGTTTCATCCGAGTCATTGGCTGCATCTTGACCCTTGCCAACATTGCTGACACCAGCTTGTTGCTTGCCGTGTTCTTGACCCTTCTCACCAGGGATTTCACCCTTGATGTTGAAGATCTTCTGGCAGTGCTTAATGAAGTTTTGATCCCAGTTGTTGGGATCTTCGTTCTTTAAGTCAGTCATGAAGTCGTAGAACATTTGTTTGTTCTTGTTACGGAACTCACGCAAATCCCACTTGCTCAAGCTGATGCCCAGGTAGTCACCAAGCTGTTTTGCCTTAGTCAGCAAGTCTTCCTCTTGTGGTGCTTGAGGGGCATTCTGGCCTGGTGTCGCTTGGTAGTTACCGTAGAACTGACCACCTTGACGTAGATGGTCGGCATAGCCTTGTGCCGCATGACGGAACGCGCCTGAACGGATAGCATCTTGTGCAATCTTCACAAACAACTTACGAAGTGCCGCATCTTCTGCATCTTCGTTAATCTGGCTTTCAACCATCGTCAGTGTGTCACGAGTTGCTGCCTTTGTTGGTGTCTCTGACGGAATAGCCAGGATAAAGCGATTCAACGCCTTAGGGTGGTTCTTGCCGTATAATTCAAGTGCTCGCACGCATGAACGGCGGAACAAGTCAGCTTCTTCTTCTGAACCAGCAGGAATACGTGATGCACCTGGGACCTTCGCTTTGAATTCTTCCCAAGTAACGAAGAATGCTTCACGCTTCATTTCTTCAGTTGTTTCAGCTGGTTTAGCATTAACAACTTGGATGAGATCCTTCAGCTCTTCTTCCTTGTCCTCATCCGCAAACACGAAAGTACCATCTGGATTCTTTGTGAACGGAACGGCTGGGGAATCGTTGTAACCAGAAGCGTCGCGCTGACGGAGGAATTCCTTGTACTCAGCAGACTTCATGAAACGCTTGACGTTTGCTGTGTTTGGCTGGAACTCGTCTGGTGCTGGCTCATATGTACCAGAAGCACCTTCGCTATCACTACTTGAACTACCGGTTGAGCTTGTGCCGACCAGACTGTCGTATGAATTACCACCGTGCTGCGCTTGCGGCTGTTGTGGTTGACCACCCTGAGCTTCTGGCGCTGGACCGTTGTACTTGATCTTCAGCTCTTGGTTGACAAAGTCCATACCCAAGTTGACCTGGTGGATCAGAAAGTCAGCAACGTCGTTACGTGTGCCTTTCGCACCTACACGACCAGCCCACATTTTGAACTGGTTGTAAAGTTCTGTCGCAAGAGTGTGAGTGTCAAGTTGACCAGCGGCTTTCTTGTTGCCAAGAGCAGCCTTGGTTGTGAGACCAACTTCCTTTGCTTTGTTGACCAAAGCATCCCAGAAGCCTTCTGTGATTTGTTGTTCGATGTTATCGTATTTCTTCATTTCTTGTCTTCTCGAAGTTGACGCATCTTACGTGCGAACTTTTCAACGTCATCATTTTTGATAGCGAGTAAAAGTCGTTTTGTGAGATCTTCGGAGACTTCCTCTGGAAAAGAATTTTCCAAAAGCTTGATTAAATGGCGTGCTGACGCGATAACTTGTTGAGCACGACTTTCAATGAACAGCTCTTTGTTATTTGTAGGAGCGTAAGAACTCAGCTCTTCAATAATGCTGCGGAACTGCTTTTCCATTACATACCTCGTAAACGATTCAACAGGTTCTGCACCATATCGGCGGCACGATTCATGCCTGCTTCCACTCCTGCAGAATATTCACCAATGTCGGGATCTTGATAACTGCGAAGCTTGAAGATGAGCTTTTCCATCTCTTGGACCAACTCTTCATCAAGCTGGGGTTGAGCCGGAGCCTCTGGCTCGAACACCACCGGTTGAGGAATAACCTCCGGTGGTGTCAGCAGACTCTCGGTCAACGCGATAAATTTACGGAAATCTTCATCCATTCTAAATGGCTTCTCACAATATGTATCTATTTATTTCGTAAGAAACCAAGTGATTCTGGTTAGATATCACGTTGCACACGCTTCAAGATATCCATCATATTCGTACGAACTGCTGATGGCTTTGGTGCTTCCTGAGCTGCGCTTTGTGTGGCCGTATTTGCCGCACCGCGTTTCTCATCCATCCAAGGTGGTGTGCCTGTTGATCGGTTAGGATTATCGATTTCCTGACCTGGTTTCGCCTTAACTGCCCAGTTAGTTCCAATAGATGGTTTCTTTTCTGTTTCAGCTTCGGCTTCTTCTTCCTTCATGCGATTCTTAATCTGCTTGCCGATGCTCTGAAGATCGCGAGTCTGCATCAGTTCTTCACCTTCGTCTACGTCGGTAATACGCAGAGATGCAGTATCAAACTTCATGCTGATACGCTGACCAACAGCTGATGACGAACGAGTCTTCAAGAATTGCAGTTGGTATTCACCACGCTCACGCATAGGCTGTGAAGTGAAAATACCAAACACATTGTCCGCCGTGTTGATCTTTGAAATACCACCAGCGATGTGGCTGTGGTCAAATTCATGGGCTTCAACAGACGCACGGTTCAACTGCGATGCGGTAGCATTCAATACGTGGTATTCACTCATGAGCGCACGCATTTCTTCAGCCACGTACTTGTCCTTAACAAACATGTCACTTGGGTTGATTTTGCTGTTGTTTGGATACATCAAATCCAAGTAGTCGATCACGATAGCGTCAGGCTTGCGACCAGTTTGGATTTCGTATTCCTTCAAGTAAGCACGAATCACGTTGGCAGAAGTACCAGCTTCTGGCATCTTCTTCACAGTCAAACCACCGCCTGATTGCTTACCACGCATACGCACTTTCAGATCAACATCGTCAAGCTTCTTGAACACGTCTTTTGTTGACACGCCAGCAACCATTGCATCCAAACGTGTGGAGACCAAATTCTCCGAAAGTTCCAGCGTGATATAGATCACGTGAAGACCCATGAAAACCCAGTTCAGTGCGATGTTCTGGAGGAACAGTGACTTACCAGAGCCTGAGCCACCAGCAAAGATGTTCAGTGCGCCCTTAGTGAAACCGCCATACAGCTTCGCATCAAGATCACGCCAACCTGTACTCATAACGTCACTACGGTCCAACACTTGCTGAATACGAGCTTTCGGATCAGCAAAGTAGTCAGTACCAAGGTCACGTTGCAGAGAGATGGTAATCGCATCACGGAGTCGCTGTTCAACTTCTGAATAGTGACCAGTTGTGATCAGATCAGCACCGTCATAGATCACGTTCTCAATTGCACGGTGACGACAAAAGCCTTCAATTTCCCTCAAGAACCATTCAGTGTGTTGTGACTGAATGTTGTCTACCTTAGTGACCTGAATTTGTGTTTCTGCCTTGACTTGTTCTGGTGTTGGCAAAGCATGATATTCGTCTGCAAACTTCAACACATAACGAATAGCAGGCTTCAGTCGATCATTCCAGTGAGTGATATCCAAAATGTTTTGGCAACGCGTAAACGCAATAGGATCACTCATCAAGAAGTTCAAGTAGTTTTCTTGTACTTCTAGTGGATAGCTTTTGATTTCTTCTTTTTCTTTTTTCGCCATTCTTAAAATCTTTTTCTAGCTAGGTTAATTTTCAGCTTGTTATCCGTTGCAGCGTCAATGATAGAACGTACCGTGTACAGTCTTCCATATGTATTCACTGCATCGTTGGCATCTTTAACACCAGCGTCCCATTCTGGGAGACTCACCATCCAGTTGTGTTCCAACGCAAGATCGATGAGCTTTTGACCAGCCTTATCGCGGTCGGGAAGAACGATAATTTGTTTCCCTGATTGATTCAACCAGAATGCCTGTTGTTCTGATAGTTTTGCACCCTGTGTGGCAACGCCTTGGATTGCCAGTGCATCAAATACGCCTTCGACCAAGATTATAAACTTGCGAGGCTTGTCTATCATAGAATTGTTAAAGAGGTAATGCGCTGGTACGTCTGAGTAATATTTTGGCTTCCCTTTCTTGACTAGGTCTTCATCAATAAGTCGCCCTGACCATCCAACGAGTTTTTCTTTCCAGTAAAACGGCAGGATAACGCGCCGATTCATGAGGTGTTCTGTGTCCGGAGTCCAGTAATAATCACTGGCGTTCCAAACCTCATCTCCGCGTGAGATGGCATATTGGGCAACTTCGAGAAAATCCAAACTAGTTTCACCAGCTTGCGCCCATTCTGAAATTGTCTTGGCGTTTTTGGGCAGTTGAACTTCGTCAAACGCAGGAACAAACACCGGACTTTCTGGTGTGAATGTCGTCTCTGCATTCTGCATGAGTTTCCACGCAGTGAAATTCAGTTTTTTCACTTCAAGATCGTTGATACCTAGATGTGAAAGAAAGTCTCTAACGTTGCGATTCAATGGCAATCCCGGAGACCAACGGGTTGCCAATCGACAGTTGAAGCAGTTAATAGCCAGGCTGCCACCAGGAAAGAAACGAATACCACAACGGTACTTTGTATCTGGTCTTGGTTCGCCTCGTGAAACACACATCGGACAATTGATATTGATACCGCCTTGTACTCGTTTTACAACACCAGGCAAGTTGGACTTGATTGCGTCTACGATGAAGTCGGGATCTTGATTGACGACGGTGCCACTGTTTGCGAGTGCTGCTCTCAGCTCTTGCAAAGCCATTTTTACTCCGTGATTTTTATAGTTATAGAAGGCGATGGCCACCAATGTGGCCATCTTGTTGTTGATTGCCTATGCCAGCATTGTATGGTGGCACTAACTTGGCATCAATTTTTAAGTAGAACTTGCGAAATGCTACCGTTGTTGTTCACTGGGGAAACGTACTGAATAAAACGAAGCCACATGTAACTTCCGACAAAAGAAAAATGCTTAATGCCAGTAAAGTTCGTAAAATTGAAGCTTGTGTCACCGGTATTTAAGGTAACATCAAACCATTGACTATCATCATTTGGTGGTGAATTCTCCAAGCTTGCTTGGACCCACAATGTACCAGTGAAGTTATTTGCGTAGACAGCAATTGTCTGCAAACCTGAACGGTTATCTGATTGTGCGGCACCAGGATATTCCTGGGCTACCAAATATGAAGAGATGCTTGTGTCTGTCCCCCATGATTGTGCAGTAAACGCATCAGGCGTCAGCACAACAGCCTTCTGTGGTTGGGGGAGGGGACCCTCTTGGAACTCAAAGTATCCCTGCACCACGCGTGATTTGTCGACGTACAGCATTGTTTCTTTGCCGTTGGCATCGGTTACTGAAATACTGTACCCGAAATACCCGGCAACCCACTCAGCAGTGTCTTGCTTCAACAGAGTAAGGCGGCAATGGCCACGAGTAGGGTTGACGATTGTCAAAACTGGGTTCGTAATGGACATCAGCTTTTGGGCCTGTTGGTCAACAATGTAAATAGTTACTGTCAGGTTTGTAAGGTTGACTGGCTTGTTGTCCCAATCTTTGATCAAAAACTCAACGTCATTATCGACATGCTTGAATGCATTAAAGTCGGTGCGGTTAATAACCGTAGCCACCGAAACGGCATTAGGCTTTGAGACTTGAATGACTTGAGGAAATTGGTATAGGTTGACGTTTGCCATGTACAGATGTCCTTGTAGGTAGGAATATTTATAACCTGCGGCTTACAAGGATATTAAGATTCATGTGGCATAAATACCTGCAACACTTTGTAAATAACCGTTCATGAACGAAAATATCTCAAAAATCCTAGAAGCATTTCCCTTTCTGAGCTACGGCCAGTTTGATGAGCGGGAGTACATCGGTATCATTCAAAACAGCGACAACAGCCTGTTGTCAATGTATGTCTTGGACATGATCCCAGACGAATCACTTCGACTACAGTTCTTGAAGTATGGTGAGGAATGGTGGTGGGGCAGTAATCGCCAGATTCCTATCAACATCTTCTTCAAGGAGCAGTTTCTGATTTTCCGTCCGTACTTGCGTCATTTCAGCAGAAAGGACTTCAACTTAGTATCAGGCCACGCAGTTAGCCTGCAAGAGACGATATCACGACGCATTCGCAAGCGTCAGATCACGTTAGTTCGCAAATTGCCAGCAGATCAAAAATGAATTAGTAAGCCCAGGTGAGCTTAAACATCAGGGCTTCTAATTCATCATTAAATGCAAAGGCAATGCTGGTGGGGAGTTCTAGTCCCGACAAAACCTGCAAATTCCACTCAGTGCAGTTCGCACAACACCAAGAATAAATCACCGCAAGTTCTTTTAGAGTATTGACTCGTGTAAGTACCACTCTATGCTTCAACGACGCAAAGGGCGGAAGCTTGGGGAATGGTATCACACATAAATCGCTCATGACCAGAGCAATTTGAATGCAACGGCAATAGTAGGATTGTCAAAGGAAAAGTGGATACTGACGTCATGAACAGAATGTGGTTCAATAGTCAGAGACCATTTACCACCATTCTCTTCACACATATCAGCGCACCATTCGGCCTGCTTTTGCACGACAGCGTTAAAGGTAGCGAATTCCATGCAAGCATAAACTGGCAATGGCTTTCGTATATCGAGGCGAACAGATGCTTGAAGTTCAAGAGAGTCTTGAACGTAGTTGACGAAGCGACCAAGGTTTAGTCGCTTCTCGTGATCATAAAGGGGAAAAAGACGTAGCGTGTACAACACTTCGTTGCCACGCATGACTTCAGAACAAACCCACGGCTGACGATAGCCATCTGGAATGACACAAATTTGTGTTGTCACGCTCTTTAATCTTTCGTCATTCGCTACCACTGCTTTCCAACGCCTGTTCGACAATGAGATTCATCTGAACGACTAATGTCACAGCATAAGCCACGGCATGGGCGCGCTTGAAATGGTACGCACCATCAGTTGGCGGCACCCAAATTTCCTGATCAATCTCGGTTCTACTTTTATTTAGTAGGTGACGTTTACCAGGACGAATCAATGCCAAACATACAGCCAAGTCCATAACACTTCGGGGCTTGATTGTATCAACAATGTCAAAGTGGCCACGAACGTGTGCCAGCATATCGACAAAATCTGGTGTGCAAAGCAGATCCCAAACAGGCTCGCGCGAGCGAAGCTCTTCGAGATGTTCACCATCACGCACACCACTGTAAATGGTGTTGTTCAAGAAGTCTAGCTTGATGTAACCAAGCTTTTCAGCTTCTTGATAAGGAATACTAGCCAGCTCAGTAAACGGATTGATGGGAATGTTCTGAAAATATACGCCACTGTTATGGCGTACAAATTCACCATTCTTTTCAATAGCAGCCGGAATATGAGCAAGCTGTGCCAATGCGAGATCCCGATTGGCAAAGTCCATGTCAATGTCCGTGCTCATTACTTGTCCGTGTTGTCGACAACCACTGAGAAGGTTGGTTTTGGTTTATCTGGTTGTTCGTTTGTGCGAACAGCCATCATGCTCATAGTGAACTCATAGCTGCAATCGAGATCACCAGTGCGGATGATCTTCACTGTATCAATGTGACCATATTCGCAACGTTCTTCCAAGCACAAAACCAAACCCATGATCATGCGATGAAAACTCGCAACCGTTGGGTTTGTCATGTCTTCTTGTTCTTCTGGAGGAAGTGAATCCAGTGAACGGAAATTTGTAGCTAGGATCAGTTGCCAATGCAGAGGATCAAGATCACCCCACTTCGTGCAACCAGCAAACATGTCAACTTCATGGCTGAGATCAACCAACAGTGCATCTTCACGATCCCACGCGTCAATCACTTCGGAGAAGTCTTCACTCTTGAAGAACAAGCATGAACGAATGTTTTTCGTGTAATCGGTAATATAGCAAGAAGTAGCCATCAGAAAGGTTTGTCCAATTTGTTATCGAGTTGTGATTCGAGGTTGCTCACAGCTCTTATTAGTTGGTTCAATGATACTACCAATCTACGGTTTGCGTTATTTGCATTTTTGAGCTGACGCTCAAGGATGGCAATACGGTGTTCCAATATTTTGGTGTATGCAACAGTTGGAACAGTTGCAGTGGCCTCGCCCACTTTGATAGCTACCATTCCACCACCTGCGTTCTCTAGCGCAGTTTCAACTTCTTCCGGCTCTTCTACATCCAGTTCCGCATCTTCTTCAATTGATGCGTACATAGCCGCTCGTTGTTCAGGAGTCATTAAACACCTGCCTCCTTCAAAAGATCTTTGATGAACTTAAAGTCATCTTGTTGTTGCTCAAACTTGCGTGTCCAAAACCGCGGATCAACACTTTGTTCGATCATCTTCAGCTGTTCATCACTAAGACGCTCAAATAGCTGCTCAGATGTTGTTGCTGCGTACAGCACCCACGGACTTACACGGCCCCCTTGGATCCACTTTGTGGCAAGCCCCGGGCTGATCTTCTTGAAGAAGTCGTTCCAGTCTTCACCAGTGTCCATTGACCATTGCTGCATCAGCAGCACATTGCGCTCAAATGCCGCATCAGCTGGCTCACGCTTGTTCAGTTCACGAATGTATTGTTCATAGACGAAAGGCTTTTCCCAATTCTTCATGGGGACCTGCGCCTTGAGGAGGAATTCAACAAACGCTTCTGGGTTTATCGCATTGATGTCAAGTATGTACCGACCAAACTTTACGAATGCAGTGTAGTGACTGCTTTTCATGAAATCGTCATATGTACGCGGCTTGGCATTTCGATAGTTCATGTCATAAAACTTCTTGAAGATCATGAACGCGACCTTGACATACTTCTCGTCTCGGTTTAGCCATCTTTGTTTGTTTACGCAAAGATGGACAGTAAAAGAACTTTCTCGTGAGAAAGTCTTTTTGCAGAACTCACATTCAAGCTTTGGCTTTTCGCTTGCTGGTTCCACTTGCTCTTTCTTTTTTCGGGGCGCTCGTGCCGTTTTCGGCGTCGTACTGCTTGAGGAGTTCTTTGAGTTCTTCGTCGCTTGCGCCGGTTGATTTAACAAACTGCTCGAATCCATCTCTGTTCATTCCTGACATAATAATTCCAAGTTCCATATCGTTGGCACTTGGATACCATCGCAGCATAAACTCTGCGATCTTGCCGATCTTCTTGCGCTTGGCCATTGGAATCCATGAGTGGCGCATTTTTACACCACTACCTGCTAATGCCATTAGCTTCCATTGTAACTCTGGGTGATCTCGCAAGGACCAAAAATCGACGTTGACAATACCATTCACCATCATTATATAGTAATCTTTATACGGTGAACTATCGGGAACAGCACTCATCCAACGCATTGCCACAAGTGGCGAAAATTGTTTCTGCAGCTCTGGCTCAAGTTTGGCATAGAAGTCCATGTTCTTGAGGTCTGCATTTGCCATCTCGTCGAAGATGTCTAGCTTTGGTGTTTCGCTCATTATCTTTGTATCTTTTGAGATCTATGATAAATATTTTTGTAGGGGAAAACAAATCCCCAAATGATTTTTACCTGAGTCTCCCCAAACGCACAGGTCAGTGAGCCCGATGAGGAATTGTTTCTCATCGGGCTTTCTTTTAGACGATCTTTGTGATGTCTAATACGTCAGGCAGCTTGTTTGTGTCTTTCACGAAATAGACACAGAGTGGTGAATCACCATCCTCAACAGGCACAGCCAGAATATGACCGTACTTGAGTTTAGGGAAATACCAATTCACATCTGGGAAGATGTTCAAGATGGTGATATCCAAGAAGTGTGGCATATAGCCATTAATTGGATTCATAGCAAACGCCGTAAATTCACGGTCGTTGATATTCTTCAGTTCCAAGATCTCCATTGCACCGCTAATCTTGTCAACAATCATGATTGACCAATCAAGTGGCATTTGGATACGATACGGCCCGAGTTGCAAGTCTGCGGCAGGACGTGGAAAGTTATCCAAAAAGATCAAAGGAATGAAGAAAAAGTCAACGTCCTGCTGATTGCTGTAATCCAACACACAGTATCGGAGATCATCCACCTCATCAGGGATCTCGTTCATATCGAACGATTTGTTTTCGGGTAGAAGTATTCTCATTTCTTTTTCTTTAAAATAAGTGAATCGCCGTCCACATCTTGAAGGTATTTCACCTTCGTGGTTTGATATGGATAATTCGCATCCTTGTAGTAGGACTTACGCTTCGACAGATGCTTCGTACTATACTTGAGTGTGCTGGTAATGTCGAAAATCGCGACATAATCTTTGTCCTTGGCCTTACGAATACCACGACCAATACTTTGAATCACACGCACAAAACTCTTACCGGGTTCAACTAACACCAAGTTAAAGATACGAGGAATGTTAATACCCACCGCAGCAACACCATATGTTGCAATGATGATCTTATTGGATGACGTATTTACTTCATCATACTGCTCAAAACGTTCTGAGTTCTTGGTTTGGCCATACACAAACACGCTGTCAGGGATGAGTGCCTTCAGCATATGTCCAGTTTCAACCTTCGCCACCAGAATCAAAGTGTTACCGTCAGCGTTTACAGTCTGAGCAAATTTGGCTACCCACTCCATGCGTCGCTTGTCTGACACTAGGTAATCATGCTCTTCAGCATATGAACTATGCTCGACATGGTCGTCGTCAAGTTGAACGATATTGATATCGCATTTTGACAACACGCCCTTTTCTTGCAGTTCTGCCGCTGTGATATGCCCCACAACGTCACCAAGACCGACCTTCAAGCTGACCTTGTCCATTTCGTCTTTAGGGACAGTGCCAGTAACACCCCAACGCAAGGGAACACGCGCCAGAGGGCCAGTAAGCAATGTTTTCAGATCATTTGACTTTGCTGAGTGAACTTCGTCAACGATAACCGCGACCATGCCTTCCAGGAATTCGCCGATAGTGTATTCGTCAGCTTCACCGGCGGCGGTCTTCTTCATCAGTGCAGCAAGTGACTGCCATGTTGAGATAGTATGAGTTTTGTTCAGTTCCTTGCGCTCACCGTAGTAAACACCAACATCCAATCCCATGTTGCGATAGTCAATTTCAGTTTGTACAACTAATGACTTAGATGGGACGATGACAATAGAACGGCCATACTTCTCGGCCATCAAACTCAGAACCGCAGTCAACAGGGTCTTGCCGGCACCAGTTGAAATTTCTTGGATGCAAGCATGGTTTTTCAGAAACGTATTGATAGCTCCGACTTGATAGTCACGAACCATAATAGGCTCACCTTCGGCTGGGTGACCCTTTGGCCAGCAGCGTTCGGAAACCACAAACTCGTCAATCTCATCAAATTCGAAGTCCCAAACTGGTCGTTCGTCGATAATTTCGAGATCACGTTCGAGATCGTAGCCATTCTCTGCCAGGATTGGCAGAATACGATCCAGCAAATTGAGGTATGATGCACCACCTACAGTAGCGAAGCTGACTGTGCCGTCCCAACGACCCAGCTTGTAAGCTGGCGTGTGACGTGCGTGTGGCATGAAATACTTGAGACCTTCTACAATCTTTCTTCGGGTATGGGGATCAAGATCAACAAACTTGATATTGACCTCATCCTCGATTTTCAAGATTACCTTTTGTGACATTCTTGTTGTAATTTTGCCTGAAAGACTGGTTTATTCCAGTTCTTATGGACAGGTATTTTACAACCAGCTATTCACTTTCAGCAAAATGTAAAAGGCCCCACAATGCGTGGGGCTCGTCTACAACAAGAATTTACTTGATGAGGTCTGTGTAGATGTTCAGCAGTGGTGCCAGCCTGTTAGGTGTAATGGTTAGGAAGCCGGCGTTCTGGAGAGTTTTGTTGCTTCCCTGATCAAAGAACGTATGGAACTCAGTGTCAGGGAACATTGCAGGAAATGCTTGAATGAAGTTTCGTGTGTCATGCCACTCAAGCTTCCGTTCGCGGAAATAAGGATCGTTGTTGAAGCGATGAACGAAAGTATTCATCGCCATGCCGATGATCAAGTGCTTGAATTCATACCCAAGCATGTTGTAGTCAACCAGCCGATCACTCTCTTTCACCTTATCAGTGTAAAATTGAAAATGCTGAGTAGCAACAACACCCGATTGATTGACGCAGATTCCGTGCCGTAGTGCGCGAAGTGCTTGGTGTGTCAACTTGCCAGGAGTAGCGATCACGATGTCTTCAGTCAAGCCGGTGAAGTTTTCTTCGAGCTCTTGGTACTTGATGTTCGCCTGAGTGAGAAAATTCTTCACAGCGTTGATGCTATTGGACTTGCCGTCCGATGTAAGGAACGTAATCGGTTTCAAGCCACTAGCCAGTGCTGTCAACAGCATCACACTGAGCATATCGTACTGCGTCTTAGCAAAGACCATACAGCGCCAGTCGCAATCCGCAGCGTATTCGATAGCGGGACGCAACTCGTCAGTAGCAAGCGTGGCAAGGTCGGCTGGTAGCGTTTTGTAGAAGCTTTTGGTGTCGAACACTTCAAGCTTCGCAAGATCAGCGACCACCGGGTCGATATTGATGTTCATCATCGAACTGTAGCGCATGAGCTTGCGAGCATTCGCCGGCGTTGGTACTACTTCAAAAGTATTCATACGGCTTCACCACCCATCGTTGCTTCGACCATTTGAGCCAAAAAGACATTGTTCGGGATTGTAACACGAAGGTTGCCAGTCTCGTTGTCATACGTGACTGTGGGCACCTTGTCCCGTTGCTGGGTGACTTTCATGAAGTATTCGAGAACCGCATGATCGTATGCAAACTTGTGCCGCTTGATCAACGACTGGATGGCTTCAACATTTCCACTGGTGACTGACGCAACCCAGACACGACACTTCTTGTTGAAGTAAGGGCGTTCTTTGTTGTTGCGGTTCTTCAGCGCTTTGAGATCTACGACGACCGTTTGGTCGAGCTTGAAGCGAAATGCGATTTTGTTACCACCCAAGTATCGCACTTCGCGAGGAATGTTCTGACTTTGCCAGACAGGCCGCTGATAGGCAGGGTTGCTGATTGCCTGTTGGATCTCTGCAACTTGCTTGCCTAGCACCTTCACCAAATGACTAGCATGCTGATTGGCTAATTTGAGAATCACTTGAGATTGAGCGGTTGACAATGCACGGCCACCGTAAGCAACGGTGTCATGCACGTTCATGATGAAGTTGCTCTTCCACGGATCCTTCTCGTGGCCGGTCAATACGAGATCGTTCAGCCCAGACAGCAAATTCTCTACGGTTAGCATACGTGTTTCCTAAAGTATGCCAAAGTATAACGCAATATTCTAACTGGCAACAAGACTATCGCGGTGGTTCTGGCTTGGCGATGATTCGATAGAACAGCGTAGGATACATGAGCTTCAACTGAATCGCAGTTTCTTCATCAACTTCTAGCCACTGGCCGTACCATTTATGGTCAGGCCGTTCACCCTCGTAGAGTGCAAGACCGTCCATCCAAACGATGTTACCGTAGCCTTCTTCCAATCGCCATTTGGCGGCAAACATTGGAATTCTGAGCTTATTGCCGGCTGGGTAACCAAGCGTGTCGTTTAACCAGCCTAGCATATCTGTCTGCTCTTCTGTGAGATTGAGCACCAAATCATTCGCATCGTAGCGAAATGTAGCCATGCCGTAGTACCGTGGTACGCTATTGATCTTTACTTCTAGTCGATACATGTGGAAATCTCAAACGGTATTCAACTGCTAGTGGTGTATCAAAGATGTGCAGAGTGTGCTCTCTGATTGACCACACGTCACTGTAGACGGTGAATGTATGTTGGTCGTATGACACTTTTGTTGCTTGTTCAACTAACCAATCGAAAGCTTCTTGCACTGGACGAGAGGGGCAGTAATGTCGCCATGGTGGATCTTCACCTTGTCTGTACATTAGATGCCAGTCATCTCCAAAGTAGAAAGTGTACATGATTGTGAAGAAAGCCATCTTTCGATGGCTTTCTTTGCAATGTGGCTTGCTTAAATTGATGCGTCTTCAATACCTGCAACACGCAGCTTCGTAATGTTACCAAGCTGGAAGTGCAAGTATTCCAAACCCTTCATAATCGCAAGGAACTTGTTACGCGTGAGCGCAACCTGGTTAATGAGCAGTGCAAGGTCAAGCACCTTTGGATCAGCATCAGCATACTTGTCAGCGTCACGACTGGTTAGTTGTCGTGCATACTTCTCCATGTAGAACTGATAACGCTCACCCTTAATTTTGCGCAACTGAATGTTCAAATATTCAAGGATTGCTTCAAGCTCTTGCAATTGTGCAAAACGATATGCTGACCAACCAGGAATCAGTTTTGCAATGTGTTCGATCTTACCCTTTGTTTTCACCTCGGCGAGTGCGTCTGCGTGCTCTTGTTCATAGTGCAACAAACATTCGACGAGGGGTGTTAGATCTTCGGGATCCGCAGTAATGCGGCCATACCACCCGCTCATTTATTTTTTGTCCTTTTAATCGAAGTCTAGTTCGCGATAGTCATCATCGTCCTCGTCTTCATCATCGACGATTTCCATGCCAAATAACGCTTCATACGCATTATGCAGGTTGCGGTCTTCCTCCGCAATAATCCCCAACTCTTTTGCCTCAACCCCGAAGTTGATCAACGTGCTGAGGAATTCCTCAGCAACGTCGTCACGTGATTTCGAAGGGATGAAGTCTTTGACGGAGTCCCAGAGTTCCAGGAGCATCTCAACTTCAACTTCAACGCTCATCTTATTCTTCGTCCTCAACTACTGGGTCAACCAGGTTGGCTTCATCAGCGCCCAGCTTCGTGTTCCACTCAAGCATAATCTGCATGAGCAGGTCATCTGAAATCTGCTTGCGGAACAACTTGTGTTCCGTGCCGTCGTTAGCCACATATTTCAGCTTGTTACCATCCTTCACGAGAACATTCTTGCTCTCGAACAACTCGATCAGACCAGAGTATGGATCCATGCCTGTGTCGTATGGAATCTTGACTTCCATTGTTTCGAATGGTTTCGCATAACGTGACTTCATGACCTTAATCGCTGCGCGAATACCAGTCACATCTGAAGTCTTGTTGCCATCAGCGTCTTCCTTCAGCTTACGCTTCTGCATCGCAACCACAATTGATGCAGCATACACAACACCCTGGCCACCAGAGATCTTGTCATCTGGGTCAAACATGTCTTGTGACGCATATGAGTGGTTGGTTGTGACCAGACCAACATCATATTCACCGAACATGTTGGTAACGTTTGTCACCAGCGCCTTCAGTGCCTTTGGCTTACGACCCATGTCACCCTTCAGCTCACCAGCTTCAAACTGTGCAACGTCAGTTGCAGTCATCAGCATGCCCAGTGAGTCGATGATGAACATAACCTTTGGTCGTTCTGTAGCATCGAGTGAACCGTAGTTCGTTTTGTAGTCCTTCATGAAGTCGCTGATGATCTTAGCCACGTCATCGATCATCGCTGCGCTAATACGCATCAGCTTTGTCTCATCCGTGTCAACGCCAAGTGCCTTCAACCATGCTTCATCAAGTGCGTTTTCCGTGTCAATCATGACAACGAAAATACCTTGTTTCTGTGCTTCGCGCGCAATGTTGCCCGACACGATAAACGACTTGCCTGAGCCTGACTGACCAGCAAACATTGTTGACTTACCAAGAGGAACACCCTTGAAGAAGTCGTTTGAGATCATATAGTTCAGTGCATAGTTGCCAGTGCTGACCCAAGTCTTTGGGTCATTAAAGCCAATGCTAATGCCGTTAATGGCACTAGTGATTGACTTTCTGAATTTGGATACGTCGATTGCCTTCATTGTTATTATCTTTGCCAATTTTTAGTGTGAACATCGCAGCGGGAAGTCATTGCTGACTTCCCTGACAAACATGACTAATTGGAATTAGTTTGTTGTGCGAGCCTTGATACGTGCAAGGATATCTTGCGCGTTTGGCTTACCAGCTGCTGCGGCTGGTGCTGCTGGAGCTGACACTGCTGGAGTGTATGACTCTTCGTGTGACTCATCCTGAGCAGGAGTAAAGCGTGGTGCTGCCGCTGCTGGAGCTGCTGCGCCGCCTTGCTTGAATGCGCCTTGTGGACGGTAAACCGAACCGTAGCTTGCTGAGTCGAATGGACGACCAGCCAGGCTGTCTTCGAACATGGCCTTGATCATGTCAATGCCATCACGGTCTGGACGTGCGCCCAGGAATTCCTTCAGGTTCCACAAACCATATTGATCAACCGCTGCCAGTTCTGTGTCGTTCAAAGCACGAACCTTGAATGACCACTGTGAAGTTGAGTAGTTTGCGTACTCGCCCTTCTTTGTCTTTGTCAGCTTGAAGTCACGACCACCGATGAAGTCGGTTGGCAGATCTTCCATTTCTGGGTTCATCAGTGAGTTCTTGATGATCTCATAGATGGATGGGTTGATGATAAAGCGACGGATTGGATTTTCCGGTGCGTTTTGTTCTTCAAACGCGCTGTTCACAACAAAACCTTGGAACAGGTAGCTCTTCTTCTTGTAGTAAACGCGAGCCAAGTCCTTCTTGCTTTCGTCCTTCCACCATGGGCGGATGGCTTCAGTAATCGGGCAGCGGTCACCGAACATGTCAACGCAAGGAACTTGAACTGTAACTTCGTTGTCTGATTGACCAACCACACCGCTGAACGGCAGCTTGATGATCTGACGTTCTTGCCAGAAGAATGTGTTGTCTTGGTCGCCGTCAGGAAGGAAACGGATCAGGGAAGTTTGACCTTCTGGTGTGTTCCAGAATGGATAGGACGCGTTGTCGCCAGTGCTTTGTGCTGGACGCTCGCCGCTTGACTTGTTAGCTTGCTCGAGAAGCTTTGCTTGGATTTCTGCCAATGTTGCCATTTTGTTTGCCTTTATTATTTTTGTTTATTGTTGTTGTAATTTGTAGTTGCCTACTTCTTACAGTTTACGCTACCAGCTCTTAAACTGCAAAATAAAAGTTTTATATTTTTGTTTGCCTTTATCTTGCCGTTTTCTTTAAGTGCTTCTAGTGTAACTGTGTTTGCCTAGACGCCGCAAAATGTTTTTGCGCCGACATTTTTATTTATCTTCCTGGTTTCTTTCTAGAACACTAGAAATCAATAAAATGGCACATGGTGCATTTCTACACCATGTGCCATGTTACGCTTACCTACGCTGGTGTGTCAAAATTAGATTTTGTTCAGACCAGCAAGTGTACGCATACGGTCGATCATTGACTGGTCGGCTGTGTGGCCGTCCTTGTCCTTTGATTCAACTTCATCAGCAAGGCTGTGTGATTGATCACGTGGCATAATGAAGTCTTCCAGACTCAAACCTTCGATCACATCAAGTGAATCATCGGTGTGACCACCGTCACCTGAAACATATGACTCGTCTGTTTCTTCGTCTGTTTCGTTGCAAGCACTGCTATCGTGCATGTTTGCGCCATTGTGATCAACGTAACCAGGACCACCAACAGCTTCATCAACTTCGTCGTCTTGCATACGTGACAGGCGATCTTGCAGCTTGTCATGGCGCATCTTTGTTTCCTTGTACTCAGGATGGAATGCGTTCATGTTCTTCAGCTTTGCCTTAACACCTGGAAGTTCACGCTTTGCATCTTGGAAGCTGATATCCGATGCTTCGTCGGTACGCTGCTTTTCTTCACGTGCCTTACGACGTTCTTCGTCCTTTTCCTTCTTGGATTGAGAATCTTCGTCGTCATTGCGCTTGAATGACTTACCTTCCTCAACAGGTTCGTTACGACGTTGTTCACGGCGTTCCTTATCCTGCTTCTTCTTCTCATCTGCGTCTTCGTCCTTGTTACGCTTGAATGATTTGCCTTCTTCTACTGGCTCATTCTTACGTTCTTCACGACGCTTCTGGTCTTCATTGCGCTTTTGCTTGACGTCACCTTCTTCGTCATCATTACGCTTAAATGACTTGCCTTCTTCTACTGGTTCTTGCTTGCGAGAATCACGACGCTCTTTGTCGTCCTTCTTCTTTTGATCAACATCTTCGTCTTTATTACGTTTGAAGCTCTTGCCTTCTTCGACAGGTTCCTTCTTGCGTTCTTCACGACGTTGCTGGTCTTGCTTCTTCTTGTCATCAGCGTCTTCATCACGATTACGCTTGAATGTCTTACCTTCTGACATCGCGTGCATATGCGCATCGCTAATCCAACCTTCATTGCGATCGTCATACCACTTTGCAACGAGCTTACCACCGTATGAAGCAGCTGAGCCATTGTCATCGTCAACATCAATGCTGTGCAGCGCGTTGAGCCATTGTGACTTGTTCTTGAACCACTTAGCACCGTAAACGCCTTCGTCAGTGCGACGCTTTTCTTCACGTGCTTTACGGCGCTCTTCGTCCTTTTCCTTCTTTGACTGTGAGTCGTCGTCATTACGCTTGAATGACTTGCCTTCGAACATGGTGTCAACATCAAACTCTGCCATCCAAGCATTGAATGCTTCAATCACTTCGTTGTTTTCTGCCAGGCCTTCTTCATCTGGGTCAGCGTTAGCCATTTCGTCTTCTTCGAGATCGTCCATGTCATCCATGTCTTCATCTTCGTGGAATGCACCGTCTTGGCCTTCGTCTTCCTTGTCATCACCGTCATCTTGAGCACCTGATGGTGAAACAGGCTTTTGTGGTTGCTGTGGCTGCTTTGCCAGAGCGTCTTGCTGCTTGTCAGCTGAATCGTCCTGTGGGTTTGTAGCTGGACGCATATCTTCTGCTACGTCAACATGCTTGCAAACTGATTCAAGAACAGTGTCAGCCAGTTCAATACCTTCGATTGCCAGGAATGAACGCAGAGCTTCGACTGACTCGCTCAGTGCTGATTCTGTCAGTGCTTCGCCTTCTGTGATGCGTGCCGATTCACGAACATATGACGCGTCGTCACGGCAAAGACGCTCGAATGTGTGGCGCAGTGCCTTTGCGCTTTCGCGTACTGACTCACGAACGTTCATAGCTTCCGCTGGGAGGCTCTTCTGGTGTGCGTAGATGTGATTAGCGACGTTTGACAGATTTGAAAAATCTTGTGCCATACGGATAATTTGCTGACCTACTTCGTCTGCAAATGTACCACCATGGTTAACGTGTTGTGTCATGGCGCGTGCGCCTGACAGAACGTTCACTGGGAACAAGAAACGTTCTCCTTGTGCGTTCTCGATGAAGATGCTCTGAATTGAACGTCCACGGCCACCAATCATGTTTTCATTAACACGGGCGCTATGACGAACGATCATTCGAGCATTTTCAAGCTTCAGGTATGAGCTCTTGCTCGTACCGTACAAACCTTCCATAATGTTCATTGAAGAATACTCCTTTTGCTCTTGTACCGCTGCTTGGGTTGCGAAATCCTTAGGCACGAGTTGTTTGTTGTACTTGCGGAGATTGAAAAGCACATTGAATTGTGTGGCGATGTGGCGAAGCACTGTCGCAAATTCCATGACTTCAGCAATAGTGATGTGATCACTCAAGTACACCTTAATCGCGCTGTTATCCCCGTCCTCAAGCACGCTCACGAGAATGTTGTCATCCTCGAGATAAAAACGGCGAGCGTCTGATGGTTCAAATACTCGGTTACCATTTTCGTCATAGAGGACAATTTCCTTGCCATAGGCACGAAGTACCTGAAAGGTTTCAAGGGCAAGTTCACTAAAATCGATCATTGGTTATCCGATTGGGTTAATAACTAGACTTATTTATTTAGATGATTACTGGCATTGGCATGATGTTCATTGCATCTTCCGGATCGATTGTTTCCTTCAGATCTTCATGATCGATGCCCTGAGCCCACATCATAACCGTTTCAAGCATACGCACTACTAACAAAGTAGCAGAAACCAAGTCGTCATGTTCGCCCAACTTGGCAGCATAGCTTGGGCCTGAGCTAACAAACATTTTGAGTTCCTTGACAAGCTCTCGGCTCCAGACGCGCATACGTCCACTTTCAATCAAACTCTTCATTTTGCCGCACGCAGCCAACTTCTTACGGTTATCAGTGTTCAAACCTTTACGGAATCGACGGGTTGCACCCGCTTTGCGAGGTTCACTAATAAAGATACCAGGGAAATTTTGCTCGCCAGTATCATCAATGATTTGCAAGACGGTCTCACCGATTGTGTTGTTCTCAACAGTCCAGAACAATTGTGGATCGCCATCTTGATTTGGATCTTCACGCAGTGTCTGATGGAGAATCAAAAGAATCTGCATGAGGATACGAACTTGTCCGGCAGCCGGGGTTTGGTTATGCTTCCACTCGGCCACCTGTACCATCTCAGGATACTGGAAAACCTGAATTGCCGCAAAATCCCCACCAGTTCCCAAAGAGGGATCCAATGCAACCATGTATGCTTTGTTTGCTTCTGGCTCTTGGAACCAACGCACTTGACCAGTGTAATGCTCTGGTTCCTTTGACTTCATAGTAGCCAGAACCATTGGAGCGATCAATGTTTCATCGTCTGAAACGAATTCACATTCAAATTCCTGGCGGAACTTAGCTTCGCCCAAGCTCAAACGGAATGGTGCCGCCCATGCTTCGTCTCGTTCCGGATGAGCGTCCCACTTAACCAAGATCGGTTTAAAGCCGTTAACACCAAGACCGCCTTCGATTGGATTACCATATTCGTCGGTATTGTCGTTAGCACCCTTCCAGATTTGAGCAAATTGGTCTTCGTCTGACTTTGGGGTTGATGTGATAATGCAGCTACCACCGGTTGACAGTGTAGGTTGAATAGCGGTCCAGAATTCCTGCGCCATTGTTGGTCGTACGAATGCGAACTCGTCTAGGTACAGCAGAGTAATAGAAAGACCACGACCAGCATCTGGTGTTGTTGCACGAGCAATAATTCGTGAGCCGTTGTCAAATGTAATCGTACCCTTGTTGTATTCAGTTACACCAGCACGGATGAAGTTCGGACATTCTTCGTATGAATAACGGATACGATCCATAATTTCCATCGCAGCAGAAAATTTGTTTGCGGCGATCAGAATCTTGGTATCCGGACGGAACATTGCCAACCAGAGCAGATATGCACCAGCGGTCGTTGTTTTACCCATCTGGCGAGCAGTAAGGCCAACTACGAAGCGATTTTCAGCAAATGCTTCGATCATTTCCTTCTGGTAGTCATACAGATTGAAGTTGATAGAACCCTTCTTAGGGTGCTGAATCTTCACAAATGTTTCTGTGAAGTAAACAGGATCGTCAATGCAGCGCATCAGCATTGCCAACTGTTCTTTGTTATAGGAGTCCTTGGTGTGACTCTTCTTAATGATTTCTATATTAGCCATGTATTACCACGCAAGTTTGAATACAAGGGCATCCATAAGCTTTTCAAAATGGAACGTGAAGATCATCTTCTTGTAGTACATCTTGTTGGCTTTGTTGGTCTCGAAACGTGCTTCATAAAACCAGAGACCCGTACTGTGGGTATCAAACCATTCCTGAACGTCAAGCGGCAACATACCACTCAATTCAATGTTGGTACCCTTCTCACTGTCCTCCCACAAAAGTTTATCTTCGAACGAGTAAGGCGGCATGGTCTTATCAACGTTCACGATAAAGCCTTCGTCATCGGCTTCCCATGAAGAGAAGTCGACGCCACGACGCTCCATTGGCGTCATGGTGTTAAGGCATCCTTTTATCCTTGGATGAGAATCGAACAATACGTGCATATGTATCCAAATAAATGAGTTATATCTTTATTTAAAAAGAAAGGGACGGTTTCCCGTCCCTTTTGTGTAAAAAGTGCTGAAAATTTAGATATTCAGACCAATTTCATTGCCTTCCGCATCCAGTTGGCCATCCATCGCGTGTTCGTACTGTGACAGGATTTGCTGTTCCATGTCTTCATCGCCACCCGCTTGTTCAATGGCACCAAGGAATTCTTGTGCATCTTGACCCTGCAGATACAGACTCGCACCAGTTACGGCATCAGCAATTTGCACATTACCCATTGTGTCTGTGACATAGCTGTAACGATGTTCACCACCAATAAACTCATTCAGATGTGTATCTGATTCGTCCATTTCGTGTGGCACGTGTTCTTCAAGCTTACCAGCCAATTGGTGGATTGCATGCTTACAGTAGTCCTTAGCATCAGCATCACTCATTGCTTCGCTTGACAGCTTATGTGCCAGCTTTGTGTAGCCTGTTGGTGTTAGCTCGACATCACCACTGATGATTGCTGAATCGTGAATGCCAAGAGCATGGAGCAGGTTGTGCAGACGCTCGATTACTTCTGGTGGAATAGCTCGCTTGATGATGTCCATCACACCTTCTTCCAAATCGTCTTCACCTTCACGGCCCAGATAACCCCAGCTATCAACAACGGCTTGAATCACTTGTTGAGTCAGTTCTGGTGGGACAATGTGTTGACCTGCGATAGTTGCCAAAATGCCTTCGTAGCAAGCTTCCTTACCTTCTTCATGTGTCATGCCTGGCTGTACCCAGTCTGAAGCGTGACTGTCCAAATACATACGATTGATCTTATCAACGTAACGCTGAACTTCTGGATCCAAAGACTGAGCTGCTTCATCAACCTCACCCTCCGTTACACCAAGATCACCACCATGATAATCGACCATAAAGTCATCTACATATTTTTGTGCTGACTTTACACCAAGACATTCTTTAACAGCTTTGTCCAAGATTCGTGCTGCTTGCAAATCGTCATAACCCTTAGCAATCATAGCATTAATCATCATGTAGATTGCATCACCATCAGGATAATCAGAAACAAAGTTTTGGAATTGCGTTGCGATACGACGCAATGCTGCCTTTTGTCTTGCTGCCTTTTCTTCTTCTTGCGCTACCAGTTCGGCTTTCTGCGCATCACGGTCTTGAGCCATACGCTGTTTGTTCTGCTGGGCCAATTGCTTTGCCCATGAAGGACCAGCCTCATCTACTTCTTCCGATTCACCAACTGGTGTATCATTGTCTGCTTCTGGTGCATTCAGGCTGGCTTCGAATTCTGAACGTGGTACTGTGTTTGTAGAACCGTCAGCATCGCGGTAAGTAACGAACATCTTACCAGCAAATTGAACCGTTGCGTCGGATGGCATACCGTCAACGTAGCGCGTAACGGTTTGACCTTGTGACAAAGTAGTTTGTGGTTCGTCAGATGGTTGTTCTTCACCTTGCATTGGTTCTAGATCATCTTCGTCAACCATCGGATTGTCACCCTGGTTGTTGATCATGCGAACTGGCAGATCAGCTTGACCTGGTTTGCTGGCGATTTGCGTAACCTTGTGAGTGCGTGGCTCGACGTGACCGAAGTCAAAATCGGCGTTTTCATTCAGCTTAACGCCAGCCAGCTGCAACATGCGCTTAATGTCTGATGTGCTCATTATTTCTTCTTCGCTTTAGGCATCTTTGGCGCAAGCGTCTTAGCGGCACCAGTGCGTGGGTTAATAAAATCTTTCTTGAAGTTGACTTCCTGTGTGGAGAAGTTGCCTGTTGGCATAACTTCAACCGCTTCCTTGTCAGCCTTCTCTACCTTTGGTGTCTCGATGTCAGCATTGAAATCAGATGCAACTTGCACTGGTTCTTGGCTGTCCTTTGGCATTTCCAACCAACCAAACAATGGCGCAGGAGCATCAAACTTTGTTGGCTTGCGTGAATCTTCTACGCCTTTGAGTGCATCAAGGAAACGACTAGTGTATGAGTTACCAAAGTAGTTTTGACCGTCAGCAGTTTGTTCGCTTTCTGGATATTGTGAGTCAGTACCCAAAAGTGGTGCTGGCTTCATGTCTTTCTTTTCAGCCGCTTCTTCAACTTCCGCCTTCTGGTTCATCAGCTTAGTTTCGATTTCGATTGGTTCGTTTGCACCACGAACAACAATTGAACCACCAGGAACACCAAGCAGAGTACGCAATTCTTCTGTAGCCACATAGCTGCTCAGAGGAAATGCGGTCTCGAAGTCGATCATGAAGACTTCGGCATTTTGAACGTTAGGAAAGTCGAGAGGCGCCTTCTGAAGAATTGTCTTGAAGGGACTTGAGATATCGACCAATTTGAAGCGTTGCAGGTAACCTTCAATGCGAGCCAGTGTGTAACGGTCGCTGAAGTCCACAACGGCTTTCATACGGTACTTGTATGTCTTAGTGCTTTCTTCCAAGTAGTGTCTGAAATTCATTCGGAGTCTCCGGAGCTATAATCCTTGTATTTATTGGATTAGTCACCACGCAAGCGGCGAATCAATTCATTGCGATCTTCGATCACTACACTACCAGTATCCAGAGCACCGCTGTTAGATTCGCTATCATTTTCACCACGGGCTTTACGTTCAACGATATCGATCTTCTGTTGTTCTTGTTCCAGCTTTGTCTTGTCAAACTGAGCTTTACGCTTTGAGTTCTTCGCCTCAATCGCAATCTTGTACATGTTGGCTGCGTTTTCGAAGATACGACCAGCTGAGCGAGTATCAACGTTATAACCCAGATCCATGAGATCGCGTGCGTGTTGCAGAGTCTCACCATAGACAACATCCATGCTATCGGCATGGTCTTTTGCTTGTGCATCTTCAGCAACTTGTGGTGGCAGAGCGCCGGCCCCTAGAGCCGCGCCCAGTTGCATTGCCATTTGATCCTGATCATCTTCAGGAATGTCTTGTTCCGGTTCTGCGTTTACTGCCGCTGTATCTTGAGCGCTGGTTCTCAGCAGGTTCTCAAGTGTAGGCAGATCCAACGCTTCTTGGATTTTCTTACTCATTTCTTACCAGTATGGAATAGCTGGTCCTCGGTGAGGACACGGAAAGTTAAACCGTTTTTGTGGCACCATGCCATGGCAGCGGCCCACTTGGCCTTGTTCACTGCCAATACTGCTTTATCACGTTTACTCTTGGCGCGATCATCATACGCTTCCTTTGCTGGCTTGATTTCAACGAGTTCAGCACGTTTGTTGCCGTTCTTATCAGTGAAAACGATCAGCAAATCTGGAATGTAGAATGTCCACTTGCCTGTGAGTGGATGCATATATGGGATTGTGATACTTTCACTTGCCCATTGTGAAACATTTGGATGTGCATCCAAAACACGAAATACGGACAATTCCCATGAGGAACGGTACGCAATCGGATATTTACCGATATACTTACCAGGATTCACAGGTGTGTATTCACCTTGACTATATTTTGTACTCATGTTGATCAACCATAATTTGACGGATCATCAAAACCGCCGGTAGGTGTAGACAAAACACCGACTTGAGCACCAACTGGACTTGCCGCATTAATCGCACCGAGCATTGCATTGCTTGGAGCCAAACCGGAAGAAGTAGTACCAGATGCGACGTTGCTCACTGGGGTTTTGCCAGACAGCGCAGCAGATGTTGCAGCCGCAGCAATGCCTTGAAGAGTTGACGTTGGAGCATTTGAACTAACAAACTTACCAAGCACACCTAATGACTGACCGTATGTTGATGCTGGAATCTGGTTTTGACCAATCGTGCTGAGTGATGCCAATGCAGCAGATGGGTTACGCGAGATACCATTAATCAACTGATTTGAGAAGCTTGCACCAGAGAAGCTGCCATTCATGATACCAGGAATAGCACCAGCAACAGCGCCACTCAATGGATTGTTCTGGCCAAATACCGCCGTACCGAATGAACCGAGAATACCCGAACCAATTGTCTTTGCTGCGTTTCCAAGTTGGCCTGTACCACCAGGCGCAAGGAATGTTGCAGCCAAGCCCAAGAGCGATGAACCCAAGTTGGTTGAAGATGCAAGGCCGGTTGATTTCGCGTAGTCACCAGGAGCGCCATCACCAGGAATGTAGTTCGGAACTACGAACGGGTCGTAAGCTGGATTCAGCTTCTTCATCCATGAACTCAGGAATGCATTCGATGATATCGATGCAGGCAAGTTCTGGTTCTGATACTGAATAGCTTCGTATTCGACCGTCATGTCGATACCATGGAAATCTGAGTGTTCACTCTCGAATGCGTCAGGATCAAACGATGAAATCTTTGGGTTAATCAAATCAAACTGCATGTATTCACCAGCATAGAACTGGTAGCATTCGATTCTGTCAAAGAAGTAAGCCGTCTTGGATAGATCTGAAACTGAGTCAAAGCCAAGATTAGGAGAAAAACCGAAACCGTTTTCCGTACCCTGGAATTGGGCAGCAGTTACGTCATATGACCAAGCCTGACCTGTACTCTGGCGGAAGTCACCAAAGTAGAAATTTGTGTATTCATACCACATTTGCTGAACAGCAGCATCAATGGTATCGTAGAACGAGATTTTACAAGGGCTGTACTTGACGCCTGTTTGAACCAATCGTTTCTTGTTGTACTGATTGAGTTCTTGGATTTGCGGTGTAATCTTTGGACGATCAAACGTTCGCACGGCAAAAGACATTCCGTCAGCCCATGTTGGACTGCCAGAACCACTTGCGCGGACAAAACGCACCATGAACAGATAACGGGGGCGTGGTGCCCCCGCATAGTTCTGAGCATTTGCGTTGAACGCCTGTTGGTTTTGACCAAAGACTGTCGCCGCATCCCCGGACCCGGCGAAAATAACCGGGTTACCGAAATTGTCAGTTCTTGTTGCCATTCAATTAACCAAGCATTGAGCCGGTCAGCAATTGAACTGTTGTTGGCATCAAGCCACCGCTCTGTGTTGCGTTGTCGTAACGGACAGTCATTGTGATTGTCATGAATTCTGAGCTTGAGTACTCGAACTCGTCGTATTCGACGTCAGCCAAGAAGCAGCCTTCCAGGTACCATTGTTCCAGAACAGTGTCATCACCACCGTCCAGAGTTTCAATGTACATGTTGAACTTGTAGTTGATACCAGCCAATGCACTTGTTTGATCGAAGTGGTTCAGCTGTTTCTGAACTTGGTAACCAACCAGTGTTGAAACTGAGTTAGTAACGTCGTCACGAACCTTCAGACTGAGCGTTTCGAACTGGCCCTTGCCAGGGTAGTACATTGTTGAGTTGTATGAGTGTACAGCTACTGGTTCGTGTGAAATCTTTGGGCGCCCAACAGAAACGACCTGTTGTGACAGCTCTGTACCACCTTGCAGTGGACCAAAGTTAATTACACGGACACGGAACTTGTACTTTGCCTTTGGTTGCAGAATACCACCACGGCCAGCACCGCTACCAAGTGGCACACCAAAGCGTGAAAGTGTAGAAGACATATCGTCCCTCCAAAGTTGGATATCCAACTCGTATTTATAGGAGAACGATATAGACGCAGATAATTCAGATGAAAGTGCTCATGGTTTCCTCCACTACGTATTGGAGGCGGTTTTCTTGCCGACCGGACAGGCAAACCATGAACATGTCCTAGTGGCCTATGCGTGTAATCTCACGCGTGCTTTTCTACCCCTCAGAGCTACCCGAGACCTACCATTGCGCGGACGGCTTCCGCAGCCTAGTCACCAGTAGAAAGCTTTATAGGTTCAGGACATACGTCCTTTGACCACTAGCTTTACAGCTTCGTGTATATTAGCGATTAGCTAATTGCCAATCAATATTTTATTTCAATCTTGTGACTTCCATCGCCACTTCAATTCTGCGTCTAGTGGTAGTAGTCATACGATATGACTTCATAACCTCAACTGGCAGGAAATAAAAGGTACGGACCTTTTTCTTGGTACCAATTGGGGGAAATGCATTACGGATTCCACCCTTCATCAGAGTGTGGTAACTGCGCCAGTATGCTCGAGATTCAGTGTATCCCTTGTTGCGAATGATTCCGCTGAAACGGCGGAAGACTTCAGCATGATCCTCAGCCTCCACCAAATATGTGGTGGTTGGCAGATCAATGTTGTGAAATCTAACCTTGAAATTTCTTGTAGTTTTCATACCTGAAATGATAAAAGCTCCGCCAATTATATGCAATTGGCGGAGCTTCGTGTTGCTTAAAATTCAGCTATTAGTGTGTCGCACCAGTATTCTGGATACGGACTGGCAAGTAGATGAATTCGATTGACTTGATTGGCTGGATGTAGATATCGCACCACAATTCATTTGCGTCAATACGTGCTGGTGTGTTGTTTGTTGTATCGCAAACCACAGCATAGTCATTCAGCGCTTGCAGACCAACCAGGCCACTCAGGAAGCGGTCAATTGCTGTCTTGAACGCATCACGTGTTTGCTGGTCATTCTGTTCGAACAGGAATGGCTTAGCAACCAGATCCAATTGATACTGCAGGTAAGCACAGAGACGTGAAACGTTCACACGATCTGTTGCTTCTGATGTTGGATCCAGTGTCTTCTGACCGTACACAACCAAACCGCGGTTTGGAATGTAAGCGATCGGGTTGATGCGGTTTTCGTACAGCGTATCACGTTGACCTGGGTTCAGGATAACTGTTGTGAACTCGTCATTGTTTGTTGAATCCAAGTAACCAACTGATGTTGCGTTTGAAACCAGACCACGCGTAAAGCCCGCTGGAGCAAACCATGGGTAAGCGATTTGGTCGTTGTACGCATATGTGTACAGTGCGATTGTTGATGGTGGAACCACAACGTTTGAACCGTCAATGTTTGTGCTGTAACCCCATGGGTAGTACAGAGCAACATGTGAGTTCTTTGTTACCAGACCATCATCACCGTCTGTCGCCACATTGTTTGTATTTGATGCCCAACGTGAGACTGATGTGCTATCTGGCGCCAAACGTGCTGGTGTATCACCAACTACGAATGCCACATTCTTACAATCCGTGTTCAATGTGACCATGTCGCTCAGCAGTTCAACATAGCCTGGGCAAGCGATCAGGTTGAAATGCACAACTTCAGAACGGATGTCCTGGTTGCTTACAAACTGAGCTGCCAATGCCTTCACGATCATCTGGCGTTGTGCCTTACGGCCCATGTATGGGGAACCGTCAGTCTTGTTACCAGATGCTGTAACCCAACGACCAGCTGATGCAACCGCTGGGAATGTAGTGTCACCCACATCGTATGAGTTTTGTGTGAAGTCTGAAGCTGTTTCGAAACCACCCTTCTTGAACCAGTTTGGCTTCCATTCCTTCACGTTATATGTTGAGTAACGTGTGTTGAACAGCATCATGCCCAGTGGGTATGTACGTGCATCTGGAGCATCTGGATCACAGTAAGCTGACAGTGTCAGGTCACCAGCTGCTGTTGAGTTGAATTGATAGTTTGAACCAGCACCTTGGTATGATGGACCGCTGTTTGCACGGGCATCAGCAAATACCACACCGTATGGTGATGTCTGGTCGGCGTTGTCTACCAATGTCCACTCAGCGGTTGCTGCGGTGTAACGATAGATTGCTGGGTAGTTCTCTGTATCTGATGTGTCGATCCACAGGTCATTATCAACCAGGATTGTACCGTCACTTTGCAGTGATGGTTGTGAACCTGCCAGAATTACGCCCTTTGGATCTGTATTTGGATACAATGTGCGGTAACCAACCCAACGTTCACCATCTTGGTTAACCATCATGTCAACCTTGAAGTCTGTGTTGTACCAGAAAGTACCTTCAGCTGGTGTTGTTGTTGGTGCTGTTGCGCTTTGTTCAAATACCAGGTCGTTCCATGATGCGCCATCGTACATACGCAAATCGAAACTTGCTGTAGCGTAGCCATTCAGTGGAGCGGCATTGTACTTTACGTACACTGAGTACGCTACCAGACCAGTAATTGAAGTTGAAGCTGTTGTGTCATCTGCGTACAGACCAACTGTCTTAGTTGTCCATGCACCTGATGATGTGCTGTACTGCTTAACAACGTAGTTCGCACCTTGGTTTGGTGTTGTTGTCTTGATCCAAACGTCACCCTGTGTGCTGCCTTGTGGAATCTTGTTGTTTGGCGCAAATGTGAGCTTGACGCTCTTAAATGTGCCAGCTGTCAGACCCATGAAAGCCAGTGGTGTGTTTGTGCTGTTAGCCAGAACCATATCAACAGCGTATGACAGGATGATTCGACCAGATGAGTCATATGATGCTGTGATCAGACCAGTTTGGTTTGAACCACCAATTGCTGTGTTGATTGCTGTAACGATACCAGCAGCAGATTGATCTGAACCAATAACGACTGCAACACCGTTAATTGTGAATGAGTCACCGTTTGCTACTGTTGCTGATGTTGAACCAGCTGGTGCTGATGCACGCAGAATGTTCTTCGCCAGTGTCCACGCCTTGGAACCAATTGGGTACCAAGAGCTAACGTTGTTTGTATTGATGCGCTCAAACATCACGAATGGTGCATTAGCTGTCACAATACCGAAGTCACCGTCCTGACCCAGTGTCGCGAGAGGGTAGCCGTTGCTATCGAGCTCTGATGCGTCACCATACACTGTGACTGCCTTAACGTTGAATGGGTTCAGGCTTGTGTCGCCTGAGCTTTGGAAAGCACCAAACAGAGTGTCAGCAGTGTCAAACCAGAAAGTACCATTAACTGGCGCGCCAGCTGGTGCTACTTCATTTGGTGACAGTTGAGCTAGGTCGATATCAGCGCGGAGTGCATAAATGCTGTTGCTGATGCCAAGATATTGATAAGCGGCGTGCAAGCCGAATTCGTTAAGTTCGGAACCGTAAACTGTTGTCCCGTTAACTGAGTCGAAATGTGGATTACCGAATGTCTGAATTAGCTCACGTTGGCTAGTGATGTTGTACAACTGGCCAGCAGTACCCGGAACAGTACCAGGAGCTACGCCTGAACCTGTTGGGGAAGCTTTGTTTTCTTCTGTTGCGAAAACAATCAGAGGGACGGTACCAGTACCGGACGAAGTATAAAATGACTCGTCCGTAATCTCGACGTCTACGCCGGGACTGAGCAATGTTGCCATGTGGGTATCCTCCAAAAATTACTTTGTAGAGTATTTATCTGGAGTTACCCGAAACTGCGCACTTCTTACATTAAGTTAGCTGTTTATTTGTAATGGCGTGTAACCCATAAGCGCCCTAATCGCCTGTTTGCCAGCTTGGTTGAGATCGCGAGTACCCACACCCGCCCATATACCGGAAGGGGATGGTGGTGCCTCTATTGCTGTCCAATCACTATGTTCGCGCTTGTACCAGACTTCCTCGTCTTGGTCGAACACGTAGCACTCAGGATTTTCGGGGTGGAGATCCAGATACATCTGCGTGGCCCATGCCGTGCCACCCTGAACCTTGCCTTTCTTGATCGTTGATACCGCATAGACTGAATTCGAATTACCAACTTGATAATAATTGCGACGCAGCAGGTTGATAACCCATGGTTTGTCGAATGGTAGCTTTCGCTCCAAACTTACATTGGCTACCTTCAAATGCTCGTCAGCCAAGATCAACAAATCATAAGGAATACGAACTAACTCAGTTTCCGGAGCATCGCTTTTATGACCGTCGAAACTCCAGTGAATAACTTGGTGACCGGCCATACCAGCGCACATTCCCCACTGCAAATCTGCGCCAATGGCTCCGCCTGACATACAGACATTCGCGTTATCAAAAACATTTACGGCAACTTGCATATAGTTTTAACTCGTTGATGCAACTCTTCAGCAGGACAGTCATTTTCTACGACATAGTCGATCAATGGACTACCAATCCAAGCCCACTCACTTATGTGAACATCCTTGTAAGTGGTCATCATTTGATCGAAGTATTCATCATGACTATCTCGATCAGGAATATTTGCCCACTCGGCAATGTCATACCACACTGGTTCTGGGCCACGCTTTATTCGAATAATACCGCCACCCAAATCCTTGATCATTTTCATCTCATTGGGGAAGCGACAATCAGTAATCACCCAGTCACCACCAGTCTTTCTGATCTGATTCTCGACTGCGTAGATCCAGATATTGTCGTTGAAATGGTTCCTGATTGTATCAGTACCGATTTGTTGGAATGCGCGCCGTGGACTGAAGCCGGGACGTCTCAGCTTTTCAGCCCACCACAAATCTGTTTCTTCGCGCTTTAGACGACTCTCAATGTCAGTGCCCTCAAGCATTTGTCGATCCCAACCAAATATGGCTGCGCAACAATCCTTGAGAACACCAGCAAATGAGGTCCTTTGATATCCTTGTTCGACCAAGGGCTGTGATGCAGTATCTTTACCTGAGCCTTTGAAGCCCACGAAACCAATAATTTTCATATGTCCCTTTGTTGTAATTTTTATGGGAAATTGGTTTCATGATACTGCTCTTACTTCAAGTCTTCAATAAACGTACCAAGATGGATAAATTGCTCGTAGCCATCAAGCAGTTTGATACGCATTGCCGCGTCATCATCAAATAGCACAATCCAGTCGCCTACTTTTTTGTAGGTTCTTGAGCTACAGCCCAGTTCAGTCAGACGTTCACGAAAAGCTTTGTAGTCCTCCTTGACCTGTACCAGATATTTGGCACCTTCAAACTTGGGGGTGCTTGTGACTTTTTGCCACAGACAAAAGAAGGGATAGCCATATTTTGTCATGATTGCGACTCGCAGTTTCATTGCTGCAATCGCGTCCTCTGTAGGGATTTCATTGAGGACTTCTGTCGTGTTATCGGGATTTACTTCCTCGATCACCACCAAACTTGCGAGTGTGGGAGTTCGACCGTTGATATTTCGAATTCTAATTCTTGAACGATCGATATCAAAAGCGGCGTCCAAAGCTGATTTGAAAACCTTGCCACTCAGACTAAAGACGCCACCGTGTCCATTCCAGTATTCGCTTGTTTCCTTGTGTTTTACCTTAAATGCGCGTTTAGCCAATTTCTCCAAAATCCTTCTCGAATGGCTCTGATGCCAGCCACAGCTTGAAGGCTACCATATCGGTCTGCTCTTCGAAGATGAAGAGATGCTTGCCGCTGCCTTCGTCCATGTGGTACCAGTAGCCTTGCGTCGCATTATACAAATGCTTTTCCGCAATCTCAAAAAGGAACTTCGGCCACGTTTCCTGACGGACACGCATCCACTGAAAAGGTGGCTTCAGATCGTGCCACTCTTCAGAAGTGAGTCGCTTACCCATTGTTGTCCCCCAGTAGTTCACGAATCTTGTTGTATTCGTCTAGCACACGCTGGCCGTCTGCTCGTGTCATTACGCGACACGAGAAGAAGCACGGATAGCCGTTGATCGAACGCGGACCAGCTTCGCTGTAGTATTCGTAGAATACGTCGATTTCATCTGTCTGCCACTGCTTCAGGGTGATCGGGTCCGCGAAAATCAGAACCATGAACACCGACATCAGCATTTGCTGGCGATGATTTTGATGGATTTGGAAGCTGAAGAAGACCTCGTTGCGGTAAAGCTCTTTTGCAAGCTTCTTCACTGCTTCGTCGGTCAGGGGAATGTAAGAGCTGCCCGTGATCGCACCTTCTTCGATTTCGGGAGGGGCGTCATTGTATTCAGGGCTTCGTTCTTCAGACATCACGCATCCTTTCTTAAATGATTAGATGCGTGAAGTCTAGTACGCCATGTGAGCGGCGTCAAGTGAATTTACAACTGAAGGCGCCAGTAGCCTGGGAAATAGACACCGTCGATAGCCATTTGCCAACGTCCAGCCTGTGGGTCAAACTTCAATTGCGCACCTGAGCTCAGGTTAGCCACGAACTGAACCGTGTCAGCCTGCGATGCGTCAAATGAGATCATCCATCCAAGCGGTGTGTTTTCGATGATATCACCAGCTGAAGCATTGATGTGGTTGCCCCAGGCATTACCACCAGCCACATCCTCAGTAATCATGTATCGCTGACCAAGAGCGGCTGCTGGAAAAGCGGAACCGTTCGGTAGGATCTTCCCTGGATAGGTTGTCAACGGGTTGATAATCGCGTTGATCGCGCCAAGTGTGTTGCCTGGAAGTGTGTCTACTTCTACTTGCCAGATAAGTTCGTTAGGTTGTGAGCCATACTGAATTGAGCCGATCACGTCCAAGTTTGAGTAACCGTCTTCAATACTGTGCATCAATCGCAATGTGCTGTGCGCTGGCACCAGGGTACCATACTTTTGCAGCAATGTGGCCCAACTGTAGATATTACCATCTTTGTCGGTTTCCTCACCGTCAGCACCAAGCAGTGTGATAGTATCACCAACAATGCTGATTTGAAAGTCACCTGGTGTTGTGATAACGCGTTGCAGTTGTCCACCAACACCGCCGCCGGACTCGTAGCCAGCAGCGTCAGGCAATGCATCAGCATGATCCTGATCATGGTAGATCTGTGTTGAATCGTTGTGGATATTCGTAACCACTTGGTGGATCAAGCGTTGCTGCTTGACAATAGCAGGTGGTGAGATCCACATCGGCAGCTTGAACGTAAACGTCAAGATGTCGATTTCACTGCTGGTACCAATTGGAATTGCTCGCGAACTCCATGTGATATCATTCAATGTCATTGTTGTCTTCGCTGACCAGTCAACAGCATTGTCTGAGTTCTGAATCTCAAAGCCAACATTGAACATCATGAAGATTTGTTCAAATAGCTGATGCTTTTGCAGTTCGTTGCTAGTCCATACGTCAACTTGAAGTGTCACATCTAGTGGATGTGGCATCATGCGAGAAACTGAGTATTGGTGACCCAACTCTGAGGTGTATGCGCCAGTGGCTGGATCTACTGCACGTTCATTAACATGCACCGTGCTGATATGAGACGGTGACTGTGTACGGTCTCGATTGAGTTCCACACCCTTAATGAACACGGTAATCATCGGACATGATGTCATTGTGTTCTCGGAGTTGTTTTGCAGAATATAACCAACTTGACGATTTTGAGTTGCCATGCGGCAAGGTACGACTCGCAGTTGTTGAGTACCATCTGCGAGTACGCCAGATTGATATTGGAACCCAGAAAACGCACGGATGACTTGAAGCAGATAGCGTTTAATCTGCTCGTCATAGAAGAAATCGACGGGCGTAAATGTTGGGGTCACTGATGGCATTATTGATCGTCCGGTGAAAGGAACAAGTCACGTTCAGCATTACGACGGCGAGTCAAGCCAGGCAATGCAACCAATTGGCCATTTTGACGAGCCTTGTTCCATTTTGGAAACTCATTTGCCGCCGCTTGGAAGTTACCAGCATTGACATACTTCAACAGAGTTGAGCTCTTCAGATTTGCTGCACCTGCGTTGTAGCAGAAGTCAACCAGAGCGTCGAACTGATTCTGTGTGAGCGGTACTTGAACCATAGAGTTAACAGCATCAATGAATTGTTGCAGAACTAGCTCGAGCAGTTGTTCGGCTTGATCTACAGTCATTGGTGGTGTTTGCATTGTTACTGCATTTGAGTTCAGGTCGATACGGCTACCATAACCAATTGTTGGCAAGCCGATTGGATCCTTGTATGGGTAAACCAGACCTGTTGAACGGTCGTAACGAGCTAGACCTTCAAATTGCTTGATCAGATCGATACAAGCGTCGCTAATTTCCATTGCCATGTTTGTTCTCCTGTAGGCGCAGTTGTGCGCCTACGTATTTATGGCAAATGAGAATTAGAAATCCGCTTTCGGAAGAATAGCCTTGCTCAATGGCTGCTTCTGCTGGATCACAGTACCATCGTCCAGTGTGGAGGTCTTCTGGTTCTGGATGAAGCTTTCGAGCAAACGACTTGCCATACTCCAGTCTTGCTGGCGATAATCAAGCTCTTGACGGATCCACGAGCCATTTTCGTCCTTGCGATACAACACGTTTGGTTCATAGTCCAGTCGCAAGTAGTAATCACCAGTCGAAGCGTTGTCTGGGAATGCATTCCCAGATCCTACTAGCTGAGCGCCGTTTGGAGGTACACCGTCACCAGCAAATACCCATGGATATTGGTTTCCAAGTTCTTCACCAGGAACGATGTAGTATTGGCGAGTTTCGAAGTAACGAGCAGACACATGTGTCTTCGCTTCCTCAACCACAGAATTGTCAATGCCCATGGTTGCGGCCACGTTTGACATCAAATCACGCAACTTGGTATCTGTTTCGAGACCAAATGGATCCAATGCGTTCTGGCTGAGGATTTGATCGTATTCCTGGGAGTCTGTCAGTGGCTTGCACTTGATACGCCAGATATGAGGATACCAAGTCTGAGAGTAACCATCACTTGCTCGAGTTGCGTCCTCAATGGAGTAAAACTTGTTGATCGCCTTCGCCTCAGGATCAAGCAACGCATCATCACGAAGGTGAGGGAGTTCGATCACATCACCAGACATGAGCTTGCGCCCAATGAGCTTTATCATGTCGTTGAGGTGCAATTCAATGAAGATAGTGTCGTTGTCCAGGAAGAGGCCAAACTGACTCAGGTCGAATTCTGAGTCCTGAATGTTGTAGATGCCACGCAGTTCGTAGACGTCTGGTGCGTAGGCTCGATCTCTGTTCTCCAGGAACAGAACATCTTGGATCTTTGTCTCACCACCAGCTGCAACTCCTGTTGGATTCCCATCCTCATCTACTCCATTGGGATCTTGGACACCAATGTATTTGTGGACTAGGACAGCAGTTCCACTGATGGAGAAGTATTCGGCTATGGAGCGGTCCAGGAACTTGTAGTTGTTGGACTTCTGTCCAGAGTTCCAGATGGATAGTTTTGGCATGTGTGTCTCCCTCTTGTTGAGATATTTATCGGGAGCTTCATATGGCTGATTATCGTGTCGTGGAAAAATGAAGAGTTCTGCCTGGGTTTGACATCATCCGTGAAGGGTCCCAGACCCTGAAAATGATTGATTACCTCCATGAATATTCGTTGATATTTGGTTTATAAGTGGTGTTACCACTACCAATTATGAGGAGTTCTCTCTGGGTTTATTACTATCAATGATTAGTTTGGTAACCTCCATGATGTCTTTCTTGGTATTATTCCTCACGAATAATGGTGAGTTCTCTCTGGGTTTGGTAATACTCGTGAGTGTATTTGGTTACCTCCATGAGTTCTTCGTGAGGAATTCCATTGAAGTTCTTTCATGAGGAATTGGTATTGGGAAGTGATTATTAGGTGGAACCACCATTGTATATTGGTATGAGTATTAAATTTTGTGTGTTTTGCGATAAATATTATGGTTATGGAGGGGGTAGTGATGAACACACCTAATCAGATTAGTGGTCGTATGCGCCTGATAAAGGAATTGCAGTTGCGTCTTGGTGGTGGGATGGTTGATTTGGAGTTGGATCCTGAGCATTATGACTTGGCGGTTCAATATGCGTTGGATCGTTATCGCCAGCGTTCGACCAATTCATTGGAGGAGTCGTATATCTTTTTGGATCTTCAGCCTGAGGTGACTCAATATACGATGCCGAATGAGGTTCAGGAGGTTACGAAGGTATTTCGTCGTGGTATTGGTGGTAATCAGGGTGGTCCTCAGATTGATCCATTCAGTCTTGCTTTTTCGAACAATTTGTATTTGATAAACAATCCTGGTGGTATGAGTGCTGGTGGTAGTGGTACTTTAGCCACATATGATTTGGCGATGCAATTTCAGAGCCAAGCTGGCCGCATGTTTGGTCGTGAGTTGTTGTTTCAGTGGGAGCCGGTAAGTCATCGTATCACATTTGACCGTGCTTTTGTGGCGGTTGAGACCATATTGCTTCAGGTATGGAATACTCGTCCTGAGGAGGTATTGTTTGCTGATACGTATGCACGTCCATGGTTGCGTGATTATGCGACTGCGGTGTGCAAGCAGATGATGGGTGAGGCACGTGGTAAGTTTTCGCAGATTGCTGGTCCACAGGGTGGTTTCACATTAAATGGTGAAGCTTTGAAGACTGAGGCGGCGGCTGAGATGGAGCGTCTTGAGAAGGAGCTCAAGGATCTTATCGATCAACGTGCCGGTGGATACGGTTTCAGTATCGGATAGAGCTAAGTTACGAGTTCTTTTTTGGTTAATAAATACCAATATGGAACTTAAACAAAAACTTCAAAATTACTTGGTGGCCAATACTGATCGCCACAATACTAAATGGCTTAACAGTAGAGACCCTGAACTTTGGGTCTCTATTCTTAACGCAACTTCTTTTCTCCCCGAAACAGCGGCACCAAAGCAGCGTTGTTGGCATATCATCAACGACTCGTATGCTATACCAACTTGTCCAATAACAGGTAACAATGTTAAATGGCAAGATAATCGTTATTTGACGTATTCATCTATTTCAGCCGCTTCATCAGACCCTGAACTATACCAAAAGAAAGTAGATACTTATATTTCAAAAACAGGGTTCAAAGGACATTGGAAGAATAATCCAGAAGTTAAAGAGCAGTGTCGGGAAACTTTTGCAAAAACAAAAGCTCAAGGAAAACATAAGAAAGTTGTGCGTTCGGAAACTTGGAGAACCAAAGTTCAAGCCACTTGGGACAAGAAATATGAAGAACAGAATTTAGCTGATTATGAGAAGTATAGAGTTGTTGTTAACAAAATAACACGCAGGAATTACACAAAATATAAAAATTTGATTGAAACTAATGGTTTGACCAAGTGCAAAGAAAATCATCTAGATCACATCTTTAGTGTATCTGAGGCCTGGAGGAATGGAGTAGACCCAGAAATTGTTGGTCATTGGACAAATCTACGCGTCATACCTGCTGTGGAGAATATGTCAAAGAATGCTAGAAGTGATAAAACGTTGGAACAATTGTATGACGATTACAAGAATGCCATTCAGTGAAATGGATTTTCGATAGGTGATGAGCTGAAATACGGTTTCAGTATTGGTTAATTGAAACCAGATATGATGAAAGGCTACCATTTGGTAGCCTTTTCTATTTGAGCATTGCTATGATGATGTCATCTTCGTCGTTGATTTCGACGGTTGGGTTTTCTGCTTTCTTCATCATGAATGGGAAGCCGTGATTGGTTTTTATCCAGTCAACTGCTTCCTTCAGAGTATTGAAGTAGATTTGTCCGTAATCTGCAGGTTCGAACTGTTTAGTGTCTGTATTGTAGTAACCGACTTTTCCAACTTCAATTGAGAAGTGAGGTTCACCGTCTTCGCCTATTCCCTTGAAAAAGAATTTGCGTTCTGCGTACACTACCCATGAACTACCTTCTGGGTCATACCAGCTTGCTGATATCAGGAATGGTCTTATGAATACTTCTTCTAGCATGAGTATCTCAGGATTGCTTCTACTGCATCGGTTTCATTTTCGACTAGCATCCAGTCGGAATGACTGAATGAATCGACGTTGTGGTCAGGTACTACCAGTATTGGTACACCAGAACAGTATTGCAATTTTTGCGGTTGTATGAGTGCGTACTGCAATGCGGCTCGAAAGTTTCTTCCCAATGCCACGATGTCGCCACCACCGTAGTCATTGAATTCATGACTATCCATTCTCACCGTAGCACTGCGAAACATGTACCACGCTTTGGCGTGTCGGTCTAGGTATTGAAGAAGGATTACTCGCATTTTGTCAAGACCGCAGCCACCGCTTCGTATTCGTCTTTAACTAGCACAACCTTGAAGTCGTCATTGAGACGTAATGCTACGGGTTTACCATTACTGATTGATAATGCGTATCGGCAAGCCAACAGAAGCGTTGCAAAACTGTTACGAGCAACTCCCCAACGGTTCAGTTCGCACTTACCGTCATCGTATTCATATATTTCGCAATATTGGTGAATCACCCATGCTTCATTGGTGATTGAGGCACGAACTGTTATCAAGCTGTGGACTTTCATTCGTAACTCAACAAAGCTTCGACCTTAGTCGCGTCATCCGTTATAGTCATACGTTTGTCTGGATGCACAACCAGAATTGGCAAATCAACCAAAAGGGAACTCTGGAGTCGTTCCAATGCTGCTTTGAAAGGAAGCATCAGTCTGTACGCTCCTCCGTTCAATATGACATCTAGTGTCGCCGTGTCATACTGAACGTGGTAACAGAGCATCCATGCTCCCGTATCGTCACTCCATAAGAGTGCAGGACCGACGTGATCGGTGATTGGAAGGTCAGCCATGGCCGATGCGAGTTACAACCTTGTTTTCATCCAAGTACACATTCACTCGTCCGTATACGAAATCGGCGGTGTAAATGAAGCCTGGTTGTTTCACGCGGACACCGTGCTGCTGAAGCTTTTGAATGTCGTCCTCGGTTAGTTTCGTGCCTACGAGGTCTTCGAGTGTTTTTGCCTGCATGGTTGCCAATTCATGTAAAAGCCGTAGTGTGTTACTGCGGGTGGCAACAGTCAAGCGCTTATAACCTTCTTACTGATTTTGTAAACATATTAGGTTTGCGCGGTGCTATTCTTACGGTCTCGCTTCCCTTCATACATGATTCCACTATGTTCATCGGAGATGCAAGCTTCGATGCGGATGCGCTCGCTCATCATTTGGTGAATGAAATCTGCAGGCTGGAGACGCCATTTGGTGATATCATCATACGGCGCGGTCGATGGATAATGGATGAGAAGAAAGCACGTTATTGGGTGTTTGCGCCTAAGTTCAGGTTTGGTGGAGGTATGTATGATGAGGCCAATCTTGTCAAGGTGGTGAACAGCTTGCTAGAGCAGGCTATTATTGATGCCAGTTTGCGTGCAACGCGCTAGATTTGGTGTTACCATTCATTCCGTTCTAGGAGTGAATGATGTCAAAACAAAAAGAAATGAAGTACGAGTTTTTGTCCGAACCGTACCTGTATATCCTGATGCGCACCGATATGGCCAGCATGAACCCGGGCAAAGCTGTTGCTCAGGGTTCGCATGCGACAAACCTGTTCGAGAACGCGATGAAGCACGGCACTCGTTCTGATCTGCAGAAGCAAATGTTCGAACATTGGAAGGGTGATCGTGGCTTCGGCACGGCAATCACTCTGAGTGTTGACGGTTCGCAGTTGCAACAAAAGCTTCTGGCTGCTGCACAGGAAGGCTATGTCACGGGTGTTTGTCATGACCCCACCTATCCCCTACGAGATGGCTCTGTAACGCATTTGATCCCGTTGGACACGTGCGGATATGTATTTGGTCTGAAAGGGGAACTGGCGTCGATCCTAGGGGATCTATCGCTAATGTCGTGATGCTATGTCCGACACTATAGGGGTAATGCATCACTAGCTAAAGTACGGTTGATATGATAAGGTCGATAACAATAACAAAAGACGGCACCACCAAACATCCTTGGACAGTTCGTTACCCACACGAATACCTTGGCAAGGGTAACAACTACACACGTATGCCAGACTTCAAATCTGCTTTGCATTATGCAGCAGATCTGCGCGAGGCTATTCAATATTACAAGCATCTTGAAATTCTGGTTATGGATGAAGACGGCGTCTTTGTTATCGAAGACGATAACGCTGCTATGACCGCTCTTCTCATGTTCGAGTAAACAATGAATAAAACACCGCTCGATTTCTATCATATTGGCATATACTGGGACGCTGAAGATTTCGTCTGGAACGTCCTTGCTCCTGATGTTTACGAACATCATGGTCTGATCATCTATTACGATGATCAACAGCAATATCAAAAAGAACCTGATGTTGAACTGATCCACGCTATCAAGGACGCACAAAAACGCCAAAAGAAAGAACCTTTGCTTGAGGCGATTCCAATCATTGTCATGAAAGAAGGCGAGTGGATGCGTATTGAAAGTGATGCTGATGCAATTGAAGCAATCTTGAGGTTTGCATCGTGAGATTCAACATGCATTACCAGATTACGCTGTATCAAGGTGATAGGGGATGGACGGTGTTATATCCACGCCTTGACAGGGATACTGGGAAGCTTGGTGAAAATCTCTCGTTCTTCTACCACGACCTATCGATGGCAATAAACGTTGTTCGATCTGTCAAGCGGCTTTATACTTACAAGGATTTGCCAGTTGTAATTAAGCCAGATAACGGAGATGAACCATATGTTCTTCGCGATGATAATGACTTTGTGGCAGCGCTTCTTACCCACGGTTGACAAAGATGGTAAACGTAGCGATTTCGATCGAAAAGAATGACAATACTTGGCGAGTACTAGTACCACGGCTAATCAAGTTAAATGGTGAGTTCATTCTCACCAGCCATACCACCGTGGGTGTAGGTTCACTGACTGAAATGGTAAAGGTTGCTGAAAACTACAAAAGCCGCCTGTGGCTCAACGATCCTGAAAAGGATGCTCCGATCGTTCTGATAATTGATGAACAGGAAGTTGCGTGGGAAGGCCAGACTGACGCACAGAAAGTGGCCATCATTCTGCAATACGGACCATGATTATAAACGTACGAAAGCAAAATCCACCAATGATTCTTGTTCAAAGGAATCGGTGGTATTCAAGCCGCAATCGAAATTGGGAAGTGATGTTGCCATACCGTCAATATGGTGTCGCGCAACCGTTAACTGTCCAAAATCACTGGTCTTGTCACTATGAATCATTCCAAACGTTGGGCGCCGCGTGTAAGCGAGCATTTCGTGCAAAACAGATGGTGAAGGCATATAAAGACCTTCCAATCTATCTTGAAGCGGCACCATACCAACCTTCGTGGTCTCCTAATTCCCAGAAGGAATATGAACTGCTTGAGTGCGAGACTGACGCAATTGTCCACATCCTCACACAAGATGCCAAATGACAATCATTCCATTGACATACCGAGTATCGCATATAAAGGTGTTTGATCAAGAACTCTGGCGTGTTCAATGGGGTGCCGAGATGCGTTTGCGCTCTATGCAGATGGCGGTTAAGTTCGCATTGAATCACAGAAACCAAAACAACCCAGACGCACAGATCATTCTTCTGCATAATGGCAAAGCTGAAGTCATTGAGAGTGAGAACGACGCATTTTACGCTTATTTGAAGATGTCATGATCAAGTGTCCAGTCATAGTTCGGGGTCCCGCCAATTGTGGGATGTTCCCACAGGCTGATGTAAATCTAGAAACCCGAGATGTCTATTGGTTCAACGGTAGAGCTATTTTCAAGAACAATTTACGAGATATCGTGAACTACACGAAAACAGAACATGGTTATCCATTTCTGGTTGAAAAGAGTATTAACGCTAGAACGTATATCGTAATCAATGATGATTACGATATGGTTGAATTTTTGCTGAAGATTTAAAATGATTGTGATTAAAGGCGAAGCGCCACCAAGAAGAACAATTAGAATCGAACGCCTTGATTTTGAATATTGGCAGCGTAACTGGCGTGTCTACTTCCCCACACTTGATGGTGATGTGTATTCAGACGCAGTCACCATTCGTGAGATCCTTGAGCTCATCAAAACAAAGATGAAAGCAAACCCATACATGATGGGTTACCTGCTCAACATCAAGGATTTGGATGAAGAGGAAACACTTCAAGTCAACCTGTTCAATGATGTTGACATGGTAGAAGTTATTCTGAGGTACACACTGTGACGCCAATTTATTCTATTGAACGACGGCGTATAGACAAGAAGTCAAAGTGGTGCGTGTACAAACTGGAATCAGCTGCAAAGGATGATGGCAGTTTCGACTCATATCGTATGCTTGACAAATATGATGACTTCCGTGTGGCGTATGGTGTCACGCGCGAAAAGCTTGACAAAGCAAACAAGCCGAATGCTCCGATTCGCGTCGTTTATAAAGATCACACCACCTACACTATTGAAACAGATGGTGATCTGATGTTGGTTATGTTGAAAGTTCTGTCATGAAAGATTTAATGTTGCAAGTGGTAGGTGCCGACATCTACGTTCATATTACTAGAAGTGAACGATCGACAGAATCCTACTCTGTTGAAAACGCCCAAGCAGCCATTGATGAAGCAAAGAAACATCATAGCGCACTTGGTTATCCGTCAACTGTTCGTGTTTATACTAACGAAGGCAAGTTCTATCTTGATTTGTTGGATGACGCAGATGTTTTGGCATTCATTCTCAAGTATTCAGCATGATTACAATCAAAGCATCAACTGAGCCTGGGTTTAAGTGGTGTATGTTTGCGCCAATTAGGGCGGACCGGTCAATCGTTGGTGGCACCTACTACGAAGACCTGAAAATGTGTATGAAGGTGGCATTGCACTTGAAGGAAAAGTATGAATTGCCGTACTTCAGGTTTGTTCATGAGGGTGAAGAAATACAGGTTGAGACAGACGGCGACATAATGCAGATTATGTTGATGTATGGTTTTGAATCGTAGAAATCGTACAAGAGGAAGTTCTAAAGTACGAAAATGGACCAACCTAATTATCCCGTTTGTCAAGTCTGTTCCAAGTCGTTCAAGATCATAACAGCAACACACCTTAAGTCTCATGGGCATTCCTTTGAGACTTATAATGTTGGCCAACATATACCAAAAGACTGGCTTGACATTTTAAAGCTTCAAGGCTTCAAACTTTTTGACCAATAAACAAAAACCCCGCCGAAGCGGGGTTTTTTGTGACTTCAAATTCTTTAATTTCAATAATTACACTAACAAGTAGTGTAATTTCTTGATTTTTAAAGGAATTTAAGGTTGCTGGTATTAATCCCTACAAGACCCAAGTAGTCAGCTGCGTTACCCAAGCTGCTTGAGCTGTTTGTCAGTTCGAGGAAGCCGTAACGTGTCATGAAGCTTACGACTGGTTCGAATGTGTTTGGATCGATCACAACACCTGATGATGTCAGTGGAACGTATGGGCAGTAGTAAGCTGCTGCATCGATCTCGCCTTGACCCTTGTAACCAACCAGCACTGGTGTGCTGTCTTGTGCGTACTGGTCAACGTAAACACGCATTGAGTTGTTCAGCATACCAACATACTTTGTGTTTGTTGGAGCTTCGAATGCGCCTTCTGTTGTACGTGCGAAAGCTGATGTTGTTGCTGACTGCAGAATTGTCAGTGCTGTTGGTGAAACAACAACCCAGTTACCTGCACCGCGACGTGTACGTGCAGCGATCAGGTTAGCCTGACGGTTGATCAGGATAGCCAGAGCAGCGTGTACGTCACCGACGAAGTGTGGTGTGCCTGAAACTTGTGCTTGATCGAAGATCGCTGTTGGAGCACCTGGCAGAGCACGCAGAGATGTCAGGATTTCCTGGTCGATTTCTGCAGTGATTTCTTGTGCCAGCGCAGCCATGATTTCAGCTTCGATGTCAATACCTTGCTGTGCTTGTGCATCTTGCGCAGCTTCGAATGTCCAACGTGCTGACAGCTTACGTGTCTTGGCTTCAACAACTTCCTTAACGATCTGGATGCTCAGACGCTTACCAGCAACACCTTCCAGTGCTGTTGTTGCAGCAGCCTTAGGAGCTTGAACGTTGCTTGTGTCACCTGAATACGCACGGGCGATATCGAATGGTGACAGTGCTTCGTTACCAGCTTGCACGTAACCAGGAACTGTGTCAGCGTAGCGGACGCGCAGTGTGTGGATTTGTGCAACTGGACCAGTCATTGGCTGAACACCAATAATTTCGTTAGCGATAACTGTTGGCATCACACGACGGATAACTGGCAGGATAACCTTGTTCAGTGTTGCAACGTTTGCGCTGTTTGTGGCGCCCATTGTTGCGTTTTCCATCAGTGCTGCTGTTTGCTTGATTTCACGATATGTGTTCTCAAGCACTGTTTCCATGATGGCCTTCTTAGTTGGGTTAACTGAGCCATCTTGGTTGTGTGTCAGATCCTTACCTTCGCAGAGAGCTTTCTTAGTAACTGACCACTGGGATTCAAAGAGTTTAGTCATGGTAAAATTTACTCCAAATTTACTTTTTCAAACCGGCTAGTCGCAGAATTGTGGCTGTATCGTCTGATACGGCTGCTTGTTCTGTTCCTTCAGCCTGGACTGTTTCACGCAGTCGATTAGTGCGCTGATCGCCGGTAATAGCAACAGTGCTCAACTCCTTAACAGGTGCCTCGGTCAAAGTACGTTGGCGGCTCTGCGGAGCGTTCTTCTTGCTGTCCTTAGCTGTTGATTCATTAAGGACTGCTGGAAGATATTTATTAAAGGACTCACGGAGCTGTGCAGTTTTGACAGTTTCCAGGAGTTCTTCCATCACGGCCTTCTTCTCACGTGACAAATTGCCAGTAAGTTCAGCCATAATTTGTGTGCGGTTAGCTTTTTCTTCAGCCAACTTAGCCTTACGTGAAGCAACATCTGCTGCACGTTGTGACTCTTGAAGTTGTGCCTTCAGTGATTCCATCTCGTCCTTTTGGGATTCGAGGATGGCTTCCATCTTTGCAACTTCTGTGTTTTCGCCGAAATAGCTAGTCATGAACTCAGCAGCAACAGCTTCGAAAATACGGCGTCCGAACATGTTCTGACGATTCTTTTCGAGCTCTTCGTGGAGTTGTGTAAGTTCAGCCTTCAATGTTTCTGTGACTTGTTTGTCAACCATCTTAGCTGCCTTAGCCACAAACTCGCGTTGAGTTTCAGCCAGCTTTGTACGTGATTCAGAAACCAACTGAACACGCTTTTCTACCAGGGCACGCTTGTCTTCTTGGAATTCACGCAGTTCCTTGGAAACTTGACGTACAACAAACTCATCAATTTGTTTGATGCGTTGTGCGTATGACTCTTCCAAAGCGGCTTTGTGTTCTGCTGTTTCAGCAACTAGTGCTTCACGTTCAGCTTCCAGAGCTGCTGCTGATTCCTTGACTTGCGCCAGTTCACCGGACAGCTTTTCTAGAACAAAGTTACGCATCAGAGCCATGTGCTCCTTCAGGCGTGCCTTGTACATGTCTTTGCCTTCTGCTACTTGGGTAGCAAGCTTGACACGCATTTCGGCTACTGCATTCTTGTCTTCGTTGAATTCAGACAGCTCAGTGTTGAGCTTCTGCATCACGAAGGATTCCAATACTTGGGCGTGTTCCTGGACGCGAGTCTTGTAAGCGCCACGTGCTTCCTTAACGGCTGCATCGTAACGATCACGAGCTTCACGCAGTTGAGCAATTTCGCTTGCGCGTTGTTCCTCAACCTTCTGAACTACATCAGTGAGCATACGATCCATTGCTTCGACGAGAGTTGACTTGTCGTGCTCGAAACGCTGTGCCATTTCTTCGCGAACTTGTGTTTCAATAGATTCGCGGAGACCAGCAGTAGCTTCTTGCACACGAGCGTCAAAGCTCTCTTGCAATGTCTGTGTGTCTTCCTCACTGAGCAATCCAGCTTCAAACAACTTTTTAACAATGTTATCCATGGACCACTCCAATTAGGCTTTCAAATTTTTGATCCAATCCAGAAGCTCCTTTTGCAAGTGCTTCTTAGCCTTTTCATCATGCGATACAGCATGAGCTAGATCTTCGATAATTGCACCGCGCTTGCCGTTCTTCGCTTCGTAAACCGCTCTTGGGTAAGCGTTTGGCGCGCTAGGACGAGCAACGATGTCAACTGTTACGATTTGGAAATCAGACACTTCACCTGCGTCGTTCACGTTACCGCTACCACGACTAGAAACGCCCAACTTCACACCACTCTCAAGGAGAGTGGTTACGATGTTACCCATCGGTGTTGGCAAAATTTGCAGCTTACCAATACCATTAGGACCATCCATCCACATTTGAGTAATCATGTGGCTGACGCGATCCAAGTTAATGTTTAGTTCTTCTGGGTGATCTGCCTCACCCAGAACACTTTCACCTTTAGCAAGGATCTCGTTGACACTTTCAACAGCACGGCGGATTTCTGAGACCGGATACACTCGTTCGTTCAAGTTACGAACACCACCTTGAATAAAGATGCCGTTCATGTAAAGCTTCTTTGGAGCACCCTCAAAAGCTGGTGCAACCGCTTCAACTTGAATATTGGCTTGATCGAATGTCAAACGTTCGGTTAGAAATCTGTCCATGTTTAGTTCTTACCCATTGGGACTTTTGTAGAACCGATCAAGCTCTTGTCGTTTTCTTTGCTCAGCAATGGATCATTCAGCTCAGCTGACTTGTCACCTTCCTTGCTAACCTTAGTACGACCATCTGCTGCCTTAGCCTTTGTGTTGCGTGCCTTAACGATCTTTTGATCAGCTACGCTTGGGGCTGTTTCTTTTTCGAAACCGGAATGTTCCTTAGCCTTGATCTCGACTGGCTCACCCTTGAGTGCGCGGTCGCCAAGCTTAGGTTGCAGAGCTGGGCTCTTCTTGTTTTGTGTGAATGACTTACCACCTTGTTCGACGCCGTCAGCCATTGTGACCTTAACCTTCTCGAGGTCGCTCAGTGCTGATTCGCCCAGTGGGTCAAAACCTTCTTCTTCAACTTCTGCGTCGCCGCCGAAATCGTCGCCGCCGAAGTCATCTTCACCAGCAAATGCATCGTCGCCATCTTCTGCGCCGAACTCACCGCCTTCCAGATCACCACGAACGCCATCAACAACTTCGTCTTCACCAGCAACCAGAGCGTCAAACTCAGCTGCCAGACGTGTCAACTCAGCTTCGAGGTCGTCTACGCGTGTTTCGATATCTTGATCTTCGCCTTCAACATCGCCTTCTGCGTCAATAGCTGAATCTTCAGCTGCATCGTCAGCGGCCATATCGTCTGCATCGGCTTCAGCATCTGCTGAAACTTCTTCGCCGTCTTCGCCAGCAACTTCGTCGTCGCCTGCAAATTCGTTAACTTGTTCGTCTTCTGCTGTGTCGTCTTCTTCACCGATCAGGTCTGATTCGGTGAACATTTCGTCCATAGCAAGACCAGCTTCCCAGCTTTCATCGAGAACGAAGTCCTCACCCTGACGCAATGATTCATGAATCTGGCGAGAACGTTCAAGAATGAAATCGTGGAAAAGCGCATCTGCCTTTTCGCGCTCTTCATTGAGCAGCGCGATCAGTGCTTTTTCCAAAATTGAACGCATTTTAAGTCTCCCTAAATTAACGCACATATAATGTTCGTTCTTTGTTATTTAGTTCGTAGTTAATTCGAAGTCGCCATAAGGTCGAAAAAACGCGATTTTTGTCAAAACGTGGTAGATTACGGATTGGTTACCTTGATACATAGCAACCAGAAATGGAAATGGCGAGGAAAATTCCTCGCCATTATTTGAACTAGGTTTGGTTAGAAACCACCACCTTCATCTTCTTCGCCACTACCCTGGCCATAAATCACCGCTAGAGTATCTTGGCGCTTCAGCATTTCAAGCTTACGGAAAGCGCGCAGCTTTTTTAGACGGTTAAGATCTCGCAGTGAGAGACGATCTTTACGAGTGTCCATGATATCTGCTGCACCCAACTCGTCTGAGTCCGGATCGTAGTTTGCTGGAACATCAGCATCAAAGTCTTTATTGAAATCATTCGTTTCCATCGTCTTCACCCTCGTCTGGAACTGCGTCTACGCCGCTATCACCACCTTCGTCACCACCACCTTCGTCATCACCGAGATCGAAGTCATCGCCGCCTTCTTCTCCACCCAAATCGAAGTCACCTGCACCCGAGCTAACACCGACAGAGCTCAATCCGTCTGGTGATGCACCATCGGCAGCGGTACTACCAACAGCACTCTTCATCTTGCCAGGATTTTCTTCCGCCCAGAGACGTTCGTTCTCCAGAATTTCGTCTTCTGTCAGGTTCAAGAAGCGTTTGAACTTGAAACGTTCAGCCAGCTTCTTGTTGTCTGCAATCTGTGCATAGACGTTCATTTGTGCTTGGTCGAGTTCGATCTGGCGATACTTTGTGAAGTTCTGTGGTGGATTGAATGTCATCTCAAACAGACTGTCTTCAATCTGAATACCATTTTCCTTCATGTACAGCTTGAATTCCTTGTCAAACACTGGTGCAAGCATGTTCTGCAAACGCATACAGTATTTGTTGAAACGGAATTCCTGAATCATTGCTGCACCCATTTTGCCATCGTTGAAAGCAACTTGTTGGTTGTCTTCACCACCAGGCAAATACGATGATGGGATACGCAGACCAGCTCGCAGTTTCTTGTTGAAGAACTCCAAGTCTGAAATCTCACCCAAGTTATCACCACCAGGCAATGTTTCAACCTTGGAACCACGGCCTTCTGGTGATTGCGCAAAGAAGTAGTCTTCCATCATAGTCAGCGGGTTGTATGCCGCGTCCATGATTGAGTTGCCACCACCTGTACGGTTTGGAATACGTCGCTGGTGAATGTCGTTCTTGATCTTTTCAACGTGTGCGTTAGCCATCACAGGGTTCATACCACCAACGTCAATATAGAAAATACGACGTTCCGGAGCACGTTGAACACGGTAAATGATAACCGCGTCTTCCAATAGTTCCTTCTGCTTGAAGGTCTTGAATACTGGCTCAAGCACTGAAGAACCGAATGGCCAGTTTTCGTCCATACCAGTTGACAAGCTCAGGTGGACAACGTGCTTTGCATCCACCACGTGACTTTGTGGAACTGATTGATTACCCATACGAGGATCAGCGCCTTGACCCGGCAATGTGAACATGTTGCCTGGTGATACAGATGCGCTTGATGTACGAGTAAACGGTGATGTAGCCATGCCCATTGGAGTGTTGTACTCGTTTGGATCGGCCGGTTTGGTTGCAAACTTGTCCTGTTTGCCGTAATCGAGATTACGGATAACATATTCCATTGGGACTTTACCAGCAGCTTCGTCAACACGAACGAGCTCAACGTCAAAGTGGCTAATCCAGAGCCATTCCTTTGTTTCTGGGTCACGCAAGAAGAACTGATCACCGTTCTTGATAACGTTACGGAATGCTTGATACAAACGACTACGGAAGTTGTTCATTCTCACCCACTTGTGTAGCATTTGGTGGATCAGAGTAACTTCAGTATTGGTTGCGTCTTCGTTGTAGTTGATGAAAAACGGTGTGTCGTTTTGCTCTTCTGTCTGGGTGCAGAAGTCAGCAATAGTGTCGAGCGCAGCGTTAATTTCGCTGTCTCGATCCATATCTTCATATTGAAAATATCGTTGAATGCGGTTTGGATGGCCTGCGTAAATTTCTGGCAAATAACTAGAGAATTTACTACCAGAGCCACCAAGACTTCCACCTGACGATGAAGACTGGGTTTTCTGCCCTGGCACTTTAACCATACGCATGTGCTTACGCCATGTCATTTATTCTACTTCCTCTTTTTGGGAATTTTGAGTATTTATTCTAATGATGTTACTCATCACCGTCAAAAAGTCGGTTAGGCACGATTTGGATCTAAATTCGAGCCCATTTTCTTCATAGCGTCGTTGGCTTGCTGCGCTATTGCACGTTCCTGAGCATTACCGTGGTTCAGGGCTTCAAGCATCTTCATCATAATCTGGTTGGTAGACGCCATCTGTCTCTGCATGTCGGCATTTTGCTTTTGCAGAGTGTTAACCAGATTTTGCAGATTTGCTACCTCAACATTCGGTGTTGCTGTTGTAGATGTTGATGGAGTTGATGGGCCGGAAGTATTACCAACTGCACTGTCAAATGCCTTGACCAACAGTGAACCGCCTGGTAGGGCCAAGATGGCCTTCTTCATAATACCAAACACATCGAAGTTCTTTAGCCAGGTAAACTTAGAAGACAACCAGTCACCGATACTGCTGAAGACGTTACCCAAACTGTCGAAGAAACCGCCGATGTTGGTTTTTATTGCATCCCAAGTTGCAGTGAACCCGTTATCTCGGATTGAGTTGAACAATGTGATGGCCGCACCGAGTGGTGTGAACTTGAACGCAGTCTTGAACCATCCAAATACTTTACTCAAAGCACCACCGACCCAGTCGAGTGCCTTACCCAGAGCGGTCTTGATCGGGTCCCAGTTAGAGATAATGATGCCTGCCAATGCACCTACACCTCCACCAATCAGTGTTCCTAGGGGACCAAACATCGAACCTATCTGCGCACCTAGGCCGCCCATTGACAGAGCGTTGGAGAGCGTTTCCTTCCCCTTAAAATCTGGTGCAAGATCCAATGCTGCACCGCCAGCAGCCGCAGCCAGACCACCAAAGCGGGAAGCACCTGCAACCAAACGCCCTGGGTTACGCATCAAATTACGAGCACCAAGACGGGCGGCACCGACACCATATGAGACTGTGTTTCTGATGTTGCTTGGCAAGGCACGCAGGTTGTTCATGAAACCGCCAACACGTTGACCAGCACGACGGCCTGCTCTGCGCCAACGAGCACCACGTGGAACACGTGAGCCTGTACCATGCAACTCGTCTTCGGCGGCTTCGATAGCATTACCATAGCTTGCCCCACCAGGACCTGTTGTTCGCAGAGCTGAACCGTTACCGTAACGACCCAATGCTTGACTCATACCTTCAGCAATGGCTACACGTTGACGTGATGCCTCCTTGGTTTCTTTGTATTTCTTTGCCAGATACTTCGTACCAAAATACAGAGCCAGAGCGCCAGCCACTGTACCAAGCACACCGAATTTCTCTACTAGCTTGTTGACAACACTGACAACCTTTGTCAATCCTTCAGCCGCAAGACTTACGCCACTGATGAGCTTTTCGCCGATCCAGAAGACCGCATTACCTAGCTTTGTGAGGTTCTCTGGTGTGAACACACGGCTGAACAGTTGCTCAGCCTGGGCACCAAGTGCCTTGAAATTAGTCACCAATGTTGCAAACGCAGGTGTTTCTGACCAAGCAATGATGGTCTTTAGGAATGTTTCACGGATCGCCCCACTGACCTCCTTGAAGATTTCCTCCAAGTTGCTGATTGCCTTAGTGGCCGCCGTTTGCATTTGGGCTTGTTCGCGCTGTTTGCGGATATTATCGGCCGAGAAGTTGCCAGCTTGGTTTTCCATATCCTTGATCATTGCAATTGCCTTGATTGCGGATTGATTACCAGCCTGAGCTTGCAAGTTCAAGGTTGCCATATTGGCCTTGCCTTGAGCCAAGAAATCTTGATAGAATTTTGCTTCGTCTTCAGGAGACAGATCTTGGCCACTCTTAATCTTGTTGGCCATCTGATCCATCATATTAGCCACGCCATACAGACCAGCATTTGTGAAGTCTTTCACCGCTTGAGTCATGTAAGCGCCACCACTACCGATGGTATCAGCAAGCATACCTGACAACGCCTTACCGGCCTCACCCGGGAGTGACGACAAGAACATCACTGCCTTAGTAGATGCCTGGATAACTGCTTGGCTGTTATTGCCTTCCTGGGTAATAGCAGCAGAACGCAATGTTGCTGATTGCAATGCAGTATTTGCATCCTTCAGCAAATCCATACGATTCTTACCACTAACCGCAGCCAATGCGCTTGACTCAATAGCCAAGTCACGCATTGAGCTAACTGCTTGACTAGTTGAGGTATTTTGCAGACGACCAAAGAGAGACAAAGTCTGAGTGTAATTACCAACGACGTCATTCAAGTCGCTAGTTGACATCCCCAGTTCGCCGACATCCTTCAAACTTTCACGAAGACCGCGACTCCATTGTCCAAGACCTTGGGCACCAAGAGTTGCAGCAGCTTGACTGTTCTTCTTGATCAGATCAGCAAATTCACCCAATGGCAAACGTGCTTGAGCAGCAGCCAGAGACAATTGCATCAAGCTACCGTTGAAAGTCTGGCCTACAGAACGGAGCGCTTGATAGTTCTGGAATGTTTGCTTGATGCTTTGCTCAATCGCGACACCGATCATGGCACCGGCAGTTACGAATGTGGCAGCAGTCTTGGTGAAGATACCGCCAGTTGACTCTGTCGCAGCCTTCAATTGCTTGAAGGAACCGGACATGTTGGTGGTATTTTGTTCCAAGTGCAGCGCAAAGCGCTTTGCCCCGTTACCAAGAATTGTCAACGACTTACCAAAGTCAGTTGCGCCATCCTTTACACCCTTGAACAAATCATTGTTTTTCTTGCCGGTAGTATTATCGCCGTCACTGGCTTTCACCAATTTGTTCATAGAACCGCTGATGTTACTCAGATGAGTCAACATCGCATTGATGTCTTGTGGATTGATGTCAGCCATGAAAAAGTCCTACTTATAGGTTATCTGAATATTTATTCAGGCATTAAGTACGTAGATAATTAGTCACTCATAAATAGAGAAAACAGCGTACTTTATAGAGGAAGCTATGACAACTATGACTCCAAATCCTTTGGCAAAATACTACCGTGCGCCTGGCATCAATGTCCGTTTGCCAAGCGGGGGTCGTTTCCAACCAGAAGGTAACGTCACCTTCGCCCCAAACGGCGAACTGCCAGTGCTACCAATGCGTAGTGCTGATGAGATGCTCATGAAGAGCCCTGATGCTCTGATGAGTGGTCACGCCATCGAATCGTGTATCAAGAGCTGCGTTCCGTCAATTCAGGATCCACAAGCTCTACCATCTCCTGATGTGGATGCAATTTTGCTGGCTATCCGTGCTGCAACATTTGGTGACCAGATGGATATCGAATGCGAATGCCCAAAGTGCAAGGCTGAGAACTCATTTGCGTTCAGTATTACAGCAATTTTGGACACAGCCATCCCTCTTGCCGAGGAATATCCAGTCCGTCTGTCTGACGAAGTGATTGTCTACGTGCGCCCTTTTAATCTGGTTACCAGCACTGCGATCAGTACACTGGCATTCCAGGAAGCACGTAAGATGCAATTCCTTGAGCAGTCAGAGGCAACGGAAGAAGAAAAGCAGCGCGAGCTCAACAAGAGCTTCGATAACATCAACGCCATGAACAACCGTTCAGTCGTTGACAGTATTCAGATGGTTGTGGTACCAGAAGGACATGTGGTTGATCGTGCCCAGATTGCTGAGTTTATCAACAACATTCCATCAGACTGGTCAAAGAAGATCGAACTGCAATTGAAGGCAGTGAATGAGGCTGGGGTTCAGAAGCAGCAGAAGGTACAGTGTGCTAAATGCGGCGAAGAATTCGAAACCAATGTTGAATTCGACCCATCGAATTTTTTCGAATAAAGCTCCTCCATACCCCTCCTGAGAAGGTACCAGGTCTCCTGGAATACATGAAAAAGGAACGGGATGAGCTAACAGATCAAATTCACGAACTTATGTGGCATTACCGGGGTAGTTTGTCACGTGATGAGGCCTGGACCGTTTGCGTTGAAGAACGCAAGAGGATGATCAAGGCGATCGAGAAACGCATTAAGACGGTTGAACAATCTGGTTTGCCGTTGCTCTAAAAGGAAAGGCCCTAGATTCATTTTCTAGGGCCCTTTTACTACCAGTTTGCGATCTGTGTATTCTAATTTGTCTTAGATCGCGCTTTTCTACCAACTCTATATTATACTAATCATTATATATTATATCAGTGCCGTCACTGCTCGGCGAATGATTAGACTTGCCATCATACCTGCAGTTACAATGGCCCAATCATTCAGTTAGTTACACCCTCTAACAAGTTAGTAAATAAAAGAGGGCGTGTCTACCATGCCATAACTATAACAAAGGAAGGCAACTGCTTCAATAGTTGCCAAACCATTAAGATGCCAAGTAAAGCAAAAGCAAAAGGCAACAGCGGCGAACGCGAGCTGTGCAAAATCCTAGCAGGAATTTTCGAAGGTTCATTCATCCGCGTCCCAGGTTCAGGTGCCTACATCGGCGGCACCAACGCAATCCGTCGTGAGTACATGAGCGAAGGTCAAGTTCGTCATGCCAAGGGTGACATTCAACCACCTGACTTCATGCCAAAACTCGTGCTCGAATGTAAGTTCTACGCCGATTTCCCATTCCATTCACTTATGACACCAGGTGCCATTCCTCAATTGGACACATGGATTGAGCAAACACTCGACTGTGTAGAAGAAGGTGATGTATGGTACGTGGCATTCAAAATCAACCGTAGAGGTTTCTTTGCTACTGTACCTTTTGAAGGATCAGAAAAATATACATTTGGCAACCATTCAGTATATACTGGAAAGCACGGTAAGTTTGTTGTTACCGAGTTGTCTGAGTTCTTTACACTAAACAAAGACATCATTTTGCAAATCACAGCATAAACTAATGGCAAAGAAAAGACACCCATCTAGATCCGCACCACCAGGTGCGGTGCGGGGTAGAAGAGGTCGGCGCCGCGGCAACATGTCATCATGGCGTCGTTCGTATTCTTCGCCGTCGAAGGTCGAATGGACGACGAAGAAGTCTGGTAAACGTCGTCGTATAGCTACGCTTCAGAATCTGAATATTCGTGAAGTTCAGAAACCAGAAGGTGAGATTCATGAGTATCGGGTTTACATCAAAACTGAAGCGAGCTGGGCGACACTTACCAAGATCGACGAAGAGCTGACACAATGGGTCAAATCCTGCCTGTCAGGGCAATTTAAAATGTATCGTACACGGTGCCGTCAATGGTCTTGCCTCACAAGCATTAAGCTTGAGAGCGAATCAGACCTCATGATGTTCATGCTATGCCATCGCGAGCATGTACGAAAAATCTTCCGAATGGTAGACGAGCCCACTAAGGGCTCGTCTGCTGTCAACGTCTAATCAGCGAATTCGCTTTTCAATCCGCAAAATCTTCGGCAAAGCTTCGTGATCGGGATTCACAAGCTTTGTCAGGATCATCCAGCCAGTGTTCTGGCAGTACAGTTCAATTCCGTATTCGGCATCCTTGTTGAACTCGTAACGGATGAACCAATCCTTGCCTTCCTCACCACACTGTGAGTTCATCAAGTCTTCGAGCTCGTTAGCCAGATAGTTGTTGTAGAATTCATTCTTGTTTTCAAACAGCAGGCGATATTGAATGTCCTTGAACAGGGAGCGGGGATCCCAGTACTCGTCAAAAGCATTGACTTCGACGTTTTCAATCTTGCGTTCTTCTTTTTGTTCTTTGTCTTGATCCGTCATTTGTTATCCGTATAGGTAATGGTTGCGTATTTTAACAGAAATTGCTCGGCTGTTGATGGATCCAGTTTCATTGTAACCAGCCAGTTCGAATCTGGTGATACGATCTTGTAGACATCAACTGCTATTCCCTGTTCGTCATATTCTGACGCTATCTGCGTCACCAAGCAGCCATCGGTCGAGCCGTAATAAGACTCCAGCCGTTCAAGTATGGCGTCAGATAGGCGAGCATACTGCAATGCAAATGCAATCACTCGCAGACGATTGATCTTCAAGATTACTGTTGATGGCATAGTTGTTCAAATGAATATGGCACCCATCGTGGGTGCCATAGTTTACTGCAAAGTTGTCAATTACTCAATGTCGTCGGCTTCGTTGTCGAAACGCGTGAACGAGTTCTCTTTCTTCACCAGCAAGAGTTTGTTCACTCGACCAACCAAATCATCCTTGTGAGAGATCAGGAAGATGTTCTTGTTTCGATCACGCGCCATACGCTTCATGAGATCAAGGGCATTTTCACTGCCCTGCTGATCCAAACCATTGTCGATCATTTCGTCAACGAAAAGCAGATTGACCGTCTGGTTCAAGCTTTCCCACACATCACGGAATGCCCAGCTAGTAGCCAGAATAACGCGTGTTGATTCACCACGGCTCAACTGCTCAAAGTCGAAGTCACGACCCAGCAAGTTGATCTCAACGCTCAAGTCAGAACCAAACTTTACTTCGTGCGGAAGTGCCAGCTTTTCCAAGTAGAAGTTCAGTCGGTGGTTCAAGTGATTGATATTCTGGTCGATAATCTTCTTACGGATGAATGAATCTTTGCTTGTCAACAATTTGATCAGGAAATCCTGGTGCTTCAACAGCGTTTGCAACTCGTTCAGTGTCTCGTAAGTGACTTCCTGAATACCGCCTGTTTCCAGTGAAACAATCTGGTCTTGGTATGGATTCATGACCGTAGTTTCACGTTCAATTGTCTCAAGCAAATTGTTGATTGTGTTGCGGTGTTCGTACGCTTGCTCCAAGCTTGAATAAGTTGTGATTGGCTCGTCACCAATCAACGCCAAACCCTCTTCCAGTTGTTTTACAAGTGTGGAGTTCTCTTCCATCTCGGTCGCAATGGTGACGATATCTGGTTCAATCTTGGCGATCTTTGCTTTCAAGTCGGCAATAATGCGCTCGTTACTACCATCGTGTGTTTCCTGACCACATGTTGGACACTGATGGTTTTCCGCAGCGGTCAAGTCTGTCAAATAGCGTTCCAAGCTGGCATTCTTAGTAAGCAGGTCATTTTCTAGACGACGCATATCGCGGCGCGCCCTAGTCAACTCTGATGACAGGACTTTGAAGTCGCCAAGTTTCTTATGCTTGTCGATTTCGTCTTCAATGTCCAAGTTACGCAAATTGTTGAGTTGGCTCTCAGCCAACAATACTTTACGGTCACGTTCCTTGTCCCACGCTTTGCTCTTCAACTGCAAATCACTGATCGAAGCTTGCATCTTCTTGTTGGCTTCAAGCACTGCCTTGATACGTGATTCCTCGTCCTTGATTGAATCCTTGGTGTTTTTGATCAGTTCCTTCAGCACTTCAGCACGAGTACTGATCTGGGTGATACCAAGAAGTTCTTCGATGATCTGGCGTTGGTCACCAGGTCGCATCTTCAAGAACGGCTCTGTGTATGTATTCAGAGCGATAATGTGGCGGAACATGTCATGACTAAATCCAAGCACGCGCTCGATTTCAACCTGGGTGAACTTGTTTTCGCCTTGAGCTTCATCATTCGTTGGATCTACTTGCAAATTGTCGCCAACGTAATATCGCATGAACGTGGGCTTACGACCACGTTCGATACGATATGACTTGCCATCCTTCTCGAATTCAATACTAACGACCATGTTCTTGACGTTAATGTTGTTGATCAGGTTGTCCTTCTTGATGTTAGTCAACGGTTGACCAAACAGACCAAAACTAACCGCTTGTAACAGTGTTGACTTACCAACACCGTTACGACTGTTGACGCCACCGTTATCCAAATTCTCGCCCAGAACGAGCGTCAAACCTTCTTTGTTGAGCACAACCGCCTGAGTTGCATTACCAACACTCAGGAAGTTGCGCATTGAAACGTTCTTAATCTTGAGCATCTGATTATTGTAGGCCCTTATAAATTTCAACCAACGTCTTTGAGTTGATACCAGTTGATTGCACTGCATTCAGACCTTCAATAACGATCTGATCGATACTCTGGAAAATTACGTTGTCGTCAAATTCCTGATCGGCTTCTTCCTTGTTCATGGGAACTAGGTCGATTTTGCGAGCGCCAAACTGGGCCACAAATGTTTCCTTAACGAATTGTGCTTCTTCGTAGGAAATATCGCAGTCAATGCTGATACGGTTATAGCTCTTACCAACAATGAAACGCTCAGGTGCTTCAAGCACCTCGCTAAGTTTCATTGTGCGATATGTGGGAGCATCAGGCCATTCCTTGAAGAACGGCTCTTTGTCCCATTCCAAGAACATCATACCACGGTCATCATCCCATGCATCAGCAAAGCTGAACGGGAATGCATTACCAATGTAAACCACCTTACCACGTGCTTGACGCTTGTGAAAGTGGCCACTGAATACGAAGTCTTGATTTGCGAAATGATCTTGGTTAAGACCACCGTGGTCTGGCATTTCCACCATCGCGTTCATAAAGAAGTTGGGCAACTCGAAGTGGCCAAACATATAACGCGACTTCATCTTTGGAATTTGCTTCCATTCTTCACCGACCAACCATGGCATAAACGCGACACCATCAATCTCGGTGATCTCGTTGATGATCTCAATGTTGTCGATGTTTCGCGCAAATTCAACACTGCTGATTTCACGCTTTTCACGATAGAACAGATCGTGGTTACCTGGAATAAACCAGACCTTGTCAAACGCTTTGCTAAGACGTTCCAGATTGGAAAGAGAAGAACTCATAGTACCGACATGAAGATTGTGACGATTGTCGTGCCAATCTCCAAGGAAAACGCACTGCTTGGCACCCCAAGCGTGCGCTTCATCAATGAACCAGTTAATGAAATTTTCATTATCCTGATTCGCTTGTCGGTCGTTGCCTTTTCTGCCGAAATGGATATCCGTAAACGCTACGATTTTATCGAATAGTGCCATACCTTATCCTGTTAATGTAGCGCAAGTATATGCGCTACCACAACCAACACCAAAATTGTTATTTGTGTTCAGCTGTACGATCAATGACTTCGCTAGGACCTTCAGCATTGGCATATTCATGGTCATTCTGGCGTGTATATGATGGATTGACGCCGTGCATGATCAGGATATCGTCGCGAATGTTTTGATTCTTCTTTTCCAGATTTAGGATACGGGTAAAGCAGTTCTTGATAGTGGTTGTGTAGAACGCAAATGGATTGTCCGATTTTGACTCGTCAAATTGAAGACCAATTTGAGACAATTGCAGAAGTGCATGGCTCTTCATTTCATCCAGATATGTGTAACCACGCCAATTTGAACGTCGTGAGTAACGGTCAACCAGCATCATGAACATAACGGCTAGACGATGGCTGATCTGACCACGAGTCATATCGAATTCACCATCTTCAATGGTTCCTGTCCAGTGGCTACGGCCAACCTCAACTGGGCTACCATCAATCATAATGAAGTGCTTGAATGGGAGGAATGGTGTCTTGACGTAGTTACCTTCTTCCCCCTTACCGCGACGCTTGCGGTCTGGGTCCAGTGGAAGGTGATGCGGGGTCATTACACGGAAAACAATAGTTTCAGTTGGCAAGTCTTCAGGCTTGACTTCATCTACCTTAATTTCATATGGCTTCTTGCCAGCTTCGCGTTGCTTTGCTTTGGCTTGCTGTACAATAAGGCGGGCTTTTTCAACCTTAGTTGCTTCGATCAGTTCATCTGTGATCTCGGCAAGTGAGTGAACAATAGCATCATAATCTGCGTACTTGGCATCAGCGTAGACGCAGTAAGAGTTCTTGCTCTTGTGGATTTCGGCGAGCAACTCTTTGTTGGTGATGTACTTTACCTTGCCACCAGCGGTTGTTGCTGGGGTTGTAGTTGTTTCAACTTTTTCAGTCATTGTATTTCTTGTTATTGGACAAAAGTCCGTTTATTGTTTCACCAAGAGTAACGAAATATATGGTTTGTATCAATAAACCAAGTTATAGTGGCACATAATTCCACGAATAAATAATCAGGTAATAATCATGGACCATGTCGTTTTTACGATTTGCCGTATGAATCCGCCAACTCGAGGCCACCAGAAATTGGTGAAACAAGTCTTAGACTTGGCAGATGAAAAAAAGTGCGATCACCGCGTGTTTCTTACACGTACCCACGATAAGAAAAACAATCCTCTGGTGGTCGACGACAAGTTGGAGTTTGCTAGGGCGTTCTTCCCTGATGCAAACATTGTGGATACTCAGAATATCTTCACTGCCGCAAAAGAACTGGCAGAGGCTGGATATCTACATGCAACTCTGGTTGTCGGGAAAGATCGAGAAGATTCTTTTGAAATGGCTCTGAATCGTTATATTAACCATCCAGATCCAGAAAAAGACATCGGTCTAAAATCGCTGGAAGTGATCGTAATTCCACGCGAGGCTCATGATTACAGCGCGACTGCCGCCAGAAAATGGGCAACAGAAGGTAACTTCGATAATTTCAGGGATTCTGTTCCATCTCAAGACCTGGCTGTCGCACAGAAAATGTATAAATGTGTCCGTCAGGGATTGGGTGTTCAGAATGAGTGATATTTTTTCATCAGCAGCAAATGCGATTGGTAGCGCTACTACCAGCCTCAACGGTTTTCATATTACTGGTGGAACTTCGATTACAAACAGTACACTCGGTATCCCATCAGATTTCTCCAGTGTCTCCAGTGGTATGGCTGGCCTCACCTCAACATTAGGTGGGGTCGTTAGTCAAGCCACATCAGCGGTTTCAAGCGCCGTCTCCGATGTTACATCGGCACTGCATCTAGGTTCCCTTGGTTTCGGAGGCTCCACTGCGTCATCCTCTGGCTCAGTCGGTAACGCGGTAGACTTCCGTGTACGTCTCCGCGCCCAACCGTCCTCACAAAGCCAAGTGTATGGCCCGCAAGGAAGCTCAAACATTCTTGGTATTCTGTACGAAACCAACGGTATGTTCTTCCCATACACACCAACGATTTCGTGGAATCAAGCAGTTGAGTACGATGCTCTCCACTTTGTTCATAGTAATCAGGACTACTACGCATACAAGAATACTCCATCCACTCAGATTGATATTTCTGGGCAATGGTCATTGCAGAACCAACGTGAGGGTGAATACATGCTTGCTTCTATTCACTTCCTTCGCACAGTCAGCAAGATGTACTTCGGCCAGTCAAACCCAACATTGGCTGGTATGCCACCACCAGTATTGTTTCTGAGTGGGTACGGCGATTACATGTTCAATGACTTGCCAGTAATCGTGAAGTCACACTCATACACATTGGATGGAAACGTCGACTATGTAACCGTAAGTGTTGCTGGTGGTAAAGTACGTCTGCCATCACTGTTCAATATCAGCTTGTCCTTGGTAGTTCAGCACACACCAACAGCCATGAGAAAGCAGTTTGATTTGGATAAATTCAGAACAGGCGAACTTATGCGCTCGAAAGGTTGGATCTAATGACAAAGATTGTTTACCCAGCATCATCACCATATTACTCAACACCACAAACATCTTGGTATACAGGACCAATTGATTATCGTGATATCCCTGCTGATAGCAGCGATCTCTTTATCGAAACTCTGGACCGTCGTTTTGAACATCGTCCAGACTTGTTGAGTTATGAACTGTACCAAACACCTGCTTATTGGTGGGTGTTCATGGTACGAAACATCGACCTAATTCGTGATCCAATTTGGGACATGGTTGCCGGTATGTCAATGTATGCCCCATCAAAGGCACGCATTCAATCGCTTCTAGGGTAATTATGGCTGACAAATCAACACCAGATTTTACCGATTCGAGTGCTTCCGCTAACGTAGCACAGAACCAGAAAGTATCGAAGCTTGCCCCATCAACATTCAGTGTTTCTGGTGTTCTAGGTGATTCGGCAAGCTCTACTGGCTTGGCTACACTCGGCAATACCACACTCTTTACTCAAGCTTCAAAAACAGCCGCTACCGGTGTAGCAGCCAGTTTGGGCCTTGCTGGTGGACAGACGGTTACAACTACCCCATTGTCAGACACTACCACGGCTGTCGTTGGTGCTCAAATCCTTAGTAATGCAAGTGATGCATCATGGCAAGGAAACGTGTTGTCAGATGTGGATCAAGCCACCTACAATATTCGTTTCTTCATTACTGACGATACGCCGATTTCTTTCTCAACCGCCACGTCATGGGCTGATGCTCGTTCAAAGGTTGCGGCTAGAAAGTCCACCACGATCGCACAATCTGGTGTTACCGGTCTCGCAATCGAAAGCTTGACAATCAAGTCTATTCCTGCACCCAACCAAGTCACACGTTCAGTAGCTGCTACAGAAATGACCTTGGTGGTTAAAGAACCGCTTGGTGTGAGCTTCTTCGACATGCTCGCTCAAGCAGCAGCTCAGCTTGGTATTAGCAACTTTAGTAAGTTCTACTACTTTATCGAAGTCACGTTCAAGGGTTATGACACTACTGGCGGTTTTGACTTCAATCCATGTGTTGATTTTCCTAACGGTGGATCATGGCTGTATCAAGTTGGTATCACAAACATTCAAGTCGAAGCCAATGCGTCTGGTAGCACGTACACGATCTCATGCATTCCAGCAGAAGAAGATATATATGCTGAATTGGATCTGAAACTACCATTCCCATATTTGCCAAAGGGTACCACTATTGGTGAAATGCTGAATGACTTAGCAGCAGCATTGAACAGTAATAATCTGATCATGTACGGCGATCAGCTGACTGAATACGGCTTCAATTTGGCACCGTTTATCATGAACGGGAAAACCGTAGATCCATCAAAATGGAAACTAACGCCAAACCAGATTGACTACAGTGATATCCGAAGTTCAGCTATGGGTACGACGGAAGGTGTGGACCAGAATACACCACACAAGGCGGCGTTCTCGAAGGGTATGAACATCACCGACGTGATCGAACAGCTTTTCGTTAGCTGCCCAGACGCACAGCTTTACGCAAAGGACGTCCAAACTGAAGGACAATTGGACAAAAACGACAACTCAACTCGTAACTGTATCGTGTTCCGTCACGAACCATCAATTGATTTCGGTGATTATCTGCCTTCAGTCAACCAATACGAAAAGAAGGTCACGTTCAATATTCTGAGCTATTTCACAACCAAGCCAATTGTATCAGATGCTGATATTACGAATGCTAGTGTGACAACCAATCAGAAACAAAAGGTTACCAACTTCACAGAAAGCGGTTATCTTGTAAAGCGTTACGACTATATGTTCACAGGCTTGAATACTGAGGTTCTGAACTTCGACTTCAAGTTTAATATGAATTGGTCCGCAACACTACCATATCTGTATGGTTTGCAAGGTACAAACGTATCGATGACTGATCAAGCAAAGGCACGTCCTGATGCGCAGGATTATCAACAATTGCAGAGCCAGATGCAGACCTTGGTTCAGAAGAATAACGAATTGAAGCAAAAGCTGCAAACGCTGCAAGAAGAAGATACTTCGCTGAAGACAAATAATGCCAGCTCAAGTGCTGACAAGTTGAAAGAAAATGCAGCCAAGGAATTCGAGATCACTGACTCGATTACTAGAACCAGCAACCAAATTGGTGCTCTTAAGGCAAAGTTGACAAACGCGGCACAACAGACAAAGCAAGATGCTTTACTGGCAAAGAAACAAGTATTGGATCAAGCATCAAGCTTGTCATACGCAGAAGACGCTTTGACAAACACCGATGTACCACGTATGCCGGTTTCGATCAAGCAAGCTCCAAATCCAACAGCTTATGGCGCTGGTCCATTGCCTGCTACTTACACTCGTGACCGTTCAATCTATGGTGCAATTCTAGACCAGATTTACGGTCCGGTAACAGCAGACTTGCAAAGCATCGAAATCGCAGTACGTGGTGATCCATATTGGCTAGGAGCCAGTAATTTGGAACGTTGTGTGAATCGATGGGTACATATCGACGTACCACGTGATCATATGTCAAAGAATCTGATCAATGTAAAACAGGTTGATTATACCTATGGTGACATTATGTTCTTGTTGGCATTCAAGTACCCACTGGGTGTCAATGACGATGGTTCGCCAATCTTCAAGTACAACGAAAGCTTTACTGGTATCTATCGTGTCACACAGGTAACACACACTTTTTCCGGTGGTGTGTTCAAGCAAGATATCAGTGCTGCTCGTATGGCATTGACTGACGCATTTAAGGCACTGGATTTTAACACCAGCGCGCAAACTCAAAACATTATTGCTTCTAACCAAACAGTTAGCGGGCAATCCACACAATAAAAAGAACTATGAGTTTCAGTTCATTCAAGTCAACCCCATCTGGTTACAAAAACGAACCAGGTGCAGGTCGCATAGTAGAAGGAAAGATCTACATTGGTATCGTGAAGAACAATGTGGACATGCAACGCATGGGCCGTCTGGAAGTGTATATCCCAGAAATGGGCGGCGATCCGAAAAATACAGCACACTGGTTTATCGTCAGTTACGCTTCTCCATTCGCCGGTGTTTCAGACCCATCAGCACGTGTTGCTAACTCACACCTCTACGGAGAAAGCCAACAATCATACGGATGGTGGGCAGTTCCGCCTGATGTTGAAAACCAAGTGCTAGTCACCTTCGTCAACGGTGAAGCATCAAAGGGATTCTGGTTCGCTTGCATATACTCGCAGAACATGAACCACATGGTTCCTGGTGTTGCGATTGATAACAGTTTCGACATGAATGGTGACAAAAGCATGCCACCAGTTGTCGAATACAATAAGCTTGATCCATCAATCAACACTAACGCCCCTGTCCGTCCACGCTTTGATCCATTGGCAGCAGGCTTGGTTCAACAAGGTCTGACCTACGACTTCGAACGAGGTTCAGCGTCATCATCAGCACGACGCGAAGCACCATCACGAGTGTTCGGTTATCTGACCCCACGAGCAAACCAAGTCTACGTTGACGACAATCCAGACAACGAATTCATCCGTCTCCGTACTCGCTCAGGCACACAAGTCCTGGTACACGAAACTAATGGTTACGTCTACATCAACTCAGGTTTGGGCAACTCATGGATCGAAGTATCAGATGCTGGCGTCGATATCTACACAGCTGGTTCAATTAGTTGCCACGCAGAACAAGACTTCAATGTCAGAGCAGATCGAAACATCAATCTCGATGCGGGTGCAAATGTCGTAGTCACCGCCGGTGGAAACATACAGACTCAAAGTGGTATGAATACCTCCATGTCAGCTGGCGGTACTCTGAAGCTTCTATCAGTCGGCGACATGAGTGGATTGTCACAAGCACAATTGCTATTCACGGCCACAGGTAATCTGCAACTGTCAACGGCAGCAGCAATGACAGCTTCAGCTTCTGGCGATGTCAACCTGAAGGCTGACGGTAATATGGTAACCGGTGCCGGAGGTAACCACTCCACTAAGGCAGGCACGATCATCCGTCAAGCCGGCTCAATCAAGGACAACAGCGGTGCTGCACCTGATCCAACAACCGCAGCACAAGCAACACAACCAGATGCAATCCAGGTTACACAACAAACCGATGGTGCTAATACGGTGAAGACTCCAGTCAGCCGTATGCCAACACACGAACCATGGAAAGGCCATCCAAAGTCAAAGAGCACAAAACCACCAGCTGGACAAGTGGCATCAGCTCCATTCTCACCAAATGGTCAAACAGATAGAACTTCACCATTCAAACAAAAGCCTGGTGAAGGTACATCTAACCAACCAGATTCCACCCCTCTGACTACCGGTGACGGTAAAGCAGGTGTGATCCCAAATCCATCACTGAGCGGAAATACATCTAATATCAACGGCTTCAAAATCCCCGTGGAAGTGATGAACGCAATCAGAAAAGCCTCCAGCATCACAGGAGTCGATATCGGCGTTCTGATGGCAATCTGCGCAACAGAGTCAGGCTTCAACCCAAATGCCTCGGCGCGACCAGCTTCAACAGCAGACGGCCTCTACCAATTCCTGGACGGCTCATGGAAAGATATCATCAAACGATACCCACAATACAATATCACCCAGTCCATGAAGAAAGACCCAGAAGCATCAGCTCTGATGGGCGCAGCCTATGCGGCCGAAAATACAAAAATCCTCCAGAAAGGACTAGGACGAACTCCACAACCAACTGACATCTACATGGCACACTTCATGGGTCCAGGAGGAGCTCTCAAATTCCTTAAGGCAGATCCAACCGCCAATGCACGCTCAGTGGTACCAGCCTGGGTGGTGACCTCCAATCCAGATATCTTTAAGGTGTCATCAACAGTACAAGATGTCTACGACGGCTTCCAAAAGAAGATCGGCGGTCGCTGTGTAGCATTCGCCGCTAAAGCTAATTCTAGTGGTACCGCTACCGCTTAATCCTCTATGAGATCACTATTTCAGGAATAATTCATGGAGGTTAATGATAGTCGGTAAACCCTATGGCTATGTCAAACCCAGAGAGAACTCCCTATTATTTCATGGAGGTTACCACTACTTCCTGATAGTACGAAACCCAGGCAGAAGTCTGGGTTTTCCATTATCTGAGCATTTAATTCGATGAATAAATAAGTACATAATCGGATGAAAGATAATGAGCAAATTCACATTCACTGGGTTCAGCAGCATTACGGCTGACAAAGGTGGCAGCAAAACACTGCACGATCTGCAACTCATCGAACAGGATTTGTATGTTCGTTTCCATGTACTTCCAGGTGAACAAGTTATGCGCCCTGAACGTGGCTGCACTATTTGGTACAAGCTGGAAGAGCCATTTACTCAAAACCTTGTAGACGGCATCAAAGCAGAAGCAACTCGTATCTGTGAGTTGGATCCTCGCTTGAGCGTCGTAAGTGTGAATGTAATCCAATATGAACATGGCATTCGTCTGGAAATCGTACTGAACTACATTCCATACAACTCAATTGGTACTTTCATCGTTGACTTCAATAATCGCCAATCTGCGCTTTCAGCGACAGTGGGGGACAATAGCTAATGAGCAGCAACCAACAAATTCGACAAAGTGAACTGTTTGCCGGTCAGGACTGGACGGTCCTCTACCGTGCGTTCACTCAGATCAACTTTAATGCAAGTGATCCAGCAAGCATCAATACTGCTCTGCAAAACTATATTCAGACGAACTACCCTGAGGACTTCAACGACTGGATTGAAGATCAGGAATTCGTCATGCTCATCGACTTGCTGTCATGGTTGGCTGGTACACTGGCTTTCCGTACTGACGTCAATGCTCGTGAAAACTTCCTGGAAACTGCCCAGTCCCGCGAATCAGTATTGCGTCTGGCACGCTTCCTGAGCTACAATGCGCGTCGCGCACAGTCAGCTCGAGGCCTAGTAAAGATTACCAATGTGAAGACCAGCCAGAGCGTCTACGACAGTTTTGGAACTAATCTCAACAACCAACAGGTTAACTGGAACGATCCAGACAATCCTGACTGGATGGAACAATTCACAGTCGTACTCAATGCTGCATTTCCAACAACCAATCCGTTTGGTATTCCTCTGAAGACTGCAACCGTGTCTTCCGTACCAACTCAGCTCTATGCACTGAACAACGCCGCAAACACATCATGCGTGTATTCGTACAGTGCTAACGTGGAAGGCAATAGCGATTCATTCGAAATCGTGAACATGGATTTCGATACGTCTGGTTTCTCGGAACTTGATCCTAATCCATCACAAGCATTCCACATGGCTTACCGTAACGATGGTCTTGGTAATTCAAGCTCACGTACTGGTTTCTTCATGCTGTTCAAGCAGGGTACACTTCAGTCATCAACTTACTATCTGGCTGATCCTATCGAAAATCGTGTGATCGATGTCAACACAAACAACATCAGCCAGACTGACGTGTGGGTTCAGACTATCGACAGTTCATCCAATGTCACAACACAATGGACACAAGTTCCAACGGTTGTAACCGACAACATCACATTCAACAGTGTTGCACCATCAGTTCGCAGCATTTACAGCGTCGTTACTCGTGACAGCGACCAGATCTCATTCCGTTTTGGTGATGGTACATTTGGTAACGTGCCAGTCGGAAACCTGCGTTTGTGGTATCGTACAGTCAACGGACTGCAATATCAGTTGAGTCCAACTGACATGCAGAACTGTCAGATTGCCATCCCATACACAGACGTGACTGGTCGTAACCAAACACTGACATTAACATTTTCATTGCAGGAGACAATCTCCAATGCAGTGTCAAGCGAAGACATTGACGATATTCGTCGTCGCGCTCCACAAGCATTTGCATCACAAAACCGTATGGTGTCCGGTGAAGACTACAACGTCTACCCACTGACATCTAACGAAATCGTGAAGATGCACGCAGTGAACCGTATCTACTCAGGCCACAGCCGTTATCTTGATATCAACGACCCAACGTCAACATACCAAGATACCGTTGTGTACAGTGACGATGGTTGGATGTACACCTTGCCAACTACACAGTATCTGAATATCCCAACCACTGCTAACTTGACACCAGAACAGTTGGCAGTGAACAAGCTGCAACCAATGCTCCAGCAGATTTCTCTGCGTGATTACTTCATCAATCTCTGGATGGATACGTACTCAGGTGCGATGTCAATTCCATTTGGTACAGCCACATGGACAACACAGTCAGGTAATGGATGGAGTGCAACTGGTGCAATCATTATCAGTACAAGTGCTGATAATGATACCATCTATCCGCTGTTCGACTTCTTGACAACAGGTGCGCAACTGAAGGTACAGTGGGACGACTACACATCTGGTTCTAAGGTTACGAAAACTCAATGGGTCCAAGTTAACCAGTGCAACGTTATCCGTAACGTCACACAGTTGACAGCTGGTGCAATCCCCGACTTCGTTAGCCAGCTATCAGCTGCTGGTGCTCTAGTTGCTGATGAAACAATTCAAACTGGTGCTTCGATTATTCAAATATGCCCGGCATTCCGCAGCGAGCTGAATAACCAAACACCAAGCGATCTGTCAGCAACCGAGTTGGCACAAGTGCAGAACTATTTCACAACTCGCCGTCCATTCTCACTGTGGTATCAATTCAGCTTGAACACCTTGCTGAACAGCGGTGAAATGATTCCTGGTACTTGGAATGTTCTGGACTTTAACTCGACTGGCCCGGCAACCATCAACTCGTTGCCAGCTGTTCATGTTGCTGATATCCAGTATATTGGTTCATCATTCTGGACTATTGAAGTCAAGACTGGTACAAAGTTTGTGTTTCAAAGCCTGAACAACGTACAGTGGTTCAACGATGCTGATGCATCAATTGTTGACGCAAACACTGGTCTGGCTGTTCGTGATCATATCACATTCATGACACCAGATCTGAATGATGTAAGCTTCGACATTTCATCAGCAATGTATGAGAGTGATGGGTTTGTGGACCCAACACGTGTGATCGTTACACCAACGGATTCTGATAGTGATGGTAACCCTGACGACCCAGAAGTATTCGAGACGGTGGTAGCAAGCAATACCGACAACTTTGGATGGGTATTCTTCTATGGCGACCCATCATCACAGGATTCTGGTCTGCAACCACTTGACATCAAGGCATACAAAGCGATGCCTGGTAATGGTCAGTTTGTAGATGGTACGATTTTCTGTCTGATTAACGATACAGCTGGTACACAGACATTCTACAAATATATGAATGGCGTCCCAGCGGTTATCACAAACACCGGTTATGTGGCTCTGCGTGGTGCTGGCAATCTGAAGTTCCAGTGGAAACACTTCTCGAATCTAGATACACGTATCGACCCAGCAATTACCAACGTAATTGATGCGTTCGTTCTGACATACGAATATGACTATTTGGTGCGTCAGTGGATTGCTGCTGGTTGTGACCCAGAGACAGAACCAACAGCACCAACAGATGTGAGTTTGGAGTCACAGTTTAGTGATCTCGAACAGTACAAGATGTTCAGTGATCAGATCGTGTGGCGCCCGGTCAAGTACAAGTATTTGTTTGGATCTACAGCTGAAACAGAACTGCAAGCACAGTTCAAGGTTGTTAAGATTCCGAACACAACAATGAGTGATGGTGAAATTCGATCAAATATTATCGCGGCAATCAACTCTTACTTCGATGTAAATAAGTGGGAGTTCGGAGAAACATTCTACTTCTCTGAACTGGCTGCTTATATCCACATCCAGTTGGCAACAGCAATTAGTTCTGTTGTCATTGTCCCAACTGCACCAACGAGTGTATTTGGTAACTTGTTCGAAGTGCGTAGCAACAGCGATGAACTGTTTATCAGCACAGCACAAGTTAGCGATATTGTGATCATTAGCTCCAATACTGCTTCCAATCTACGGATTTCATAATGGCGCAACGTCAGTTTATTAAACAACTACCTGTTGTCCAACAGACAACAACGCTTCAAAAGTTCTTCAACGCAACGGTTGACCAGGTATTCCAGCCTGGTCAACTGCAGAACGTGAACGCGTTTATTGGTAGAAAGCCATCCTATTACAACGCCAACACTGACTTCTACAAGCCAGAGTACGATGCCGAACGTGCATTCTATCAGCTTGAGCCAACAATGGTTAGTGCTGACACATCAGGTGTAACTCAGGATCTGTTGTTCTACATGGACGTAGTCAACAACCTGCGTTACCAAGGCGCACTTGTGAATAATCACGAACGCTTGTTCGAAACTGATTACTACACATGGTGCCCACCAATTAATCTCGACATGTTGGAGAACTATCGCAACTACTACTGGTTGCCAGATGGTCCTCCAATCATGACATTTGACATCCCAGTGAACACATACACTGGTGATGGCACCAAAACAGTTTTCACAGCACCGGACAGTCTTCCTGATTCAATCGTCAACGTAAAGGTCAAAGTGCAAGGTGACTATGTTACCGACTTCACTTACGCTAATGGCGAAGTAACGTTCGATACTGCACCAACTGCTGGCCAGACAATCCAAATTTGGACAAACGGTGGCTTCGTAGCAAACATTAACGGTCAAACTTCATACACATACCCAGGTACTGTAACTGCTTATGCAGTCGAGCAAAAGTCAGTATCAGAAACATTGCAACAAGATGTACCATGGGATTCAGAAGCTTGGTCAACTAACGACATGATTACATGGGAAGTTCAGAACTATCTGGATACCCAATCAATCAAGTACAGCTACCCAACAATCACATTGGACCCAGCTCCTGCCCTCGTTCGTGGCATGCTTGTCGAAATCAAGGATGACACATGGGAACATGCTTGGGACGTTGCCGCATGGGATGAAGATCTGTGGGAAACCAACACCGCACTGGAAGTTGACGTTCAGAAACAAAACGATGAAATGGTCATCGAGATGATCGATCAGGATCCAAATCTGGTTCGTCGCGAAGATCCACAATACTGGACCATTGAACGTCGTTCAGTATCAGAAAACCAGTGGAGTCTGAACAATCGTTGGTATCACCGAGATATTATCTTCTACAGCGGTAATGAGTATTCACCAGCAAAGGCAAAACGTCCGATCCTCGAGTTCTTCAACAGCATCAAGCTGTTCAACTATGGTGTGAACCACCTTGACGACGTAGATGCGATTTACGATGGTGTGACATTCGATGTGTCAACTCTGACTGCTGGGACACGTATTCTGGTTGTAAACTCAACCACCACGAACGTTTCAGATGGTACCTACTTCGTTGGTCTGAATACTAGCAATGTCAAGACACTAATTGCTGACGCGTCAGCAATTCAATACGACATCGTGAAGGCAACTAACGGTGTTGAGTACTGGTTCAACGGTACGAAGTGGATCAAGGCACAAGCATACGGTAACCAACCACCACTGTTCGATCTATTCGACGGCAACAGCACAAGTGTGGTTGATCAATCGGTTTACCCAGCCAGCACATTCGCTGGTTCAGCAATCTTTGCTTACTCACAAGACACGACAGGTACAACACCAACTGATAGTGTCTTGGGTATCGCACCGGTATTCAACACATACGGTTCGTTCGAGTTCGATAACAAGCTCGCAACTGACGCTTCAGATGTGCCTGGTCTGAAATACTATGCATTCACAACGTCAACAAGTGGTGTTGTGAATTTCGATTACGAAAGCTCATGGCACTATGCAGGTAAGACGAGCCAACCAATCGACAGCGCAACTGGGTTCTACGAGATTCCACAAAACCTGCAGGCTAACCCAAACAACGATGGAATCACAACGATTTCACGTAACGATTGGTTCCCTCAGTTCCAGCAAATCATGCCTGAAAACAACTGGCTATGGGACAGCAAGTATTACAACTTGAACGCTGGTACAAATATCGTTCAGAACCGTGGTAACCTGCTGAAGACTATGCTGATGAGCTCAAACAAGAACATCGACGTAATGAAGTCAATGCTCTATGTTGAGCGTGAATACAGCCGTTACCGCGCAAAGCTGTCACAATACCTGACAACTATGTACAATAGTGGTCAGATTACAACCACGGCTGCTGCTCTTACAACAGCATTGAACTACCTGAAGGTCACAAAGACATCAACCTTCTCGTTCTTCAACAACGGTATGGGCGGTGACAACTATTACATTCCAGCATCTGGTGCATACCTCGGTCTGACTCCACTGTGGAAACCAGAACTGATCATCCAGAACTCATCAGCTGGCGGCTGTGCAGTCATGTTGCGTGGCCACGATGGCAGCTTGCTACCAGGCTTCTCAAAGTACACAACTCAAAATGTTACTCTGACGGCTCAAGGTATCATGGTTGATGGGGTTGAGGAAGAACTCGACCTCCGCGATACCATCTTGTTCGCTTACGAACAAATGCTGTACGCTGCTTGTGATTCATCACTGAAGGCACAACGTCGCCCAGTATTCGATATCAAAACCGTACAACCTGGTAAGTTCCGCACAACTGATTACTCACTGACAGAGTTCAACACTGTTGCAACTCCAATCTTTGAACGCTGGGTTGCTCGCGGTCAAAAAGACTATACCACAAACAAGACATACGATCCAAACAATGTTTGGACATGGAACCTCAGCCAAGCTAAGGATGCCGATGGTCAAGCAATCCCAGGTTACTGGCGTGGTCTCTACGATTACTACTTCGACACCGACCGCCCAGACACACATCCTTGGGAAATGCTGGGCTTTACAAGCAAACCAACATGGTGGGATATTCATTACTCATGGACAGATGCGACCAAGCGTGCCGCTCTGATTGCGGCAATCGTTGCTGGTAATGTGGCCGAACCACCAAGCACATCAATCGATCCTCTGTTTGCTCGTGCCGGTTTCGAACGTTTCATTCCTGTTGACATTAACGGTAACCTTCTGGACCCATTCGCAGCTGGTATCGTGATCGATACAGGTGACGTTACATCATACGCAGGCGACTGGGTATTCGGTGACTGCGGTCCAGTTGAAAACTCATGGTGGAACAGCGAATACATCAGCTTTGCTTTGTCAGAATTGAGCTATCTCCTGAAGCCTGTTAGCTTCGTCGAATCAGGTTGGGAAACACTCGACAATGAGCTCACATATCCAGGCCAAGCTAACCAGTGGGTAAGCAAGACTCTTGGTCGCCGCAAGCACTTTAGCGACTATGTGGTTCATAACGAAGTAGTCAACAAGAAGACAGTTCAAGTAATCGGTCTGCAACAGTGGATTTCAGACTACGTCAAGTCAAACGGTCAAGACATCACCACAACATTTGGTGATCACGTTCGTGGTCTCAATGTCAAGCTGGCACACAAGGTGGGTGCATTCACTGACTCAAAGACCATGCAGGCTTCAACAGAAAGCCAAGGTGTTCTACCAAGCGAAAACGTTACTGTCGAACTGTACAACTCACCAAGCACTCGTGAAGAGTTCTATGGTGGTGTCATCGTTAAGTGGACAGGCAACGGATGGGCAGTTATTGGTTATGACGTTCTGAACCCAGTGTTCAATATCATTACACCAAATACAAGCGGCCCAAAGGTCACAATCTCACTGGGTGAAATTGCAACACGTGCATACCCATGGGCACCAAACACCTTCTATCAAACAGGTGTTCAAGTTACATGGCAAAATGCAACATATGAATGCTTGAAGTCACACACTTCAGTGGCAACATTCGAGCAAGAATACTGGGAGCTGGTTTCCAGCTCAGCTGGTACTTCACCATACCTGCAATTCTACACCAAAGCAGTTCCAGCAAATACGGTCACAACCGTTCCATACGGCACAGTATTTCACACAATGCAGGAAGTTGCTAACTTCCTGGCTGGTTATGAACTATATCTGAAGAGTCGTGGTTGGGTGTTCGATGGTTTTGATAGCTCAATTAACGAAGCAAAGGACTTCCGTATTGCTGTCCGCCAATTCCTGAACTGGGCACAAGTTACATGGGCACCAGGCACATTCATCACACTCAGCCCAATTGCTGATGGTGTGAAGTTTGTCACCAACCATGGCGCAATCCAATCAGTTGAACAAATGGTCAACGGCGTTTACTCAATCCTAGATCGCGGCGGCGCATACGTTGATATCAAGAACACAGTCGTGAACCGCGTCAACGGTCAAATCGTCGTGTCAACAAAGGATGGCTCTGGTATCTACGGTCTGCGTATCAGCGTAACCGAGATTGAGCACTGCATTCTGTTCGATAACACAACGATCTTCAACGACGTTATCTACGAACCATTGTTCAACTTGCGTCAAAACCGCATTCGCATGAACTTCAACCTCAGTACAAACTGGAATGGTACATTGAATGCACCAGGCTTTGTGTTGACTGATAATCTGATGGTTCCAAGCTTCGACCGTTCAGTGGAAGACGTTCGCAACATGTTCGGTATTGAGCAACCTGTTTATTCAGTGATGCGCGATTACGCACGTCACCAAATTGGTTACCAGTCACGTAACTACTTGGCAGACATCTTCACAAACGAACTTAACCAGTTCGAATTCTATCAGGGTATGATTCAGCAAAAGGGTTCAGCAGGTGCGCTGGACAAATTGCTGCGTAATACAACACTGACGCAGACTACCAACCTGGAGTTCTTGGAAGAATGGGCGTTCCTGAACGGTAACTACGGGGGCGTGGGTCAAGAGAAAGTTGTTGAATTCGAGATCTCAAGTGAAAACGTTAAGCAAGAGCCACAACAGATCAATTTCAAGAATGCTGACGAAGGTCTAACTGCTGAACAATTGACTGCTCTGCAAGACGCGGATTCACTGACACTAGATCTGTACTCAAACAGCACAGCATATGATACACGCTGGATCTATCCACCAACATCAAATGCGGTATTCCCAGAACTGCTGGACTTCACTCGTCACAAGGGTGATCTCCCAACAGCTGGTTATGTTCGTACAGATGAAGTCACTGTCGCGACTGTTGATCTGTCAACACTGAATACAAAGGTGCAAGCCGGCACTGTTAACCTATCAATCGGCTCACGCGTTTGGATCTACGACAACGGCAAGTCAACATTTGACGTGCTGCGTGCTGATACAGCTATCACGGGTTCCGATTCAAATGGTAATTCACTGAACGGTCTGGTGACCGCTAACTATGTGGCGGAAATCAACGGTAACATCATTACCCTGATGTACCCAACGACTATCATGGCTGGCGAGTTTATGTACATCAGCTCACCATCAAACACCAGCCCAGATATCGGTGGCGTGTACACAGTCGAGTCAGTATCTTCAGATCGTTTGACTGTTACTCTGGTAGAGACCATCACAGTAAACAACACCTTCGACAGCCCAGGCACATTTGCTAATTCAGTCGTGGCAGAGCCTAACGCTGACGCGCCATCAATCCTGCGTCTGTACTCTGTTCGCTTCAACGAGAGCAATGGCGGCTCTATGGCAAGCTCTATGGCACTGTCCACACTTGCCGCTAACTTTAGTTCAGCTGTAAAGGTACCAACTGGTGGTTTCACAACTGGTGAATGCATTTACCTGGACTGCGGTTACGAGTTTGCTAACCAAGACACCTATGCGATGTACCAAAAGCGTTGGGCTGTATTCAAGTGGAACGGCACAGCGTTCGTACCATACCGTTCACAAGCTCCACGCATTGATCGCACTCTGATCAACTCAGTTAAGTTGTATGACACAACAACTGCGCTGTCATCAGATAGCAACCAAATGCAAGCAAACCCATTGCTGTACCCAGATGTACTTCCGTTCGATCCAGTTCAGGGTCTCATCCCTGGTGCTGCGAAGCGTGAAGTATTCTACATGCAAGAATTCGACCCAGCACGTTACAACCAGGGTTCAAACTTGTCACTGGGTCTTGAGTGGGACGCTGCACAAGTTGGTCGTATTTGGTGGAACCTGAATACATCACGTTTCTTGCTGGCTGAAACTAATGATCTTACAAGTCTGGGTGATGCTGACAAGGCAGCGGAAATCGCATACCGCGTAAAGAACTGGGGCGCCCTTGCGCCAGACAGCGAAGTCGATTTCTACGAGTGGACCGAGAGCGATGTCAATCCAACTGACTGGATGACAAACTTCAATGCTGGCACAACACCAGCAACATACGATGGACCAGTGTTCAACTCATCCAATCCATCATGGGTTGAAAAGCAAGTGTACAACACTTCAACTGGCGAGTACGACACAAAGTTCTATTTCTGGGTCAAGAACCGTCAAACAACACCTGACGTTGGCTTCCGCAACATCAGCGCATCAGCCGCTGCTGATCTAATTGCTGATCCAGCGAATAACGGTATTGCATGGATGGCCCCAGTGTCAAGCGATACTGTGATTGCTGCTGCAATCAGCCAGTACCTGACACCAACCAGCTCAATGCAAATGCGTGTTCGCAAGAATGATGCTAAGGTTGGTAAGCATTCAGAATGGACATTGCTGCGTCCAGGTGATGCACTGAGCTTGCCATCAACAGGCTTGTTCACTAACATGGTGTTCTCACTGGCTGGTATCAACGCACAAAACGATCCAATTCCAAATCCAAACCTGTACGTGACAACACGCACTGGTAACGATCTGCGTATTGGCCAAAGCTGGTTCGCTAACCTGCAAGGTGCTCGCAAGCACTTGGTAGAGTATTTGAACAACGTGTTCGCAAATCTGCTCCTGGCTGACGAACGTCCATACGCTTTGACAGCAATGCAGAAGGTGCAAAGCGATGCGCAATACCTACAGTGGACTCAAACTGAAGGTTCAGCATATCTCGAACCAATTCCAAATGCTGCATTGTGGAAGAAGCAGTTCGCATCATTGCAAGAATTCACTAAGGCATACACAAATGATGCCACAGTGAGCCCAGGCTTGATCATGAACTTCAGTGGCACAACACCATACTGGTCAGTTATGACGGCCGATCAGTCAGGTAATGTCAACTTCGCAACTCTATGGGACCAGCAGGTTTCATCACTCACAGAACTGCAAGCACTGGCTGGTAAATTGGCTGATGGTACAAAGGTACTCGTTACAGCAAACTCAGCAACTGCAAACATGTGGACACTATGGTCCTGGAATGCCACAACTGCTAAGTTCGATCTGATAACAACTCAGCGTTACAACACGAGCGATATCTTCACGGTTGTTGACTGGTACGCTAAGGGATACGATGAAACAATGGTACCAAGCGCAGTGTTTGCAACGCAAGCTGCCCGTCAGGTTGCACTTGGTGCTGAACCAACAATCCAGTACACCAAGATTCTTGATGACGGTCAAGGTCGCTGGATGTGGCAGACATGGTCAAATGGTGTCTGGACTACTGTTGCCAAGGAAAACGGTACAGTTCAGTTCAACGACAACGTATGGAAGAACACAGGTAACAGTTTTGACGTGACCGGTTCACTCCCAAGCAACTTTGCAACTCTGGTTGCAAACCGTGACATGGGTTATGAACTGAACGCGATGTTGAACATTCTGCGTGACAACGTTTTGGTCGCATCAGAAGAAAATGATCTGTTCTTCAGCATGATCAAATATCTGCATACGGAACAGGACTTCGTTGACTGGTGCTTCAAGACATCGTTTATGTACATCCAGGGTTTCAATGCAAACCTGATTGCAAGCCCAATCGCAAGTATCGATTACACAAGCGACTTGTTGGCATATATCGACGAAGTTAAGCCTTACCACGTTAAGATCCGTAACTTCATCAGCAAGTACGGCGTGAACGATACAGCGAATGTCCATGCTACTGACTTCGACAAGCCAGTGTATTATGATTCAGCTAAGGGCGTTTACCGTGTCTTGGATGCAACAAATACGGCAGACTTGGCTATTCTGTCAACAAACCCAACCTACAAGGATTGGTACAACAACTGGAAGAATGGCAACAACCAAGTACGTAAAATCAAGGCAACACTAACATTTGATCGTGTGTCAATTGATAGCACTGATACAAATGGTGGTGCGATTAACCGCCTGTCACAATACTGGAATGGTAACGCAACAACCCAGAACGGGTTGAAGGGCATCATGAAGGGTGTCGTGTTCAATGGTCCAGTAATTTCAGGTGGTAATCTTGCCGCTCCAACACTGGATCCAACAACACTGACATACAAGGATAGCAACGGTAAACTGTTGGCCACAAATGCTCCAAGTTATGTTTACTTCGCACAGAAGTTCAACACAACTGACCATCTGCTTCCACGTCCTTGGGACGTTGCTGATGATCATCAGCAAAACTATGTTTGGGATGACATCACATTCGAAAACTGGGATGCAATGGATGAGCGTGTGTGGTCCAAGCTTGTTCAATCTGGCTTGACTGGTCAAATATACAATGCGTATGAATTCGAGTTCACACTCGAAGACATGGATGTGAACAACGGCCACCGTATCGAAGTTTACCGCAATGGCACACGTTTGTCTCTGATTAATGGTGATTACATTGTCCTGGCTGATGACACTCTGGCTAATAGCTGGAAGATCTACTTCAAGATGTCAGATCTCACAGACTCAGACACCGTGATTATCATGGTTGTTCAAGGTGACACATATGACGAGATAATCAATGGTGGTACATTTGCAGCAACAACATATGATGAGATCATTAGTGGCAGCATCTTCCATGATCCAACACACCAAGCAAATCACCCAGAAGAGCTTGTGCAAGTGCTGGTAACGGCAGGCGTTCGCATCAAGATCTCACAGCGTTGGACAGAAGGCAGTGCCTCAATCACAGCATTCGAGTCACCACTTGATATGCACTTGCCAGTGGCTCCACAGTCCAAGCAAGCAATTGCGTTGTATGACAACGGGGTCCGTGTTGCACAAAGCGATTATGCTTACGATGCACGTAACACCGCAGTGACATATTCGGGTAGCAACAATCCAACATTCCTGGACAGCGTTCTGTTCGGTTTTGGTGGTGTAAATCAAATCGTTGAAGCCGATTACTTCGACGGTGACGGTTCTACAAAGGCGTTCACTCTGAAATCAGCTGTGACTTACGCAAGCGATCTGTTTGTGACAATCGACGGTGTGATGACATCAGCATTTACCGCGTCAGGCACTACATTGACATTCACAACAGCACCAGCGGCTGGTACATTCGTGAAGGCAGTAGTTATGCCATCCATCTCATCCGGCGTGTCTGGTTTCAACGTTGTGAACGTCAAGGAAATCGACCTGGCAGCTCTGGGTGGTCCGTTGACCTTCACGGCGGCATTTGGTCTCACAAATCCACCAAGCGTTACTCAGTCAATCATTGAAGTAGATGGATTGCGTGTGTTGTCGGCTGGTGTGTACGAAGCATTCATCACACCAGACAACAACACACTGGAGATGGAGGACGTTGAGTACGCGAACTTGTCAGCGACATTCAACGGCTCACCAATCACAATTGGTACAGACGTTGTCAAGTCATTGACAATCCCAGCAGCTACACGCTCAGTTTCACTTGGTGCAAACTGGGCAGCCAGCGACATGGTTGTGAAGATCAATGGTGTTGAGCAAGTAATCGGTTCAATCACAGGCACAGCACCAGGCTACAAGCTGTCAAATCTGAATCCAGCAGCCCCAGAACTGAACACTCAGATCCTGGTTGACTGGGATGAGGATAACTGGGATAACGTTTCATTGTGGGATGATCCAACTCTGTACAACAAGTACACAATCACACCAGCAAATGCGACATTCGTTGCATACCATGGCTACTTGATGAACTTGAACCCACAGGGTGCAGATATCACAGTCACAGTTTCCTTTGGTAATACGTTACCAAATGATCTGACTGACTACACTTGGACTCCTGCGAATGCACAAGCAATCATGATGGGTAACGAAATCATGATGCTTGGTGATGTAAGTGGTGATTTGGTAGTGTACGATGCAGCGCAAGCTGACTTCAACTTTACAGATCCAATTGCACAGCAGTTCCCAGGTGCAAAACGCTTGACACTTACAACGTTCACCAACCCTGAAGTTATGGGAATCCACACAGTTAGCTATGATCACATCAGTGATAACTGGTTCCCAATTCCTGGTACATACCCAACCCCAGGTAGCATCTGGGTTACATTGAACGGCCGTAAGTTGCGTGAAGGTGCCGAATTCTACGTCACACCAGCTGACAATGGCTTCGATATCCCACAATGGGATTTCGACGCTCGTGACGAGATGTCAGAGTTTGGTCCACACAGCTTTGCAGTTCGTATGAATGAGGAAAATGGCATTTATGCAAATCCTGGTGATCACGTGATCATCACAACGTTCACAGGCACACAGGCTGAGGCTCCATACGACCAGATCATGTACTTGGATCCACTCCGCGAATACGGTATCAAGGACATCAACAAGGTCACAACTGGCTCAGACTACTATGCCCTGGCTGATAATGTGGATATCACAACTACAGACATTGTGTTGAAGCGTGTTGCAACTGACGGTATGCCAAATATCGACTGGTTCAACGGCAATCGTGATACAGCTCATCCTGGGGTGATGATGATCGACAAGGAAATTGTTCGATTCGTTCAGGCCACGGTGGATGAAAACGCCAACACAATTACATTGGTTGGCGTAGAACGTGGTTACCGTGGTTCCTCAATTCTGCCACACAATGCAGGTGGCGAAGTGATCGACCTAACGGCAGATCCGTATGTCAAGCCATTAGCACCGATCTAATGATGTTCTAGAGGTAGAAAAGGGGAGCTTTAGCTCCCCTTTTCTACCATCCGAATATTGATAATCCTACCAAGTTTCGTTCTAATGGCTAATTATATTGGCATTTAATTCGTCTCATAAATATGGATACAGATAAAGATAAACAGACAATTGAGTCAGTAGATCCTGCTGGCGTACAAGCCACCGACCATTTACTGATTCGAGACGTGGATTCTGGCAAGGTACTGGTTAACATCAGGAATACAGCCAAGAATCTTCCCCTAGAGGATTCCGATTCAGATGAGCAAGCTTGATCAAGCAAATGTAGAAACTTTCGGTCACGTACTGATCCGTGACATTACAGATCCAATGGATCCAGAAGTCCTCGTGGACAAACACAATGCAATCCACTACGAAAACTTCAGTAACGCTATCGCTCTAGCTATGGCAGACTTTTCTACTGGCGTAATCGAGGAAATGCATTTTGGTAATGGCGGTTCGGTTACTTCAGCTACTGGCACCATTAGCTATTACACCCCGAATACAACCGGTTTGGATGCCGACCTGTACAACGATACGTATTTCAAGGTGGTAAACAACCGCAGTGCTAGATTTACTGACGATGCGTCCAAGACAAACGTTACCACAAATCACATTACTGGTAATACCTACACGGATATCATCGTAACTTGCACATTGAATTATGGCGAACCATCAGGTCAAGATGCGTTCGACAACGCTACACAAACCAACGCAACTTACACATTCGATGAACTTGGTTTGAAAACATACGATCCAAATACTGGCGTAAAACGCCTGTTGACTCATGTGATTTTCAACCCATTCCAGAAATCCCTGAACCGTATCATCGAAGTCATTTACACCGTGCGAATCGCAATGGTCTAAGAGTTAAAGTAGCTGTTAATAAATAGAACAATAATACGGATCCCGGAGTAATAATGACAAACTACGTAGTCACTAATGACGTCAACGGCTCGTTCAACATTCCTGACGGCTCAATCAATACGTCACTGACCTCATTGAGCTTGCTCGGGCGTGGCGCGTCTGGTTATGGCCAGGCTGTGGCACAAAACACAATTTCGCAACTTTGCAACTTTGCAAGTGCTGTTCATCCAGCAAACCCATTGAAGGGTCAAATCTGGTATGATTCAGGTAACAGTGTTATCAAATTCTACACCGGCTCATCAAATTGGGCGCAAGTAGCTCAAGTAACTGACCTGGCAAACTATGCACCACTAGCTGCATTCCAGCAAGCCCAAAGTGACATTTCTGCCCTTGAGACAAACTCTGCCACCAAGAGCGACCTGAGCAACTACTTGACTGTTCAGCAGTATTACAACCCACCAGCAAACTCCCCACCACTCCCAATCTCAGGCGGTGGTACTGGTCTTACTGCAATTGGTACACCAGGCTATGTGCTGACTGTTAATCCATCAGGTAACGGTTACATCTTCTCAGACCCAACAACGTTCGTTCCTTCATCCGCAAACTTCATGAAGGTAAACCAAACGAACTTGCCATCTGCTGACAACACATACAACCTTGGTAGCTCATCATATCGCTACACCAGTGTTTACGCTGTGACATTTACTGGTAACGCAACATCAGCGAACTACGCTGACTTGGCAGAACGTTACGAAGCAGATTGCGAACTGGAAGCGGGCGATGTGGTTATGCTTGGTGGCGCCAAGGAAATTACAAAAGCATCAGGTGCCTTCAGCACAGAAGTGTTTGGCGTAATTTCAACAGCTCCAGCCTATATGATGAATGCTGAAGCAGGTTCAGACGAGACTCATCCTTTCGTTGCATTGGCTGGTCGTGTTCCGGTCAAGGTAATTGGTAAGGTCAAGAAGGGTCAACGTTTGGTTTCTTCAAGCTTTGCTGGTATTGCACAAGCTGCTGACATCAATGATATTCCAAACAGCTTTGTCGTGATTGGTCGCGCATTGGCTGACAAGGAAACTGATGCTATTGGCATGGTAGAAATCACCGTAGGGGCAAAATAATGGCAGTTTCAAAAGGCAATCCAATCACCGCTGCATACTTCAATTCGTTGCAGACGACGCTTGGTAACGTCATGGGTGCCGGTTCCGGAAACTCAGGTTGGGGCCAAACTGTCTCTAGCGCACAGCTTTCTGTTGGTACACAAATTAAGGCCTCTCATTGGAGCTCCCTTTACACTGATATCAACAAAGCCTGGCAACAGATTTTCGGCGTTAGTGTACCAGCTGCTTCTTGCCCGGTCATCACTGCTGGTACCGTGATCAGGGCATCTGATATTTCGCTGTATGAAAGCGCAATCACAAACGTCAATACAAACCGTTTGACAATCGCTGCCGGTAACTGGACAAGCTTTTCAGACCAATATCGTAACACACGTGCTTCAGCATGGGGTGGTGGTGGCAATACTGGTATCACTTGCACATTCAACGTGACATGGTCATCAGAAGATGCGGCTCGCTATTTTTTCAACAGCGGTGGTTCTGTTGCATTTGCGTTGGTTCACCCAAGCACAGCAACAACACAGGATTCAAACTGGAACACCATGTTGACTAACGTTGGTAGTTTGAGTCTAGGTGCTGCTGGTTCCTGGCGTACTGGTACTCTTGGAACACTGAATACCGCACTTGGCTATTACGGTTTGACAGGCACAGCAGCATCTTGGTTTACCGGTTCACATATTGGTACCGGTGCTTATGTGAACAACGACGCAACTATCACGATGGCGAAGATCACAAATGGTTTCCAAGTGCATATTACTCTGCAGGATGAACACACAAATAGCTTCTATGATTCAGTTCAGGCTGGTACGTATGTTACCGTTGCTTATGGTAAAGCAACGGCTATTATGAGTGGTATTACATCGCCTGGTATTACGACGGTAACCAACTTCTAATCAATTTGCAATCCTGAAACTCCACTTGCTAGAATGGTGTTCATTTTAGAAGTGGAGTTTTCTTATGGATGATAGACTCGAAAAAGCACTTGAACATGGCAACTACAAGGTTACTGTGTTCCAACAAAAACAGAATCTCAAGCTTCGCCTTGAGAATCTCCTCACATATGCCCATAACGGTGGCATCTTCAAGGTTTCTCAAGAACTGATTGGTTTCATTGATGCATTACTGCGCAAGGAAGTGTCAGAAGTCGTACTCCTCGACTCACGCGAAAACCCAGTTAAGATTGCAAGCCTCCAGGACTTTTATGACGAAGTCCTGAGTCTGTACTTCGAAGCTACAAATGAATATCATTTGGCATATGAAGAACTACGTAAAGCTCGTAATGTAAAGAAGGCAACCGGTCAATGAGCAAAGGTTTCCTAATCTTCGCCCACAACAACGAAGAAGTCGACTACGGTAAGATCGCTGTTTGTTGCAGCTTGATGCTCAAAGCTCACTGCAAGAACAATGACGTCTGCTTGGTGACCGATCAGGGGACTATTGACTGGTTGAAACAAAGCCTTGGAAGCGATATGGTCAACTATGCGTTCCAGCATGTTCGAGTACTCGACTATAAAGTAGTCAAAGCCATTCAAGCACAACGGCGCTTCCGTGACTCGATGAGTACTGAGAAGTCACTGACTTGGCTGAACTCAACCAGAAGCTCGGCATACGAAATGTCTCCATTTGATGAGACAATCATGATCGACAGCGACTTGCTGGTGCAAGACAATTCCTTTGACCTGGTTTGGGGTAATGACGAAGACATTCTCATCAATCGTGATGTTTTGACTCTCGAATACAAACGACCAGCCATCAATGAGATTCGACTCGATAGCATGGGCATTCCAATGTATTGGGCAACTCAGGTGTATTTCCGTAAGGGCGATCGAGCAAAGCAACTGTTCGATCTGGTTGATCATATTCGTGAGCGCTACGATTACTATCAATACGTGTACGAGTTTCCTGGCAAACTGTTCCGTAATGACTACGCATTCAGTATTGCCATTCACATCATGAATGGATTTCTCGAGAACAACGAGATCAAGAGCTTTCCATCAAGCAATATTCTGTCAAGCTTCGACTGCGATGAGCTTATCGATGTGAAAAAGGGCGCGTTGACATTCTTGGTGAATAGTGCAGAAGAACGCTGGCGTTACACACTGAATAATGTGAAAGGCATCACTGTTCACACGATGAACAAATATTCAATCCTCCGTAAGGCAGATGAAATCATTGAGATTTACGGACCAAAGTAATGACAAGAGAATTTAAACGAGAGCGTGGCTTCTTTACTTTTGCACAGAATGGTAAGCATGACTATGTCCGCATGGCATATGCTTTGGCTCTAAGCTTGAAAGCTACTCAACAGGAAGTTCCATATCTTGCACTTGGTATCACACCAGGTTACAAGGTTCCTCGTCATTACAAATGGGCATTCGATGAAATCATCGAAATTCCTTGGGGTGATGGTGCTGCAGATTCCGAATGGAAGCTGCAAAACGAATGGAAGGCTTATCACATGACACCATATCGTGAGACAATCAAGCTTGACTGCGACATGCTGTTCCTCCAAAACATCGATAATTGGTGGGAGACACTGTCAACTCAAGAGGTATATGCTGCCACTACCTCATTGACGTTTCGTGGGGAAGTCGTGACTAGCGACTACTACCGAAAGACGTTCACCGCAAACAAGCTACCAAACGTCTATACGGCATTCATGTACTTCAAGTACAGTGACTTGGCTCAGGAACTGTTTGAGATGGCCGAGATCATCTATTACAACTGGGAGAAGTTCTTCTTCGAGTTTCTCGAAGAGCCACGTCCACACGAAGTATCAACCGACGTTGTGTTCGCTCTGGCTATGCGTCTCATCGGACGTGAAGAGGAATGTGTTGGTGTTGGCCAGTTTCCAAACTTTGTCCATATGAAGTCAAAGCTTCAGAATTGGGACGACAATAAAGTATCAGAAGATTGGACCAAGCACATTGGTGTTTACTTCACCGATGAACTCGAATTGAAGATTGGTCGTTATCGCCAACTCGCACCTGTGCATTATCATGACAAGGCGTTCCTCACTGACGAAATGATCGAGTTGTATGAGGCAAAGTTGAAATGAGAAAGTTTTACGCGCACTTCGATCACGAAACTGGAAAGATTTTCTCTGTCGGTCCTGTAGCGGATAACGATGTTTATCCTGATGCAGAATATATGGAAATGGATGAGGAAACGGCAATGAAGTTTCTTCGCCATGAACGTAGCATGATGGACTGGTTCATAGACAAGAGCGGTGATAAGCATATCCTGGTCCAAAACTATCTGAATGTGCCACCAGAGAATCCAGGTGTATTGTTCGAAGTCCCGAGGCTCGGCAAAGTAGTCCTTCAAGGCATTCAAATCAAGCTGTCAGTTCCAGATGACATCATAGAATTTTCAATCCCCGAACGTAGTAAGGGACAACAACTTGATGCTATCAAGGAAAAAACGATGACGTTTGTTCTAACCAAACGTAACGATCCCACCTATGTGGTTGGTGAATTTGTTGTGTCGATCTCTGAATTGATAGCGAAGGGTCGATTGATGTTTCCCACAACTTGTGACCTCAATGATTATTCGCTGTTCACCAAACGAGTGTTCTTGAACTACCAATTCGAAGTATCACACAGCGGACGTGGCATGTCATTCCGCAGTGATACCATGAAGATCAACAAGATGGTGTCATACACTTCTAAGCCAGTAAAGAAAGGCATTGTTGCTTCATATGATGAAGATACGCATACATTGAACTTTAATCTGGTTGGTAAGACAAAACTGTGGTGGCCAGACAATGCTATGTGTCCAGTATTCCTGACAAAGCCACGTGACCCCACAATCGTCTACCACAAACTAATGATCGACGTCGAATCATTTTGGGAAAACAAGAAGATTAGTTTACAATTACCGAAAGACATACATAGTGAATTTGGCTTGGCTGGATATCCGCTTGCCGACACTATGGCATTCGTAAGAGTAAACAATGACACAAGTTCGTGACATCACAGAATTTGATATTTTCTTCCTCAGTTATGATGAGCCCAATGCCGAGAAGCATTGGGCCGACCTTTTGGAAAAATGCCCTTGGGCTAAACGAGTCCACGGGGTCAAAGGGTTTGACAGCGCTCACCGCGCGTGTGCCGAACAAAGCGAAACAGATTGGTTCGTCACAGTAGACGCGGACAATATAGTCCATACAGATTTCTTCGACCAGAAGGTCACACTCCATCCAGAACAGGACATCAACAAAAGCTTCAGCTGGAATGCACTCAATGGCATGAACGGCTTGATGTACGGCAACGGTGGCTTGAAGCTGTGGTCAAAACAGTTCGTGTTGAACATGAACACCCACGAAAATAGCGACGATCCGCGCAAAGCTGTCGACTTCTGTTGGGAAGAAGACTATCTACACCTACATAAAACATTCAGCACCGTATGGAATAACGGTAGCCCATACCAAGCATGGCGTGTTGGCTTCCGAGAGGCAGTAAAGCTTTCACTGGATCAGGGTAAACGTGTTCCTGCTGACAAGATGAAAACCACATTACATGACGTCAACCTGCGAAATCTCCGTATCTGGGCTTGCGTGGGTGCAGATGTTGAGTACGGCAAATGGGCCATGTATGGCACTCGCTTCGGTCTTATGCAGATGATCAAGCCACACTGGGATTATACCGATATTCGCGACTATGATTGGTTTGATAATATGTGGGAAATCTCGATGAGAGAACAATTCGAGGTTAAGAAGACAACTACTGGCTGGTCATATGACGAAGTATTCCTTGATCGTAATATTCTTGAATGTGGTGAGTGGATCGAAAGTCAAACCAAGATTCTGCTTCCTGTGCTAGACGCAAAAGCAAGCGATTTCTTCCGAGAAAGCTTCAAACTACGAAATGACTGACAAATCACCTAATCAAATCAACATGGAGAATATGTTGAAGCGGATGGATGAGGTCGAATCATCATCTGGTTCAAAATCCATGTGTCTGGCGAAGTGGCTGCAGAGCACTGTTTATCTTATGAACGGCCATACACATTCATGCCACCACCCATCAGTTCATAAGATTCCTATTAGTGAGATTAAACGCAAACCTTCTGCTCTTCACAACACAGAACACAAGATGAAAGTTCGTGAAGAGATGCTTGCTGGCCAACGCCCGAAGGAATGCCAATATTGTTGGAATGTCGAGGATCTTCCAGGTAAACACATCAGCGATCGCACATACAAAAGTGCTGACGTTGAGTGGGCGCATCCACACCTAAACACCGTCATTGCAAGCGGTAATGGTTCGGACATTGCTCCTACCTATCTAGAGGTTGCATTTGAGAACACTTGCAACTTCAAATGCATGTATTGCACACCAGATATTTCCAGTAAATGGATGGAAGAGATTGAGCGCCATGGTGCCTATCCAACAAGTTACAATCTTGGTTCTATCCAATGGCTGAAGCAGATTGATAAGATGCCAATCCCACGTAAGGAAGAGAATCCATACGTTGATGCTTTCTGGCAATGGTGGCCTGAGCTCTACAAGAGTCTCAACACATTCCGTATCACTGGTGGTGAGCCATTACTGTCAAAGAACACTTGGCTTGTACTTGAATATATCAAGGCAAACCCTCGCAAAGACTTCACGTTGGCTATCAACACAAACATGCAGGTCCCTGATGATCTGATTGATAAGTTGATCTCCTATTACAAGGGTATTGCTCCTCATATCAAGTCATTCGATGTCTATACGAGCTGCGAGGCTCATGGCAAACAAGCTGACTATATCAGATACGGTATGGACTATGACAAGTTCATGAGCAACTGCCGTCGGTTCCTGTCCGAGACTGATGCTCGTCTGAATTTTATGGTAACATTCAATGCATTGAGCGTAACCACATTTACAGAATTCCTGAAAGACATCTGGCAGATGCGTGTCGATTTTAACGAGAATGACGCGATGAATCGTATACCAATGATGATTTCTTATCTTCGTTGGCCGCAATTCCAAGACGTTAGAATCTTGCCAGAATCTGTCAAGCGACCGTTCGCAGAGAAAGTCAAAGCATTCGTTCAAGCGCATACTCGAAATACTAGCCCCGATCGTGCTGGTCGTTTTTACTTGGAAGAAATTGATCAAGTAGAACGTCTTTGTGAGTATATGTTCGAACCACTCGATGCTGACTATCTCAAACGCCAATACGATGATTTTGGTGCTTTCTTCGGCGAATATGACGAACGTCGCAATGTCAGTTTTGATGATCTGTTTCCAGAATTATCCGATTTCTACACCTTTTGCTTAGAACAAAATGGCTAAAAAGAACAACGAATCATATCAAGAATACCGAGATCGAGTTGTTAATCCCATCTCGCCAAGTTTTTGTGGTGCAAAGTGGTACAATGCAACTATCTGGCTGGGTAGTGGTACAACCGCATCATGTCATCACCCACCAGCACACAAGATTCCACTTGAAGAAGTGAAGCGTTCAATCAAGGCAATTCACAATACCGAATACAAGAAGGCAGTCCGTGAACAGATGCTGCGCGGTGAACAACCAGCAGAATGCGATTACTGCTGGAAGATTGAAGGGCTAGGTCAAGACAAAGTATCAGATCGTGTATTCAAGTCAGTAATCTATACCGACGAAGAATTGAAAGAAGCCAAGGAAAAACTTGGTAGCTCAGCTGATGTTGATCTCAAGACACTTGAGATCGCATTTGACGCCAACTGCAACTTTGCTTGCTCATACTGCAATCCATCATTCAGCACCACTTGGATGAAGGATGTTCGTACTAATGGTCCATATCAGAATCTTGTATCAGATGGTGGTGGTGCTTTCCAACAGGACGGTTCGTGGGCAATGCCTTATGGCCCCAAGAACGAGAATAACCCATATGTTGAAGCATTCATGCAATGGTGGGAAAGTGATCTTCAACACTCACTGCGTGAACTGCGCATCACTGGTGGTGAAGGGACAATGAGCCCTGACTTCTGGCGATTGATGGATTGGTGGAAGGAACATCCAGAATGCAAGGTTAGTCTGGCTGTCAACACTAACCTAGGTGCAAAACAAGAACTGATCGAACGACTTTGTGAAACCTCACATAGCTTCCAAGACTTCCATCTTTACACGAGCAATGAAGCATTTGGCGCTCATGCCGAATATATTCGTGATGGTCTCGTTTGGGAGACATGGATGAGCAATCTTCGCATGATGCTTGAGAAGGGCAACTGCAAGGGCGTTCACGTTATGATGACTATCAATAGTTTGGCCCTGTTCAGCATCACCGAGTTCATGGATGAAATGCTAAAACTGCGTGCAGAGTTTGGCAAACATGCATGCATGATGTCATTCAATATCTTGCGCTTCCCAAGCTTCCAGGCAGCCGTTACGCTTCCGCAAGACATCAAGGAAGGCATCGCTGACAACCTGACTAACTGGCTGTCCAAGCAATCTCTGATGCATCAGTGGGAGATCGATGGATTGCAACGCTTGATTGCTTATCTGCGTGAAGTTCAGGAAGGCCACAGCAACACATCAAGCTTGGAAAGCCGCATGCGCGATTTCAAGAGTTTCTTTGCTCAATACGATAAACGTCGTGGCAAGGATTTCAAGTCAACATTCCCGCAACTTGCTGACTGGTACGATAACATCCCGGACACTAATGTCCAGCCAATCAAGTTCTTCAAGAACGGTGACGCAACGGAGGGTTGGAGTTATGTCAAGGAACTCAAGGAACGCGCCAACAAAGAAGGCTGGATTCTCACACCGTCAAATGTGAATCCTGGTGCACAAGGTTACGAACCACCTAAAGAAGGCATGGATTAACTACTAAGATAAATTAGAGATATAACCACCATATCTCTAATGATCGACAAAGCCAAAGTCTCCCAACTCGTAAAGTCTAAAAACTTTTGCGCAGTTCCCTGGATGCACCTCCACGTAATCAACGATGGGCGTGCATTCCCTTGCTGTCAAACTCCAATCGAAGACGAAAATTCACTCGGTAACGTTAAGGAACAACACGTTATCGAGATCGTCAATTCTGCAAAATACAAAGAGATGCGCAAGAACATGCTGGAGGATCTACCTCTACCTGCTTCGTGCGAACGTTGCACTAAGAAGGAAGATGCAGGTATCAATACCATGCGTAAAGGTATGAATGATCAATGGGTCAATCTCAACGAAAACTTTATCGCAGAAACCGCAGAAGATGGCTCAATACCAGAAGCACGTCTGCAATATTGGGACTTCCGATTCAGCAACTACTGTAACCTGGCTTGCCGCACATGCAGTCCCTTGTTCAGCACCAGCTGGCATTCTGATTCATTCAAATTGCACAAAGTTCATATGAATGGATCCAAAGCATTGATTGATTTGAAAGACGCTGACATCTTTTGGGAAGATCTTGAAGGTCAGATCAAGCATCTTTCAGTCATTCAATTTGCTGGTGGCGAACCAGTCATAATGGAAGAGCATTGGAAGCTCATCAAGATGCTCGAAGCACAGAACAAAACCAACGTAAGTCTCCGGTACTCAACCAACGCAACCAAGCTGTCATACAAAGGCATGAACATGCTTGATGTATGGAAAAAGTTTAGCCACGTACACCTGAGTCTGAGCATTGACGGAGTAGGGCCACATTTCGATTACATTCGTCATCGTGGCGTATGGGAAGAAGTAAAGCAAAACTTGCTGGCAATTCGGGCAACCAAGATGATCGATTATTGGATGCATCCCACAATCAGCATTCTTAATATCTTCCATATCACAGATATGCACAAGGAACTTTTCGATTTAGATCTCATTCCAAATGCCGAACTGTATCCTGGCAATCCATTTTTGCCAGAAGCATACTTCATTCATCGTTTCCATTTGAATCCGCTATTCACACCAGAATCGCATAGTATCAAGGCGCTACCAAAAGAACTGAAAGAGTTAGCGACTGAAAAACTGCTAACGTACGGTGGAATGATGAACATACAACACGGTATTCCCATGAGTGGATGGAAAAGCTTGGTTGACTTCATGTGGGCGAGTGATGATTCACACTTGTTCCAAGATTTCATAGAACACACAAAGAAACTTGACGAACTGCGTGGGCAAGATTTCACGCAGTTGGATCCTATTTTGGCACCATATTTCAAATGCATGAAGTAAATCCTAAACTTATTATGCCATGGTCTGTGAAGACTATGGAAGAATTGAAAACACGACTAGAGTACGATACCAGCCGCAATAATTTTGGCAAAGGTGAATACCCAGGCGTCGTTCAATATCTGTCTGATGCCGAGCGCGATAACTCAAAACGTGCAATCGCTTCTGGTTTCACACACTACAAAGAAAACGATGTTTCATACCAAATCAATAGTTTGGGATTCCGCGGTGACTGGGAACTAGAAGACTTTGTAGAAGACGACACCTTCAAGCTGTTGGTTATGGGCTGTAGTTTCACACTGGGCGAAGGACTAGCTTATGATGATATGTGGTCAGTCATATTGGCCAAACGTCTAGAGACCTTTTTGGGTAAGAAAGTAAAGCTGGCAAACACTGCATTGTGTGGAGCAAGCCTAAATAATCAAACCCGCTTGTTTTCGATGATTTCCGATCATGCAAAGTTTGACATGGCTATTATGTTGGCACCACATGTTGGAAGACATGAATACGTGGTAAAATCCCGTCAACTTGATCAGCCATTTCCAGTTGCATTGGTTCCAAACTTCAAGCATATGAACGCTGGCCCAGCTTACGATCATTTCTATAAGTTTGCTACAGAAGAATATTTGTATTACGACTACCTGCGTTCCATTGAACATCTGAAGCATATTGCTGATGCAAAGAGGATGCCGCTCCTAGTGGGTAGTTGGGATCCAACCGCTACTAATCTAATGATTGAAGGGTCATCTTTTGATCCATTACCAATTTTCTATATTTGGGAAAATATCAAGGGTGAACACAAACATAGAATGGCTCGAGATGGAAACCACCCTGGTCCATTCAGCAACAGTCATTATGTTGATCAAATATGGAATAGGGTAATCAGTCTGTTATGATAGATTTGAATAAATTCGTGCCAGTGCCATGGACATGCCCAGGCTTCATGCTCGGTAGCGACATTCTAAGTCTAGATCTCCTGCAGTCAATCAATGATTTCGACTTTTCACTGAGCACACCAGTGTTGCAGTTTAAGCGACGTAGTGTTACCTGCGATCTATTTGATTTCACTCCATCAGGCAAACAACTGATGGATAAGGTTGGTGATTTGGTTTCATATCTAAATGACGCAGATATTTTGGAATACCTGGTGGTGAAAAGTTTTGAAGGATGTGAGCTTCCATTAAATCGATTTTGGGCTAATGGAATCGACGCGATTAAACGAGTGCATTCTGGAATGGTTGTGCAACTTACAGAAGACACTATTGGATTCAAGATGTCACCACATGTAGATCACCGTGAAGTCATTGCCAACATGCAACTCTATCTGGGGCCAAACGGATACGATGTGGGTACCACATTCCATAAAGCAAACAACTGGGACATCACAAAGAAAGTACCTTTTGCCACAAACACCGGGTACTTTTGTGTCAATACCGAACAAAGCATTCATAGTGTGACTGTGGATCAAGATATCACACGAAGATCACTCATTATTAGTTGGACATTATAGGATTAACCATGTGGAATTTTATTAAAGGATTGGTCGAAAAGATCAAAAATGAAATCGCCTACCGCAAACGCATGAAGGCATTAAAACGTAAAGATCCATTCATCTACAAATAATCATGTATGTTCAGTTCGACGTAATGTCTTTGTGGAACGAAGGTAGAATCGTTCCTCTAATAAACCAAACAATGCAGTGGATGCCAAGCGATTCAAAAGAAAACTATAAAGAATCTGGTAACCTCTATACACCCGAATCGTTCGATTATCAATTCAACGATTGGGGATATCGATGCGATAGCTTTGCTGGTCCAGAGCAATATCCCTTCAGAGTGTTGTTCATTGGATGCTCATACACTATGGGCATCGGTCTTCCACAGGAAGAAACCTGGGCCTATAAAACTCTAAAGTCATTGCGTACTCATTACCAACAAGATATCCCATATTGGAACATAGGTTTCGGAGGAGTAGGCACAGATTTCAACGCTAGAATGGCTTCAATGGTTATCCCCCACTTGAAACCCAACTTGGTATTGTTTCTTGCACCATCAATGAGTAGAAGAGAAATCATAGAAGAACAAACCCACTTCAATGCAATCCCACCAGAATTCATGAATGGCATGAAAACACCTTTTAAACACACGCATTGGCTTCTTCTCCGATGAAGCCAATGCGTACAACTTTATTAAGAATATGGTAATGGTAGATGCTCTCACCAAAACCTATGGCGGATCACTCAAATGGATGTCACATCTGGCTTACGAAAAACAACAAGAAGACCAAATACATTCAATCCTACCACAATCATTGATTGACAACAAACTTAAATTCAATGTCTTCAAAGCAAATACATTCCCATTCATCGACAAAGCTAGAGACAAAATGCATTCAGGCCCCAAATCTCATGATCTTTACCATGAACTACTATGGGATGAGTTAAAACATATCCTGTAAAAAGAGCCACCATTATGGTGGCTCTTTTTCATTCGATTATCAGCTAAACAACATAATTACCACCATTATAGATGGCAGCAATGACCAATATCTACAACACATCACGGAATTAAACCACTCTATAACCCATTGGTGATTCCTCCATTAACATCATACTCATCAAACCATCATCACGAATATATCATGGAGGTTCAACGAACTAACTCCTGATAGCTACTAAACCCAGAGAGAACTCCCCAAATTCCTCACGAAGAACTCATGGAGGTTATCCATGGCATATCTTACCATACCCAGAACCCAGAGAGAAGTCACCATTTCCTCTCCATGAAACCATTTCTTCACGAATAATTCAATGAGGTAGTCAATCGTGTCAGGGTCTAGGACCCTTCATGGACGACATCAAACCCAGGCAGATCTCTTCATTTTTCCAATAAATATTTGGTTACATAATGGGGGTTCAAATGAAATACCTTGGTATTGTCTCTATGGGACATGATGCATCCGTAGCTCTGGTAGATGGCTACGAAATCCTCTTTGCTGGACATGCAGAGCGTTATAGCCGTACGAAGAATGACGGTGAAATCAATGCCGCCCTCCTCAAGGACGCATTGAAGTATGGCACTCCGGATCAGATTGTCTGGTATGAACGCCCTATGTTGAAACGTAGTCGTCAACTCTTCGCCGGTCAATACCAGGAAGTATTCAAGACTCCCTCAATCCGTCAACACCTGAACTCGGTGGGTATTGGACAATTACCCATCAACATCGTGTCACATCACGAGAGTCATGCTGCGGCTGGCTATTTTACAAGTCCCTTCACAGATGCCTCTATTCTCGTTTGTGATGCCATCGGAGAGTGGACGTGTATCAGCATCTGGGAGGCGCATGGTGGCTCTTTACGTCAAGTCTGGAAGCAATCCTACCCCCACTCCTTGGGTCTATTTTACTCGGCCATCACACAACGTTGTGGCTTGAAGCCCAATGAGGAGGAGTTCATTCTCATGGGTATGGCTGCTCTGGGTCAACCAAAGTATGTTGCCGACCTGAAGAAGGACTTCATCGCATCCGAGCGTGGACCTGACTTTAAGTTGAATACTAACCTCCATCGAGGAATGCTCTGGTGGCGTCCTGATCTGCAAACCGAACAGGATTACTATGACTTAGCTGCATCTGCTCAGGTTATTGTTGAGGAGTATCTGGAGCAGACTCTGGCATGGATGGCAAAAACTCTTCCATCACGTAACTTGGTCATGATGGGCGGCGTTGCATTGAACTGTGTTGCAAATGCAAAGTTGGCAGCACTAGGCATCTATGATGACATCTGGATTATGCCAAACCCGGGCGATGCCGGTTCATGTATCGGCGCAGTAGCCGCTCATACGAAAAGCCATCTGATGTGGGAATCACCATACTTGGGATACAACATCAAGCGTGAGTTTGACTTCGAAGGCGCAATGCAAGTATTGCTGAAGGGCGAACCAATTGGTGTCGCTAATGGCCGTGCCGAGTTTGGTCCTCGTGCATTGGGTAATCGTAGTCTCATTTGTGACCCTCGTGGTCCTAATGTCAAGGACATGATCAACCAGATCAAGAAGCGTGAGCCATTCCGTCCTTTTGCACCAATCATCATGGAACACTTGGCACATGAATATTTCGATATGCCAGTGAATACTTCACCATACATGCAATTTGTGGCTAACTGCAAGTTCCCAGATCAGTTCCCAGCGATCTGTCACTTCGACAATACTAGCCGCGTGCAGACGTTGAACAGTGAACAGAATCCAGTCTTCTATGAGTTGCTCGAGCGCTTCTATCAAGCGACTGGATGTCCTATGCTGCTGAACACGAGTCTGAACATCAAGGGTGAACCATTGGTGAACACATGGCTTGATGCTGTGGGTTTCCGCAACATGTATGGTGTGCAGGTTTTCTAAATTGCTCAGATAGACGGCAACTTGTACCATAGTGTAACTTCATTATGGTACGAAAATGGCATATGATCTTTTCTTCCTGAGCTACAATGAGCCGCATGCTGAAGAAAACTGGCTGCGATTCAAAGCTCGTTTCCAACACGCAAAGCGCGTTGATGGTGTCGATGGCATCTTCAATGCGCATCGCGAATGCGCCAAGCGTTCACTGACAACACATTTCTTCGTTGTTGACGCAGACAACGAAATCCTCGACTTTGACTTCAAGTTCACAGTTTCACCATACGAAAAAGATTACGTTCACTTGTGGTATGCTCGCAATCCAGTGAACGGTCTGGAATATGGCTGGGGCGGATTGAAACTCTTCCCGAAAAAACTCGTTCTTCAAACAGAAAAAGTCGGTGTCGATATGACAACGAGTTTTCCATTGAAGATCATTCCTGAAGTCGTTTCGATAACGAACTTCAATACATCCGCGTTTGACACATGGCGTAGCGCTTTCCGTGAGGGTGTGAAACTGTCAAACGATAGTTCAGAAGAAGCAGTACAACGTCTTAACGGCTGGCATAGTACATCACACTCGGCATATTCTGCATATGCCCTTCATGGTGTTGTTTCCGCTAGGGAATTTCTGAGGGAAGGCGGTGACCCTGCTTTGATCAATGACTGGGTATGGTTGCGTGAACAGTTCGACAAAACATTTACAGAAGACGGCAAAATTAGATGGATGAATTAAACGAAACAATGCATTACGTGCATCAAATCATGATGGGCTTGGAAGAGCTGGCAAACGGCCGAAATAAGTCAATGATTCCCGATGTGTATCACCAAGTGTACGGTGACAACTACCATGACATTCGTCTGGTATTGGACAAGCATGATGTACTCCCGCCAGGAACACTAGCCAATATCCGTCATGCAATCTTCAAGTACCCAGAGCAAAACTGGAAAGATGCTCTTAGCAAGTATCAGATCAAGAGCAAGCGTTGGTTGGTTCATGAGCTCTCAGAACACGTTGGTAACTCGTTTGATCAGATCTATGTCCTGGGTGGTTGGCTAGGTGTTCTTCCATTCCTTCTTCGTAGTGAAGGTATGATCATTAACCAGATTTTCAACTTCGACATTGACGAAGGGGTGCTGGAACCATCATGTTTCATCAACCATTACTACGAATCGCAAAAGCCAATGTCGTATCTGGCGCGCAAGCTTGACGCGTACAAGCTGAATTATGAAGATGACAAGATTCTCATCGATCCACACAATCCGCAAGGAGATACTATCGACGGCAAGCCAGATCTGATCATCAACACGATCTGTGAGCACTTGAGTGATTACCATAACTGGGTCCAACGTATTCCGTTTGGCGTTCCGGTGGTACTACAGAGCAACAACATGTTTGGTATTGATGATCATGTGAACTGCGTGGGCTCATTGGAAGAGTTTGTGGCCGAATGCCAATTGAGCGATATTCAATTCTCGGGGACTCTTGACCTCGGGGACACGTGGAAACGCTTCATGATCATCGGCGAACGCTAAGAAACCCTTTGGTTACAGGATGGCGGGCATACGCCCGCCATCGTTCATTTCGACAATTTGTTCATATAAATACGGAGTAAATTATTCGACCTGGAGTAACCGATGACAAGTTATGTGGTTTCCACACCGGTAAATGGTACCTTCACAGTACCAGACGACCTGATCAACACGTCTCAGACGGCGCTGAATCTGATCGGGCGCGGCGTGACCAATTACGGCCAGGCTGTAGCAGAAAACGACATCAACCTACTGCAGAACTTTGCTGGTCCAACCTCACCGGTCAATCCGCTTATTGGCCAGCTCTGGTATGACAATAACGTTCAACAGCTTTGCGTTCTAACTGGTCCAGCCACTTGGAGTGCTTTGGCCATGGAAAGCGAGCTGGCGAACTATGCCACCGAGAGCGACTTCCAAAATCTGAGCGCTGCCGTAAATTCATTGAGTGCAAATGCAGTAACAAAGGATCAACTGTCCCTTTATGTGACTGCCGCTGAACTGTACACTCCAACCGGTACACCACGTGTGGTTCCAGTTAAGTCTGGTGGTACTGGATTGTCAGCATTGGGTCAACCAGGCCAGATGCTAGTTGTCAACGGTCTGCAAACTGGTCTCACCTACGCCTCCCCACAGAATTTCTATCGCCGCCCGTTTGTGTCGGCCAATAGTACAAAAACCCTCACGGCATCACAGCTTGGTTCAATCGTCAACATTACCGCAAGTGGCGTAACGATTAATCTACCACCAGCAGTACAATGTCAACAAGGCACATCGTTCATCTTTACACTGCTGGTAACTGGTGGTTCAGTAACGATCACCGCAGCTGGTACTGATTACATTCTTGGTGGTAAAGCCGCTCAAGGCAATACTTACACAATGTATGCTGGTGAAGATCTAGAAATTGCATCTGACGGCGCACTGGGTTGGGTTGCTACGAGCCAGTCAAAGACAACAGCGGTAACAATGCCAGCTGGTGATAGTTCACTGAACTTGGCTAACACTGCATTCGTCACAACCGCTATTGCAACGGCAGTATCTGGTTTGCAGACGTACGGTAATGGTCGTTGGGCTCCTATCAACAGCCCAGCATTCACTGGTACACCAACTGCTCCAACTCCAACTACTGGTGATAATTCGACAAACGTTGCAACAACTGCGTTCGTCACAACAGCAACCAATGCCGTGAAGGTTGGTTTTACACCTGTGCAGCAAGGCGGTGGTGTTGGCCAAGGCACAAACAAAGTTTACATTGGTTGGTCGGGCTCAGGTCTGCTCTGTACGGTCGATTCGTCGAACATTGGTCGAATTCTGTTCCAGAGCGATTTCGATAACCTCCAGAACCAGATCAACACAAAAGCACCAGCAAGCCAGCCATATGCTTACACTGGTATTAACCAGACCGTGTATTTCTGGGATGTTCATGCAAATGGTACTATCTACTCAGCAAACGATATTTGGGCATTCGCGTCAGACGAACGACTGAAAGAGAAAATTGTTCCAATCACAAATGCATTGGCTAAACTGCATCAGATTAGTGGTGTTCTGTACAACTTCACAGCTGAAGCACAGAAACTGAGTGGCATCGACAGCAAACGTCGTCACATGGGCTTCTTGGCTGGTGAAATGGAAAAGATCGCCCCCGAAGTGGTCGGTCCGGCGCCATTTGACATTGACAAGAAGACAGGCAAATCAATCAGTGGTAAGAACTACAAGACAATTCAGTACGAAAAAGCAGTACCACTGGTAGCAGAAGCAGTCAAAGAACTCGACGATAAGGTTGAAACACTGAAAACTCAGATTGAAGATGAATTGACTGATATGCGCGCCAAGATAGCCTATCTGATGTCCAACATGGAACGTTTGTTGGGAGATGACAAATGACAATGCAATCATCAGGCTCAATTAGCATTGGCCAAGCACGAAATGAATGTCAGCTCAGTGGGCAGATTGATGCTGCCAATTACCGGCTTAGCCATCTGGCTGGTGTTAATCAAGGCAATGCATATGCTTGGAGCTACTGGTATGGTAAGAGCTATGTGACAAACATTGTCAACCAGCAATTTGCTGTTTGTGCAGCGCACGTTGACCGTGACCTCTACCTGAATATCAACTTCAGAACAGGCGCAACTTCTTGGACAGCTAACGGCAACAACAATCCAAACTTGATGTGGTACACGCAAACGTACCCTAATGTAACATTGGCTCAATATTATACGGCCTGGAATGCCACAGTTCTGTATCAAGCAGGTGACACTGGAGTAGCGTTGTCAGTCTCACAACAACCATCTCCGAGTAACGACTTCACGGCAATCATCCACTTTGACGACAATCCGGCATCTGGGGCACATGACGTTCAAGTTGGTATAAACATCACATTCACTTCATAAACAAAAAGAGCAGCCTTAGGCTGCTCTTTTCATTTCAGCAATAACGGTTTACACCGCCATATCTGCTTTGATAGGCGGAAGGTGCTGATAGCCTTCCAAGCGGATATCGTCCATTGTGAACTTGTCAATGTCCTTGATTTCAGGATTGAGCCACAATGTAGGCAAAGCCAGGGGCGTACGGCTAATCTGTTCCTTTACCTGCTCAACGTGATTAGAATACACGTGAGTATCGCCAAGGATATGCACAAATTCCCCAACGCCAAAATTACAAACTTGCGCAATCATGTGCGTGAACAGCGAGTAGCTCGCGATATTGAACGGAACACCAAGGAACATGTCCGCACTGCGTTGATACATTTGACATGACAACTTATGACGTGGCGCCCCGATTTCATCAAACGATGCATGTAGATCATCAGCTGGTACCATTGGAATCAAGCTTGGTGCATATTGGAAGCCTGGTTCATGAATTACCAACCAGTCAATTCGATCTTGAATGCTCATCTTCGATACGAAGAACTGAGCAAACATGTGGCATGGTGGGAGTGCCATCTTATCGAGCTCACCCGGGTTCCAAGCAGTCAAAACATGACGACGACCGAATGGGTCCTTCTTCAGACCTTCGATCAACTGTGCGAGCTGGTCAACTTGCTTGACAGTGTAAGCAGGCTCACCGGCGTGAACACCGATTTCCTTGTCAGGGGCTTGCCATGAGCGCCACTGTACACCATAGACGCGCCCAAGGTCGCCCTCGAATTTTGCCTTTGGCGTCCAGTAATCAGCATTTGCATTACCAGTCCAAATTGTTTGCTTTTCGCTGTCGCGTGAACCGTGCAAGATTTCCTTCAGGCGTTTCTCATCACCACTACCTTCGATAAACCACAGCAACTCAGATACAAGGGCTTTCCAAGCCAGTTTCTTTGTTGTAACTGCTGGAAACCCTTGAGTAAGATCAAAACGCATTTGTTGACCGAATAGGGCGATAGTGCCAGTGCCTGTTCGGTCCATACGTTCGTCACCTTCCGCAATGATGCGTGCAAGCAAGTCGAGATATTGTTGTTCTGGGTGTGTCATAGTTTTCTGTCCATTATTTCATATGTGACGTCGAAGTCCTGGCCCTTAGATACGTGAGTAAAGAACGGCGGGTTGAAGTTCGTGGTATCGAGCGAAAGGAAGCAGTCCCCTTCGAACGATTTGCCTATACGAGTGACGTATAGACGTTCTGCCAGCTTGGCAAACTGAGTATATACCTGGGCACCACCTATGATCATGATCTCTTGGTGGTCTGGGAAACGCGTCCTAAGACATTCAATGATTTCCTCAGGAGTGCCAGTTGCCAAGTAGTCGGCCACTTCTGACAGATCACTCTCGTAGAACTCGCGAGGTGTTTTGGATGTCATCACGACATTCACACGATTCGGAAGTGGTTTCTTCGGCAAGCTGTGCCATGTGTTAGACCCCATCAGAACGATTTTGTCCTTGGTGTGAGTCTTGAACCACTTCATATCTTCTGAGATTCGTGGCCAAGGAAGTTCGTTGTCCTTGCCAATACAGCCATTCTCAGCAATGGCTACAATCATTGAAATTATCATTTATCCCACATAATTCGATCAAGGCCCATTTGCGTGTTTCGATCACGCATCAGGATCTCGCGGAACTCTTCTTCTAGCTCCGGTTGCACTAGCTTCATAGTTATCATCAAATTCATCCACGCATCGTTGACTGATTCGTTCTCTTTAACCATGCGTTCAATGACTTCGTAGAAGTCTGCCTTAATAAATTTGCCACTCAATTTACTACGGGCTTCATCCAGCATTTTCACCGAATCTTTTGCCTGCTTTTCCATAGCTTCGAGTTTTTCTTTTAGATCGTTGATCTCTTTTTCTTGCTTTGCTATGATGAGATCAGGGCTCTCATTCATTTCATCTGCAAAGCGTTCTGCATCAAAAGCTTCCATATCCCCTCGTTAGACGAACATTACTGAATTTCTTTTCAATTTCTGGATCCACCAACTTCAAGGTAATCAGCAAAGCATCCCATGATTCCTTGAGGCTTTCGTTTTGTGCGATTGCTGTTTCCAGAATGCGATAAAATTCCGCACGTTGATATGATTCTGCCGCAATTCTTTCGGCATGATCTTTCTGCTGTTCAAGGTGGAGAATTTTGTTGTTGAGCTGACTTATGATATCAGCTTGTTTGGCGACCATACGGTCAGTTGGATCATACATGAAGAAAGTCCTCTGTTTGCCAAATTATATGGCAGTTCAGAGGACTTGTCTAAATTACTTGAGTAGTTTGCGGCGAGCAGCTTGGAGCAGTTCGTCTGTCATCTGGTTGATGACACGACGGATTTTTCGCACATCAAGGATGATCTTGATATTCACGATACTTTCAGGCTTTGTGTCCAGAAGGTCTTCAAGTTCTTGTGCAGTGAGGATCAATTCTTCACCCCATTGCGTGTACACTTTAGCCAGAATAATGTATTCCGGTGGTACAGATTCTGGATCCAAGGAACTGATGATTTCGTCAATAATATCGGGCTTGCTCATAGTGTGCTCCGCAAAGTGTCCTCTGGTATTTACTTGGCGGTTACCCATTATTATCTACCGAATTAATTTTGTTGGTTAACGCGGTGCGATATGTATCGTAAAGCTTCTGAAGCTCTGGATCTGCTGCACGATGTGCTTGTTCTTCTTGAAGTTCTACCAAGATCGCATGGCACATGGTGATCAAGTCTGCAACGTATGTTTCGGACATGAATGTGGTGCCCTCAAAATACGCTCTAATTTGTTCCCTAGTTGGAACGGGGAGCTTTCCCATAATTGTAAATCTCTATTTCTGTTGGCAAAAAGCCCCGATTATGAGTCGGGGCTTTTCGACCAAACCTTCATGCTTTAGGACAGCTCACCATTGTTCTTCAAGTGATCTGAGTATTCAAGTGCAGCCAGAATAACGGCTGCTGCCTTGATCAAATCATCCTCAAAGTCTTCCTGTGTTACTGCACCACCTCGATTGATACGAGATGAACCCTTGCGCTTCGCTTGCTGAGTCAAATAGTGGCTAGCGATAGCAATCCAGTCATTGACTGAGTTCTTGCTATCCCACTCCGAACCTGGCAAAGTCTTCTGACGCTCGCGCTCATCAACAATACGAGAGATCAAGTTTTGGACTTTGTCTTGCATATTACTCAGCTTTTGAAGCTGCCTTCGCTGTTGATGAACGGCGGTCGCCACCACGGCCTGACTTCTTAGGCTGGGCATCGACGCCCTCAGCAGTAGCAATTTCAACAGATGGCTTGGCTTGTGCATTACGTGGGCGGAGTTCTGGAGCGATACGATATGCTTCTTCACGCTTCAGCTTCGCTTCGTTTTCGATGAGGTCTGCTTCGAACAGAATGTTCTGTGCCATAGTCAGACGCTCTTCTTCACGCATTGCCTTCAGGTTGTTGACGACTGCGTTGAAGTTTTCAGCTTCTTGAGCTTGCTTCTGCTTGAAACCATCTGGCAGAGTGCCCTTCGCTTCCAAAACGTCAATCAGAGGAATTGGTTGATTTGGGAATGGAACCAGAATGATGTTGTCAATTGGTTCTGTACGCATGAGACCATTTGCATGGAACTCGTTCAGCACGTTGCGGCCAGTTTCTGGCACGTTACGGCGTGTCATAAAGTCGGCGAAGGTATCAACACCTTGGCCTTCGCTGCTTTCGACCATCTCGCGGATGATCTGCTCAAAACGTGGTGTGAGGCTCTCGACGTCGATGATCAGAGCTGTCTTTGGGTCTTGTGGTAGTTGCATGAAAACAACCACACAGCGACGGTCGGTTGACTTAACCTTACCAACGTGCTTCAGCATTTGTGACATGGTTTTTATTCCTTTAAGAAGAAGGTTAGGTGGAACAAAGTTCGACACCTAACCTTGTAGGTCTGAAACTGGTTTACTTAGCCTTGCGCTTTGAAACCTTCTTCACTGAAGCAGCGGGAGCCGCATCAGCTTGAGTAGCTTCAGCCTGTGCTTCACCAGCTGCTGCTTGTTCATTAGCAGCTTGTGCAGCGGTTGCAGCTTCAACAAAAGCGTTGATCTTTTGACGAACAGATGCAACTTGTTCGATAACAGCCCAGCCCTTGAAAGCGCCTTGGTCTGCTGCGTAGTCGATGATCTTGACTACGTTTTGCAGGTCAACCAGAGAGATGGTTGCAGCTTCAGCGCCAGTTGCTGGTGCTTGGTTGTCGATAACGTCTGACATTACTCAAAACTCCTTGTTGTTTTAATTATCGTTGAGTAAAGGTGATTCTAGCAGAACCACCTTTTCTGTCAAAATTTATTTCTGACCAATCAACTTGACCTTGTCTTCAGGCCACATCAAGTAGTTGTTCCAACTTGGGTGCTTGATGACAATCGGTCGAGACTTAGCCTTCGCAGCCATTTCGAAATACGACGGACGATATGGCATGTTCTTCGGCTTGATATGACGGTTGTGCCCCTTCTGCGCGTTGCAAGGACCGCATGATGCCACGATGTTTTCCCATGACGTAGTACCACCGTCCTTACGAGGAACGACGTGGTCCATAGTCAACTCATCGTACGTGAAGCGATGGCTGCAATACTGACACAAATGGTTGTCACGCAAGAAGACGTTGGCTCGGCTGAACTTCATGTTACGTCCTGGCTTCACGTAGCTCTTCGTCATGACGACTGCCGGAACTTGCATTTCGACAGAAGGCGAGCGTACAAACCAATCATCGTAGTATTCGATCGGTTCAACAGTCTCACTCCACATAGAAGTGATAGCGTCACGCCAGCTCATAGTGCTGATAGGCAGAACGTTCACAGGTGAGCCGTCAGTGTTCAACACTAATACATCGCCACCTGCATCGAAGTTTATTTTTAACCGTTCCATGATATTCTTCTTGTAAGTCAATTATTTAGGAACGTTAACGTAGCTGTTAAAGAGTCAGAACTTGTTGAAGTTCTCGACCTTCGGTTTGCCATCAACGAACCTAATGTCCAGGGTACTCAGGTGTCCATGTTTTCCACATCCTGTATCCAGGAAGATGGCTTGTCCACCCAGTTTCCCATGATGCACCAACGGCATTTCAGTGCTGCGGATATCATGTCCTACAATAGCGACACTGTTCTGCGGCAACTTGTCAACCCAATTGTAAATGCGATTCGGGAAACCATCTTGTCTGCGCGGTGAAGTATTATCTACTTCACCAAACAAACACATTTCTTCAAACTTGCCAGACACTCGTTTCTCTGTGTTGGTCCAGATATCCGGGTGTACAGCGCCGTGAGTGAAAATAAAATTCTGTGCGATACGGTGGTTTCTCGACATGTTGACGAGACCTTTAAACCGTGACGTCCACTTTTCCCGCTCGCTTTCACTCAACGACTCGATGCGGTTGGTTGTCATTTTGTTACCTTCACTCAGCTTGATATTGCCTTCAGGCTGTGTGACCCAACGGTAAATCTTCTTCTCATGGTTACCCATGATCAGTTCTGCTTCGCCCCGCACAACGAGTCGATATGCTTCTTCAATCGTCTCCAGTGAGTCACGCCCATAATCGAGCAAGTCACCAGTGAGTTGAATAAAGTGGTTTCTGCGCTGTGCCCAACGAATGACGTTGAGAAAAGCGTTCAACTGTCCATGCACGTCGGGGACAACAGTGATGCCTTCGTATCCGCGTGCGATGACTTGCGCGAACAAGTCACTGTTATCGAGGGGAAGAATCACCTCAAATGAATCACGCTTGATGTCGATGACATCAGCAACCTTGTCACCCTGCTTGAGATCCTTGCGGACGTTCAAGTCGTCTACGAGATAGAAGACGTTCATGCCCTTGTTGGCCGCAATGCGTGCCAATGCGAGACGTGTGTCACGGCGAAGGTCAGGAACATCTACCACTACGCGTTCACCAAGCATAAGCTTAGTGGCTACTTCATGCTCAAGCTCCCGCATAAACAGCGCACGCAGGTCTGGACGGTCCCCAGGGCCTGTCATGCGTTCCTGCACGCGCTCGATACTGACAAGCTCGTGGCTAGGGAATTTAGCAGTGATATCAGCTGTATTGGCATCGACCAAAACAACTAAGCTATTCAACGGAATCTTTTTCATAACACATTGTGGCATTTGCCAGTTGTTTAATCAAATACAAACGCCACAAACAACGAAGGGGCGATTTTTGTCGCCCCTTCGAGAATTTTGTACAGCGTCGCTATAGTTTCACCTATAACTTACTCCCTTGGGGCTCATGATTGCGTGGATTTCCGGCGCAATCGTTCAATAGAACAATTGTCTCACCGGATGCGAGCGCGTGTGCAAACTTCGCTGGCGCGATAACGCCCGAGCGTTGGGATGAATACATCATCTGCCACGCTTGGATGTTAGCTGCTGCTCGTTTAGCGGTTTCGCCCATTTCCAGATAGAGTCCTTTCACTTGAACAGCCAGATGATATTACTCCCTGGCTGTAAGTCAAGCTTTTCTTTTATTTAACGAAGAGAGCGCGGAACTTGTCCACCAACTTAGCCCACTTAGCCTTCATCTTGTCCATAAAGCTCATGTTACGCACTGCTGCCTTGCGATATTCGAACCACGACAAGTTGCCCCAGTAGTGACGAACCATATCGATACGAGGGCCGCTGTGCATATGAAGTTTGATGTGATGCATGATCGACTCAAGCACATCTTCACCGCCGTACGCACGAGCGTAATAACCAGCATCTTCAGCCGATATACCAAACGCTGGATTCTTCACCACCTTCATGAAGAAATCCTTGCGAGTCGCGTACTGAGTCTTCAGCTTTTCAACCGCATCAACAATACCTTGCGCGTAGTTGGCGACGTTCTGATGGAAATCAGCCTCGAACGCCATCAACGCTGCGCGGTTAGTCGAGTCCAACAGCGGCAAGTGATCATCAACTTTGCCCTCAACCACCAACTGAATGACGTCCTTCTCAGACTGCATCAGGTCAGTTGCATTGTGGCGGAAGCAGTACTCATCGCCCTTCAGCTTCACCATGTGGCCATCTTCAAAACGGATGATGTAGCCTTCCATGTTCTTGATGCCACGCACATACTTGATGAACGACTTCAGATCGCGGGTGGTCTTCTGGAATGCGGCAACCACTGGAATATTGTGATGATTGCCAGCACGTAGCAACTCATCGTAGGACCAATACTCGCCAGACACGTTATGGCGCGCCGCAGTCAGCACCAAAGCGTCTTCCGGGTAGTCGATCACAATAGGTTGCTTACGCGAACACCATTCGAAAATAGGCGTCACATTGAGGTTTTCGCATTCATAGACGAATGCTTTGTAGCCCAAGTCAGATGCATCAACAAACTCAGTTACCAGATCAGCAATTGGCGTCCAACCCATCATAGTACCCCAACGGATTGGATCCGTTGCGCCACGCTTATCAAACGGACGGACTGGTCGAAGCATTGACCCGTCAAGCTTCTCCAGCACTACGAACGGCTTCGTCATGTCGATGTTGTAATCAAGAACCTCTTCTCGTTCGTTGACGTTGAAGAACTTGTGGAAACCACGTGCGATAACTTGGCCAGTCTTTTCATCAAAGATCAGACCACGACATTCACGCACGAGTTTTGATGCACGATCGACAACTTCATCGCCAGTCAAGTCAGAGAACAAACCACGGACATTTACCACATAGTCGAAGACTATGTAGCCATGGCCCGTGTTACGTTCGCAGAAGCATGGTGTTTGTACTCGAGCGTTGGCATCGAGACATGCTTGACGAACTTCGTCAATGGAAGTGATATGCGGGAATTGATAGTTCATGATTTATTCTTATTGTTATGACATGAGTCTAGCTTGCCAAATGCCAATCAGCAAGATAGCCATCGCTTAAGATGGCTACCTTAGATTGCTACTTAATGCCTAGTAATCTTTACTTGCCCAGTTCGGCGCGGCTTGCGACAATCTTGTCGACAATGCCAAACTCGAGCGATTCCTGCGCTGACATGAAGTGGTCACGTTCCATCAGCTTATAGACTTCGTCGTACGAACGGCCAACGTTGTCTGCGAGCATCTGAGTGAGAACCTTGTTCAGCTTTTCGGTTTCCTGGAACTGAATGCGTTGATCATGCACTGTACCGCGCGTGCCAGAACTGACGCTATGAATCATCACGCGTGCATTTGGCAGCGAAATACGCTTGCCTTTCGTACCTGCTGACAGGAATACCGAACCCATCGAGCAAGCTTGACCCATGACGATCGTGCTGACGTCATTCTTGATGAAGTTCATCGTATCGACGATTGCCAGACCAGCAGTCACCGAACCACCCGGGCTGTTGACATACATGTAGATGTCACCATCGCCTTCTGCTTCGAGGTGCAGAAGCTGGGCAACGACGATGCTTGCCATTGTGTCGTTCACTTCACCTTCGACGAAGACGATTCGCTCCGACAGCAAACGGCTGTAAATGTCCATCGATCGCTCACCGCGAGCTTCTTGCTTGACGACCATCGGGACAAGTGAGTTTTGCATGTTTTATTCCTGTGTGTTGTTTTTCAGATAGGCGTTCGAGCCATCCATGAGTTTAAACATAATGGCTTCGTTGCCATCTTCGAAGAATACTACAAGCTTAGACTCGTAGTCATTTTTGTAGACGCCCCAGCGGCTTTCAAAATTCTCTGCGACATATTGGTCCATCAGGCCAACAAAGTCTTCACCAAATTGATGTGCTAGAAGAGGAACTTCTACTCTTTCCCAGTCACCTGGAAATGGACCTTTGATTTTGCGGTTGCCGTATGTTCCGAGAATGTCAGAAGCATTCAACGTAACACCGGTAAAACGAACTGCGCGATCTTTCATGTGAGTCACTGACTAGCGGGTTAACCTTCAGTGACTAATTATATAGATTGGCAACCTTGCGTCAAGCTAAGGTTGCCATTTTGTGGTAAGAGTGGCAAGCCACTTCTTATTATAATTCTTCTGGTGCGTCGTCTTGTTCAAATGGACGATCCGGCACTTTGTAGAAGGTACCAATCAATCTTTCATTTAACGGGAATACTCCGTTAAGATGATTGAAATACAGTACATCATCCGGGTCTGATGAAATGTAAACATAACCACGCGGAGGACCTGGTCGGTCAATATAATACCAGCCAGTTTCCGTGACTTCACTTGCTTTCAGAGGTGGGCCGAATGTCATGTTCATAGCACAAACTCCTGAATGATGCGATCACGCGATCGTTCCAGTGACTTGCCCAGCAAATTGAGTACACCAGCGGGCCATGTGGCTTCATCCCAGGCACGAGGATCGTTCTCTTCAAGACCAATACCCCATATGCGATCATAGGGGCTGGCTTCAACGATTTGCAGCGGATACGACAGGATAATGCCTTCACGCAAATCATCGATCTGGCTGAACTTGGCATACGTGATTTCATCCATGATTCCTTCACGATTTGCCACCCATACGGCTTCGTCATAGTTCTGCACTTGACGACCAAGTGACTTGTGACCCCATTCGATCACTCGTCCGGTTTCTTTGTCGCGAATATCCCACGGATACTTGGCATCTAGAATGCGTTGAGCTGTCTTTGCGTCTCCGAACAACTCAGCTTTCAACCACATCATTGTTTGTTCGGCATAATCAAACTTGATGCCACCAAGTGTAAAACTGGGTGTATATGCCCAGTTTGAATAAGCGTCTTCATTACGCCAGAACAGCAACTTATTGTTCTTGATTAGCATGTCGCAGATGTTCCTTTAAGAACGCTCATGGTCAAATTAGAATCATGTATGAGCGTGCGGTAGGGGTGCGTTGATACGGGATACAGTTAATCGGGCCGTCGCGTTGGAACGTCATCCATTGCGTTTCCTTTCTTCTGCCTCGATCTTTAAAATATGACTCCCTTTGGTGGGTTCGTCCTCTAGCAAAAATCGTGTACCTTCATCTAGGTTCTCAGGCAATGGTTGTGCGTTTGCATAAAACTGCCTACGAATCTCGTCATCGTACTTACCAGCAATCAAATCTTTGGTGAATTGTGCTGTGGCCCTGCCTTCTTTGGTAAAGCGGCTATGGAAGAAATGCAACACTTGCATACCCCAGCTCATTACGATGACAGCAGCCCATACAATGCGTGATATACCTTCAGGCCGACGCATGATCATGATCAATTCTCCTTGTTGTTCATATGATACAATGACGTAGGGCAACCAGCAAGCGCCAAAAGGAAAACCCCGGGAAAGACTCCCGGGGCTTTCGCCGCCCTACAACACAAAACCTGATTACTTGCCCAGTTCGTAGTACGCGGTCAGGCCGAACGGAGCCGTGATGCTCGTCGTGCCGTGGATCACAAACAGCGTATCCACGTAGTTCTCGTCGCCCCAGCTACCGCCAGGGTAGCCGTCGGTGAACATCACAAAGCGATGCGGTTCAAGACCTTCTTCCTTCATGAAATCCCAGTTGCACTCGAACAGCGTGCCACCGCCACCTTGCGGTTCGTACTCGAGAATTTCATCCAGGTTGTCATGCGTGAAGGTCTTCACGTTGTACACGCTCGTATCGAACGTCCACAGCGTCAGCTTGAAGTCCTTGAAGGTCTCCATGATGCCCTTCACTTCACCCAGGATATCGCGCAGCATTTCTTCCGTCATGGACCCCGACGTGTCGATCGCGATTGCGATGTCGATCGTGTTCATGTAGTTCATGCCCGGGAGGATCACACCAGCATTCCACGAACGCTTGTTGATCTTGCTGAACGTGAAGTCATCCTTCAACGCGCTCTGGATATGCGTATCCAGCAGTGCGCGCCAGTCCATCTTGGGTTGCGTGAACGCGTCGATCAAACGCTTCACACCGGCCGGCGTCTTGTCCGCACCAGCAGCCTGCGCAGCTTGAATCGTTGCCGCACGAATTTCGTTGCGGATCTGATCCATGTCTTCCTGCGTCAGCTTCGGCGGGCCATCCTTGCCCATAACGCGCACTTCTACGCCACCGTCGCTGTTGCCGTCGCCGTCTTCATCACCTTCGCCGCCGCTGCCATCCAAGTGCATATCCAGCGGCATCTTGATGACCGTGCTGTTCTTCATCAGCAGCTCGTACACTTCTTCCGACGTCATCTCGTCGGTGTACTTGTCCGGCTCGTACAGCCCGCCCGTGGGCATCTTACCGACTTGCTCTTGATGAAGCGTATAGTTGACGATGTAGTCCGCGGCCATGTTGTGGATCTTGTGATCGCGGCCGCCCTTACGGCCCATGTGATCGTACACGCAGTGAAGCACTTCGTGACCGATCAGGAACAGCAGTTCAGCAGGAGTGAGGCCCTTGATGAACTCGCGGTTGTAGTAGAAGTGACGACCTTCAGTTGCCGCAGTCTTGCACCAGCTGGAAGCGTCGACCAGCTTGAGACGCGTGGCCAGGTTGCCGAAAAACGGCTTTTCAAGCAGCAGCTTCACCCGCGCCGCCACGATTGCTTGCACTACCGGATCGTCGAGATTCGTTGACATTGTTTGTTTCACTCCTCTTAAAGTGTTCTTTCGTCTATTGTAGCACGAATTGGCTACGTTGCTACCTTTTTTCCACTAGCGTTGCGGGGAAAAAAATGGAGCGGGTTGCCCCGCTCCCCAGGTGCAACCGCCCACACCTTAATTCATGATGAGATGCTTGTATTTGTCAGCAAACTTCTCGAAGTTCTTCATCGACTTTGCGTTGAAGCCCAGCTTGAACGTGCTCAGCGCGGTCTTCGCGCCCATCACGCAGATTTCAGGCTGGAAGTGCTCCAGCATGTAGCCGAGGAAGTTATCGGCTTGCTTCAGCCATGCTTCGTGCTGATCCTTCGGCTTGCCCGCCTTCGCGATCTTTTCCGCACCTTCGCGCAGCTGGTAGCACAGTGCCGTCGTCAGTGCGTAGCACAGCGAAACGTCAACGCGCGTCAGCGCCGGGTTCTTGCCGTTCAGGATATCGTCCGGGTTCGGCAGGTCAGCAGCATTGCGACGGTATTCCATGAATTCCACCGCGTTGCCGTCGCCGATCGCACCAGCAACCATGCCCGTCATGATCGTTTCCGGCAGATCCGGGTTACCATCGACGATGCGCGACACAAATTCCCACGAACGCGGCGTTGCAAAACCACGCGATGCCGACAGTGCTTCGAACTGGAACAGCTTGTTCTTGAATGCAGTCAGGAAACCGACCACGTCCTTGTTGAACTTGCTGTTCAGCGCGTGAACTTGCCAGTCGTCGAAGTCGTGACGCATTTCGAGGTGGACGAAACGGTTTGCCAGCGGAGTCGGCATACGGAACGTCACGCCCTTGTCCGTCTCGCGGTTACCAGCCGCCACGATCACGCAGCCTTCCGGCACCGTGTATTCACCCAGCTTGCGATCGAGCACCAGCTGATATGCAGCAGCTTGAACGCTCGGGGGCGCGCTGTTAAACTCGTCGAGCAGGATCATGACCTTTGCGTTCGGGTCATGCGGCAGTACCAGCGGGGCCGACCAACGCATGCCGTGCATTTCGACACCACCGATCACTTCCTTCACCGGGTACGGGATACCGCGGATGTCCGTCGGCTCCATCTGGGACAGACGAATATCGACGAAGCCCATGCCCATTTCCTTTGCCACTTGCGCCAGCACAGCCGACTTACCGATACCCGGCGGGCCCCACAGGAACGGCGCAACCTTGGTCGGTGCGAGATGCTTGATGGACGCCGCAACTTCCGACGGCTTGAACGTGAAGGTTTGCGGTGCGTTTGCGGAGGACTTGCTCTTCGACATACTTTTTGCTCCTAGTGTTTGGGCGGTTTATACAACAATTTGTGTTTACTGCGTTTTGTGTTGCGTATCACAGTAATCGCAACTCTACAGAGCAATGGCATGTTCGTCAAGCGCTTTTATAAGCCATTCATGTTGCGGTTTTACAACACATATGGCGAGTTCGTTTGGCGAGGAAGCTTAGAGATCAGGCAGGAAGCTGTTCTTGTCGAACTGCAAACGGTATTTGGCTTCGATCAACGTTTCGATTTTTCCGTCAGACAGGCGCAACATCATTGCCAGATCACTGTCGAACGTAGTGAACATCTTGTTGTTGATGAAGTAAGGAAGGGTAGAGACTCTATCTAGATAGAGGAGGTGTGGCAGCTTGACTTTGTAGCCTTCTGCCATAGGGATGTCATATCCTTTAAAGAAGGACTTCATGAGTTGAAGTCCAACTTCAGACAACTTGAGACCCTTGGCTGAGCAAGGGTCACCGCGATAATTTTTGAAAATCAGTTGGCAGATTTCTTGCGTATCTTTACCGACAATCATGTTTTTCAACGGACTATCGGTCGCAAGTGATTGCGCAACCAACAATTCAGCTATCTTGGCCTGTATCGTCATCTGGATCGATTTCGTTAACTAATTCACCTGCAGTCAACTTATAAACAGCAAACTGATCTGTCTTGAACAGCTTGTTGAGCTTTTCAGCCAGGTTGAATGCATGTCCAGGGTTACTGAAGGAAACCTTTTTGTACTTTGGGCCAGGATAGTTGACCAAACTATTAAGTGAGCGAAGATTGATTGGGCGACCTTCGTAAAAAACTGCGTAGATCGCGTCAGCTGCCAAAATTTGCTCGCTTTTGTAGGTCTTACTGTCAGTGTGGTTCAACAGAACGGATGGCTTAGGACGGCTCATATTGCACCTATAAAGCAAAATTTCTATGTCATGTATTTATGCGAAAGGATACATTTTGAAACACTCATGTTATCACCAAATGAATCTGTAAAAGTTGCTGAACCCCAGAAAAGACGAAAGCTCCCCAAGGGAGCTTTTATTCGGTCTAATACTCGATTAGAAGTCTGCGTCGAAGTTGCCAGCTTGATGGCGAGCAACTACATCACTCTTGATCAGTTCCTGGTAACCACCAATGCGTTCACCATCAACGAAAATCTGCGGCACTGTGCGAACACCTGGGCCACACTTCTCGTAAAACGCCTTGCGTGCTTCTTCGTCATCGAGATTTACTTCTGAATACTCGATACCATTCTTCTTCAAGTATGCCTTAGCTTGTGTGCAGTAAGGGCAAATAGTCTTGCTATACACTACGACTTCCATGTTTTCTCCTAAAAAGTACCGCCAGATACATGGATAATCTGTGGTTGAATCTTTGTAAGTTGATCCAGGAAGTCCTGGATCGCCACCTTCAAGTCTTCGCTTTCCTGCGCAGACACGTAGGCAATGACTGCGAGCAGTTCATTGGCTTCGTGAATGCTTAGGCGAATTTCTTTGCTGTTGGTTGCGCTCGCATGTTTGATGCGAGTCGCGATAGTTTGAAGGATCGTTGTGTCCATGTATCAGACGGTTCTATTTAGTGCTGACATGACATTCATCATCTCGAGACGAGTCTTGAACGGACCAGAACTCTGATACTGTTCAACTGTCTTCAGCAATGGGCAGAAGCTTGGCACCCAGCGCTTGCTGAACTTAATGGTCCAAAAACCAGCCACATGCTGCACTTGCTTGCCTCGAACATACACCGGACGTTCACCCGTTGTTGATACGGAAACGTTCGTATGCTTGATTGGGAAGCCGTCGATATGATCGACGATGTCGCCATCTTCCTTCGCTTCATTGACTTGCTCTTTTACCTTACCACCAAGGAATTCCTTGATGTCTGACATCTTGGCAAAGGTCGTCCTTGCCTCTGGTGTCATGTAAACGTATTCAGCATCAGTCTTGTAGATGAAGCCAACTGGAAAGCCATTCGCGTTAGCTACCCAGCTATTTGCTGTGATCTTATGCAGATTGATCGCCATCTTTTTCCTTTTTAATGTGCGCAACTGTTGCACGTACTGCATTCGGATCTGAGAGATTTGAGTTGACAAAACGCAAGTCATCGCGTTCGACCAAATACAATAGATTGTCAGCAACAAATGCTGGCACGGTTGCTGGTGCATCGACACCTTCAGGCAATTCTACTTCCGCCATAACCAGATACAAATTTGCATTGATCTCATCGTGGAAGAAATCCACTTCCCAGTTCAGATTACCGTCTGGAATTGTTACTCGAGTCTTGGAAATACGACCCGAAGAAGCCACCGCCAGCTTGTCAAAGTCCGACTTTTCAATATCAGTTTCGATCTCAATCAGTTCACTATTCACCATAAGCTTATAGGTGAACTTGTATAGACCAGAAGCTGGTGGTACAAGTTCACCTTCTGCTGACAATTTCGTGAAATCATATTTGTTCTTGATGCTGCGGATGCGCGGTCCACCAGGCAAATATGCCTGGAAGATACGATGTACCGTTGCGTCTGGCATCAATTCCAGATCAGTCATAAAACCAACATCATTTGTTGGTAGCAAGACGTACTTACGTTCGTTTTCGATCGACATATTATTTTGCGTAGGGTGCGTTCAAGTATTCAGCGTGATCTGCGGCTTCCTTGCTCAGGTTGACGAGACCATTACGTTCGCAGAAGCGGAGGAAGTGAATACCAACGCCTTGCTTGCCGCGCTTTTGCACGTTTTCAACGATGATCGAATCCATCAATTCCTTGATTTCTTCTGGTTGCTGCGTGAGATCGATCAGCGACTTGTTGAAGTTGTAAGCGTCAAGAACACGAACTTCCTCCTCAGTGCCATCAGTCTTTGCCTTTTGCCATGTTTGCAGCATCAGGTTATTCCAGTTATAACCCATCTCGTTGCGGTCTTCCCATGCTTCGATAAGCTTCTTCTCACGTACCTTTGGATATGCCGAGAAAATGCTATCACCAGAATCACCACGCATGCACTTCATGAATAAAGCACGCTTCCACCAATTAGCTTCTGGTTTGAACAATTCACCCTTCTTCAGCGCCTTACCAATGCGAAGCTTGCCGTCACTCTTGAGACCAAACTCAATGCGTTGGTTTGCCTTGTCGTAAATGCCATCCGTTGTGATGAGCAGTTCACGTACTCCGTCATAGATCTTGACATTAGGCGCCAGCATTTGGATGAAGTCGGTATCGCCACTAACTAGCAAATGCTCGTCTTCTGGATGAACTTGAATGAAACGAGCAACCCAGTCGTCACCTTCCACACCGTCACTTTGCAGTACGGTTGAGTTGGTCTTTTCCATAAGAAACGTCATCAATTCTTCAAACGTTTCGCGGAAGACTTGATCCTCTTCCTGATCGGCTGGTTTCAGTGTAGCCAGAGCTCGTTGGGCTTTACGAGCTGATTTGTATTCCGGGTACACAGCATAGCGCCAGCTATGACCTTCTAAGCAGAATACGACGTGGTCGGCCTTATACTCTCTCCACAGTTTTCGGATTGAACGGAAAACTGCGTGCAGTGCCAGACCAGCTTTCGAATATGCATCACCCTGAACGGCGTGACGGCAACGATAGAACAAGTTGGCAGTATCAACAATTATGTATTTGGACATGTTTGTTATTCTTATTGTGAATGGCGCTCTAGCAAAGCTAGTTCACCGTTGACCATAATTGTAGCTTATGTTGCAACGGTAGCAAAAATTAAGGGGAGCAAAGCTCCCCTTGTTTCAACAATACGTCAGCTTGAATGCTATTGCATCGTGTTCATCTTCGAACAGAAACCACCCCTCATTGATTAGCGGGTCCTCGATTACCCACATAGGTAAATCGTCCCAATCAAAGTCCGGAGGTGGTAAGATCGACTTTGTGACTATTGCAAATGTTTCAGGGTCAACAAATCTGAGTAACCACTTTTTAGGAATGGCTACTCTGTGATAGCCTTGCGGATTCTCTCGCAAGAAACCGTTAACTATAACCAGATTAGCTGAAGTCTGACCTGTTACCACGACGCACCGTATTGATCACTCGACCACTGTTGAATGGAACATCTTCGGCCGCCATATTCTCGGCAATAACTGAACGACACAGGTCTTCAAACCATTGCTGGATGATCTGTTCTTCGTTATAACCAGAATAACCATGTTCGATCAATTGCTTGATCCAATATTCATTCCAGTCAAACTCAAATGCTAGACCACCAACACCTTGAGCTGGATCGTAGTCGCTGTTCAGGATTGTGATGTATGGCTCTTTCCTGATGTTGGCTGATTGTTTTTCAAATTCATTGAGTTCAATGTTACCAGCAGTGAATTCAATTTCCAGCTTACGAAGAGCGAGTTCGTCACCAGTATATGTCATGTCTGCATATTTGGTAGCAAACTCATAGTCGCTGATGTTGCCATGTTTGTGTTCAAGGCGAAGCAGTTCAACCTTTAGCTCATCACCCTCATAGTCGATTTCGATCAGTCGTTTATCAAGATCGTAACCATCAAAGTAATATTCAGCTTCTGCTCGTTCACGAGTTTTACCACTCAAACCCCAAGATGCTGGAAGCCAATTGAATGGAATCTTTTTGTTCTTTTTGCTCATACTGTCTCCAAGTATGCCAATTCTATTACACCAGAGCAGGCAAGTCGAATTCCATCACAGCAAGACCACGTTTCTTGGCTTGCTGAACTTCACTATGAGATTGCTTACCGCCACCAACACGAATGAGCACGTCAATACTGCTGAGGAAATATGCACTCTCATCGCCCCATGTCTGGCCTACATATTCGACCGTATCGACAGGATAAAGATCATATTCCTTAGCACACTCAGGTGCTACGCCACGTGTGAAGAAACCCAAGCTCGTTGCAATTTCATATGCTAGTCCGGGGATTCCGAGATTTGTGAGACCTGATACGATCTCTACTTTCTGATTGCCTGTGCTGAGGAGGCCAAATGCTTGTGTGAGGATACCGCGTGCTTCTTCGATGTCAAACTTCTGTGCTGAGTAGCCAACCACACCGATGCGTTTATAGTTATTCTTGTTATACATGGTGTCCTAAGGTGGCGCATATGCCACTTTATAACCATGTTAACACAAACTCCACAGCAATCAAATCATCATCTGGAAGTTCTATCTCCCAAGTAAGGAGGTTCAACCTGAGATTACACTTGCGATCCAATGCCCATTGTCTAAAGTCTTTAGACGGCTGCGATATGGGCAAGCTCCCACCAGGGAAGTATGTCCAATCAGTTGATATCGCCTTTTTGGGCACTGGATATACTAACCCCACGTTAGCATGAACTCCAATGCGAGGTTATCATCATCGATCCTGATGCAGAGACCATTGTGTGCATCATGATGCAACGTGTATTCCCCTCGTTCGGCGAACCACTCCCGGACATCTTCCCTGAGGTCGAAGACGGCCATAACGCCAACATAACGTTCCTTGGGCGATTCCAAATGTGTTCGAGGAACTTTAAAGAAATGACTCATAGAATTTTAGTTTGAATAGAGTCGCGATATTTTCATCTTTGATGTTGAACAAAATGAATTGCTTCATTCCTTCGTTGACAACACGCCAACGATGGCTGCAATTGTCGTCCAACCATGCTTTCATATCCGGTCGAAAGCCGCCACGATATTTTTCGATACTATCTGAAGTCCATACTTCCCGATAGTCAAAGAGCGCAGTGATATCCAGCTTGAATTTGTGGCGGCTCGCTGATTTTACAGATCTTCTTGCCATTCGCCCACATCCGCTGCGTCAGAAAGGAGTTTCATCTTAACGATGGTCAAATACTGGCGGATCTGCTTTCGATTCTGCCAGAACATGTCTTCGTAATGACGAGGGCCATTACACGGACAATCATGAACAAAGTTCTTGCCGCTGATATAGCTGTAACGAACGTCGTCCACATCACGATGAATGATGAAGCCCTCTGGGTCTTCCTTGTTCATTTCCGTGTAGTATTCAATCTCACTCTCGATGATCACATCACTGTCAATCGCAATGTGTTCACGCCCGCAATAGCATTCTTGATTGGGACCGCCACCACCCATGAATACACCAATGAAGTCATCTGTTGGCGGACGATCACAGTAGATGGGATATTTCTTTTCGCTCATTATTCACCACTTATCATTAACTTGAATTGCAAGGCTTGTAACTCATCTGGGATGTCTATTTCAACCCAGTAGTCAACCATTGTGCGTACTGTAGTTCTGGTTCGATATTGACGGCGCTCGCTACGTTCCACCCAGGTGTGTTCGATACCATTGCGACGTAGCCATCTACGCATGAATTTGTTTGGCTTTGCATGCCAGTTGTCACCCTTTCCGTTGAGCAGGAGGATCAAACCAACACGTCTTTCTGTGTATTTGTCAGGTAACTTAAACTTCATTGTTACTGCGATGCCCAAATCAAACGAAAAGCCACCGCTGTAGTTTCATCTGGAGCCATAATGTATGGTTCATAATCGACATTCCATACACTATTTGTCCACATCTGAGTACCATCTGCTTCGTAGGTGCAGTTGTTGTCGTGCAACCACTCCAGAATCTCTGGCTTTATCACCGCAATCAAAGAAATAGGTGACACGGCCGATCCATCAGCGTTTGCGGCAACATCAATGTAAATGAAACGCCGCGGGAAGGGGATTTTTACAGGTTTGCTCATAGAACAATTGTACAGAATGGCAAGTGCCAGTTCAAGCAAAAGGGGAGCAAAAACTCCCCTTTCTGGTTACAGCCAAGTTAACTTGAATTGCAAGGCCCAAAGCTCATCTGGAATCTTGAGCAAGTATTCTCTTTTGATATCCCACCGTTGACCAATCATGATCGTTCGATTGTGCATCTGGAACGGTGTGCCTTCAGCAAGCAAAGTACGCGTTTCAACAAACTCAAATTCATATTCAATCTTGCGACGCTTGAGCCAGTTCTTCACACTCTTTGTCAACTTTTTATGGCTACCGACTTTGTTCCCATTGTTTGGGTCACGCCCATAGTATTCCTCACACATTTCTGGGGGAAGTGAAAACACTGTCATACACCACCAAATGTCAATTTGAATTGAATTGCTTCACGGACATCATCAAAACTATAAGCCACGAACGCTTCGTTTGTTCCAATGATACAAGTTGTATCCCACCCATATGGTGAACTGCAATTTTCAGCAAGCCACCGTTTGGCTTCACAGTGGCCTTCCCAAATGCTGCCGTAGGGTTTGTCTTTACTAAGACCAAGTTCATCAAGTATGTCATAGCTCAGACGTACTTGATGTTGGTATTGACCGTTATCCATAGATCAACTTGAATGCTACCGCGATTGACTCGATAGAGAAGAGTACCACAGGTCCTTGCTTATCAAGGATCTGGTAGTGGAACTCAGGCTCACGTTCTTGTTCAGCTCTGAGCCAGTTATAAACCTCTTGATTGAGATTGAAGCTTTCTGGCTGATCAACACCCGGGAATAGCAATGCGATGCGTGCGATCGACCTGTAATGATCACTGCCTACTCGAACTGAATAGATCATGCTTACTTACCAATCACATTTTGAAAGACGTAAGCGTGGACGCGTGCTGCCACGTTGTAACCACGACGGCAAGCTTCCTCTGCAACACGAGCAGCAACCATATTCTGGCCTTCAACGGTTGCACCTACCGGCATAATCCAAATTGGCCAATTCACACCTGCCGCGCGGAATGCAGCGGTGAACTCTTCAACTTCTTGCCATGAACGTTCGCTACCATCACTCACGTACTTCAGTTGACCGTGATTGCTCATCTTTGCGTAGTGAGCAACTACATCAGGTTGCAAGGCATCGGCCTTTTGCTCACCACTCAAGTACAATTTAGGTGAAACGGACCAGAACCATTCTGTGCCAGCTAGTTCTTCATATTCTTGCGACAACGAAGCAAAGTTTTCTGCATGCATCCAACGGAGATGACGCATGTAGAAACTTTGACTCATCTCTTCCATCGTACCGTCAAACTCACCCGTCAGGTAATTGGTGAACTTGTCACGAGCCGCTTGCGTGCCGTTTGTTTCAACGGTCACGTACTTGGGCACGTTACCACGTCGTGCAAACTCAAGCATGATGTCCACGATTGCGTTCTGATTCATCATGGGTTCACCACCAGTGAATGCCAAATGAGTCCACTGGCCGCTCTTTGGATGCTTGAACTTACCTTCTGGATTGTGGCCACCGCGCTTCAGGAACTCTTCGAGTTGGTCGCAAATTTCAGCTGCTGTTGCCGTATGTGCTAAGTGGGCAAACTTCTTTGCCCATGAATAGCTCGAATCGCAACCACGATTGAAAACAGGCAAGTCTTCCATTCGTTTAATACTTGAAACATCAATAGTTTGATGATCCAAATTCCATGAAGCTGGGTTTGTTGGATCATCTTGGCCAAATCCGTCGCAAGAAAAGTTGCAACCCCAGAAGCGAATCCATACCGTTGGGACGCCAGTGTATCGACCTTCACCCTGGAAGGTGTCACCGAAGATTTCGCTGTACTTGTATTTTTTGATATGTGTTGTCATTATTCTTCTCGTTTTGTCACCAGACGCTCTTGTTCAGTTGCAATCAACTTTGCCAATGCTTCGATTTCTTTTTGAAGTTCTTCGATGTATGCCGGATGAGCGCCATTTGCCAGAATAGCTTGCTTTTGAGCCAGAAGCGCCTGCCAATATTCCAATTCGTTTGATGAAGCCATTTGTGTTCCGAAGGCAAAATGCCAGTCTAGCAAAGACTGGCAACCTATGCATTAAACACCGTTGGCTTTATTCCAAATGAGATCAGCAATCTCTTTCGATGTTGCCGCACCGAGTGTCCAGCCCAAATGCCCATGACCAGTATTGAACAACACTCGATCACTAGACACTGACTCACGAACAATGGGGTACATGGTGGGCGTCATAGGACGCAAACCAGCCCATGGCACAGCGTTCTTGACGCTTACATCGGGGAAACATGTACGGACCCAATCCAGCAGTGGCTTGACGCGATCCTGACGGATATCGTAGTTCCAATCCGCCAGTTCTGCTGTACCTGCAACGCGCAGACGATCACCTAGACGCGATGACACAATCTTAGTTGCGTCATCCAGAAGGCTGATCATTGGTGCAGCATTACGGCTAAAACTGCTTTCGAGTGGAACCGTGATGCTGTATCCCTTTACAGGATAGACATTGACTGAGTCATCAACCATCTTTGCAAGCTCATTGCTATCTACACCAGCACAGATGATGACTTGCTCCAAGCGAGCATCAACATTCATCTCGCCATTAGATTCAGTGGTGACATCGACGAATTGACTATAGGGGCGAATGTCCGTAACAGTAGTATCATACTTGAATACGACGCCATAACGGTCTTTCAAGACTTGCGTCAATTCGACACAAAACTTGTGAATGTCACCGCTTGCATCGTCTGGAGTGTACGTACCACCCAGAATAGTATTGCGAATCGGTGCGAGTGATGGTTCCAGCTTCACCACTTCATCTGTTGATATCATGTATCGATCAACACCAGCAGCCTTGAAGTATTCGCATGACTTGATTGCAGCGTCATACGTTTTCCGGTCACGATAGAAGTGTAGGATACCTTGCTTGAGAAGGTCGAACTGAATGTCCTCTTCTTCAGCAATTTCATAATACAGTTCGCGAGCAGCGAGGCCTGTTTGGATGGTAAGGCCCGTGTATTTGTCGAAGTTAGACTGGCCCTTGATGGTGTTCAGCAAGAAGCCAGCAAGCCATTTGTACTTGGGCATGCTTGGGGTCAAGTCAAAGAGCAGCGGTGCATCCTTCTTGAACATCCACTTCATGCCCTTCTTGACCGTTGACCAGCTTGTCCAAACCTCTGCGTTACTGACACTAAGCTGCCCACCATTCGCATACGAAGTCTGCATAGCAGAATAAGGATGCTTGTCGTAGACCACAACCGAGTAGCCAAGTCTAGCAAGGTAATAGGCGGTGGTAACACCCGTGATGCCAGCGCCGATGATTCCGATTGAACTCATTTATAGTTATTTGGAAATGACAATGCCAGTCTAAACTAGACTGGCATCATTTGCTACTGTTTCAGATCAGTATTCCCAGGGGAAACAAACCCAGACTGGTTTTTCAACTTTGTTGATTTCTTCACCAACATAGTCAGGCTCGAAGTGTCGTCCACCAAGGTTGTGAACCAAGACGGCATATTTGACTTGAACAGCTGGTTGTTCAACGTCAGCTTCGAGTGGAGGCAGATTGCGCCGCAATTCATCATCGATCAAACGAAGGGTCTCACCCTCGTCGCAGATCTCATCAACGATGAGAACACGACGACCTTCGTTTACGAACTTCTGCACTTCAGCGAGTGATTCGATGTGTGCATGATCTCGAAGAGCAATGTGAACTGTACGGAGCGGAACGTCAAAGTAATGGCTTGCATGTACAGCGGGAACAAGCCCGCCACGTGTAATGCCCACCACAACATCTGGCTTGAACTCGTCGTTAGCCATTTGACGGAAGATATTTGCCAGATGTTTCTGGTTCATATCTTCATATGTGATGTAATACTTATTTGTTGACATTGTTCGCAATCGCCAGGAATTCACTACGAACGAGTGCGTCAGTACGGAACTTACCGCCCAGGTAGCTGGTTACAGTGGATGAGCCTGTGTCTTCAACACCACGTGACTTCACGCAGTAGTGTTGAGCGTTGATAACAACAGCAACGTCATCAGTTTCAAGGATAAACTGCAGAGCAGCAGCGATCTGGTTTGTCAGTCGCTCTTGAATTTGTGGACGCTTTGCGAAGTATTCAACAACACGATTAATCTTGCTCAGGCCAAGAACCTTCTTGTTTGGCAGATATGCAACAGTAGCCAGACCGTCGATGATAACGAAGTGATGTTCACAGTTCGATTGAACTGAAACACCCTTTTCTACGACCATTTCGTCGTAACCCATCTTGTTTTCAACGGCTGTACACTTTGGAAAGTTTTCAGGATCAAGACCCCAGAAGATTTCGCTGCAATACATCTTAGCAACACGGAGTGGCGTTTCAATCAGACTGTCGTCAGTCAGATCAAGACCCAGTGTTTCCATGATTGCTTTGAAGTGCTTTTCGATCTTGCTGACCTTCTGCTTGACGGTCAGTGTGTTTGGCACTGTTGGAGTTTCGAGACCTTGTGAAACCAGGTGATTGTGAACGGCGACGCCCAGAGCGGGATCGCACTTGTTTTTATTGAATGACATTGCAACCTCTTATTGCATTATTGTTGTTCTACTACGGCCTCTTACCGTAGAGGATGGAGAAGAATTGCTCTTGCTCCACCCATATTTAGTATTTTAAACCAGCTCTTTGAAGCTGTCAAAATTTAAATGCCCAGCAACGCGTTATACATCTTATACGCCTTGGCATATTCGTGTAAACGTGTCTTGTTGAACTGGTTAATTTGACTCTTGATGGAATCGTAATGCGTCATCGAGAAGCGAATCTTCTTAACCAATTCTTCCTTATGTGCCAAGTAAGCATCAAAGCTTTCTGTCCATTCTGATGGATACAGGAAGTTGTTGAAGCCTTCAAAGATCTCAGTATAGCTGAGTCGATTTGGCACCAACGAAATGTTCATGGTCATTGGTGCTTCCATGCATGAGGAAATACCAAATGTTTCCTGCAAGTTTGCGCTGAATGTCAACTTACTTTGGCAAAGCAATGCGTGATACTCAGCCTTCGTCAAACGTTGCTCTTGGCAAGTCACGAATTCGTATTCTGGCAGGGATGCCTTCAGATCTAGGAAGATGTCATGCTGCTTTTCAGGAGCAATGCGATGCGGGAAGAGGATCATGTCCTTCTTGTTGGCACACGCACCAGAATCTTGAAATGCTTGCAAGTGTGCAATCAGACCTTCGTGTGGTTGACCTGACAGCATCATTCGATTAAGAATACCTGAAAGGTTGGCATCAGGATCCACATAGTCACCAAATACACCATCGAAGAACAGTTGTTGATGGAATACGGTTGCGTAAATGTTCTTGTCGAGTGCCCAGAAAATTGCTTCTTCTGTGCTACGTGCCCAACGCTTGTCTTGAATCAAACGGCCAAGAAAGTCTTGTGGGTCGTACTGACCAGCATGCCAAATACCATAAAGTTCAGCCTTGATACCAAGCAAGTCAAGCATGTACTTCGTTTGAAGGATGACTGGATTCCAGGCATCAGTGAACAGGAACTTGTCACCATCCTTGATTTCACCTTCTGAGATCAGCTTTGCAATCTTGATTGACTGCTCACTCTTCCATTTGTTTGTACCAGCAAAGTTAATGAACGCGCCCGGGGTTGTCAGCTGTTCTTTGTCGTCACCGACAATGTTCACCACGTCAACGTCGACGCTGTAGTCTTCTACGTGCTTGCGAAGGGCGGTGGGAATACCTTCCAGCCACTCGCAAGTGTAACGGTTAGGAAGGGACTCAAGTGAAACTACGTAAATTGTCATTTGTTTACACTGTTATATGAATGATCTTCAATTGGATACCAGCCAATTTTGTTTAATGCCTCGCGGACTTTAGCAGTAACGTAGCCATATTCAATATTTGCTCGGTAATTGCTACAGTACCAATCCATGTAATCTTCGCTGGTGCCATGGAACTCATTTCTGAGATCTGCAATTACACCGCCCATCGCTCTAAAGCTGGCGCCCCAAGTTCTATGTTCGAAGTCTTCAGTCAACGCAAACTCAACCTGTTCGGCGGTTGTTGGCAAAGAAGCATCGTATTTCTTGTACCAATCAACGTTGGCAAACGCAGTCCATAGTTCACAGCAGAAGTCAGCATCAGCCATAAGTTGAATGAACTCAGGATACTTCTTTACGTCTTCTGTAAAGTCTATGAACTGCTCAGTCATGATTAGTCCAGATAAAGACCGCGAGCGTTTGATGATTGTGGGCCGAGATTCACAGGAGCGGCAACTTGGATGACAGGATAAGTCATCAAAGCACCATTCTCGCCATCTTCGCTGACTTCGATTTGCACCCAACGACCAGGATAACGGTTATTGATTTGACCATACAAATCATCAGACATCATCTCACATGACTTGTAGTCGAGTTGAAGAATAGCATCCTTGCCATATAGATTTTCCAGCCAACGCTTGAACTGGATGAATTCGATATCACGATCATTGTGTGTCACTTCAATAGTAACACGGAAATGAAACATATGGCGATGTGGATGGCCCAGGAAGCTCACATCATATTCATCGCCGGTCGCCAGGTTAGGATCAGTAAGAGCAGCCGGATACTTGTGAACACCTTCCTTTTGGAAGGCAACGAAGATCAGTTTGTTAGGTTGTGACATAAATTGTTCCGTCGTATTTGATGTTGACTTCGAAGAGTGCGGCTTCAGATAGTTCGTAACTTAGGTTAGCTAACTTGAAATCTACGATTTCAGGACGTAGTAACTGCACCGTAAGAACTTCCTGATTTGCTTCATTAAACAACGTCACTTCGACGCTCACGCCATCTTCAATGTCATGTACTGTTTTGGTTTCCATGATAGCGGTTAACGCCTTGATTACCAAATTGTCAGCATCAGCACGAATATAGAACGTTGCCACCTCACCTTTCATAAGAGAAAACCCATCAATACTACAAAGTGACTGGGCCAAAATGTCCATATCAACACCTTGTAATATTGCGGTGAGACTTTTGAAGTTTGCGGTGAAGCGATAACTCATCACTGGCCGCGGGATATTTGCGCTCATTCAAGAAACTCTGTGAACCATGGCATTGCCAGGCTCGGATTCTTTGCATCTGGTTTGGCAGTCTTCAGCGACTCATACAAAGTGTCCAAGTCTTGCTCCCAGACGTTGAAGATTTGAATTGAGCTACGTTGCGTGGTTACTGAACGACGACCATAAAACAGGCGCTTCTGGCCCAGTCGTTGAGTGAGGCGCGCCACATGCTGAGCAATTTGGTCTTCAGTGGCATTGTTGCCTCGAAGCAATTCGACCGCTTGTTCGATGTTCTCTTGTGATAGTGGCACCGCATTGGCAATCTCTTCGCCAAAAAGTGCTTTGAATTCGGTTAATGTCATTCTGGCTTTATTATATTTTCTAACTTCTTGTAATTGAAATCTACGTAGAAACAACTGCGATAAGACTCGCCATATCCTACAGCGCTGATCTGAATACCATCGATCTTCACACCATGTAACCGACGGATGCATGGCGAATCGCCGGGTAATGCGTTTAGATATTCGATGTCAATGATGATATCGTGGCCATTTTTAAATTCTTCGATCAATTGTTGCAATGCCACAACTACATGGCCGTCAACATCATCCTGAATGCGCATAGTGGCTTTGTGGCTATCTTCATTTGAAGCCGAGAACAAAGCTAACCCTTCTATGCGAATAATGTTGGGTGTCAACCTATCATATTGGTTAGTTAGTTGGCCAACTACCGTCTTTATCTTCGCTTCGAATCGATCAACACTTCTTGCACGTGGCGCTTTTGGATGCTCTTTCATGCTGTTCCTTGACTGTATGACGTCCATAGTTTCAGATCGAAATCAGCAGGCGTCATGTTGTTTTTAGCAGCCAGCTTCAGAAACTCTTTCTCCAGCTCAAGGTATTGCTTGTCACCTGGTGTTTGCTTTGGCGCCGCAAATCCCTCTGAACGAAGGTATTTGAGGATATGAACGTCAAGCACCGCAATGTTCTGGTTGGGACGGGAATGAAGAAGGAAGAAACGTGCAGTCTTGTTACCGATGCCCTTGACCTTCTTGATTTCGTCTAATGTGGCGGTTTTCAGATCAAGCTTCAAGCTTTGCTCGAAACCGGCAGCAAGACGATTGTATTGGCCAAGTTTGCTTTCCTTGAGTTTGTCGAGGAGAACGCCGTTGTCAACCATATCCTGAATGATTTCAAATGGCGTGTCACCATTACCAGCACTCAGAAATGCGTCAAGAAACTTTGCCTGTACCTTGGCTGTTTTGCCCGCAACTGTTTGGCAGAAAAGAAAGAAAAGTTGCAATTCACCGTCGGCGCGGTCGAACTTAGTTACGTCTGTGGGATCAACTAAGAAGTTCATATTATTCTCTAATAGTTGCCATATTCTACATATGGCAACTGACTGTGCAATATTTTTCGATATAAATATCGGCATATAACTTTTTACGGGTACAGTATGAAAGCATTGATTTTAAACGGTTCACTTCGCAAGGAAGAGGCCCAGTCAAATACGACAGCTTTGAGTCTCATGCTTGCTGACGAGATGAAAAAGTACGATGTCGAAACAGAACATGTATATTTGCGTGACGTAGACTTATCCCCAGGCGCCAAGCTAAAACCTCAAGAACCAGACCAAAGTCCTGAGCTCTTCAAGAAAGTCCTGGAAACTGATATTCTCGTTTTTGCTACACCAATTTGGTGGTGTAGCCATTCAAGCTTGATCCAGGCTGTTATCGAGCGTCTGTCATGGGTTGACGACTACTATATCGACAAGGACTTCAGTCCTCTTTACGGTAAAGTGTTTGGTTGTATCGTTAATGGTGCTGGTGATGGCGTACAGCACATCAACGCATCACTCTTCAACTGGGCATCGCAGCTAGGCTTCATAATTCCCCCTGAGGCTGGCTTAAACTACCTTGGCGAGGACGGTGAGAAGAACATCAGAGCTAGTAAGACCACAATGATGAAGCTCTCCAAGACTGCTAGAAACCTGGCATTCTTTGCCGACGTTTCCACTACCCAAAAGCTTGGCTTAGAAGTGCAAACGGAAAAGACAACACCATACACAGGTGTTAAGGTAAGCGAATAACAAAAGGCTCCCAATTGGGAGCCTTTTCTACAGCAATTGTCTAATTAACGACGACGTGCTGGAAGAATATAGTTGTACTCTGCGTGATCAGTTGTTACAGCAACCAGCAATGCGCCCTTGCTTGTGATACCAACCTTGTAGTCGTTACCGTCAGCTGACTTCAGGATCGACAGGAACTGGGAAATTGGCCACAACAGTTCGCCCTTCAGCTCACCTGTAATTGTTTCTTCGAATACCATGCTTGCACGGTGTGTTGCTGAACCTTCTTCACCGATTGCGAACACCAGTGAACCATCCTTCGTCTTCACTGAGAAGAACTGGTCAAACTGTGAATACAGACCGGCCAGACCTTGGAATTCCTGGATCTTTGCCTTTGCTGGTGTGAATTCAACGTCCCACTTAATGTCAGCAACGAGTGGTTGATCACCAACCAGTTGTGCGCTCATCAGGCGGAAGTTTGCACCCAGGCCCTTTGCATCGCGGAATTCGAATTCTTCTGGTGTTGACTTACCATTCATGTCACGACGTGTAACGTTGAACGTGGCGTCATCAGTCTTGTATGACGCAAAGTTCAGCAGACCGTTCAGGAGTTGCAGGTTAGCAACACCAAATTCACCGACCAGATCAGCTTGAGCTTCTTTTGTCTTTGCCTTGATAATCACTGACTTGTCAGCGTCAACTGCTTCGATGCGTGTTTCATCAGCAGTACCAGTAACCTTGATCTGCTCGACGAAACCCAGACCACCAATCTTCTTCACGATGTCTTGAATGACATTCTTAGTATTTGTGTTGCTCATTGTTTGGAGTGTCTCCGTTTGTTTATTTTCAGTATTATGCAGCTTGCCAGCTTTTGATACAAATTGTTTTGTTAATTTCCGTATGCCAACTTAAAGATGGCTGCGGTTTCTTTATCATTAAAGAACCACGAACATGGCCCACCAAAGATGTTGGTGCAATAATATGCACCATCTTGGGCATTTTCGAATACCCATTCTTCCATTTCTTCAGTATGACCGGTGTCTGTTTTTACTTCATAAAAACATTCGCATTGCCGCAAATAAGCAGTGCAAACGTTCATGCTTTTCATTTCAACCATCACTCGGGTGAAATAGTCTCGAACCATTTCACCCTCATGTGGCTTAATTGAAGGACCAATGTCCTTCAGTCCAGCCATTGTCCACATATATCACCAAGTAAAGAGATCGTTTGACAAATCGTCGTTTGCTTGTGCCAAGTCCCAGTTCAACACTCCCAAGAGGTTCTTGAGCTTCGCATCAATGATGGTGTCTTCCATCGTTGTGTGATCGAACGGCAAATCCTTAAACCACTGTGGCAAATGTGGCTCGTCGATTGGATACGCGACTGCGTTCATACCAAGAGGGTTAGGCTTCAGCTTACAAACGATAGTCTTCGCACCGTCTGTGATACGCATTGAGAACATGTCATTGTGCATCTTGCAAAGCTTGTTCCAGTTCAAACCAGCACGAGCCTGTCCTGGCATGTTGACCTTGCTCTTAGTGCCAACCTTCAACTTGCGGAAGTCACCACTCACATCAGCTGCTTCTGCTTCTCGTTCCGTGTAATCAGTCAAGCCGTTAACACGCTTTGGTGTTCCCTTTTCCCAACCTGGTCTGTCGCGAAATTCACGGCGGAACTTGCGGATCATATCGAAGATCTGATCCTGTGTTGAGCCAGTCAGCAACTTCATCAGCACATCTTCCAAGAAGTCTTGCATGAACTGAGGGGTATCCGAACGCTTCAGGTCAAGACCCATCACCTTCAGCTTACCAGGTTCACCATCCACGTCGTAGCGCTGATTATCCTTGTCATACATCAGTACCGCATACTTCTTCTTCTTGATGAAGAGACCCTTCGAAGCAACCAGTTCTCGACCGGCAGCAATAATACTGCCACGTTCCAAACCAGTGTTGAATGCTTTGTTCATGAATTCAGGAAAGCTTGCATTCACTTCTTCACCAATACCATCGTACAGCTTGATGATATTGTCACGTGTGAACTCGAAGTCTGCAAATTGTGGATCGTTTGCCCATACCTTCTTCGCTGAGAAGTAAGATGAGTCCGTATCCGCGTAAATGATCGCTTCGCCCTTATAGTCATACTCACCAGTAATGATCTCATTGATCTTACTGTTCATGTGACGTGCAATGCTTCGACCTGTCAGCGTAACTGACTGTCCAACGCGCTTGTCGTAGAACTTCATTGATTCATTCAACAAAGCGCCGTACAGTGAGTTCAGCAAAATCTTACGTGCTTGTTGACGCTGATTCCAGAACGCCTTCAGGAATTTTGCGTTGTCCTTGTCAACCGCATAAATGTTGTCGCCTTCCAAACGGAAGTTGTATGACACCATGATTTCAGCCACAAGCGGTGCATTCTTCGCACGCAGAGCCTTAATGAACTTACCAACATCCACTTCACTCTTCTGTGCTTTTGCCAATTCAGCTTCGAGTTGGGCAATAAACGCGCTTGGATCTGCGCCATCAAACAGCTTAGTGATTGTTTCATGGTCATCAGTTACGTGAGCATATGTTGTTTCACGCGCCTGCATTTCCTTACGTTGTGAGTACCAGTTCGCAAGCAGCGACGGAATGATACCAGCCACGTCTGTGCGGAAAATAGTACCGTTTGCCGTGATACACAATGGACGATCTTCATGGAAAATGTAGTCATTGAGTTCATCTGCACGGAAAGTACGAGTGGTACCATCTTCAAAGTCAACAACGATCTGATTCTTGTTACGGGCCATCACGTGTTCATACTCAAGAGTACAGAACACACCTTCCCACAAGTCTGACTTTGCAACACCATCAGCAATACGCTGCTGAATCATTGCTTCAGTCTCCATAGGACGAATATGGCCGATCAGAGTCTCAGGACTCATGTTCAATGCACGCAGCGTGGACGGATACAGTGAGTTAATGTCACAGCAACCAATTTCCTCTTGAAGACCAGTCTTTGGCTTAGCCACGTAAGCACCAACCGCGTTCTTCTTTACGTTGCCACCACCACCTTCTTCGTCATCCTCATCATCGTAGTCGTCTTCATCTTCTTCCTCGACCACTTCTGCCTTACGATCTGGCACAACCATGCCACGATCATGTGCTTCGTTGATGATAGACTGCTCGATCAGCGCCACTGAACCCATAGTAGTTTTCAGCAGAACGGTGTTGGTATGAGCAATCTGGTTCGCAAGTTCGATGAATCGCTTCTTCTTGTCGATCTTGACTAGCAGCATCGTATCCTGACGGTTATACTCGATGAACTTGTGGAAGTCTTTCTTGTACAAATCGTCAAGTGTGCCCTCATATGGCACCTTATTTTCCTTCACTTCAATCTCACCCACGAAGTCCAGTCGGTATGAGTGCAACTGTTGTGGGTTGTGCTTCTGGTACAGTTCCAAGTAGTCAAGGTGAGCGCGCCCAACCAGGTCGTATGTTACCGACTTCTTCTTGAACTTGATGTACTCACGGCGCTTTGGAGCCTGGTTCCACAAGCAGAAGCGTCGTGCTTCATCTTTACCGATCACACGAATGATGCGGTTAACCAGGTATGGAATATCGAAGCCTGTTGAGTTCCAACCAGACAAAACGTCTGAGTCTTCGATGATGTCCAGGAAGCTTTTCAGCAACGCTGTTTCGTCATCGAACAGGAATGTGTCTTCAAACTTCTCTGTGACCTTCTCCGCCTCATCCAATGTCATGGTTGGAGGACATAACACCAGAGTGATCAGCTTATTGATGTGGCTGAGATAACAAGTAATAGCTGTTACCTCGTTGAACGGGTCTTCGGTAGGTGCAAAACCACGTGTTGGGTGGAATGCGACCTCAATGTCGAAGAAGCACAAGTTCAATGCAGGAGCTTCAACACCACGGTAAGTCTGTTCCAAGCAGCGGAACACCGGGTTAATATCGCTCTCAAACAGTCGCTTCGTACGTTGCACCAACATCTTCTCACGCATGAACGCTTTGTGCGAACCTGTGGAGAACATGTTGCAGATGTCACCGTAAATGCTTTTGTATTTGCCTCGTGGATCCGGGTAGTAGAACAGATAATTGGCTGGGTGATCAGTGTACACCCGATTGCCATTTTCATCTCGCCCAACTACATGGATCACATCTTTTTCTTTATTGTAAATCGCGTCGATGTAGCTCATTGGATTATTTCAGAAATGCCATAATCGTATCAAAGACATGGTACTTGATGCACAAATGCACCATACCAATGAGGTCGATTGATACGAAATATAAGTTGAGTATAACCCAGAACCCATTATTGCGCAAATAGCTGGCAATAATCAGGCAAGTGCTGCCAATGATATAAGACAGGTAGATGAAAAAGAATGGCGGATTTGGAACTGTGAGTGCCAATGTACCGGCAGCAATCATGCCACCTGCAATACCAACTAGCTCAAGCCAGAACAGGACTGGGTTCGTCTTGAAGTCCTTGATCCAGTTGTCAATGATGCCTTTGAACAAAATGTATCTCCAAGAACGAGCCCCGAAATTCGGGGCTCGTATTTATGTCTGATTCAGACAGTAAGGCACTGATTAGGCGCGACCTGCAACGCGGAGAACTTCTTCCAGGTTCTCAACGTCTTCTTGCACTTCCTGAAGGTTACCCTTCTTGGCAACGCGCAATGCTTGCTTAATCACCTTTGGTGAACAACCAATTTCTTCTGCAACTTTCTTGATTGTATCGTTCAGGCCACCACGCAGATCCGCAATTTCTTCCTCAATCAGAAGACCCTTCTCAATGAGATCGTTAATCTTGATTTTGTCGTCAGCTGTGAGTTTCATAACCACTTCCTTTGTTATTGTTATTATGTGGTGTAGTTTAATTTGTATGAGTGAGGTGTGTCAAAATATTAGTTCTTGAAGATGCCTTTCCGCACTCCCTGATCTACCAATTGTTGAGAAGCCAAATTCTTACTCTTCGCTTCCACTTCAATATCCATCCAACTAGCATGAGAAAGTGCCCAATCATTAGCTGCTATGTTCCAGCAACCATCACTATGAGCCCTAATGTCCCTGATGGTTTTCTTCTGATCCCGTAATGCCTTAAAGTCAGGCAACTTGTCTTCGGGATATCCCACCATGAGACTATTCGATGACACCGAATAATGTCCAAGAGGACGTACACCACGCCAACTATCCTTCACGTATTGGATACGCGGATCGTCCGGAGTGATATACTGTCCCTCACTGTACACCCATTCGTGGTGTATATCGAGTACCAGTGCAATATGTTCTGCCAGAGGCTCAACATCACTCAGTCCAAAGCCAATTTCATCATTCTCGATTGTCAGGAGGTTGCGGGCGTCTTCACTGAGACTGCGAAACCCAGAGAGAAGTCCTTGAATTCCGCCAGCCTTGCTACCAACGTGAATGTTGATAGCCGCACCATGAGGGTGCCATCCGCCCGTATAACCCATCAGACGCATCATTTCAACATGGTACTCAAGCTCCTCGATTGCTCGAGCTTGAGTAATCTCGCTAACTGAATTCAGTACACAATACTGACCAGGGTGAAATGAGAGTCTGACTCCTGCTTTTCGTGCAGCTTCCCCAATTTCTGCAAACTTGGCTTCCACTACACTACGAATAACCGGTTCATCATAAGCCCAGCGTGCCACTTCATGCGTATATGCAGGAAGCAGCTCTGAGCCTAAGCGAAGCAGTCGTTGATGCCTGGGTAGCGTTCCTACCCAGTTAACTAGATTCTTGGTGGAATCCAAATTGTGATTCACCAGACCCAGCAGTTTGTCAATCAGCTTGGAATCGTTGAGTCGTGACAGGCAAGCGATGGTTGTGGTCTTGTGGTTCATGAGTTCTTCAGCGTCATTGTCACTTGAAGGGCTAACCCATTTGCAGCAAAAACCAATCTTACCGTCAGTCATAAGTCCAAATTCCTAAGTATGCCACATTATAGTTTTGAGAAACTTGGCATTGCAATAAATCCCCGATCACAAATCAATCGGGGATTTCGTTATTTAGAAACTTTGGAATTAACTGCGCAGATTACCACGGATTTCGGTTTCGACCGAATGGGTGGTCGAGCATTTGTTTGAGATCGACTTCAGCTTGACGCTGTTCAACATGAGCGCGGATCAATCGCTCAAGCTTTTTGTGCTTGAATTGGTTACCATCTTCATCAACAAAGAAGATAGGATCACCTTCACGCCAACGATAGGCTTGTTTGATGAGATGCTCCAACGTAGTTTCATCTACGTCAGAGATTTCTCGATCTTCATCTTTTGGACGATTGCCGACTTCATCCAATTCTTCGTCGTCAGCAATGCAACATTCGTCGTATTCGTCCCACTCTTCATCTACTAACTCGGAATAGTCTTCACCATCATCTTCGTCGTCATCAAAAGAATTACTTTTTGTGTTTAGGCTTTCTAGCTTTTTTTTAGCGCTGGTAAGCTCAGATTGAGCCTTGGCAAGGGCGGCTTCTGCCTCCTTCTTCCGGTGCTCTGCTTCTTGAATGTGCTTTGGAGGACGCTCTGGATCGTATGGCGTTAGATTGACGATGAGCTCGGAAAACTTCAACTTGAACAACATCATTTCTGATTCATCTTGGAAGTAAAACTGTTCGTGGTCCCAGTTTACTTCTCGGGTATCCCAGTCCCAACGATGTGAACCCTTGGGCATGTAGTAATACGTGCTGTAGTTGATGCGTTTCACATCGTGAATTACCACGTCGTCGCAACTGTCCTTAACGAACTTGCGAATCTCGATCTTCTCTTTGGGTGTAAGCTTGTCCGATCTAATGTACAGGACGTGAGGGTAGGTGGTGCTTGGTAGTTCGACGTTGCCCTTGAAGTCGACATCAACGTCGTACCAGTCAAGACCAAGTCCAACCTTCATCTCTTTGAGAGTTAATAGTTGACCCATGACGCATTCCTTTGCGTTCTTATTATGATTGAAGCCCCGGACTAGCCGGGGCACCTACTGCTTTGAAGCTTTTACAGCTTTTCACCAGGCTGCGTGCCGCGGAAGCCCTTCACACGTGGGAACCGCAGTGACCAGATGTCATTGCTGTTCTGTTCCTTCGTGAAACAGTCAGCTTTCACTTCGAGAATGAAACCCATTTTGTTCATGCGATCACGCCAGACTTCATCTCGATCTTCATCTGACCAGCCCGTACCAACATTGCTGATCACGTGTCGCCCGCCTGTTTCTTCGCAGGGCAGTGTCTCGCAGATTACCGCGCCCAGCTTGCCGACGTTCTTGCCAGTTCCTTCTTCGAAGCCAATGATCGTCATCGAAAGTTCGATGAATGGCTTGATCTTCAGCCACGACGCAGTGCGCTTCGTTTCGTACGGAGCTTCAGGGTCCTTGACCATGATGCCTTCGTAACCAGCTTTCACGGTTTCGGCGTTGAATTCCTTGAACTGCTTCTGGCCTTCAGGGGTATTGAGATCGACCGTGATCTTCGGGATCACGTACACTGATCCTTGCGTATGCTGTTGGAACGCACCCATGAAACTACTCAGGACCGTATGGCGATCCTTCTGCTTCATCGAACACTTGCCCTTCTTGAAGTCTGCCAGTGGCACAATGTCGAACAGTGCCAACTTTGAGCTGTCTGACTTCACTTCCTTCGTGTTGACCATCTTCATAAGGTCTTGGAAGGATTTTGCCACGATCTCGCCGTCAAGCACCATACTCGTCGGTAGTAGATCGAGGAAGGGTTCCAGTGCTTTCGTGATGTGAGGGAAGTTTGTGTTCACCTTCCCGTTACGAGTGTACTGGGTGACCGTGCGCTCATCCTTGTCGATGATCGTCAGCAAGCGAACGCCGTCCAGCTTGGGGTCGAGCATCTTCTTGCCCGACACCTTCTTGACGTTTGCCGGATCATTACCGTCCTTCGCCAGCTGGCAGCCGAAAACAGGCACGATGTAGTCAAGAGCCGTTTTGTCGCTCTTCGACAGCTTCTCGAGCATCTTGTTGACCGTCGAGTCGCTGATGCCAGCACGCAAGTCCTTCAGCAGCACGCGACGGTAGAATTCGTTCCACACGTCGAAATCGCTCTTGAGCGCTGCTTCGTTAAGCGCATCACGCGCCGCGTTGCCGCTCAGTTCGCGAACACCGTTCTTCTTTTGCAGTTTGCCGGCCAGCGCCTTGAAATCTGCAAACTTAAACGAACCAGGTTGCCCGTCATCTTCGGCGAGTTCAGGCACCTTCTTGACGCCAAAGCTGATGAGGATGTCATACGCGAGCTGACAGCCCACGAAAAAGTCCCGTTCACCGTTCATCCAGGCGTCTACGATGAGCTGCTCTTTCTCGGTGCGGGAGGAGGTTGCCGCGAGATTTCGCAGCAAGGTAACGGTTTGTTGTGACATTCGCTCCTCATTATGAGTTAAATTAACTCATATGATACGCGAAAATGGCGCCTAGTCAAGCGCCATTCATGTTAACGGATGTTACGTAGCAATTGAATAAGGCTACCGAGCTCTTCCTTACGGACGACGGCGTAACCTTGATTGTTGAGGAAGTTGAGGAAATTTTCAGGACTGCCAGTATCGACATTCTTGTACTGGTCGGGGAGATCTGCCCAAGGACGTAGCATTGGATGCGTCTTGTTGACAACGCTGATAGTTGGTCCGTATCTCCAACCCATTTCAACTTTGTCCTTCATCCAGTTCTCGTGTTGACGTTTCGCCAACTCTGAGCACAAACCCATGTACTCGTCGTGTGGCATTGTGATGTCAGCAACCTTGTCTTGGAGACGGTCGGCTTGGCTACTGTTTGAACGAACTGAATACTTACCCGACGGGCAAACTTCAGTCCACTTGCGAGTGATAGTCTCAACCTCATCGGGCAAGAGATCACGTGTGATCGGAACGATTAGTGATGTTTCGCCATCTTCATTGCGACGAACCATTCGATATGATGCGGGTTTACCACCCAGACCGACCATATCGATACTTGAAAGCACGCCTTGAGGTGCCGTGTCCAAGACAGTTTTATACCAGAGGCGAGCATCTTCCATTGAGATGTGATCTGGACTCACCAGCTTTACATAGCGAGGAATATCGATATTATTCATTCGTGTCATCCGGGTTCACGATGTCAAGCTTTGGACCAGCCGAGACTGCATCTGTCTTCTGGGTGTTCACAGGCTGCGCACCACTCATTGGTGCGTATGGATGTGAATGTCCGCCGAATTGACTACCGTAGTTGTTATATCCACCAAATTGTTGTTGCTGGTATGGTTGCGATGGAAAGCCACCATACCCGCCACCGTAACTACCACCAAAGCCGGGGTAGCCGGTGTTCATCATCATGGTCTTTTCTTGACCACGGGTATATGCTGCCACACCAAGGATTGCACCGAACGCAATGTGAAACATACCGTTACCTTGCAGAGTGAGCGGAACCCATACACGCGCTTGGCGCAATGTATGAAGAGCTTCAATCTGAGCGGCCGCATCTTTGAATTTCAAAGCCAGGTCAACCAATTGCTGGTTTGTGATGCTTTGATTGATCATTTCATAGATGACTGGCATGACACCGAAGTCCAGAACGCAGATGCCAAGATAGACAAATGCAGCGAGTGGACGCCAGAGTTCTTTCCAGAGAGGTTCTTTTCTGTGGTGGTGATGTGACATAATACCAAGTATCGTCGTATATAGTTTACTTGGTATTTATTTCAAACGTATTGGAGACCGAACGAAGACGAATCTAGGACACGCCAACCGTTGGCAGAATTGAAAAATACTAGATCAATCGTTGCATTTGCAGTTGAAACCAGTAAACTCTTTCCTGTTTGGCCCATAATAGTGGTGCCAGTAGGTGTAATAGTTAAATTGTTTGTTGAAAAGTAGCCAGTACCATCAACGATTGTGATACGGTCACCCAAATTTGGAGAAGCGGGTAAAGTTACCGTAATTGCACCAGATGTGGTATCAACCATGTAGTTTGTATTGATTGCAATAGTCTGGTTGGTCAAAACCACATCCCATTCTGGCAGAGGAGAAAGGGCTGTCCAAACGGACCCACTGTACTGCAATACCTTTGGCGTGGCTCCAGTTTTAATGAATAGATCGCCAACCTGAGGATTAGCGATACCATCGGTTGATGCGCCTTGGTACAAAGTTGCGCCTTTCAAACCGATAGTAAAGCTACTAACAGATGTGCCTTTAATTTTTGCTACAGATGTCATGCCCTTCGCCATTAAACTAGAGTTTTATTCTATTTAGTGAATGACGAAAACGCAAAATTCCATGAAGAATGGCACCACTAGGGTGCCATTCTAGCTTCTTGTAAGGATTAACCTTGGATGAAGTCGATCATTACACGTGCTTGACCAGCAGCTGGTGTGCCGCCGATTGTTGCGATGATTTGTGTTGCTGATGTGAAGTTTACGTCAACTTGGAATGTGTACAGACCAGCTGTTGACTCGTCGATGCTCCAGCTATCGCAGAGTGCTGTTGGTCCTTGTGATGTACCAATGCTGATAGTGCCACCTGCTGAGTAAGGTGTCAGAATTTCTACTGTAACGTAGCGAACACGGCCTGTAACTGCTGAGCCGACGTTGCCTGTTGCTGTTGAAATTGTGGCTGTTAGGTTCTGGAGAGAACCTACCTTGCTTGTTGTGATTGCTGTGTTTGTTGTTGCAATCTGTGTGTCAACATAGTTCTTTGTTGCAGCATCTTGCGCATTTGTTGGATCCTGAACATTGTGGATCGCTGCGCCTGAAACGTTAACCGCGCCCGTGCCCTTTGGAGCCAGAACCAGATCAGCGTTTGCTGCTGTGCTATCAACTGAAACCGTAGCTTGGCCAACACCGTTTGATGCTGTCAGGTTTGAGTCAGCGCCTGTAACACCAGCAATCTTCAATGTCAGTTGGCCGTTGCTGTCTTCCAGCTTAACGTTACCATCGGTCATGCCTGATGCTGTTGTGTGACCACCACGCAGAATAATGTCACCGGCATTTGTGGTTGTTGAATCACCACCAGCCAGTGTCAGTGACTGACCATCATCAGCTTGCAATGCTGAATCTGCTTGGCCATTACCAATGTAAACACGACCATTACCTTGTGGGTTAATGAAAACGTTTACATCTGATGACGTTGCGCTATAAGCATCGATGCTGACCGCACCAGCAACTTCATTGTGGATGTTCAAGCTTGAGTCACTTGCTGCACCACCTGTGAATGTTGCAATACGCTTGCCTGTTGTGCCGTTTGATACGTCAATTGTAACTGCACCGGAAACTTCGTCAGTAGCGACTTGAGCCTTTGGAGCAGCATTGTTATCACGAATGTGTGCTGTACCATTTGTCACAACCGCATTCAAAGCTGCCTGAACTGTCGTTGGGGCGCCTGGAATGTTTGCTGTTGTGTTGTCAAATGCGACTTGAGAGGCTGTCAGAGCGTTGATCAGACCGTCAACGTATTGTTTACTTGTGGCGTGGCTCGCTGCTGTAGGTGTAGCCGCAATCTCAACTGATACCAGGTTTGTGTTTGTTGCATCGCGGAAAGCGAAAGCGCCGCTATCCTGAGCGATTTGCAAACCACCCTTACCAAATTGAACCTGTGGACCAACACCAACAAGATTGAAGCTCTTGATACTTGCCATGTTGTTTTCTCCTGTTACTGCTATAGATCTAGCAGGTACTGTATTTATGCGTATTTCTGTGATATTTAACTATCACAGAAATCATACGAAAAAGGCGGGGAAAGCCCCCGCCTTTTTACTACCTTAGATCAGCTTAGATCCACTCGATTACAACGTAACCAGCACCAGCTGTTGATGTACCAGCTGCGATGTTGATAACCAGATCAGCTGCTGCAACTGGAGTTGCCAGTTCAACAACGTAAGCTGCTGCAACTGTTGCGTCTGTGTCTGATGATGCAACCAGAGCGTTAGCAACTGCTGTACCACCGATCACTGTACCAACTTGAATACCTGCTGATGCGTCGTCGAACGCTGTGTTAACGTAAACCTTAACGCGGTGAACGAAACCTGTCACTGCTGAAGCAACTGTAACTGCTGTATCTGTGTAAGCAAATGCTGAGTAAGCTGCACGACCTGCGTTTGCTGTACCTGCTGAAACATGTGATGAGATTTGGCTGTCAACGTATTGCTTGTTTGCAGCATCAGCGTTAGCTGATGGAGCAGCCAGACCTGTCAGCATTGTTGCGCCGATTGTCAGACCTGATGTTGCAAAACCTGTTGCTGTCAGAACGCCAGTTGATGAGTTAAATGTCAGTGCTGAGCTGTCTGTCAGTGCGCCAGCTGTACCAGCGAAAACAACTTGACCTGCTGTCAGGTTTGAAGCTGTAACTGAAGCTGCTGTCAGTGCGCCTGTTGATGTTGCGCCAGTAACTGTCAGTGTACCACCGATTGAACCGTTACCTGTTGCTGACAGTGTGTCTGTTGTCAGACCACCTGTAACACCTGTTGCACCCAGAGTTGTTGCGCCAGCTGTCAGACCTGCCAGTGTTGTTGCGCCTGTAACAGCAAATGTACCACCGATTGAACCGTTACCAGTTGTTGTGATTGATGTAGCATCAACACCTGCCAGAGTTGACAGACCTGAAACGCTCAATGTACCTGTGATTGTTGTGTCACCTGCACCCAGTGTACCGACTGTTGTGTTGCCCAGTGTTGAAGCACCAGCTGCCAGTGTACCTGTTGTGCTGAATGAACCAGCAACGATTTCAGCAGTTGTTGTGACCTTACCTGTACCATTTGGTGCCAGAACTAGGTCAGCGTTTGTTGTCAGTGTTGAAATTGTGTCACCACTGATTTCGATGTCGCCGAATGTACCAGTTGTTGCTGTTACGTTAGCAGCGGAACCACCTGCAACCAAGTTACCGTTTGCATCAACAGAAACTGAACGTGTACCTGTACCAGCCAGGTTAGTAACCTGTGCTGAAGCTGCTGTCAAAGCGCCTGTTGAAACAGCGCCTGAAGCTGTAACTGTATCAACTGTCAGACCACCTGTAACACCTGTTGCGCCCAGTGTTGTTGCACCAGCTGTCAGACCTGCCAATGTTGTTGCACCTGTAACACCCAGTGTACCACCAACTGTTGTGTTACCTGTAACTGCCAGTGTTGAACCAGCTGTAACTGCGCCGTCGAGAGCTGATGTGCCAACAACGTGCAGTGATGTCAAGTTACCAACGCTTGTCAGTGATGAGTTAACAACGCCTGAACCCAGTGTTGTTGCGCTCAAAACATCTGTACCAGCAACCTTGTATGTCTTGCCTGTTGCCAGGTCCATGTTTTCGGATGATGTCCATGACTTTGTAGCGTTCAGCCATTCGAAAGTCTTTTGTGTTGTACCATCCAGTGTCAGACCACCGCCATCAGCTTGAGCATCTGTTGTTGAACCATTGCCCAACTCGATGTTCTTGTCGGCGATTGTAACTGTTGTTGAGTTAACAGTTGTTGTTGTACCGGAAACTGTCAAGTCACCAGCCAGGTTCAAGTTACCAGCAGCGATATCTGCCCAGTCTGTGCCGTTAGCAGCGTGGAACTGGAAAACGCCTGAAGCGTTGATCAGACGAGGACCGCTCTTACCAAACTGTACGTCTGAGCCTACACCAATCAGGCCGAAATTCTTGATATTTGCCATTGCAAAACTCCTAGAAGTTATTTTTCTCCGAATTGGAAAAGCGAGATGGCAATCTCGCTTCCAACTCTACCGTTATTTATGTGATGACCTCGAGCAATAAAATGCTCACAAATATGAAACAATTACTGTTGCCGATCCTGTTGTTGCAGCACCAGACAGATAAACGTAAATGTCAACATCAGTGCCATCAGTTGTAGATGCAACAAATGATGAAGAGGTTTCGTATGTTCCCAATACAGTCAAATCGGCATTTTGTGAATCAAAAATTGCATTAGGTGATCCTGATGTACCAACTGTGATTGTGGGAGTACCATCAAATACCGTATCAACTCGGATGGCAATATCGACAATTCGAGTACCAGAACTGATATTGCCAAGTAGGATTGGTCCAGTTGCAGTGTTTGATATTTGAACTTCTAGAGTTTTTGCATCGGTGCTTGCTGAGTCTGCATTTGCAATCTTTGTCCATCCGGTAGGGACCTTGACATACAGCGCCCATTCGCCATCCAAATCAGATTGAACGTAGACTTGGTCACCAGAACGTAAATTAGCCAGAACGTCTCGATCTGCAATCGTATTAACCATGTAGCTCGCATTTGCATACATTGCCTGATCCACAACTAATGCCAGTGGCAATGTGCCATTTGCTGAACTTGTTATACCAGCATTTGCAAAGAATGATCCAACGGTATCAGAAATAATTATCTGTCCACCATCAGAACGTGTGAGTTTCAATTTGCTTGCCGTTGCTGGCTGATTGTTCAGAGCTACACCAACGGTATCAGTGAATGTGGAAATTCCCCCAGCTGACGTCGTTGGAGTGACGTTGGCAAATACAATCGCCTCACCAGCCGCGTGTTCAAAACTCATGAATCCGGTGTTGGGATCCACCGTTGCAAATACGCCGTGTTCTGCTGTGTGTTCATTAATACTTCGAACAAAATCCCACCAGCCAACTGTCCCAGAATTACCAAAGGTAATGCTTGGAGGAGCAACCGCGATCGTTACATTGTTTAATGTAAACACCATGTTAGGGCTAACATTGGTTGATGGGAATGAAACCGTTCCCACAACCTTGTTTACTGGTGAACCCATACTTGCAGTTACACCATGATCGACAGTCAGATTATTGATGGCGGTGATAACATCTGATGTTGGAATCGCATCTGCGCCACCATGAATATTAACTGCCACTTTATTGATGGTGAAACCAAAACCATCGTATGCCACCGGATTATCAACAGTGCCAATAGTGAATGAAGCAATTGGATCAGTCATCTGGATGTAGACTGGAACCTTGCTGTTGTTTGGTGTTGTCGTCATCTCACCTGTTGTTGAATCCAACCAAATAACACTACCGACAGTGCCAGGCAATCCAGGTTCAAGATCAGTAATGAATTTTGTAGTTGGCGCCATATAGAAATAATTAGGGCCAGGTCCTACTGAAACGACCGTACCAACACGAAAAATATCAGTGCTGGTTGAGTTTTCAAACATTTTTGTCGCAGGATTGAGCTTCAGAACACTACCTTCGACAAAGCCGTGATTGACTTGATAGAATCGATATTCGTTATTTGGATTGAAAACCTTAAAACGAGATTCGATCTGAACTACCAAACTAGGATCAACCGCAATCGGCAATGGATCCAATTTAGGCAATCCGTCATCACCTAGCGTGTAGAATATGATACTGCTAGGATAGCCAAAAATACCATTACCACCGCTTGTTGGATCTCTGAATGTGTTGTATCGATTTACGTCTTCTACAACGCATTGAATAGAACCGGTTGTTTGGCTGATAATTGAGTCAATACGAACCGATGTAGAATCTGATGAGGAACAAATCCACATACCCGGGGTCACGTCCAAACCGTTATACAAATATGGTTGTTGAGTCAGATGACTACTATGAGTCACCTGATTCACTGTTGCGGTTAGAATCCATTTGCAAGGGAGCCCACCAGCTCCCTGCCACCATGGATCACTAGTGCCATCATCGTACAGCCAGCTTTCAAGTGGTTTAATACTTGTGGACTGCCCAGAAATTACTTTGCTGGGCAGATACTTACTAAGAGAACCATACGAATTGGTATTCGTTACTGCCATTAGAATGTTACCTTAACGTAAACGGTACCATTACCAACAGATCCCGCCGTTGCGCTGGTCACTGTAATAATGAATTGCGTTGTGCTTGGTGTAAAGCTACCTGAATCTGGAATCTGGAAGCTACCACCAGAAGATGTTTGGTCAGCATTTCGGATCTTGAACGGACCAGCTGTCGCTGATGTAGAACCAAACATTGTTGCTGATGTTGGCCATGAACCAACAGTGTGTGTCACGGTAATAACACCGGAACCACCGTCTACTGCGGTCCAACCAGATGGCAAGTTAGTAATCGCGCTTGTTGCTGTACCACCTGTGTTCAGTGTAACCTTGAACATAAACCAACCTGGTGATGTTGAACCTGCTGGGCCGCTACCACTTGCTGGTGTTGTCCAAGTAACGTTTGTACCGTTGTATGACAGCACTTGACCTGATGCGGTTGGTGCAGCTACTTGTGAAATCGTGTTAGAAGCACCGCCGATCAATACACCGTTCGCAGTAGTTGTTGATAAACCAGTACCACCGTGTGTAGCAGCCAATGTGCCTGTCATTGTGCTGATATCCATCTGTGTGGTATCAACATCAACAGTAATGCTACCTGATGATGTAATTGGACCGCCACTTACTGTTACCTTGCTTGATCCTGCTGTCAAGTTCACGCTTGTAACTGTACCACTACCGCCTGTTGCACTCAGAACACCGGTACCGTCGATTGACAAGTTTGCACCAACCTTAATACCACCCAGAACAGTCGCTGACGCTGTTGGGAGTGAATATGCGGCTGGGGTACCAGTCAGATCAGAGTACGCACCTGTTGTCGCAACAGTTGCTAATGTTGGCTTGTTCAGAATCTGCGCAACACCTGATGTTGCGTTCCAGTCTGAATTTACCTGTGCTGCTGGAATTGTTGGCTTGTTTGACAAATCAGTGTATGAACCAGATGTTGCCACTGTTGCCAGACCTGATACATCTGCTGCCGCCAATGCTGCCCATTCAAGAGCAGTTGCACCAGCATTCACGCGCAGATATTGCTTTGCTGTGCCCAGAGCGGTCAGACCCGTACCACCACGTGTCACACCCAGGGTACCAGTCATTTGTGAAATATCCAAGTTGGCTTGGTTCACATCAACCGTGTATGTACCGCTCGTTGTAATTGGACTACCACCGATTGAAACCTTGCTAGAACCAGCAGCCAATGTAACTTGTGTCACTGTGCCTGTTGCTGGCGCCGCAAATGCGTAACCTGTGCTATCGCTGTTGACAACCAACATCTGACCTGGTGTACCGAGGCTTGATGTGCCTGTACCACCATTTGTGACCTTAACGATACCACCCATATTACCCAGGTTCAAAGCACCTTCAGATACGTCAACAGTAATGCTACCACTTGTCGTAATTGGTGAACCTGAAACTGTAATCTTGCTTGAACCTGCTGTCAAACCAACTGATGTAACAGTACCTGTGCCTGACGCTGGTGTTGTCCAGACCAGAGCGTCGCCTGTCCCGTTTACCGCAAGAATTTGACCAGCGGTACCAATTGATGTCAATCCAGTACCACCGTGAGTTGTACCCAGGGTACCTGTCATGTTGCCAACATTCAGTGCGCTTTCGTTCACTGTAAGGTTAATAGTACCGCTGTTCGTAATTGGTGAACCGCTTACTGACAGCTTGGAATCAGTGCTTGCTACTGCCACTGATGTAACCGTACCACCACCTGTACCTGCTGATTGGTCAACAAATGTGAAGCCTGTACCTGCTGGGTTGACCGCGAGCAATTGACCCGCTGTACCGAGAGCTTGGATGCCAGTACCACCGTGAGGAATACTCAGGACACCAGTCATTGTGCTGATATCCATCTGTGTGGTATCAACATCGACTGTTGCAACACCGTTAGTTGTTGAAACTGTAACCTTACTTGAACCAGCTGACACTGCGCTGAATGGCGTCTTCCACTGCAGAGCATTTGCTGTTGAGTTAACAGTCAGAACTTGACCAGCCGTACCCAATGCAGTCAGACCTGTACCGCCCTTTGTTGTTGGTAGAGTACCACTCAACTGTGTGATATCCAGACCGGATTCGATCACATCAACGTTAATTGTGCCGCTTGATGTGATTGGTGAACCAGTCACCGCAACACGACCTGATGAACCTGTTACCGCTACTGATGTAACTGTACCACCTGTTTGGTTAGCGTTCTGCCATACCAAACCAGTACCTGTACCGTTGACCGCGAGGATTTGACCTGCTGTACCCATTGCTGTCAAACCTGTACCACCGCTTGTTACTGGCAGTGTGCCACCGATGTTTGCCAGGTTCAGATTTGCTTCATTTACGTCAACAGTGATTGTGCCACTTGTAGTAATTGGTGAACCTGAAACTGCCAGCTTGTTAGAGCCTGCTGCAACAGCAACGCTTGTAACTGTGCCAGTGCTTGTTGGCAACGCAGCCCATGCGAATTCTGTACCATCCCATGACAACACTTGATTTGCTGTAGTCGGTGCAGCGGTTGATGCCAAAGCACCAGTACCGTTACCGATCACAACACCATTTGTTGCGAACGTATTTGTACCTGTACCACCCTTCGGAACACTGAGTGTGCCGTTGAAGTTGTTCAGATCCAAATCTGCTTGGTTAACAGAAACCGTGATTGTACCAATTGATGTTACTGGACCACCTGTTGCGGTAATACCTGTACCACCTTGAACATTGACGCTTGTCACACCGCTGCTTGAACTTGCTGGCGTTGTCCAACTATAAGCATTACCATCCCACGTCAGAACTGTGCCAGCTGATGATGGAACTGAAATTGTTGCAAGTGCATCAGTACCAGTACCAACCAGAAGTGCATTTGCTGAGACTGCCGTAATACCTGTACCACCCTTGGATACGCCAACTGTACCACCAATTGAACCGAGATTCAATTGTGATTGGTCAATCTGCATATTGAATGTTGGTTGACCACCAACGTCTGTTCCTGTGATAACGCTCAATGGGCTCTGGGCCGTAATTGTGACGTCTGATATTGAACGGACGAAACTGTATTGGGTGCCATCCCACGCAAGAGCTGTATTTGCTGTGGTTGGAGCAATTGCTGTGACAGCATTTGTACCATTACCGATCAGGATACCGTTCTGTGCGAGTGTTGTAGCTCCTGTACCACCCTGTGATACACCTACTGTACCAACGTCAAGCGTTACGTCTTGTGCATTTTGTGTGACTGTCAGTGCTGAAGAACCAGCCTTCAGTGGGCGGAAGTTCAGTGTGTTGCCTGAAACTGTGTTGTCATAAATCGCTGCGCCGCCGCTGTAGTTTGATGCACTTGCTACTGGAAGAATACCGTTTGCAGCCGCAGTGACACGACCAGTCTGATCAACTGTAATTGTTGGGAATGTGTATGTGCCGGAAGTTACGCCGCTATTTGCAACGCCGATGGTAACCGTTGAATTGCTTGATGTGACATTTCCGTTTGTCACCAACACTGAGCTATCGCCAGCGATTGTGAAGCTGTTGATAGAACCTGTTGGGAAAGCTGACCATACAAAACCTGTGCCGTTCCACACCAGAGTGGTGTTCGCTGTTGTTGGTGCGGCCACTGTTGTCAATGTACCTGTACCATTACCAACCAGAACACCGTTCTGAGTGAATGTTGTTGCGCCAGTACCACCCTTAGTAACACTCAATGTGCCACCAATGTTATTCAGGGATGTTTGTGTTGAATCATAACCTAGAACGAATGATGGCTGGTTCTGCGCATCAACGCTCTGGCTTACTGTGATACCGTTCGTACCTGTGACACCAACGTGTGTCAGAGCGGTTGCCCATGCAAAGCCTGTACCGTTCCATGTCAATGCTGCGCCCGTTGTTGTTGGAGCAGGTGTTGTTGTAACTGCACCAGCACCGTTACCAACTAGCAGACCATTTGAAGTCAGGATTGTTGCGCCAGTACCACCCTTTGCGACTGGAACTGTGTTCAAGTCGAGCATCACGTAACCAGTGTTTTCTGTGACACTGATTGATGAGCCGGTCTGGATGCGACGGAAGTTAAATTGTGTGCTTGTTGATGACGTGTCATCAAAAATACGAGCACCACCGCCGTTGTTTTCATTAACCGCGATAATTGACGCTTGAACCGCACCATTGGCTGCAGAAACGACACGACCATATTGATCGACTTGGATGTTTGCGTTTGTATATGAGCCCGGTGTAACGCCGCTTGGCTGCGTCGCCAATGTGTATGCCACACTGTTTGCGCTTGTGGCACCGCCTGTTACATTGACTACCGCATCACCATTGACGACAACAGATGTCAGGATATTTGATGGAACAGTTTCTGGTGTTGTCCACGCGAATGCTGCGCCGTCATAGCTAAGAACTTGTCCTGCTGTGGTTGGGGCAGCAATAGTCTGTACGGAGCCTGTGCCGTTACCGTACATGATGCCCTTAGAAGCAAGAGTTGTCGCGCCTGTACCACCCTTAGTCACGCTAAGAGTGCCACCCAGGTTATTCAGCATCAGAGAACCAACATTCAAGTCGACAGTAATTGTGCCACTTGAAGTAATTGGAGAACCAGTTACAGAGATCAGACCACTAGCACCAGGAGTCACAGCGACACTTGTCACTGTACCATTTGAACCAACTTGAATGGTGCTCCACACATAGCTAGTGCCGTTCCATGACAAGTATTGACCTGTCGTTGTAGGCAGAGGAATAGTCGTAAGTGCGCTTGAGCCTTGGCCAACAACCAGAGCATTTGCAAGGAAATTTTGCGCCCCAGTACCGCCCTTCGCTACACTAAGGATACCACCCAATTCATTGAGGTTCGATGATACGGCACCTGTTGAGGTGATTGTCAGTGTTTCGGCATCTGAGTTGATGGCGATACCAGAACCAGCGATCAGTGTTTTGAAGTCGAGGGTTAGTGCGCTAGAGCCACTTGTGCCAGCGTAAAGACCCAAACCGTCGCCTAGGTTGATACCACCGATATTGCGAATGCTGTTATTGGATGAGCTGTCTGTGCTCGTGGTGGATGAAGCGATACTGGTAGTATCGGTTGCATCTGGGAACGTAATTTTGCCCGTACCTGCGGCAATGCTGCCGGAACTTGTTGTTGGCATAGATCTCTCCGGATTTTGAATGCTCAGTTATTTAGTAGGATGTGATCCACATAACCAAGTGCAAAAATGTCTTGCTGTTGTGTTGGCGTTGGTTGAATGTAAGAACGATCTACTCGAGCACGAAGCCATGTGTAGTTTCCAATGAGGTTCAGGCCAAATGTTGCTGAATCACCATAACCGCTAGTGCCTGTTGGGCGAAGCGGATCTTTCGGAAACTGAATATAAGGAGCGGTGTCGTTGCCGCTAATCGTTACTGGGAACCAATCTCCATCTGTAGGAGTGTCAGCAATACTTGCTTCAATCCACAGACGGCCAGTGAAATTTACAATATAGATAGCCAATGTGTGAAGACCATCAGAAAAGCCATACCAGCCATCTGCTCTGATAGCATCACCTGCGATATTCAATTCGCCTTGTGTGTTTGTTAACATCAATACGCTAGTCTTGCTCATAGGTCCTCACCAATGCTTTTGAATATTTATTAGATATTTGGTGTGACACGGCTTTACCATACAGGTAAAGTATCAGGCAAAACAATGACAACAAAACTGATTAGCCAACAGGCACCCACAAACCCCACTCAGAACTTACTCCATACGCTGGAGAAATTCATTAAGTTCTATCAGCCCAATGTCGACTTTTTTCTCGCAGGTGGTGCTGTTCTCAAGGCATACAATCAAGAACAACTCACCACATCAGACCTCGACATCTTCTTTACCAACAACGAAGACTTCAACAAGGTCTCGGAGCTTCTGCAACAATATGGCGACGGTCCAACCCACCATCAAAACTGCTTGATGTTCAAAATGCACCACTATGGTGACAGTGTGTTTACCAAAGAGCAGATCACTAATGCAAACGTCTGCGGTAAGCAGGATGGTGCTATTAAGATGCGGAATCACGTACCAGTGCAAGCCATCAAGGGAACGTTCTGGAAAACTCCTGAATATCTACTTGAGCATTTTGATTTCACAATATGCCAGATGATTTACAGACGCGGTTCATACATCATGACGCAAGAAGCGTATGAAGATAATCAGAACAAGATTATCCGTTTCAGTGAACAAGCTGATATGCGGAAATTCAAACACCGCAGACTTCTGAAGTATTGCAAGCGTGGTTACACCCCAGACATCGATACGTTCAAGCGTTTGTTCTTGGACACTGATGCCCTACATCAAGGAGACTTTTTAGCAAATGACAGCTCAGATGACTATGACCTCTAATCAGATTCGAGAAGTACAAAACGCAATGGTCATGAGTAAACTGGCCGAAAGCATTGAATGCGTTCAAATCCCAGACGCCACACCTTCACAACTTGTGATCGTGAGTGGTATGCCGTTTTCTTTCCGTGCTTTTGTTCTGTTCAGCACTGGCCTCCTCCGCAGTGAAGGGAAGAGCATTTACGACAAAAGCACTTTGGACGACATTAGAGCACTCTGGGAGGCTCTAGAATACAAGTACGAGCCCAGGGAGCAGAACTGGGCGAAAAAGGCCACAGCGTCAGGATGGCGGCCATCGCCAGAGTATTTGGAAAAACTGCCAGACAACAAGATGATTGATACGATTCTGCTTGTTATTCGTGGTATGGCGAAGAAAATCGCAGGGGATGAGGAGGATGACAAAGATCCGATTGGGTCTTTGTTTAACTACAATTATAGGGCCGTAGACTACAAGCCATTGATGCAAGCAGTCTACGACAAACTCATCGAGTATTAAACTTGAAAGTCTAGTTCGACAATCAAATTATTGTCACCAAGCAGCTCGCGGACGAAAGTCTCGAGCTGTTCTGCCACCTGAGCAATGGTTTGCTCTGCCAGCATTGCAACTACCAACTGTTGAATTTGTTCTTGAACCTCTGGTTCGATATCAGCGATTACGACGTTTGATTTGACCAGACGGTGGATGTTGACTTGAATTTGTACTGGTACTGATTGTGTAATAAGTTGTGCCATTTTATTGCCTTAATAAGAAATGAGAGGGGATTACTCCTCCATTCCTTATTTAGCGATGTGCGGCAACTTATGAAAGATCTCTTGAAGCTGCGCCAGATGTGACTGGGAGTTCTCGATCTGATTCTTGTGAAGGGAAATGATATCCATCATCAACAGCTTCAGCATGTCGTTCACCGCAGAGATCGACGCGAGTTGATTCTGCAGTTCTTCAATTTGAAGCTGTTGTGTCTGGATGATTTTGTCACGCTCCTCAAGATCGTTCTGGAACTTGAGGAGGGATGAGCCTAGATCAATAATGTTGGACATTTACTCTTGAGTATCGCGAATCTTGGGTTTGCGCCCGCGTCGCTTCTTTAAGCGTTCAATGCCATCTGCACTGACACCTTTAGCGACCGCAAAGCGTTGGGGCTTTTGGCCATCAATGGTCAGTACGTCATACGAGAAGATAACTGCTTCACTGCCATCATCCGTATTTACAACATTCAAAATCAACGAAGGATGAAGCGGAGTTGACGTGACACTCTTCACATTGAACGTTGTGCGCTTCTTTGGACGCATCGTGCCGTCCTCGTTAACGCCAATGTAATCTGCTTCGATCTTTGTTGTTTCTTTAATGAGCTTCTTCTCAACTAGCTTAGCCAGCAGGGTCTCTTTAATCATTATGGTGTCTCTGTGATAAGTGTTTCAGTCAATACTACCTTTTCGATCTTGCGGATACGGCCGCTTTGTGCCAATTTCACCATCAGAACATCTGATTCATCGCACAAATATAGCTTGATGTGCCGCCCATCGCTGTAATGCAAGCGATCATTGACTAGCGGGCCTTCTTCAACTTCAAAGAAGCCTGCCGTCCAGTCCCGGATCTCGTCCCGAACCATGCGGTCACAAAGCTGTAACGTCACGCACCAATCGAATTTGCCATAAAACAACTTCTCACGAACCACCAGCTTATGGTCGTCGTTGTGCAGTTCAGTTTGCTTTTCGCTAAGAGGTTTCCAAACCTCTCTGATATTCCCTTTAAATTTTTCGATGAAGTGGTCGAAATCATCTTGGTGTTCAAAGAACACCACCACATTATCGTAATTTGAGATGTACCGCCAGGACTTTACTTCTTCATCTGGGCAATGCTTAAGAACTGTGACCAGTTCTTTACTGCGCTTTGCTGCATCCCACCAATTAGAATAAGTGGTCTTCATGGACACAACAATTTTAAATGAATACTTGCCCCAGAAAAGATGAGTGATTGTTTTTGTTGGGTATTGCGATTTAGTTGCCATTACTTCATACTGCGCCGAATTCAGCCACGGGTGGTCTAGCCACCCGTGTGTTCAGTCTATTAGTGTTTAGGTACTGCCTACCGCCCTAAGGCTGTCTCTTAGACAGCCACAGCTTCTTCAGCTGCTTTCGTTGTCTCGGCAACTCGGACAACGATTTCACCATCGACCAGTGCAACTTCGATCGTCGTGCCTTCCTTGTGACCACCAAACAGGATTTCACGCGACAGCGGTTGCTTGACCTTGGTATCGATCACGCGACTGAGGGGACGTGCGCCCATCTGCGGATCGTAACCCAGAACTGCCAGCTCTGCCATTGCTTCGGGTGTAACCGTCAGCGTAATGCCCTTCTTCGCAGCCTTCGTGATCGTCTGTGAGAGGAACTTCTGCACAATGCTGATCATGTTGATCGATTGCAGACGACCAAACTTCACAACAGCATCCAGACGATTGCGGAATTCAGGCGAGAACGTCTTTTCAACCGCCTTGTCGACTTCACCAGAACGCGTTTCTGTAGCGAAGCCAACTGCCTTGCCTGCTGCCATCGTTGCGCCCGCGTTCGACGTCATGATAACATAGACGTTGTTGAAATACACGGTCTTGCCATTGCTGTTGGTAATCTTGCCGTCATCAAACACCTGGAGCAGAATGTTGTAGATGTTCGGGTGCGCCTTCTCGAACTCGTCGAGCAGCAACACGCAACTTGGCGACTGTTCGATCGCGTTCGTCAGCAAGCCGCTACCAGCACCACCTTCACCGTGGCCAACATAACCAGGAGGTGAACCGATCAGCTTCGACACCGAGTGTTGTTCCATGTACTCAGACATGTCAAACTTCACCAGCGGAATGCCCATTGTGTCAGCCAGGGTACGCGCCATTTCCGTCTTACCGACGCCGGTCGGACCAACGAACAAGAACACACCAGCAGGCTTGTTATCTTCACGCAGACCAGCACGCGACAGATACACAGCGTTCGTCAGCGATTCGATCGCTTGATCTTGACCGAACACATTCTTACGCATGTTGGGATCCAGCATACGCAGCTTCGAGACTTCATCTTCTGCCACGTCAGTCGACGGAATGTTACCCAGCTTCGCTACTTCGAACATGATCTGTTCGACGTCGATCACACGGAGACGGTTTTCTTCACCTCGAGCACGGTCACGCGCGCCAGCTTGGTCGATTGCGTCGAATGCCTTGTCCGGCAGGAATTGGTTCGGGATGTATTGTGCAGTCAGTTCAACTGCCTTGTCGATCGCTGCTTCAGTGTACGTGACACCATGGTGCTTTTCGAAACGTTCCTTCACACCACGCAGAATCAGCTTTGCTTCTGCGATCGTCGGTTCGTTCACCATGATCTTCTTGAAGCGACGGAGCAGTGCGCGATCCTTCTCGAACTTTGCACGGAACTCGTCATACGTAGTGCTACCGATCACACGCAGTTGTCCGCGCGCCAATGCCGGTTTCAGCAAGTTCGACACGTCCATCGAACCCTGCGAGCCACCACCTGCACCCATGATCATGTGGATTTCGTCGATGAAGAGAATCGGCTCTTCGATCAGTTCAAGCGCTTTCAGGATGTTCTTCATGCGCTCTTCGAAGTCGCCACGGAACTTCGTACCAGCGACCAGTGCGCCAACGTCGAGGCTGTAAACCGTCGAATTATGCAGCACTTCCGGCACCTCCTTGTTCACGATCTTCAGCGCAAGACCTTCGGCGATTGCCGTTTTACCGACACCAGGTTCACCAACCAGCACAGCGTTGTTCTTCGTGCGACGCGCAGTGATCACAACCAACTGATCAACTTCTTCCTCGCGGCCGATCATCGGATCAAGCTTGTCTTCTGCTGCCAACTCGTTGAGGTTCTTCGCATATTGCGCGAGATACGCAATCGCGTCTTCCTTCGTCTTGATCTGAACTTGCTGACCACCTTCGCCACCCATGCCTGCAGGTGCGCGACCTTGAGATGCACCAGTCGAACCAGTGCCATGCGACAGGTAGCTCTTGACTGCTTCCAGCGTGATACCTTCTTCGAGAAGGAAGACCGCAGCGTGGCTGTTGTCTTGTTGCAGAATCGTCACGATCAGGTCAGTAGCGCGTACTTCTTTGCGGCTGCTGAAAATCACTTGCGCGACAGCGGTTTGCACAACACGTTTCAACGCGTCAGTGTCGATGGGTTCTTGACCAGCCGAAACCGTCGGGACCATGCCGTGATCGAAGAACTGGGTGAGACGAGCGTTGATTTCGCCTTCATCGCCATTCAGCTCCTTGATCAGCTTCTGGACGTCTGGTTCCACCATCAGCGCCTGAAGCAAGTGTTCCAGGGTGACGTATTCGTGCTTGAGCGTAGCTGCGAGATCGTATGCGACCTTGAGAACTCGCGAGATGTCGCTCATATTGATATCATTACTCATGTGCGCATGTTCCTCTTCAATTTGCTTTGGCGCTGTCTTGCAATCTGGAGCGATGCTCCTCCGACCTTAGATGTGAATACGATGCCATCTAAATGTTCAAGTTCGTGCAAAAAAACATCTTGCATCGATACCTTGCAACGATTCTACAACAAAATTGCCAGTTGTGTTTTGATATTTGCCAGTTATTTTTTCTGGCCGTTTCACACCCAGGTAAAGAAGTGGGAAACTTAGACATCCTTCCGTCCCAGATTGGGCTTCCTCTGAGACTTCCAGAATTTCTGGGTTGTAGCAAGTGATGAACGTGCCATCTTGCTTCTGCATGACGAAGAAGCGCTCGCTAATACCAACTTGGGGAGCGGCGAGACCAATGCCACTACTTGCTTGCATCGCCTCTACCATTTGACCTTCGAGAGTAGATCGTTCTTCTTCAGTCGACTGGCTGAAATCATACTCAGTCGTTTTCTGCTTCAAAACAGGGTTATTCTCGTCTACTAATTTGAGCATTCGATAAGTTGCTATCTAAAATGGCGCGCACTTTATTGATTGCGCTTTCAGCTATTCTAGCACAATTTGGCACATTGCCTAGATGCGTGATGTGCCGTATGTCAAATCTTTCTTGCAAAGTGGCTTGCCAAATCTTCTGGCGTATGTTTGCCACTTCTTCAAAAGTCATCGTGTTTTCTTTTCTAACGCCAACCTCCTGATCATGCAGGTAGTATTCGGCGTTCATGATCTCAGTATCGATCTGTTGGGTATAGCCGGCGCAGTCAAGAATGTCTCTCGACTGCGCATGGACTGAAAAGCTGATGAAACACAATAGAACGGCAAAAATTCGCACGGTTCCCTCCGGTGTAATCATTCACTCACCAGATGATTACACCGTTGGAAATAAAGTCAATAGTCGAGGTTTTGGATTTCAGCTGCGAGTGCTGAATTGACAGAATCAGGCCAATGCATGTTCAGCTCAACGAAAAGGTCCCCACGGACCTTCGTGTTCATTACTGACATGCCGTGCCCTGGGATACGAATGCGCGTGCCTGGCTTTGTTCCAGGACGAATGGTGATGTCGAATTCGGTGTCATCGATCGTACCAATTCGAACTTGCGATCCGCCGAGAAGATCCAGCACGTGAATGTCTTTCTTCAGAACCAAGTTCTGAGCTTCACGTATGAATTCTTTGTGTTCGGTGACTGTAATGTGAACGTAAAGGTCGCCAGCAGGACGGCGAGTGTTTCGACGTGAACCAGCTGCCGCACAGCGAATCTTCTTACCAGTGTCGATACCAGCAGGAATGTTCAACAACACTGAGCGACGTTCACCGTCGATGGTGTAGGTGACAGTGGTCTGTTTACCCTTGAACGCTTCTTCTAGGGTGATTTGCATGTCGAAGTATGCGTGCTCGTTTGCTCGTTCGTATTCGTAATCATAGTAGCTTTGCCTACCTTGATTCGTCTTACGCATCCATTCATCTGCATCATAGGACCAGTTGGCGTTTCGGTCAGCTTCCTTGAAGTCTTTGAAGATGTCGTCCCAGTTATAGCGCCGTCCCGTCGAGTATTGGGAGTCGTTGTCATTGAACTTAGTGCTGTACTTGGAACGACGCTTACGGTCATAGACCGCGCGCTTTTCTGTCGTTTCGACAGTCTCGAACGCTTCTTTCACACGTTTGAAATTCTTCTCAGCTTCCTCGATGTTATCGGGGTTCCGATCCGGGTGCCATTTCATGGCAAGCTTGCGATACGCCTTCTTGATCTCGTCGTCGTTCGCAGTCTCGGCTACTCCTAGAATTTCATACGCACTTTCGTTCATTTGGCTTTTTTGTCAGTAGTCGCTGGGGTTGCCACCGCTTGCGGGGTGCCACTTTGTTGCGACTTTAACACATCTGCCAAATAATCAATAGTCTTCTTTTGTTCGAGAATGTATCGACGAAGTTCCTGCACGTTTGAGATCATGATCTCCATATTGGAACGATCAAGTACGTAGAACTGGGCCGTAGGGTTGGCCTGAAGTTGTGACTGGAAAGTACCAAATGTTTGCGCAGTAACCAACTGATACTTCATGTTTTGCAAGTTAGTTGGTGTAGGAACAGGGATTGAAACTGGTGGACGATCAGCAATCGTAGTCACTGCGACTGGTTGCTGTGTTGCACAACCAGCCATAACGGCAACTGCGCCAATTACTGCCAGCCATTTACTGACGTGACGCATCATTTACATCCTGAAAAAGTTGATTGATGTTTGTATTGATCTGGCTTTCTGCCTCAGTTGGCTTTGACTTAACCAGATTCTGATACTGTTGACTGTTGAAAGTAGTCGAAACCTTGTTGGAATTCATACGGATTTCAGCAATCTGCTTGTTATAGCTGTCAGTCAAGATCTTCAGGTTAGCCAGATCACTCTTCATCAAAGCCTGAGCCGCATTGGCTTGGTTGATGGCGATCTGTTGTGCTTCAATCTGCTTTGTCAGAGTGTCAATCTTGTTCTGCTCATAGCTGAGGTACCATCGAACGCCGAAGAATCCAGCAACAATGGCTCCCAGGAAAAACAGCGTCAGGTATAGCTTGGCACTGGTGAAGATAGCTCCGATCGGGGTTGCCTTTGCAGCAACTTCTACGGCTTCTGTAGTTACGCTCATAATTTGCTCCAAAAATATGGTCCCGGTATTTATGCCGGGACCCTTACGTACAGCTTACATTTTGTTACGATTGCGGAAGCTTAGAAGATCAAAGCTCTTTGATGGTTACATTATGACGCCAAACCCAAGAGTGTTACTGATACTGATGCAATAGTCGCATCGGCTGATGCTGGTGCGGTAACCGTCAGCACTTGACCAGGACTCAACGAGAACGATGAACTTGCAGTAAATGTTGCAGTATTCGATCCAGCGGCAAATACCATTGTGCCAACGTCTGTGCCATTTGCATTAATCGTGAACGTAGTTGATGCGGTTGGAACAACGGCTGCATAACCTTGAGAGTTGGTCAATCCAGCAGGGAATGTTACGGTGCGTCCACTAACAAACTGAACAATCAGTTGATTTGCAGCAATTGCACCAAAAGCGCGATCTTTCACGTCATAGTATTTCTGTGCCTGAACAAACGCTGTTGTGGCCAGTGTGGTTGAGCTATCAGTCAGACGTGGCGTTGGAGCAGTTGGAGAACCGCTGAATGCAGGGCTTGCCAATAGAGCACCACCAGCATTTGCAATATCTGCTTGTTGAAGAGACACGGCCCCGGCACGTCCATTAAAAGATGTCACAGCGCTACTGGAAATAGCAGTCGCAACGAATGCAGTTGTTGCCAGATTTGCTGAATTATCCCCTGCCGCTGGTGTAGGTGCTGTTGGTGTGCCACTAAAAGCTGGACTCACAATATTCGCTGGTGTGAAGCCAATAGCGGTAGTCACGTCATCCGACGTCAACGTAACAGGACCCAATCGAGTATTGAACGAGGTCACTGAGTTGTTCGCAATTGCAGACTTAACGAACTGAGTATTCGCCAAGACATGTGAATTATCAGCAGCTGACGCCGTTGGTGCAGTTGGTGTACCACTGAATGCTGGCGAAGCCAACAATGCACCACCCGCTGAAGTAATGTCGTTACCATTGAACGTAACTGCACCAGTACGGGTATTGAATGATGTTACTGCACCAGATACAGCAGTTGATACAGCTGATGTAACGAATTCTGTTGTTGCAATCTGAGTTGTGTTTGTGCCTGCCGTCGCAGTTGGAGCCGCTGGAGCTCCAGTAAATGTTGGTGATTCAATCAAAGCACCACCAGCATTAGTCAAGTCAGCAGAAGTAAGCGTAACGTTACCGCTTCGTGTGTTAAACGAAACCACACCCGTCGCCGCCGGCTTGTTGATCAGATCATTGTAGTCACCTGAGTAAGCCGCATTTGCAAGGAACAGACCAACCCACTTGCTTGAATTCTTGTCAAACGCCAAAACCTTCTTGTCATCGGCGGCTGTTTCTGTGACATTTACGTCGGTCAAACCTGAAAGAGCACTAACGGTTGGCACAGTCAAAGTTCCATCTGCGGTAATGTTTACACCATTACCAGCCTTGACGCCACCAAGGATAGTGTTCGTAGCAACAGGAAGAGAATATGGCGCTGGGGTGTTTGCAAGGTCAGTGTATGATCCTGATGTTGCCACCGCAGACAATGATGGCAAATTCTGCAAATCTGAGTAAGAACCAGTCTTTGCCACCGCAGCCAGTTGTTGAGCCACCCATTTTGTTTGGCTATTGCTGAATGCTAGGAAATATCCGTCAATACTTGCACCTTCCGTCACTAGAACGTCAGTCAATTGCTCAAGTTGCTGCGCCCCCGAATCGATATGCAAGTTTGCAATAGCGCTTGTAACAAATGCGGTGGTAGCAATCTGTGTTGAGTTAGCACCAGGTGTTGCAGTGGGTGCTGTTGGAGTACCAGTAAAGGCTGGCGAATTGGTTCCAATCGGAGTATAACCAAGTGCGAGGGTCACGTCTGAGGATGTCAGAGTAATATCACCCCTACGTTGGTTGAAAGAAGTAATACCACCAACCTGTACCATTTGGCCAGTAGTTCCATTCTTCTTGACGATATAAAGCGCACCATCAGCATTGTTGATAGCAATGTCAGTGAGTGCCATCTGGCTTGGTGCTGGAACTTCACCAGACACCAATGAATTTCTAATAATACCCATTTGCTATCCTTATGCGAATGTTGAGTTCATTGAGAACCAAGTTGCACCGTCAGAACAGAATACCAACTGTGATTGGTTAGGCATCGAGAGACCCACGTTCACAGCTTGGTAATTCACGTAATTACCAGATGGTGGGTAAACAATGATTGTCTGGCCAGAATTGTTCACAACAAAGCACGTCGCACCAGCAACGGCTGATGGCATAATCACACCAGCATTTGCAGCACTTGCGCTAGTCACAAAACAGCATTCTGTTGTCATAGCTGTGGCGGTGCCTTGAGTTGTGCCCGCTGCCGCATACGTACTGTTTGAACGAATTGTGCGGGCGGCGAATGTTGTCGTAGTTTGGAAAGTGGTACCGGCCGTGTTAGAAAACGTAACTTGTGGCACTGTATTACATGTGATACCAAACACACCATCTGAAATATGGTACAAACCCGTATCGATCGCACCATCATTCACGAACGACAGACCAGGAGCACTAGCTGAGCCTTCAGGGATATACACACGACCTGTGAAAGTTGGATTGGCCAGTGTCGCGTAATTGCTTGGTGTGAAGTTACCAGCATCCCACGCCAGATTGCCATTGAATGTAGGACGTACTGATGTGTTGATTGCGGTAACCGCATTACCAGAACGAGTTGCAGACAACCAAGGTACACCAGTTGTCCAAGCATCGTCAATCGTACGGAAAGACAATACGGTGGGACTAGTGTTGATATCCCATTTCTTGGAATCGGTGGCGCCAGAGCCATTAATTAGTAGGACTGAACCGCCGCCGTTAACACCAATTGACGTAGCTGAAGCACTCTGGGTGGTATAAAGACCACCCGTGAAATTGGTAAGACCAGTAAATGTGCCAGTAGTACCAGAAATAGTGCCACCGGCAATATTTGCAGTTATGGTACCAGCTGAGAAGTTACCAGACGCATCTCTTGAAACAATCGTATTTGATGTTAGGTTAGGAGTCGCGTTTGTGCTCACTTGGATAGTACCAGCACCGTTTGTCAGTGAGATACCATTTGCCCCTGTTAGCGAACCAACGGACCAACGATTATTTGTGGCGTCACCGATCATCAACTGACCGTTATTTGGGGTAGAGCCACCAACACTTGTAATGTAGCCTGAAATTTGCAGGCCATTGTTTACGACAAAATCTTTTGTATAGACTGTCATTTGATTTCCCTTTCCATCAAATGTTTAAGTCAGTTATTTATTAACTACCACGTTATAGTCAGACGTAGAAAGAGCGAGTATTCCTACTCGCTCTTCATTTGATTACGCTACTAGCAATGTGGCTACTACAGTTACCGTCATAGCAGTGGATGATGCAGGAGTGAACATCAATGACCAGGTGCCTGTTACGATCTGTGCAGAGAATGAACCAAGCGTACCATTTGATGCAATGATGTCATACGTTGTCAACCAGATGTTTGTCGCATCAGTAATCATCATGACCTCGCAGGACTGGATATTGTTTGATGCATCCACCACCTGAACCATAAACTTGGCAGTGCTTGAAGTCGTAACCGCGGTAGAATACACTGCTGTTGGTGTGGTTGATGAAGTAGAAGTAGTTGCTGTATCTAGTGTCGCCTTCTCGATCTTCACTGGGCCGTTGAAAGTAGCGCCGCCACCGCCTGGTGTTACACCAGCGTTGGTCAGAGCAGTTGTCACAAACGCTGTTGTGGCGATTGATGTGTCGTTATCACCAGCTGCTGGAGTCGGAGCAGTTGGGTTACCAGTCAATGCTGGGCTTGCCAGAGGAGCAGCACCTGATACGTCTGCCACTGCAAGAACAACGTTACCAGTACGACCTGCCACCGTGACCACGTTTGCAGTCAATACACCAGAGCCGTTTACCGTCAGACCAGTGCTGACTGATACTGCACCAACAGCTGACGATGTTGCCAGAGGCATATCAGCAGAAACCAATGTGCGGTAT